ACAAATAACATTTGTAGGTGTTCCACCTGGAGTATCTAGACTACATAAAATAATATTACCTTCAGGAGCATCTTCCTGACAATAAGCTTTCTTACCATATGCAGAAACACCTGAAGTTCCTGACGAACCACTGCTACCAGAAGAACCACTACTACCAGATGTGCCAGAAGAACCTGATGTTCCACTACTACCTGAAGACCCACTACTACCTGAAGAACCTGAGCTACCTGACGTTCCGCTACTACCTGAACTTCCAGAAGAACCACTACTACCTGACGAACCAGATGTTCCACTACTTCCAGAGCTGCCTGACGAACCTGAGCTTCCGCTCGCTCCTTGTGCTCCTGACGAACCTGAACTTCCTGATGAACCTGAACTTCCTGAACTACCAGAGGTTCCACTACTCCCAGATGTGCCTGACGAACCACTACTACCAGAACTTCCACTACTACCCGATGTCCCCGAAGAACCTGAAGAACCGCTATCACCCTGCGCCCCTGAAGAACCACTGCTGCCAGAGGAACCTGAAGAGCCTGAAGAACCGCTATCACCCTGCGCCCCAGAAGAACCACTACTGCCCGAAGAACCTGATGAACCGCTACTGCCCGATGTTCCTGAACTACCCGAAGAACCCGAACTTCCACTATCTCCTGCTGCCCCAGAAGAACCACTACTTCCCGATGAACCAGAGCTTCCACTACTACCAGAAGTTCCTGATGTACCTCCCCCACCGCCACCTGCTGAGATAGCAGTATCTGCATAATCTCCCACATACACATAGCAAGTAATTTTAAGACTAGTTACACTAGCAAGTTCTCCAGAGCCAGGAACATGAGTAGTTTGAAGCATAACTATTCCAGCATAATAATCTACATCCCAAACCCCTGTAGTAGGACTAATTTCAGCATTATTCTGATCATATAATCTTGCCTGATATCCATATGAAGGAGCAGCAGTCGTAGAATGAGGAACATCTGTAGGAGCTATCCATGGTTTAATAAACACTCCTCCATCGCTCAAATACCAAGCCTCGCCATTACTACCACCTATTTCTGTCAAAGTAGCATGAACATATCTTTTCACAGAAGTAATGCTAGGACTACCAGCTAATCCAACAGCCGTAGCTTCATCTACAGCATAATCTACAGTATCAGCCCATACATCACTTGTTCTTAATGAATGCGCAGATTTATACAATGCCTCATAGTTAGCCTGATTAGCCTCAGTATTAGTCTTGCTAAACGCATGAGCATAAGCTTTAGCTCTTTTAAATGCATCACTAGGTGTTGCCATTATTTACTCTCTAACTCACTTTCTGTATTATCTAAATAATTTTGTATAGCAACCCTCAATCTATTTAAATCATTTCTAGAAAAACAATATCCATCACTTTTTTCTTCTCTCTTAACAATCAACCAATGTTTATCAGACATGTCTGATTGTTTTATTTCAAATTGATAAATCATAATATTTTAACTCCAAGTAGTAATTTCTATTTTAGCCATTTCTACACTGCTCGCATCGTGCATCGTAATCTTTAACCATATTCCCCATCCTGGCCCAGTTCCAACAGCAGTAAAACCTCCTGTTCCAAGGGTAAAATCTAAACTAGGCATAGTTGTCCCAGGATTAACCCTACATCCGTCTCCATTATTTAAAGCTCCCCCTCCATATAATTCGTTACAATTATACCAATCAGTTCCATCTAAACTAATTTCTATAATAACATCATCATCTGTTAAATTTTGTTCTGTAACTCCAGTAATATTAAATGTACCATTAGAATGAGCAGTCCCATTATGCCACATCCCCCTATAAAAATATCTGTCATTTGCGAGAGAAGAATAATCTGGTTGACTACCAGAACTAGGTTCATAAGCTCCATAATTTACAGATGGATAAAATAATTTTGTTCCCTCCCCCACTTGTAACCCCTGACCATCATCAGCAGAAGCTAAGCTAGCTGTGCTATCCCAAGGAGTAGATAAATCATCCTCTAATCTCTCATCTTCACTTGTAAAATCTTCCACAATCGCCGTAGAATTATCATTATAAGTATCTATGATAATGGAAGCATTAGCAGAATTAGTATTAGCTCCATATCCACTCCAATCCCGAGTATCTGCATATATATTTGCTGTAGTCGTCATAGTATATAGATTAGAACTGCTGATAGTTAAAGCAGCATTAGAATAAGAAGCATTAACATTATTATAAACATTCGTCCAACTTGTTAAATCTCCTCCAGTTATACTATCAGTAGATATTCCATACTCAGTACATACTAATCTAGCAAAAGTAGAAAGATAAGTATCTGAATTCATATAATCTAAATCAGCAATAGCCCCTGTAAAAGTGCTACCAGTATCATAATAATAAACGCCTGACTTACGCAAAATGACAGGAGTATTCTCTGCTATAGTTACTCCAGATATTGCTTGAGCATTAGGCTCAAGGTCATAAAAAATATTATTTTGTGTATATGTTTGATCCCCATCTCCAGCATCATGATGGATAATCTCAACACTAAATCTGCCCGATTGTAAAGTATCAAGTATAGTGTCAATATTAAACGTCACTGTTATAATCCCCTTATATTGATCAGTATCTGCTGCCCAACTAGTTACTTCTATTTGAATATTGTCTACTGTGACATCAGTATTCCCTGTAATAGCAGCAGTAGTATGAGTTGCTAAAGTACTTACTCCATCAGCATCATATACATTAACTTCTATAGTCGTTGTAGAATTATCTTTAAAACTACATGTATTAGAATTAGAACTATAAACACAACTAGCGACAGAAGCCCTGATAGCACTTACTGTATCTCCTCCCGACCAGCTTCCTATATTAAAAGGATTACCTTCACCAGTCGGAGCCGCCACAAGTCTGCTAGTTACATTCTTATCATCCACTCTACAATCATTCGTTCCATTATTATCATCAAAATTAGAGACATAAGATGGAGGAGGAACATACACATTTACTTCCCCACTTACACAATCTTTTGCCTGAACTGTAGCTCCTTTAAAATTGATAGTAGTTACATTTCCACAAATTAAACTGCCCTCATCTTCTACATTTAAAGACCATCCTCCAAAATCATGCCCATGTAAGTCATCAGCATTATTAGAAGGGCCACCAACCAATCCCCAATATTGATCTGTATTTAAATGATAATATTCCCCAACCTCTCCTCCTTGAATACCCACTAGCTCACTATGATCTATAGTAGTATTAATCCATACCGAACCACTCCATTTTAAATATTCATTTGTTTGAAGGTCTATAAGAGAGACATCATATAAATCTGACATATTTAAATAACTAGAAGTAAGATCGAATATAGTTGTGCAATAATAATTACCTCCTATTTCTACAATTGTTATTTCATCTCCATCATATAGACGAGGGGTTGCCGCATTTAAATCTTCATCTACTGAAGGGTTACTTCCGACAATCAAACAAATAACATTTGCTGGAGTACCGTCTGGAGTATCTAAATTACATAAAATAACATTTCCTTCAGAAGCATCTTCCTGACAATAAGCTTTTCTACCAGAACCTGAACCGGAAGTGCCGGAACTACCAGCTGAACCAGAGCTACCTGAACTACCTGATGAACCTGAGCTACCCGAAGTTCCACTACTTCCTGAGCTACCAGAAGTTCCTGAGCTTCCTGAGCTACCACTACTACCTGATGTACCGGAGCTACCACTACTACCTGATGAACCTGAGCTACCACTACTACCTGATGTACCGGAGCTACCACTACTACCTGATGTACCGGAGCTACCACTACTACCTGATGTACCGGAGCTACCAGCCTCTCCTCCTCCAAACGGAACTCCATTTCCCCAGTATTCATCACAAACAGAAGGATTTCCTAAAACACTAGGATTAGCAGGAGGAGTATCATTCCTAAAATATAATAGTCCATTATCAGTATCTAAAAAACTAAATCCTTCTAGTTCATCTATATAATCACAAAGTTCGTTAACAGGGCCTTGTACGTCTACACTAAATGAAACACCATCTTGACCTGAGCTACCGGAGCTACCACTACTACCTGAGCTACCACTACTACCTGAGCTACCAGAGCTACCACTGCTACCTGATGTCCCTGCCGAAGGAATACTAAATATTGTCGTACAATAGTAAACGCTATTTATTTCTACAACTGTAATTTTATCACCATCAAACAAACGAGGTATAGCATTATTTAAATCTTCATCTACTGAAGGATTGTTACCTGCTATAAAACAAATAACATTTATAAGTGTTCCACCTGGAGTATCTAGACTACATAAAATAATATTACCTTCAGAAGCATCTTCCTGACAATAAGCCACAGTGCCGATGCCGCTGCCCGTACCCGAAGTCCCAGAAGAACCAGCACTTCCCGATGTCCCACTACTGCCAGCACTTCCACCAGCACCTGTCCCTGAATGAACGTGACAACAATCAGCATTACTACCATCAAGTAATTTTCTAAAATTAACTATTATGAAAGGGTCTTCATCATCTATATGTTCTAAAAGAGTGTGTGCTTCATCGTGAGCTTTAGTAACAGTATCCTCAATTGTAGCTCCATCAGAAGATACATCTGATAATTGATTAATGCTTCCATCTTTTCTTACATACTCATCTATCTCCAAACCATTAATAGCATTATCTATTCCGGTTTGTAATTCAGAATCTGTTATAAGAGTAGAATGAGTATGTAAACTATCTGCATCAGAGGAAGGTCCTATCGTTAGAATATCTAATCCGCTATGAGTATGAACCTCTAAAGCCCTATCATCATGAGTATGCATATACCCAGTAGTAGATATTCTAGGAGGATCTGTTCCTACTCCAACTAGAAGATTTCTATAAACATCAGAAGCAGCCAACCTCTCAGGAGTGGTGTAGTCTAATGCTTCAATTGTTTCTCCTGGTTGTATCCACGACATCCCCGGTATATCAAAAATTCTTAATCTAACCGGAGAAACATTGGTTATTTCCCAAGATTCTCTCGGATGCTGAATGTCCGCCATATTTAAATTCTCTTATACATCTTAAGTTATCAGGTAATTAATTAATTTTCAGGTACTTAGTTATATCCTTTTTAATTCTATCTAAAATGGCTAAAACCTTGTTTTTTCTAGGTTTGAAACAGGATAAAAAAAACCGTGACTATGAATCACGGTTAGTAGATAAATAAAAGACTCTTTCTTTCGAATATATTAAACTCGTTCAGTTATATAAATTTTCTAGTCTTCGTTCTACCTATTATACATTCAAAATAAAATGAAAAATCCCTCTCTTTTTATTTAAAAATATATAAAAAAAATGTCTTTAAATAGCCATAAATTATTGCCAATTTATACCAAGATCCATTACTACTTGCCTGATAGTTCTGGGATCAGTATCACCCCTATTATTGCCAAGAGGAACAGCAACACTTCTTCCACTAGGACCAACCCATATTTCATGAGATCCCTTCCCAGGTCTAACAAATTTAGCTCCTAGGCTCTTTAATTTTTTAATAACCTTTCTAATATTATAAACAGGAAGGCCTGCATAAAGATATTTTTTATACCAGTTCATATTCTAAGCCATAGAAGGTGTTAATAACTCTGTATTTTGCCATTTTTTATTTTCAGGAGTGCCAAAATTCATAAATCTCTCTATTAATTCTTTTTGCACTTCACTAGGATGGGGCCTTCTTCCCAACTTCTTTTCTAATTGCCTAGTAACTTCTTTCCAAGTTCCATAGGAGAAATCAGCCCAATCAGCAGTTTTTATTATTATTCTACTATACCAATTCATATAATAATAATATTTCTACATTTTTTGACTTTTTCCTTTTTTTTTGGACATAAAAAATAGCAGGACTATTACTAGTCCTGCTATTCGGCCTACTGCACAACCCGTTTCCGAGTTCGAATCCCGCGTGCGAATTTTATGTCTTATCTTTATCCATAGCGGCTGTTCTGTCATCATCGGTGTAAGAAGCACTTCCTTTAGCCATATAGCATGTTGCATAACTTTTAACAGCACTCTTCATGCCCCGTACTCCTCCGGCAGAAGCTGCAAAATCAAGAGAATCACAAACAGCAACTCCGAGACCACCGCCATCTTTAATAGCATCGCTATTGGCCCCGATAAAGGTAAATCCCCATCTGTTTTTCGTCTTCTTTTCTTCGATTAATTCGAAGACCTTATCTTTGGTGAATTCCCTACTTGAATTTTCCTCACCATCAGTAACGATAACAAACAAGACTCTTTCAGGTCTTTCATCCTCTTCTGCCGCATCAAACTTTTCAGAGACGGCATTAATTGTTCTTCCGATCGCATCGAGCAGGGCCGTTGAGCCTCTGGGTTTTAACTCTATTTCGGAAACATCTGCAATAGGTGTGTCGCTGAAAACTTCTTCATACTGACTGTCAAAACGCACGAAAGTGACTAACATCTCTCCCTTATGCGTCTCTTTTTGATCCTTCAAAACTTCTTTTATTGCTCCCGACATATCAGAAGCAATAGTGGACATCGACCCTGATCTATCCACGATAAAAACTAATTTTGCTAAACCTTGTTTCATTTCAAATCTCCTTTACTAACTCTAACTCTATACTAACACTAACTTTACATTAAAAACCATTCCACACGAATGGTCAATCTTTCCCTATTATACCATAAATTTTTCACTTTTCAAGAAAAAAATAAAAAGGCAGAACCCAACGAATCCTGCCTTTCTTCCCCGCCTCCATGTCCCCCCAGAAAACATATCTTCATTCTCCATGTTATTATACCATTATTTTTTCACTTTACAAGTTTATTTTTAAAATATTTGACATTTCATTATAAAACCTGATATCATATTTATTCATTTGTCTTAATAACTTACGAACTTTTTTATCTTTCCATCCAACTCTAGGCTTATTCTTCGAAACATTACTCCTTTTTAGAGATTTTTTCTTCCATCCTAATTTATCACTTAATTTCTTAAAATCATTAACATAATTCTCTTGAAAACCTACAAAATAATAATTATTCAAAAGATTGTACTTTGCTGCTTCATAAAATTTCTCCATTTCATCTTCAGAATATTTCTTTTTCCTTGAAGTGTAAATATATGTATATTTTATTCCTGGCACTCTAATAATATTAGAAAGATCTTCTAATCCCGATAGCATCTTTACCATTACATTACAATGCATATCATTTTTTAAAACATAGCTCAAAAAAGAAATTATATTCCCCCTAGCTTTCTTTATCCATAATTCTCTGCGATAAGAGGTATTTGTAGTAAAAATAGTTTTATTAAAAAAAGATTTCCATCTTGATATAGGATTTCTTAAAAAAGTAATATATTTAATATCTTTGGTATCTGGAAAATATTTATGACACCCATAAGCCACATGCCCTACAGCAAATTTATATTTGTCTGGATAAGAAGGAGGAGGATCACTGTATTCTTTCCTATGAAACCTTGTAACGGTTCTCTTTCTGCGATATTCTTTATAAGAATATTCTATTAAAGCCCTACCACCTGTCCTCGGTATATGTGTGAAAATTATCATAAAGACCTTTTAAATAGTTACCATACAACTATGAGAATTAAAAGATTTGTATGGTAACTATATATCGACAAAAAAAGAGCAGAACCTAAATCCTGCTCTTAGGGCCATAGTTGAATAAAAATTCAACTTGCCTCCACCAGATAGGTTAAGCCTATCACTCTATGAGTGTATTGGTATACATACTATATTATATCATATTCTTTTCACTTTTCAATATAATTCTCCCATCTTAATTAACTCTTCTGCTCTCTTGTCTTTTATACTTGGCCCCATTCTATATAGACGCTCCCCCCACCTTTTCTTCCTCTTTGCCTCTCTCTTCTTCTCTTGCCTCTTATGATCTGCAAATATTTTAGAAACCCTTTTAGGATTGAATAAGGCAACAAAAGCTGTTAATATACAAGTAATAAATAATCTTATTCTCTTCATATCTTTATATCGGCAAAAAAGAAAAAGACTAAATAGTTGTTCCTTGAGGAACCTCATCAGGAAATGTGTGATTGTCAATGATTTGCTTATATTTGTTATAAACATTAAAAGCTCTTTCGCTGCTTTCACCTCCTATCCTTCTAGAATTATGATTCAACATAGCAATAGCTTTATCTCTAGTCGAACAATTTAACAACATCCCCTCAAAACCTCCCATATCTTCAATCCTTTGTTTCATCTTTATAGAATGTTCTTGAACTAATTCTGGATGGTCTATAAATTTCTTTCGAGCAGCTTCTGATCGCCCTCTCCATTGATCTAATAAATTTAATCTCTCTAAAGCTTTAAACACTGTTGTAAGATTAGTTCCATATTGTTTAGTTATCTGTTGAGCAGTCATGCCTTTTCCCCTAGGAGGTAAAAGATAAAGACTTGCAAGATATTCATCCTTTTTTCTCCTGTATTCTACAAGATCCCTCCATTGATACTTCTTGTTTAATCTTTCGATAGTATGACTATTTACTCCAAACATCTTCGCTATACTTAAAAAAGACTTGCCTTGATTTACTAATCTCTCCATTTCTGCCAATTCTTTACTACTCCATCCTCTTGGAGCAGCAAATGCTATCTTTAATTGCTTTTTATACCAATTCATAATTTTTTTTAATATAATTTAATATATAATACTGAGGAAAATTCGGAAACATTCTCCAATATTTACTTATTAATTTCATATTCACTTCTTTCTCTTTGGATTTTATAAAATCTATAACATGATCTATCCTATGATCATTTTCGCTTCTATCCTCTACCTCAGGATATAAAATTGATGCCTTCTCTTGATAACTCATCTCATCAGGAGGCCTACCAAAATCCTTAGCTTTATAGTCCATATAATCTTCTTTCACAAATGGAGGATCATCACTATGAAAATAATCATATAATTGCTGATGAGTTTCAGGCATGCGCCTTTTCTTCTCTACTGACCATTCTTGAGATTCGATAATTCGATTATACCAATTCATACTAATATAATTCACCAATTTTTATCAAATTCCTGCAATGGTTTATTTTATGGGTATCAACCCATGCTTACTGATATGCTCTCTATTATCTTCTATGTATTTTTCTAACTCTTGATCAGTTTGATAGATGCCAGGATCATTTTGAAAGTCTGATTTATTCTCAGACATATATTTAAGAACGAAAACATAACTACAAATTTCACATGACAAAACTCTTAAAAACTTCCTCTTTTGACATTCCTTATCATCTACTACTCCATCAAAATGCTTGATATGCTCATCTATACTTCTATCCATCTCTTCCCACATTTCTTCCAGACCCATTAGTATAATTCTCCCATCTTAATTAATCTAAAATGTTCTTAACTGCTATCACCTCATCTTTATATCGGTCTTCATATGTTCCAATCATATGTTCCATAAATTCATAAACTAATCCCATAAAACGATGGGTTTTTTCAAATTTATCTACAATGCTATTGGATGGGAAGGCCTCTACCCAATCACAAGGATATGTTGTCTCGTCAGTTAACTTATATACTGTTATTGTATACATAGACTGCTGGAATTGTAAAAAATCACTTTTAGTGATAAAAGGAAAAACCTTTATAGCTAAAAAAGCGTCAACCTCTTCTTCCTCAACCCCATCTGGATATTCTAATGAAGCAGCTATATCCATCCCTCCTCTTCCAAAAATATATATTAATTCTATTTTTTTACCAACTAATCTTGAATAATATTTACCTATTTCTAATTTCATTAGTATAACTCTCCCATCTTAATTAACTCTTCTGCTCTCTTTATATGTATCGGTAAAAACCTAGGACGGCCACGATCACTTAATCGATAGGTCTTAATCTTGCCAATCTTTACAAGATGACTGAGACGATTGTAAGAAACTCCTAACTCCTTGCTAACTTCTTTCATTCTCTTACTCTCAAATCTCCAACTAGGAAGATCGAATTTATAGTCGTAACATTTGACTGGACTAGTTCTACCTATGTAGTTGAAAAAGGCAGGGATGCCACGAGCTTTGATAAAGACTCTGTTACAGTCATCTCTATGAGCTTTTATTCCCACTTTTCTAATTTTCTCTGCTAAAAATTCAACCTCTTCCGGCAAAAAACCATCTGTTGCAAAACGGACCATTATTCTTTTGCCCTTATCGGGTTGAGTAACTGACCCATCCCCTAAATACCACATCATAACTGAAGTAGGCGTAATTTCCACATCCTTAGGAACAGATTTATATCTTTTACCATCTTTATATCTATACCATCTCAAACACTGCTTAAAGAAATAAGAATGATACATCGTTCTTCCTGCAAAAACATATCCTTGCTTCATATTCGCAGAATTATATTTTGATACAGAAGCATTATAATCCTTGAAAGGACTCATCAGATACTCACAGAACTCCTTATACTGCAAACTACAAGTAGCTCTAGCTACATCTCTTTTTAATCTTTTATCAACAGATAAACAGCCATCTCCTAATAAAAAACCATCTATATATTCATTACTCATAAATCACCCCTAAATATCATTTTAACTAATGGGTATAAAAAGAGTGGGCTATAAAAACCCACTCTTTAAATTTTAACTAAATGCTCTTAATTCAAAGATTAAGATGCATTGGCATCCGTCATATTAATCCTGCTGATAGCATAGTTATTTACCACTACGATACCAACTTCCTCGTATATGACCCAGCCGAGCCTTAATTTCTTTGGATCGTCAGCAGGCAGAACTGTGATGTCCTGTCTGATTGGAAAAGCCCCTACTGTTTCAGGGCTAGCAACGATAAGAACTGTCGTGCTGCTCATTCTTGAAGATACGTGAATATCGGCTGTCCACAAGTGACCATATAGGCCAGTTGTTATAATTTCACGCTGAGTTGCTTCATCAAAGAAGTCCTTACCAAATGTACGAATGCTAGCATATTGGAAAGCATGCGTAACTATTTTAGCGGCAACAAGGTCATGCTGCTCTATCTGCTTAAAAGCCTCATTCAAAGCTGCAACAGTCAGAGTTCCATAGTTTGTAATGGTCTGAGCTGCTGTGCAGGCAGTCAATAAAGCGTTAAAGATATTGCTATCCTCTTCTTTTTGTATAGCTTCTTTAGCTTTAATCTGGGCACGGTCTACAATGTAGAACCTTCTTGCCTTGATCTCACTAAGTCTTACTGTTGGGTTAGCGGCGATCTCGAATGTAGGTACGAGAACCTCTTCACCCTCTTGAATCTGATCAGGTACAGCACCTCTACGAGATACTACCCATGCTATTGCAGCAACGTCTCTCTCATAACGAGCAAGAGCGCCCTGTGGTAGTTCATCAACCATGAGAAGTTTTCTTCCAACTGCTTGATATTCCAACGCCCTACGAATAGGTTCTACCATTGCTTGAGCAAGGGCAGTTCTGCCTTCATCTGTTTCCAGAGCCTGAGCAATGACCATCTCTTTCTCTGAATCTGTTAAACCATTTTTATCAAAAGCCATTTTATCTCTCCTTTATCTATTCTTAGGTATTATTCAAAGACAATCCTAAGATATAGCATAATATTAACACTATTTCTTTTTTTTATAATCTTAGAATCACTGGGATATAATCACCCAATGTCATACTTCCAGCTTCCACATCTGTGCCAGGAACACCACTATCATAGGCTGTCACTGGGCCAACTGCTATTGCACAAATATCATCACTATCTACTGTTGTACTTACTCCATCATCCCACTCGCCATTTGTTGAGTCGCTAATACCTAGAGTAGTTCCAGGGATGATTCCAGCAGGGGCATCAAATAAATCTGTGGTGATCCAGAATTTACCACCACCGTTATAAACAGTGATTTTCTGAGAAGCTACTGTCTCGTTATAAAAATCAGAAACTCTATTCTCTGTATAACGAGTTCCAGCACCATCAGCACCTATTACTACCTGAGCAGAATAAGCTGTTGTTTGTCCTTCTTGTGCCAAAGCTGAATCACCTGCAATACCTATTGCAGTAACTTTAGGGCTTGCTGTACCAGTTGGAGCCGCTACTGCCTGACCTGCTGCATTAAGAGTAACGATCATACCAGCTGTGATATTTCCACTTAGCGGATACATATCCGCGATTACATGATATTCAACTATAAGAGCCATAATATCACTCCTTTACTTTACAAAATTATTATTTTACTTTCCGTAAGTTTTTCTCAATTGAGTTAAGGTATTATCATCAGCTTCCTGATTCTGTTTCCCTAAGGTGAACATAGATGACAACTTACTACTTAACTCATCCTGATTATTTCTTACGCTACTTGCCTCATTTATTTGAACGGATTGAGACAATTTTCCGTCTGAAACAGTGTTGAGTCCTTTTTCGCCTGCAAAAATGGCTTTCTCAAAATCTTTAATTTGTTCAGCCTTATAGGATTTTAATTCATCTATTTTCATTTGTAATTCTGAAGCTTCAATTCTTTTAGTTTGAAGCATTCTTCCTGCTACCCTATAAGCCTCGGACTCCGAATCGCTTTTAGCGATTACCGTACCTTTATCTTTTGTAGTTTTTTCACTATCTAACTCTTCCTTACCCTGTTGGGCATTACCCGTAAACACTTCAGGGTGATCTTTAGGAGAGTCAGGTTTTGAACCTATTGTTTCACTTTCATGCCCCATCATTCCACTATCGCTTTTAATATCGGATTCATTAATTTCTTCTGCTTTAAATTTTTCTTCTTTTCCGATTGTGCTATCACCTGAAAACGGTTGGATATCTTTATCTTTAGCGACTGGTTCTTTTGGAGCTAATTTCTTTGCAATTCTTTCTGCCAAACTTGAAATTCCGTCTTTTGAGGAACCGAATCCTCTCATATGGTAAAGGTCTTTATCAACAGAAGCTAATTCTGTTTTGCCTTGACCTTGATCTCCACCAGTAAATCTTGAATCACCACCACTTAATCCTACTTCCTTCTCATGACCCATCGTACCATCGTCTGATGGGATAACTGGTAGAGGCTTATCCTGTGGATTTAAGTCAGAAGGCTCTTGACCCATTGTTGCATTATCTCTTGGTACGCTTGGTTTTCCTGCTGAAGGAATAGTCTCGCCCTCATGACCCATCTTGCCGCCTTCAGGTCCTTCTGTATATTGGCCTATATCTTTTGAGTCTTGGGCTGTTTCCTGAGAGATTTCTTTCTCTCCAGCTTGCTTATTTAAAACATTAATAACACTAGATAAATCCATCATAGGTTTACCCACTTTTCCAATTGAATTATTAGCAACTAAATCTTCTTTAGGATCTTTTTCTGCCCCTGCCGTAACAGGTCTTCCATCAACTTTAATCTCTACATTCGATGTTTGTTGTGGAATTCCTTTATTATTTTGCATATCATTTTGCATATCATTTTCAAATGGGGCTACTCCTGGAGTTGCGGGTTTCATATTTCCGCCGCCCATTGGTTGATCTTGAAGATTCATTGAACCAGGATCGACTGCTTTCATTTCTCCTCCACCCATAGGATCAGCAGGTTTCATTTCTCCCCCGCCCATTCCAGGCATAGATGGCTTAGTCTCATCTAATTCTCCTGGAGCTATTGACTCATCAATACCTTCTGCCATTGGATCTCCCATTGGATCTCCCATTGGATCTCCTTCGATACCTTCTGCCATTGGATCTCCCTCAATACCCTCTTCTCCTATACCTCCACCTTCAGCTACTTCTATAGCCTGTCCAAGTTGTTCTACTATTTCTGATGGAAGTTCCAGAGTCACTGTCCCTCCTATATCTCCACCACCTTCTTCTGCAAACGGATCAATTTCGTCGCCCATTCCTTCTTCTTCTACAGGAGCATCACTAACAATATCTTCTCCTGCCATCTCATCTGCTAAGAAATCTTCTCCATCAGCAACAGCTATTTTCAAAGAAGCACAAATTTCTGCTGACTGTCTTAACCCATGACCTGAACGAACCTGATGAGTGATACAATCTTCATCCCCATCAGTATCAGACCAACTATCTGCTAACTTTACAGATATATTAGATGTATAAATATCTGCCTTCTTTAATCTATTACATACAGACTCAGCAAGTGGCTTGCCTTCATCTGGACCACTTAAACAAAGGGCATTCTGACCAAATCTTCGTGAAAGTTTTTCTATACAAGATTCTATTGGGAAGCTATCTCCATAACCACCATATGCTAATTTATAATCATCAATAACAGAACCTTCTTTACTTGCAGTCTTAATTGATTTTAATTTTCCTGCCTGTTTTAATTTAAGAATAGTATCTACTTGATCTTTAAGCTCTAACTTATCAAAATCACCTATCTTCATATCCATACTTGAAAGAGCCTTAACAAATCTTTGCTTTGCCCTATTACATGATGGGCAAATGGCATTAGCTACCTTTGGTTCCCATTCCCACTGCCCATACACTTGCTTACCATCTTTTGAAACCATATAAGATACTTTATATTTCGTTCCTGTATCTAAACAGATATAAGAACCTTCCCCCACCTTAACTGTATTAGGTTTTCCTGTTGCGGGGCTAATCGAACCTATTTTTATATCATTAGAAGAGGCTTTCTTTACCACTTCTGGAGTTAATTTCATAACTGTAGCGAATTTAGGAATTCTCCAATTATTTACAGAAGCGGCTGATGGAATTTCTCCCATTTCGGCCTCTTGTCCCATTCCCATTTCAGGTTCTGTTGGCATCTCAAAACCTTCTCCTTCAAAACCTTCCTCTGCTGCTCCTAATTCTTCTTCTTCGCTTGGGGTTGTCCCCTGCCATTTTGTGACATTGACTTCTACTTTATATGTCATTTCCGAAGAACAATTATTACATTTTCCTTTTCCACCTATAATATCAACATCATCACTTCCACAAGCAGGGCAAATAGACCCAGGAGGAAGTGGCTCAAGAGTATCTTCTAATCCGCCTTCTTCTCCGAATCCACCTTCTTCGCTAAGATTTTCCATTGGAGGTGTTTCCATAGCCGGTGCTTGTGGCATACTAGCTCCAGCTCCTGGGCCTTGACCCATTCCACCTTGACCACCCATTTCTCCGCCCATCATTTGAGCTTTCTTTTGGATTTCTGTTTTAGCAGCAGATACTTTAATATCTTTTTCACTAGACTGACAAGCTTCCATTCCTCCGCCGCCTGCTGGTGCTCCGCCGCCATATCCCATATCCTTAGTTTCCTCTTCTCCGTTTAAGTCGGCATCAATATCTTCTACAGGGCCTTCGATAACATCTCCAATATCATCCGGGCATATCTCTTCCTCTGCCCCAGCACCATCTTGAATATCAATAATAAGACCACCATCTCCAGAAACTTCCACCTTAATAACAGCGGCTGCTACCGATTCATCGTCAATCATTTCTTGTGCAAACTTTTTAACTCCAGCAACAAAAGCTTCCTTGTCAGTAATAGGAACTCCTATATCTTCCATGGTAGCTTTAATTTGGTATCTTCCATCTTCAGGCTTATCAAGAGCTTTAATAGCAGAATTAAGAGCATCTGCTTTAGTAATAAAATCTCCCTGTACCAAACTATTTAACTTACTTTTTGCTAAAGCATCAACTTTATCCATAGTAGTTATATCATTAACTATATGGTTAATAGTATCAAAGAGATCTTCTGCCTTCATACCTGTTTGAGCATTATCTGCCGTTGAAAGAACCAAAGCATCTACAGTAGATACACTATTTTGAGAAGCAGTTTTATTAAAATAAGCTGCATTAGCAGCTATCATATTTCTATTCTCTTTCTTTTGAGGTAGAGAATTAATAATAGAAAGAAAAGCAACCTTCGTTTTCATGCTGGCATTATCACTAATAAGAGAAGAAATCTTCTTAACTTCTTCTGGAGACTTGCGATATTTAGCAATAACATCGGCCACTATGTTTGTAGCAGTCTTAACAAGAGACAAAGAGTAATCCTTATTTGCCCATCGTTTCAAGCCATCTGTCATAGAAATATTTCTTAGCTGATCTTCTGTAATGGTTTCTAAATTACCTATAAACTTATGCTTAGTAAGAAGTTCTCTAATTTGAGCTTGTGTAATATATTCGGTATAATCTTCTGCTAAATCTCCAGCTATATCTCTGCTAAAATCATCCCATTGTTTTTCAGTAATAACATCAGGATACTCATTAAAGTGAATAACAGCATCGCCTAATGCACTTTCGGTTTTCAACTGATCTTCTGTAATGGTTTCGTATGTACCTTTGCGAACCTGTGGGCTTTCGCTAGTCGTATCATTAGATCTTTCCGACCCACCAACCTGTTCTTTGCTTTCGGTAATACCTTCATACACTTCTCCCGTCCTAGGATGAAGCTGTTCTTCTTCTTTCATAAGTTGTTTCTCTGTTATTACTTCCAGATTATCAGCACCGGCTGCTGTTTTTATATTCTTATCATTAGTAGCCATTTTTGCTCCTATATCTAATTGATTATTAATATTTTTATTTAACCTATTATTTAAATCACACATACTCTGAACTAGAGAATTGATCTTATTACTTAACTTTTCATTTATTTCGGAAAAATCCTCTTTATTTTTTGAAGATTTTTTAGGCATAGTCAGACTTCCAAGCCCTCCCAGGTCAGAAGTTTGAGCACCAGGAGCTTCTCCTCCTCCACCTTGTGGTGGCATTTGTTGTGGCATTACTGGGTCAGGGAATTGTTCTGTAGGAATAGGAGATTCACTATCGGCTGTTATTTCGGGAGAAGGTAATGCCCCATAACCCATTTCAACTAGTTCATCAAAGATACCTTGGACATCAGCCATAGCTTTTACTAAATCGCTAACATATTCCATAGAAACATTTTCTTTTTGCTGTAGCATACTTTTTACAACATTTTCCATTTCATTCATGCTACTTTTAAGGGAATCTAACTCTTTTACTCCTCCCAACTTAGCAAGAATTTTACTATCATCAGTATCAAGATATGACTCTTTAAGAAGCCTATTAACATTTTTTGAAAGCGATGCTACTTTCTTCTCAAGATTTGGAACATTAAGAACACACCTAACCCCACAAATATCACAAGCAGGATTAACTACAAAACTATTTTCTATAAATTTTAAACCATAATTGTGCTCAAAAATCGCTTGTTCTGCATGTTTAAGCATTTCAGGATTATCTGAGGAGCTTCCGCACAAGGGGCATTTTTCTTCTTTATCTGTAGGGCTATTATGATAAGCGCATCTTATATCTCCACTATACTTTCTATTTTTCCTATTAGAGACATGAGAGCAATAGTCCTCTGCTGTATTAGCTTTATTATGACAAACAGAACAAAGACTTGATTCTACTGAGCATCCCATTGATGTCCCTGTAATATATCCTTCTTCAAGACCTCTTGCCAAACGTGGATAGGCAACTTTATCTACCCTACCAATAATATAAATTCCACCTTCTTTTTTATCGTACCACGAATGAACACATTCTCCCCTTGCTTTTTCTACATCATCATTTTGATGATTAGTAAACAAGGGAACTCCCACAAATGACTCTGTAGCAGTTTTAAGTTCTTTCTCGCTAAAAGAATCTCCATTATCATTTGGTTCATCTTTTTTAATAGCAAAGATTTTTATATATAAATGATCTGGATGTTCTTTAGTAGCTTCTTTAAGATCAAATCCACCCAAATCTTCACCCTCTATATCAACAGAAGCTGTTTTTATTTGATTGGGCAAATTATAAATATCCCATCCTTCTCCTTCTGGCCTGTTTAATGCCTTAATAGGACATTTATAAGAAAAAGTTGCTCTTTTATACATTGCCATAATTATTATTCCCTTATATAACTCTGTTAGTATGCAAACTAGGCATAGTTTTTAATTGTCTATCTTGTTCTCCAGAAGAGATGCCTCTACTTTCTAATTCTTTTCTATAAACTGATGCTTGATCAAAGTATTTACCTTCATTAACACTTATTCGAGATGCTTCAATAGCATCTTTTAAAGCTCCTAATAAAGATCCTGTATCCATTTGTTTTGCCTTCTCTTCTTCTCGTTGAAAATCTACCTTAAATGGATCGTACCCTTCAAAAGTATTTGCATATTTTTTAGTAATAATTCTTTTCATTTATAATTTTGCCCCACAAGTAGGACATGTGCTCTTACTAGATGAAAAACAACTCCCACAACGAGAGCAGCAAACTGTATTCTTTTCTTCTTCCATTTGTTCTTTTCTTATTCCAAATGTGTATTTTCTATTATTTTTTTGGCCACATTTTAAAAACATATTCTGTTCTCCTACTTATAGACATTATATATTTGCAATATAAATAAAAAAATCCTCTATATTTATATATAGATACGCTGAGCAGCAAATCGTCCTAACCCTATTTTTGACCCCTTAACAAAGATAGATATTGGGCCATTAAGAAATCCCTTAGAAATGATTTGAATTTTAGAACCTGGAATAATCCCCATTGAGATTAAACAATAAGAAAGACTGCCGTTCCCACCTATTCTGGAAACAACTCCTTTCTGGCCCTCCTCCATTTCAGCTAAACTCAATTCCTTATCCCTTAACGTGTCTTGGTATTTCTATGGCTGCTAACTGATCAACTGAATATTTAGGGGCACCTTTCGGAAATGGTATCCCCCATTTTTCAGAAGTATGACTTAAAGCTGCTACAGATGTAGTAAAATATTCTCCGCTAGGAGCATAAACTTTTTTTGTTGGATCATCAGGTAATTTTTTTATTCCAGCAAAAAACATTTTCTTTCCTTCTTTGGTTAACGAAGGTCCCATAATTACAAAATAATCTGAATCAGTTGTATAATCATGTCCTTCCCATCTTATATATGACAAAGGCCCTATGTCTTTATCAAATCTCTCTTTTAGCCTTTTAGACCTCTCATGATAAGCTGGTTCCCATTTAATTCCTCTATCTTTGATTCTTTTTCTACCAGCATATTTTAATATATTAGTCATTAGCTACATTCCCTATACATAAAATCTGACCATGTGGAATAGATGTTCTATTACATCCTATCTTGCCCTTCGAAAGACAAGCCTCGTATTGAGGATTATTCCCATTTATAGAAGCATACTTGATAAATTCTTTATCTTCACTCGCTGCCTTATGGTTTCTTGCTGCTTCAGATATATGTTTAAAAACAGTATCAGATACAGTATCCATATTTTCATTAATAGCTTCTTCATTAAATCTCAAAATTCTCCATCCAACATTCGCCAACTTCTGATCTCTATTTAAATCTCTTTGTTGAAAATCCTCTCTTTCATGCCAAATAGCTCCATCAATCTCTACCCCAACTCCTATCCTAGGATAGGCGAAATCAATAGAATAAGGCCTCCCTTCCCCTGGAACCTTGATTTGATACTGAGCATATAATTCATAAGGTTGTTTCAAAGAAGTTAAAACCTTAAACATCTTTTGCTCTAACTTTGTTAATTTTATCATTTTAGGAGGTGGACCTTGTTCTTCTTCTTGTTGTTGCTGACTTTGTGATCCTCTTTTTCCTATCTTAGGCAAAGGAGTTTCAGCAGAAGCGGCCATACCCATACCGCCACCCATACCACCGCCCATACCTCCACCCATGCCGCCTCCCATGCCGCCTCCCATGCCGCCGCCCATATCTCCTCCTGCTCCAGGCATGCCTCCCATGCCTTCTCCTCCCATATCCGCTGGCATACCGCCCATACCTGCGCCCATGCCCATCGTCCCTAAATTACCAGCCTGATCTCCACCAGCAACCATACCGCTAGCAGATGCCATTATCTGCTCCTGTCTTATTTTCTCTACCTCAGAATCATAATCTAAATCTAATTCATCTAAAATTGTCTCAGCAGAAACCAGACCTTTATCATAACATTGTAACAATGTCTGTATTCTGTTGGTTTTATCTCTAAGTTGTAAATCATTCCATATTAATTCAGGATAAAGATAAACAACCTTTCCCATTTCTTTTGATTCTTTTTCATCTATAAATCCCTGCATCATAGCAAGAGGTAAAAAGACATTTTTCTCTACCCATAATTTTAATTTATTTCTCCAGTTGTCTAATCTTCTGATAAGAACCTCTACACCAACCTGAGCACTTGTATAACCAGCCATTTCTCCATTTAGAATTGCCTGATTCAACATTAAACCATCTAAAATTTCTTTCCCGACTTGCTCTAACTCTTGTGTTATATTATGAATCTTACCTGTAGCTCCATACCACTCATAATCAAAAGCATGATGAGTAACAATTGTAAGATTAGGATCATTAGCAACAGCAGACAATTGATTCTGAACATCTTGCAAATCATTATCTGTAGCAGGACGATCTTTATCACCTATTTTAACAACTCTAACCGGAAGAATCAATCTCTCAGCAACAATCCAGTTGGCAGTCATAATTTTAGTTTTATATGCTAAAACAGTAAATAATCTCTGAAGCATAGAAGTGCCATAAGTTCCATAATCGCTTGCATTATGCTTTAAATGACTGATACACCTATCTGATAATGGAACAGGCTGACCAGTAGCAACTAGGTCGACTAGAGATTGTGGCAAACTATCATAAATACTTCTGGGTTCTTTTCTCTGTACAATCAATTTTAATTCTTCATCAGGCATTAAATAATATTCAGGATTATTAGCAATAGGATTATCTCTTACTTCTATATAATCAGGATTCATTAATTTTATGGTTTTAAATTTACCATCCGGATGATTGCATTTCTCTCCCTTTTCATCCCTACCTCTACCCCCGCAATGAGGACAATCAATTTCTGTAAATGGGAAAACATCTCCCAATAAAAAATATTCATGACTAACGCTATTTAATTTATCTGTAAGATCTAAAGTCTTTACCATATCTTCGAAAAATTTTAGTATCTTTCTAGACTTACATTCTAATTTAAAACCATTCATACTAAAATTAGCATAAAAATCTACTCCTGCTGCCACCTTAGGTTCATTCATATAGTAGAACCTAGCCCATTGCATAATCTCTCTTCTTCTACTAGCAATCTGCCAGTTTTGAGGAGTATGTAAAGGACTAAAGAACATAGGTTGCGTCCATGCAACACTAGCTCCAGCTCCAGCGTATTGAGCATTTTTAGTAATAGGAAAATTAGCAGTTACGGATGACGCATATTTTTTATTAGCTCTTGGTCCACTTGATGAATTATAAGCTCCAGAAGCCGCCACCATTCTTTGTTTGTTTTTAGGTGAATTATCTGATACAATGAATTTAGCCATTTTTTATCCTATGAATTTTAACCATCTATTTCTAGGTCTCGACAAGATTTCATTACTTCTTCTTTTCTATCGACAAAATGACGCATAAATCTTTTTGGTTCTAAACATTGATTAAATGGATCTGAAACAAAAACATCTTTTGCTGTTGAGTCATCTTGCTCAGCATTGTCTTTATCTTTTTTCTTTCTTTTTAAAGAATCTTTGCTTTGAGCAGCCCTAGAAAGATATGGATTTACAAATACATCTCGATTTGTTCCAAATGGAGATGGAGATTCTCCCTTATCTGGAACTTTTCTCTGATATGGTTTTCCTTTAGAGATTTGAGTCTGTCCACAATTATGACAAACTTTTTCTTTTTCATTCAATGCTGAGCCGCACCATTTACAAGTAGTAATAGGTTGAACTGGATCAGGATCTCCAGGATATTTGATAGGTTTAAGACCTAATTCCTTCATATCTTTAAGTTGAGCAAAAGTAGCAAGACCATGCTTATGTCTGATTTGATTAATTTCTTTTTTAAGTTTATCTAGAACTTCAGGAGAAACATTGTTTTGTTGTGCTGATGATTCTAAACTACCCATCATAAAATTATATTTTGCAACATCATCGCCTATTGAAAGAAATGGGCCAATCCAATCCCATAGATTAGCATATCTGATTAGCTTTTTTTTTTGGCCTCTGCTTGTTTGCCCTTGCAAAAATGAGAATGCCTAGGAGACCACTGTTCTCCACAATGGTCGCATATTCTTTTTCCCGATCTATCTATACTAGTCCCAGGTAACTTGTCTGGCATGTATTTTTTATTTTCTTCCGCTTGAGCCTCTTTCCAGTTAAAAGGTTTTGTCTTATCAACTAATGGGCTACCAGGAATATCTCCTTTTGACCTTGCCGTTTGCAAGCGAGCCTCTGTGTTCCCATATTCTGGGAGAATTGGTTTTCTAAGTTGTCCAGGTTTTAATTGATAATTACTAGTTTCTGGAATATTCTTATCTACTTCAAATCTCTTTTGAATATAGCCGCCTACCCAATTACCACTAGCATCTCTATATGAACGATAATATTTATCCATAACATTTTCACGCCATATAGTTTCATAATCTATATTCCAAACATCATCTACAACAAGGCCAAAGCCCTTGTTTCTCTCAACTATATGCCAATCAGAAACAGGTTGGTGTAAAAATGGATCTATTCTTGATTGTTCTGGTCCCCATAAGATAGCATTATCCAAAGATTTGTGTTGTGCTGTTTTTTTAAGATTAAATTTTTTCTTTTTATTTTTATTAGCAGTTTTCTTTGCTATTTTTTTTAATATATTTTCTACATCTCCGAATTCATTTAATCGAGCAGGGATACCCTGTTCTTCTTCTGCTTTTAAACTTCCTGGTAAAGTATCAAAAATTTGACCTGCTATTCTTTCAATAGCTCTTGAATCACCCATAGGATCTGATACTGCACTATAAAAAGTTTCTACCAGCTCTTTAGAAGTATCTGCCCTTCCTGAGCCATCATCATGTTGAGCGATAAGTTGTTGTGCCCCTCTTAAATCTACCTCACTAGTTAGCCATTTTTGCACATCTGCTCCGTTAGAAAATTTTCTTTCTCCAGTATCATCCATCATCGCCCTTTGATCACCCATCATTTCAGAACTATCATTTAATCCCATTGGGTCCATAGGGAAAGGAGCTTCCTGAGCCTTTTTTAAATTAAAAGGTTTAGTCATTTTACTTTCCTTTTTAGCTGTCTTAATATTAGACGGTTTTGTTTCTTGTAGAACTTGACTCAATTGATCTTCAGCATTCTCCATTGTTTGAGCTGGAGCTACCGCATCTTCTACTTGTGTAGAGTTGGCCCATTTATCATATTCTGCCATAACCCCCATCGCCCCTCCTAATTGAGCAACCATATCTGCCATAGTAGAAACATTGGGATCATTCTTATAAAGAGTATTCCACAGATATTTAGCGGCTATCGGATTAACCCCAGTAGGAATAGACATCATATCCATATCCATTGTATTCATAAAACTTTGTGCTTTTTTTATTTTAAGATTAAAAATTATTATTACTCCGGCTTCTTTGTTAATTGGTCAAAATAACCAGCTATTAAATCTTTAGAAGAAAGAGATTTCCCTCCACCTCTCCAAGAATCATCTTTTTGACCTTTTCTATTCTGAACATCTTCTGAAACTTTTTCTCCCTCTGTTTTATCTGCTACTCTAGCAAAATCTTTTGTATCAAATATGCTCATATTATTTACAGGATTTTTATAATTACTCCCCGCATAATATCCTTGAGGAGAAACTGAAGAACCCTTAGTTTGATCTGTGCCTGACAGTTTTTCTACCATATCTGCCATTCTTTTCTGTTCTGCTTCTCTTTTATTAGTAGCAATCTGTTCTTTCTCTTGAATAGTTTTTGTTTTATTGTCTATTTCTTGAGACAATCTTGCAGTTTTATCACTATCCCACAAAGTATTAGAAGTTTCGCTTTTAATATATTTTGTTGGGCCTCCCTTATCAGTAATCTCTCCCGTAACGGCAGAGCTAATATGGTGAGATGTCATAAGCCCGTTATCTTTATTATTCAACTTTTTTGCTTTTTGCTCTTCCATCACTTGCTCTATTGTTTTTTCTGGCTTAGCTTCTGATTGTTTAGCAGGTTCGGGAGAACCTTCTCCCTCTGTAAACTTAATTTTATGTTGATCTGACATTCTTTGAAGCATATTATTCTCCAATCGCTTTCTTTAGTTCACTAACTATTTTGTCCTTCTGCTCTTTTATCATCTCTCTATGGGTAAAAGCTCTAACTACTGGCTTCTTTTCTTCTATCCCACCGCTGCTACTGCCGCCTCCTGGTTGGCCTCCTTTATCTGGCCTGCCATATACTTGATCAAGACTATCTCTACTCATTTCTAAATCCTCAGGGCCAGCCAGATTAGCAGAAGTAAATTTAATAGTCCACTTCCCTCCAGCACGATCTGCTCCATTAAAATTAAGCCCAAAGGTTTGATTTACTTCATGAGCTATTTCTTTAAGCTCTTCATTCTCGATAGTATCAGTAAAGCCTTTTTCATCAGGATATTTTTTATCAGGAAGAACCACTTCAATATCTTTAACTCCTTCAGGAGACACAGATTCTTTTACAAATTCTGTCTTAAATTCTTGTAACCTACGACCAGGATAGCCGTAATTTTGAAGTTTCTCAAAAATATAAGAAGTTAGGGTTTTTCTTCCTTTTTCTTTAGAAGATAGTTGTTCTTCTTCTCCTGGAGTGAGACTAACATCATCATTAACGCCAGTCCCAACATCATTGGTAACATCTTCTTCCATAGCTTGCCCAGTCTCCAGAGACTGTTCAGGACCCGCAGAACGAGGACCTGCACCTTCTTCTGCAACAGAAGGAACACCATACCCTCCCGATAATGGGTTAGGATAATTTTGAGCGACCATTACACGCGCCTTGCCGCTTGGAACAATAGACATAACATCAACTCCATTATTAAAGTATTATTTTATGATTATTTGTCAGAAACAAGAGCGTTTACGTAATCATCACCAAAAAGTTGTCTCCAATAAGTTGTTAAGAAAGACTTATTCTTTGAGTCAAGATTAGCGAATCTTACGAATTGTGTCTTTTTAGAAGCTTCTTTATCATCTTCACCATCACTGCAATCTTTTGTGTCATCTTTTTTGCCGTCTTTTTTGCCTTTAATTTTATCTTGCACAGCTTGTGGAAGATCCTCTAAAGCAGCTTCCTTAATCTCTTCATCATCATCATCCTTGTCCTTCTTAGCTTCCTTAGTCTCTTCTTCATCATCATCCTTCTTAGCTTCTTTGGTCTCTTCTTCGTCATCATCTTTCTTAGCTTCCTTCTTCTCTTCTTCTTCATCGTCATCTTTACACTTTTCACAACCCGCTACCTTAACATCTCCCTTGGTTGATCCACCTTTTTCTTCCTTAGAAGGAGTCTTTGGATCATTAGTAAACTTTTCCGAACCCTCTGCCTTTGGTTGACCTGAATCTTGAGCCTCATCCGGCTCATCGGTCTTAGCTTTAGCAGATTTGCCTTCATCTTTACCTTCTTTTTTAGCACTTGGACCTGCTTTAGGCATAGTCGTTGACTCTCCTGTTTGATGTAAAGGTTCGACATCGAGCTGACCACTAGAATCGGCCTCTTCTTGCTCTGCCGCAACTTTTACGTTCTTTTCTTCTACAGCAGCAGTTTTAATTTGATGTTCTTCTCTATACTGCTTTACAAAATCCTCAAAACGTGGAGCTTTGCCTGTCTTGATTTTATTAGTGATAAACTGCATTATATCATTCTCCTTTTAAATATTCTTAATCTTAAAATTTTACACCTTTATAATTTGCACTTAATTTATAAAAAAACCTTTATTTTTATTTATATTTAGATATACCAGCTCCCTGACCCCTACCTCTAATAGTATTAACTAGAGTGCTAAGATATTTATACATCTCTGGATCTGCCACTAATAATTCCAAATCTGCTGTCTTATCCCCTGTTAATTTATATTTAGCAATAGATTCTTCTGGAGTTGATTGTAAACTTTGAGCACTATCTTGACCGAACTCTCCCGCTTCCGCTGGAGCAGATACTTGGCCTTCTCCCCCCATATCAACAGATGGTCTATCTGAGTCAGGAATATTATAAACTGAATTCATAGCCATATTAACACCATTAAGAACTTTTACCGCATTATCATAAATACCCTGATAAGTAATCCCTCCTTGTCCCCAAGCCGCATTGCTTTGATTCACTACTTCCTGTAAATTACTAATAGCCGGTTGAAGAATTTGTTGAGTTCTTGGATTTTCTTGAGAAATAAGACCCCCCATCCAAGTAAGCATCTCCCCTGCTTCACTAACAATATCCTGATATTCTGTGTAAACGTTTCTTTGTAAATCGTTTGTAACTTGTGCAGTTTGAACTTGTCTGGTAGATCTAACATTTTTTTGAATCAAATTAACTAATCTATTAGCCCTATTAGCTAAATTCTGCAACTTCTTAATCAAAGTTCCTTTTCTAGCAACTAAATTACCTACCCAGTTAGATATACCCTTTCCGACATCCTTCACTGTGTCCCATAACCCAGCTTCTTTTAATAAACCTATAGAAATATCTGCTAGCTTATCTCCAAGTTCTGTATATCCATTTTCTTTTAGAGATTCTGCTAAATTTGTTAAATTAGCCGAACTTTCTACAATTAAATCTGTATGTTTTTTTGATTCTTCTTCTATAGTAGCATAAATAGCTTGTGGAGTTGTAAGCCCTTCTTTCACTCTTCCTTCTATTTTCGTAATAAAGAGTTTATTCCACCCTTTTTCTTCTTTTTCGCTTAATTTAATTTTTTTCTTTTCTTTTGTGGCATATTTTTCCCATCCACTCTTGTCGTTATTAATGGAATTTTTATATTCTTCCCAGCATTCCATCCATACTTCTTGTGCAGGAGTTTCTGGCTTAGTGGTTCTTTTGCTTCTATAACAATTATCCCAGCATCTCCTGTTTCTTAGCCAATATCCTTGGACTCCGACATATTGTGCTATTTTTAAATTAGCCAATGCTCTATGAGCATCTTTAACTACCTCTGCTGATTTTTTCATCCCGTTCTTTTGTAATTTATCTATTGCAAAATCTAATTCTTTATTTATTATCATGGCTTTTATCCCTTTTCCGGATTGTGGCATAACTCTCATTCTTTCTCTAAATTCTTTCCCTGGAAATATATAATTAACAATATTAGGAACTATAAAAGCCCTAATATGTCTCACAGATCTATCAAAAGTAACTAGGATTAAATTGCCATTCTTGGCAGGATACATATAATGGGGTTCAATTATCCTTGTTATTGATGCCCCAGTTCCTAATCCTATTTCTCTTTTTAGCTTTCTGCCTCCTCGACTTTTTGTTCTTCCCTGAGTTATATAATTAATTCTTACTACTTTATTATTATCAATAGCCCACTTCATTGCTTCTTCTGTACTTCCAAACTCAGGAAGTCTTTCATCTGTAATCTCTGGTTCTTCATATGGTTCCTCAACAACAGGAGCTTCTTCAAAATTATCGGCTAAATATTCACCTACATTTTCATCACCTATTTCTACAACAGGGACTTCTCCCCTTTCTAATGCATCATAATCAATAGCATCTACATCCTTGGACATATAGTTTTTATAATCGCTAATGGTGTCATCGCCAAAAAAATCATACAACTCATCAAAGTTGGTTCCTTCCACAAAACTAGCGATACTCAATGCTGTATTAATAATTCTCATTAACTCATTCTTTTATATTTATAAAAAACAGCCAAATTCCTTGATTTTATTTTTCCTTTATAATTTTGTCCAATCTAGACAGTTCTATAGGAGAGATATTAAAACCATCTAAGTCCCCTATAGGAATTGGCTCAAAATCTATTTCTACTTCTTCCATTAAAAACTGAGAATATTCTGCACGGAACTTCTCCTCTTCTTCGTCCTTAACCTTGTACCCATCTTTATCATTCCCTACTCCATATTTCTTGACTAAATCAGTTCGTGATTTTTCTATCATTACTAATTCTTTAGAACAAGCGCTCATAAGTCTGGACAACCGATATGATGTTTTAACCGGCAATTCTAACGTAATTAATTTCGACATGTTCTTTCCTATAGCTCTAATTTCAGCTAATGTAAACTTCATATTTAACTCCTTATTTCTTAATCTACAAATTTTACAAGAGTCGTATAATCTTCTTGTATTATCTCTATTTTAGCACCTATTTCTATATCGTTATTTTTAAAGAAATCATAATTAGCTTCTATAGCAATTTCACAATCAGTATCACTTGAAACAGATATATCTGAACAAGGACTTATATATGAAATCTTTACAATTTCTTTTTCTGAAGAAACAAAAGCTATAGCTAATGGCATAAAAGTATTAACTCCCCAGAACTTTAGGTTGTGAGGTCTTTTAAATTTAAAAAGCATACCATCATCTTCTCCCAACTTCTTTCTAAACATCAAACCTCTTTGGTGTTGGAAGGGAGTTTCTGCTATCTCAACTTTTAAATAATGTTTTACCATATTACCAAGGACCCCAATGTTCTGCTCTAATCATTGCTATTGATGCTTCCTCCCAGTTATATTTTTTTTGAACCTTAGCTCTCATCATCCCATAATAAAGTTCTTGAGAAAATCTTTTATCCCAAACAGGATCATAAACCTCATTCCCCTCTTCAATCCAAGCATGAGGGTTATCAAAATCCTTACCAGTAAACCTAGCTCCATTAATAGTTCCATGAACCAAAGTAGAATTTTGATTATCCATAACGTATCGACCAGACAAGAGATAACAATCTCCCAGTCTATCCTCCATACCTTGTTCTATATATTTCTTGCTTATTATCTTTTTTATTTTTATATCCTATAATCAAAGCTTCTTCTCTCACAACTATACAAAAAATCATCAGCCTCATTTGACGGAACATCAAATTCAATTCCGTCATATTCATAACCAACTATACTAACAGAACTATTATTATAGTTAGAATAATTATCAAACCATCTTTCTACTTCTTTTCGATTAGAAATAGTTTTAACTCTATTATAATTAATAATCTCTAAATCTTCTGCTTTAGGCAACATCCTATAAGTACTTTTTATGCCCCTTTTATTTCTTTCTTCTTCTCCCATTGTTACAAGATACTCATCTTCTCTATACTCAAAACCTAGCTTGCCTCCGCGGAGAACTTGCATTTCTTGTTTTACAGTATCGTACCAGCTTAGTTCTCTTTGGATATTTTCCTTAACTGGTTCTGATTTAATTCTAAACAATACGGTTATTATCGGCATATTATTTCTCTTAAAATCTGTCCCACCAACTAGAAGCTACTTTGTGTCGTTTCGCGGTTTTCACTCCTTTAGAATTATTCAATGCTATATTATAGTCTATACTAACCCCATCATCTTCAAATATAGATCTATCATCTCCTAAAATCATTACCCTAATAACTTTTTCACCCTTGTCAGTAATTGTTAGGTTATCTCCTATAGCTTGAATCAATCCAGCATCTTTCATTCTTCTAACTTCTTCCTGTCCCAAAGTCGCTGGTTTTTTAAATGTTTTTTCTTTTTGTTTTGAACCTGTTCTCCATATATTATATAAAGATTTAGCAGCAATGGGATCTACGTAGTCTGGGCTTTTTAATATCTTCTCTCTAAACTCTGGCATTATCCTAATAAGATTATCCCATATTGAAGACTGACTATTTTTTATCATTATAATTTTCCTTATGCTGTAGTTTCTATGAAATCAAATTCTTTAATCGCCCCCTTAAGAGTAGGCTTACATTGATACGCTCTATGAGTATTACAAACATACCAAGTTTTACCATTTACTACTGCCTTCCATACGGCAGGAGTGGATTCTCCATTGGGACCATGATGCCAAACCGCACCAGCTTCCATAACTTTTTTTCTTTCTTCATCTGTTAATGTTCTTCTATTCTTCTTTAAGGTCTTCATTTCAGGGCCTTTACTTCTAGCATATTTTGTTGTTTCAATCGTTTTCATATTTTTTCACAATTTTCAAAACTTTTCTAGCCTCTTCTCTATCAGATTCTTTTTCCTCTTCTGGTAAATCTTTATAATCAGTTTCAAGTTGTCTTTTCCACCTATCTACCAACTCCTTAGAAATCGTTTCTCCCCCATCTTCATTTGATGTTGTCTTACTAAATAAATACTTCATCCATCCAGACCAAGCTTTATGAGCAAAGTCAGCATGCTCTTCAATTCTTTTCTTCTTATTTGAAAAAACTAATTTCATTTTAACTTTTCATTTTAGATCTTTGTCTTGGAGCCAAATGCTTAAATGCAGGATTCGCAAAAGTCTCAACATTACTATTCTCTATTACCCCATGAACTATCTCATTATGGCATTCTCTACATTGTCCTTTAATAGGCCCCTTACATACAGGGCAATCGTGAATAGGATTTGCTTCTTCACAAGAATTACAAAATGTCATTCCTTGATTTTGAAACATCTCTCTATATTTTCCTGATTGTATAATTTTCATTATCTACTCAATAGACTCCTACTTGGATATGGATCATTATAAGCCCTATCAAACCAACTAAACGGTTCATTACGAACCTCACGCCAATAATGCCCCTCACCAACTCGACCATCATTATTATAATTTTCTAAACCCTTCCTATATCTTCTTTGCTCTTGCTTCCCTTTTGTTCTTTGGTCTAGAGCCTTGTCCCATGGAAAAATTCTTTCTTCCATAGGCAAGTCTAAATGTGCCCAAGGACCCGAAATCCCTTTTGCGGTTTTAACATCGCATTGAGAAATTCTTTTCCTACCCATTGCAGTAAAACCCAGCAACCTAGATATATATAGTAATTTACAGATTGTTCTATTAATCCAATCTATAGAAATTTTATAATCAGGCACTTTATAAATTTGTTTCTTATTAAAGCTCTTTATGTCTCTAGTAAGAGAAAAAGAAATGACATTATAATATTTTGATTTTTCAGACCCCTCAAAACATAATAAAAATTTAGAAAGGTCCTTCAGAGAAAAAACAAAAAGATTCATCATATTGTCATCTAATAATTCTTCTGTAGGAATATCTCCCTGAAGCAATTCTATCATCTCGTCCCATAGCAATAAGAGAATCTTTTTTTGTTTTTTTATAATTCCTTTTATCTCTCTAATTGTCATGATAACTCCCTGTACCCTGCTCCCTCCATCATCGTCATAAATTTCGCATTTCTTATTATCTATTAGACGGATGCCATAATAATCCAATTCTTTACACAATAAACTCCAGGTGTCCATTTTTGAAACACACCTCTACTTTATTTTTCTCTTAATCTTTCTTGCTCCTGTTCTTTGTCAACAAAACCCACTTCACCAGGGACGTGTAAAGAATCTATCATATGCTGTAACTCATCAGAAGCTTTCTTTTTCACATTACCCCTGCTATCTAATTCTATAACGGCATCAGCAGCCGTCAACGGCGGCCTAGCTTCTCCAACAGGATGTATTGTCTTAACTTTCTTTTTTTTGAGGTGTTTATCCTTTTTTTTACTAGTTTTCTTCTGGCTTTTTTTTCTAGTTGTTTTTTTCTTCTTTTTCTTAGATTTTTTCTTTTTGGTCTTTTTATCAACAAAATCCACATCTTTTTCTTCTTTTTCTTCATCTATCTTAACAAGCTTAGGTGCTTTAGGAACTTTTTGAGCTTTTTTGGTTTTTTTAGTTTTAAAATCCCACACTACTGGTTCAACATCAATATCTTCTCCACTTTTAACCTTCTTGTCTTTTATCTCAACAACCTCAACTTTCTTTGATTTAGGACTCTTTCTTTTTTTCTTCATAGAGCTTTTCTTTTTAGAAGAAGGTGTCTTATCATAAATAATATTAATAAAATTATTCTTCTTAGCTGCCTGCATGGGGATAGATTCAGCTTTATCCCGATCAACTGGCAATGTTGCTCGTGGACGGAGGACAAGATCCCCCAGTACCAAAACCTGATCCGTTTTATTAACAATCACGACCCTAGAAGAAGCCTTTTTCTTTTTATAATTAGGATCTGTTGACTTTAAAAGGCCCTGTTCAATTGCCCTTCTAATATCAGGAGCATATAAATCATTTCCACAAATGGATACTGTCATTCCGGCACTAAGAGCTTTTTTTAAAGTATGTAAAACACAACTTCCCTCAAAATTTTCTGGAACTTTAAAAATCATCAGTTTCTCCTTTAAAATCAATATCTATATCTATTTATTCTATAATAGTTTATCGGAAAAAAATGCCTCAAAGATTAAAGAAATGAGGTTCTTATAACTTTAGACCCCTGATGGTGGTGTCTTTTTTAATTCTCTTAAAGATATTCCCTTTTTGCATATTATGAGGCCCAACATCTACATTATCTAATATCTTTGACACATCCCTTATGGGAAGTTTATCTACTTCTGACACAAATCTCTCATCATTTGCACCCTCTCCTGTAGGAGGATCTTGATCCATTAAAACATTTTCTCCCGGCAACTGACCATGTATCCTTTCATATTCTGTCTCATTCTCATCTTCAATACGACTAATATTCTTTGGATACCCAGGCCTTTTATGCCCTCCAAATTCTGGCTTAGCATTAACTAATGAACGAGGGTCTTTTTTGTGATTTGATGACGAAGGACGACGGCCTTCGTTGTATTCTTCCATTATAGGAATTCCTCGATTCCAAGAATTTTTAAACCAGTTACTCATTATTTAGATAACCCGTTGGTAAGGAGCTACATTCTGTGAATTTATCCTTATGCCATGAACATCTACACTAGATGCCGCTTGCGTAAGTAACTCTTGAGCAACCATTTTTTCTTGCTCTTTGTCCTCTTGTTCTTCAATAAATATATCTCCTTCTATAGAAAAAGAGTATCTTGAAGATTGACGTTGCTTATTAAACCAATTTTGAGCCTTTTTAAACCAATTAGCCACCCATATCTCCTTCAGGATAATTAGCTTTTGCTTCTTCACAGCTTTTGAAATTATCAATAGGAGTCCCATCATGCTCACAAACCTGTATTAATCCATCTGGCCCTTTCTTAAAAACCGGGTCTGGACTTGAAGAAACAGGATGTTCTAAAGATCTTCTTATTGGAGGAACCATATTTTGAGATAATAATCTTAACTTTCCTGCCGTGATATCTATTACCTGTTGTTTTTCATCGTCATTAAGATCTCTATTAGTCTTAGCTGCTATAGCATAAATATGAAATAACATAGCATCTGCATCTTTAAGAGATGCCATTACCATTTTATCTATACTCTTCCCTTTAAAACGATCAGGATGATTTTGCAATTGGCTTGAAGATGATGGAATATTATTTTTTACTTTTGTCTTCTTGCCCTCCATTTGCACCCCAACATATTTATCCCAAAATACTGTATCTCTTTTAGAATTATCTTCTGCCTTCTTATAGTCTTTTAGCTTTTCTTGATTTAGTTCTTCTGACTTCGCATTAATAGGAGTAACACCTTCAGTCTTCTCTCCGAAAGCCACAGTCTTATCATCCATATCTGCCTCCGTAATAGCTACAACCGCTTCATTTTTCCTGGCAGCATTAAGTTGCTGATTAAATGGGACAGTATTGTCCTTATCTTTTGTCGGCAAACTTAAATTAATATTTTTTTCAACTACTCCCTGAGACTCATTAGACAAACCCATGCTTTTTCTATTATCTTCTAGCATTTTGTCATTTATGGCATAATCAGACGAACTAGCCTTTTTGCTTAAATTAAATTTTTCCATTACATAGCCCTCTTATCACAGAATATATTATATCTATATTTATATTTTAAAAACCTTAAATCCTTTTATTTTATTTAACGCTTATACATCGGCCAACTTGCCCTTTTCTCCAATTGAGCAGCAACTCTCTTTCCAGAACCGACTCCATACACTCCACCCTGCATATTTCTCCACACAACATTATTCCCTGATGGGTTCCCCAATGATGCTAATCTTATACTAGGCAATCTACTTATTTGTTTTTCTATAGCCACATATGTTGCCCCTGCCAGACAATCCACTATGTCATCACTTTTGGCCCCATCACCCTCTGTCTTTGGAAGAACCTTAAAACCAGTAGGAGTAAACTTCCTCTGTAATTCTATCATTTCATTATATAAAAGATGCTCATAAGGAATAAACAGCTTCTTCATATTAATCATATTTTCTAACTCTTTATAAATCTTGAATTTATACTGACCTGTAAATCTAGTTTCCTTATTCGGAATGCCTGCTTTTCTTAGTTTTAAAATACTTTCCTGACTAGCCCACTGATCATATGTCACTATACCTATATGAAATTTATGTTTCAACCCAATCACATATGAAATAACTTCACTGGGATCAATCGGAGCATGAATAGGTTGCCAATATTTTATATGATCTACAACAATCCTAAAGTCGGCCTTCTTGGTTTTAAGGTTCATATAAAATTCTTTATGCAAAACTACCAAAGCATAATTATGGCTTGATGTAGCAGGATCTAAATGAATAAAATAAACCTTACCAGGAGATCCCATCGGAACATTTCTTAAATTATGACCTGTAAACAGCGGCTTTATTTGATCCTCTGTAAAGAAGCTTTCTAAGCCTGTGCCACTAAATTCAGCACCAAATTCCATATTAAATTCAGTTTCAGACATAGCATTATTCTCTGTCCTTAAAGATTCCCTTGTGTGATAAGGATTAACACCCCATGTCGATACCCTCATCGCCAACCTATTAGGAACATTCCCTGCTGTCTTAAATAAATCATAAAATTTGCCTTCTTTAGCCCTCGGAGAAGAAATACTAATTGTTTTTCCATCATAAATTCTATTTGTAATAATCCTTTGCTTATGCTCATTAAGAACATAATTACCATTCTCATCTTTTTCATAATCTTTTCTAACATATGTCTGGATAGTAGGAGTAAGAGCCGCATAAATTCTATCTCCAGATGAAGACCCTCCCGTTGATTTATATGAAGCCACCTCATCAAGAATAAGGACAATACACCCCATTCCCAAAAGAGAGTCAGAGTTACTATGTCCAACCAAAATACCTATTGACCCTTTTTTAATAGGTAAACCTTTTGCTTTAAACTCCTTATTATCTTCTTTATCTTTAGGAGTTAAAAGATAAATAGCTCCTGCTCCTATTCCGTCTTTAACATATTTATCTTTAAAATATTCGCTATGAAATAATTTTTCTCTTATTTCTAAAAATGCGATATTAGCCTGTGATTTGGAATTAGCTACCGTTAATATATTAATAGTATTAGCAGAAGACAACTCGTACATAGCATAAGGATCTCCACCAGGACACTCCAAAAGCTTCATCGCCTCATATAGAGCGATAATACTAACTATAAAATCTTTCCCTGACCTTCTTCCCCACACCAACACCAACTCTCTAAACAAAGAGTCTCCATGATATTTATCTAGAACATTCCCATTATCATCATTATCTAATCCTAAATCTTTCAACATTTCTAATTCTAAATCTGTTAACTCGAGATCCTCATTACCAACAGTTCCTCTATAGAATGCTTTTAACATAATTTTTTGCATTGGAAATAAATTAATCGGATTAGAAGGATGAACTGGAAGACCCAACCACTCCTCAGCCTCTACAAAAGTAACAATGTCTGGTATCTCTACCTCTTTTTTAAAATCTATCTCTAATTGAAGATCATCAATTAAATCTCCAACTAATTGTTTATTTTTTGCCATATTTTAATCCTTATGATACATTATCTATATTTGCTGCATCAATGGGATACCCCACTATCTCTGATATTTCTGCAAAAACAGGCAAGACTTGAGTGTTATTGACACTAAGAAAATCATTAATAGAGCCATAACTATTATATATATATTCTTGCAGTTTAAATACAAAAACCAACATAAACTCTACCTTCTCCGAGTGCCTTGACGAAAGAACATTCGAAGTTGTAGATATTTGTGCTTCTAACTTCTCTTTATTTATATTTTCGGTATTAATTTCAGAACTATTTAAATCTGTATTCATTTTATTTATATAATAAATAATATCAGTTCCTCTGCTCTGAGCATTATTCACAAAATCCGTTATTATTTTATATAAAGCTGCTGTAATCATTTAACTATAAATTATCTCAGTATATTCTCTTGAATTATATTCTTCTGTAGTTTCTATATTATATTGATTAACTCTAAAATAATACGTCTCTCCTCTTATTAAATATTCATCTAAACCAATTAAAGAATCTTGCCTGCTTTCATATCTAACTCTCCTCCCAATATAACTGGAAGAAACGCCACTAAAAGTTACAGGAACAAAATTTCCCTTCTCCTTCTCATATGTCCAATTTCTTATTGCAAAACTATCCTTATTAATAAGAATATTATTAAAATTTTCATCATCAGAAATTACCAGTCTAAAATGATAATTAACAAAATTATTACTATCATCATCCTGAACAACAAACTCGAACTGCCACCAACCCTCATCTAATAAATTAGCTTCTTCTATAATAGCTTCTCCGCTAATAGATGACAAAATTCTACTAACCTTAAAACCCTGATCCCCTAAATAATCATTAACATTAGGAGCAAGAGTATCAGAACCAGTATAAAAATAATTATGTTTCGGGAAGTCAAAAAAAGTGTCAACAAGAGGTTTTAATTGTGATTGCCATTCTTCTTGATTATTATTCATATATAAATTATTAGCGGGATATAATAATAAAGGCAAATCATAATCATTATCAGTAGAAATAGATGGATCTCCTCCTATATCTAACATTGTCAAATCAACAAAACTATTAACTATCCCCCTTAATTCATTTTCTTTCTTATATAAATGAGCAGCAGATATTGCTAAATCTTTAGACATCATCTCCCAAACAGTATGATTCCCTATCTCGTCTTCATCTGGGACTTCTGAAGATGGAAAAGAACAATATGTTAAGGGATCTCCTATTAACGTCATAGTCCAATCTAAATAAGGAAGGCTAAACAAATATGCCTCTCCTATAGTAGCCCCTCTAAGCAAAGCATAAAAGAAAGCACTTGAATCTAAAAAACCACCAATAGTAGGATTAGACATGGCCCCTGCTGCTGTTGAATACCCCGCACTCATAGCTAAGTAAGGCCATCTCTTACCATTTTCATCTCTAAGAACCTCTGCTCCATCATAATCGGCATTATAAAAAAATACTCTCAAAGCATTACTTTGTTGAAAAAATGTAGTTGTTGCCCTATCAGAAAACCAAGACCACACAAAAGAATCATTCTCAACAAATGGTATCGCTACATCAATATAAGGGTCCATATAAGTAGTAGACCAACTATCTAAATTTAATGAAGGCAACAAATTATTTTTAAAATCTAAAATAGAATCTTCATATGCTTCTGCTCCCGCCGCAGCCCTATCTGAATATGGATCTATATAAAAAGTTCCATTAGCAAATAACTGTGTATTTAATTTTTCCGCATTGTCTAGATATTCTTTTGCCAGTTGTATATTAGGAGCATCTATCCTAGAACATATTAAAGCATGGTCAGTATCAGAAGAATCAAATCTCTGAAAAACAGAGCGATTATATAATTTATTACTTACTTGTTTGTTAAAGGTAGAGCTACGCCTAGAGATACGAGAAGTAGAAGATATAATATCATAACCACTACGAAACCCTCCCGGAATATTATACCCTAAAACGATTCCCCATATGTTCCTATCTCCAAGTTCCGCTGAGCTATTAAAAGCATCATTAATAGGATTTAAAAGTTGAGTATTAAAAACTGCTTCTGACGACAGAATCTCAGAATCATCTGTAAATCTAATACCAAGAAGTTGTCCATTTATCTCCCATTCAATACCTCCTGTTTCTCCTGTGCTTCCAGAAGGATTGAGAGTCGTTGTGTCCATGTTATGTTTGGTAGCATAGTAGGCAGCAAAATCCGCACTATCTAAATCACCTAGCTCATAGACAACTATAAAATTATCTTTTGTTATAGCCATATCCTTATATAGTTCGTAAAATAATGGCTAAAACCTTTATAAAGAGCACAAAAAAAAGAGTAGGACTTCTAATCCTACTCTTTCGGTCCGGGTTCGAATCCCATTGTTTTTACAATACTCGAACCAATTTATTTTTTAATTCCCTGTACTCCCAAACCTTCCTTCTCCCCTATCTGTTTCATCTAGCTCTTCCACTATCTGAAATATCGACCTATAAGCTTTAGATAGTTTAACTTGACAAATTCTTTGATCGGGAGTAACAATATGAACTGTCTCTTTATTATTAACAAAAATAACCATTAATTCTCCCCTATAATCACTATCTAGAATACCTGGAGAGTTTCTTATAGATATTTGTTCTTTGGCAGACTGACCACTTCTTGGGCTTATTCTTAATTCAAAACCATCTGGAATAGAAAAAGCTATTCCTGTAGGAATTATTTTTTGGGAATGAGGAGGAACCCTAAATACCTGATCTTTCTGCAATAAGGGATACATATCAAAAGCTACTGCTCCTTTTGTATGATATTTAGGAACTATAGCATTAGGATGTAATTTTTTAACTTTTACAATTCTGTTAATAGAAATTTCTTTTTCTATTTCTGATATTCTTTTCTCTAGTTCTTTAATTTTTTCTTCCATTTTTATACAGCCTCTTTATATAAATTTTTTCTCACATTTAGGACAACCATCTTGGATGTCAGGAGCATAATCTTCTCCATAATCACACGGAATAGGTCTATCAAAACTATACCAACAATGATTACAAGTATATTGCTTGCCTCCCCTCATGCGTTTTTTAGTTTGCCAATAATATGTTTCGCAATTTTTACAAGTTCTACAATAATAGGAACCTATATCCCCACACATAGAAACTAGTCTTCCTCCTATCTTTTTCTCCCTTTCTAAAACATATTCCATAAATTCGTCAGTAGCACAATAATAAGAATTAATATGCCTCACCTTATAGACATAGCATTCTGGGTCAGAAAGTCCAAATCTCTTTCCATTATCAATAGGTTTATTAGTATAATAAGCCATGAAGGTAAGAACCACAGGAACTCCCTGATTAGTCCACGATTTAACGGCAGCATTTATCAGGCTCAGATTAGTATTGGAAACTCTTAATCTTACAAACATTAAGTTGTCAGTAATCTCTTCATTATGAAAAGCATGAAAGCTTTTTTCTTCTTCCTTATTCGCTGTAAAAACGACTGGCCCTGGAAAATCAAAATTAGGAATAGAAGTATTAAAAAATCTTTCAGGATAGATTGCTGTTTTTTCAACTACTAATTTCTTTTGAAAATTAGAATCATGCCCAGAGTTCACTCTCATTATCCCATCTCCCACCTCTTCTGCTGTAGGCATATGTTCTTTTTCTGGATCAACATAGAAAGCATCTGGTCTATTATAAAAACACTGATTACAGTTTAAAGGGCATGACCCTTTTTGAGGTTTACAATCATACAGATTGCTTCCTTCTTGTTTTGGATTTCTTATCGTCATTTTCTCCCTCTCTAATTATTGTTAGCAACTAATTTACATAACTTAATGAAATAATCTTGGGAATGAATATTCTTCATTTTGTTAATATGCTTATGAACCCATTGGACATTGCCCTTCATGTATCCTCTTGTATTGTCAACGCGATCAAGGGAAGCAGTGCATTCCCTTGCTAGTTCTTCTTTTCTACTTCTTAACCCTAAATCCAAATTTATTCCGCTTAAAGCACATTTTCTATTTTGTTTTTCAAATAATTTCCACAAATATTTTTTCGTAACTCTAAAACTTAACTTTCTTCTACTAGCATTAAATTCGAATTTATGAAACAGCCCTCCCGACAAATCTTTATAGCCCTTATAACATGGGTGGTCTTGCCCCACAGGGTTCTGAAGACAACCACACGATCTATGACTTCCATATTTGAGAGTATGGCTAGTTAATACAATCTCTTTTCCACAATCGCATGAACAACGCCAATAATAACTCCTTTGACCCCTCTTAGCTCTTTCAAGAACGGTTAAATTACCATATCTTTCACCTATTTTAATATGATCATAAACACAACCACAACTTTGTAAATTATGTTTCCTAATCACATCAGATCGAAAAACTTTTGTTTCTCCACAATCGCATTCGCAATCCCAATAAGTCCCAGCCCTACTATATTTCTTGGACCTAGATGTCACAACTAACTTTCCAAATCTTTTACCTGTTAAATCAATCAATCTCGAACCATTTTTCATAAATATTCCCTTTCAATATAAATGTTATTTACATCTATATTGAAAGAAATAATAAAAAATCCTTCTTGTTTTTCTGAAAATGTAAACTTAGCACCTCGCCCAGCCGCAGCTTTTGCATGCTACGCAACCTTGTTCTCTAATTAATTCTCCACCACATTCTTTACAAACTTCTCCATGTATTTTTGTATCATCAGGAATATATTTTTTCAACACTCTGCTCAATGCCTTAGCAAAACTCATCAAATCTCCCTTAACCTTCTCTAACTGATGAACCACGAAGCTAACATCACAACCATGTCTGAGAGAAGCAGATATAAGCCTCGTAATAGCTTCTTGATCTTCATCTATATGGATTGAAATATCCTCTTGAACAACTTCCCCATTTTCCTCTAGTAAAGAATATTTGCCCCTCTTAATTTTTTTAACAACTCCATATCTAAGAGATTTTTTAATGTTCCCATTTTTTCCAGCAAAAATTTCATAAGGATCATCTCCAAGCAATCCGATTATTACAAAATATGAATCTCCCCTAGATATTGTATGATAAATATCTACTGGTAATATTTTAGGCCGTTTAGAAGCATTCGTTTTCTTTATAGCAAATTCTCCCTCTTCCTTAGTGTTGTCAACCATCACTCCACTTCTGCAACCCTTACGATAAACTGTAACTCCTTTACATCCTTCCTTCCAAGCTGCCTCATAAATCTTTGCAACTTCTTCTACTTTTATATCTTGAGGGACATTTAAAGTGCTAGAAATAGAATGGTCTATATTTTTATTGGCAATAGCTTGCAGCTTAACTCGATTAATCCAATCTATATCATAAGCACAACTGTCATTCCATGGAGATTTTGTGATATCTGTCTCCCCTGTAATTTCCATCCATTCCTTTACTTTAGGATGTAATATTTCAAATTCTTGCCAACAGTCTCCATTAGCATCTATAACATCAATTCTAGTATCTTTATCATTAACATTAATTTTTTTTCTTCTTTTATAACTAATTTGATAACATGGTTCTATCCCAGAAGTGGTCTGGGTAAGAATAGAAACTGAACCTGCTGGAGCAGAAGTTAAACAAGATATATTTCTTCTTCCATATTTATTCATCTCACGATACAACTCAGGGTCATCATCTTTTATCCTTAATAAAAATGGATTGTCTTTTTCTAATTTAGAATCCCACACCTCGAATGGACCTAGCTCTTTAGCCATCTCAACAGAAGATTTATAACAAGCTAATTTTAATGTTTTAAAAATATCATCTACAACACCTAAACTTTTTTTAGAGCCATATCTGATATTTAGTGCCGCCAAAGTATCTCCCAATGCTGTTGTCCCAGTTCCAGTTCTTCTTCCCCTAGCACAAATTTTCTTCATATTTTTCCACAAATCCAATTCCGTTCTTTTTATATTTAGAGGTTCAGGATCATTTTTTAATTTTTTAATTATCCTTTCTATCATTTCCACCTCAATATCAACAAGGTCATCCATAAACCTTTGAGCTATCATTGCATCTGCCCTAAACATGTCAAAATCGAAATAAGCCTCCTTAGTAAAAGGTTCCCTTACATACCCATAAAGATTAAGCAATAATAAACGACAAGAATCGTATGGGCATAAGGGAATCTCTCCACATGGATTAGTTGAAGTGGTCTTATAGCCGAACTCTTGATAACAATCAGCTGGGCTTTCTCTAATTATATTATCCCAGAAAAGAAGTCCAGGCTCTGCTGTAGCATGAGCACTTTTAATAATTTCCATCCATACTTCTTTAGCGTCTACCATTGTAGAAATTTGTTTTTCTCCATCTTTAGCATCTACAGGAAATCTTTGCTCATATTTTTTTCCCTTTTTTACAGCGTCCAAAAATTCATCTGTCAATCTAATTGAGATATTAGCTCCTGTTATATCATCTGGATTTCTTTTAGACCTAGCAAAATGAATCACCTCAGGATGATGAATAGAGATTGTAAGCATTAACGCCCCTCTACGTCCCGATTGCCCCACTTCCCTAATAGAATTACTATATCTTTCCATGAAGGGAATAATACCAGTACTAGTTCTAGCAGCATTTGTAGTAGCACTTCCATTAGGTCTTAAATTAGAAATATCTGTTCCTACTCCACCTCTCCTTTTAGATATTTGTAGAATATGCTCGTCTTCTCTACAAATGCCTCCATAAGAATCAACTGGAGAAGGAATTACATAACAATTTGAAATAGTAACATATTGATAAGGATTCCCTATCCCTGACATAGGAGATCCTTGCGGAATAATTCTTTTGAAGTCTTTTAGATATTCTATTATTTCTTCGTAAGAAAGGGGCTTTTTGAATTTGTTTTTTTCTATACGGTGTATCTCAGAAGCAATCCTACGAAACATATCTTCTGGAGTTTGTTCTAACAATTGTTGTTGTTTATTTTTTAAAGCGTATTTATCTAAAAATACTCTTGCTGAAATTTCTTCCCCTTTGAAATATTCCATGCTCTTTTTTAAAGCATCAGAATACTCGTACACTTCCCCACCCTCTGTCATTTAAAATCCCCACTAAAAATTTTATTATTAATATCTGAATATTATAAGAAGCGTTCTATCACTTTTCAAACATTATAATAAAATTCCTTCTAATTCTTCCCTCGTATATTTTTTTTCTCCACACATCTCTATAGCCTCTTCTAAGGTATGTTTCGGAAAAACTTTATTATTTGAGCAATTGATAATTGTCTTATTTTTACTGTTATCTCTTATAAATTTCAGACCCTTAACACAGGCAGGAAGGGTATGTGGCCTGTGCATAGCATTATTTCCATAAAAATCTGTCTCTTTCTTCTTCCCATATTTACAGTCCATCCCCACCAAAACGATAGGATTGCATCTTAAGGTATAAGCAAATTGGTATGTAATAGTTCCACTACTCCCCCTGCCATAAAGAACGGTAGTATTAGGGGGTAAACGAGGTTCTCTCCCTCCTAGTTTAAATGAATAAAACCCCCCTTGAGTTTCAGATCCTTCTCTACAATATTTTATCGCCCTGGTCTTAAGAACCTTCTTTTTTTCCTGTAACCACAATGCTAAATCTTGCCATATCAAAATAGTCGGATCGTATTTAAAAAAAATTCTATTCATCCCTATTGTGAAATAATCATTCAACAAGGATAAATTAACATTATTAAGAGAAGGAGCATTCCCGAGTAAAAAAACGGGAATGTCCTTCATTTTACCTGTCCAATTTAAAGGATTTAAAGGCTTAACTCTTGCTCTTCGTTGCTTAGTCCTTATATTCCTTCTCATCCAACTTGGCCTATAAACTTTTCCCATGAAGATGGAATCTTCAACTTAGGGTCGAATAACAACTGCTTATCGCTTGGTTTTCCAGGTTTCTTAATCAACTTTAGACCAGCTTCCTGAGGAGTTTTATTTCCTTTAGCTCTATTAAGATCTCTTGAACAAACAACCATATTCTCCCAAGAATTCTTTCCTCCTCTTGAACGAGGAACAACATGGTCAATGTCCGCATTTTTATGATTAACCTGTTTACCAGTATATTGACATTGATATCCATCCCTGATATAAAGATTTCTCTTAGTTAATCTTAGAGATTTTCTATGCACCTTATCATAATTTAGTAGAACGACCACCTCTGGAATCTTTATATCACCCTGAGTAGTCGTTATGCCTTCTTCTTCCTCTGCTACGGGCAAAGAGGCCCATTTCTCCCAATTATGAATAGAATAGTCGCTGGGCAGCACTATAGATGCCTTGTCTGCAAAGATTAATTTGAGACATCTTTTTACAGAGGCTACTCTAATTGGAATCCACATTTTGTTAAGAACCAACACTGGTTTTGCCAAAGAAGACATAATTACTCCTTTTTCAATAAAGACACTTCATTTATAAACTCTTCATTCTCATCAATAATTTTTAACTCAATTTTTTCTTTAAACTTATAACAAGCTTCCATTGTAGCTCTAGCTACACTTTTTTTATCAAGACCTCCTGGTTCAATGCCAAGGCCACATATAGTTGCTGTCTCTATATTATCGGCAACTATAGCACTCAAAGTATTATCTAATGCTCTCTCTACTATATAAATAGAACTGAAATCACTTTGTAATCTTTTTATTACAGCATGATAAATTCTTTTAAGTCCTCTTCGATTTAACCTACCTGATCCTGTACAAAAACATTCTCCTAATTCTATTTCATTATCTAAAGCAAAAGCCCTTGCTTCTTTAGAAATACCAGTTAGCCCATCTTTTACAATCTTAGCTGCTCTGCCTCTCCCCATCACCCCCATTGCATTAGCTGGTATAATAAGAGCTTCGGACTTAGGATAGCAGATATTTCCCAATATTATTTTCATTTTACACTATTTCTCACTTTTTGTCAACTTTTTTCTACTTTTTTTGAAATATTTTTATTTTTTACTTCTTTTTTTTGTCTAGCAACGTACAATGAATCAATAGTATTGATAGTATCGATAGGTACATACTATAACTATCTACTAGTACCTGGATATTATTATAAATAATAATATACACGTCCATCTCTTTTTTTAAAATAAAGGATCATTGTTATTACACCTCTCTATGTACCCTGAAATGTCTTTTCCAAAGAAAACAGGGTTTCTCTCTATTTTATCCCTTAATCTGGGAAGAATAGCTGTATGGAGTTGGCTTATCCTAGATTCTGACATGTTTAGTTTTCTAGCAATATCTTCCATTGTTAGATTTTCATAATAATAGTAATATATAATCTTTTGCTCCATTCTTGTAAAGCTCTTACTCATTAACTTGTTGAGAAATTCCTTTCTTAGTAAAGTACTATCAGGAGTCTTTGTTTTTTTATCTTCTATATCTCCCAAAGAATCCTGCTTGAAATTCTCCTGCTTTTCCTTACCACAAATATCTGATCCCTCTAAACTGATAAAGCTTATTGGTTTATACTTTTTGATATTTTTAAGATATTCTGTTTGATTTATACCTAATTTTTCCACAACTTCATAATCTGTAACTTTCCCTCCTTTAGTATTTTCCATCTCGGACTTCATTTTTTCAAGAAGATTATTATTAATCCTTACACTTCTTGGTATAATATCTTCTTTTCTGATACCATCTATCATAGAACCTCCTATCCTACGATTAGCATAAGTAGGGAAATCTACTCCAGCATCTAGACAAAATCTATCTATAGCCGAATATAGACCATCTATTCCTAAACTAGTAAGTTCTTCTGGTAGGACTTTCCACCTTAAATTCTTTGCAAATTTATAAGATATTTTTTGAACTAATGGGTAATATATCTCTATTAATTCGTTTTTAAGGTTCCCTTTTTTCTTTTCATTTTTTTCTTTTTTAAATCTGATCCACAAATCCAAGTTGTGTATTTTCTGCTTTTCCATACTCTCCCCTTCCTCTTAGATATGAAAGCATATCTATTTTTAACAAATTTCTCTCACTTTTCAACAATTTTCTTGACAAAACCCCTGAAATAGAGTATAATTCTAGAATTAATTTTCCAGACAACTGTTTTTTTGTAGCAAAAGTATAATTAAACCTTGTTTTTTCTTTGATTGGAGTTTAAATGAAGAGAATTATCAATAGCATATTAGATAACGATTTATACAAATTTACCATGCAACAAGCGGCCCTTGAGTTGTTTCCTAATGCAGAAGTTACATACGCATTTAAAAATAGGGGAGATCAAAGATTCACTCCTGAATTTATAACAGAACTCAAAAGCCAAATATCTAGAATGATTGATATTAAGTTAACCCCTGATGAATACTTTTGGTTAAAAAACAATATATCCTTCTATAAACCTCAATATCTGGAATATTTAGCAAATTACAGATTTAATCCAGGAGAAGTAGACGTTATTTTAAATGATAATAATGATTTAGTTCTAAATATCAGTGGGAAATGGCATACTACAATCCTATGGGAAGTTCCTCTGATCGCTCTGATTAGTGAATTATATTTCAAGATGATAGATACAGAGTGGAAAGGGGAAACAATTATGCAGAGAAAATGTTTCCCAGATGACTGGTATGGAGATTTGGGTCTTACATGGGAAGATGCCCCAAAGAGATGGGACAAAACAGATCAAAGGGAAAATGCCTTTATAAAAATAAGAGAGATGCAAAAAAATCAATGTGGTTTCGCTGATTTCGGAACTCGCAGAAGAAGAAGCTTTGAGAACCAAGACAAAATAATTAAAGCTTTCATGGATTTTCAGAAAGGAATACAAGATAGAATTGTTCTTCCTGATGAGATAGATGAATTCAAACCTTCTCCAGATAATGGGTTCCCATTCGTTGGAACTAGCAATCTTTATTTTGCTATGAAGTATGGATTAAAACCCATAGGAACTATGGCCCACGAATGGATTATGGCAATGGCTATTTTGGAAGGATTATACAACTCTAATTACTATGCCCTTCAAAACTGGGTAAGAGTTTATAACTCTGATTTAGGAATCGCCCTTACAGATACTTATGGTCTACAAACTTTTCTCCGCAATTTTAATATTAGATTAGCAAAATTATATGACGGAGTAAGGCATGACAGTGGATGTCCCTTTAATTTCGCAGACGCGATTATTTCTTATTACAATAGTCTCAATATAGATCCAACTTCTAAGACTATTGTATTTAGCGATGGTTTAAATATAGAAAATGCCATCCAAATTAAAAAACATTGTACTGACAAATGGGATAAACCAAGAATTAAATGTTCCTTCGGCATTGGAACACATTTGACAAACGATCTTGATGGGAGCAAGGCTCTTAATATCGTGATTAAACTATTTTCTTGTGAAGGAATCCCTGTCGTAAAATTAAGCGATGTAGAAGGTAAGGTAATGGGAGATCCTGATGCTGTAAGAGTAGCCAAGTGGATGTTCCAAAAAAGACCCTTAGATTGGAAACATAGATAATGATTAAAGAAACTTTAGAACAGATATTTAAAAGGAGAAATAAAACAATGAGCCTAATGAAAAAAATCATAATAGCAGCAGTGACCCTAATAATTATATTGTCTGTTATTTCACTTGCCCCTAAATCAGAAAAACCTGCTCCATATTTTCAAAATGGAGAGATAGTAGTCCACACTCTGAGCGGAAGAAAGGGGCAAATTATTGATAATGCTTATCAATATAATAGGAAGTCAGAGTGTTGGAGAGTTAGTGCTAAAATGGTAGACCCTGATCAAAAAGGTTCTGTCCTCCTTGGAAAAATAACTGGAATGATAACTGAAAATTTTAATGAATTTGAATTGAGAAAAGAAGAATAGAATGAAAAATCCAGAAGAACATTATACAAAACATGGCTTTAAAGACCATGCAGTAAATCTTGCTAATTTAGAAAAAAGCACTGGCTTTTTTACAAATAATGCAGACGACCTAGAGCTAGAAGATCACCCAGACCTTCTTGATGCCCTATGGATGGTAGAAGAGTGGGCCAGAAAAGAAATGGAAAAAATAGAACTCAAATATTTAGATACTTAAAGAAAAAACAACCATGGCAAAAGAAGATATAGAAAAGCATCTTAACCAACCAAAGATAGAAGCCGTTTGTCCTAAATGTGGATGGACAGCTAATGTTCCTACAAGATTGGTTGGGAATGAATGGCCAATTGATGATGTTAAGTGTAGTAAATGTTTCAAAGAACGACTTACATTTGTGAATCTTGTGCCTAAAAATGTAATAGATCAAATATCCTGTTATCATAAAAGAAATTAGGAGACAACTATGCCAAAAACAACAAGAGCAAGAACAATATATAATTCTAAATGTCTATGTTGCAGTGATATGCAACATGAGATGGTTAAAATTGGTCAGATGACTTTTTGTCCAAAGTGTTTTAAAAAAGAGTTTGTTGACACTGGGGCATATAATATTAAAACTCATGAAGTCTTATATAACAGCCCTGCTTATCAGGATTGGTTTGAATCATATAAAAAGTATATAGTCAGGATTAGTTAGGAAATTATGAAATGCCTGAAATGTGGATATTGCTGTGATTTTTCAGATGTAGTTATTGTAGATGATCCCTCGAAAGGAATATCTACAGATAATTTAACTATAAAAAAAACTGGAGAACGATGCCCACACTTAAGAGGCGATAAGCCAGGAAAATTTTCTTGTGCTATTCATGATTATCCATGGTATGAAGAAACTCCTTGTTTCTCTCATGGTCAAATAGAAAGAAATATTAATGATAAATGTAGAATGGGAGTTCATATATTAAAGGAAAAAAAACATGCTTAAAAATATAATATTAAAACCTTGTCCAGGTGGATGCGAATGTAAGCCTATTTACAAAGACTTCCAAAGCATAGGTGAAGGAAGATTTATTATGTGTCCAGGTTGTGAATGGACTGGCCCTACATGTGGCACAGAAGCCGAAGCAGCCTCTATGTGGAACAAAAGATGTAGTGTTTTTCAATCTAAAGAAGCACTGATATATGCTTTAGCAAGAATAGAAAATTGCTGGACACATCACCAAGATGGATCTGATTTGAGAAAAACTCATAGTTCTCATCTTTTTAGTTTGATTTTTAACGACTTAAAATGGGCAATAACAGATGATCCTGATTTTCAATGGAGCCGCATGTTCTTAGAAGGAGAAGAAGAAGAAATAAAATACCTCTTCGAAAAAGATTATAGCTTCGCACAAACTCTAAAAAGAATAAAAAAAGTAGAAGTAAAAGCTCAAAGTAATATAAATGATGATTTACTCAATGCTTGTCAAGATATGGCATCTATCCTCAATGGTTTACATCTTGGAACAATGATTGACAATGGCGACAAGGTTGATAGAATACGAGAAGTTGAAGACAATGCAAGGGATATAATTGCAAGGGCAAAGGCAGATAAAAAAACATGAATATAATGTGTGCTGCCTGTAAGCACAAATTTAAAATTACTACAGAAGAATTTCCAACATGGAATGAAACTTGTATTAAATGTAAATCAAGAATGATATTGAGAATAATTGATAAAGAGTATTTTGAACATGAAAAAAATGAGTGAATTAAAAAAAGCTTTGAGAGCAGAGTTGAGACATTGGGAAAGGCTCAGAGATGGAGAGTTTAAATTCCATATCATAGGGGACAGAACCGAACCTCTCCAAAGACCATTATGTAAATATCAACATAAGGTAAGAGGGGAAATGCCCCGGCATGTAAAGGACGCTATCAAAGAGCTTTGGTCTAAGTTGGAAGAACATGAAATAGAACATAATATTAGATATGTAAAATGTCTTAACTGCCCTCTATGTAATCCTGATGGAAGAGGAGTGGGAGGAGCTACTAGTGAATGTTGTTGTCATGAATATAATACACTTGAATGCTGTTATTTAAAATTAGATGAGCATAATGAATATAGCAAAGATTACTGGGTTCATTTGTGTAATGGATTAATTATTGAAATCAAAGAAGAATTAAGACAATTAGATAGAGATAAAAAATGAAAGTTAAACAAACCATTCCAGTTCTTAGTAGTATCTCAGTAGTCATAGAGGAAATTAAATATAAAAACACTCTTTGCACGATAGAAGTTACTTGTAATCTCTATGATTATAATGATGATGAACCAACATGGAGTTGTACTACTGCTTCCTGTAAAGAACCTTATTTTATTATGGGTAGTAGTTTTTGGGCAGAAGAGTTTGGAAAAAGACAAGCAAATAGAATTGTAAAACTATGCAATCAATCAGTAAAAACTTATTTGAAAGAAAATATATAATGGAACACAAAATAGATGATATGGAGATGTTAAGTGGTCTTGAATCCCATGGTGGAGGCGGAATTTTTAAAGGTTTTGTTTTTGTAAAGTCTAAAAAATATGATGCCTTATCAAAAGAAACAAAAACTCATATATCTTTCGAAGCCTCTGATTACTTGCAGATAATTCAAAATAAGATCGAGATGGAATGGGCTAAGGTCCATGAAGCTAAAGAACGCAATGACCATGTAACTGAGTTAACTGAGATATTTAAGTCGGCAGGGTTTAATGTTATCCACGTTGAGGCAATAGATAGCCAATATTGTAGCAAAGCTTGTTGCTATAAATGGCCTTGGGTTATTGTCACCACCCAAAAAGGTCGTATTAAACTTGGGTGGAGAAAAAGAGTAATAAATCTGGACTGGTCAGAATCAGATATCAAAGCTATTGGTATGGAATTATTTAAGGGTGAAAACGTTACAACTGGAGAACATTATATACATTGCTGGGGTAAAGACAAGGCAATTGAATATTTAAAAAAGCTTAACTCTGTTATCTCTATTTGAAGGGATGCTAGGATGAAGAAGATACTAATAACAGGCGGACCAGTTCCTGCTTATTTAGATGATGTTAAAATCATCACTAATAAGTTCAAAGGTGGACTTATGGCTAATTTAGCAGAGATGTTTTATGATCAGCCTGATTTATTCCCGGATGTAGATATTACTTATCTCACCTATAAAGGATCAAAAATCCCATATTTAGGTGGAGATAAAAAAATAAACCGTGTTGTCTACCACGATGGGATATTTGATTATAAAGATAAAGTTTTAGCATTATCTCCTGAAATGGATGCAGTTATTCTAGGGGCCGCTGTCGCTAATCTTATCCCGCGAAATAGAATCGAAGGGAAATTTCCCAGTCATAATTATAAACCAGGGGATGTTATTGAACTCTATTTTACTATCGCTCCAAGAATAATAGATGAAGTTAAAAAAGTTGCTCCTAAAACTCATCTGTTTGGATTTAAACTACTTTCAGGAGCAGACTACGAAGAACTAATTAGTGCGGCATATGGAGTTCTGTTAGAATCAAGAGCCACAGCCGTATTCGCTAACGATGCTATGGATCTAATGCAGAAATATGCTGTAACTAAAGAAAGAGCAGTCCATCCTATCACCAATGGACAAGTTCCTCAATGGATATGGGAAGCAATACACGAAGAATACTATCAAACAGAATTTAAAGATCTTCCTAATATTTATAATGCCTATAGCAACATAACATACGTTCAAAAAATGATAGAAATTATAAAGTACTATAGAAAGGATTTTGTAGAAGTAGAAAATCAAATCCTTCTAGGAACCGTTGCTGTAAGAGAAAATGATGGGTTCTTAACAACGAGAAGGAAAAAAGGTTTGAATCTATTTTCTATTGACCCTATCCGTGATGTTGTATATGTGGAGAAAGTAGATCATAAGAAAAGAATAGTTTATACGTGGGACAATAAAAAGGCAACTCTAAATGCTCCATTATTAGCTCGCATTTTTGAGGTAAGGGAAGATGTTGATTATATTGTTCATCACCATCACCAAAGAAAAGATTTGCCGACAAAAAAATATGCGACCCCAGGAACAAAAGAAGATAGTAATAGAAGGGTAAAACAACACCCATCATTTAATATTAAAAAACATGGTTGTATTTTGTCTTTTAATAGAGAAGGAAATTTAATAAAATGAAACATCCCTATCCGAAAATAGAAAGATATAAAATTCTTTATGCTCGATTTCTTCAGGGAGATAGAAGCAAACAATTAATGGATCTTGCCGGAGATTTCAAAGATAAAGTTTTTCTAGATATTTGTTGCGGAGAGGGGTTGTTAACACTAGAAGCAATAAAAAGACAAGCTAAATTAGCTCTTGCTGTTGATTCTAATCCTCAAATGTGGGGGAAAAGATTAGATAAGATAGATAAAGTTTTTACATTTTCTCAAAAGATAGAAGCTGCCCTAGTCTCTATAAAAGAAGGGGCAAATCGATGGAGGCAATATCCAAGAATAGATATAGCGATATGCCAACAAGGAATTAATTACTGGCTTGATGAAGAAGTGGCAGTTAGGATGGCCAATGTCATGAATGACAAAGGGGTTTTTATTTTTAATACTTTTAATGAGAAACCTTCAAACTCCCTTAAAATAGAAAAATATAATCTTAATAATAAAAACTATATTGAAATAACATGGAGATCTCCAAATATATCAACGTGTGATATTCAGCATGTACAAATATGTGAGGGTTATCCTTCTCATACAACTCAATTTATGTGGCTGAGCGATGAATATATTAGATGTTGTCTTCAAAAATATTTTGATATAGAATTAATTAAAGACGGAAAAACAAGTATTTATAAATGCACGAGAAAGGAAAAAATATAATGGCAAAATTAAGCCACAAAGAAATAGTAGAAAAGATTCAACAATGGCAAAACTGCCCATTTGTTCATGAATTAACATGTAGAGATAGTAATTGTGATGGTATTTTAATCCCTAAGATTTCTGATGCAACTCATCTTTCTGTATACTTAAAATGTCCTAAATGCTCTTATACCCAAAGTCATGTCCCAGAAATGGTATTTCATACAAATTTTGAAGCAATAGAAAAACTTTTAGATACTCTTAAAGGAGAAGCCGAATGAACTGTCAAGCAGAAATCGATCACATAGCAAAATGGATAAAAGATTATCAAAAAAATAGCGGATGTAAGGGGTATATCTGTGGAATTAGTGGGGGCATAGACTCAGCCGTTTGTCTGGCCCTCTTAAAAAGAAAAATTCCCAATAAGAATATTATAGCGGTAGCACTACCTTGTAATAGTAATGAAAGTAGTTTAATAGATGCTCAAAAATTAGTAGATAATTTGAACATCAAACTAGAAATTATTGATTTAAGAAATAGTTTTAATTCTATTATAGATAATTTAGAGACGATAAATCATAAAAATGAAGAAATTAGCAATTTAGTCAGAGGGAATATAGCGGCCCGTTTAAGGATGGTGCAACTATATTCAATAGCAAATCTACATAATTACCTTGTATTAGGAACGTCAAACAAAAGTGAGATATTGGTTGGTTACGGGACCAAATTTGGGGATTTGGGAATTGACATTGATCCTCTTGGAGATTATTACAAAACAGAGATTTATGAGATAGCAAAATTAATGCCAGAAATTCCACAAAGTATTATAGACAAAGCTCCAAGTGCCGATCTTTTCGAAGGACAAAAAGATCAAGATGATCTTTATTTCGACTACCCAACGCTTGATAAAATTTTACAAAGATGGAAGACTGATTGTGAAAAATATATCAATTATAATGATGGGATAACAAAAGAAGATTTTGAAAAAGTTTCATTGATGATTAAAAAAGCCGGACATAAGAACAACATGCCCCCTATGTGCCCAAGATCGTAACCTTAAGATACTCATTTGTCTATTTTAATCTTGCAACTTTAGCAAAATAATTAATTAAAAAATATCAAAGAAAGGACAAAAATGAAAAAAACAATAATTTTAATATATTTAATAATGATTTTTTGTAATGGATGTTCAAAAAGAAATATGCGTGATAATTATGATGGTAAAATTACTGTCGATGTAAATAAAAAATATGATATTGTCTATAGCAGATTATTAGAGCATACCTATAATACGAAAAGTCTAAATAATTTATATGACGATAGTAAAATCGAGCATGTATTATTTAATGATACTAAAAAAGGCTATATTAGGCATTCTTATAATAACTTACTTGGGATAGAGTATTGTCTAACTTTAATAGATATACTCGGGATATCAGACAAAAAAACTAATATTACTTTATTCTATACCTATTTTTATCTTTTTGATAAACATTTAGATAAAAAAAGATTTTTACAAGATGTTGGGACATTGTTCCAAAATTATACCGTAATAGAATAAAAGCAAGATATAAAAACGAACCCCTACATATCTGAAGTTATAGTTTTTTTGTTAAGAAACTCATTTAATTGTTGTTTATTATTGTTTCTTTTCCCATACGTTTTATGAAAACCGTTATGGCATTCTTGACATAATACCCTCCCATTAGAAACCTTTGTTCTTAATTTTTTATTATCAGCATATCCTCGAATATGATGTGCATTTATTTTTTTATATTTGTTGTTCTTATCTTTTTTATTTTTACATTTTTGACAAATATAATTATCTCTTTTATATACTTTTTTTCTCCACTCTTCGTATCCTGGGAGCTTTCTATTAAGAATTCTGTCTTCATTAGTTAGATTCGAATTATAATTATAATTATTTTTTCCTGTCGTTCTTTCTACCCCACATTTATTACATCTATGACCATTTTTAAAATGATAAAACTTTGTTGTACTAATATTTTTGCAACTACATTTATATTTTATTTTAGTACGAGAATTTATATATCCTTTTTCTAATAATTCACAATCTTGCTCTTTAAAATAATTATAAACATATTCGAAAGTAAATTTTTCGCTACCTCCACATTTTGTACACCTTTCTCCTAATTTAAAATTAGCAAGACGTATTCCACTAATATTCCCGCACTTGCACCTATATCTCATTTTAGTGTGAGAATTTATATATTTTTTTTCTAATAACTCACAGCCTTGTTTCTTAAAATAACTATAAACATATTGAAAAGAAAATTGTCTATCTTTTCTTAATTGTTTATTGGCACAGTTTTGACATCTTCTTCCTTGCTTAAAATTATCAAAATTTATTTTATTTATATTTCCACATTCACATCTATATTTCATTTTAACTTTACAATTTTTATACTCTTTCTCCAACAGCTTGCATCCATGCTCTTTAAAATATTGTTCAACATATTCATAAGCCAATTTCTTACCCATTTTCTCTCCAATAAAAAAAGAGTAAAGTCTAATCCTAAACTCCGATAAAGGAAAAGACAATACTCTTTATATTATATAATCTATATTTTTACTAAAATACTTTAATTCGGAGTTTAAGTATTCTAATCATTATATATTCTATATTTTATCTTATATCCCTTTTTTATTATTATTAAAATGTCGATATAATAATATACTTAAAATAAACAGATATGGGGTATAAAATGAAAAAATATGAAAAACAAAATAAAGCGACAATAGCATTAGCTAAAAAGTTAAATATTGATAATATTGAAGATAAATTATTTTATACAAGTTATGGGAGAGTTACAGATAGAGAGGAAAAATATGATATAAAAAGAATAAGTGAAAAAAATGCAAAAACTTATATTGTTTATTTTTTCTATGATTTATGTTATGATGGTGTTAGTGAAATTCTAAGAATATTTTGTTGTTATAATAATGAGCACAAGGTTGCTATTCTATTAAAAGGAGCAAGTGATTTTATTGTTTCAGTGGAAAGGGTGGAAGAATTTCTTGAAGAATATAAGAATGCTATTATAAAAAAGAAGAAAGAATTATTTTATAAATATTATCCTATGGAGAATAGACTTCCCATAGACAACGAAGAAGAATTTATTTTGGTAGAAAATAATAGGGATGAAGATGACGATTACACTTTTGAAGTCAAACTTGATATGATATAACGACCCTCCTCCTCGATGTTCTAGATTATAAGTTCTTCTACTAGTGTCCCATTGACAACTATTTGAAGACTTCCTTCTTCCGCTATATATTCTATATAAACATCTTCATCTTCTCCCTCAATAGAAGAACTGCTGGAGCTTACAGAGCTGCTTGAGCTTACGGAACTACTTGAGCTACTCACAGATGAGCTACTTGAACTTACCGAGCTACTTGAACTTGAAACTGATGAACTACTAACAGATGAACTGCTCGAACTTGAAACAGACGAACTGCTTACTAAACTACTACTTGAGCTTATAGAACTAGAGCTTACAGAACTAGAGCTTACAGAACTAGAGCTACTGCTAACCGAAGAACTACTAACTGAACTACTGCTTGAGCTTATAGAACTAGAGCTTACAGAACTAGAGCTACTACTAACCGAAGAACTACTAACGGAAGAACTGCTTGAACTTATTGAGCTACTAGAGCTGCTATCTTCTGCTACACTACTACTACTTGAACTTACTGAACTACTTGAACTTGAAACCGAAGAACTACTAACAGATGAGCTGCTTGAGCTTACTGAACTACTTGAGCTTGAAACTGATGAGCTACTAACAGATGAGCTGCTTGAACTTACTGAACTACTTGAGCTTGAAACTGATGAGCTACTAACAGATGAGCTACTTGAACTTACTGAACTACTTGAGCTTGAAACTGATGAGCTACTAACAGATGAGCTACTTGAGCTTACTGAACTACTTGAGCTTGAAACTGATGAGCTACTAACAGATGAGCTACTTGAGCTTACTGAACTACTTGAGCTTGAAACTGAAGAACTACTAACTGAACTACTGCTAGAGCTTACAGAACTAGAGCTTACAGAACTAGAGCTGCTACTAACCGAAGAACTACTAACTGAAGAACTGCTTGAGCTTATTGAACTACTAGAGCTGCTATCTTCTGCTGCGCTACTGACCGAAGAACTACTTACTGAACTGCTGCTAGAACTTACCGAACTACTTAAGCTTGAAACTGACGAACTACTTACTGAACTGCTGCTAGAACTTACCGAACTACTTGAGCTTGAAACTGATGAGCTACTTACTGAACTAGAGCTTGAACTTATAGAGCTAGAACTTACAGAACTAGAGCTTACAGAACTAGAGCTGCTACTAACCGAAGAACTACTAACTGAAGAACTGCTTGAGCTTATTGAACTACTAGAGCTGCTATCTTCTGCTGCGCTACTGAAGAACTGCTTACTGAACTACTTGAACTACTAATTGATGAGCTACTTACAGAGCTGCTAGAACTTGAAACTGACGAACTGCTTACTGAACTACTAGAACTTGAAACTGACGAACTGCTTACTGACGAACTGCTTGAGCTTACTGAACTACTTGAACTTGAAACTGACGAACTGCTTACTGAGCTACTAGAACTTGAAACTGACGAGCTGCTTACCGAACTACTGCTTGAACTTACTGAGCTACTTGAGCTTGAGACTGATGAACTGCTAACAGATGAACTGCTAGAGCTTACTGAACTACTTGAGCTTGAGACTGATGAACTACTTATAGAAGAACTTGAGCTTGAGACTGATGAACTACTTACAGAAGAACTTGAGCTTGAGACTGATGAACTACTTACAGAAGAACTTGAGCTTGAGACTGATGAACTACTTATAGAAGAACTTGAGCTTGAGACTGATGAACTACTTACTGATGAACTGCTAGAACTTACTGAACTACTGCTGACAGATGAGCTACTAGAACTTACTGAACTACTAGAGCTTGAAATTGATGAACTGCTTGATGATCCCTCCGGCAATATTTCAAGAAGATGACCACAATTTTCGTCACTAAAACCACCAGCCCAGTCAATTATTATTGAATCAGGTGCCCCGCCTATTTTATCTCCGACATAGAAACTTTCATCTTGAGAAGTAGAACCTCCTCCAGTCTCACCATTAGCGATTTGAAAAAATCCAGCACCTCCTGTAGTAACAGGAGATCCATCTGCTCCATAAGCACAAGCCACTGCAAATAATGTACTTCCTGTTGTTGCCGAGCCAGATGGCAGAACAGTTGTTGTTGTAAGACTATTATTTACATCTTCACTGAGAAAATTAGTAGCATCGGCTACTGAGCTATTAATCGTTCCAAGATAATTAACTGCCGTGGAATGAGTATGGGCATCAGTAGTTTGTGTAAAAGTAATATTAGCGATTCCGGGAGAGGGATTAACTCGCCCATAAGTAGTGATTTTTTTATCTCCGCCACTAGAAGTGTCATTTGTAGTAGCATCAATAATAGAAAGAGTCTCAGTTGTATTCCCTGCAGGTGCAATACTAATACTCTCATTAGCATCCTGAGTAACAGTGACAACAAGGAGAGTCGTCCCTTCATCAACCTCATGCACATAAGTTATCTCACTTGCATTATCGGTCAATGTATATGTTGTATATTGTCCTCTAGTTATTGCCATTAATCACCTTTTTGATTATTTGCTCCAAACATATACTAGTTATATTTGAAATGGTAAAAACCTCTAAAACAATGAGGGAAGGGGGTGTTTTCTTCTTTAATCTATATGATTTTATCTACAATAGACTTTAGAAATTCTTTTTCTTTATCATTATAGCTAAATCTATCTTGATTCTTCTCAAGAGAGGCAAAGATATTTCCATCAGTATGTCTCTTAGTGGCTGCAATCCAATCTGCTGTCATTTCTAGCTTGTCAAGATGTGATAGCCCTTGATATCCATCTTTATAATATTCTGGATGATGACTATTTTTGCTATAATGTAGGGTGATACATGGTTTAATACATTTTAACATCTCTCTATATTCATCTGTCCCATAAGTTATTGTTTTTAATTTAAAAGCAACTTTTGCAAAATATTTTGCTTCTGCCCAAAAAAATTTATCAAGATCATGTACCAAACCTCTTTTAAACAATGCCCATTTATCTGGATGTTTAATTTTAAAATTAATTTTTATGATGTAATAAAAAACCCATAATTTATGCCGAGATACCTGAACGTGTCCCCAAAAATATCCTGCCCAAAAAACAATTAACTTCTTCACCCTTATTTTTCTTTCAAATTATTATCGATGTATATATCATGTTCTTTATCTATAGCATTAAGAAATTCTATCATAGACCATGTAAATCCCATTGCAGTAAATCCGCTGAAAGGCCAGAAAAAATAAGGACAACCCAATAAGGTAGAAACAATACAAATAACTATATCAGCTACTAAAGCTCCCCAGAAAGAAGTGCAAGTGGTACAAAAAAGCATTTGTGGAAGTTTATAATGTATCTTTCTTAAAAAGAATTGTATTCTTATCCTAAACGGTCTTACAGGCCAATCTTTCCCTTTTTCAACGAAGGTAACAGCAAGACCAAAAGATAGCAAAACAGACATAACTAGACATATAAAAAAATTAAACATACTAATATATCGTCTTTTTGCAGGATTTAGTAAAATATCTCCAAATATATAACTTATGAATTGGTATAAAAGATCACAATTATCTACTGTAGATGTTATAGAAGATCATAATAAGGATTATTTAGAGATAGGACATGATTATTATCGTGGCAAAAACCCCCCTCCTAATAAACCTAATTATCTTTGGATGTTTCATAATGGAGAAATATTATATGAAGAAGAAACCTCTGAACGGTCGAACCATGGAATGGTAGAAGAATGGAAAATTCTAAGCGGAGATATATTTAGTGGTAGATTTGAATCTGCTACAGGTTCGTTAAGTATTAGTAGACCTCAAACTGGGGTGAGAGAATATCTTCCCATTCCTAAATCTATACTGTATAAATTATATCAAAAATTTCCTGGAATAAAACAAGTTTATATTTTTTAAAATTATGAGTTGGTATAAAAAAGCACAATTAAGTAAAAAACTTCTTAAAAACATTGAGAAGAAGAAGCAAATTTCTCTTCAAAAAGGATGGACTCCTGAAGAGGTAAATTGGGTTGCGGATATATCAACCAAACTTAATGACCCATCTTATTTTCTATGGTTATTGGAGCAAACCAGAAATGGCAGTGCTAACATACAAACTAGAGAAGATGATAAAAAAATATTTGAAGCATTGGAGAAATTTGATGAACTTAAAAAGAAAAAACTTATTTCAGAAGATATTAATAAATTCAAAACATTTGCTGATTTATATGAAGTAGTTAAAGACTTTTTAGAACAACAGGGTCGATCTTATATGCAAGATGTCGGATCAATGGGAGGGGCAAAACTTCTTTATAACGAGAATAATATATCTGTCATTGAAGTAAGAAACTCTAAAGCTGGTCAAGAATTATTCCGAGATTCAGGGTGGTGTGTAAAAGAGCCTGAACAATTTGACCATTATGGCCCTCCTTTCTATCTATTTAGAAAATACAACGAGAACTATGCCTTGTTCCATGCAAAATATGGAGACTTTAAAGACGTAGCAGATAAATCAATGAGAATGAGAGAAACAATTCCATTGCTTCCATCTTTTAATTTTTTATTTCAATCAGAAATAATTGATCCAAAGAAGCAGAGATTAGGAGATATAAGAGTTATTCCTGAAATTATGCAACAAAAAGAAACAACAAATAAACTTTGCGAAATTGGAGATATGCAAGCTTTAGACAATGTTATAAGTAGCGACTTAGAATATTCCAATCTTATTGAAAAATTTAATTTAACACCTGAAATAGTAGATTTGGTAAAGAATAACTTTTTAAAAACACGGGGAAAACTGTCAAAACCTGAAGAAATTAATGATTTTTATCACAGTATTCCTGTCTATTTAGATCAAGCAGGAATTTTACCGACAGAGCAAGAAAAATCAATTGTTAGTGGTGCTATGGATATTAGTATAGATAGAGATTCTTATGAGATGCTTGAAAAAGGGTATTTAGATCTCAACTACCCTTCAAAAATAGTTAGAAACCTAGAGACTATAAATAATTTATACAGGAAATTACACAAATCACTAAAAACCGACAAAATAAAAAGAGAAGCTGTTCGATGGAATAAAATGATAATAAAAAGCGCCCCCGAAGCTATTGAATTATGGGCTATGCTTCCTGAGGAATTAAAAAGAGAATGCCTTCCAGAAGCTCAAAAAGGGGCGGCAGATGAAATTCGCCGTGATCCTAAACTATATTATGATCCTGAACAACAAAAACAAATCCCACCGGAATTAATAACAGAAAATCTTAAAAATGCTTCTTATAGAGGAGTTTTACAACTACTTCCAAAAAAACCTTATCTATCATGGGAACAAAAGATTCCTCCAGAATTTCGCACTGACGACTTTGACAATATCCTTTATGAAGCCCGCATTAAAGGAGTTCCCACTAAATTTTCTTCATGGGAAGATATGGACGAGATATTTAAAACAAAAGAGTTATGGAATAAATTTTACTCTTTAGCTTTAAATAGTATTCAAAACAGTTATAGCCCTTCAATTATTAGTCGCATACCAGATGAGTTTAAAACAGAAGAATTGATTGCTCTTTATTACCAACATCATTCTGAACAAGCACAAGATTATCTTCCTGCTAAGATTATGCAGCAACAAAAAGAATTATTAGAACAACAACTTCAAAATAAAGTAAACACCCCTGAGCAAGTAGATCCTCTACAATCCGAACACAAAACCAATTGGTATAAAAAATCTCAATTATCAACTATAGACGTGCCGGAAAATCACAATAGAACCTACATGGATATAGGGCATGAGGGGCTTGATGATGAAAATCCTAATTATTTATGGGTTTTATATGATGGAGAAATATTATCTGAACAAGAGGACCCTGGTCTTCCACAACATCCTGATTTGTGGCCTAACATAAATTTTGGAAAAGTATTTTGTGGGAGATTTGAATCTTCTACAGGAGCGCTAAGCGTTCATAGACCGCTTGATAATGCCATGGTGAGGAATAGACCTGTCCCAAAATCAATACTATTTAAATTATATCAAAAATTTCAAGGAATAAAACAAATTTACACCTTTTAAAAATTATGAATTGGTACAAAAAAGCAAATAGCTATATAGCTTATTATGGAACTCCTACAGATTTTCAAAATTTCTCTTATGAATTTCTTGGAACTAACGGAACTGCCGAGGGCTTTGGTTTTTATTTTACTAGTAATAAAAGTATTGCTGAAGGATATGCTGATGGAGGGATATTAAAAAAAGCTATTCTTGATATTAAAAAACCCCTAAATTTTGTAAGGCTTAGTATCTCTAAGCAAAACCTAGCTGTGTTTTTAAGAGCATTAGATCCTACAGGTGAAGGATATCTGTCAAATTGGGGGGAATCTAGCTACGAAGGATATCAACAAGTTTTAAATACAGCTATTGAAGGAGAGTTTTCAGGGTCAGATAATGATGTAGATTTAATATCAGGAATCATACAAGCTCAAGGAGGGGATGCTGAATCTATATATAAAGTATTAAAACAAACATTGGGATATGATGGAATTGTTGTTAATCGTCCATCATGGGGAGGAAATCAAGTTATATATGTAGTATTTGACAACTCCCAGATTAGGGAGATATAAATGAATTGGTATAAAAAAACAGTTGAAAGTGAAAAGAATCATAGTATAATAGTTGCTATGAAAAAAGAATTTGTAATAATGCGTGGTCTTCCTGGCTCAGGTAAAAGCACCCTAGCTAAGCAATTAGCAGGAACAAATGGTCAAATATTCTCTGCTGATGATTTCTTTATGGACACAGATGGAAACTATAATTTTGACCCTTCTAAATTAGGACAAGCTCATGAGTGGAATTATAATAGAATCAGAGAGGCTATCAGCGCAGGGGCCTCCCCTGTTATCCTGGACAATACAAATGTTGCACAATGGGAGTTAAGGAAATTAAAACCTCTCATAGAACATGCTACATTAAGAGGATACAAGTCAAGAATAGAAGAACCTCAAACTCCTTGGGCAATGGACCCAGAAGAACTTGCGAAAAGAAACACTCACGGAGTTCCTCAAGAAGCTATTGAAGGAAAACTTAGAAAATGGGTTAAAGATCCCACAATAGAAGATATCCAAAGCAATTTTGGCATTCCTCAATCTCCCCAATAAAAATGGGGAGAAAACCCTTGCAGGCCTTCCCCCCACAGAGTAGTGGAATCAGGGGGGTTATTTACATTTTATCGCGTTAGCAAATAAATCTTTTATTTTAACTTCTTCCATTTTATACCATCCGGTTGGCATATCATTAAAATATTGATTTATATATTGTTTATAAGAATTGAACCAGTTCTTTCTGTTTTTTTCTGATGTTTTGTTTATTTTTTTTCGGCTAATTCCAGTCAAATATGTTGCATAGTCTTCTGCTTCTTTGTTTACATTATCAGAATCATTCTTATTGCAGGAAGCAGGCCCCCAATGAAGCAACTTTCTATCTGAAGAAATGGCCCAACAGTCTACATTATATTTAGACAATTCTAAAAATTTCTTACTAAATTTTATAGCTTGAGGATCATAACCTTGATTTTCTAAATTCTCGTCAGAACGACTTTCTTTAACTATTACATCATTTATAGCTATTAAGTCGCCAGAATTGAATTGAGTTTTAACTAAAACATCTATATCTCTAATTCTAAAATCTGAATTATCAATATTCTCAGCATAAGATCCCCAGAGATAAAGATCTTTAACTCCCTTTACTTTTCTAAAATCTTCTAACGCCCCTGATATGTGGGGCTTTATATCTTTTATCTTAGGCATACACTTTTCGTACCAAGAACTCAATATTAATCTCCTCGTAACTTTATTAATGTTTTTTATTTCAAGTATATTTATTATATTCCTTTTTTTGTCTTTCCGCTTAATGAAAAAAAGAGGTTTTTCCGATATATAAAAATATATAAAAGGGGTTTTAAAGTATAAAGAATGAAAAAAATATTTTTAATTCTGTTATTGTTATCGTTAATAACTGCTGCTTGGGCAGGAACAAGAAGAACTAGGGAACAAGAGTACCTGAAAGGGTCGTTCACTATAGAAGAAGGTATGTCTTTTTCCAGAAATTTTCGGGCTTGTGATGTAGATGGAGATCCCTTAATAATAGAAATAGATGACTTGCCTCCAGGAGCAACTTTATCAGATGCCATACCTTTAATCTGGGACCCTGATCCCAATCATTGTAATAATGAATCAGATCCAAACTATTGCATGACCTGTTTCTCTGGTTCTGTAAATACTAGTTGGTATATTTCAACTTTTGACTGGACCCCCGATTATACTCAAGCAGGATTCTATCAACTACATCTTCATGTAATGGACGATCAGGGAGGAGATGATTGGGTGATGTATGAGATAACTGTTACCAATGTAGATCAAGGGCCTGGAACAAGAAGACCAAGAGAAGACGAATATTTAGCAGCCACGATAAATGTATCAGAAGGAGAACTTGTTTCTGCTACTATCAGAACTTGTGATGTAGATGGAGACCCGATACAAATAGAAGTAGAAGATTTGCCTGCTGGGGCAATCTTGTCAGATGCCATTGAAATAGTCCCATCTCCTGATCCAAATGTGTGTGACGAAGATCCCAACAATATGGAAGCATGCCTTGCATGTTTAAATAGTCCTACTACAAGCTGGTATTCTGCCACTATAACGTGGACTCCAGATTATTCACAAGCAGGGCAATATAAGCTTTACGTTCACTCAATGTCTGGCCTTGGTGGAGAAGATTGGGTGGTGATAATAATAAATGTAGCCGATAAAAATAGAGAACCTGTATTATAATTTATAAAGGAGAAAAAATGAAAAAGAAAATGATATTACTTTTAATGATTGCTGCATGCTTAACTGTCAGCACTGTTCTATTTGGTGTGTCTAGACACACTAGGGTAGATGCGCCAGTTCGTTTTAGCATAACCATAACAGAAGGAGAAGCTCTCACAAAGACTATTTCATGTTATGACCCTGATGGAGACCCAGTGACCATTACGGTAGAAGACCTTCCAGCAGGAGCTAGTGTCGCCCCTCAGGTAACACAACCTCCTGGGTATAGTGATCCTGATTTGCCAGCTGTGCCTCCAGATGCCCCTAATGCCGTTTGGTACACAAGAGAACTCACATGGACTCCTGATGCAGAACAGTCTGGGGTAGCCACAATTTATATTCATGCAACAGATGACTCAGGCGATGATGACTGGGTAAAATACGAGATTACTGTTACTAACGTAAATCGTCCTCCTGTGTTATAACATATAGTTATTGTTATATAAAAATAGAGGGTCTTATAGAATTACGATGGAGGAGGAGTAATTCTTAGACCCTCTTTTTTCCGATAATAAAATATGAAAAAAGAAATTTATAAATTTATAGACAAAGAAAAATATATTCCTGTTATAGCCAAGGAAATAGTAGATACGTTTCAGACCGAAGCTGATCAAGAGAATATCGATTACAGCTTTACAATAAATAGAAAAACAGGAGAAGTATGTAATCAAGAGGCCAACACATATTTCCTTTTTGACACCTGTGGTCAAACTGTACTTCATAATTTTAAAAAAGCACTGTTTAATGATGATTTATCTCATATCGAAGAGGGAAGCGAAGAAGAGCAAAAATTAATGGAAGATGTTAAAAATTTTCTTTTAAAAGTTTGTAAAAATATAACAAAAGAATATTATGGAAATTTACAAGAAACAGTTAGAAGGGTAATTCTAGGAAATAAAGTTGATGCTGAAATAGCCCCTCTAGATATTATAGAAGTAATATCAATTGATTTAGCTGATTATTCTTCAATCCCAGAATCTTCAAAATATTTATTAAAGATAGGTAAGAAACCAGATTCAGATATAAACACAGATGAAATTATTAAATTTGTTCAGAATAGACAAGAAAAAACAGGCATGGATATTGATACAATTCTTTCTATTGAACAAAAAGCAGGAAACCCCATGTTTAAGAATGTCATAAGCATTGAAAAAGGTAGAAAATTTCTAAATGAAATCTCTATTTATTTTTTTGTTGATTATTCTCTTAAAAATGAAAAAATAGAGGAAAAAGAGCTTGACAATAAGAAAGAAACAGTGTAGAATAGCTTGTGCGTCGTGTTGGTGTCAATGGTAGCATATCAGCCCGCCACGCTGAAGGTGAGGGTTCAAGTCCCTTACACGACTTATCTCTTCTTTTGAAATTTTTCCATGCCCCAAATCCCAATGGTGGTTCGGGCATAAAAAGACTAGGTTATCAAAGGAATTAATTTCGTTTAAAGTTACATCGTCATTAAAACTCCCTATATCTTTAATGTGACATAAATCTAAATGATTTAAATAATCGCATAATAAACATTTGTCAGATTTCAACTTATAATATCTAGCTACCTGATGAGCGTGATTTCTTATCCCTTGATATCTATTTTTAGATGCTGGAATTTTTCGAAATTCTCTTATAGACTTTTCTCCAAATTTTTTCATAGTATAAGGAATATAACATTTTCTACAAGTTTGCGATTGTCTGATTATCCTTTTTCCACATATTTTACACAGATTGGGAGGCCCATACCGTCTTTTATTACTATAGGTGGCATTACAAGATTGGGAACAAAATTTAGGATTTTTTGTTTTTTTGCCGCAATTTTTACATTCAATAATGGGTCTTTTTGGAGGTTGGATTCTTACCACCTCTCCAAAACATTCTAATAATGCATTGTTCCAGGTGCCAAATCTTCTTTCAACAGTTGCAGAATTGTATCTCCCATATTCATCATAATATTTTTTAGAAGGGATAGATTTTATTTTATTTTTTACGCTCTTTAAGTCATCTAAAAGCTCTTGTGTCTTAATCATTTTAGGTTCTCCAGAATCGAAATACACAATATCATCTTCCTTATATATTATGTACTACAAACGAGATACCTCTTTTTTATTTCATACACTCGAAAATTCATTCCTATAATATTTTTCAAAAAGTCCTTGACAAAAGTATATAAAAGTAGTATAATGTCGATATTAGAATAGAGGAACTGTAGGCGTAGATACGATCCATAAATTGCTATGTCAAGTTCGCTAGCGACTCGTTGGTAGTTTAAAATCCTTAACGATTGGATATTTAGGACCAATCAGCGAGACATATAAGGTGGAGAATCGGGAATCCTTACTACATTTCTCTGTTTCGTAAGTAATTTATCTAGGAAATAGACATGGAAACAAAAGAAGAATTAAAAGAAAAGATTAAAAAACTTGATCGTCAGCAAGATAGAATTCATGCGCAAAGTCAAGCCCTATGGAATCAAGGCTCAGAAATACAAAAACAAAGAGAAAAAGTTGTTATGGAGTATTTTAAGGTTTGTGGTTTTCTAAGCAGAATGACATGGAGAATTGATACTCCTAATTTCTTCGATAGATTTATGTTATCCGCTAAAGAAGATTGGATACAATGTCCCCAAGAACTTGTTGATATACTTAAACCTAGTTATCATGAGCACTATTCTTTTGATGAGAATGAGATAGAGGGAGTGAAATTTAAATTACATTTTGATGATGGAGAAATATCTTTAGAGATAATATTAGACGAAGGTAATACCAATATAAATGATATACAAAGATTCTTAGAACTATGGAAAATAAAAGTAGATTTAACAACAATAGAAAATGACATAATTGACCATCAAAAAAAGATAGACACAAAACAAAAAATTATTAATTCCTTTAATAGCATAAGAGAGAAAAAATGAAACATGGTCGTCTTCTATCTATTACCCCTGAAAAAGTTGGACCTCACAAAATGGAAATACGAGTTGATGGTCGTGCCATCGGGACTGTTCAAGGAGAAGTATTTAAAACTATAGAAACCAAGAAATTCAGAAAAAATGTATTAAATGAAAAAACAGGACGTTATGAAGAGAAAATAGTAGAAGAGAAAACAGAAGGAACTGTTAATAGCATGATAGAAAAAACTAAAGCAATAGTAGAATGGATGACAACTCAATACAAGCCAATGACTCATGGAGAATTGTCCTTTATAGATCCAAAACATTTATGAACGATCAGCCATCAAAATATTATCTAATTACAGATACCCACTTCTTTCATGATAAAATGACACTCTATTGTAATAGACCTTCTGATTTTGACAGGATTATTATAAACCAGTGGAGAAATATAGTAAAACCTCAAGATGTAGTTTTTCATCTAGGAGATGTAATATGGGGATCTCAAGATCAGCTAATCTCAGTTATGAACCAGCTGCCTGGAATAAAAATCCTTATCAGGGGGAATCACGATAGAAACCATTCTAACAACTGGTTTATAAGGGCTGGCTTTGCAGCAGTGGTAGAAAAAGTCCAAGTTAGTGGTATTGTTCTTTCTCATTTTCCCGCGATTTTATCAGAAGAAGAACTCAAAAGAGGAATAATTAATGTCCACGGACATTTTCACAATAATCCTGCCGACAAATGGGAAAGAGAACAAAAGAAAAAAATCACTAAAAATCACTATATTTTGGTCCTAGAAGATGTGGGATATATGCCAATATCCCTACAATCTGTCTTAAAACGAAAATTTATCAAAAGTTCTCAGAAAATTCTTGAAAGTGAAAGATAATGTGGTATAAAGTGATAAGTTGTATTAATGATGTAGATATGGTTAAATTTTTCAAAGGATGAAGAAATGGCAAGAAATGGCGTAAAAATAATTGACAGAGCCGTAGGAAGGTTCAAGGGGATAGTGAAGGACCTCGACAATGGTATTAATGCCTGTGGCAAAGAGCAAACGAAAAATACCGCGAAGGTGGACAAGCTAACTGCCAAGAACGAGGTATTACAAACCAAAACGAAGCAGGCAGTAATCTTCAGAGATAATCTGAATTCTATGCTTCATGACGAAAAACCCCCTTCTGGAGAAGAAAAGGCCGAAGAGCCGGAAAATGCCGAAGATCAGGAAAATTAATTCTGCGAGGACATAATATCTGATTAAAGGAGTTCTGTCATTTATTTCGAATATATAGATATAAACTATTTATATAGGAGAAATAATGAGAAAAAGGACAAATGTAGTATGGGCGTCCCCTCTTAAGGAACTGAAAAAAGTTGTTGCTGAAAGCAATAGCTTAGCTGATATTTTAAGACATTTCGATCTTCCTTTAGCGAGTGCAAATTATAGAACTCTAAAGAAAAGATTAAATGAAGAAAAGATCATCTATACTCATATCCAGTTAGGAATAAATAGTAACAGAGGTAGGAAATTTCATGGCAAGGGGATTCCTTTATCAGAAGTGATGATAGAAAATTCTAATTATGATAGAGGATCTTTAAAAAAAAGACTGATAAGAAATAGCATGTTAAAAAATAGATGTGCTATATGTAATTTAGAACCAATCTGGCAAGATAAAAATTTAACAATGGTTCTAGACCATATTAATGGGAATGGTAGTGATCATAGGTTAGAAAATTTAAGATTATTATGCCCTAATTGCAACAGCCAAACTTCTACCTTTTCCGGCAGACATCGCAAAAAACGTTATTATTGTAAAGAATGCGGAGAAGAAAGAAAATGGAAAGATTCTAAATTGTGTCACAAGTGTTCAGGAATTCAAAGAAGAAAGGTCAAAAATAGACCTCCTAAAAAACGGTTATTGAAAGAAATAGAAGAAACTAATTGTTGTGCTGTAGGTAGAAAATATGGTGTTTCTAACAGTGCTATTATAAAATGGTTGAAATAAAAAAAGGGTTCGGCCCATCTTGGTCGAAGTTTAATATGACTGAGCAGTAGTTCAATGGTAGAACGTCTGGCTCTGAACCAGAAGGTTGTAGGTTCAAGTCCTACCTGCTCAACTTTAAGAAAGAAAATGGAAAAAGAAAACGACAGTTTAGAATCTGACCCGTATCATCAGCGATGGTGCGGAATAAATTCTAGGGTAAGAACAGAGAATGATTTCAAGGACTATATCTATAGATATTGTACGGCATCTACAAAAGAAAGGATATTCTGTAGATGATATATCTAATTCTATGGGTACGTCTCCTCAACACATAAATAATGTCATAGATAAAAAAGAACCTCTCACACCTGACGATATCAATATTTATCTCAATAACACCAAAATATCATTTTGGGAATTTGCCTATGAAGCTATCCCACTTTCACATCTCCCCGAAAAGGCCCAAAAAAGAATTCTACTTTGCAAAGAGATTGCAGAACACTTGAAAAAAAAGAATAAAAAGTAGTTGATAGTGAAAGTGATTTATGGTATAATGCCAACTGATTAAATATGAATAATTATAACTAATTACAGGATAATGACTTATGAATAATAATGATAATGATAAAAAATTACTTTTAGGGTGTGAATGCCGATGCATGAACCATATAGCCCGTTTTGACTATTATATTCCTACCACAAAAGAAGAAGAGGAAGATGAAGAATATAATGTTGTTTATTTTACAGTAACTACAGCAAATCTTTTTAGTAGTATTGTCCCCCCAATCAGATATTGCTATGATCTTAGTGATTGGGCGGCATATTTCAGATGGCATATCTTCAATCGCATATGGATAGCTCTTAACCATATTTTTAATCTCCACTATACAAAAAAAGATGGAATACTAAATTGCTTTGATTTTATGAATAAAGACCTTCCTGCTCTTTATGAATTTCTTACTTATCTATCAAAAGAAGAAACTAAGGTATCATTTACCTCTCCTGTAAATATCCACAATGAGAGATTAGCAATAATCTTCTCATCCCTACAAATAATCGAACAGACTCCATGGGGATTAGGGTGGGAACCACAATTTATAAGAAGAGGTTTTTTCAGAAAAATCAAAGATGGATTTAAATATATATTTGGGATGTTTCCTGACGAACAGGATTTTGAAATAACAAAAAAACAAGCAGCAGCATTAAAGGGATTAATAACTTCTATATTAGAAAAAGAAGAAAAGAGGATCGATGGAACAGACTAAAGATCAAGGAGTCAAAGTAGGACTAACTGCTATGATTGTAAGAGATGGTAAGGTCTTACTTGGAGAAAGAAACAACACAGAGACAGCGAAAGGGCTTTGGGCATTTCCAGGAGGAAGAATGGACTATGGGGAGACTCCTAAAAGTGGCCTTGCAAGGGAAGTATTCGAAGAGACTGGATTAGTAGTAGATTTCTCTCGTTTAAAATTTCTTCGCTATGCAAATGAACCTTTTATTGAAGAAAAAAAACACTATGTAAGTTTAGTGTTTTTAGTATGGGGTCTTCATGGAGAGCCAGAGATAAAAGAACCAGACAAATGTAAAGAATGGAAGTGGTTCTTTCTTGATGAACTTCCAAGCAATATATTTATTCCGTGTCTTAACAGTATCAACATATATAAAGACGAAGTAGAACTACTCCAGAAATAATTTTCCAGACAAATGTTTTTCTGGAACAATAAAGAAAAAGATGTAAAAAGGATGAAGTAAATGGCGAAAACTGAAAAAGTTGATATATTTGCACCTGTCATCGATAAAGGTGAATCTCCAAGAATCAAACAACTTGAATTTATCATTACGGCACTTGACACAGCTTTTCATATAAGGGGAGATGATTGCATTAATCCCGTTACAGGAGAAATAGTTCTTGATAACGAATATGATGCTCTCAAAAAAGAACTTTTTGCTCTTTGCCCTGAATCCAAGATTTTCAAAAATATTACAGCAGCACAGGGAGAAGTAAAAGGAACGAAAATCGTTCATGATCCTCCCATGACTTCTATCGATAAGTGTAATGGGACAGAAGAAGAAAAAGAGCAGATGTTTTCAAGTTGGAGAAAAAAATGTTTTCCAATTTTCAAAACAACACTTAGTGCCGTTTTATCTATGTCTTATAAACACGATGGTCTTGCTCTTTCCTGCGAATATGAAAATGGAGAATTAAAAAGGGTAGGCCTTCGTTCTAAAAGCGGAATGGACGGCATCGATGTTACTGATAAAGCTAAATATATAAAAGGCATTCCTCAAACCCTTAATAAATCTATAACTTGCAAAATTAGAGGAGAAGTAGAAACCACAATACCTGAGTTTAAAAGGTCTAGCATCGAACTTGGAGAGAATGCTAAAGCCAACCCAAGAGCGCATACCGCTGGAAGCATGAATCAAAAAACGGCAGCAAAAATGAAAGATAGAGGATTAAGATTTATAGCTTATAATATTGTGGATATTGAAAACCCTCCATATCAAACAGAAATAGAAAGAGCAGAATTTGCCACAAAAGTTCTTAAAATAAATTATGTCAAAACAATTCCCTTCTCTACAAAAACATTGAAATTATTTGAAGAACAACATCGTAGATTAGATTTTATGGTGGATGGCGTGGTTATTTCTGTTAATCACTTAGAAACACAACAAGATCTTGGACAATCAGGAGATAAAGATACTGGTAATCCTAGAGGAAAAATAGCATGGAAATTCAAAGACGAAGTTAAACCAGTAACTGTAAAAGATATAATATGGCAAACAGGAAGAGTTGGAAATGTTACTCCTGTTTTAATATTTGACGGAATACAATTAGAAGGAACAACCGTATCAAAATGTACCGCTCACAATGTAGGAATCATTAAACAAAATTCTATAGGGATAGGCTCTGTCATTGAAATTATTAAATCTGGCAAAATAATTCCCAAAATCAAAAAGGTAATTAAAGCTAGTGGTAAACTCAATATTCCTAAAACATGTCCTTCTTGTGGAGAGAAGGTTATGATTGAACAAGGTTCTGATGGAGCAGAAGCATTAATGTGTCTTTCAAAAGGCTGTCCTGCTCAGAATATAAAAAATCTCAATCACTTCTTAACCATATTGGGAGTAAAGGGAATCTCAGAAAAAACTATTGGGAAGTTAGCGGACTTGGGGCTTTTAGAAGAACCAAAAGATTTTTATCGTTTAACAGTTAAGGACTTAATGGAAGAAGGGATAACAGAAAGAAGTGCTATACTTATAGTGGCTAGAGTATGGATGATTCATGCTCCTGAACAAATAAAAGATAATACCAAATTAGCTATTGCTATAGCCAATAAAATTAAGAATCCGATCAAGATTCCAATGGAGAAGTTGTTTGCAGCTTTCGGAATGAAAAGCGCAGGAAAAGAAGCTGGCAGAATTCTTTCTAAAACTTATAATGATTGGTATAAAATCAAAACTGCTCTCCCTCAAGAACTTGAGAACCTTGATGGCATTGGTCCAACTATGGCAAAAGAAATATATGAATTCTTCCATAATAATTGGGAAATGGTTGAAGATGTAGAAGGCTACTTTGAGTTTGAGGCTACCCAACAAAAGGGAGATAAATTAAAAGGAAAGAAGTTTGTTCTTTCTGGAGCAGTAGATGGTGGAAAATCAAAGTGGAAGAAGATTATAGAAGAAAATGGTGGAGAGATAAAAAGCAGTGTTAGTAAAAAAGTTGATTACCTTCTCGCAGGAGCTGGCTCTGGTAGTAAAACGGACAAGGCAAACAAGTTGGGAATAACCATTCTAACAACTGAAGATTTAAGTAAAATGATTGAGGATTAAAATGGAACAAGTAAAACACGTAAATATTATCAAACATGAAACAGCCGTTCCTCTAAATGATCGTGGGGATATTCTAAAACCATTTGAAGATTGGAAATCTACTTCCACTGGCGGAGGATGGTTTAGCGCGGTTCCAGAAGATTTTTATACCAAAAAATTATATTTTCCTTTAACTTCTATTTCTCAAAATCCATGGAAAACCTTAAAAAGTTTGAGAGTACAATGCTTTGATTTTCAAGAGATGGTTCAATATATTTGCCCCTATAATGACTATGTTCATTATTGGGCAGTTCCTGTTATTATATTTACAGACGATGTAAAATTCTGGCTCAAAAGATATAATATCGTTAGGCAACAAAGATATCTTGATGATGAGTGGATGAGAATCCATTGCCCTCCCAAAACCAAAGAAGGGCTAACATTTACAAAAATACAACGAGCATTATTAGGACCAGGATATACGGAAATGGCATGTCAAGACGATGGGAATAGCTTCTTATATGATGGAATCGTAGCTATGGACAACGGAGACTACATGGGCGTTAAGGTATGGATATGGTTTAATAAATGATAACTACCTTGTATTACTGAAGTTATAAAAAAATATGAAAAAAGTGATTTTTTCCTTGCAATTTAAAAGTGAAAGTGTATAATATGTCTTGTTGACATTAGCCGTAAATTTAAAATCCCGAAAGGAATAAGAAAATGGCAAAAGAAAGAATTGATTTAGTTATCATTGACCCCCAAAAAGATTTTTGTTGCTCCGGCACTGGGGGAGAGGTCCATCAGGGAACTCTTTATGTCGATAATGCGGAAAACGACATGAAAAAAGTGGCGATGCTGGTGGAAAAATTCGGTTCGAAAATTAAAAAGATCCATGTTACATTGGATTGTCACCACCTCATCGATATCGCTCATCCTAATATGTGGAGGAATAGCGATGGAAAACATCCGGATCCCTTCACCATTTTTGGATCTAAAGAAATTCGTGACGGAGAATGGACTCCTATTTACCCGAATCTTCGTCAAAGATTCATTGATTACTGTGAGGCTCTTGAAGCGACAAAGAGATATCCTTTGTGTATATGGCCTCCCCACTGTCTTATCGGAAGTTCAGGGAATACCATATATGATTCTCTGTTTGAAGTTCTTCTTAAATGGGAAGAGGAAAAGAACAACAATGTCGATTATGTGAGTAAGGGTAGCAATCCCTATACAGAACATTATTCGGCTGTTAAGGCAGAGGTTCCTGATCCAAACGATCCCTCCACTCAATTAAACACCCGTTTGATTCAGACCTTAATGGAAGCGGATCAAATTCTGATTGCTGGAGAAGCAGGAAGTCATTGCGTTAAGAACACTGTCGAAGATATCGCAGACGGTTTCGGTGACGATTCCTATGTCAAAAAGATGGTGATGTTGACAGATGGAGTTAGCCCTGTTCTAAGTCCGTATGTTGATTTCCCAGCCATCCAGAAACAATTCATCGCTGATATGCAAGTCAGGGGAATGAAAACAGCCTTAACGACTGATTTCTAAACCCAGTTTTGTTAAAAATGAATAATAATGAAGAAATAAGAAAGGAGCAAAAACAATGAGCAACAGTACCACGTTAGTAGAACACAGTCTGACTGGAGATAGTTTTGGATATTCAGCAGCAGACTTAGGGGATTTAGGAGCTACAGAATATACTCTCGTCACCATCGCGGTAGATAAGAGTAGTAGCGTTGCTGAATTCGAAACAGAAATGGAAAAATGCATCCAAGAAATTATCAAGGCATGTAAGTATAGCCCCAGGTCGGACTATCTACTTATTAGGCTCGTAGCCTTTAATCGATCCATGGATGAAATTCATGGTTTCAAACAACTCGTTGACTGTGAATTGTCAGATTATGACGGATGCCTGAAGGTCGGAGGTTCGACTCTTCTGTTTGAGACGGCTCGCAATGCCATTTCTTCCACGGCCGACTATGCAAAAGACCTTGTGGAAAATGAATTTGATGTTAACGCTATCGTTTTCATTCTAACAGACGGAATGGATAATGAATCTGGCAGCATCGATGCTGATTCGGTTGGACAAGCCCTTCAACAAGCGATGAGAGATGAGAAACTTGAATCTATCTTATCAATCCTTATCGGAGTTGGAGTTGGCAAGTATGCGGGTGTAAGCGATTACCTCAATGAATTCAAAACCGATGCAGCACTTAGCCAGTACGTTGAAATCAAAGATGCTAATGACCAAACATTGGCGAAATTAGCAGATTTCATCTCCAAATCTGTGTCCAGTCAAAGTAATTCTATCGGAACTGGTGGCCCTAGTCAGACCCTCCAGTTTTAGTTGGACCAAAGAACATGCCCCACCCGTAATTAGGGTGGGGCTTTATTTGAAGGAGATACTAAGTGAACACAGATTGCGCTTTTTACATAGGAACGACACATGAAGTCTGTCACGATTACACCCTATCTGGAAAAGATAAGATAATACTATCAGACGGTTGCTCTGGGTCTCGCTTATCAGATATGGGTTCAAGAGTATTAAGCATAACAGCAATAAATAAAATAGCAGAAGTTGACGATCTTCATAACTTTGAACCGGGAGAATGCATATTGCTTTCTCGCCCCTCAATAAAAATATTAAATCTACCAAATACCTGTTTAGATGCTACCCTACTAGGAGCAGCTGGTGAAGAGGATTGCTTGCAAGCATTTTGCTATGGAGACGGGACAATAGCACTAAAAACAAAAAACGGGGACATTGCTATCATTGATATAGTTTATACAGATAATCATCCTTTTTATATAAATTATCTTTATGATAAAACTGGCAGATTTACAAATTGGGAACAAAATCATAATAAGAGAAAAGTAACTTTATCTATAATAAAGAAGGATGGAGAAATTAAACTTATTAAAGACAATTGTGATTATCCCAACATTGTTAACTCTGTTACTAGAATCCCTATGAATGGAGGAGTAGATATAGGTTTGGTAACAGTTTCTCCCGACAGAACATTTGTCCAAATAGTTAATGATAAAATTGATGATGAAATTGAATGGATTGCCATTATGTCAGATGGGGTTCATAGTTTCTATAAGCCCGCTATAACAGAAACCTCAAAGAAGAATGAGCCTGTACCTTATCTTGAAGTTTTAAAATCTTTGTTGAACTTTAAAAATTATAATGGCAAATTTGTTCAAAGAAGAATAAATAGATTTCTAAAAGACTGTAAAAAAGCCGACTGGCATAATGCTGATGATGTTTCTTTAGCTGTAATCCATTGCGGATAGGAAACAAAATGTCAAAACACGAAGAAATCTTAAATAAAATTGAAGAAGGGGATAAGAAGCTTGATAAGATTGCAAGGCATCTTAAAAAGAAATTTGTAGGCATTGATAAGGTTATAGATAAAATTATGCAAAATATTCGCATATGGTATATCTTTCCAGAATTAATCCAAAGACCTATCATTATTTGTTTATGGGGGTTAACGGGAGTTGGAAAAACTGATCTCGTTAGAACTCTAGTCCGTGAAATTAAATTTTCAGGAAGATACATCGAAACAGATCTTAGCACAAAAAGAAGTAATTCGATGTGGGGGAGAACAAACGATAGAGAGCATACTTGAATATTCTTCTATAGAGAATGATGAACCAGGTATTTTTCTTCTTGATGAAATACAAAGGTTTAGAACTATAGATTCTACTGGATTAGAAATCCTTGACACTCCTTATCAAGATTTATGGACATTATTAAGTGATGGTAAATTTAGTTCCAGTGGTCAGAAAAAAGATCGATTAATGTGCATGTATTTTGATGCTCTTTTTGACGAAGATCAACATAGATCCGAAGAAGAAGAGAAATCAAAAGAAAAAGACGAAGAAAAAAAAGAAGAGGAAAAAAAGAAGAAAAAACAAACGAAATTCAAACAAAATGTATGGAGAGCGAAGTACCTTAAAAAAACATTGAAACTAAAAGAAACTGTACTCGAAATTATGAGATGGGACAGTAGAAAAAGGCTCACTTTATTAAAAAACTCTCTAGAACAGATAAGTCTTTTTGAAGGAGAATCTTTCTCTAAATTGCTTATTTTTATTTCTGGGAATCTTGATGAAGCTTATTATATGGCAGATAGAAATGCTGATGCAGATATTGATGCAGATATTTTCCATGAAAGATCAAAAAATATTAAAGTCACAAATATTAAAGACGCATTAGGTAAAAGATTCAAACCAGAACAAATTGCTCGTTTTGGTAATACTCATATTATTTATCCCTCATTATCGAAAAAAAATTACAGAAAAATAATCCGTAACAACATAAGAAAAACAATCGTTGCTATACAAAAACAACATAATATCAAAATATCATTTGATAAAACAGTTTATGAATTTATTTATAGAAATGGAGTGTACCCATCGCAAGGAGTTAGACCAGTTCTATCTACAATATCTTCTGTTATTGATAATTCAATTCCTACTTTTATCATGTTTTGTTTAAGACAAAATGTGAAAGAAGTAAAGGTTGTTTATAAAAATAGTTATTTATTAGCAGAAATCAACGGTATTATAGAAAAATATGAAACCATAGGGGACATAGATGACATTAAAAAAGGTCATGGATTAGATCAAAAAGCTAGCATAGCCACTCACGAGGCAGCACATGCAGTAGTTTATGCTATTTCTTTCAGCTTAGTCCCTTCTCAAATTGTTGCAAGTTGCTCCCTTCCTGATACAGGAGGGTATATAGGTTGCCATACTTTCTCAGAAAGTAGCAATTATATTAAAAGACATTTGCAAGTACTATTAGCAGGCAGGGTAGGGGAAGAAATGATATTTGGAGAAGAATTAGTAACTTCGGGAGCAGCCTCAGATCTTGCTCAGGCCACAAAGTTGGCATCAAAATATTATCGTGTTTTTGGAATGGGAAACACTCTTAGTAAGAAAATGAACAAGTACACAACTCAAGCTCCTCAATTTAATTCTGATTTTGATGAAGCCAATACTACAATAGAAAGTCTTTTACAAAATGAGAAAAAAGTAGTAGTAGAAACCTTAAAAAACCATAAACCCTTTTTCATGACAGTCGCTAAAGAATTATATCGAAATGGAAAAATATCATCAATTGATTTTCAAAAAATGGGAGTAAAATTTGGTTTCAAATTCGAAATAGTAAATACTCAAAGACCAATATACGAAAACTTTGCATCTTTATTAGAAGGTCCAAAAGAGGAACAAGAGCAAATACCTAGAGCAGCTTCTAGTAACCCGAAATAAATATAATTATTTATGGAAAAATAATATGGAAGTAAGAGTAAAAGGCAATCAGAAAAAAATCAGACTCAATAAAAATAACTTTATTGCAGCTGGTGGAGAGGGTCAAATATATGCTGCCAACAAAGTTGCATTTAAAATTTATACCAAAGTTAAAAATATGCTTCCGTTTGCCAAGATACAAGAATTATCTGCCATAACTAATTCTAATGTAATAAAACCAGAGAAAGTAGTTCTCAACACCAGACAAAAACCTATTGGATATACAATGAAGCATATCTCTGATACATATGCTCTTTGTCAAATATTCCCCAAGGGGTTTAGAGACAGAATGCATTTAGATGGAGATGCTGTTTTAAAACTTATCCGGAGAATGCAATCAACTATATCTGATATACATAATATGGGAGTTCTTATCGTTGATTTAAACGAAATGAATTTTCTTGTTGATAAGAAATTCAAAGAGATATATTTTATAGATGTAGATAGTTATCAAACACAAAGTTTTCCAGCTACAGCAATAATGGAATCTATTAGAGATAGGCATACTCGGAAATTTAGTCAGTTAACAGATTGGTTTTCATTCGGAATAGTTTCTTTCCAAATGTTTGTCGGCATTCATCCCTATAAAGGAAAACATCCTAAGATACATTATCCTCATGATAAACCGAGACAACTAAATGAGAGAATGGAAAAAAATATTCCTGTTTTTCATAAAGATGTTAGGTTCCCTCAATCTTGCCTTCCTTTTGGCACTATTCCTAAAATCTATCAGGATTGGTATAAGGCAATATTTTTTGAAGGAAAAAGAGTACCTCCACCAACAGAGTTAGGACAAGTTATTATTGTTCCTGTTGTAATTAAAACTGTATCTGGAAATGAGGATTTTGAGATCATAGAAATATTTGAATATAGCTCTAATATAGTGAGATTCTTATCGATAGGCGGCATAAGAACAACAGTTACTTCCAAAGATTTTTATATTAATAACAAGATTATGCCTCAAAATTGCAACCAAGATATCCATGTGGGCATTACTCCCTTGGGTAACAAAGTGATCTCTGCTACATTGAAAGATGGTTGTTTACTTTTATTTAATTCTACTGATAACAATGTCCCTAAACATGATATAAGAGCAGAAGATATCATGTCATATAAAGGCAGAATATTTATAAAGAATAAAGACATTCTTTCTGAAATAAAATTTGTAGAAATGGGAAGTAATATCCATGCTGTGCCTCATCATATAGCAAATGTAATGGAAAATGCTACTAAACTTTTTGATGGGGTCGCTATTCAAAACATCCTGGGATCATTCATAGCATCAATTTTTCCTTCCTCTGGAACTCATCATCAAATCCAATGTCCAGAATTTCAAGGATATCAAATAGTTGATGCAAAATACGACAACAATGTATTAATGGTTATAGCTAGCCAAAAAGGAAAATATGATAAATTTATCCTGAAATTTGATGAAAAGTTCTCTTCCTACTCGATAAGAAAGGTAGAGGATATTTCTTATTGCGGTATTAATTTTGCGGTTTTGGACAATGGAATCGTTATTCATATTAACGAAAATGAAGAAATTGAAATATTTTCTAACAAAAAAGATAAAAATACTGTCAAAGTGATTGATAGTTCAGTAATATCGGGAGATATGAAGTTATTTAATGATGGAGCAAAAGTCGTTTTTGCTCAAGGTAAAAAATTATATCAACTCAAAATGAAGAAAGGGCAATAAAATGATTGAAGCATTGTGCATAATAGTTCTTATATTGGGAGTGCCTTTTATGATCGTGGGATTTCTTCAAGGATATTTTACTAAGGCCAAATGGTTTTGTCATACGATGGGATGGCATTTAAATCCATCTATCCAAGGTTTTGACGGTTGTAGCTCAACTGGCATTTGTCCTAGGTGCAACGAGGCAGTTATGCAAGACGGCCAAGGTAATTGGTTCTAAAAGAGAAGCTTTTACAATATGATCGGGGAGAAAAAAAAGTATCTGATACAACTTTTTTTAAAAAGATGTACATTACAAGAAATTAATAGAAAACATATTGATTTCTCATTTGAACTTTTTAAAAATACGTATAATGTCTCGGATGAAGTTCTGTCCAAATTAAGAAAAAAGTATAATATAGACGAGTATATAGATAGGCTGCTGCCATTAATAGACGAACAATTTACAACTGAAGAATTGCAAGCAATAGTAAAGTTTTATTCTTCAGATATGGGGAAAAAAATATTAGATCCTATTTTTTTAGAGAAAGTAGGAAAAATAGGTACTAACATGTTTGCTCAAATAGAGCAAGAATTTTCTATCAACAATAACTTAAAATGAAAAAACCAAAACCAAAAAAAATATATGTAATGCCTAGAGGGTCTCTTGCTTACTCTTTTTATGAGAAGATACCATATATCCATAAACATTTATTGAAACATGCCGACACCAAAGAAATAAAATATTTATTTGTAACTCCTTTTTCAAATGGGGGACTATCTGTTTGTGAAAGATCTCAAGAACCAATATATAGAATAGTAACATCATGCGAGAAGTCAGATAAAGCTTTAAAAAAGTTCTTTGATCAAGGATTTATAATTAAAAATATGTTTTTAAATAATTATGTAAGATACTCTCCGTTGATACAAGAATATGCAAAAAAACACGGAACTAAAGTTAGTGTTTGTGAACATAGTTGGTTCCCAGCATCTCAATGGCATTTAGATCCTGTCGGTTTTTCTCATGAATCGTTATTGGCTAAATCTAGATTAGATAATGTTAATATAGATATAGAGAAAGAGAAAGAGAAAATAAAAGAATATAAAAAAGATTTAATTCAACACAAATATAGTATAAATAAACCTTATATTGTATTAATTCTTCAAAAGACTCAAGATATCACTATCGATATAGGGTATCCAGATTTTCCAGGCTGGCAAAGAATAATAGATTGGGCCAACTCATTGAGAATTGATAAAGAAATATTAATTATTAAATTAAGGCATACTCTATTTAAGCTTAAAAGACTTGGAGAATCATACGTTTTTCCTAAAGACTCTATTGTTATCCAATCAAAAAGAGTAAATAACAATATTTTAAAAAATGCTAATTTAGTAATAGGTGTTAATTCTACAATGTTATATGAGGCAAGCCTTATTTACAATAAACCTGTTTTAGCTCTAGGCAGTAGCTGGTTTGATGCTCATCATCCTGAAGTGGTAAAAAAAATAAAAATAGATGATAAAATAGAGAGACCAGTTGTTAGTGAAGAAGATCTTAATTATCGTGCTAAAATGTTTTATATAATGTCAAAAATGCAAATTCCTAAGAAATTTTATTCGATAAAACAACCCCTTGAATTTGCTAACGATTTCTTAAAAAAACATGCACAAGCTTCTCAAATTAAAAAAATAGAAGATTGGGTAGATGTGTAGATGTTGGGCAATATAGATAATTCAGAGTTTATACACAAAATAGTCGCAGCAGAAAAAAACTCCAAACTAGACCTAAAACCTAGAAAAATATTATTGATCAACGAACTATGCCCAGGAGATCTTCTTATGTTAACTGCTGCCATAAGAGACTTAAAAATCTGCCACCCAGAAATATCAGTAGAAGTAAAAACAGTTTGTCCTGCGATATGGGAAAACAATCCCGACATAACTCAATTTGAAAAAGACGATCCAGAAGTAGAAGAATTTAAAATAGGCTATCCTCTTATCCATAGCAGCAATAATGGCCAATATCATTTCATTCATGGTTTTAGAAAAGATATTGAAGATAAGCTGGGAATTACTATAACCCCAACTAAATTTAAAGGGGCAATATACTTAAGTGAAGAAGAAAAGTCGTGGCTCTCTCAAATAGAAGAGATGGGAATAAAAGATAAATTTTGGATCATGGTAGCAGGAGGGAAATATGACTACACAGCTAAATGGTGGAATCCTGATTCTTATCAACAAGTTGTGAATCACTTTAAAGGAAAAATAACTTTCGCACAATGCGGAGAAGAAGGACATTGGCATCCCCCATTGAAAAATGTGGTTAACTTGATCGGCAAAACAAATTTAAGACAATTTATAAGACTAATTTATCACTCTATTGGGGTTCTTTGTCCTGTAACTTTTGCAATGCATGCAGCGGCGGCGATTGATTGCAAATATAATTTACGAAATAGACCGTGTGTAGTTATTGCTGGAGGAAGAGAACCTTCCCAATGGGAAAAATATCCTCATCACAGATTCCTTGAGAACAATGGCTGTTTGCCTTGTTGTGATAATGGAGGATGTTGGAAAAGTAGATGTCAAAAAGTTGGGGATGGCGACGAAAAAGATACAGAAGGAGTCTGTCTTTTTCCGATAAAAATTAAAGAAGATTTATTAATACCTAAATGTCTAGATATGATAAAACCAACTGATGTTATACGTGCAATAGAGATGTATTATAATGGAGGTGTTTTACAATATAATGAATGAAAATTTTATTAATCAAAAAGAAATAAGAGTCCTAGGACTAAAAAGAACAGGACATCATGCTGTTATTAACTGGATTATAAAACAAACTAAAGGAACAGTATGTTTCATAAACGATGTTAAAGTAGATAGAAATCCGTTTAGAACGTCCAATGCTTATAGCTCTATAAAAGATAGAAAAAAGCAAATGAAAGGAGATTTAAGAAAAAAAGATTTGCTTATCTACAGCTATGAAGATAAATTATGGGAAGAATGTATCACTCAATTTTATGAAGATAATAGAGAATCATATGTTGGAAAAAGCAAAGAGAAAATTGATATATTAATTGTGAGAGATCCTTTTAATCATTTTGCTAGTAGGTTAAAAACTAATAGAAAAAAATGCCTATGGTCATGGGGGGAAGAGAATGAAGAAAATGCGAAATATTATATGGAAAAATGGAAAAATCACACAAAAAAATATCTACACTTCAAAGAATCAGAAAATGTTGTTATTATAGACTATAATAAGTGGGCACGAAACAAACCTTATCGAGAAGAATTGGCCAATAGATTAGGAATAGAATTCACCGATGATGGATTCGAAGAAATCACTAAAGCAGGTGGAGGCAGCGCATTTACAGGAAGAAAATTAGATGGTAAAGCGTCTCAAATGGATATTCTCAATAGATGGAAAGTATTTTATGGAGATCCATATTACCTATCCCTCTTCGACAAAGAAATAATGGAGTTGTCTAAAAAGATATGGACAGAAGAAGAATTAAGATATATGTACGTTAAAATAGGATTATTCTCAAAATTTAGGACTGAATCCGAAACAGTTGAAACAAAATCTTCAAAAAATAAAGTTAAAAGCATCTTAATAGATTTGAAGAACATAACCCTATTCCTCGATAAACCTAATCATATACCAAACATCCTTCTCAATTTAGCACATTATCTTCAAACTCAAAAAGGAACAAAAATTTATATTCACATGCTTGCTAGGTCACACTCAGCATTGAATAACTTTTTAAAAACTAAACAGTTTAAATTCGAAGAAATTGATTTAGAACTAGATGGAAATGCCCCTTCAAGCGTAAAAAGACTACAAGATGTCGATTTTTATATCGGTTTCTGCGGATTTAAACATCGGGGAAAAAGAAAATGTTTTAAACAATCTAAAAAACCATACCTAGTATACGAAGCAGGAGGTATGGATAATACTCTTTTAGTTGATCCAATAGACATTTACGGAGGAGGGCATATAGCTAAACAATTCGATTCTATATTAAAGAATTATCCATTAAAAGACACACAAGAATATTGTAACTATATGGTGAAAAATCATATTAGCAAAAGAACACAAAAAGGAAACTCGCAGATACCAGATGAGAAATTTATTTTTTTACCAGGACAAGCTCTTAGAGATACCTCTATCACCAAATGCAGCACAATAGGTATCCTAGAATTTATAGACATTGTTTCAGCTTTCGCTAAAAAACATAATCTCTTAATAGTTTTTAAGCCACACCCAGGACTAGTACCAGGCAAACCCAGACATGGGAGAGAAGCACAATTAGATCACTGTAAAAAATATGATAATATCCGTATAATTGAGAACTCTATTTATAATATAATTGATAAAGCTCTATTCACAGCCACAATAAATTGCGGAGTGATTGTAGATTGCTTTATGGCAAATACTCCCATTTATTGTTCTGGAGAATCATATTTTATGAGAACCAAAGCATTGCATTATAATAATGACATTAATAAAGGATTGTTACAGATGCTAAATAAAGAATATGATTGGGAATTAATGAAAGAAAGACAACTTCAAACCATATCATGGTTAAGAGACAATTTATTAATAGAAACAGCCTCACCAGCTGAGAATTGTAAAAGAGTAGAAAGGATAGCTAATATAGTTTTTTAAATTATGGCAAAAGAAAAATATAAATATGAAAAAATATACCAAGGTAAGGGCATCTATAGAAGAAATAGAAAAATAGACAAAACAGGAAAAATAAGAAAAACATATGGTAGAGAAAATTGCGGCAAAAAACATCTTCAATATATAATCAATGAAATTCAACCAACTTCTATTATAGATGTGGGTTGTGGAAGTAATAAATTCTGTGCTATGTTAAAAAAAACTAATATAAAATCAATTGGCATTGATTGCGCCTGCCCTCTTGCAGATGTTATCTCGGATGCTGATAATCTTCCTTTTCACGATAATCAATTTGATTTATTAACGGCATTCGATGTACTAGAGCATATACCAGAAGAAGAAATAGATATAGTATTTAAGGAATTTAAAAGAGTAGCTCATCGCTTCATGTATCAAATAGCCTTAAGAAAATCTCCCTCCTCCATAGATCATGAGACATTACACCCGACAGTTAAACCTTATGACTGGTGGATAGATAAAATTACAAAAGATGATCCAAAAATAATTAAGATAATGTATAAACGAAAAAGGTACATAGTCCCGCCAGAAGATGCAAAGAAACTTATTATTTATGGAATATTTGATAAGACATAACCTATGCTTTATATAGACTATTCTGGAGCAGAATTCGGGAGCACTATTTCAACAGGACTGTGGCTTCCTTATATCTATAGGAATACAGGGCAAAAAGTAGGAGTATATACAAAAATCCCTTTTCCAAAAGAATGGGTTTTGGACAAGTGGTTTGATGATTACATCCCGATGGAAACTCCTCTCCATGGGATAAATAAAGGAAGATCAACTGAGACTCTACTAGTAGATAGACATAGAATACAAAATTTAGTTGTAAGAGATAGATTTATTCCGATTGTCCCTAACAGCGCCATACACTCAATGCCCTTACCAGATTTTAAAAGAAAAACGAAAGAGAAATATGTCGTTATCGTCCCTAATGTTTATGAACATATGTTAGAAAGAAAGGGGCAAATAACCCATGCATGGAGATGGAGGCATTCTCTAAGTTTTAAAAACTGGATGAAGATAAGTAAGCTACTAAGAAAACACAAAATCAGAATAATAGGTTTTGGATGTTCTAGTTCTTGTTCAGAAGATCATTTAAAGAGTATGAGCGATGAATACTATTTCTTCACCGCAAAATCAGTTCGTGTTAAAAATAATATTTTTGTAGAGCAATTAAAATGGATGAAAAATGCATTATGCACTATTGCTTTCGGTGGAGCTATGCACCCCCATTTTGTATTTAAAGGACTTTCTATTATCGGATATGACAAAAAAATAGAAAGAATATATAGTTATTTAATTAAACAAGCAAAAACCGAAAGAAATGATTTACATTTTATACAAGATCCAGAAATGTATATTCATCAAAATGATTTATTAAATTTCTCTAGCAAACATCTTCACCGTTATAGAATAATGAGTCGAAAAGAATCTTTTCAAGCTAATAACTTTGTAAGAGATTTAGTAATTAAAAAGATTAAAGAAGTAATATTATAAATGGCAAAAGAAAAATACAAATACGAAAAAATATATCAGGGCAAAGGTGAATTCAAAAGAATTTATCAGCTAGATGGATCGGGAAAGAAACGAGAGATGTATGGACATAATAACCACGGTAAACAATATTTTAAGTTTATACTAAGAAAAGTTAAACCCACTTCGGTTGTAGATATAGGTTGTGGATATAATGAATTTTGTGAGATGCTGAAAGAAAAAGGAATAGAATCAGTAGGTGTTGACTTCGCCTGTCCCGGAGCCGACATAATGGCTAGTGCTGAAAACCTTCCTTTTAGAGATGGGCAGTTTGATTTATTAACAGCATTCGATGTATTAGAGCATATACCAGAAGAAGAAATAGATACATCATTAAAAGAATTTGAGAGAATAGCTCATCGCTTTATGTATAAAATATGTTTAAGAAAAGATTTTAAAAAAATAGATGGAGAAACATTGCACCCCACAGTTAGATTCCCTGAATGGTGGATAGATAAAATTACAAAAAATGGTGGACATATAGGCCAAATAATATATTCTAATAAAAAAGGAATAATGCCAAAATGCAGGGCTAAAATATTAACCGTTTATGGATTTTTTCATGTAAAACCACCTCCTCCAAAAAGCAAATCATATTATGATTAAAGAAGAATAAGATGGCAAAAGAAAAATATAAATATGAAAAAAGAATCAAAGAAATAAAATATTCTGACAAGGATAAAAAAAAGAACCATGGACTAAAAACAATGCCATTCATAAAAAATATTATCAAACCTTCTTCAGTTATAGATGTTGGATGTGGGTGGAACTCGTTTTGCCATTTATTAAATGAAAAAGGGATAGAATCAGTTGGTGTTGATTTCGCTTGTCCAGGTGCAGATATTATAGCAGATGCCGAATATCTTCCTTTTAAAGATGGGCAATTTGATTTATTAACAACATTTGATGTATTAGAGCATATACCAGAAGAAGAAATAAATATGGTGTTTCAAGAATTTAAAAGAGTAGCAAATAAATTTTTCTACCAAATATGTCTAGGAAGAGGAAAGAGACATATAACTCTTAAATCTCCCACATGGTGGCTATTAAAAATAATAGAAAACCAAGGAGATATTGGACAAATAACATATTATGATGGGGCAAATAACATAGTCCCCAAAAATAAAGCAAGATGGATTACTGTTTATGGTTTCTTTAATAAAAATTAATTTTCCAGATTGTCATTTTTTTCTTGACAAAACCTACAAAAAGTAGTATAATAAACAATTCGAAAGTAGAGATATGGGGCAGTAGGAATGTAACCGCTTATGACAGAGGAAGTTATGAAAATAATCGATAAAAAAGATAGAAAAGCTCTTTATTCACGGAATTATAATTTTGTTCTAAATAAGAAAAATGGGCTTTTTATAAGATAGGGAAGGGCTTTAGGAGATGATCCTCAGTTCTCTCCATTTGGACCTGAAATTTTGGATTTAGAGATTTCCTCTGGTGGAGATTGTCTCGGAAATTGCCCCTTCTGTTACAAATGTAATGGTGGAGATCAACCTACTCACAATATGACTTTTATAGAGTTTAAGACAATCTTTGATAAGATGCCTAAAACTCTTACTCAGATTGCTTTTGGGATTATGAATATTAAAACTAATCCCGACTTCTTTAAAATGATGAAGTATGCTAAAAAGAATGGAGTTATTCCTAATTATACCTGTCATGGTTTGGATGTTACTCCTGAGATGGCAGAAAGAACTTCCAAACTTTGCGGAGCAGTAGCAGTTAGTCTTTTAAATAAAAAGAAAACGTATAAGGCTATTAAGCTTTTTACTAGTTTCGGTATGAAGCAAGTTAATATTCATTATATGCTTAGTGAAGAGACTTATGATAAAGCATTTGAGATTGTAGATGATTTGGCATCTGATTCTGACTTAAAGGATTTTAATGCTATTGTCTTTTTACAGTATAAATCAAAAGGCAGAAATCCAGATGATTTTACTTCTGTTCTGGACGTAGAAAAATATAAGAAGCTAACAGAATATTGCAAAGCAAGAAATATTCGCTATGGCTTTGACTCTTGCTCTGCTTCTATGTTTATAGATAGTTTGGAAGGACAACCTGATAAAAAGGTCACAGAGCTATTTGTAGAGCCTTGTGAGAGTGGATTGTTTAGCTCTTATATAAATTGTCATGGAAAATTCTTTGTTTGTAGTTTTGCTGAGGACGAAGATGAATGGATAAAAGGATTAGATGTTTTACATTGTGATGATTTTATGAAGGATATTTGGGACCATCCAAGACTTGTTGCTTGGAGAGAAAGATTGATAAAAAACAAAAGAGAATGTCCGATTTATGATTTATCTTTGGAGAAAGCATAATGCAAGAATGGATTAAATTTGTTTGTCAGAATTGCGAGCAGGGAGTGAAAACACCTGTAGAAAATGCGGGCAAAAAAGGAAGATGTCATCAATGCAAGACAGAATGCATTATCCCAGAAAGAGAAACAGAAGAAGAGAGAGAAGAGGCATTTATTTCTGATCTCTTTAAAGATCTTGACGAAATTGATAAACAAGCAGAAATAGAATCAAACTCTTTAGCTAAAATTTTAAAAAATCAAGAAGCAATGAGTGGATCAATGGATTTGGACGATCCAATATAAGTTTAAAAAATTATTGGATATATAAATGAAAATTAGAACAGGATTTGTTAGTAATAGTAGTGTCAGTTCTTTCACTATCTATGGATGGACAGAAAAAGATCTGTCCGAACATCTTGCAAGTTTATGTTCCTCTTTTAAAAATGTGGATGTCAGTATAGATGAGAGCTTTATAGAATCTCTTGATGAAATTTGGGAAGGTAATAAGTGGGATCTTAATTCTACATATGGCCCTGATGGAAGAATGGTTTTTGGACTTGGCACTCATGATAGTGAGGTAGATCATAGTGGATATGATTATACAGGCGAAAACTTTAAATTTCCAGAACCATCATATAAAGATCAAAAGAAATTTGACGAATTGGCTAAAAAACTAAAATTACCTCAACCCAAAATGCATCAAGCAACATGGTATGATTAATAGGAACTAGATATGAAAATTAGAACAGGCTTTGTTAGTAATAGTTCAAGTGCTTCTTTTGCCATACCGTCTATTCTCCTTACAGACGAGCAAAAAGAAATGCTGCTTAGCATAGATGATATGAAAGAAGAAAAAGCAGGATTGCAAGAAAAATTTGGAGATGATCATAATTGGGAAACCTCAAAAAATGATTATCCTGTTAATGAAGAATATCATAGAATTTATCAGAAAATGCTCGATGATAATAGATGGGACGATAGTTGGTCAATAGGAGAACATAAAGAAGATCAACTAGTCTCAGGAAGCACAATGATGGAAAATGGTAGTTTGAGAGTATTGATGGAACATATCGGAATAGATATAGAAATAGTTGAAGCCCATGAGCAACTCTCTACTCGCTTGGCAACTCATCCTGAAGCAGTAAAATATTTTATAGAACTGAATAAAAAATATAGAAAGAAATTCGAAGACCTGGACAAAAAGCAACAAGAGATACAATCAGAATTTCTTGGAGGCGCTCCTCTTGAAAGAGGCCCTTATGAAATGAGTGACAAAGAATTAGAAGAAAATGAACTACCATATTATAGAAGGGGAAAAGATGAAAATTAGAATAGGATTTGTAAGCAACAGTAGCACTAGCAGTTTTGTATTAGCTGGTTTTAATTTAGGTCAAGAGAAAGTTTTGTATGAACAGATCTATACCAGCATTACCGGCAAAACCGAAGAATACATTACTACCAAGATGAAAGAATCAAAAGGTTATAAAGATGACTCAGACGATCCAGAATATAGAGAAGAATATGTTAGAGAATACCTATGGAATGAAATCCAACCTGAGATTGCTATTCAGTCTGGTAGCGAATCCGGAGTTGGAGACAAAACAGTTGTTGGTAGGATGCTAGTATGGTCGGGTTCAGATGGAGACTACTGGGACAATATAGAAGTAGATATGGACAAACTATCAAAAGAATTAGAACCCTTAAGACAAATACTTGGGACAGATTCGGAATTGAAGTTGTTTATCGGTTCTGCATGTTGTTAAGGAATGTAATATGAAAATTAGAACAGGATTTGTGAGCAATAGTTCAACACAGAGCTTCGTGTGTCCTCTTTGCGATGATCTCTATCTTCTTATGGACGGAGATCCAGAGACTAACACCTATGCTTTATGTATTTGTAAGAACCATCATGCTTTCTGTCAAGTTCATATTCCCTTCTCTGTAGAAGAAATTACAAAAGTAATGAAAGAAGAATTAAAAAAGAATCCGCCGGATGCCGTAATTCCTTCACATATTAAAAAAAAGATTGATAAACTTTCTCTTAGAGAATTAAAAGAATTATTTGATAGGAAGAATGAGGATAAAAAAACAGCGATGGAAATGAATGATTTTATTCATTACTTCTTCCGCAATCTTCCTACAAAATTATGTCCCATCTGCACTTTTAAACGCATTCTGCCATGTGATGTTAAAGATTATTTCTTTATAACTGCTGAAATGGACACGGTTTTAAACAATATACAAAAAACATTTGGAACTTATAAAAAGTTTCAAAAATTTCTTGATACAAATAGAAATCAAAATTTAGACTGGGACGAAAATGAAGATTAGAAAAGGTTTTGTAAGTAATAGTAGCACTTCAAGCTTTATTGTGGGAATCCCTAAAGACTTATCAGAAGAAGAAAAAAAGATCTTCCTAATAAATAAAATGGGAGGAGAAAAAAGTATATTCTCAGAAATGTTTGAGCCAATAGCAAACCTCATTCTAGGAGGAGATATTGGAGAAGAACGTATTCTTGAATACTGGGGAGAGGATTCTCTTGAAGGATTGAAAGAGAATTGTTCCGATATGTATGATATAATAATGAAATGTAGAGAAAAAGGTCTGGAAATTCATATGGGAAGTGCTGATGACCAAAGCTCAGATAGGTCAGAAATATCATTTTGTGGAATGACTATCTATGTAGATGAAGATGATTTCTTTTTTGATAAAGAAGGAAGATAATGAAAATCAGAAATGGATTTATTTCTAATAGTTCAGCTAGTTCTTTTATCGTTCAAACGAAAAAAGATAAATTTGATATGATTATGGAGAAAGAAATAGGAACTCTTGATCAAGAACAGGTGAAACTCTTAAAAGAAAACGGTTTTGCTCCGACTACAACAAGCGATCCATTTTCTTTTTTAGAACTTAATAGAAGATCTTGGCCCGATAGTAAAGGTCAAGAAGAGGATATAGACAATGATGTTTATATGGCCCTTATGGTAGCTTGTAATCAGGATGAAATAATATATCTTTTAGTCAAAAATAATATTCCATTTAAAGCAGCTTGTCATTATGGACAAGAGTTTATATGCTATGAAAAAGATTCAGATTATATGTTTAAAGCCAATAATTTTGGCATGGAGGCTTGTATGTACGGGGCCGAACATGTCGAAGAAGACAGGTTCAATTCTCCCAAATTCGAGAGAATAGATGTTAAAGGATGGATGGAAAAAGAAGAACCAGTGTTGGAGAATGAAGATGAAGATTAGAAATGGATTTGTAAGCAATAGCTCAAGTAGCTCTTTTGTTATAGCCTTTCCGAGCAAACCGAAATCAATAGAAGATGTTAAAAAAATGATATTCGGACAACAAGAGTGGCATTATTCGGGATATATAGGAAGAGATGAGAGTGACGTTCCAACTCTACCTATTGCAGAGAATGTTTTTTCCAAAATAGAAAAGAAAGCAACTAAAAAAGAAATCTTAGAATCAATTAAACATGGATGGTTTGGCCCATATTATGATTCTCTTGAACATCTTCCTGGATATAAAAGCAGAGATATAGGTGATCAAAAAGAACTTCAAGCATTAAAACATGGTTCTCCTGAGTGGCATAAGCTTTATGATAAAATTGCTAAAGTCGAAGATGAAGAAAATGAGAAAAGAGCCAACGATATCGTTGAGGCATTTATGTTAATGAATCACAAAAGCTATTTTGTGGTTATGGATTTTTCTGATAATGATGGAGAAGCAATAGAAGAACATACAGAGATCTTCGGAAGACTTCCACATATTAGAACAAGTTATCACTAAGGAATATTATGAAAATCAGAACAGGATTTATAAGTAATAGTAGTAGCTCTAGCTTTCTATGTAGGGGAAATTTTACGCCAGAAGAAGCAAAAGATATTTTACAAGAGACATTGGATTTTTACAATAAAATGTGCGGCACTGACAAGACTTTTGGAAGTGTTTTTGAAGAACCTAGATTAGGAACCAAAGCTGATTTTAAATTTTATTCTGAAGATTGGGAAATTGGAGTTATTGAAGAAGAAGTTGTTGGACATCTTATTATAAATGGTTGTGATGATAACTCTATTCCTTACGAATTATTTTATTTAATAGAGCGCAAATTTGACGCTCAAAGGTTTCATTTAGGATAAGAGGGAGACAAATTATGAAAATAAGAACAGGATTTATAAGCAATAGTAGTAGTTCTTCTTTTGTCGTGCTGGGAGAATGGGTGGCTAGGTGGAGAGCAAAAGAAGAATTTGCAAATGGAAATAAAAAAATTTACGCTATTGGGGATTCCCTTGGAGATGGAGACGACATTATCCATGTAACCCCCAAACTAGCCAAATACTTATTCTCCGAATCTCCTGATTTTGATTTTGGAGATATGCAGTTTCTTATAGCTATCGTAGCGGCCAGTGGAGAAGGAACATTTAATACATCAGATATTGACCCTACTAAAAATATAGAATTAACCGTAGTCTCTCTGGAAAAGGATATGCATTCCTGCCAGACAAAAGCAGATTTATTAGATATTTATGGAATAGAAAAATGAAAATCAAAAGAGGTTTTGTAAGTAACAGTTCGACAACATCGTTTATGGCATACGGAATATGCGCAGATAGTAATGAAATTATGGAAGCCCTTAAAGAAACAGGAACAATTACCGATGGAGAAGATTTTGAATGTATCTCAGACTGGACATGGGATAATCGTAAGGTTCTTGAAGATATGGAAATCGATTGTTGGCTTCCTCCGTATGACGATACTTGTTATATGGGAGTTAGTTATAACTGTCTTAAAGATGATGAAACTGGTAAGCAATTCAAGGACAGAGTTACAGCAGAAATGAAAAAATTATTAGGGGATAAATTTGATTTCTCCATTATCGAAGATGGATGGAGAGACGGATAAGAAAGAGGTAAGCAATGAAAATTAGAATAGGTTTTGTAAGCAATAGCTCAAGCACATCTTATGTGCTAGCTGTAACAAGAAATTTCAAGCTCACGGACGAAAAGAGAAAAGAACTATTTGAAGAGCATGTCGATTGGAGCGGCGAAGAAGATATAACAATAGACCAAATAGATGGATACTTTCAGGACATCATTGAACGACTATGCTCTAGTGGAGAAGTATATGAAGATGATGATGAGCCTCCTCTATTTTACCCCTTTATTACCGTATTTGAAGATGAGATACTCTTCACAACAATAGAGGCAGGTCCAGGGCAAGGAGTCCATATCAATCTTCTATCTGACAAGGAAATAGAAAAAACTCTTAAGAAAATGAAAAAAATAATCTCTGAGAATGATGAAACATCATCATAGATTTTCTCAATATTTTCTTGAAAAGTGATTGTATCTATAATATAATCTTTGAAAGGATTTCCTATGACAAAACAAAGAATCTTATTATTTGGCGGCACATTTAACCCTATCCATGTGGGACATCTCCTAATGGCCCAGGAAGCCGTAGAACGTCTCAATTTCGATAAAGTCATTTTTATACCCTCTGCTATCCCCCCCTTCAAGAAAAGCCCTGTATCGTTCTCTCAGAGGCTCAAAATGGTCACTATGGCTATCGATGGTATAGACTATTTCGAAGTTTCAGATATAGAGGCAAAAAGGGGTGGTCCAAGCTATACAATCGATACTGTCAGATATTTCAAAGAAAAATGCCAGAACTGGGCAAAAATCTATTGGATGATAGGTTCTGACTGTGTTAAAGAGTTAACAAAATGGCATAAAATAAGAGAACTTCTTGATGAATGCATATTTGTGATAGCCGAAAGAAATCAATATAGAAATTATGAGGGGGGAGATTTTATGTCGTTTGTTTATGAAACCCTGAAAGAAATAGCAGATATAAATCAACCTATCATGACAAATCATTTTACCCCTCTTATTAATAGGGTATTAGAAATTTCCTCAAGTGATATCCGAGATAGATTAAGATGTGATGAATCAATCAGGTTTTTAGTTCCTGAAGCAATAGAACAATATATAAAAGATAATGAACTCTATTCAAATAACAGACAACATATCGCTGTATAACGGAGAAGCGGAGAAAGTTATTCCCATTTTAGAAGATGATAGCATTGACTTGACTATCACTTCTCCACCCTATAATGTAAAATTAGGGGATAACAAGTTTAATAAGAATCCCTACGACTTATACAACGACAATAAAGATCATAAAAAATACATAAAGTGGTTAAAAGATATCTTCTCTAGACTCTACCCCAAATTAAAATCAGGAGGAAGAGTCTGTATTAATATTGGAGATGGGAAAAATGGAGCAATTCCAACCCATGTGGATATTATCCACTTTATGACAAGAGAATTAAAATACATTCCTATGGCTAATATTATATGGAACAAAAGCCAGATAGGGAATAGATTTTCATGGGGGAGCTATATGTCTCCTAGTTGTCCTTCTTTTCCCAAACCATTTGAATATATAATGGTTTTTGCTAAAGAAACTACAAAATTACAGACAAAAGGAGAGACAGATCTAGTTCCTAAACAATTTATAGAATGGGCATTTTCTATATGGAATTTTGCCCCTGAAACAAAGATGAAAAAAATAGGCCATCCAGCAATGTATCCTGTTATACTTCCCTATAGATTAATAAAAATGTTGAGTTGGACAAATGCTACAATTCTTGATATTTTTAATGGAGCAGGGACTACAGGTGTTGCTTGTGAGCAGTTAGGTAGAAAGTATATTGGAATAGAAATGTCTAAAAAATATTGTGATATAACAGAGAAAAGAATAAAAGATACAAGACCATTAAGCGAAATAAATATGTTTCCGGGAGAAGAAAAATGGATATAGTTTTAATTGTCCCCACAGGGATAGGTTGTAAAATAGAGTAAAACTGGCTAAAATAAAGGTATTAATTTATTTTTTTTAGAATAGTATTGAAAAGTGATTATTAATCACTATAATGATTTTAGACTTTTGAGAGAATATCTTAAGAGCATTATAGATTATTTTTAACTAGTTTAGTAGTACCGTATGGGCTATTAGACGCAATGTAAAGGAAACGTATTATGTTAGAACAAAATGTAGTGAACAGTTCACAGGAGCCTTCATTTAAGTATGGTAAGGTTTCAATTCAACCATCACCAATGTTGATAGATTCCATTCGTTATTCAGGTCATAATTATAAAACAGCTATAAAAGACATTGTTGATAATAGTCTTGACGCTGGGGCAAGTGAAATTTTTATTTTGATAGGGAAAGAAGATAAAAAATCAAGAATAGTCATTGCAGATAATGGAAGCGGGATGTCCCCCGCCACTTTGCAGAAAGCTTTTTCTCTGGGCTGCTCTATTAAAAATGGAGGTACAGATCAAAAGTTGGGTAGATTTGGAATGGGTTTAAAAACTGCTTCAGGATGCTTAGGCAATGAGTTAGTTGTTTTAACAAAAAGTGAAGGAAAAAGCCTTATTAGAGGAGAGCATTTTTTCAAGAAGATAGAGAAAGAAGGATGGTTCGCTAATATCTCAGTCGCTAATGATGATGATAATGAATATTTCAATAATATTTTTAAAAGTAGCAAAAAGGGGACAATAATTATAATTCAAGATCTTCGTATTTCAGATAATATCTATCAACTTAAGGAACCTATGTTAAAAGAAATTGGAAGAACATATAGATATTTTCTTGCTCCAAAATTAAAAAAAGATCAATCTCCGGCACCGATAGGAAAGATAAAAATGTATTTTGGATCTTCTGTTTCAAATTGTAAACCCGTATATGGTCTAGATCCTTTAGAGCGTCAGCATAAGGATACAAAGATTGTGTTAGAAGAGGATGTAAAATTAGATAATGGTCGTAGTTTTAAAGTAAGCATATCTATATTGAACAGAACGTCTCTAGATTGTGACCTTAATTTTAAACCTACTTTAATAAATCAGGGAGTTTATATAGTTAGAGAAAATAGGGAGATACAAGCGCATACTGCTAAACATAGACTTTTTGGAGGAAAAGTGAAAGATCCTCATATGAATTACATCAGAATGGAAATAAGGTATTCTAATATGGACGATGTATTTGAATTAAATAACACTAAAACGAGCATTGAAACAATTGATCAACCTATCGCTGATAAAATCGAGACACTAACAAGTTCTTATATTAGCCAGTGGGCTAAGGATTGTAAAAAAGCTTCCAGTGTTGACTCTACAAAGGGGCTAGATAAAATTCTTTTAAAAGCTCAAGAAGAGGTTGAGGGCAAAAAGAATATTTTAGAATTGCCATCGGCTGCGAAAGGTAAAAAAAGACCAGGCACAACGGATAAAAAAGGAACAGTAAAAGGTACAGGAGAAGGATCTCATCACTCTAATAAAGAACCTAAAGAACCTAAAGATTATAGCAATAAACCTAAAGATTATGAATTTAAAGAGAGAGATATGTCAGAAGCTGGCCCTATCTTTGAATATGGAGGTCTTGATAATGGGGTAATAGAGATTACATGGAATGTTGCTCATCCTTATTTTTGTAAATTTATTGCTGGTAATATTGATAAAGATTCTAATGATAGTTTACTTTTATCATTACAATACATGGCATTCGCTATGACATCTTCATTTATGATTTTTTGTCAGAGGGCTAATATGGAATATGAAGATGCTCAGGTTCTTACCGAAAATATGATGGGAACAATTTCTAATAATCTAAGAGCCTTGTCAAGATAAGTAGATGAATATAGATTTTTTAATTTTCAAGGCTATAACTCGACATCAGGGTTATAGCCTTTTTTGCAAATAGAAACGAATGTAATTTTAACCTGTTTTGAGATATTCATTTATTTGTTTTTTATTGTTATTTTTATATCCATATTTTTTATGAAATTTTGAGTGACAGTCATTACAAAAAGTTATCCCATTAAATTTTATAAATCTTAATTTTTTGTTATTTATATAATTTTTTATATGGTGAGCATTTAACTTTCCTCTTAGTTGAAAACATTTTTGACAGGTATATTGATCTCTTTTATATACTTTTTCTCTCCATTTTTTATAAAATGGACTTCTTCTTCTGTTTTTGTTATCTTCTCTTTGTTTGTCAGTTAAATTTGGATTGTAGTTATAATGATTGCATCCAGAATTTTTTTTAATACCACATTTTTTACATCTTTGTCCTAATCTGAAGTGGTCAAAAACTATTTTGCTAACATCTCCGCAATTGCATTTATATTTTAATTTGCTGCGTGCATTTTTATATTCTTTTTCTAATAATTCACAATTTTCTTTTTTAAAAAAGGTATTTACGTATTCATACGTCAGTTTTTCTCCTCCTTTGCATTTTGAACATCTTTGGCCTATTTTAAAAGATTTGAAATTTATTTTGCTAATATTGCCACAATTACATTTATATTCTAGATGGGTTTTATTATCTTTATATTCTTTTTCTAATAATTCACATCTTTGCTCTTTGAAATATTCCTTAATATACTTAAAAGTATATTTTTTACTCATTTTTTTCTCTCTAAATAATAGTCTATTATTTTTCTAGTCATTTCAGAAAAAGTTATTTCTCTATTTTCTGCTTCTTTATAAATTGCTTTGTGTTGTTTTTCTGTTATATACATTTCTGTTCTTCTCATTTTCTTTTTTGACATTTTTATTTCTCCTATATATTATATACGGTGTTATAACTGATACTCCTCTTTTTATCGGAAATTATTAAAAACTTCTTTAAAAGTGAATGAATAAGTTGTATAATAAGAAATAGATTATATAATTAAATTAAGGAGAGCAAGGTATGAATATAGTATTAATCATTCCCACAGGGATAGGATGTGAAATAGGAGGCAATTGCGGAGATGCCAATCCAGTAGCTAAATTAATTGGGAAATGTTGTGACAATCTTATTCTACATCCAAATGTAGTTAATGCTTCAGATGTAAATGAAATGCCTGAGAATACATGGTACGTAGAAGGAAGTCATCTAGATGAGTTTTTAGAAGGAAATTTATTTTTAGAAAGAGTTCATCAGAATAGAGTTTTAATAGCAGTAAATAAAGCAGATTGGCAATCTATAAATGCAGTTTCTGCTGCTAGAGCAACAATAGGATCTAATGCAGAAATTATTGAATTAGAGACTCCTCTGGAATTAATTGCTCAAATAAAAAATAAAGTAGCCACAGGAAAAGTTAATGGATGGGCAAGACTAGTGGAGCAATTAGCTCCATATGAATACGATGCCTTAGGAATAGCCACTCCTATTACAATTTCCGAAGAAATGTTAAGACATTATTTTAAAGTGGGAGGAGTAAATCCTGTTGGTGGAGTAGAGGCTGTTGCTACTAGATTAATAGGAAGTGCCATTGGAAAGCCCGTAGCTCATGGACCAGTAGACTACGCAATACCTGGATTTGAAGAGATAGTAGATCCTCGAAAAGCTGTTGAAGTAGTTACGTTAAATTTTATTCATTGCTTATTAAAGGGCCTTAATAAAGCCCCTAAACTTATCTTCCGTCCATTTGAACATAAGTTCGATAATAAAAGTAATAAAAGTCTAGGAGTGGAAGATGTAGATTTTATGATAAGCCCTCATGGATGCTGGGGCCGGCCTCATAAAGCTTGCAGAGAAAAGGGTATTCCTATTATTATAGTAAAAGAAAACACATCTGTTCTTAATGATGGCTATCCTTCTGGAACTGATTTGATTTTTGTAGAAAACTATCTTGAAGCAGCTGGATATATTCAATCTATCAAAGCAGGAGTTAACCCTTCTTCTGTAATAAGGCCATTAACGAGTACTATAGTGTGGTCTTCTAAGAACCAACAGCCTTAAATTTTCCAACAGGACAAGTGAGTTTAAGATTCTGAGAAATAGCAACGAGAGAAAGTCCTTTTTTAATTTTGTGGCATATCCTTATTCTGGACTTTTCTTCTAATCTAGTTTGTATTGAGTGTGAACATTTGCTACATATAGCACGTCTTTGAGCTTGTATCCCCAGCTTTAGTTGCTCTGCTTTCATGACTTTACCATTTTTTACTAATCTTTTTGCTTTCAGCTTTCTTGCTTTCCGCATAGCTTTATTCTTAGCTTTATCTCTAGCTATTCTATTTTTTCTAGCTTTTCCACAACCGCAGCCCATATAGTTCTCCCTTTTATTATTGGTAATAATTAATCGAAAACCTTTATAGATCTCGATAAATATATTATGGATAAATACGAAAACATGAGAAAAATTATAAAAGAAGAAAATAATGATGTCTTATTTTTAGCACATGAGTTTAATGAGGCCCTTATGGGCAGTTGTCTTATTGAAACAAATAAAGCTGTGGCTGTTTATGATACTGATATTTATATAAGAATATTAATAAAGAATCTTGAAATAGAAGAGCTAGAGGCATTGAAAAAGTTAGAAGATTGTATTCTCTATTATTATGGCTACCCAAATCATCCGGTATTTATTAATGATTTTAGACGAATAAAAATGGTTAATCTTGAACATTTAGAACCAACAGATACAATAGAAGATCTATCTTAAGAAGCGCAAACAGGCCACTCTGATATATCATATCCTATATCTTCAGATATGTAGGACCAGTTAATGGGAATGCAACCTTCATCCCATGAAACTCCATTAATAAATACTGCAAGGTCTCCATAAGTTCTCTCAGTAAAAACATTTATTGCTTTTATAATCCTTTTTCTTTCTCCGTCTATATCCCAGTTATCTAATGCCCATCTATGAAATCTATCCATTTTACCAAGTAAAGCAAGTTCAGCGGCGAGTCCATCATCAGAGCTATCTATATCCACAATGGTTAAAAGAGCATTATAGATGTAGCCCACAGCCCCCGGTTTATCTGTAACGGTAGCTTCTATGTCTAAAACGAGTGATTTATAAGTCTCTTCCCATGCCATAATACTATTAATTTCTATTTTTACCCTAAATTTCCTCTAAATTCCAGTTTTTTTGTTGGAAAGTGAATGTGTTTTCGATTATAATATATAGACATAATATTCAGGAGATGAAAAATGATAAAAGTAGGTTTCACAGGTACTCGTCATGGGATGAACGATACCCAAAAAGAAGAATTCTCAAAAATAATTCATGCCAAAGAATTTTCAGAGTTCCACCACGGAGTCTGTATAGGCTCAGATAAAGAAGCTCATGATATAGTTACTAAGCTGAAAATAGACAAACTTAAAAATGGAAAGGGTGATATTAAAAGAGTTGGACATCCTCCCAAATTTAAAGGATCTATGGCAGATTGTGAATGTGACCTTTTAATGAAGGCTGATGAATATCTAGCAAGGAATCACAATATTGTAAATCACACAGATGTTCTTGTTGCAACTCCTGATACAAAAGAAAAAATAAGATCAGGTACATGGTCAACCGTTAGATATGCTCGTAAACTGGGAAAGAAAATTTATATCATTCATAAAAATGGGAGGATAACAATAGAATGAAAAAGCAACGTGTAGAGATTAGACCAGGAGATTGGTTTTGGATATACTGCGAAAACGGCGAATATGGGACTGTGCATTTTGATGAACCACAAAAAATTGCTAAAGTAAAGGGTAAATTTTTTCAAATTGTAAATTACGACAGACAATATGATAAAGGTGAAAAGTACACGATATCTAATTACAAGTTCACTAGAGTCTCTAAAAAGAAATGCGATGAAAAAATAGAACTTATAGCAAAAATAGATGAAGCAGAAAAACTCATCGCTAGGCTGATAACGGAGATAGTCAAAAAAATAGAAAATATTGATGATGACATTGATGTTAGCTATCATGATGGCAAATATGCAAGTCAGAAATATATCTAATAACAAGGAAAAAATAACATGAATATCAAGAAAATAATTATATTATTAATTATCTTATCAATAAATATTAACCTATTAGGTTGCTTGCCCACCAAGCAAAGACTCACCAGACGAAGACCTGTCAAACCAATACCCACCAAACTAAGACTTGCTAAACCAAGACCCACTAGGCGAATTCTCCTCAAACCGATGCCCCTTTTTTATATTATGCCTCCTTTAACTACCGGAAACATCTTTTTCAATATCAATGAATATTATGTATGGGCAATTGCTAATGATCAGTTTAATATCCCTGTAGGATTTATACCTACAGAAGTAAATTTAATATTAAATGGAATATCTCATGTCTTAGATGATCCTGATTGTCAATTAGATATCTATTTAATTGATAATCCCTTAGTTTCTGAGGTTGGGAATTCTTTTACAACAAATGATGGAGATGTTATAGATAACATAGAAAATTCTTCTCATCCTGCAAGAAGAGAGATTATTCCTCTAAAACCCACATTAATTTATTCATATACTGACAATGCTCCAGGTTTGGAAAATATATCTTTTAATATTAATCAAACAAATGATCCTAATTCATGGTTCTTCAATAACTCTACTATTTCTGGGCCAATTGATATGCAATTATCAGATTCCTCTACTACTACTATGAATTCAAAATTATTAGAATTTATAGATTTTGCTGGATCCGGAGAAAGCCTTGGATTGCTTTTTGACCCAGAAGGAGTAAATAGTTTCACAATCAATGAATTATCAATAGAGATAAAAATAGAAACATATGTCGGAGAATATACATCTATAACACAACGTATTTCAGCATGGCCTGACAATAATCCACCATTTACTTTCTAGAGAAGGAAACATCCGAAATTTGTTAAATAGTATATAAAACAATTCTATTTAATAAAAGGGGATCAACATGAGAATGGATGAAAATAATACTATTTGTTGCCCATGGTGTGATGAATGGCAACATTTAGATGCTCTTAATAAAGATGATTCATTACACCGATGGACAACATTAGAATGTGAAGATTGCCACAAACTATATAGAGCATCTACATATAGAGATCTCACTTATTATTGGGAAATTGAAAAATATGAAAAACAAGAAGAACCTAAAATAAAAGTAGAGGACGTCCCTGGGCAATTATTTTTTTGGAAGAACCTTATTCTCAGAGGGGTCACTTAATAGCTCTTTAGTTTTTCCACAAATGCTAATTTAATAAAAGGTTGCTCTTCATCTTGTTTAAGATAATAAGTTACAAGATATAAGCTTTCATTAAACTTCGCCATGCCAGTATATCCAAAATTATATTGATTTTTAGGATATTCCCAATCTATAGGAGAATTATCTATTATCTCTCCGCTATCTAAATCATGATTAAAAATAGATACCTGACAAGAATCTGTTTGTCTATATGCCCCTATCACATTTTTGCCTTCCCTATTGGCAGTAACCCTTTGCCCAAAAAGTGGAAGTTCAACTGGATTAGACCATGAAATGCCGTCCCTAGAAGAAACATAATAAATAGGTCTTTTATGCTTACTATTGTCTCTTAAATATGCTACTAAAAATTCACCCATATTTACGATAGATGCTTCACAATATTGATGTTCTAAGTCATGAGCTATGATATTTGTATCAAACCATGTCGCTCCGTTGTCCCTAGACCATGTTACAAGTTGGACCAAATCATTCTTAATAGATTTTATTTTATGATTAGCACAAAATAATTTATCTTTAAATTTAATAACTCTATCAGGAAGCATACCTGGAATATTTGTAAGATATTTATGGAAAAATTTATATTTATATTTGGGTTTTATTATAAAAGTTTCGAATTTAGCTTTTCTTTCAATTACACCATCTTTTGTATCACAGACAATACTAGGAAGAGTATTATTATCTAAATAAGAAAATCTTGGACAATTCCATACTTTTCCATCTCTTTCTAAGCTTAAAGGAAAAGATTTTATTTCTTTCCATGTTCTGCCCCTATTCTTTGATACCATTAGATGAAGATATGACCATGTAGGATGATGAGCATTGCCTGACCTATATATAAGAAAGAATTGATTAGGATTATCCTTGCTTTGAATAATATCTGGGAATGATAAATAGCTCTCATTATCTTTTGCCACTATTACTGAATTTTTAACTTTAAACATTATCTACCTCGTTTTCCTCTTCTTTATAATATGTTTCCTGATTATAAAATCTATCAAAATCCCTTAATTTGTCATTATAACTTTTATCCTCATTTGGTTCTTTTGTCTTGTCCTTCTTATCTATCATCTTTATTTTCTTTTCACTACACCTATGTAATGGAACCCCCTTCTCTATCTTATCGTCACAAATGGGGCAAAATCTATCTTCTGGCTCAGTTAAATCATTATTTTCTTCCATATATATATTATCGGATTTTGTTGATTATTTCTTCTTGATCTTTAAGATATTTAATACTTTTCTCCCATATCTCAAAATCCATAATAAGGGCAATAGCTATTTTGTTGTGTAAATCCGTATCTGGGTCTATTATTTGTGAGGCCATAATTCTAATAGATGATTCCATAACTATTGGGAGATCATGGTCCCAAGCCACTTGAAGCTCATTTAGCAATCCATGGAGTTCAGATAAAACAAGATCGTGAGGATTAAGACATTTGCAATGTATTTTTTGACAATTGTAATGTCCTATCTCATGCGCATAAACAACCATTATTTGTCTTGGGGCCAATGCTTCATTAATAAAAATAAATTCGTTAGGCCAACCTTTTACCCCATGATTAATAACATACATTCCGAGTATGTTTATATCTTCTACAGAAGATACTTTTAATCCTATAGAATTAGGATCATCGAGAAAATAATAAAGAAAATCAAAGGCAAACTCATTCATGCTCATAACAAAAACGGGAATAGGGGAAGAACTTAATATCTCATCATATTTCTCCATCCTGACAGCATAATCTATTTGTAGATTATTAGGGTCCATGCCAGAGAAAGAGAAGGAAGGCACTTCCCACTCAGTTATAGATAAGGTTTGAAGAGGGGAACAAGAAGAAAATAAGAACAACGAGATAAGAATTAAGAATGTAGCTGCTTTTCTACTCCACATTTGTAAAAAAGTGTTCATATACTTTAATACAAGAGAGAAAGATAAAAACCTCTATTATTTTACGCCTCGGCAGGAGTGATAGGAGAGACAATGAGGTAATAATTATTTTCTACTCTCCCAGCGGTAAGGGGTTGACCACCTATTCGAACAGTCATAAATTCTGCTACATCGTCCATGGAATATTCACTATTATTTAGAATTAGTTCATTCTGACTTCCTTGTGCCATTTGAATTCCCATAAACATCACAACATTTTCTGCATTCCCAGTTAATCCTGTTTTAACGATATTAAAATAATATCTGTTATCTTTTTTACTAGCTGATAATCTATTACCCTTTAATACAAATGTTTTATCACTAGGAGCAGTTGGAATAACTATCCCCTCACTATTACTAGGATTGAGGTTCTCTATCTCTGGATCTTGCTCATTGTTATTTTCTATGGTATCTAAAGCCCAGAATGAAGTAATTTGATTTAGAGCGAAAGATGGTTCTGCATCAGGATCTAAGAAAAAAGAGATCGATAATGGTATCCCACCTAAAAATAATTCCCTGTTATAATCAAGAGTAGTTTGATTCCAATTAGAAGAATTGGCATAAGATGCTAGAATAGTTGATGCAGAATTATTCCAATGACGGTTGTTTACAACAGCTATCCTTGCCCCTCCTATTGTGGCGTATTCTATCTCCATAGTTATTTATATTCTTAATTGTAATCCTAAATCCTTTTAATAAAAAACCCGACTAAGAATTACCTTAGCCGGGATGATCACAAAAATATCTTTAACATAAAACAGTTAAATCATGTTTTGTTTTTCCTTATTTTGTTCTTTAAGATGTTTTGCCACGGCCCTGGATTCTGAAATCTTGCGAGTAGCAGTTGATTTCTTAGTGGGGTTAATATGGAGAGAACCACAAGAACTACAACGGCACGCAGACCTACGCCCCCTATCTCTAGCTGATACCCAAGTAAAAGCTCCACACTCATCACAAACGTATTTAAACCGACCTCTCATGTTACATATTCCCTTTTTATTATATTGTATCAGAAAATTAATTGTCTGGAAAAATAAACTAAGTATTCTTACTTTTTCTTATTCCATAATCTTTTCTACAAACAGGGCAAAAGGCTTTATTGCCGGGCCTGAACAGCCACCCAGCTGCTTGATAATCTTTTTTATATTCTGCTGCGCTCGTATATGGGGAATCTCCTTGACATGCTTCTCGACCGTAAAATTCGCAATCTGGAGAGCCTCCATTACAATAAAGATATATTACTCTGCTAAATCCCATTTTTTTGCTTCGTCCTTCTTATTACTTCATTTCTTACAGTGTTAAAAAGAGGACTAGAACAGCCACAATCAAACATCGGCCATGTCTCATCTTTTTCAAATTCTTTAATTTCTTTATAGATTAAACATTTGTATGTTCCTAATTCTGAATCATCAACCATTAAAAATCTGCAATGTTCTTCTATAGTTTCCCCATAAGAGCAGGGACCTACTTTGCAACAATATCCACACCGGATGCACGAAGAAATCATATCTTGATTTTCAATAACTTGTTTCATTGATTCTACTATCCCTTTCTTATGAGGAAGAACACAACTGCTACAATCCCATATTTTATCTTTAAGCCATGTTCCTAACTCTTCATCCTTACAAGGGTATAAGGGGCAATAACAATAGGTGCAATCTTCTAATCCTTCATGACAAGGAAAATGAGGGCAATTTTCTTTAATTATTTTTAAAATCCCTCTTTTTTTGATTCTTCATTCTTTTCATATTCGTGAATACATTGAGAAATTGCATCGTGCTTACAACAAGCAGTATAATGCCCTTGAAAATCAAAAAACATAGGTAAATCTACAAACCATTTACCTATCCCTTGATCTCTATAAACAGAGATATCTTTCAAAAGCATTTTATGTTCTTCTCTATCCCTTTTACACATTGTCATACAAAAACTATGCATTATTTTTTCCCTGAATGAGCTGGGCACATAACTACTTTTTTATCAACTATCTGCCAACCATCTTTTCTAGCTTTTCTTTTACATTGCCCTAAAGTATCTCCGTAAAAAGTGGCATCTGTTTGACATTTTATAATACGAGAAAATATTCCTGTTCCCGTATGATCACATGTTATTCTAAGTTCATAAATACTTTTACAAATAGCCATTATGCACTCGTAATTCTCGCAAGATTGTTTTTCAACTTCACATCTGCTCCTTCTTCAGCAGCTTTAATCAGAGCAAGGATTTTTTCTTTCGATGCCATTTTATTATCCTTTTTAGAAATTAACCGATTTAAGGAACAAATAAAGAAGTGTCGGCACTATACAATAACCTATAGTCCCACCTATTATACTACTTACACTACGATCTCCTTCGAAAGCATTAAATAAGATGAGACCACCGAATGCACCAATCGTAAGCCATGCATAAGAAGATATTAATCTAACAGTATTATATATAATATTAACTAATAATTTTAAAATAAATTTAATAAGATATGCCCAATTACAAAAAATCCAAGAAACTATTCCTGCTAAAATGCATAAAATCCATGTAACTATTCCTACTAGAATATATACAAGAAACATCCATAATAAGAATACAACAAAAACATAGCACATATTCATTATTATTTGTAAAATTTCCATTTTCTTTTCTTCTAAAATTATATTTTAAGAGCTATTTTTATTATTCTTTTATAAATTAATATTTTCTTAAAGGTTTTTCTTATATATTCCGATAATATACATATATGAAACTAATTCGTACAATTAAACTTAAATTAAATATACCTGAATCAGAGATATTACCTACTATTCAGGCATATACAAAAGCATATAATCTTGTATGCCAACAAGGTTGGCAAGATAGTGATTATAATGCTATATCTTTACACCACAAGACCTATAAAACCGTTAGAGAACAATTTAACCTTCCTTCTCAACTTGCTATTTCAGCTAAGACAAAGGCAACTGAAAGCCTTAAATCCGTTAGAGCTAAAATTATTAAAAAGAAAAAGGCTACTCAACCATTCTCTAAACAGTGTTCTATTAGATACGACAAAAACTCTATTACTATCTGGTTCGACAAAGAAAAGATTTCTCTTCTTACTATAAATGGTAGAAAAAAATTCTCTATTCAAGTTCCAGACTATTTTAAACAATATATTACTTGGAGAAAATGTTCTGCTGACCTCTTTATTAGAAACCATGTTGTTTTTCTTAATATAGTAGTTTCTACAGAAAAAACAGATATTCCTAAAATAGATACTTATGTAGGAATAGATCGTGGTATTAAAAAAATAGCAGTAACATCTGAAAAACAATTCTTTAGTGGTTCTAAAATCAAACAAATTACAGATAAATACGAAAGATTTAAAAGCAAACTGCAAAGTAAAGGAACTAAATCTGCAAAAAGACACCTTAAAAAACTTTCTAAAAAGGTTAACCGTTATCGCAGAGATGTTAATCATTGCATTGCTAAGCAAGTTGTTCAATCTGTGGCCCCAGGAAGCACTATCATTCTTGAAAAGTTGACGGGTATTCGTCAAAACGTTAGGTTGAGAAAAAAACAGAGAACAGAACTTCACAAATGGAACTTTTATCAGTTTGAACAGTTTCTGAAGTATAAAGCAGAAGAAAAGGGTACTCAGGTAGAATATGTCTCTGCCAGATATACTTCTCAAAAATGTAGTAAATGTGGTCATGTTTCTCGTTCTAATCGTAAAAACCAATCTCAATTTAAATGTACTCAATGTTCTTATCAATTAAATGCAGACTTAAATGCTGCTTTTAATATAAAACAAAATTATTTGGATAGTATATCTTACCCAAGTAGGGCTGATGTCAATCAGCCTATTGTAGCATCGTCATAATGACGATAGCTATAAGCTTCTACCTTTATGGTAGAGACAATTGATCTACCTTAGATATAGCCGCTACCGCTAATCTATCACATTCTTCATTTTCGGGATGTCCAGCATGACCTTTAATCCATTGTATTGTAATCGTATGTTTATCTATTAGCAAGATAAATCTCTTCCACAGGTCTATATTTTTAACTTTTTTCTTTCCACTGGTTTTCCACCCATTATTTTCCCAATTTTCTAGCCATCCCTTATTGATAGCATTGGCCACATATTGAGAATCTGTAAAAATCTCAATAGTAAGACCTTCTTTCCATTCAGTCATATGTTCTAATGGAGCTATAACTCCAAGCAATTCCATCCTGTTATTGGTGGTTAGCTTATACCCTCTCTTGAAAGTTATCCTGTTTTTAGGAGAAAAAAAGGAGATAGATCCATATCCACCTGGCCCAGGATTACCTGAGCAAGCTCCATCAGAATATAATTTCATATTATCACTCATTCTATATGTCCTTCTCTCTTTCCCCATTCTAGCCATGCATGTTGAATTAAACGAATTTTGCCACGCATACATTCAGTAATAGGAATATCTTTTTCTTCCACCAGGTATTTTAATAAGCTAAATATCATACTATCTTCGACCTGCATCCTCTTTAAAATCCATGGGATAGCTTTTTTACCCATCAAAATTATTTTAACATAAGAAGGATGATCCTTTGCCTCAAAAGATAGAACCATCGTCTCTCTTATATATTTATCAGCTAGAGCATTAAAATATGCTTCTTCGTCATTATACCCTCTATGCCCTACACCAGAACAAGAACGACAGGATTCATCAGGATGAGATTTGTTAAACTCATCTAAAAACTCATCAGGGCATTTTATATATTCTCTATAGGCGTTAGAAGGAGTTCTTCCATCTCCATCGCATTTCACACAAGTTGTAATCATAAAAATCTCGTTTCTAATAATGCAGCAATTTGGTTCTATGGTCCCAATATGCTACAATCTGACCATCCGTATTAAGCCACATTGAATCATACTTCTTAATTTGATCGTAGATGTCTAATTTAATATGACCCTTTCTTGTAAGAAAGACCTCTGTTAAAAATCCGAGATGAAGGTTTGAAAAAATAGCTTGCGCTTTTTCATCAAACTTAGTATCATCAAGCATGTGGGCAGTTCTTGTAAAACTCTTAACATCTATATCTACTTTTTCTCTTTGCATTGTTTTTAACATTTACCAATCCCTTTCATTAACAAACATTTAGTACTGACCATAATCCGAATGTTTTCTCATCCCAAAATCCAAGAGGTTCCAACTTGTTCTTCATTTCTATTTTTAGAGCATCGATGTCTTCTGGTATTTTAATCATATTCTCATCATGCTCATCAATATGATGATCATCTTTTACAACCTCAATAGCCACATAAGTTCCTGATGGGCCATAATCTGAACCATGATAAAGAACAGCATAACCACATAAACTATGACCAATAGGAAATTCTTCCCAATCATTTTCTTCTGTGTTGAATTGAGGAATAGGAACCTCTTCGAAATTCCAAATTCTTTTTCCACATGTGCCGCAGAAATTTTCTTTATCTATATCCTTTATTATATGCCCGCAAGACCTTGATTTTTTTGTGGTCCTAAGTTTGGAGTCATCTATTTTTACTCCAATAAAAGCATAAGATGAATAGGTAATACTCACTGGGCATCTCCTTAAAAATCTAATGAGAAATTAATTCCTACAACGATAAAATCACTATCCTCTCCAAAACTTTTGGAGTCCCTTACCTTTTCGCCTATCAGAGATATATAGCTGATAGAGGGAGTGATTTTCCAATCATTGACCTCTATAAGAGTGGAGAGGGATAGAACAAAATCATTAAAATTATTTTTATCCTTATCCCAATAGGCACTATTATAGTCATTATCTCCCCATCCTACCAATGAACTAATAGTTAAGGGCAAACAACCATTCTCGAAAGTATGCTCTATTCCAACAGATGCATATGTTCCATCTACCTCGTCTATATCTCTATAGATGGCTATAGAAGGCTTGAGAAAGACATCAAAATTCAAACCGGCATATATCTCCGTTGTGATAGGAGCATCACTATGAGGGAAGTCATAGACGATCAGACCCAGAGAATACCCTACACCATCAGATAATTCGTTAGAATAGTCTAGTATCCCATTGATTTCTGTGATGTTCCCAGATTGGTCATTCTTATTGGTTAAGTCTAAATTACCCCAACCAGTTAATGCCAAGTTTTCCCATTTTGCAGTTATAGATGTTTGGCTAACACCACCATCTACCGCCCTTTGACCACGCCATACATAGTCGCTAAAAACACCAGTCGTAAAATTAAAACTGGGTTCTTCAGCCAATATGACATTGGACAAACCGATTAACAACATTACAATAAATAACTTCTTCATTTGTTTCTGCTCCTTACAATTCTAATTCTCGCCATTCTTTTATATCGGCAGTTGGACCGCCCAATGCTTTGCCGTTATTTACTTCAAGTTTCCATTCTCCTCTTTCGTTTAAATGTGCTACAGTGATTATGTCGTCATGCAATTTAACAAGAACAGGAACATCGGGAGATGGTTTAATAACGCTATTATATTTTTCCCATGTAGGTTTTTCCCTTGCGAGTTCCATCAATGCTCTGACTTCCTTGTACTCTTTATGCTCTCTTTCTCTTTTTTGAGCTTCTATAAATGTTGGATCACGATGCATCGCTTCGTCAGCGACCGAGCGCCTTCCCCTTTTGGCACTTCTATCAATTGCAGAGGCAGAAGTAGTAGTCTCCCATTTAAAATCATTTTTTTGGACACGGGAGTAATTGTATGTAGTAGATTTGACTCTTACATATAGATCTCCCTTTTCTCCTACTTTTGGAAGATGATCGCAGACCAACCTCTCCATCCTGATAATACTTCCATCTGTAAAATTGAGTTGCACTTCATGAAAATGCTTGCTACATGCCTGATCAAAATAATAAATATTTGATATTTCTCCGGTATGATGTATAGTCCACTCCCACTTTGATGCCGGAGGTTCCTCTTCGAAGCAGCCGCTAACAAGTGTTATTATAAGCATGAAACAAGTAGTTAAAAAAACCTTGCCGAATATCTTATCTTCAGTTTCTTTCGTCATTTTATTGTTCCTTTCTCAATTTACGTTAAATCAGATTTTTCTATTAACAATAACAAGGCCCCTAAAGGGCAGTCATCTTTATGCTCACCTGTAAATTGATATTCTCCACAGTGCAAACATCTATTTTCACAATTGGAATATTCCCAATTTCCCCTATTAGCAAGTTCTAACACTTTTTCTTTTGTAATCATATCATCCCTTCTTAGACATATGTTTCTTCATTCCATTCTTATAGAGAATAGAATCACAAAGCATTGTTAACATTTTTTCAGGGTCAGTCCCCTTCATTTCAGTTCCACCCTTAAGATGCAACCAGTTTCTTACGAGAGTCATAGGATCTATTGGAGGAGGATTTTTTTTCAACCTACCATTTATAGAGACTATATCCCAATCAGCACCAGTTACATTATCTCCATCTTCCTCAAGAACATCTTTTCTATAGAGAACAATGTCCACAAATTTGCATCTTTTCTTAGGTTCTAATATTTTAACTTTTAACTTAGCTGGTTCATGTTCTCTGCCAGGAACCTTCTCCCAACTTGCGGCTAACTTCATTCCTTCAAACATGGGAAATCCATCATAAGTCCAGAATCTACTAGAGCCGAACATCCCATAAGCATGGACAAGCACAACTCCATCCCTATATCCTGGAGACCAATCGCCTATATTGAAGCGATATTCAGTCAATGCTATTAAATCTTCCCAGCTTCCCTTAAAAGAAGTAAACTGGGATTCGAAAGTCTGTCTTTTTACAAATTCACTTACACCTATAAGGTCTGACATGCCTTCTCCTTTGTGTTTATTATATTTATTGTATCAATATAGGTGGTATCTCTAAAACACCTATTTGTCATTATATCATTCCATCTATCTTTGTCTATTCTTAGAGTTATTAATTTGGCATTCGGGTTACAATCATGATTATCATAATAATCTTGATCTTCGAACTCTAGGAATGTTTCTCCATCATCAAACAATATGAATTCTGCATCAATAATTTTGTTCTTATCTTTATATCTCTTATCATCGAAATTTTTGTCGTAGCCACGGACAGCAACTATCTTTTTACCTATTAATAGTTGTTGTATTATATTCTTCCATGCTTCTAATTGTTTGGCTTTAGTTAGTGCCACGATGTTTTTCCCTTCTATCCTTAGTTAAAGCTACTACATCTCTTCCCAGTTGATTTAAAATCCTATCAGTTTTGGCTTTCTCTGCCATATATTTTTTTATTTCTTTATTTAATTTCTTTATCGCCAAGAAATATTCTTTATCTGTAATCTCGGTTGTTGCTGCTCCTTCAACAATGAACTCTCTACCCCTAGTCATATATCCCGCCCCATACGTCCATTTTTCTTTGCCTTCTTTTTCTGCGGCACTATTCCATTTCTCCACCCATTCTTTATCAAGATGGACAGCAACAACGATTTCTCCCATATTAAACTGGCAAGAAGTTCCATAATATAAAGAAGACATTAGATCACTAACTAGAATTTTAATAAATACCAGTTTATGCCCTTTTTTTGTCTTCACCATATATTTTTTCACAATATATTCCCTTACAAATCCAATATATCAAATCTACTTTCTATTTCATGGGACTCAGGATTCTCTGCCCAATCATCTAAGCCATCTACTTCCTGTTTCCTTCTCAACAATTCTTCTCTTACCATTTTGATTTTTGAGCGATTTCTAGCTCCTTGCCCGGCATCGCAATCGAAAAACCTAATAACATTTTTTAAATGCTCAGTCGTCATTTTCCTGACAGGGATTTTACGTCCGTCTTTAGTTGTCCAAATCTGTTCTTCTGCCATTATCAATCAAAATGTGCAAATGTTTTTCCACGAGTAGGGTGCTTACTAACTGAGTCATTTACCATTTTCCTAAACTTACCTTCTGCTTCTATAATAGCTGCATCACTTACTCTTGTGCAGTCCCAGCCCAACCTATGGGTTTTACAACGCTCTTTAATATATGCCTTAAGTCCTGCCCGATTTAACAAGCTATTTATTTTCTTTCTCCTCTTCTTTTCCATTTTAATCTCCATTATTTTCTTCTGTTAAGACTTCATACGAAAAGTCTTCCAAATCTTCTTTAGCAAAATAGAAATAACCTGTATGTTCTGTCCATATATACAGATATTTTTCATCTTCTTCTACATAAGCACAAGTCAATTCAAAATATGACTCATCCAAATGCTTTATCTCAACATAGTATTTAAAGTCCTTGTCGCTTCGGAGATCCTTATCCTTCTTCTCCATAAAAGCTACTATGCTCTGATTCATATTCTACTTCCTTATCTATATTCTATTGTTTGTAATTTTTGATTGTCTGGAAAATTAATAAATCACTATAACTATTTACATAGTAGGCGGTTATATTTCCTACCAAGTTTCACTCATTATAGCAGAAATGGATTTTTTTGTCAAGTGTTTTTTTAGAAGTGAAAATAAGAGGTGCAAAATGATATAGGAAGAACTACTCTAATAGCAACTTATCTTCTATGTAAATGGGTTATGGCTCCCCTGTGCTTGCCTATTTGTAATTGTATCTTTTTCTTTTGCTCATCTGACAACATAGGATTTTTTAATTGCTCTTCTAGTTCTGCAATAGCATCTTGATTAATATATATTTTACGCCATTTGTCAAATCTCTTTTTTCCTCTATCAATAAGAAGCTCTTCTTCATCTTTCTGTCTCCATTTTGATAGCTGATCATCGTCATAATTATCTTCTCCCTTATAATATGACATATCTCTATCAGAGGGATAGAGCCAACGATTCTGTGATTTCTTATACCAGTTCACCTGTACGGTTTCCTTAATCTCCCTGTGGGAGTGCATATCCCAACTCTTACTAAAAGCTCTAAGGCTTTCTCTGGATTGTCCTTCATTTCTTTTCTTTTTTCTCTACACCACTTTTTAAAATTTCTTAATTCTTGTTCTGGTGTAGGTCTAAATCTGTTTTTGATCATCCCAAAATCTCCATAATTCACCTAAAAATTGATACTGATAAGCAAACTCTTCTGCTTCTCTTTCGTCCATATCGAAGTTAATTCCTTCTTGTATTCCATGTGCCAACTCATGTAGTATAGACATTTCTAAATCACTTTTCAACTCAGAACCATATTCTGTAGCAATTTCTCTGGTTCTTTCTATGTCTATAAGGATAACAACCCATGGTTGTGTCCCGCTTATATATCGTGCTATCATCTCCTTTCCATCATTCTGAACAAAACCAACTTTGATATCTTGAATAAATCCTATTTGTGGTAATAATTCTTTTTTTAATTTGTTTATATATTGTTCTACATATTGGACTATTTGTTGATCTGGGTTGTTATTCATCTCATAGTCCCAGTTAGGATCATAATCATGCTCTGCTCCAGGATATTCCCATTTAGGAGATTCTTCAAATTGTTGAGATTTTTTATACCAATTCATATTTACCTATTTGCTTTTTATTTTTATACCAATTCCCAGTCATAGCAATTGTAGGTTGTGGATTTTGTTGTTTTTCCATTTCTTTTCTTTTTCTCTCTATGTCAAAAAGTGCTTGAGCACTAGGTATTATGCCTTGTTCTCTATAATCTTTTATTTCATTTAATAAATCTTTTGCAAAACCACCTTCAAGACTTTGCCCTAACCATTCGTCATGTATATCTGCTTCTGCTTCTTGGAATGCCTCCATAGCTTCTTCATACTCTTCTGGAGTTTCATAATTTTCTTGATGAGGATAATCTAATCCACTTTCATACTGCATAAAAGTATCTTCTACTTCGTCTATTTGCTTCCATGCCCATCGCTCTACTTCTTGTATGTGTTTCCAGTCTGTTTGTTTTGGATTATTAACAATCATATCGTTATATTCTTGGCTGTGCCTTGGCCAACTTTCCAACTCTAGATCTTCTTTCAGAGCAAGATTAACAATAGTTGGAGGAGATTCAGTAATATCTCCAGAATATTGATTATCTCTATTTGTGCTTTTTGCCTGAGTTAGAATGCCATCAAGAACTGTTTCTATATCAGAATCAAAAATATATCTTAATCCATATTCATTTTCTGTTCCTTGAAGAATGCTATCTATTGCTCCATTAATATCTGAGATATTTGCACTATCATAAGCATGATAATCTTCTAATTCTTCAAATGAATTAATTTCTCTGTTGATTCCTATTTCTTCTCCTCCAGTAGATATCCATTCTTTTATCATGGCTTTAGATGCAGCATCTGGTTCCTGATTTGAGTTACCTTGAATTTGTTGCCAGCTGCCTGGAGAATATCCACTTGCTCCCCCTATCTCGATTGTAGCATGGGGATGATTTTGAGGATCTCTTAGAGAGTAAATAACAGTTTCCCCTCTCTCAACATCATTACAATAACTTCCCACACAATGATTCATCTTATTTCCTTCTGCCAATAAATCATTTTCACTTTCTACTCTTTGAATTGTCCATCCTGCCCATTCCGGGTTTGTCCATTGCGGACCATACTCAATCTGAGCTTTTCTAGTTGGTTCATATTCTTTACCAGTGCCTTGTCCTGCCATCATCCTGTGCCATTCATCTGAATGCTCTAATGCCTCTTGAAAAGAATAAGAGGATATATCTGGTTTAGGAATAGATCTTTGACTCCAGTCATATATCTCTTGTAATTTATTAGAAATAGTATCGAGATTTCTATCTGACAGAAGAGAGTCAGCCTTACTAGGATCTGATATTCTTATTTTTCTAAAATTAACTAAAATCCATTTTTGTATTTCTGGGAATCTTTTTGCTATTGTTTTTTCTTTAATAGAATAAGGATCTTGTTTCTGAGGAAGTTGCATTTGTTGTAATTCCACAATAGTTAACTGAGGATTTTTTCTTACTTCATTTGTAAGAAGTTGAGCAGTTGAAATGTCTAATGATAAAATATAGTTAAGAACATCTTGTCCAACTCCAAGTGTTCCTAAGTATCTTGCCATGCCTCCTACCGGAGCGGCTTGAGATAATATTGTTTTGAAATACTAATTCACTATAGCTTAACCTTATGCATAGCCCTAGTGAGCATACTATTAATTCGATTAGGAGAATGTCCTTCTCTTTTTAACAGTCGAGTATATTCATTAATGCCTGCCCAATCTTTTTTCACATATAAATCTTTTAATTTAGCTACAAGCTCCCCTTCTACTACCTCATTATCACTAATAATATCTGTCATAACAGAGGAACCAGGTCTGTGCTCATCCCCCTGCTCTTGGCCTGGATATCGTGGACCGCGGGCGGCTTCTTTTTTTTCTAATTTCTCTTCCATCTTATCTAATTCTGTATAATAAGTAGGGAATTCTTCCAGATGGTCCATAGCTATATCTTTAGCAAGCTCTTTATCTTTAGTATGTTCTAATTCTATTTCCTCACCGCGAGAAAGTTCTTTTTGATTAAAATCAGAAGGCTTCTTCTTGTCTGCTAATCCTCCTGGTAAATTTTTTGCTTGTTTATACCAGTTCATAATAATCCTTACTTATATTTTAGTAAAATATAATTTTGAGTTTCTGTAGGAGAATGTGCTATCCAATCTTCCCCATATTTTTCCCATGCATTTTTTACATTTCCTATTCCCCAATCATAAGATCCTAACCTTGTTTCAATATTATCAGGTATATTATAATATTTTAACATTTGAGGGATTCTTTGATTAAGATAATAATCGGCCACTTGGCTACTTTTATTATAATCCATAGATCCATTCCACCAATCCCAGTTTTTCCCCATTCTACTCATCATCTCATTCCAAGTTTTTTCTAAAAATTGAAAATGCCCCCTAGCTCCTGCTTTGCTTCTGTCCATATTGGGATCTTGCCCGCTCGATGATTCTATCCCCCATATTTTATTAATATCAATATTTATAGGGGCATTTTCTACTTGTTGGACCTGTGGTTCTTGTGGCGCTTGTTTTTCCTGTTGAGCTTGTTGAACTTGTTGGGTTAATTCTTGAGGATTTTCTTTAATCCGATTTTCAATATCAAAAACAGATACGCCCAATAATAAAGCTATAGCAGGAACAGCCAAAAATCCGAAAGCTGTCCATAATCCCTTAGCTTCTTTATTCATTTGTGCTTTTTTGTACCAATTCATTAGGCAGAGATCCTTTTTCTATACCAATTATAACCCAACTTCATTAAGACATAAGGTTGTATATCACCAGGAACTTTGTTCATCAATGCCTCAAAATTTGATGGTTGTCTATTTAGCATATTAGCATAATATTGTGCTGTTTCATCTATCAACTCAGCCGGTAAGTATGTTCTAACATTTTCTGGAACACTCATCCAAAATTGATGAAGCATACCTGGATATCTGCCCTTATTTCTAGCAAAAGCTTGACCTATATCTGCTCCATAAGTTTTCAAAAGAGCATCTTGAATATCGGGGGTCAAACTTTTCCAATAACCAGGGTCTCTCATAACATGATTCTTTTTCTCTTCTAACAGATACCCTACTTGACCTACATCTTGCCCGCCTAAAATATCATTTTTATACTGAGGAGGCACATAGTCCATCCATTCAGGATGCCTTCTTAAAGCACCTTTAAAAGCTTCTACTATTTGCTCTCTAGTTATTAGCCCCATAGTTACTAATTTTTCCGCTCTTTGTAGTTTATCATATTTTCCGCGAGCTTGAGAAACAGGGAATTTGGCAAAATCTGCAAGAACATGTTTTTCAATTTCTCCGGCATCAAATAATTGCAAAATTTGAGGAAACATATAATCAATATGCTCTGGATTTCTTTGTAATAATTCTGCCCACTCTGTTTTTAGATTATTTAATGGAAAATTCTGTTTAATATCACTAGGTATTCTCTTATCGTTATAATGATAAGGATCTTGACCTATATAGTTATGCCATGCTGAAACCTGTTCCTGTTCAGAAAACATTTTCTGGATGTCAGGAGAAAATTCTGGAAAAAGAATAGGATTATGGTAAAAGGCACTTTTATGAGCTTGTAAAATACGAGGTTTCATATCCCCTAAAGCATTTCTTACTTCCTCTGGAATACGCCTATAATAATCTTGAAACGATTCAAATTTTCTTAAATATTCATCAGGCTGTACCCCTACTCCCTCTATTTCCAGAAGCCTATCATTTATTTTTATAGAATATCCTTCTTTAGCAGCCGTTAAAAATTCTGGGAAATTTGCTCTGTTTTTTTCACTTACTGAACGATATTGATTAGGGTCGTCTTTAATTATCCCCATAATATAATTAATTTTTTCTGTATCACCCTTTTCAATATCAGCATTCATCAACATTGTTTTTTCAAGGGTTTTATATTGAGCACATTCTTTATAGTCTAGGCCGCTTTGTGATAAAAAGTTAACAACTGGCTCCCAGTAAGGAGTTAGATTTTCATCTTTATTATGATGACCTCTAATTTCAGATACTCTATTCCCGACTAATCTTACCGCCACTGTAGCCTTACCATCTACTAGATATAACCAAAAATCTCCTTGTGATAGATATGGTCTAGCCTGACCGCATGCTGTACACCATCCAGTTCCTGTGCTAAATCTTTTTAACTTGTCTGCATTAGCCTCAAAATTTTTAGAATCTGCTGATTTAGATGGAATTCTTATCCACTCTCCACCTTCTTTAGTTCCTATCTTTTCTACAGATTTTTTATCTACATCGGAAGCAAGCTTACCATACCTTTTAAGGATATTCATTTGGGTAGAACCTTGAGTAGTTAATTCATCCCATACTAATCCTAGAGCTTCAGCATTGATAGGTGGAGGAGCAGCCTTTTTTGTTTCGGGAGAACTATCGAAGATGGGTTTAAGAATAGAAAAAGCAAATGCTGGATTTTCTTTGTATATATCATTTTCTTTAGTTAGATATTCCCACCAATCAGAAAATACTTTCTTCTTATCATCATTAACTACTTTTAGAATTTTTTCTTTCGCTCCTTGAGGATCTGCCTGATAAATTCTCATAGCTATTTGTACTTCAGGATTATTTGGATCTTGAGCAAACTCTCTTTCCAAATTTATATCTTTTACATAATTGTTGTTATCTGAAGAAGGGTCTATCTTAGATTGTAGGGAAGGAAGAAATTCAGTTGATATAATGTTTTCTAAATCTTCTTTGGTTTTTATTTTATTCCAGTCAACAAGCTTTTCATATTTATAGACAAACAACTTGAGAGCAGGATTAGCTATTCCTAACTTATTAATCTTATCTTTAGCACCAGCAAGTTTTGTTAGTTTTTTATGCCAATTCATTTTATAATTTTGGTTTATATTCGTTATAAGTTCTTTTCAATACTCTTACCACTGCTCCCCTACCATGAGATGCATTCATTGCTTTTAAACTTTTTATATATTGAGCAGTAGCATTTGCATCTTGAAATTTAGGAGAAATCTGTGCCATAAGCTCAAAAAATTTCTCTATCACTTCATCAACATTTCTATTTTCTTTTATAATTCTTTGTTCTGCTAGTTCTCCGAGGTCATATTTGCCAAACCAAGAAGGTAAACCAGCAGGCTTTTCAGGGATAGCTTCAGGGATAGCTTCAGGAAGAGCTTCAGGAGGAGCTTCAGGTGCGGCCGCAGGATCAACTATTTCTAATTTCTTTATTTGGGTATTTCTATAACGAGCATTAGTAGGTCCTTTGATTCCCTTCACATATATTTCTTCTCCCTGTTGTGCTCCACCCCATGGCTCACGATTAGTAAATAGAATATACTTGCTTGCATCTCGACCCCTAAACTCATTTAGATAATTAGTATATCCTCCACGCTGGAATGGTCTAGAGCTTACAAACTTAAGATGAGCAGTAAAGGTAGAACCTTCATCTACTTCTGTTATATTGTCTACTCCAGCAGGTCCTTCTGGTTCAGGCGTAGGAACAGGAGCAGCTATTTGCTCAGGAGCAGCTACTGGTTCAGGCGTAGGAACAGGAGCAGCTATTTGTTCAGGAGCAGCTACTGGTTCAGACTCTTGAATCGGTGCAGGCTCTAAAGTAATTTGATTGGCCTCTAAATACATCCTAACCATTGCGAGAAGATTCCTTAAATTTTTATCTTTTAATCCTATAGTACTAACAATACTTAAATTAACTTTATTTCTACCATCATCATAATCTTCTAAATCTAAACCCCCAACTTTATCCATCCACCATCTTCTTGCTTCCTTACCTATTCTAAAATCTTCTTCAGAAATATCGGGGGCCTTTCCATAATACCTCCCTCTCTGTTGCGCATTTGGATCATAACCTGGCTTGGCCATTTCGTCCTGTTTCCGTTCATAGGAACGAGCACCTCTCCATAGGCTATTTAATAATCTATAATCTCGATCTTGTGCGGCAGGAGTTCTTAACAAATGAATAGCAGTAGCAAATAACACATCAGAACCGATACTACCATATCCCCATCCTCCTCCTTTATGTTTCTTCTTAGCTTTTGCTTTTTCATATTCTTCTCTATATTTTCTTGCACTATTAACCCATCTTTTAAGATTATTAATTGTTTTTACAGCATCAAATGGATCAATACATTTACCCCCGAATTGTTGTTGTTGAGCGTTTTCTATATCTTCATCTCTAATAACCTTAACAGGTTGTTGTTCTGTTTGTCCACTTTGTCTATTTGTAACATTTCTCATCATAACTTGCTCTTGCCCATCTGGTCCTCTCATCGTCTTATTCTTCATTTGAGATTGAGGGACTACAACGCCAACGTAAGTGGCCTTTCTTGCTGTAGCTCCTGCTTTTTTAACCTGACAAGCATGACAATATTGAGGAGAACTATACCAGAACTGACCATCTAATGGTGGAGCGCCCTCTAATGCTTCAACTTGATTAAAATATGGGGTTTCCCTTTTAGTCCTGCTCTGTTCAATAACTCCTCTTAATGGAGAATCAGCAGGTAGGGTTTGAAGATAATGCTGTTGTCTTTCTTCGTCTATAGGTATATGAGTTATTTTAGCAACTAATCTCACTCCAACAGGTTCATAACCATCAAAATTCCATTTCGTTGAACCGTCCCTTGCTGTTGTTGCCTTATATTTTTTAATTCTAATTACTTCGGAAGGACTTGGAAGAGTTCCAGATACCTTAACTCTTACAAAATCTTCTTTATATGTTCCATTTTGCCATTTAACTGGTTTAGGATATGGATCAGAAATTTGAACACTAATCTCAGGATAAAACATGTCCTTTAATCTTTTATTAGTCGTGTTTAGTCTTTTAATTAAAGTATTAACTCTGGCAGATGGAATCTCGAATGTCTCTAATAATGTTGGGTCAGAAGTTACTTTTTCTTCTAAACTAGGAGGAGTGTCTAACTGTTGAGTTAATGGAGCGCCTCCCACTTCTTCGTCTGCTGCCCCTTGCTCTCCTTCCTTCCCATCAGGCTCAATTACCTCTTCAGGAGGAGCCTGTGCTCTCTGTACATCAACCGGAGTAGGAACAGGCTCTTCTCCTACATCCATTCCTTGTAAATGAGTCATTAATCCATTGGGATCTCCTACAAGACCCCATAATTGAGGGTCCCTAAAAGCAGGATCTTCTATTGACATTTCTCCTATAAATTGATTAATAATTTGAACAACATCTCCACCTTCTTGCAATGATTGCAACGCTTTATTTCTTATATCTGCTTTAGATGCTTCTTTGCCAAAAATACTCTTTGTTCTTTGTCTATACCAATTCATTTAGATATCCCTTACTGTAATCGCACACTGTCTGTAGAAATATGTTTCTATATTCGATAAAAATCTCCAAAATCCTATATATATTTCTGAAAGGATTTTTATACCATAAAAACGAATAATAAGTATTATGATAGGGAAATTATTACAACCTCTGAATTCTCTACAATTGCCATCAAACCTTTTCATTGCTAGCGATAATCCTATCACTGAATATGATAGAATATGGATTAGAGATAATCTATATAGCGCCCTAGCTTATGAGGCAACTGGACAACAAAAAATAGTAGAAAAAATATACCACGCCCTACTAGACCTCTTCCTTAAATTTGAATGGAAAATTGATGAAGTAATACGAGAAAAACCAACAGAAGACTATAAATTTCTACATCCTATGTACACAAAAGACCTAGAAGAAATAACAGCAGGATGGGGATGGAAACAAAATGATACAATTGGTGGATTTTTATACCATATAGGAAAATTGTGGGATAAAAAATATAATGTTATTAGAAATGGTATAGATCTAAAAATAATTAATAAACTTGCACGTTATCTAGAATCTATACAATACTGGGAAGATGAAGATAATGGGATGTGGGAAGAGAACAAAGAAATTCATGCCTCTTCAGTAGGAGCATGTGTAGCAGGATTGAAGTCAGTAAGTAACCTCATCCATATTCCTCATGAGGTAATTGCAAATGGAGAAAAAACACTAACACAACTCCTTCCAAGAGAATCTCAGGAAAAACCAGTTGATCTATCTCTTCTAAGTCTTATATGTCCATATCAAATTACAACTCTTAAACAAACATATCAAATTCTTCAAAATATAGAAACTTATCTAATTAGAAAAAAAGGATCAATTAGATATATAGGAGATAAATATTATATGGAAAATGATATAGAGGCAAGCTGGACTATGGGGCTACCATGGTTAGCGATATGTTATTATCTTTTGAAAGACTTTGACAAATACAATCATTATATAGCAATGTCTATTGAGTGTCTTAATAGAAGAATGGAAATGCCAGAATTATATAAGGAAGATAAAATTCCCAATGAGAATACTCCATTAGGATGGCCCCAATCATTACTAATTGTAGCTCTTAGTTTATAGCTATTTAGACCAATGTTTGGGAGTTTTTGTGTGTTTTCTGCGATAGAGATTAGTTTCATATTTAGGAGGAGAATGACCATTACAAATTGGAGACTCTTTTCTATACGTCCTTCTCTGGGGAGTTCTATTCCTAAATTTTCTCCAATCTCTTCTATATTGTAAATTATACATAGCCCTTCTACTATCCCAACTATGAGCACAATTATAAGTATTATAAGGGTGTTGCCTAATCACACGAGGGGAATAACCGCTACGATTTTTTCTATTTTGAATTAGTTTTCTTTGAGCAACCGTCCGTCTATCTTTTAATAGTCTTCTTCGTCTGGTTCTTTTGGACTCTCCAGAAGCCACAGATGGAAGAAGTAGTAAAATCATGATAAATAAAAATGTCTTTTTCATTATTGTCCTTTCAAAAAATAGAAAGCAGGCAGGAATCTTCTCTGTAATATGCCTTGCGGCTATTATCCTGCTGCAACAGATTGCCCGAGTACACGCTTTCAGCCGTCCGTCGGTACACGCCTTCCACGCCGCTGCTTCCCTAAAACATCCTAAAAGTAGGCAGTTGGTTTGCCTCCTATCTCCACAAGGGAAATAGGGATAAAATTTAACACTGCAACCTTTTTCAGCGGTAAAGACGCAAGTATCCAAAAGCCACTAAGGAACGGCAATCTCCACAAGTCAGGCTACCACACCACTACTTTCAAGAAATATCAATTTTTTAATGAACTATCTAAAAAGAAAGCATCAAACTGAAGTGCTCCAGCCTGATGCTTTCCGGAGGGGAGAAAACTCTTTCACTAATAATATACAAAGAATCCCCCGAAAAGTCAAGAGAAAAATAAAAAATATTTAAAATTTTAAGTGCCTATAGAATAAAGAGTTATAAAAATCACAATATTAATATTTCCCATCTATTATGAATCATACTATTTTCAACACATTTTGAGCAAGCATATGCCTTAGGAAAGTTATAGTGATTTTCAATCATTTCCTCGATTAAAAAATACTTTTTACAACTATTACAGAGATCATGATCGGGAGAAAATTTTTCTGGGTTTAAACCAACACAGGTTTCACAATAATAACCATCATAATCAATCATTTCTTCAATTAAAAATCTCTCTATACAGCTATTACAATACTGGTAATCTGAAGATGATTTTTCTGGCATTAAATGGACACAATCCGAACAATAATAATAACCGTCACAATGATCATAATATAAATATTCTTTATATATTATTGTTCCTCAATTTGAGCAGTCTCCATAATCCTCTATCATAAAAGAGCATCTAAGACAACCATCATCTTTACAATGCCTAATATGTAGTATGTCATCTTCTTCTGAAAGATATCTATCAGGTACTTCCATAAGCTTTCATCCTATATATAGCATCATACGTTAATTGATCCTTTATATATTGTCCACAATCCTCCCACTTTGCAACAGAAAAATTGTCAAAATTCTTAATATGATAAAAAGGGTCTACATCGCATTTCATCTCTCCACAAGCTATTTTTATACAAAAAGCATATCCCATGCTATTATCAAGCAACTCAAAATATATATAAAGAAGAGTTTTATCTTCAACCTGATATACCTCCCACTCTTGCCCTTCGATAAAGAAGCTTGTAAGATATTGATCTGAAGAAATAAGTTTCAATTCTTCTAAATGCTTTTTAACTAAATTTTCCATTTATAAAAGGATTGTCCCTCCATATAACATGATTTTTATCAACTCTATCTTTGAAATTTTTAGCCATCTTTTTGTAATCTCCTGGTAATATTTTTTTGGGAAGAATATATGTAATGGGATCACTCACAAAATGGGACCAGACATATTTGAAATTATCTTTATCTATTTGTTGCAAAAAAGATTCTTTCCATATCTTAGAAAAATATTTATTACAACTAATTCTATCATAATGACCATGATATTTGTTCACAAATCCTATTTTATCAACATGTAAGGTATACATGTAAAAAGCATAAAAAAAAGTTAGCATGTGACAAGTTTCTGTCCACCACCATGAAACACGGTCAAAATTAGTATATACCGGGAAGCACACTTTAAAAGCATCAGAATGAAAAGCTAATAAAATAGTGGTTTGATGTTCTATTTTATTAATAAAGTTATAGTAAACAGTTCCAATAGCAGGTTGGTACTCTAATAAAAAATCATCAAATATTTGCCATGGATTCTTTCCCTCATCTTCAGGATATTTATCTTTTCTAATACGTAATTCAAGGTCATTCTCCAAACAAACATAATATAAATATTTCTTAGGAACTATCTCTGCTAATTTATTTTTACCTTCCCAGCATGTGCTATTAGGAAAAAATATACTATTTTTATACTCTACTGGCTTCTTCCACGATAAAATATATACGTCCCTTCCCATCTCTTCTAATGTTTTAACATATTTAGGGATATAGTCTGAAGTCTGAACTAGATATGCTATTTCTTTAGCCATTTATAAAAGGGTTATTCTTCCAAATATTATGATCTTTTTTTACTCTTTTTTTGAAATCCTCTGCTAATTCCAAATATTCTCCAGGATAAGGTTTTTTATATTTAATACCAGTAGAGGATCTACCATTCCTACATTTAAATCCTTCATCTATTTTTTTCTTATCTTCTTCATATAATAAAGAAGTTTTATAGAACTTATCCCAGAAATATCTTCTACGATATTTAACTCTTCCACCTCTATGAAGCCCATTCTCCCAACAGATATCAAAAAAGCTAAGAATATATTTTTCAAAAGCTAGTCTAAAAGTAACCCAATTTATTTGTTCAGTCCAATCCATATTAATTATATCTAGACGATAGTACATGGGGTAACATATTTTCATTGCGTCTCTATGAAAAGCCATACAACCAGTGTCTGGCATCCATGTTGTTTCTATTTCTCCCTTTTTTATTTTCTTTTTGTTAGAACAATTAGGAAAACTAGGAGAACCAATAGCTGGTTCATATTCTAATAATAAATTCTCGAATTTCTCCAACGCATTAAGATGAGACAAAGATGGATCTCTCATAAATACCTCTCCATCCTCATCCATAAATAAATAATATTTATATTTTCTAGAGACAATCTCCGCTAACTTATTTTTGCCTTCTCCATAGGTACATGGAAAGAATATACTATTCTTATATTTTACTGGTTTTTTATAAGATAAGAGATATACATCTCTTCCCATTTTATCCAGTATTTCCATATACTTAGGAAGATAATCTGGAGTATGAATTAAATATACTATTTCTTTATTCATTTATAAAGCGATTTTTCCAAATAACGTGTTCTTTGTCTATCCTATTTTTAAAATTGTCTGACATTTCTTGATATTTTCCTGGACAAGACATTTTAGAAGAAGGCCTATAATGATGAACCATAAAATTAAAATTATCAATATCTTTTTTCTCTAAAAGAAATCTCTTCCATATTTTTTTAAAATATCTATTAAGAGGACGTCTTGGATATTCCCCATCACGCTTATTTATAAACATTAATTTATCACATTGTAATATATACGGTTTAAAAGCATATGTAATAGTCATTAAATATGAGATACAACTCCAAAACCGAGAAACTTTTTCAAAACCTGTATATGCTGGGAACGATATCTCCATCGCATCACTATGAATAGCAAATATAATTGGATCATACACTTCTCTATTAACGCCGTATTTAGAAGAAACTGTTCCTATAGCTGGCGTATTATCTAATAAAAATTCCTCAAATATCTCCCAAGGATTTTTATTAATATCTTTAGGGTATTTTTCTTTCTTAATAAATAATCCTAGATCATCATCTAACATGACATAATATAAATACTTTTTAGGAACTATCTCTGCTAATTTATTCCTACCTTCCCATAGAGTGCTATCGGGAAAAAATATGTTATTCTTGTGAGCTAACGGCTCCTTCCAAGAATGTATATAAACATCACTCTCCATATCCTCTAGTACTTTAACATAGTCAGGGATATAATCTGGAGTTTGAACTAAATATACAATTTCTTTACTCATTTAATAAAGGATGATCCTTCCATATAATATGATTCTTATTTATTCTATTCTTAAAATCCTCTACCATTTCTTTATATTTCCCAGGATAAGGCTTTTTATAGCGACCGTCCAGGGAATGAACCCAGAAAGGGACTCCTATCAATCTGGCTCTTTCCTTATCTTTTTCATATAACAAAGAAGATTTATATAGTTTATGGAAAAACTGCCTAGGTTTCCTTTTGGTATATTTTCCTGTCCACCTATGCAATTTATTCTGTAATATTATTTTATTACATTGCAAGACACAAGATTTAAAAGCAAGAGCCACATGTTCCAAATACAACATTGTAGTCCACCACCAACCAGTCTCGTCAAAACCCGTATATAATGGAGAGAATAATTTTAGAGCATCTTTATGAATAGCAGATATAATAGGATCATGTATTTTAATAGTATTAGCATCTTTAGTGTCGTCCACATATAGCTCTATAATTTCTTGCTCTTCAAATATTGGCCAAATATAAATAGCCGTTCCTATAGCCGGTTCATACTCTAATAAAAAATCTTCAAATATCTTCCAAGGATTCTTGCCGACTTCTTCTGGATATCTTTCATCTCTAATATGTAATTCCACATCTTCATCTAAAAATACATAATATAAATACTCTTTAGGGACCATTTCTGCCTGCTTATTTCTACCTTCCCAAACAGTGCTATCCGGCAAAAAGATATTATTCTTATGTTCTAATGGCTTTTTCCACGAAAGTATATATACATCTCTTCCCATGTCCTCTATGATTTTAACAAAATCAGGGATATAGTCTGGAGTCTGAACTAAATATGCTATATCTTTATTCATTGATAAAAGGATTATCTTTCCAAAAAATATGATTTTTATTTACTCTTTTTTTAAAATCTTCTGCCATTTCTTTGTATCCATTGGGGCAAATTTTATTATAATATCTCGGAATAATAAAAATGCTATGAACAAGAGAAAATATATAATCTATCGTATTTCTATCTTCTTCTCTTAATAAAGCATTTTTAAATAATTTACATAAAAATCTAAACTTACCTTTGCGAGGATATTCTCTATGATATTTATTTATCGTTAATAATTCATCACACGATAATATGTATGGCTCAAAAGCAAGTATTGTAATAATTAGATGAAAAATAGTAGCCCAAAGCCAGGAAGTTTGATCAAAATCTGTGTACACAGGAAAACAAATATCAATAGTGTCTTTATGCATGCCCATAATAATAGTATCATAGAATTTTTTTACTTTCTTGTCGTGATCGCGAAAAAAAACTGCACCTATAGCAGGTTTATATTCCAACAAAAAGTTATCAAATATCTCCCAAGGATTCTTGTTTGTATTCTCGTCCTTGATTCTTAACTCTAAATCATCCTCTGTAAATACGCAATATAAATACTTCTTTGGAACTATTTCTGCCAATTTATTCCTGCCCGTCCAGCATGTGCCGTTAGGAAAAAATATACTATTTTTATGCTCTACTGGCTTCTCCCACGATAAAATATATACGTCCCTTCCCATCTCTTCTAAAGTTCTAACATAATCAGGGATATAGTCTGGTGTTTGAATTAAATATGCTATTTCTTTATTCATTTATAAAAGGATGATCTTTCCAAATAACATGATTTTTATCAATTCTATTTTTAAAGTCTTCAGCCATTTTTTTATACTTGCCAGGATAAGGTTTTTCATATTCTCCGGCAGGTTCTCGATTAACCCATAACACATAAGCATTATCTTTATCCTCTTGACATAACAAAGATTTTTTACATATATCATACAGAAGCTTATTAGATCTGATATGCTGAGATGTTTCTCCTCTGTGAAATTTATTTAGTAATAACAATTTATTACATTGCAATAACGATGATTTTGAAATTGCCGCCATAAAGAGCAGATGACTAGTACATGTCCAAAACCAAGAAGAATCATCAAATCCAGTATACATTGGAAAACATATGTTCATAATATCTTTATGAATAGCCATTATGATTACCTCGAATTCTTTTAAGGTATTTGTTTCTTCATCACTTAAATATGTCAACATAGGGCTATTAGATGTCCCCCTGCCGCAATAAGCTGTCCCTATGGCAGGCTCATATTCCAATAAGAAATCATCAAATATTTTCCATGGATTCTTTCCCTCATCTTCAGGATATCTCTCTTCCCTAACCAATAAATTTACATCATCATCTAAAAACACATAATACAAATAGTCCTTTGGAACTATCCCTGCTAATTTATTCCTGCCTGTCGCAAAAGTGCTATTAGGAAAGAAAATGCTATTCTCATGCTTCACTGGTTCTTTATAAGAAAGTATATATACATCTCTTCCCATATCCTCTAACACTTTAACATAATCAGGGATATAATCAGAAGTCTGGACTAAATATACTATTTTTTTATTCATCTTTTAATAAAGGATGATCTTTCCAAAAAATATGTTTCTTATTTATTCTGTTCTTAAAATTATTAACTATTTTTTTATATTTTCCTGGATATGGTTTTTTATATACTCCATCACAATACCCTTTTTCGAAAAAACGCCCTTCAGGTCCATATCTAATATTTCCATTATAATCGGGAGGAGGGGGATCATTTTGATAAGGGTCTAAAAAGGCACGATCTTGGTCTTCTTTATATAATAAAGATTTCTTATAGATGGCAGAATAAAAACGGGGGGCACGATGCCTGTCACAATTTATTCTACGACCCTTATTTATAAATGTTAAATTATTATCTTGTAATACACAAGATTGAAATGCTATTTTATGTGTAATTCTGGCAATTGCCTCTGTCCACCATATCGAAATGTGGTCAAAACCAGTAAACATGGGAAAACATATGTCAAGAGCATCTATATGATATGCCAACATAGCACATTCAGTGCGATATGTGGTTTCAGTTTGTTCTTCTATTTCTCTTATCTTTTTATATTTGAGTCTTCCCTCATAATAAACGCATCCTATAGCTGGCTCATACTTTAATAAAAAGTCATCAAATGTCTTCCACGGTTTTTTTTTAATTAATAGTTTATTTCTTACATATAATTCAACATCATCATCTATCTGAACATAATATAAGTATTTTTTAGGAACTATTTCTATTAATTTATTTCTGCCAGTAGACCATGTGCTATCAGGAAAAAATATATTGTTTTTATGCTCTACTGGTTTTTTATAAGAAAGGATATAAACATCTCTTCCCATATCCTCTAATACTTTAACATAATCAGGAATAGTATCTGTTGTTTGAGCTAAATATACTATGTCTTTATCCATCATTCAATAAAGGATGATCTTTCCATATAACATGTTTTTTATTTACTTTATTCTTAAATCCTTTTACCATCTTTTTGTATTTTCCTAGATAAGGTTTTTTATATTCTTTCTCTGAAAAACGATTCTCCCATGATACATACGCTTCTTTTTTGTCTGCCTCCAATAATAAAGAATCTTGAAACATCTTATATAAGAAGTTAAAATCTACTATTCTTTTATATTTTTTATGATGCCTGTGAAACCTATTATTTATTATGAGCCTATTACATTGTAATATATAAGGATAAAAAGCTAACATTCTAGTAAGTAAAAGGGTCCCACCTGTCCAATACCATGTAACCTCATTAAATCCTCCAAATATGGGAAAACATAAATCTAAAGTATCTTTATGAAGGCCAGAAATAATACACTCATATTCTTTAACTGTGTTAATTTCCTTGTTATCGTCTAAATATGAGACAAACCCACCATAAGAGCTATTATCACAAGAAACCGTTCCGATAGCGGGCAGATGCTCTAATAAAAAATTCTCATATACTTTCCAAGGATGTTTATCATTAGGATATTTATCTTTCCTAATTAATAACTCTAAATCATCATCTAAAAACACATAATATAAATATTTCTTAGGAACTATCTCTGCCAATTTATTCCTGCCTTCTGACCATGCACAATCAAACAAGAAGGTGTTATTCTTATGGTTAACTGGTTTTTTATAAGAAAGAATATAAACGTCTCTACCCATATCTTCTAATACCTGAACGTAATCGGGAATGTAGTCGGGTGTTTGAACTAAATATGCTATTTCTTTACTCATTAATAAAAGGATGTCCTCTCCATAAAATGTGCGACTTGTCTATTCTATTTATAAAATTCTTCGCCATTTTTTTATATCTACCATTGCTAGGTTTTTTATATTCTTTATGAAGACAAGAATTACGAAAATGGAATGCATATGCTAATTTCTCCTTGTCCCCATCCTCCAATAAAGAGTCCTGATATATCTCAATAAGATCATGATAATTAATTTCTCTAGGATATTCCCTATGCAATCTATCATTAAAGGTTAATTTATTACATTGTAAGACAAATGGAGATAAAAAAAACATACTAGTTGTTGAATATATCCATCCAGGCCACCACCAAGAAAAACTATCATAATGAGAACAAATGGGATAACAAACATCTATGACATCTTTATGAGCAGCAGAGATAATAGAATTATGGAACCTGACAACATTTATCTCTTTAGTATCATCTATATACGTTGCTGCTCCGCTATTTGAAGCCTTCCCACAATAAACACTCCCAATAGCAGGCATATGCTTTAATAAAAAATCTTCAAATATCTCCCATGGATTTTTGTCTATTTCTTCTGGATATCTCTCCTCTCTTACAAATAATTCTACATCATCATCTAACAGAACATAATATAGATATTTCTTCGGGACTATCTCTACTAATTTATTTCTACCTTCGGCCCATGTACTATTAGGAAAAAATATATTGTTCTTGTGATCTATAGGTTTTTTATAAGACAATAAATAAACATCTCTTCCCATATCCTCTAATGTTTGAACGTAATCTGGAATATAATCTGGTGTCTGAACTAAATATACTATTTCTTTACTCATTTATAAAGGGATGGTCCTTCCAAAGAATATGATCCTTTTTTACCTTATTTTTAAATTCTTCCATTAAATTTTTATATTTGCCAGGATAAGGTTTTTTGTATTCTCCTGGAATAGGGTCCTTTTTATAAACAAATTCTAAATACACCTCATCCTTATCTTTTTTATTTATTATAGAAGAACCAAAAAACCAGAACAAGGTGACTTTAGGAAAAACCCCATATTCAGGCCTGTGAAGATTATTTTTTAATATCAACTTATTACATTGCAATATAGAATTAGAAGCAAAAGCTATTTTAGTAGTTAAGATATAACAACATGCAGGCCATACCATACTAAATCTATCAAAACCTAAAAATAGAGGAAAGCATAAATCTAAAACATCCTTGTGAATAGCAGATAATATAGGCTCATGTTCTTTAAGAGTATTTATTTCTTTGTCGTCATCCAAATAATGTTTAAACTTGGCTTCAGTTAGCTCGTTAGAACAATAAACCGTTCCTATAGCAGGTTCGTATTTTATGAGAAAATCCCCAAATATTTTCCAAGGATTTTTATCAACATCTTCTGGATATTTTTTCTCTCTTACAAATAATTCCACATCATCGTCTATCATAACATAATATAGATATTTCTTAGGGACTATCTCTGCTAATTTATTTCTGCCTGAAGACCATGTGCTATCAGGAAAGAATATACTATTCTTATATTCTACAGGCTTTTTCCATGAGAGGATATAAACATCTCCTCCCGCAGCCTCTAACATTTTAACATAGTTGGGAATATAATCTGGAGTTTGAACTAAATATGCTATTTCTTTATTCATTAATAAAAGGATGGTCCTTCCACAAAAAATGATCTTTATCTACTTCGTTTTTGAATCTATCTATCATCTTTTTATATTTGTATGGATAAGGTTTCTCATAGTCATCTGGAACAGAATCATTTTCATAACTAAACTCTAAATATGTTTCTTTTTTATCTCCTTTATTCAATAGAGAATTAGCAAACATCCAAAAAAGGATATTAGTATCTAACCCTCCTCTATGTCTCTCCCTGTGGAGGCTATTCTCTAATGCCAATTTATTACATTGTAATATAGATGCATGAATACCAAAAGCTATCTTTGTAATTAATATGTATAAACTGGCCGTCCAGCACCATGGTTTATGGGCCTCATCGAACTTTAAACAGACAGGGAAACATAAATCTAAAGCTTCTCTATGGACAGCAGAAATAATAGGCTCATGCTCCTTAATAGTATTGATCTTTTTACTATCATCTAAATAATGTCTAAAACGAGCTTTGGGGTGAGTGGAATTACAATAGACTCCCCCTATAGCTGGCTCATGCTTCAATAAGAAATCATCAAATATCTTCCAAGGATTACTGCTCTCGTTAGGATACCTTTCTTTTCTTATATGTAATTTTATATCATCATCTAGAAAGACATAATATAAATATTTCTTAGGGACTATCTCTGCCAATTTATTCCTACCAGAATAACATGTACTATCAGGAAAGAATATATTATTCTTATGAGCTATTGGCTTTTTATAAGACAATAAATAAACGTCTCTTTCCATATCTTCTAATGTTTGAACAAAATCTGGGATATAATCGGAAGTTTGAACTAAATATGCAATGTTATTATTCATTGATAAAAGGATGATTTCTCCAAAGAATATGTTTCTTATTCACTCTCGTTTTAAAGTCTTCTACCATTTCTTTATATTTGTACGGATAAGGTCTTTTATATTCTTTATCGGGAGAATAGAGCCAAGAAGGAGAAGACATTAATGTTATTATATCTTTATCTGTTTCTTTTAAAAAAGAAGATTTATATAACTCATGAAAAAACTTTCCAGGATATAATAAATATTTTCCAGTATGTCTTAATCTATCTGTGTTTTTTAATACTATTTTATTACATTGTAAAATACAGGACTTAAAAGCAAGTATAATATTTCTGGTGTATATGCCAGAAGCCCAATATATAGAAATTTTGTCAAAACCAGTATATATAGGAAAACATAGTTTCATAGCATCTTTATGGACAGCAGATAATATGGGTTCATGTTCCTTAACGGTCATTATGTCCATAGCATCATCTAAATACTTTGGTACAAGATTACCTTTTAATACAGGGTAGAAACAGAAACAGCTTCCTATGGCCGGTTTATGCTCTAATAAGAAGTTCTCAAATATTTTCCAAGGATTTTTATTAGCATCTTCTGGATAATTTTTTATCTGGATGTTTAAATCTACATCGTCATCTAAAAATACATAATATAGATATTTCTTAGGGACTATTTCAGCTAATTTATTTCTTCCTTCTGTCCATGTGCTATCTGGAAAAAATATATTGTTTTTGTGTTTTACCGGCTTCTTCCATGAGAGAATATAAACTTCTCTTCCGATGTCCTCGATCATTTGAACATGATCGGGGATATAATCGGGGGCCTGAATTAAATATACTATCTCCTCCATACCCCACCTATTCTTTTAAACTAATAGCTGAATAGTATCTTGAATCGCAGGAAATAAGGAACATAAAGTAGTTGTGTCTAAATTAGTGCTATAAATAAGATTGTTGATCTTTATAGCAATAAATGTAAAAAAATTAATCATCGTTTTTCTCTTTCTCTATTTTAGAAATCACTTCGTTTATATCTTCTTTTATTCTATCCTCTTGGGGAGATAAATCAGCAGCCCTAATAGCTTCAACTAACATCTCTAGATGTTCTACTGCCTCTTTAGAAGTATCAAACTTCCCCTTGTCAATGCTAACGATAGGAGTATTAATCTCTTCGTCTTTTAACATATATACAACTCCACCATATTTACCATCTTCAAATGGTCCCATAGAGACGCACTTAACATCGTTTCCCCTAATCATTAGTGCTGATATTAGGCTCATTGCCATAGTCTCTCCTAGCAGAAATTAATTCTAACTTTTTCTTTTTCTTTTCTTCCATATGAAATTTGGCATGACAATTTAGACACAAAACATCACACTTATCAATTTCATTTTGAAGCCTCTTTAACCCATATCCTCTGTTCACCATATCTGAGATATTGCCCTCTTTATCTCCGTCTCTATGATGAAAAGACAAACAACAAGTTGTTGTTACTCCACATGGACAAGGGTGATTAATTTTATATGCTTCAACATATTTGCGATTTCTTTTAACTACCCTTTTTCTACTTCTTTTAGCCTGTTCTTTTTTCTTCTTTTTATTCTTAGCATACCATTTTTTACTATACTCAGAATTATAATCGCGTCTTGCCGTTTTGTTTTTTCTTGGCAAAACCTTCCCCTCGTTATTAATATTTCATATTATCTATTTTATCGTCTTATTTATCACTTTTCAATTAGTTTTTAAAAAAAAACCCAGGCTTCCGAAGAAGACTGGGGCCTGATGGCATACCATCAGGGCGGTATCTATATTATACCACATATACTTTCACTTTCCTCTATGTTTTTAAAAAAGGTAAATTTATTTTTTAATAGAAATAAAACTATTATGGGATGGACATGGGGAGATAATGTAAAGAAGCCAGTAGTGAAGCTCAATGGGGAATGTATAAACAGATCCCAATGGAAATATTGCCCGTACTGGACTGCAAAACATAGGGTTGACTCAAAAAGAGTTACTGGTTTTCGTTGTTTATTGTTTGATGTAGATAAGAATAACGGAATGTTGTCTTTACCACAATGTAATGCACGATATGGCACAACTTATGATGGTGATCCATAAAAAAGACCTCCTATTACAAGAATAGGAGGCCTTCGGTTCAGGACTCGATGTTAATCGAATCAGGACAAGATATAAGCATTATACCAGAAATCTTTCACTTTTCAAGTGTTTTTATTTTTTCTTTATTCGGAGTATATATTCCGCCCCCTATTCCAAATCTTTCTTTTAAAACAATTGCCATTTGTTTTGAATCTTCAATAAAACTATCCCAATAATCTTCTCCAGAAGGAGAAGGAAGCTCTCCTCTTAATCTTCTTATATATCCGAATAATTTACCTATTCTTCCGCTCCCCCATATAAGGCCAGTTATTCTAGTGCTTGCCAAAAAGTAAATATTATTAAGGTTCCACATCATTTCTATTGAAGTCATTAATCTAAATCTATCTGGGTGTTTAGTTATTCCTATTCTCGTTTCTAATATTATCGTAAATAAGATAAGAGGTATTGATATAATTATTAACATAAACATAAGAATGTATTTGAATATTTTCATAAATCTAAAATGTCAAACCTATTATCTATTGGATTATTTATTTTATAATCTAGTATATTACCTTCTTCATCTCTTTCAAATTTATTGAAACAAGATAAACAATATTTAAACTCACATTTTGACTGATCCTCTGGAGGAAAAAGATCTATTCTTACAGCATATTTATTCCCATCTAAAAGGTTGCCACAATGATCACAATAATATTTTTGTTCTTTTTCAATCATAAATCTAAAATCTCAAAACGATTATTAATAGGGTCAGGATTAACAATAGTGTTTTTCCCAACCCATATCTGATGTCCAATCGCAGCTTCTTCCCATGTAGAATATCTTTCCTGCTCTCCATCGAGGGGGCCTCCAAATACCATAGTTTCAAAAACTATGGGAGGATCACTCTTATAATAATTATGATTCAAACCCAGAAACACAGTTGAAATCTCAATATCTCCTATCTTAGTTTGCGCAAGTACCCTATCAGCCTTAGCAAACCATTTGCCCCATTCATTAATGTCTTCACACATGACAGGTTTATGACCTTCTAATATATAATGCTCAGCCATTTCTTACCTATAAATCCAAAATTTCAAATCTACTCTCTATAGGAATAGGAAGTATTCCTTTCATTATTTCCTCTGTAGGCCAATATTCATCTTTATCATAACAAGTTTGGCAATAAGATGTGGCATGACCCTCAACATAAATAATTGTTTTGTAATACCCACATCGAGGACAACGCATTTCATCTATAAAACTCATATATCCAAAATCTCAAATCTATCATTAATTTTAACAATTTTATTTTTGTCTATGTTCTCCGAGACATTCTCTAAGGGGCAATCCGGAGAAATAAATGAAGAGACATAACTAGAATCAAATCTCTTCTGAGTTTTTTGGCAAACAAAAAAATAAACAACTTTTTCAAGAAAAGGACACTCATCACAATATTCGATTAATAAATCTAATTTCTTCATATATCTAAGATCTCAAATCTGCTATATATTGGCTCTGGAGGAATGTGCCTTCTAGCACAAGTTGCACATGCTATAAATACTTTTCCTTCATCATCAGCGGATTCCCATTCCCATACTTCTTTAGCAACAGCAAATCTCTCATAACCTAGCATTATTTTTCTATTACAAAAAGCGCAATACACTATATATCCAATATTTCAAATCTACTATATATGCCTTCCGGCAATACATATTTACACTCATACCATCCACCATATGGCATTACATCATTTCTTTCACAACAAATAGAACAATATATTTTCGCTCTTTCATATTTGCCTTTAATCCCGATAGCCCACATCTTTTTATTTAAACGATATTCTTTAATAGTTAAATATTTTTCACCTACCCATATCTCCTCACAACAAATATCACAATACATTATATGTCCATTATCTCAAATCTATTTTCTATAATAGTATCTTTTTCTATAACTGTATTGCCTTTTGTAGGAAGAGGAGGTATGGGCATCCAATGAGTTACTGACCAAAATTTCTTTGATAAAGGGTTAAAAAAACCATAGAACCTCTTATTTACATCAAACATAAACATTGAGGTGTCTCCTTTGTGAGATAAATGTTCAGGACAAATCCTCAATAGGGCAGAAAAGATTGTGCTGTCGGGAACTCCATTCTCCATTTTACCACGAACTGGGTCTATATCACAACAGAGAACCGTTTTCCCTATTGGGGGCAATCTCTTTTTAACATTATGCCATTGTCTTCTCATTATAAATCCATAATTTCAAATCTACTCTTTATTGGTGATGGTCTAGGAGCTTTTTTTGTCGTATCTATAGAACCATTTACTGCTCTGGCATTCATCGAACATCTTCTATGATAACAATATAAACGATGTATCGGTTTCGACATATCAGTTAATCTTGCACTTTCTTCTGATGCCCAGATTTTTTTACCACAATAATGACAAATTGTATAAGGAACTTTTATAGATGATGATCCCAATTCTCCCCTGGCCCCTCTCTTCTAAAGCAAGATTTATCTCTTAACATATCTGAAATACGAACTGTTGTTCTTTTTGATGTTACCCACTCCTCACCCTCGACTAAATAAAGATCGGTCCATTCAAGTTCTACCTGTGTTCCGTCCTGTTCAGTATCTTTTATTATATGTCCGTTAATTGGTATGCTATGTGTCTTTTTAAATTCCTTACACTTTTCATTTAATTCTCTTAATGCCGTGTGGATCTTCTCTCTTGCTTCATATTGTTTTCTTTTAAGATCCAGTAATTTCTTTTCTAATTGTTCTCTTTGTGTTTTAAGTGTTTTCTTTTTCATTTGTTCTCTCCTATCTTTATTATAAATCCATAATCTCAAATCTATTATCTATGGAATCTGATACCTCTTCTATTATTTTTGCAAACTCTTTTATTTCTCTTTCTGACCAATTATAGCCAATCTCTTCCATCTTATAAATTCTAAACATTTCATGCCCATTTGCGCTCTTTTCTCGAGTAAAATCTTTTATTGTAAATATGTTTTTATGTTTTTTTAATGCTTCTCGTATGTCTGTATTATAATTATCATGAGCTATTATCTCTACCTTATCTCCTATTTTATATTTCATATATCTAAAATCTCAAATCTACTATATATTGGCACAGGTATCGGGAGAGGCTTTGGAACCTGTGGATAACTATATTCGTGCTCACCAGGACATGTCTCACAATAATAGATCACAGCATAATCATCAGGACAAGTAACAATAGTTTTTAATTTTCCACAACAAGAACAAATTCTTAACACAGCCATGATTACAAATCCAGAATATCGAACCTACTAACCACTGATTCTCCTTTTTCTCCTCCACGTCTTACCCACCAATAACAAGCTGTACAGTAATATTCATAAGAAGATCCCCAAGCAGGATAGACATAATGATATTCTCCAAATGGTTTGCCCATTAAAGATTTCTCACAACGAAAACATTTTACCGGGTCATCCATACGATAAGTCCAATATCTCAAACCGACTTATTATAGGATCAAAAACTTCTTCTTCTGGTTCTTCTGTTTCTTCTTTATAATTTAATATAAACTGTTTTAATGCACTCTTATTGCAAGAATCATTTGAATCGATATTAAGGTCGAACAAACCCATTCTATTTTTCATCAACTTAACTTTTTTATTGCCGCTATTATCAATATACCTATGTGCAATAACGCTCGCCGTGTGTCTCTCTCTCATCCCTAAAACACCGAATAGAGGACTTTTTAACCTTACTTCCTCCGTAAAAATTTTATTCTTGGCCATATCATCGTCATCAAGAATTATAATTTTTCCATATGTTACATGGTCTAAAGTTATCATATTCCCTCCCGCTTTATTGCTAACATAATTAATGTTGTTTGAGTACAATTAAACCATCTTTGCACAAAATCTAATGCCAAGTCGTCCTCTTTATATTTATCTAAAAAATAGAACAATACTTTCTTGTCATAATCTGTAAATTCTTGAGAAGTTCTCTTTTTCTGATCTCCTAATTGTGTTCTCAAGGAAGTCATAGGTCTAATATCTCGAATCTACTAAATATTGGATCAAAAATTGGTTCCTCATCGAAAATATACACAGAAGGCGAAGAAGATCTTTTTTCGGTACAGCTATTACAATAAAAATTTTGTGCATTAACCGTATGATTAACAATAGTAAGAGGACCTCCTCCAGGGATAATTATTTTACTACAACTATTACACATATATCCAGTTGCCATATTATAAATCCAAAATCTCAAATCTATCATATATAGGAGTTGGAACTAAAACTGCCATACTTCTTTTACATTTTTTCTGAATAACACAGTCTGTGCAATGAAAATTAGCATCAAAGAAAACAATCTCTTCATTATCTTCTATCTTTTTGCGACAAGCATGACACTTCATTTCTACCATTACAAATCCATCATCTCAAATCTATCTATATTTTCTCTTTTCTCTACCTCCTTTTTTAAGGGCCTTCTTACTATATGATCTCCCTTCTGTCTTCCCCAACCAACCACTATCTCCCATCCATCTGCAAGAAGATAATATATAGATTCCATATTTTGCCCCATATCACCATATCTGCCATAGTCATACTTGTCAAAAAATCCATATTCATAATTATCTATTTCCATTCTTTTCGTAATAACATATTTATCTTTATATTTATCTCTAGCCATTACAAATCTAATATTTCAAATCTGCTCCCTATCGGAATAAAGAAAGATTTATTTTCCAAAATCTCAAAATAGCTACTTGATTTAACAGAATCTCCTTCAAAATAAGAGAGAAAACAAATTTCCATTATTTCTGGAATCTCTAGAATTTCTTCTCCATTAAAAATAAGACGATAACAAGCAGTATGGGTTCCGGAGCAAGCAAATCCAGCACAAGCGAAAGAACGTTGAAAACGATCTTTATTTCTAACTCTCATAAATCCATCATCCCAAAGCGACCGTCCTCAGCATTTATTGGTTTGGGGGTTTTTCTTTCAGGAGGACGAGGATCTAATTCATATCCAGCACGTTCTGACTCTCCTATTCTTTTTATTTTTTTCCATTGTCTTCTAGATATTTGAGAAATACTTTTTTTCATACAAGATTGACAAGCACACGTCCATCCCCAAAAAGAAACTTGTAGAACTACACTGCTTGTAGTCTTGTTCCCAAATTTATCCTTCGTTTTAATTGGGGCCAAGCAAAAACTATGTTTTTCTCTGACATCCATACCATGCTCTACATCATAACCAATACTCTGCCATGAATATTTTCCCTCTTCTTTGGTGCTTGTTGTAATCGTTTCTTTTTTCCCGCAAAAATCACAAATATATGTGCTTGTATGTTTATGACTTTCTTCTTTTTTTACTCCCATAATTATTTCTTCTTCAATTTTTTCAGAGCTTTTTTCGAAGCCACATCAATTCTTTTAATAATAAAAAATGGTCCCATCTCAGGATATTCAGAAACTATTTCTTCTTCAAAAGGACATTCAGAACAACATACAACTCTGTCTGATGCCAAATTCTTCTTACATAGTTTGACATGCTTTTTTAGCTTTTTCTTATCCACTATCTCTTTTCCAATTTTGGAGTTTTAAATGATTCTTCATGACACTGTGTTAAAATAGTTTTTAAAAGCCTACCAGAACCTTTGCACTTTTTACACGTTTCAGTCCAATGATCATAATGACCATTATGATAATCTGTTAATTCACTTTGATGAATTACCCCTTCTCCTTCACATTTGGTGCATAAAATTATTTGCTTTTCTTTATCCATATTTATGATCCTCCTTTACTTCTTGAATGCTCCCCACATGATCTCCATGGAAATGGACAACACTAAATATGTTCATTAAAGGGTATTTCATAATCAACCCATTCTTGAGTTGAAAACAACAAAACCCACCCTTTGTGTAGATTGCCTCAACATCTTTTCTCACTAATGGCGTAGACGCTGAGTGAAAAATTATTTCAACTTCCATTATTTACCCCCCACAATAATTTCTACAAATCTATGTCTCTATCCCATTGCTGTCCAGGATGAACCCTTGTATATCTCCTGCTAGCACAGCCAGGAGTACTTAAAACATTCTTCCAAGACCAAAGTGCAAAGATCCCCAACAACACAGCAGATAGGAGATTCCAAAAAGAAACATAAAACCACAAACAATATAAAGCCCTCAAAAAGAAAGCGCTAAATATTAAGGCCACGACACCTCTCAAGCTTTTAAACTTAGAGGCATTTCTTTTAATTAGAAACCAACTCATCTTTTTAACTCCTTCTAAATTTCAAATTCATCTGCTAAATCTAACCACTTAACAAAAGCTTTAGCAATTTTAACACATCTTCCACATTTTTCAGCTTCTATATCACATAATTCCAGATGACACTTAGAACAAAGCCCATCTGGAGACTCCAACTCAAGCTCATTTTCACACATTCTACAATTTTTCATTCTTCCCTCCCATTCCTATATTATACCCGTTTTACTTTCACTTTCTAACTATTTTTTTAAACTTGTCTTCTTACGATGTGGTCATACCCGTATTTTCCCATACAAGCAACAATTTCCCACCCATCTGCAAGAAGGTAGTACCTACTATCTATCAGGCAATTATCACATTCATCTTCGTTCTCATCATCTGAAAAATAACCATATTCATACCCTTTGATTATTTTTTTATCAATTATTCTATATTTCTCTTTTTTTTTAGCCATTATATATCCATCATCTCAAATCTGCTAACTTGTGTCTTATCTTGTCTTATGAGAGGTCTTTTTAAATAAAAATCATCCTTATCTCCAGCAGAAGTGTTAGTAATAACTTCCCAACCATCTGCAACAGCACAAAATAATGCTGGTGGTTTATCATTATTAGCAAGAAAACTGTAAAGAACACTATATTCATAGTCATCTATTACGATAAAATCTGCCAAAACATATTTTGATTTATTTTTATCTTTATACATCTATTTTGTTTCATTTTTACATTCTTTTAAACATATTTTTCCACAATGTCCTTTATCACCACTCCATAATATATCTAAAGCATTTTGAGCTTCTATCTCTATCATTTGTAAATGACATCTTGAACAAGGACATGGGTCTTTTGTGCAATCTCCAAAATGAACATCTGCCCCCTCTAAAAACTGTTGGTATCCGAAATAAGAGGTACAAGCTTTTAAATTATCTATTTCAGACAATTTGCAAAACATAATAAATTTTAAGTACTCATACATCTCTTCTCTTGTAAATTTTTTAGTCTTCATTATCATCCCTCTCAATTTCTTCTATTTCTATTATCTTTCCTATTGAGAAATGCCCCATAGCACAATAACAAGTGGTAGGATCACTTTCTGGAAAATAAAATGCCGCACAATTTTCCCTGCATGTCGCAGTTCTATTATAACAACAAATATCTTTGTTCTCAGCAACTCCATATACGCCGCCATTGTCTCTATCTATCATTACTCTTCTTGCCATTTTTATTTACTCCTGACTTTGTTTTCATATATCCATTATCTCAAATCTACTAATCTTTTCTATTTTATCTTGTTCTTCATGAAATATTTTACTTATTGCTTTTTCTATCTCTTTCTTAGATTCTCTATATACAGTAGTATCATCAGAGTGCATGAAACTAATCTGAATATGAGCCTCATAATCTTGTATCTCAGCTATATTATTAATATTAATCCAGATCTTATTCTCTCCCCAGTCTGTCAATTCTATAAAAAATCCCATTCTTCTCATGATAAATCCAAAATTTCAAATCTATTAATAATTCCTCTTTTAAGCCGCTTTGCACTTGTCCTTCCTTTAGCTGGCCCAGCGAGACCCAATATAAAAATTATCTCTTCTTCTATTGCTTCGGCATATTTAGGAATTCTTGTTATATTTTCTAAATGTTCCTCAACCTCTAAAAAAGAACCTTTGTTATCTTTTTGATAATATAGTTCTCTTTCTACGCTTTCTCTAAGAGCTTTAGCATATAATGCTCTTCCTTTAGCAGTTTTTAATCCTTCTCTTATTGTATCTCTTTGTTTCTTCGTTAATTTTTTCATAAATCCATAATGTCAAATCTATCAATTATTGGTTTAGCATTTTTTTCTGATATATCATGTTCTTTCCATAAACCACCTATCAATGCTGCAAGCTCATTATTAATTTTTCTTATCTTTTCTTCGGAGTCGGCATAATTGCAACTAAGAGAAGGATCATTGTTTATAGCATGTATCATGCTAATATGATTATTTAGTAATTTGCGTTCATCTGGTGTCATTCTATAACTATATCCAGTTCATTGCCTAAATTTGTATCGTCCATACTTATATCTAATATATCTGATCTATTTGAGATTTCTTCTGATGGCCCTACTGGAGGCGAAAGCAAGTTATCATTTATCTCTTCTATTGCTTCTTCTGGAGCAATTGAAAATTGAATCCTTCGTGCAGAATAACTATACGAAATACGCCATTTACTATATATCTCAGCAAGTTTTTCTAATAATATCTTTCTGATTAAACATGGAATAATATCACAATCTTTAATCTTTTTAGTTGATCTTAATACTGATTTGCTTAATTCTCTTTCTGAGATAGAAACTTTACCATCTTGAATTAAAGTCAAATAATTTTCTCTTAAGTACTCATCTATAAATGATTCAGACCTCGAGACATATTCTTCTGCTATTTTATTAAACTGATTTTCTTCTAAAAGATCATTCGGGGTCAATGACATTACTATCTCCTAAATCCAATATGTCAGCCCTATTAGTTATTTCACTATCTTTTTTAGTCTCCGATGTAGTTTTTTCGAATTTTTTTATGGGAGAAAACTCTAATACATATTTAGAACTACCTGGCCCACCATATGTAGGACTTGCTTTTTCCTTTACAACCCAAGCAGGATATAGTTTGCCAAGAGCATCAATAAATTGTTCCCTAATTAGAACGGGGAATCTAGTATCATATGTACCCAATGTATGACCAATCAAATCTTCTTCCTTGATACGTACAAAACCTTCCCTCATAAGTTGACTTGTATGGGTTCTTATATAATTATCTATATATGGCTCCGCCAATATAAGAGCACTATTTAATTTCTCTGATAAAATTTGATCAGGATCAACCGACAATTCCTTCTCCTAAATCTAATATCTCTGACCTATGCTCTATCTGCTCTTCAGGTTGTAACACTTGCTTTTTCTTCTTAAAATTTTTGCGGGGAATAAAATCTAATGTATAATCAGGCCCATCACTTATTTTGTTAGTATAATTAGTCACTGTTCCCCTCTTTATCTCCCAATCAGGATATAACCTAATAAGCTCCGCTATTAACTCCTCCCTAATTAATACGGGAAGTGAGCGACCATAAGTATCATTGTTAGTATGGAATATATGATGATTAAACGAAACTTCTCTAAAACGTATAAAGCCTGAGGTTAAAAGAGCAATCTCACAAGAAAGCAATGAATTGTCTATATAAGAGACTACACTATCAAGAGCATCTGAAAATCTTCTCTTTATAATATCATTAGAAGATACAGGCATTCCCACCACCCATGAAATAAAGAAACTCCACCACATCCCCATCATTAAGGTTTGTAGTATCAAAGCCATCCCTACGAAGTATCTCTCCATTTAACTCAACAGAGACCATATCAGGCATCTTGACCTTCTGCTCAGTTAATAAACCACTTACACTAATACCATCCTTGCTCTCTATGTATTCACCATTTACAATAAGATTCATGATAAGTCCAAAATTTCAAATCTGCTGATTATAGGTTCCATATAAGTTGCTGTTATAGCATCCACTCTAGTATCCATTTCTCTAAAATCAAGAATAAGTATGATGTCATTAACATTATTTATTTGACGAAGAGAACAGGCGTAAAATTTACTGTCAATAATAAACCATGCTGTACCTAATTCTAATTTAAATATTTCTGAATCCCTTCCAATCCCATAAAATTTATAATATCTTCCTGCACCACCATCGGTTATTAGCCATGGATCTCCCCTCTCCATATCAAATGTATTGACATTATCTCCCTGATAAACTTTGAGCCGTTGTTGAAGAATTCGTTCTATAATTATCTCATGAGTCATTACTTACCATTCTCCATCTGAATCTTCTAAATCTAACAATTCCGACCTATTCTCTACAGGAGCTACAGTCTCCTCTACAGAAGCAACTTCTTCAACTACTTGCTCCCTTGCTTGAGGATAAAATGCAAAAAAGCATTCACAGTTGCTTGATTGCATTTCTTCTACTATTTTCCAATCGGGATATAAAGGACTAAGACCTGAGAGCACACCCAACCTAATAACTTTTGGAAAGTTTTTTTTCTGGCGGAATAAATGAGCATTTAACTTGTGCTCAGAAATCTTTACATATCCCTTCTCTAAAAAACTGTCATATCTCGATAGCAATTGAGCATCTATATATATCTCTAACTTTTTGATATACTCATCCATCTTCTTTTGAAATCCATTCCTTTTCATAATCTCTTGTGGGGAAACTCCCATTATTTATCTCCTAAATCTAATATCTCAGACCTATTCTCTATCTCAGACTCTCCTATATCTACGGTAGTAGGGGGAACAGGAGCAACAGGTGCTTCTATAACTACTTCTGCTCCCGCATTAGGAGTAAACTTTACCCAAGGTTCTGCTCTGTCAATCTCCCAATATATCGTCCAATCAAAATATAAATTACTAATAATGGGGAATAAAGAGTTCCTAAGCAATGCAGGAATCTTTTTCCCCTTCTCTAAAAATTTCTTAGGTAGAAAATCTTTCTCAGATATAGCTATATTTCCATCATTAATAAGTTCCTGATAATGAGAACTTATATAAGAGTCGATGCCTTGCTCGGCCGCTATAGCACACTCTTGTACTAAAGCTTCAAAATTATTATCTATTAAAACTTGACCTGGAGAAATAGCCATTATTCATTTCCTAAATCTAAAATTTCAAATCTGTTATCTATTGAATTAAATATTGCTTCTTCTACTAATTCTTCTATCATCTCATCACTCCAAATCCAACCAATCTCTACCATAGAATAACGAACACCCTCATTGCAAATACCTTTTATTGTAAGAATTCTATTAGAAATTGATTTTAATGCTTCTTCCATATCAGTTACAAAACGCCCTGGAATTGCAATAGCAAGGCCTGTACTGTCAAACTCCTTTGCCATGTCTACCCATGTCTTTATCTTTACTCTATCTCCTACTTTATATTTCATATATCTAAGATCTCAAATCTGTTATCTATTTCTTCTGCTAATCCCTCTCCTTCAAATCCTTCTATCATCTCATCACCCCATTCATTGTCAGTTCCTTCCATGCGATAAGAATGATCCCCAATATATTGTATTGTAAGAATTCTATCAGGGAGGGATTCTAATAATATTTCCATACAAGTTGTAAAGGATAATGGCACTGCAATAGAAGAACCTTTAAGACCAAATTCTTTCTTCATGTCTACCCATGTTTTTATTTTTACTCTATCTCCTATTTTATATCTCATATGTCTAAGATCTCAAATCTGTTACCTATTGGTTCGGGCATCTTTATTTCTTTTGCTAATCCCTCTATCATATCGTCAGTCCATCTCCAATCAATATCTTCCATATAATAATATCCTTTTTCAATGCTTTTTATTATAAGAATCCTGTCAGAATTTAAGTCGCTTTCCATTCTGCTTGTAAAATTGCCTGATGTTGCAAGAACCCAATCATCTGGCCTGTCCCACCTGTGCCCGAACTCTGCCAGCATCGCTTCCCATGCTTTTATCTTTACCTCGTCTCCTACTTTGTATTTCATATGTCTAAGATCTCAAATCTGTTATCTATTGGTTCTATTGTCTTTATGTCTTTTGCTAATCCCTCTATCATATCATCAGTCCAAGACCAACGAACATTTTCCATCTCATAAAAATCTTCTTTAACTTTTCGTATTATAAGAATCCTGTCAGAATTTAATGATTTTTCCATGTCAGTTATAAAAGTTTTTGATACTTTAAGAACCCGATCTTCTCCTGGCTGACACCCAAACTCTGCTTTCATCTCTTTCCATGTTTTTATCTTTACCTCGTCTTCTACTTTGTATTTCATATGTCTAAGATCTCAAATCTACTTTCAATTATATCTTCAGAATTTAATCTCTTTGGATTATCATAATCTAAATGACCATACTCCCTATAAAACGAGGCAGCAGTACATTGCCATTTATTATAATAGTTACATTCAGGCAATCCATCATGGCCAGGTAATTTACAAAGTGTTTTTTTCTCAAATTCACACTCTCTACTCATTTTGCCATAAGATTCCTTCATTGCTCATCACCTAAATCCAATATCTCTGCTCTATTCGTGATAACCTCATCAGGAGTTATTTCTTTCTGAACTCCCTCACCCACACTAGTACCTAATTCTTCTCTATAATTTATCTTAACTTTAGGAGATAATGCCAAATATTGAGAACCAACCGCGAATTTTAAATTCCAGCTTTTATATATTTTTCGCAATGGAACCATAAGATCATTTTCTGCAAAACCATGACTAGATTCAGTAAGTAGTTTCCATGGAATCCATACATAATTTAATTTACATATCTGCTCTTGTTCATCTACTATGTACCCGTTGATTATTGTTATACATGCACCAACAGCAGCTTCTAACCTTTTTTTCTGCTTACCGATATAAGCTATCTTAATATCTTCTGGAGTTATCTCTTCCACACTAATCCTCTAAATCCAATATCTCTGCCCTATGCTCTATCACTTCATTAGGAGCAACAGACTTATTTTTCTTCTTAATCTGACCAATATTTAAACTAAGCTCATCACTTATTTTTTTGCGGGAAGAAAAACGAATGTGTAATCCATCTTTTCTAATCTCCCAAGCAGTATATATCTCTTTTAAGTATTTAAGTATGTCATCATATTCCCTGTTGTTTTCATAATTGATATGGTCACTAGTGATAAAATAGATATATCCATCTCTACATATTTGTTCACATCTTTCTAATAATGCATCGTTAAGAGATTCTATAGCTGATTCTATCTTTATTTTTAGTTGCTCTCCATATGTCTCTATATATTTTTTTCTTACATCATCTGGTGTTATGCCATCCATGCTATTCCCCTAAATCCAATAACTCAGATCTATTCTCTACTGGACTATCCCTAACAACAATCTCAACCTCACTACAATTAGGTTCTTTTTCTTCTTCCGATTTTTCTTCTAAAGTATTATCAAAAGGAGTCTTTGGCCTAAATCTAAAATAATAGTTAGATCCATAATTAGATTCAACTATCCAACTAGTAAAAGTATCTTGTACGGCTTTTTTTATGAATTTCCAATTATAACCTAAATTTATCTCTTCTTTTATAAAGGACCGTTTAGGAAAAATAGATGATTGGTATATATCAATATAACCATCTAATATTAATTGACTCTTATCTTTTGATAATGTTTTATTAATTATCTGTATAGCATGGTTAATAAGATTCTCTATTTTTGTCTTATTTACTTTTATATATTGATTTCTAATCATATCAGGTGTTATTTCTTCTTTATTATCACTCCAAACTTTCATATCAACTTTCCAAAACCTTCTTAATCTTCTCTGCCATGTCCATACCAAGCTCTCTAGTCGCATAGTCTATTATTGCAATATTACATATTGCATTCTTAGAGGAATCTTTACATACAACCCATATAGGACGGTCTTTTAACATTCCCGAACCTTTCCATGGCTCTATTTCAACTTTTTCTGTTTTCATTCTCTTAAATCCAATATTTCTGACCTATTTTGAACTTTCTCAATTTCTTCTTCTATATCTGAAGAACTGACAGGTTTATCGTCTCTCATAACTTCATTTAAATGAATTTTTAACCCTTCTTTTAATGTAAAGAGGAGTTTTCCATCATCTTTTGTAACTTCCCAATCTTCATATATTGCATTTAAAGCCTTTATAAGAATTTCAAGATCATTATCATATTTATAAGAAATATGACAGCGACCTGTTTGACCTACCTTTTTATAATTAGCCAATAATGTTTTATTAATAACTGTCATGGCCTTTTGTACTTCTTGACCTATAAATTCTGTAAATTTTTCTTTAATATCATCTGATGTTACGGGTTTCATACTAAGTCCCTAAATCCAAAATTTCTGCTCTATTATCTATAATATCGTCAGTACTTACCGGCTTATTTTCTCCTTTAATCTTAACTGAATCTAATTTAATCTCATCTATAGAATCCTTAGCAGAAAAAGTCATAGAAAGACCATTCTTAGTGATATTCCAATCAGCATATATCTTTTGTAAATATTCAATAATAGTGTAAATTTCTGTGCTATTAGCATATTCCATTCCACTAATAGGAATATTAACATAACCTTTCTGACAGATTAATCTATAATTAGCTAATAATGCCTTATTGAAATAAGCTACTGCTATACCAACCTTCTTCTCTAAATCAGCTTTATATGTATCTTTGATAGTTTTAATAGTCATACCTTCCATTATATATCCAATATCTCTGACCTATTATCTATTGAACTATCAACAACAACTTCTTCTTTTTTCTTTTTTTCCGATTTTTTATCTAATTTCATAGTGAAATCAGAGCCAGGATGAAATCTAAAGTAATATTCTCCACCAGCTCTATTAGATTCTATATTCCAACTTGTAAAAATATCCTGTACAGCTTTATTTATAAATTGCCAAGTATTTTTTAAATCTAATCTTTTTCCATCAAAGGATTTATTTGGGAAAATATGTTTTTGGCCTACATCAATACTGCCACTCTCTATTAATTCTTTAGTTCCTGCTGATAGCTTTCCATTAATTATTTGTACAGTGTGACGAATAAGATTTTGTATCTTTATATCGTTTTTATTTATATACTTATTTCTAAGCATATCGGGAGTTATCTCTTCTTCACTATCACTCCATGTTTCTTGAGGTTCACATCTCATCTTATTTCTCTAAATCTAACAACTCTGACCTACTATCTATCGAAATATCAATAACATCAACTTTTTTTCTTTTGATTTTTTATCCAATGTTGTATCAAGAGGGGTTCTTGCTCTAAAGTTTAAAGATCTAGTCCGATCAACAATAGATTCAACATTCCAATTTGTAAAAGTGTTCTGTACGGCTCTAACTATAAATACCCAAGTACTGATTAAATCTATTTCATCTTTTTTAAACATAGGTTCAGGAAAAATAAATTCTTGATTTATTTTAATGCTGTTATTTTTCATTAGGTCTACAGACCCCTGTGATAAACCTTTATTAACCATTTGTATAGTATGACTAATAAGCTTTTTTATTTTTTCTGAGTTACGCTTTAAATACTCATCTCTGAGCATCTCAGGTATTATCTCTTCTTTATTTTTACTCCATGTGTTTTGAGGTTCACATCTCATCTTATTTCTCTAAATCTAACAACTCTGACCTGTTCTCTATTGCCTCTCCAGGGACTATTGCCTCTTCTTTCGCTTCTAATTCTATTTTTATGTTTTTATCAATAAGTTCTTTGGGAGAAAATTTAAAATGAGGGTTTGCTTTATTCTTAACCAGCTTTACGTCCCATTCTGTGAAAACTCCATAAATAGTTACATAAATAAAATCTATTCTTTCAGATTTTTTCGAAAAATTCCAATTCTTTCCATTTATAGTGATTCTATCAATAAAAACCTCGTCCCATAAAGAAGCAAAAGTATCTTTATATACTATGATAATAGTGCCATCTTTAACAATAGAATCACTATGATATTTTAAATCTTCATTAACGATTTTTATAGTTGAAGAAATAACCTTCTCTATTACAGAAATATGTTTATCCTTATATCCATTCAGGATGTTCTCTGGAGTTATAGGCTCTTCCATTAGTTACTCTTCCGCAAATGGAAGGTTCATCCATTCTTCAAAACATTTTGCTTTGCAAAAATCTTTCTTATGGAATCTATCAGGCAATGTTATTCCACTCCTATTACCAAGATATCCTTCTAATTTTATTCTTTCTTCCCCACAAATTTCTCCACAAAAATCACATTTTATAATAATCATTTTTCTCCTCCTAAATCTAAAATATCTATTCTACTCTCTATCCCTTCATCGAGAATTTCTTCTATTTTCTCTAATTGAGAAAACTGAACGACTTGGAACTTTTTTTGACAATGATCACAAATCTGTTCACCTGAGATGTCTTTTACCATTTTAAGTTTCTTATCACAATGAGGGCATATCTTACTATATAAATATTCCATTACTTTTCTCCCAAATCTAAAATCTCTGCTCTGTTATTTATAATATCGTTAAGAGTTACTTCTTTCTTCTGTTTCTTGTTAAAATCTACTCGTATTTCTATATCAATAGGAGTTTTAGGTCTAAAACAAAAATAGTGACCTCCAGAATAGAAATAAGAACTTACTTTCCAATTCTTATAAAATTTACGTACGTTGTCCGCCAAAACCGTCCATCTACTTTCAATAGCTTTTGCACAGAATCCATCATTATCAAGATCTCCTCTGGCCTTCACATAAACAAAGCCATCATCTACTATCGCTTGATATCTCTCTTTTAATAATTTGTTTATAATATCTATAGAATAGGAAACGAGATTTTCCATTATCGGGGTTTCTTTGTCTATATATAATTCTTTAATATTTTCTGGTGTTACTTCTTCCATTATATATCCAATATATCAAATCTGCTCTCTACTGGTTCAGTAGTAATTAAAGGAATATCTTTTTTCTGTTCGGCAGTAGGGGCCATCTCTATTACAATAGGTTCTTTCGGCATAAATTGAAAATACCGTCCCTTATTTTCACAACCTGAAGCTATATCCCAACTTTTAAAAAATTTGCCTAAACAATCTCCCAAGAGTTCCCAACTGGTATCTGTTGCTCTGAAGCCTTTAGGAAGATTTAAATCTGAACGAAGTATGTTAAGATATCCAGATGAGATAATAACTTTATACTTATCTACTAATATCTGATTAATAGTTTCTATACATGGAGACACTAATCCATCTAATAATGGAATCTCTTTTTCCATAAATATATTTTTGATATCTTCGGGAGTTACTTCTTTCATATCCATTCCCCATAAAATTATCCAAACTTATTATATACTAAATGTTTTCACTTTCAAATGTTTAATTGAGAAACCTAGAGAAGAAATGCTAATTTATAGTATTTAGATATGTTGTAGTCTATGTAGGGTAGATAGCTGTTTATGTCTATTTTGAGTGGGGTTATTTTTTTACCTATGTAAGATTCTAGGTGATATTGAGTAGTTTTAGTCCCGTATGAGTAGTGAAAATCTTCATGACAATTATGGCATAAACAGACAGTTTTTGATAATTCTTTGCTAATTTTACCGCGGCCTTCTTTGTGCATTATGCTTATTTTTTTATACTTTAAATCACTTTCTACGTGATGGAATAATAAGATAGCAGGATCGTTAATTTTACAATTTATACAAAATAGCGATTTTTTGAATTCCCAAATCATTAGATGGTTTCTGCATAAAGTTTTCTTATTAGTAGGAGAACGAAGATACCGTTTTATTAAAATATCTTCTCTCTCTTTAGAAGTTCCTATATGTATAATGGTATGACAATTCTTGCATTTAACCACCCCTTTTTTGAATTCTTTATTTATTCGCTCAATGCTGTGGCTACACATTTTTCTAATCGAATTATCTTTTTCTAAAGGATTTAAATGGTGGAAAGATAATTTGGTTATTTTTTTTTCTCCACAATCACATCCCTGAGTAGTCATGCGTTTTTTTATATCTTCCCATTTTATTGCCATTTTTGCTCTTTGGAGAGGCTTCTGTTTGTCCCACCATCTTTTTTTTATGAGTTTACTAACCTTTTCTTCTATTTGATCAGGAAAAGGAATGATGAAATATCTATATACCTTCTCTCTAGTTTTTTGGTGAATATGACATAAGTATTCTGCTTTCTGGCAAATATCATATGATCGTATTTTTAAGTATATGGAAGAATATTTTTCCATCCGTATATTATGTTGTTTTTTATTACGATTTTCTACAATTCTTTTTAATATCTTATTATGCTGAGTTAGATCTGAAGAGTACCAATGCTTGTAATATTTACTTCGTAAATCTCTTTTCTTATTGCAAATTTTTTCTTCTATTTGATCAGAAAAAGGAATGATAAAATATCTATATATTTTCTTTCTAGTTTTTTTATTAACTTCATAAAGAATTTCTGCTTTTACATCTATGTTATAAGATTTTATCTTATTATAAAATGGAGAATATTGTTTTAACCATCTTTTGTCATTAGCTTTTTTTATGCTGTTCTTATACTTCTCGGGGTTTTCTTGTTGCCATTTTTTTTTATGTTGTAGTTGTTTTGACTTATCTTTATATGCCATATAAATATATCGACATATAGATAAAAAATCTATTAATTATAGAGTGAAAAAATAGGTGGTTGGCAAAATAGGGTCCCAGGAAAGGATGTTAAGGGTAAGTATAAGTGTTCTCTGAAACTGGACGCCCACGGCACGGGGTAACGTAAAATGATTTTTCTGAGGAGTAATACTCCATTGTTCTATCGAAAGTTTCGATTGAGTATATTATCCGTCTTATATGAGCATCTCCTGTAACTGCTGTAACCGTAAGTAGAACCCCCTGCAATGTATGGAGTCTATACCGAACCATGCCGTGTCAAGGTGGTGCATAATCTCATGGAGTAGAGTAGATATAGCCCCTTTGGGAGTTCTTACCTGTCGTCTCTTAGCTGTGAGTCTATATACTTCTATCCATGACCTTTTACCCCTTATCCCTCTACTATGATAGACACCTTGAGTTTTTTCTCTCATAGTCTCTTTGCCTCTCTGTTTTTTGTGAGGCTGTATTCCCTGAAACTTGATAGGAATAGGTAATAAATCAAACCTGTCAAGGATACGGTCGCCCAGGATTTGCAACTGCTCTTCAGTAATAACAGATAGATTCCTAAATTCGTTATATAATCTCTTAACCAATTCAGAAAATTCTATCTTATCAGGAAGAGTCAATCTATTCGATTTTGTGTAGTTCGTTTCCATAATTTATAGAACCAAAAAACTGCTGGTCTGGAAAATTAAAAGGCTTTTAATTTTCTCCCCCTTATCAGACTACCTATTATCTGTTTTATCTCAACCTGAGCTAATCTGAGCCGTTCTGAGGCAAATTATAGCAGGTATCTAATCACTTTTCAATATGTCTTTAAGATAAGCAAGGAGGATTTCTCTTGCTGCCTCATGGTCAAAGACTTCACAATCATTTTCTCCTGCTACAGAGATAACAAAGCAATTTTCATCATCAACGCCGCCTGAGTCGTCTGGAAACGGACGATGGATATGTTTTGCTTTGACAGTTCCATAAATTAGAAGTTCATCAGTAGTAGAGATCGAAGTTCCTGTCGCAAAAGACGCTGCTATAGCTGCCTTTTTTAACTCTCCTGCCAATGTCTTTATTGCTTCTTTTGCTGTTTTGTTCATTTTTTGATTCCCTGTTTTTTCTTTTGTTTGTTTTTAATCCTTCTCATATCAATCGCAAACCGTATTTCGATATAAAGATAACAAGCCACCCAAGCTATAATAGTAGCTATAGCAGGCAATGACTTTATGATTATCATGGTTGCAATTACTGTTAATACTACTTCTGAAAAACTCATTTTTTGATTCCTTATTAGGTTTTCACTTAACAATCTATAGGAAAGAAAAAACGTTGGTCTGGAAAAATAGAAAATAGCCTTGCAAGCTGTTTACCTGCAAGGCTATAGTTCCGTGAAAACCTTAGCCCATTTTGTATTGAGCCGTGTTTAGATGTATTCGGGTTATATTGCCGAGCAAATAATCTCTGACAATAATCGGTTTTTTCAAGCCTTGACGTTCGCCCTCTTTTTTCTTAGGGATAAACGACTTCGCAATTGCAAGGTCTGCGGCTGTGAGTTCGTCGCCCGTATCTTTGTAACGATAAACGGCGGGTTTCGTTCCCAATATAGCCACTTGCAAATAGTAATTGTGCTGATTGTCTTTGTTGGTATGTTCAACCAAAATTCTTGACAATTTGCCCGAATAAGGGTCTCTGACATGAGTTCCCCACTGTCGGCTTTTTGCCTTAAACGTCGCGGCTGAGTTTTCTGTCATTTCTTTGACTTCGCCCTCAAACTGAGCAAGAATTTCCTCTGACACTCCTGCCTCTAAGCAAGCCTCTCTGACTTCGGCTGTGAGTTCCCTGCCTCTTGCATTGTTGACCATATTGGTATAGGAAAAACCAACAATACAATTCGTGATGGAGTCTTTGACAACCTGCTTGTGTAGAGGATTTCCCCTTTTGTTCATTTTGAGTTCGGTTGTTGATGACAACTGAATAAATGTTGTCCCGTTCACTCTGAGCAACCGTTCTCTCAAATCTGCCTGATTGATAACGATTGCAGAGTCTTTTGTTTTTACTGCTGTGATTTCTGCCATTTTTTCATTCCTTAAAAGGTTTTCACTTGGTTCTCACTTACTAATCTATAGAAGCTGAAAATCAAAGGTCTGGAAAATTAAATGATAGTATAATTACTCATTTTCTTCTTCTTGTTCTTTTCTTCCATATTCTGTCAATATGTTTGTTTATTGCTCTGTTTATCCTATTATCACAGAAAATAGGTATTGGAAAACCTTTTACACATTGCCAAGCATAGAATTTTATTTGTCCGAATGTTAATTTCATTTCTCTATTTTACACTTTTTCATTCATTATGTCAAGCCCTAAATTGGGATATTTTGCCTCAAGATACTTTTTCACTCCTGCACTATATACAGTGGTTACTATTCTATAACTACCTTCCTTATCCCCTTTTAGACGATAGACGGTTTGAGTTTTGCACCATCTTTTCACTTGTGCCTTTTGTTTTTTCCTTGCTTGGTCTTGTTCTACTGCTTCTACAAGGTTTGTAACGAATATATCACAATCCGTATCTATTCCTTTGGGCATCATTGTTGACGGTTTTCTTGCTTGTGATAATGTTCTGCAATGGGCATCAAGTTTTTCTTTTTCCCCTTGATTGAGATAGAAGTCAACCATGCCACCACCTGCCGTATCTGTTACTGTTCCGATTCTTTTACCATCTAACCACAAAGAGCAGGAAAAGCCATAGCCTTCTCTACCTACGAAACTTTTAACTGCTTTTACTGTATATCCCATTATTTTTTTACCCATTGTCTTATCCTTTTTATTCTATCCCGCAGAAAAATCGTTGGTCTGGAAAATTAGGCATCTACCACTTCGACATCGCCAGGGTCAGTACCTAAATCTTCGAGTTCTTCGAGTTCGTCAACTATGATAACCGGGTTTCCTTCTGAGGCAAACTGATGGATATTTTCAGCATCATCTTCTATAGCTGAGGCATCGTCTGCTAGTTTCATCGCATAATAATTGCCGCTCATTCTTGTTACTCTAAACATTTTTTACTCCATTTCTTTTTTTAACCTGTTAAAAACTCTTACTGAAATATGACTCCAATGCTCTCCGTTCTCTTCTAGGTCGAATAAAATAGCCACATAGTCTGGATATAACGGTTTGAATTCAGGATCTAGACAATATCCTACAACATTATGTCGTTTTATCCAAGCTAATAATTTATCATCATCTACAAATACTCCGTTAGGTATATCAGCATTATAATTTCCATATCTGAAAGCATTTGGTGGTAATTCTTGCATAATCTATACAAGCTGTTTTTTGTTTGTCTGGAAAGTTAAAACCCACTTTTTCTCCAATCAACAGTAGGTATTGTAATGCTAGTTATTTTCTTTTCAAAATCGAGGTTTATTTCTAAATCATATAATTCTGACCAATAAGATACATATATGCTTTGTCCAGATGGAAGAGCTGCTTCAGAATAATGGACCATCTGGAAAACTATTCCTGACATATAAAGAAAGTCTCCATTCTTATATTTTTCTTCTAGTTCTTCTGGAGTTAAAGCCCTGATATGCTTTATAAAATGTGAGGCTAGTTGTCTGGTTTCAATTATCTTTGCCATTAGTTTTCCCTTTGCAACCAATGTTGTCTAGGTCGTCCTTCTTCTGGTAAATCTCCAAATCCCATTCCTTCTGCTGCTGCTCCGATAAGATTACTATTAACTACTGACCTATCTTTCATTTCTTTTGTAAAACGAGGTGGAGCACTTCGTCTGCATTGCCAGCATAATTCCGAGACAGAAGTAGTGTCTCTTCCACAACCTAAGCAACAAAATATTGGATCTGGTTTCTTACTCATAATTTATACCAGTTGAAAATTATTTGTCTGGAAAGTTAGCTTCCTACATTCGGCATTGGAAATTGTGTATCCCATTTTCTCTTTCTCACAATATCTAACGGGTCTAAAAGAACATTGCCATTTTGTGTCCAGACATCAATATCACAAAAAGCAGAAGAGGTTACAAGACCTGCTAATCCTACCCCTTCTAGATGATTAGTTTCTAATACTACATGAGGTCTGAAAAAACAGTCTCCCCAGACAAACTGATGAATCATCTTCGATCCATATTTGATTTTCGTATCCCTTATTGCCCCAACAAAAGATACTACTCCTTCATCAGCCTTTTGGACAATCATTCTCAGGGGAATATGTATCCCATTTTCCCCTACCATCATTCTAGTTGCTACATCACTTCCAAGCATTTTTATTCCCTTTTTATTCTATACTTTTAATTTTTCATTTGTCTGGAAATTTGATGAATTAGGTAATATTACTGGTTCTTCTCTATCTTTTCTAGCTTGTTGTTCTATTTGTTGTTGAGCTAGTTGTATTTCTTCTTCTGGGGTTAAATTATTCATTTGGAAATTTCTTCTTAACTAGTTTATCTTTGTAACAATCTTCACAAACAGCCACATGACCTTTTTTAACTAGTTCTTGTGCTCTTTTATCATCATAAAAGCCCTCTTGGTCTATCCATAGGAGTTTCTCAGACTGTTCTATCTCACCGCATATATCGCAGCAATTAAGACCCATATCTCCCAGGGCATTTCTTTCCTCATCTGTTATATCTTTAATATTAAGATAGATTAGTTCTTTTCTAGTTCTCATTAGTTACCCCGGATGAATTATTATATCGCTTGTGTGTAATACATATTGGAAAGTAAAATCACAACCACAATTTTCACAATACCCTGATAAATACAACATTGTCCTATTGTGTTGTAAAGTAGGACGATTTAAGTGTAGGTGTTTATCTTCTGATTTACAAGAGGGACAATTTCTATCGCCTCTTTCGTCTCTATAAATTTTTATTTCTCTTAATGCCATAATCTATAGAAAAGATTTTTCATCTGTCTGGAAATTTAGCCAAACTCATAACAGCCATCATCAATCCATCTTTTTTTAGGAATTTTCCACTTAATATCAGGATTGCCCATAAAAGCAATTACCATCCAAAACCTAACCCACATTCCCACATACATAGCAACCTCTTGTTGTTTACTGTCTGGATTAAGCCACAAATCCTCCTGAAAGTGTTCATAGGTATAATTTGTTGAGCCATACCATTTCGGCGCAGTGGGTAAATCTAACACTTCTTTGATTTTCTCCCAAGGGTATCTGACATCACCTATTTCTTTGATAAAGAATTTAGTAGGATCAAAGCCAATTATTTCTTTACCTGCTTTATAGGCTTTTGTTAACTCGTGTTCATCTACGTTGGATAGAACAACGATAGTTTCATACCTACCATGTCCATCTCCCCATCTATCGCCAACTGTAAATGATATGATAAAGTCATCCGTTTTCATAATGGTCTATTGCTCCTTCATCACACTTCTGATTACGAATACAGTCTGAGCATTTCGTGATAGGTGCTTTCCCATAATAAATACAATCTTCCCAAGTGCAAGTAAACCTCATAGCTTTGTGGATAGACTGAACATCTTTTCTCATCTGTTTTATGTCTTTTTCTATTGTTGATACTCTATCTATGTATTTATCATAGAATACAAATAGTGTAACAACAAAAACTATTGACCCGCAGAGAGAGACATATAAAAATACGTCTACAGGAATAAATGCGATAGGTAATTCTGGACATGAGAAAATAGCTAATAAAAGAACAATAGCAAACCACCATTTATATATTTTATCTAAGCTCATATTTTATCTTATTAAAAAACCTTTTGTCTGGAAAAATAATGCCGGTTGGTGCCCGTTCTCTTAAGGGAGCGCCAGTTACCCCCGAAAAAGCCACTAGCAAGCACCAACCGGCTCTCTAATCGCGGGAGCATTGCCCCAGCGAGGTTACAATACGACTCTCCCTGCCGACCCATGCCAGCAGGGAGAGTTTCAACTACCTTACGTTTCCAAACGTTTCCGACATTGCTAAGAAGAGATTATATCGAAGGCCGATTTAATTGACTACAGCTTGTCAGGGGAAATCGACTAAAAAACCATCAAGCCTGCCGAATCTCTAATAATATTCTCTAATCAGTGTAAGAATTTTCGTTTACCGCATCATAGCCTCCTTTCGAGTCCGTTTGAAGTTTCGATATTAACTTGTTATTTGTTCTCTACTCTTTATTGGGTAAAGAAATTGATTGTCTGGAAAATTATAAATCTTCTCTGATAACTTCTTCTACTTCTTCTTCAGTGTAACCTGTTGCCTGTGCTATAGCTTCTATATACATTGAAGCAGAATCAGGTATAGACTTTAACATCCACTTTGCTTGTTTATAATCTTTGTGATCTCTTATTTTTTCTTTGTCAAATTTATCCATTTTTAATCCTTCTCTCTAGGTTTTCCACGACTTATACCTGCTCCTAACATAGCAGCTTCTTTTTGTGGAGAAGTGCCAAAATCCCAACATGCTCTTGAATCACATTCTTTGATGAGTTTCTTTATTTGTTCCAAGTTAGATACATTATACTCAACATTAAGCCCTCCCTCAGTAATGTTCGCATATATGTTTAACTTGTCCAGTTTTTTCTGGAGTTTGACAGCATTAAGATATTTTATTCTAGAGACAAAGATTCTCCTTTGTCTCGCCTCTTCCAATATCTCTATTGCTTTGGGATTGATTTTCTTATCTTTATCACTCATATTCTATCCCAGTAATTTTTCTTTTGTCTGGAAAATTAGCAGAGGGGCAAGTTTGAGGGCATAAATAAGAGGTTATTCCTTCTTCTGATATTAACACTATCATATACCAGCCTCTTTTACATTTTCCATCTTTGATCTCTTTATATCGGCATTCTTTTTCGGTGTCAAAGGTCTCCATAACCTTTGATTTAACTTTTTATTTTATATCCCTCTAAATTACTTCAAACCAACTACAAAGAACATTAAAAGAACAATGTCCGCTTGTAAATTCCATACATTCAATGAACATTCCATTACCTGAACACATCTTTTTAACTAATGTCGATGTCTCATCACTGATATAAACTTTTTCGGTGTGGCCTGCTTTTACTACTTCGGTGTAAGGTGCGGTGGTATCATCGGCTGATTCATAGATGGTCAGTGTTACATCTTGTCTCCATCTTATTCGCATTTTTCTACCTCCCAATGATTGATTGCCCCGGAAAATTCTCTATTCATCATATTACAGATTTCACGGGCAAACTCATAAGAGAATTTTGTAGTTCCGTAATCTTTGAACCCTGTCAATTTTGATTCCCAGTATATCCTATACATGGGAGGTTTATTCTCTTTCGCCACCCCGATATTAGTCAACATCAGAACAAATATTACTACAAATATTGCTATAAGCCTTTTCATATTCTATCCAATCATTTTTTTGTTTGTCTGGAAAATTAATCAGGTTCGACTGTTTCTACAAAACTATACTGCTTGCCACCCTTGTAGGTGTCATTACGAGAGGATATAAGAACATGATGTCCTACATATCTTTTATCCAGAGGATTTATAACCTCATAGATATTATATGGAACATCCATTGCATTAGCATAGGTCTGTGCTCTTTTTCTGGTAGCTGCTAAGGTAGATATAGTAATACTCATTTTTTAACTCCCTTTTCTATTTTCTGAAAAATTTTCATGAATATAAAGACCGTAAGGGGCAACCATATATCTATATCTTTGATTAACATAATTCATCAAAAGTTTTGTTCTATGTCCTTTTCATGGCAGATATGCTGTATATGGTTATAAATTTCATCAGCTATATCATTTCCCTGTGCAGGGATAAAATCTTGTTTGAAAACTGTTTTGACAATGACTTCAATAGTTGCAAATATTTCTGTTGAAAGTTCTTCCCAAAAATCGTAATGCTCTCCACCCTCTCCTTCAATAGTAATATCTTTTTCTGCCTTTATTATTGCATAGTCTAAAACTCTGCTTTTCTTCTCACTATCCGACATAGATTCTTTGTAGAAGATATGAATAGTCATATCATAAGTGGTTTCTTCTCCAGAACCCTGTATTTCAAATGTAAACTGCTGCTCACACTCTCTAAAAACCGAGTGAACTACAGCATTACATGTACCTTTTGACAATATTTCTAACATTCTTTTTTCTCCATAATCGAATCACTTGCACACATTATAACATTTTTCTACAATGTATGCAAGTGATTTTTCATTTGTCTGGAAAATTAGTTTTTGGGGAGAAACGACTTAATAGCTCTCCAGATGACAAACACCTGTAAGGTAACTATGGGCCAGAGAACCATCCATTTGGCAGTAAAAACTACCGAGTCAAAAGACACCTGTAAACTCAACAGGTTCTTGAGTAATCCTGCTAATGTAGCTTCTGTTCCGTTCATTTCATATCTCCAATATTATATTAAGGTTGACAAGTTAAAAAAGGGAGAGGGGGTTCAACCCCCCTTGTTTCCCTTAGCGTTTCCCCAAGTCCACACGCTGTTACCATGACCGCCTGTGTAACTGGGACCGGCTGCTCTGCTTTTCCACACTTCATTGTTGTTTTCATCTTTGTAGAAAGACTTCGCACTTGCTCCACCATGAAGGTCCACTTGACAACCCGAAAATAGACCTATCAGGAGGAACACACAAATCACTACTGCTACTTCCCATAATCTACTACGCATTGTTCTAACTCCTAACTGAGTTATTTACTTCCCTGTTATTGCTTTAAGAGCAACAATCTTTGTTACTCAACAGGGGATAGGAAGGAAAAACGACTTGTCTGGAAATATAAATGTAAGTTCCGATAAGATAAGGACTTATGTATTTTTGGGGTTAAAGAGAGATTATTATGGGACAAAAAAAGAGAGAGGCCATATCCTTATGGACTCTCTGGGGGGGAGAAAAAAATAGGTTCTCTTACTTAATTAACCAGTTTTCTCTTCTACTTATAGTAATGTCATTCGGTGTTGCAGACATAATAATAAAACCTATTGCATCAGTTTTGATCAGTTTTTTCTCCACGTGCTCTTTACCACTCTTATCAAGGATAGTCCAGACAGTTTTCCCTTGCTCTTCTGCAATTTTAGCTTTCTCATACTCCGTTATTATATCACACTCTATTGAGAGTTTTGCTTTCATCCCACCTTATTTTTAGCTTTATCCCTTCTTTACATTATCATTGGCCCACGAAGGTTCAATCCAACTTAGTTCTTCACAAGCCCTCTTAACAGACCGACCATCTCGTATGTCTGTAAATGTATCATCCATAATACGTTGTGCCATTTTTTTAAGGAGTTTCTTAGAAGTTCCAGCGGGCACACGGGTGCAATAAGAAGCATCTTCAACTTGTTCGAAAATTCCATCGGGTTCTGTATATACAGTAAATCTTAACAACTTGTCTTTGTCATTGTTTTCCCTCTAATAATATATCCGCATCAATTATATTAGTAAAAAGCACTTCTCCGATTTCAGGAGTAATGATTTCTTTTCTCTCAAAACTAATATCAGGAATCATATTGGTGCAATATATATTATAACTCTCATCAGCTTCTGCGTTCAAGTTCATAAAATCGCCACGTTCAACTTTTCTAAATATATCATAGGGAGAATCTGGACCATAGAAAGTGTTGAGACAATGAATAAAAACATCTTGCGGGGATAAAGAATCATTTATAAAATGATGCCCTATCTCATTATGACCATCCCAAATTGTAATATACCATACGTTCATAATCTATCCTAATAAAAAATCACTTGTCTGGAAATAAGTGTTTTATTTCTTCCCAATCATAGAAAGTATCGTTGATAGTGATACCTTTTTTATGTTCTCTCATAAAATCTAAGAGGTTAGCAATATCTTCTGAATCATCAGGACGATTTATGAGATGTTGGAGTGTGTCCATATCATTTTGTGGGATTTCTTCTTCGGAGATATTTATACTGCCATACTCATAACTATCGAATATATCGACCTCATAATATATTTCACCACTACGAAGATTCTCAACTTTATTGGCATTAGCATATATTCTATTACTCATTAAATCTCCACATCTGCACCCTTATTAGCATCTAAACAATGGATAGTATCTCTCTCTTCTCTATCATTCCCATCATCTTGAAACTTTCTAAGTGCTACGTCTCTTATTTCTTCGGTATCGTACGGGCCATATAAGTTTGGTTCTACACAACCCCACATATGTAAAAAATAGTATTCTCTTTCTTTTTTCTCTTGTTCTGCCATTTTTATATCCTTTTTATTCTATACTAACTATTTTTCATTTATCTGGAAATTAGTCAGGCAAATATCCTGCAAGTTCCATTCCGGGTTCATTATATAACCAAGAGATAGAAATGTTAGGAAACAACTCTACCAACTTATTATATATACCAGTTGGAGGACTCCACGGAGTCATAAAGGAAAAATCAACATCACAATCGTATGCTTTACAGACTACATCACTTGCAGACCATTTTACTCCCCAATTATTTACACACCAGTCATACCAATTAGTAGCTCCATAGTCAGCCAAGAAACGCTTCTCCATTTTTTTAGTCATACCTCTTATAAACCAACTGCCGAGTTTTTTTTCCTCTCTTTCCTCTTTTGAAGCATTTTTCCACACTTCATATCTTTTTTCTTGTTCCTTAAATTGTGCCTCAGTGATAATATCAACAGGACGAGTAAATCCTTTTAACTCTGGAGGCAAAGAAAGAATCTTATCGAAGTCAAACTCATCAGTAATTAACTCCATAAGTTTCTTAATATCTTCTTCTGAGCCACTAATTCTTACTGTATTCTCACACCAATTAGGCAAAGCACACCTCACTTTCTTTTTCACTTATATTGGGCATTTTATTAAAAGAAAATAGCATAATAATTAGAATAATATGTAATATAAATTAACTAATAAGGAATATATCTATGAATAAAAAAGACTTAATTTACTCAGCAGGTTTTATTGACGGAGAAGGCTGTCTTACAACAGGGCATAAATTTGCTTTTCGTCTTACTATTTCCAGTACGGATAAAAGTATTTTAGAATGGTTACAAAGCAAATTCAAGGGTAACATCAATAATCAATGGCTTCCTAAAAACCCTAACCATAATATGGCTTGGAAATGGGTTTTATGTAAGAAATCCGATTTACTCACTTTCTTATTAGCAATTATACCATATCTTAAATTGAAAAAGAGCCAAGCTCAACTTATAATCAATTATATGAAAACCTATCCTAATCGAAGAAAGAAAAATGAAATCTCTAATCGAGAAATAGATTTTCTAAAAATTAAAGAGCTATTGCGTTATTTGAAAAATGTTCATTCTTAAATTATAGAACTAAAAAATCATTTGTCTGGAAAATTATTCCCAAGTGATGGTTGCAGGTATTTCCTGGCAGGTTTTACCATCAAAAATCCATCTCCATAAATAACCATCTTCGCCGCTCATCTCAATAAAACTATCCTTTTTAACAAAGAGTGCAATAGCCTCAAAGAGATGTTCATCATTTCCCAACTTTTCTCCCTCAAAGTAGATAGAAGTGATATTGCCATCGCCATCGGTTTCAGGATGCCATCGAAAAGCATCTAAAATATCTTCGATATTTTGAGCATTATCAAGTTCTGAGTTATCTACCCAAGAATATGACCTAATACATATATCAAACCCAGATCTACCGCCGCCTACTTTGTCTCTTTCGTCAAGTAATTTTTTATGAACGTGCTTGAATGCCTCTACCTTTTTATCAGCAGAGAGAAAAAAGTCTTGATCTTTTTGTTCCATACAATAACCCATTTTGATATTTCTCCTTTTTATTCTATAAAAGGAATTTTTCATTTGTCTGGAAAATTCTTATTTCGGTGGAACATACTCATAAACTACAACATCAATACCATTCTCAAGCCATATTTCCCTGATGAGTTCAAGGATGAAGTCCCAGTTGCCCTTTGCCAAATCACTGCCGAATTTAGGACAATGTATGACAGGTTTCGCATCATTTTGGCCATAATTATCCTCGCAAAAGAAACGGACTCTTAACATTGCTTCTGATAAAGCCCAATATTTGACGGGTTTAGGATTATCCTGGTGAACTGTTCCGTGTTGACCTATCATATTAACTACAACAATCTGATCCTCATTATTCATTTCTTGAACATGAGCAAAAGAAACAAACCCAAGAGTCAAAGATTGCATTTTATAAACATCTTCTACTAAAGGCCATTTCTCTTTCAGTGCAAGTGCTACTCCCTTTCCCATAATCCCGAGATCATTACAGCAATGAGGAATGATTACTACTTCATTCTTATTTGTGATCCAGGGGTTTGTTACATCACCCTGTACTACTTTTAGTTTTCCTTGTTCCATCTTTTTTCTCCTTTTTCATAAGATAACCATAAGACAATGACTTACATCACAATCTTCTTCACAGGTTTCACAATCTTCTGTTGTAGAAACCACTTCATTAGAAAGAACTTCATCTTCATAGATATGAAAAAGACTCATTGGATAACCACAACGAACTCTTTTGCCTTTTTTAGTAATTTATCCTACCCCCACAATTAAGACAATATATGCTATGTAAGCCATGACAAATAACATTGGAAAAATCGAACATAACAGGTTCTTTACAAACACACATATCTTTATGATTACCAAGTTCTACTCTCTTTTTATGAAGTTCAGCAGTTCTTTGGTTTATTTCTTCTGCAAATTGTCTTATTCTTACTTTCATATTCTACACCACCTAAAAATTATTTGTCTGGAAAAATAAAAAAGAGAGTAGAATTGCTCCTACTCTCTTAGTTACTAAATCGGGGGGTCTCTTAGACCGCTTCGAGGGTGATTTTGTTAGCCGATACATCGACTGTTACCCGAACCTTCTTAGAGGATATACCTCTTTGAGCGACACCGAGTCGGACTCGACCGTCTTTTTCGGGTTTACGGCAATGCAATGTGCCGTTGATTTCGATGTCATAGCTCCCACCTGTAGCATCGACCTTATCCAACAGGGTCTTAGCGATGTTTATGCGACCGCCAGCCGCAATAGTATAAACATCGGAGTCGGTGCTGCCTGAGCCGACTGCATCTTCCAACTCATCATCATCGTCAGCATCGAGTGCGGGTGCGGCAGGTTTGATAGCAAGGGGATGGTCATAAGGGCTTTTGCCATGAGGGTAATACACCAAAACGACAGGGTTATTCGTAACGTCCAACTCTACCGGGTCCCTGTTATAATTGCCCATTGCTCCGGTGCGGAACTCATTGACAACTATATCGCGAACGTCTTTGAGCAATACGGTTTCTGAGGTCGCTTTGCGAGCTGCTAACGTAACATCGAAAGCTGTAAAAATCTCAGAATTAGAGACCTTTACCCCCAAACAATCCAAAGTTTCTTGAGCTACTGTCACTGTACACATCTGTCTTTTCTCCTAATTTATTAGTTTTTATTCTTTTTTAACGACATTGTATAGTAATGAAAAAACATTTGTCTGGAAAATTAGCCCCAATATGGGCCTTCAAAAATTTTCAACAACTTTTCATTACCACCACTAGTTAAAACTATTTTAGTATAAGTAGGCTCTAACTTACAATAAAGAGGCCAATCTTCTGAAAGAACATCTTCAAAATATGTTTTATATTTTATAATAGCTCCATTAGATTGTAACGATGAATGACATTTACAAGGAGGTCTGAAATAACCATCTTCTAAAGGAGGATCATATAATGGATTAGCTCTTGGATCTGCATATACCTTTTCCTTCTTTTTGCGGAGAAAAAGATAACAAATAAAAACAATTGCTAAGATTGCCAGAATCTTAATCATCTACATCCTTTTTAGAAATTAACCGATTTAAGGAACAAATAAAGAAGTGTCGGCACTATACAATAACCTATAGTCCCACCTATTATACTACTTACACTACGATCTCCTTCGAAAGCATTATAATATTAACTAATAATTTTAAAATCCAAACAATTATTCTTGCTAAAAACTTAAAAACTGACTTCCACCATTTTTTACTACCAAATCTTTTGTTACATCCTTCTATAACCTTTTCTCCAATTTCATCTAATATTTCTAACCAATTTTCTTCTTCGATCTCTTCAGGTTCCTCATCCTCTTTATCCTCTTCTATAAACCAATATCTAAACCACTTTTTTATTGACTCTCCATCCATTCCTGCTCTCTTCTGTATTAATTGCATTAACTTATTTCTCCTTTTTATTCTATATTATCTATTTTCATTTGTCTGGAAAATTATAATTTCCATTTGTATTCCATAGAAGGAACAGGACAACTACCTATAATATCATAGAAAAGAGAGGATTGAGATTGATAAACTCTTATTCTATGTCTTTTGTAATATTCTCCCTTATATTTGTAACTATAAGGGAATACTTTACATATTTTACCATATTCTTTATCAATTTTTTCAACAATCATCTGTTGATTATCTTTTGTGAAACATTCACTACATAGAATTATTACAACCTGTTTGGTGCTACTATTTTTTCTTCTCTGATAACTCGTTCCATCATCCATAAACCAATTCAACAAAGAAACAGGAGAAATATCTATATCTTCTGGAATCACTTTTTTATAATTGTTCCATTCGGGATACCATTTTCTATATAACGGTTTTAATTCTTTATGAGACAAGCTCCTGATAGAGTATGCAGTATAAAATTCTTTTTTAAATCCCCATTTTTTACTAGGAAAAGAAATCTCTTTTTTAATCTTCATTCTATTTTTATTAAAAATTTGTTTATAAACATACTCTATATGATCTTTACCAATATTCTTTTTATAAAAACGAGGATTAGATATATTACTCTTTCTATTATATACCCCTAAACCTGCATCCCCCAATAAAGAACCTTCTATTACAGGAATATTAAAAATAAAGCCATCTTCTTCTCTATTGCAAGTTAGCCCCTCACTGATATTCCTTACATTAATATTATGACGTAGAAGAGACTGTCTAGCAGAGTTAGGAGTCTTTGCCCCGCATAACTTTGTTATATTTCTGGTGCTACATTTTTCTTCAACATATTTTTGTTCTAACCATTCTTTATCATTCAATAATTCATAATAAAAAGATTTAGAAACTACATAGCGACGAGCTTCTCTATTATCTCTGATTTTTATATCAAATTTTCTTAATGCCCTTATTACGTTTCCACTATCACAACCTATCAATTTTGCCATCTGTTTAGATGATTGAGTCTCTTCAATATATTTTTGACATAACCATTCTCTACTTTCTAGCTCCTTATATTTAGATTTATATTCTTTTAATTTCCCAGCTTCGCTAATAGTTCTTGTAGAAATATTATGTCTTTTAAGTGCTGTAAATACTGATTTTTGATTAGAATTAGCTAACTCTGCTACTTGATAAGAGGTAAGTTGCTCTGTTATGTATTTCTGATAAAGCCAGTCTTTGTTATTTAGTTTTTCTGCTTTAAATTTTTTCTTGCCTTTTCTTTTTTTCGCAGCAGAAGAACAATTACGAACTTTTATATCAAATTTTCTCAAACATCTTAAAACACTGCTAGGATTAACTCCTATTTCTTTGCCAATATCAACGGTGGATAATTGATCTGTTGTATACTTTCGAAAGAGCCAATCTTTATCATTTAAATACTTATTTGGTAATGCCATAATATATATTCCATAAAAATAATGTTTATAGAATATACTTTCGACATATATTTAGAAAATCCTTTAATTATTTCCCAAATTCTAATAAATATTTAAAATTAGACTGAGAAGGTCTATATACAATAAACTCATCATTTAATATCCCACTAACACTAGCTTTAGCCCAAGTGCTATCGTAACCATTTTTAGGAAAGCTTCCCCATCTATCAGTAGGGGTATAGCATTTCCCCATAGCTACATCTGTAATAAATAAAAAACATCTATTATTATGAGAACCGTCCCAATATCCATAACTATAATTTAAACTTTTAGTTGAAGATGAGGCAAAATAACATCCTCTACCAAAAAGGGATCCAGTAACATGGACAGAAGCAGCGGGAGGAATTATTAATCCCTGACGAAGTATACTCAAAATATGATGGCTGCGTGTTCCATGATAAAGACTTTTAATATTCCCAACATTTTTCCCATCTCTTTCAAATGCCTCTTCCATTATATTTATAGAAACAGTATAAACAGTTTTTAGTTTTAAATGATTGCAGGAATGAGATCTTCTACGAGTTTTATTTATTTTTTCACTTATTTTGTCAATAACTTTTTTGTCAGTAACTATTTTCATTCCAACATTAAAAATTTGTGGAGTATCATCTTTTTTAGTTTTTTTCTTTTTCTTTTTAGGAGCAGCAGCGGTTGTAACTCCTACAAAAGAGGCGTCCAACCCATCTAATAAATCATTCTCTTGTTGAACAGTTGAAAGGTCAGGGAGTATATCTTCCGGAGACATTCTACTCCTGCCAAAATCTCTTGGAATAAGAGAAAGATACTCATTAAGTGCTTCCTCAATATCCCAATTATCATCTGCTATTTCATCGGATATACTGCTTAAAAGACTTCGTGCTCTTGCCACTTGTGCAGGAACAACTACGCCCTGTGTAGTTCTAAATTGTGCGGTGCTTGTATCATAAGTAATCCTCCCTTTTGTTGCTGTTAATATATTATGAGCATTAACATCAACTAAGTAATCAACCAGTTTTTGAACAAGAGGGTTTGAGTGCTTAATCTGCTTGCGTGCTATGGCTTTTATATCACCATTTCTTACTGAGGCTGTAGTAGCTGCTCCTGTTACTGTCCCGCTTCCTTCTACAACTTCATTTTCTATGTAACCCTTTTTCTCTTTTGACCTAATCTTAGTCTCCATAAAAGAGCGACCTTCTCCATACCATGTTTTGCTTTGGGTGCTTGCTGAATGCCCCTGTCTCCCCCACTCACTCATTACATCGTCATTATCATAGAGAGTAACATTCCAATACTTGTTAGCGTTATTCCCTAAATTGGTAAGGCTAAATTTTTTGTGTTCAACTACTGTCGGCATTCTCTGCGTCCTTTAATCTTTGGTTTTCTGTCATATGAGATATTGCTTTTATACAAATTTCATCTGTATCGGCTGGTAATCCTAAATCTTCGAGCATCGCTGCCCAAATTACCTTACTCTTACAATCTTCTTTATATATTGTTCCATTCATTCCACTTTTCCTTATTATAACCTATTTTCTACCTTACGTCAAGAAAAAATTACTTGTCTGGAAATTAATAACTTAATCCTTCTTTCACTTTCAAGTGTTATTTAACAGGTCGCTAGGGGTACGATCCCTAAACTGAACTTTTGGAGAGTCCTGTGATGCCAATTTCACCAACGACCTATAATATCCCCGGAAGGACTTGAACCCTCACAAACCCAGATTCGTAGTCTGGTGCTCTGTCCATTTGAGCTACGGGGACAATAAACGCCCATAGTAGGACTCGGACCTACATTTTTCGCCTTAGGAGGGCGATACCTTATCCATTTAGGCTATATGGGCATATAAACAAAACGCTTCTAGTGACAAACTAGAAGCACATCGTTTGTAGAAGTCCTAATCTCAACCAAAAGGTTGCAAATTAGCAAATTTTATTAAAAAACCTAGTTACAGGTCTCATCCCCAAATAGTTCTCGATCTTCTGATTCGTCTAAAGTAGCTTTTTGCAAAAAAGCAAAAGCAGCTAAAATTATAATTGATATCTCTTCATCATTCTTAGCTCCATCTATCAAGATATTTTCTAATCTATCAAGATATTTTCTTGCTTCAGCCCAACTTTCATTGACAACTCTTTCACATCTGATCCTATATAAATCTTCTTTTTTAGCCATCCTTAGATCCCCACAAATAATATAAAAGAACTAGTCAAATATGTAACTATTAAAAATATAACAACTAATTAAACACTTTCAAGAAAAATCTTATAAATATTATATTTTTTTATATTAGGCCATAAAAAATGCCCAACCTATAAAAAGCTGGGCATTTGATAGCTCTTAACTAGAGCTAAGCAGCGGAGGCAGGGATCTTCCTGCGCTTCCTTTGCCCGCTTTTTTGGAGAACAAAAACTCCTCGACTGGTTTTTTGTATCTTCCTGTCTCTATTGAGCTTGTTGTTCACCATGGTGTAAAATAGTCGGCTATTCGTGTGGTACAAATCCTGTTTCCGTATTGAAGATAGGACATCCTGCATCGTCATCTTCTTACCAGGAACCATACTTTTTCGAATTGCGTCTCTCAAAATGACTGTATTATGCATCCTCGGCACATAACTCTTTATCCCCGCTGACTTAGAATTACGAGCTAAATAACGGGAAAGCCTTCTTTGCACCTTAGAGATCTGACGATCCATCTGTTCTTTCTGCCTTAGCAAGTCCTGTAAAGTTTGATAGTAGGCCTCTTCAGTTCTTACCGAGGCGTCCTTTCCCACTTTCTTCGTCTTCGGCATTTTAAAAACTCCCAAAAAAGAAACTAATTTAGTTAAACTATACGATAGTCTAGACAAGTATTAATATAACAGATTCTTGTTAGTAGTTCAACTCTTTTCTCTATTTTTCTATCATAGATTATGGATAGGAAATAAAGAAAATAGATATAACTTGTTAGTCTATAGGAAGTTATGTAAAATGATAAAAGTGGAAATATATTTTATTTTTTGCTAAAGTTTCTTGACAATAGATCCGAAGAATAATAAGTTCTAATTAAATATCCCCGGTAGGACTCGAACCTACAACATCCAGCTTAGGAAGACATTCTAGTAAGTTTCCATTTTTGAATTTTTTTCTCCATTTTTTCTTCAGCTTCTTCTTTATCTCGACCCCAAGTTTCTCCGAAATCATCTTCTATTTTAGCATCATTACAATACATAGATTGGACTTTGGTAACATAATAATATCTATTGCCAATTGGTGGTAACAATTCTCGACTATCTATATAATATTCATACTTATTCATTATGTTCTCCCTTGATTATACAAATGAAACACCTCAGGTAGGGATCGAACCCACATGTGTCCATTTACCCTTTCATCTGCTTAGAAGGCAGAGGGGATACTGAGGCAAAACCTAACTTTTTACCCATTTTCTTATTGAGTTATCAGAAACACCATATTTCCTACCAACAGCACAATAGTTAGTTTCTTCTATTTCTTGTAACAACCGTTCTTTAGACGGTCTATTTTTAACTTTTCTTTGTTCTATATCGACACAGTTTTTACACATATCTAATATAGAATATTTTTTTATTTCTTTTCCACATTTTTTACAATTATGCTTTTTTCTATTTTTTCTTCCAGCAAAAGTTTCTTGTTGACTATTGCAATTAGGACATAATAATCTTAAATTTTCTAATCTATGATCATTATTAACTCCATTTATATGATCTAAAACCATTACTAAATTTTGATTGTTATGAATTGGTAATTGATTACAAATAACACATCTATTTTCTAACATCCCATTTTGTAATAATCTTTTTTTAAGATTTCCTCTATCATAAGTAGAATTCTCTATCATAGCCTCTTTCAAAGGAAGAGATCTTTCTGGAAATTTTCTGTTTTTATTACTATTTAAACCTAGAGATATATGAGAATAATCGATACTTTCTTCATCCAGTCTTTTTTTTAAAGCCTTATAATTACTACCTGCTATAACTAAATCAAAATACCTAATAATGGCAGCAATGCTATCACTTTTAGCAACTATATTCTTTAATTCTTCGGTAGATATGCCCCAGATTATACTTGTTCTTTTTCTCATCTCATTTTCTCCTATATAAATAACTTCTATCTATATATTCGAGATAAAAGCCAGGACTCCTTTAATAAAATATTATATCCTCCTAATAAATAATAGAAATAAAAAATACTCCTACAGAGAATCGAACTCTGATCTTCAGGGCGAAAACCTAATATCCTAACCGTTAGACGACAGGAGCAAAATGCGGCTGAGAGGAGTCGAACCTCCACGCCTTGCGGCACAAGATTCTAAATCTTGCGTGTCTGCCAGTTTCACCACAACCGCTTAAATACGGGATACCGGACTCGAACCGATAGCTCCGACTTGGAAGGACGGCATGTTACCAATTACACCAATCCCGCTTAATTTACAGATAGGTAAGGATTTGCACCTTACAATTCTAATTTAGGGATGTTAGAATCTAACACGGGCAGGATAAATTAACTACCCCTTAGCACCCACATAATATTTACCTATTTCACCACTACCTGTCTAAAGGCCGATGAGGGAATCGAACCCTCTTACACACTTTTGCAGAGTGCGACCTTGCCAATCGGACAATCGGCCATGGGGTGATCGAGGGAATTCGAATCCCTACTCGCAGGATCACAACCTGCTGTGCTGCCATTACACCACGACCACAATGCCAGAAGGTGGATTTGCACCACCAAGACCTCTCGGCCACAGTTTTACAGACTGCTTGGCTCACTAATGCCTGCCCTGACGGAATACCCCCACCTGGAATCGAACCAGGAACTCAAGGTTAAGAGCCTAGTATTTTCCCAATTAAACTATAGAGGCGCATTAAAAGTTAAATAGATTCCTATAATAATTAGGATCCTTCATTTTTATCTCATCTTCTATTTCTATATGGCAATTTGAACAATACATATCACATTTATTAAATTCTTCAAGTATTGTCTCCCATTTTTTCGACCAAAGATTATTAATTGTTAATCCAAAATTCTTTTGAGAAGGATCTCGATGATGAAATACCAATGCTTTAACATTCTTTTTATATCCACATCTTTTACAAGAGCCTCCCGCTTTTGCTACTAATTCTTGCTTTTTATTCCATCCTCTTTTATATATATTCCCTCTATGTTTTTGTTTAGATTCTTCACTCCAACAATAATAAGGCCCTTTTTTCTTAGCAGGACGACTAGGATCATCAGATTTTGTATTATGACCTCTATAGGGAGAACATTTTAAACAAAATTTTCTATTTCCAAGGTTCTTATTTTTTCCATCAATTTTTGTCCAGTGAGGGATATATTCCCCACATTTTCTGCAATCTCTTTTATTACTCATTGCATATCTCCTATAAAATAACTCTTATAGAAGATATATTCTGTAACTTAATTAAAACTCCTCTTTCTATTTACTTTTTAAGTTACAATGAATGAGGGTAGGAGGATTCGAACCTCCAGCGTCCTTACGGATCCGGGTTAAAAGCCCGGTGCAGCCTACCGTATCTGCAACACCCCCTATATTTTACCTGATTTCTCTTGTTTTCGTTTCATGAGAATTTTCCTTTCTATTCTCTTTAAGAAGAATAATTAAATTTGAACAACTAACTCCTCCAGCCGCAAAACCCATACTAAACCAAAAGAGAGGATGAATTAGTCAATTACCTCCACCATAAAGGTGGAGGCTTGTAATTAGCGTCAGGATGACGCTACTACAATAGGCTGATTGACATCAGCCTTACTAAGGTAACATATAGTATCTTAGTAATGTTCTTTAACTAATTATAAGGATTCACTAATTACAACCGTTAACTCTAATTTAGAGTGTCTTACCTGCCGTAGGCAGGAAAGTGACTTATAAGGGCCTGTGAGTTTTACTTTAACAAGATTTGTTAAAAACTCCATACTCTTAACTTTAAAAAGAACTATTATATAATTCGTCAGAAAGTAGTTAAAACCTTTAAGAAAATGATAATTTTAGAAAAAATAAGTTTTGAGATACTTCGTCAGCCTTTGGCTGACTTAATGTCTCATTCCTCCCCTCCCACAAGAGAAGGGGTTTCCTGAGACCCGATTAATGAAGACACAAAAATAGCTGTAACTCCTATTGTAATAAGACTACTAAACATAACAGTACTTATAAATAAAGAAATAATTCGTTTCCGTTCCATACTAATCTCCTTTCTTCCATAATTTTTGTAAAAATCTTATTATTTTATTAGAAGGTTTTTGAGCTTTTATCACCTCTACTATATCTGTTATATTCTTTTTTTGTCTAAAAATCTTATCACATTCTGGACAATATCTTTCGTGCAAATGAGTTTTCATTCCCCAACAAGATATAGGGATTTTTGTATGCATAGTATTTTTATTACCACATAAAGGAATATTCCCCTCAGCAACATGATAGAAAAAACTGCTATGAATACTTTCTCTTATAACTAAATCTTTTTCACTCATAGATCTTCTTCTTTAATTTCTTTGCCTTTACAAGTAAAAATAATTACATCAGTTAATAATGGACAATCAGGAGGAAGATCATTATAGCTAGATGCTGTTTTTGTAATATTACATCTTGGACCAGAAACCCCATATCCTTCTAAGAAACATTCTCCACAATTTTCTACTTCTATTTTCATTTATTCTAATCCTTTCTTTACTACATCCCAATCTATATGACTCCATTTCTGATCTTTTGATTGTTCTAATAATGACTCAGCTCTTTTATTCCCATATGATAAGATTCTTTCAGCATGTTCTTCCGGTGTTATCTTCTTAGGTGCTTTATAAGGAGGAAGGCCTAAAGCCCTATTTATCTCAGGTTCTTTTTTGAGAGGTGCTCGTGCCTTTTTTAAGATCTTCTCTTTCTCTTCCTTTTCATCTTTTTCTTTTTTCGCCGAAACAAAATCAAAACCACACCCTGGGCATTTCTTTGTAACTCCTCCTATAATGATGTTACATTCTGGGCATTTCTTTCTTCCTTGTCCCAAAGATGTATAAATTTTAGGGGCTACTACCTTATTCTTTTCTTTTAAAAGATCTTCTCTTATCTGTTTTGTGGGGAAATGATATCCACAACTACAAAGAGAACTTCTTGCTCCTAATTCGGTGTGACAATTAGGACAATCTTTTTTACCTCTACCTGACATTGTTAATCTCCATTATTATTCGGTGCTAATAAGATAGATATTAGTCCCTACAGGAATGGTAGTTCATCCTAATATCTACACTATTTCCATTATAACTTGATTGATAGGGGCTATAAGTCCCTAGGTCATAATGACCATCTTCAATCTAATATAATGAAAAAACAGTTGTCTGGAAAATAAATGGAAATTCTGCTTTTAAATCGTTTCTAAAAACAGTATTATATTTAAAATTAGTGGTAAGAATGATAACAGGTATTATTATGTATATGGATACAAATAGAATAAGAGGAAAAAAGTTGTCTCCTTTCTTTTTTTTATTATCATAACAATTATCTCGAAAACATATTATATTCCATAATAATAAAAATACACAAAATATTGTATATAAAACCCAGGCTGTCTCATCGTCCATAGGCAAATCCCCCGGAGAATCGATCCAGCTAATAACAGGCAACCAACTCCCACATAAAAAAGATACTATTATAGCTCCTATAATAGATCCCTTAAATAAGCTATAATAGTATTTCATTTCTCCTTTTACTTCATTAGCCATTATTCTTCTACGTTTGATTTTCTCCGCTTCTTTAAGGATCTTTGCTTCTTTAAGGATCTTTCTAACTTCTCTTACATTTTTTTCCCACCAGCTCTCACTCATGCTCTTATCCCCATTAAATTATTATTTCATAAATAGTTATTCATCCTATATAGTTATTATAGAAAAACAATTGTCTGGAAAATTAAATGGGTCCTCTTGGATTTGAACCAAGGATATCCAAGTTATGAGCTTGGTGCTTTAGGCCAGGCTAAGCTAAGAACCCAAAGAAGTGGTACTCCCCGGAGTCGAACCGGGTCCTCAAGATTTTCAGTCTTGCGCTAAATCCACATCAGCTAGAGCACCTTTTTTGTAGATAATGAACTTCTGCATGACAATTCTTACAGAGTAAATCACACTTTTTAGCTTCTTTCTCGAGTCTCTCCCATTTCAATAACAAACCCGAATTGCTAATTGACATCTCTTTTTCTTCTGGATCTCTATGATGAAAATCCATACTAGCAATACATTTATTATATCCACATTTTATACATTTACTTCCCTGTAACTCTATTAGAGCTTTTTTTCTTTCTTCTCTTTTATTTTTTTGATAAGACCAATATTTTTTTCTATTGTTATCTTTTTTTCTTCTGTTTTTATTGATCTCGAATTCTTGGAAAGTTTCTCCATATCTACACAGCTTAGCATGATTCCCACTCCCAAAAGGAGAACAATTAAGACAATATTTTCTCCTTTGCATATTCCTTTGTTTTCCATCAATCTTGACTTTAGTTTTAAATTCTTCTCCGCATAATTTACATGTTTTCATTTTTATACCTAGATTAACAGTCGCTCTAGATATATTCGATATAATAGCTCAAAAACCTTTAATTAATAAAAACTGTTTTAAGCTCCCTGCCGGAATCGAACCGACTTTTCTGGAGTACGAAACCAGTAGATCACCATTTATCCTTAGGAAGCAAAGCCGATGAGAGGAGTCGAACCCCCATTCCCTGATTACAAAACAGGTGTCTTAGCCATTAGACGACAGCGGCATGATTAAAAACTTTTACCTTCAGCATATCTTTTATAATTTATCTAGCATTTCTCTTGGAGTTAAATGAAAAAAAGAAAAAACCCATTTTCCATTTTTTAAATATAAATGTCTTTTTACATGACAATTCTTACAAATTATTTCAAAATTTTCCATAACATTATTTGTTCTATCTTTATCTTTATGATGAACTTCCAAAAGATACTCTTTATCTTCTGAACATCCTTCACAAACAGGATTTATATGATTTTTTATTAACTTTCTATATATCTCCCTACCTTGAGATGTTCCATAATGAGAAGGTCTTATTTCAGGACAATTCCCTTTTAGACTTTGTGATTTTTCTTTACATTTCCTTGAGCAAAAATGGAAACCATATTTTGAATTTTTAAGCTTAGATGGAGGTCTTTCTATCTTATTATTACAATTATAACAATAAACCGTAATCCTATTTTTACGACTTATATCATGACATTTTTTATTACAATATTTTTTAGGCTTAGAAGCATTTTTTCTTCTTAAAAATTCTTTTCTACAATATTTACAACTATGTTTTTCTGCTCTTCTTTTTTCCCCAGATTCCATAATAAATAATTGTTCCATTTAAATCTCCTATAAAATAGATATCTAACTATTATATATTCAATATAAATGGGAGGAATCCTTCATTGCATTGCAAATTTTAATGGAGACTGAGGGTTATGATCCCTCTACTGAACTTTGCAAGAGTTCTGTGATACCCGATTTCACCAAGCCCCCAAAGTAGCACCGCCTAAGCAGTGCTACGTTTGTAGATGTGTGTGAGCAAATAAGGATTTAGCGTGCTGCCATTACACTATAGGATTGATCTCTCAATCCTAGCAAGATTCGAACTTGCTCTGCTCGTTCCGTAGACGATAACTTATTCACATTCAACCTACGTAATCGGAGTATCCGGATTTGAACCGAAATTATTCCTGGCCCCAAACCAGGTGCCATACCAAATTAGGCGATACTCCGTATAATTAATCTGGGCGGAAGGATTTGAACCTTCACCCCCTGGCTCCAGACCAGGAATGCTGCCAAGTAACACTTCGCCCAGGACAGACAAAAACTCCATAGCTATGAAACTATGAAGTTTTGTCTAATATTAACATTTGTTTAAGAATTGCGGGAGGTGGATTTGAACCACCGACCTTCAGGTTATGAGCCTGACAAGCTAACCAAACTGCTCTACCCCGCTATGTTTTTAATAATAGTGTACAGGGTAGGATTTACACCTACATTTTTTCACAACAACGATAAATCACTACTGCAAAACGTCTTAAATAGAAAGGCGAACCAAACTACTTTATTAAGACCACCTGAACATGGCATCGGGGCATGGACTTAAACCATAGCATCCCATCAGTTAAGCTGATGCGCTTTACATGTAAGCTACCCGATATAAAATAGTAGAAACTGGAGTTGAACCAGTATAATCCTTCTTATGAGAAAGGAGCATTCCCGTTATGCTATTCTACCTAGAAAAGCCATTTATCAGAATTATCATTTACATATTCCTTTATAGAACCAAAAATTTGTTGAGCAATCTGAGTATTTCCGATAGCAATAGAACAAATACCATAAGGATGTTTAATTTTAGAGGTGCTATAATATTTACTTTTTAAAGTGCATTTTCTTAAACAACTCTTTGGTAATTTTAATTGATTACACCAATAAGTCTGAATCTCTTCTAAAGTTAAACCATTATCAAGATAATATTGAAAAGTAAGAGCAACATCTTCATTAGCAACCGAAAAATACTTTCTAAGAAAATTAATAAAAAAAGACATCAGCTTAGGATCGCTATTTACTAACCTTACATAATTCTTACATTTACTTCCTTCTCCCCAGAATAAAGCACATCCAAAAGCATAATATTGATCTTCTGTCCTAGCTTTTTCTCTTCCCTGTTGTTGATACTCTCTTCTTTTATTCCTAAAATTCTCAGAATGATTTATATATGCTTTATCTCTAAATTGTAATTTCTTTTTTTGCTTATTTGTAAGGTCAATATCTCTAACCCATATACTAACAGAACCTTTAGATACTTTAATTTGTTTTGAAATATTTCTAAGCGACATTCCTTGTTTGCGAAGTTTCCTACATTCTGCTTTTTCTTTAATTTTTGCTTTCATAATAGAACCCCTTATATATTCAAACTCTTATTAAGCATTCGAAATAAAAGGGTTCATATCCTTTATTTATTTAAAATATATGAAAGTTGCGTGATATCCCATTTCACTATATTGCTGTGAAATTATTAAAAATTACGGATGTGTTATTGCAAAAAAGCTGGTTTCGGTTTTGATATCGATAACTTTTTCACTTCAACCCGTATAAATGTCAATTAAACTTTTCATAGGTCAAGTCTATTTTTATTTTAAAGAACCATAAACTACAGTATATAGCATTATACCACATCTGCTTTCACTTTCAAGGACTTTTTTATATTTTTCTGAAAAAAGTTATAAACTCTTTTAAAAAAATGACTTATACCCCTACAGAGAGTCGAACTCTGGTCTTCAGTTAGAGAGACTGATATCCTATCCACTAGACGACAGGGGCAAATAACGGAGAGTAATCGAATCGAACGATCAACCAGTAATAGGTTGGGCCAGTTTTCAAGACTGGGTGGGAACCATTTCCCCCTACACTCCATAAGCGGAAAAGACAGGGAACGATCCTGCACTACCCGAAAGTAGGATAGTTTAGCAAACTACTTGGCACGCCAACCTTGCCAGCTTTTCCAAAAATAGGCAAGAGCCGTGTGTAACCCTTTTACTCCCTAACTCTCCTTGTTAGGGAAACCTAACCCCCTCACACGGTTACGATCCGAGTATTTTTGCTCGACAAGCAAATGTGATAGCCAGTTCACTATAAGGGGTTAATGAGAACAATATTCAAGGACGAGTCGAACACCCATTTCCGGCTTGTTGGCCGGTGCCCTACCATTAGACGACTAAAGTATCCTCGATATCGTATCTAGAAAAATATATCGGATAGTTCTCAAATGGGCGAGAGAGGATTTGAACCTCTGACTATTTCCGTGTAAAAGAAACACTCTATCCAGACTGAGTTACACGCCCTAAAAACTATTCGAACTATTATTTTATTTGATATGAACCATAAAATAATTTTGTATATAAATTAAAGGTTTTTATAAAAATAGTTCGAATATATAATAGAAACATTTATAGGAGAAATATTATGAATAAAGGTCTTAAAGAAAAAATAATATCATTAAGAATAAAAGGGACTAGTTATCGTCAAATTGCTAAAAAACTAAATTGCTCTAGAGGAACAATTAGCTTACATTGTTCTAAATTAGAAGAGAATAAAACAATTGAACAATGTAATAGAAAAATGTTGGCTTTTCACCAAAATGAAAGTCTTAATTTTTCAAAAAAAACAATTAGAATCATAAAAATACTTTATAATTACGGAATTCAAACTACTGAAATAGCAGATATCCTTAATATAGATATTAGACCAATTAGATCTTTTTGTATAAAACTTCCTAAAAAAGATTACTCCTTTTTATCAAACTATGAGAAAGTTAAGAGAAGAAGAAAGAAAATTAAAATATTAGGAGTTATCTATAAAGGAGGCAAATGCCAAAAATGCGGTTATAATAAATATTTTGAAAATCTAGAATTTCATCATGTAGATCCTAACAAAAAAGAATTTACAATCGCTCAGAAATGTAACCATAGGTGGTTAACTATTAAAAAAGAATTAGACAAATGTGTTTGTTTATGTTCAACTTGTCACAGAGAAGAACATATAAAAAAACATATTACAGATATAACACCCATAGATTTAGAATAGGATTAATAGGAGTTGAACCTATATACCCGCCTTATCAGGACGGAGCTTTGCCATTAAGCTATAATCCTAGAAATGGGGAGTAGGCAAACTCCCCATGGGAATTTACAAAACTTCATTTGTGGCCCTCTTGGACCCCCTATTAACTTTTTATAGATCATAAATCGTAATATCTTACGACTTATATAATATTTCCTGCTTAAGTCGTAATATCTTACGACTTATATAATATTTCCTGCTTAAGTCGTAATATCTTACGACTTAGCTCCACCACCTAGATTCGAACTAGGACCGAAGCATTAACAGTGCTCTATGCTACCGTTACACCATGATGGAATTATATTTATTGGTTATAATCTTCTTTGTCATGTAATTCCATATGACATCTACAACATAACAAATCACATTTATCTACTTCTTTTTTAAGCCTCTTAAGACTTTTATCATAACTCTTAGCTATTTGTAATTCTTTTTCTTTTTTATCACGATGATGAAAAGAATAAGCAGCTGGTATACCTTTATTATATCCGCATTCTTGACACTTACCACCCTTGTAAAGAACAAGCTTCCATTTAGTTCTTTTTCGACAATTAATTACATTTCTGGATCTTCTTTGCTTTTGATATTCTTCCCACTTTTCTTCTCCCATCTCTGCTCTGCGTTTAGTGATCCTCATTTTTCTCTCCTATATAGATAATTTACTATCTATATATTCGATATATAATGATAAACTCCTTTAGTTAACCAATAAATATTTACTTTTTAAAGATCTAACAGCCCCATCAGGGTTCGAACCTGAGACGCGAGATTCAAAGTCTCGAATGTTACCGCTACACCACAGGGCTATTCGGTGCTACTATCGTCTTTATTCAATTCTTCAAAAAGTTCTTCTACTGTATCACAAGTAAAAATATCTTTACCAAGATGAGCATCTTCAAAAGCTTGTATTGTCTCAGCATTCGGTACTAAAAATTTTCTTTTTCTTTTTATAGTTCCCATATCTACCAATAAAAAAAGACGACTGAGTTTTTCAGTCGCCTTTGAACGAGAAAATATATATTCAAAAGCGACTATCCAGGGCTTCCTACTGTGAGGATAAACCAATTATCCATGTAGGATTGGACTGACGGTTCCGCCGTAGCGGCCGATAAATCCTGCCTACATAGATTGCGTCTATGTTTAGTTATGGCTTCTGGATATTTGATTGTGATAGTCATCTTCTGGGACTTTCCCTAATAAATAAATAACGAATTACTATATTATATCATATATAGTCGGCATTTCCTTCTTTTTTCTTTAATCTTTTCAACTTTTTTTTCAATACTTATAAAAGCTGGGTTAACTACCCAAAAAAGCGATACCCTCTTGAGTAGTTAAACCCAGTCGGAGGAGGCTGTTTAATTTAAAAAGCGGGAAAAAGGAAAACAGGCCCTTTTAGGTTTTGTCGGCAGACATCCTATCTTCCTATTCCCAATCTTCTTCATCAACTCCATATCAAAACACATTATACCAGAAATCTTTCACTTTTCAACTACTTTATAAAAAAAACATTTGTCTGGAAAAATAAGACTCCTATAGAAGCACATCTCACAAGCCCGCCAAAGTTTCTGATCCACACTATCCACAGGAGTCTTAGTAATTACCAAACAAACATCTACAAATGAAGCTACGCTCACTCGGTGCTACTTCTTCTTCTACAAAGCCACTATAGTCAGGAAGGGAGTTATAATAAACCTCCATATCCCTAACAGAGATACCATGAGTGAGACACCATCTATCATCTTCCAAACTATAATCTGAAATACACTCTACACCATTATCAGAATGCTCCCAGATACTATAAAACTCTTTACCAGTTCTACCATATCGGTGCTTGATACCTACACCCAAAACAAACAAGTTGCCTCTTTGACCCTGTAGATGTTTGAGATTCAGTGCTATATCTACTAAGTGAGGCAAAGAAGTGCCACCCTTAATAGTACCATCCTGGTTTAATTGAGAAAGTAGTATCACATGACACTTAACCTCTAAACAAGCATCCCTAAATCCTTTTTTAATACCACCACCCTCTATAATCAAACGGGCTTGTTTCTTACTACCTGTCTCAAATTCTTCTATCTCATTGACACTATCAACAATAACTATGCTAGGATTAACATAGTAAATAGCCTCTATCATCTTTCCCAAGGTCTTAGCATCACTACAAATAAAACTATCAAGTTGAGAGCCAGAGAGACCAGACGTTTGTTTTACCCAACCAGCAAAGGTTGAAACATCTACCTCATTTTGAAAATAAAGAACCTTTACGCCTGCTCTAGCATAACTACCTGCCAACTTTATAGCTGCTCTACTTTTACCTACACCACTCTCACCACTCCACAAGCTAATCTTACCTTGTGGAATTCCCCATTGGTAAGTTATTTGGCGTCTAGCATGAGTAGCATTAAAAGTGCTACAACCATAAATCCAATCTAACTCTTGGAATCCGGTAGGCGCTCTTAATACAGGTTTAGCCTCAACCTCTGAGATTTTAAAAATATTATCCATTCCTGTCTCCATTCTATTATATTGAAAGAGTTTTCCAATTGTCTGGAAAATTATTTCTTATTTCCCGAAAAAAAGACACAAGCATATAAAATACATATTATAGCAGGACTCCAAAATAGACACGCAGGATGAAATATCCTGGGACTTATATATAAACAAGCTGCTGATTTGTCATGCATAGCAAAAACCCTATGATCTGTATGGTATCCATTAAGAGTATCACCACCAGGCCTCCACATCCTACCAGGTATAGTAACACTCATCAAGCTCTTTAGATCTACAGAATGACCATCATTATTGTATACCCTATGAACTAATAGATCTGAACCATCTTCTGCTTTTAAAGGATTAGGAGTAGCTACCTCCAGAACAAATAATCCCACTACTGCCAAGACAACAGCTATAAAAGAGCCATTAGGAGACCTAGCTGCCAATATAAAGCAGATTATTAGATAAACTATGCCTACAGCACAAAAAGCTGATTTTATGCTCCACAAGCTCACTGGGATGTCAATTTCTGCTAACATATAGTTTCCTTTCTATATTAGTATAGCATAAAATTGATTGTCTGGAAAATTATTCGGTGCTATAGGGTGAAATCCCTACCTTTACAGAAATCAGATATAGCCTGCATTATCTTCTTAATCTCAACCCTATAGGGACCACCAAACCAATAATTCTGAGTTTTTAGCTCAGTGAGTAGTTTTACTATTAATTCACATAGGTCGAATACATTGCTATAGTTCTTCTGATTCTTATCTGAAAACCTTTCTAGATTCTCATATTGAGTAGTAAGAGTTTTAAGGTCTTCTGTGATCTGCCCTAACTCTCCATCCATTTCTTTTTTCGCGGAAAGAAAAGTACTGACACTACTCATTTGTTGTTTCTCTTCAGTCCATCCTCTTACCCACCAATTAGAAGAATCTTGAGTTAAAGAACCACTACCATAAGGATTATCTTTAAGTTGCTTACCATCCATAAAAGCTATCTTACCTTCTGCATAAGCCTCTGACATATTAATATTGTAGAGAATAAGCTCTTCTGTAGAAGTTACTGTTTCAGATAGTTCTATTTCGGTGTTACAGTTACTACATTTTATACAACATTTACCATCTTCCCTAGACCCTATAAAAAGAGTATCATGGTAACATTTATTACATTTTAGCATTTTATATCCCCTGCTTAATAACATCGTCACTAGTTATAATAGTACCAATAAACTTATTACTTACATATTTATTACGGTGCTTGAGAAATTTAAACCGCTTATAATTTCTTATAGGAAAGGCCTTTGCGGTGTTAGAGTATGTAGATAATCTATAGAAGAAGATACCATTAGATATACCTCTCTTAGATACCCTCTTCATATCTATAGCAGCACCTACCTGCATTAGTTTGTAGGCATAAGGATGTCTCTCTCCTAGCCTTTGAAAGAATATGAAATTCTCTTGTATCCTACCAATGTGATCCTTACATTTTACAGCATGGTCTCTCTCTGATTTCCCCTTATATTTCTCCCAAGCATTGAAAAAACCTGGTCCCTTGGCTGGGATGGCAGACATGATTGCTTCTATCTTTTTAAGAACATCAGATAAACTATGCCATTGATTGCCACCTAACAAGAATAGAGATTGTATTTGATAATAGTAAATACCTTTTCTATAGGGGTTAAAAAATAACCTACCTGATTTTTTCCTAATTCTCTTATCTACTTTTCTAACATCTAATAACCAGCTTGTTCTAGTAGCTGTTTTCTCTTCCTCTGTCATGTGATATTTTCTTCTCAATACTAATTTTCCATTCTTACTGATGACTTGCTTCCCTGCTTCTTCCGGGTTGTAAATTATATCGGACATATTTATATTTCCTTTCTAAAGAACCTATTTTTGTAGTCTGGAAAGTTATTTGATAGTTTAATTTTCCAGACTATCGATTTTCTATATCATACTACTTTCTAACCAACTTGTCAAGCAAAAAACAGTTGTCTGGAAAGTTATTCGATAGTTTAATTTTCCAGACTATTAATTTTTAGATTTAAAATCTATTTTTATTTCAAGACAAAAAAGATCCAGTTTATCCATTTCTGTCGATAAACCATTTTTTCTTCCTATTCACTACTCTCTAGTTTTTTTAATCTTTCATTTAAATTTTCAACATTTTTTCTATTAGTTTGAATGTTACGATCTATTGTGTACAACAATACACCTATTACAACTATCAAAGCAATTCCATAAAATTCCAGCATTTTTCTTTCTCCTATTGATCTTTCAATTCTCTTATTTTCTTTTGTACATCTCTATGTAATTTTCTCATAAGGAAGAGATGACCACTTATAGCCAACACACATATCCCAAAGAACACAACAACTAATATTATCTCATCCTTATTAATAATTAACCTCTTTGAAAGTTTCTACTTCTACTCTATCAAAACTATGATCTTGTCCTACTATATCAAATCCCTTTGTTACTATAACTTCTGATTTTTCTTGTCCTTCTACCCCTATATCCGTAATCAACCTTTTTGGTATTAAGCATTTTATTATTTTTCTACTTGATGAAGTTAAACATAGCCATCGTGTTGCTCCCCCTCTATTCACATGTAAATGATAATAAGCTATATATGATGTCCATCCTCTTTTTGGAGTATCGCACCATGTTATCTCTTTTTTGGAAGTATTACCTTCCCTAGGTTTTTGGAGTCTATTTTTTCTTTTATATGGTTTGCCATCATATATAGGTGGAGAGAACTGTTTTCTTCCTCCTATAGTTGTTACCTCTACTGCTTTATAAGCAGTTATCATTTCTGGCTTATCTTTCAACCATTCTCTTTTTTGTTTTGCAGTATATTTTCTACTAAGGCACATCTTTAATTCTCCTGAAAAACTTCATCTTCTCCTACTATCTCAAATCCTTTAGCTATTATAACTTTTGAATGATAGTATCCTTCTTCTCCTATCTCTGTAATAAGATTCTTTGGTATTAAACATTTTATTATTTTTCTATATGTTGGTAAACAACATGTCCATCGTTGTGCTGCTTCTTTATCTGCATATAAGTGATAATAAGCTATATATGAAGTTTCGTCTCTTCTTGGGTTCTTGTAACGTACTGATATATTTTTATCTTTATCTTTATTAGTATGAAGTCTATTTATTCTTTTGTATGGTTCATCACAAAATATAAGTGGATAGAATTTTATTTTTCCTTCTTCAGTTCTTACTGTCATTATTACTTTATAGGCAGTTATCATCTCTGGTTTATCTTTCAACCATTCTTCTTTTTGTTTCTTCGTATATTTTACCCTTAAGCACATCTTTAATTCTCCTGAAAATGCCTATCTTGTTCTACTATGTCAAATCCTTTTGTTACTATAACCACTACATCATTTGCACCTTCTATCCCTATCTCTGTAACAAACCTCTTTGGTATTAAACATTTTATTATTGATCTGCTCACGATAGAATGTCGTAACCATCGTTGTGCTGATTCTTTATCTACATATAAATGAAAATAAGCTATATATGAGGATCTGCTTTGGCATGTAGTATCATAACATACGGGAGTTCTCTTATACCAATCATTCTTCTTATGTTTACGAAGTCTATTTTTTCTTTTATATGGTTTATAACCATATACGATTGGATAGAATTTTACCTGTCCGTCTTTATTTTTCACATCTACTGCTTTATAGGCAGTTATCATTTCAGGTTGATTTTTCAACCATTCTTCTTTTCTTCTTTTCGTATATCTTCTATTTAGGCACATCTCTATTGGTCCTCAACTATCTCTGAATTACCATTACTTCTAAATTTCTCAAGTGTCTCTTTTCCCTCTACAGATATAATAGAGCTAAGGACTATCATAACAAACATAGTAGCTAAGAATATTATAACTAATAATCTACGAAAGCTCATACCATTGCTTCTTCCATCCTATTAACCTCTATATCAAGTGCTTCTTCTTCTATTATTGATCCTGCAAACCAAGCATCAACATCTTCATATATAAATGGTTCAGCCAAATCTCTACCACCCACTCTTCCTAAGGCTTTGATTGTCCCATTCTTAAGTAGTCTAGCACTTTCGCTACAGCCTCTCCAATGGATTCTAACATGCTTCCTTGCTTGAAGATGTCTAAGAAGAAATTCTTTAACATCATTATCATCTTCATAGCTTTCTTCACCATTGATTGTAAATTTTCTAAAGCTCATATTGTCCTTTCACCCTATAAACCTTATCAAACAAACTACCCATCATTCTGATCTGCTATTTCATCAGCAATTATCTCAGCTTCGATAGTATCAAGTTCTTCCTCTATATAGATGGTCCTATCCTCATATTCTATTGTTTCCATAGTCATTAGTTTATTAGGTTCAGTAACATCATCAAAGACTACTCTTCCACCTACTGACATTTCCACCATCTCAGGGGGAGCTTTATCTGCCTCATCTATAATAGGTGATAGCTTATCAGGGTCTAACACTTCACCTGTTCCAAGTGCTTCTTTAGGTCCCAAGTCTACATCTCCTATTTTCGGTGGAACAAGGAGAACTTTATCTCCCTCTTCTAACCCTTCTGTAATAACGACATAGGTATCATTATATGACCCTATTTGGACCTCTACCTCTTTAGTTCCTTTAGGTATTCCATCCTTACCCAATAGTAGGATAGCTGCTGCCCCTCCAATAACAATAAGTATCACCAATGCTATTTGTCCAGCAGTTATTGGAGGTTCTGGTTCAATTGATGACAGTCCTTGTTGTTCCATTCTCTCTTTATTAGCTTTTTCTTGATCTTCAATTAGTCCCATGATTTTTTCCTTTCCGAAATTTTGTTAATTCTGTTATATTTTCTCAGTGCTTTCTTTTTGTTTTTGTTTTTCTTTATAGAGTTTATAGTCTGCATAGAAGTGTCGTATTACTAGGACAAGCCATATACCAATGAATACCACAGCTACTATTGGTTGTCCATGTCCTACAGCACTTCCTACTATGAATCCTACAAGTAATGACATAAGCCATATATTAACCCATTTTGTTTGTTTTTCAGTCATATGGTTTTGTTCCTTTTCTAATTTTTTTCTCTATCTTATGCAATCTATAGAACATATGTAATATTGGTGCTAGCAATGCTGCTATCACTAATACTATTGATAAGACATGATTTGTCATTTGTATAGCTATCGCTACTATTATCATAGCTCCCAGTGAGATTAGTATAGTTATTATTTTATCTTTTAATGTCATTTAGGTGCTTCCTTTTTTCAGTGTTATCTTAATTTCTTTCTTTTCTTTATGGAAGAAACAAAAATAAATAGTCGCTGCGGCATAGATTATAAATATAGCTATCATTGCTGGGAATGCTATATGTGCATATGTGCTATGTAGCACATAATCTATAACCTTGAACATCAAGCCTATACCTATTACTATCAGTCCCATTATAGTAAGGAATATTAAGATAGATTTAATTATCTGCATCTACAGGTTCTTCTATCATAAGCATAGTCTCTAGTGTTTCAATACGTTTATTAGCTGTTTCTAATGCTACACTTTTCTTATAGATAATTATATTAGCAAAAAACAGTGCCAGAGACATACATATAAGAGATATTATCCATCCATTCTGCCCTATAAATATATTAGATAGTAGTTTTTTCATTATTCTTTCTTTAGTAATGTAATATATTGCCAATGGGTGATATATTCTTTTTGTATTCCGTGACAGGACCATCCTTTGCTCATGTTATAATTAGTAGTATCACCGGGTTCTATTTTTCTTTTTGTATAATCATAACGATAGCCCTCGACTACTATTTTCCCATCTGTAACACGGACCCACTTACTTTGCATATCTTTCCCTATTCTTGGTAGTCCTTTACTAACAGGTCTCCATCTAAGTTTATTAAGCTCTTTCTCCATCTCTTTTATAAAGATGGTAGCTTCTGTAAGCCTAGCTCTTAAATCAATAGGTCCAATGATCATTATATTTCCCTTACAGTTTTTTAACTTTTCCCCACATAATCGCGAGCACATATCCTACTATAAATGGCATTATTGTTCCCGTTATTAGTGCTAGAGATAGTGCAATTATCGTCAGGCATAAAGATGCTGCTATTATTATTCTAATTTTGATATATCTCTCCATATTATTTCCTTAAGGATCTCTCAAATTACATTCTGCACACCATCTCTCATCTTCATCTCCATGGATGAGATTATGTGGGCATAATTTTTGTATTTCCATTATTGCACTATAGGCTTTACACACTTCACTATATCCATGATTTTTTGCAATTAGTGCTTCTAGTTCTCTTCTAAATTTCTCTACTTTTTGTTTAATCGTTCTTGCCACTTTTTTCTTCTCCCAGAATTTTTTGTATTCCTTTAATCATCACAACTATAGATACCACTGATATTAGTATTAGTGCTACGATTACGAAGATATCTATAATAGATGCTACCAGTAGTAATAGCCCCATGCCTAATATCATTGTTATTGGTTTTATTATATCAGTCATATTTCTTTTCTTTGAAGCACTTCTTTCCTTCCATTAATAGTAGTAATAGAACTCCCAGAGGTCCGAGGAGTGACCATGCTCTAATAAAGCCTCTGTCGCTATCAGTTAATGGTCCTATATAAGTTAGGGCATTTAGTCCCATTTTTTCACAAATGAAATAACTTATTATATATCCCATTATGATTATTAACCATATCATTATCATTATTATTCCCACTTCTTTTCTTTAAAACATTTCTTTCCTCTTAGTGTCAATATTGTAAAAATTGCAAGAGGTCCAAACAATGCCCATTTTTTAGCAAAGTTCTTATTTTCTTCATCAATTGGGGCGATATAGCTTAGAGCATTTAGTACCATCTTCCTTGCTATGAAATTGCTTATTACATATCCCACTATGATGACTATTAACCATACCATTATTATCTATCTCCTAATTGGGTCAATGTTTTTTATCACATTGATTTCCTGCGAACCACACTGCTAACATCATCAATATAATAATAGTACTTCCTGCCATCTTATACTACCTTTAGAACAATCAATATTAGCACTATATAAAGTAAGATTTTCATAATAAAAAATATATTTAAAAAATTTCGAGGAGTAAGGATGGATTCATTATCCCATTCTATCCCATTATCCCCATTTTTTCTACTTTAAGGTGGTACTATCAATAGTTATTCCCTATCTCTACCACTCTCTACCACTTCATTCCACTTAAATTGCCATAGTCAAAAAGTGATTATACTATAAATTGCCATAGATGTCAAGCTATTTTTCCCTCTCATGAATCTTCTTTCTATTGGAATAAATTAGTATTAAGGTATTTACCGTTATCGAGAATAGCAATATTAGAACGACTACTCCTACTCCACATTTAACTATAGAAACGATAGCAAATAAGATTACTTCTATTAAGCATATAATAACAGTTATAAATAGAAACATATCTATCCTTGCTTGCCATTGTTCTTTTTTACCTCGTTGTCCTTTTAGGTCTTGTTTGACATTATTATAGAGATTAGTTATCATCGTTTTTAGTGTCATCATCTTCTCCGCATTTATCACATTTTGTTTGCATTTTTCTTCCTGAAAATTCTATTTTACATTCAGGGCAGGTTCTCCAGTATTGTGATCCCTTGCCTTCATCTACAAGTTTATTGTATTTATCTTGTGCTTTTTTCACAGCTTCTATCCATTTGGGGTCTGGGTTTTCTTCTGATTCATTGATATAGTCTAACCATGTAGAGTATTTCATATAAGTATTAAAATGCGTAGGATCTTCAAAGAACTTTTGATAATTCTGATCATACACTGCTTTAGTTATCTGTTTCTGAGTCAACTTTATCTCTTAATTTCTTAGCTGCTTCTATCATATGTTTATTACCCCCTACGAAATATGAGGGTAGACAATTTAATACTTTAGCTAATTCTGTAATAAATTTTTGATCATTAATTTGTACTAGACCTGCTCTCACTTTTTCTTCTATAGTATTAAGGTCTATACCGCATTTACAATCATATATCTGTTCTTCCCCGCATTTTTTACAGACTGGCCAGAACACTATCTCTCCCTCTTCGCTAATAGATGGGAAAGCAAATGGTGCTTCTTCTGGTCTTGGCACTTTCTCCATTATAATATCATCAGGTGTAGCTACATTCTTTCTGTGACATTTATGGCAATATTCTTCTGCTTTTCTTCCTTCCCATTTATAGTTACAGTGAGCGCAAGCATGGTTTACTTTTACTCTTAAATCAAATTTTGGTGTTTCGTTATTAATCATTTTTCAACCTGTATATTTTGTACCATTGAACTCCATTAACTGATTGGAACCATTGTATTTCGACTCTTTGTAGCCATACCCATCTATGATCTTGTATTTGTATAGAATACCATGCGAACCACTCTTTGTATTTGCTTAGTAGCTCTTCTTTTTTTTCGCTATCTTCTTGCTTCTCTTCTATAGTTTTTCCGAATATCATATTATTTTCTTTTCAGCTATAGCTTGCTATACCTTATATTGTCTTCTCTTCTTAATTTAGCATTTCTCTTCTTATAGTAATTTGTTCTTTTTCTCCATCTATGTATTATATCCGTCTTTATTCTGTACCAAAGAGGGAGTTTAGGATATTTGATATATGCCCATCTATACGGTTCGCTAACAGAATAACAAGTCCAAGGGGTTTCACCGTACCAACAGTTATACTTTTCCCACCAAATAATCACTGGATAAGGTCTAGGTGGAAATGCCGCTACTCCGTCTCTATTTTTTGGTTTCTTTTTTTGTGGATCATACCACTTCATGTTAGAAACCTAACAAGGCAAGCTACTACGCCTATTGTTCCTGATGCTAGCAACATTAATCCAAAGACGCATATCATACCTAGCAGTGCTATATATGCCACCTCTAACCATGTTAACTTTACCCTAAGTTGTTCTTCTAATATTTTTTTAATATTCATAATAAGAAATACAATCCAAAAGATACAACCCATATAAATATGATAACACACTTTATAACACCCCAGTTAGCTTCTGAACCACCACCTCCCCAAATCTGGGTCAAAGCAGACATAAAATCAGTACAGAGTCCACCGAAGAGAATTAGAAATGTTGCAACAAGACACCATCCAATTATTGCCATTATTCCTGCAAAACTTGCTGCTACAATCATATTATTGTTCCTTACATATTTTCTATATCTTCTGCATCATTCAATCTCTGCCAAAACTCATATTCAAGTTTATGCATTGACCATTGAAAAGCTTGTATCAAACATGGTTTGGGAGCAGAGAATAAATCATCTTTCTTCATTTTTCTAATTGCTGCTATGGCATCCTTTTGAATTGCCTCGCCAACATATTTCCCTCTTATTTCTTCTATACACCCTTCTTTAATTTCCGCAAGTGTATGAATTTCTCCCTTGGGGTCTGGGTAATCAGAGAATGCCATTTGAGCATCTACTCTTTTCTTGACTATTTTTCCAGTCTCGTTAGTATAGACATTATAGGCTGTTCCTTCTTTTGGCACAAAGCCATATCTTTTTTTGCAGGTTTTTTGACTCTGACGACTTGATCCATGAGAGGTATATTCTAACGATGCTCCTGTACCAAAGCAGACGCATCCATGGAATATCCTTATACCTTTTTCTACATTTTTCCATACTCTCACAGTTTCTATGTCACTATCTCTCGTTACAAATACGTCAAATTCTTTCATCGTTATTTCCTTCCTTGTTTTTTATTCATTAAATGGTTTTAGATTTGGTGCTTTATTAATTGATTCCCAGAAATCAGTTCCTTCTTCTGTCCTCCACCATGCAAAGCCATGTCTGATATTAGCTCCTCGTCCGTATTGAGACGGACATAGACTCCTTCTTGTAAGTTTTTCAATTCCATTGATTGCTTTCAATCTTTTTTTCTTAGAGAGTTTCTTAACTCCCAGTTCTCTTATACATGCTCTTTGAAGTACTTTCAGGGTAATTTTTCTACTCTCTGCCTGAGATGACGGATAATCAGAGAAGTCCATTTCTGTATCTATCCTTTCTCTGATAACCTTACCTTCTTTGGTATAGACATTATAGGCAGTCCCGCGTTTGGGCTTAAATCCATATTTTGCCTTACAATCTTCAGTTGATATATTTCTACACCCCTGTTTATAAGCATATTGATGATATTTCGCATTGCCATATTCTATGCAGCCATGGAACTTACGAATTCCAACTGTTACAGGCCATACTGCCACATTACCAAAAGAATAAGTATCTCTTGTTAAATATACATCAAATTCTCTCATCGTTATTTACCTTTCTTATCCTTTGCGAAACTAATATCTTCCCAGAAATCACGTCCCAATTCATTAGAACTCCATCCAAAAGCACCCAATAAGTTAGGTGATGCAGAATGAAATAGATCCTCTTTCTTCAGTTTTTTGATAGCAGCTACTGCTTTTTCTCTTATTTTATCAGAGATATTTTTTCTATTTATTTCCTTTATACATCTCTCTTTAATTTCTGAAAATGTATAACTTTTTCCATTTTTAGGGCCTGGGTAATCTGAGAATTCCATTTCTTGATCTACTCTTTCCTTGACTATTTTCCCAGTCTTAGTTGTATAGACATTATAAGCGGTTCCTCCTCTTGGCAAGAATCCGTATCTATCCCGGCAGATTTCTATAGAGATGTGTTTTACTCCTTTATCACTATAATCATCAGTGCGTCTTCCTGATCCGAAATAAGTACATCCATGCCACTTTGTTATACCTGTTTCAATATCTTCCCATACGCCTACATCATCACAATGGGAATTTCTTGTTAAATATACATCAAATTGTTTCTTCATCATTATTTCCTTTAATCGTTTTTTCGACTATTTGTTTTCCTACCATATACTGAGCCTCTACTTCCATTGTTGGTCCTCCTCCGCAGCCCATATCTTGCCATACATCTTCAAGCATTTTTAGAACTTCTTTTCTTTTTTCTACAGGAAGAAGATTCATTAACTCTCTTGCTGTCATTTCTTTGTCTACATTATATAAGACAACGTATATTAACTTCCCATTATCTGATGTTATTTTAGTATCAACTACAATTACATTGGGATTATCTTTTAACCATTTCCCTACTTGGCTTGCCATCGATCCAGCACAAGAAATGAACTCATCGAATATTTTTACTTCCATTATTATTCCTTCCTTATTTTACTGCTACAGCACTCTTAACTAATGGGCATTGAGGATTCCCATGTTTAAAATTTCCATATTTTGCGAAAGTTGCACTCTGACAATCTGTTCTGGAGCATTTGTCCCAATATCCACATCCTTCGCATTCTTCAGGCTTGGGCTTTTCTGCCTTTTCCCGAACTATTTTTAACAGGGGATGATTATACCATATGTCAGTCACTTTGTCAAGTGAAATATTCCCAAGTGAAATAGGATATGCCCCACATATCTTCACATCTCCATTAGGAGTGACGACAAGGTATCCTGTTGGCCCTTTCCCACAGTTACAGGGGCTAAGTTCCTCTGAGGATATAGTATCATCTACAAGGAACTCATAGCACAGGGGCAGGAGGTCTGTCCTGATCTCAGGATTATTCTTTTTGAATTGTATTAGAGTTTTAGCCATCATAAGGACTTGGTGTGGTTCCATTTCGTATTCATTATCTATTTCTTCTACTTCTACTCTGTTGTAGGGTTTGATTTGGAACCATTCTATTCCTGCTTTAGGGACATTTTCTAAGACCATATCAAGACGTTTATTTAAGTAGCTTTCTCTTGTTACGGTATATTTGACCATTTGAGGAAATCCATATAGTTTCAACACCTCCATAAGTTTTTTTATTTCTTCCCAATCGACAGGATCATAGATACTTATTCTGAATCTTGTCAGTCCTGCACTTTTAAAATCTGCTAATGTTCTATAATCTATAAGTGTTCCATTAGTAAATATACAGGTTTCTTTTCCTTGGCTGTGGGCTAGTTCCACTATTTTAAGAGTCGTATTTATATATGGCAGGTATAGTGGTTCTCCTCCTGTAATGATAATTCTATCTACATTTTCCCTTACCATTTCTTCGTTCATCACTTTTTCAACATGGTCAAAATCAAGCATTGGAGATTTATCTTTTAGTTGTTGCAGGCAGAATCCGCATTTAAGATTGCAATCATAGCCTATTGCCAGTTTAAGTTGTTTTAGTATAGGAGCATCCATATTTTATCTTACCACATCTTTCAGGCTAAAATTCTTTATTTTATATGGTCGTGAATTTTTACACTGTCCACATGTTACTTTCTTTTTATCTTTTGTCCAAAGTTTACCTTCAGGCCAGACTCCACAAGCGAGGTTTATCTGGTGAATCATTACTTTATAATGTATCTTTTTCTTCTTTATATTTTTTCTCCGCAATCATTACACCACTCACTTTCAGCATCTTTGAGAGTTGAACCATGCCCCTTTTTCCCACACTCTTTTTGAAGAGCCTCGAGTTCCATATAAAAGCCGGTCCTAACCTGCTTCGCCTCCATATCGGCAATAACAATAGATCTTTCTATTCTTACTCTTCTTTCTTCTATAGTCATTTTATCCTTCCACCTCCTGAGGTATTAAATTTGCCGATTCTAAATATTTTACAATATGATCAAACACAAAATAATACCCCTTACAGAAATCTTCTCTGTCTTTGTATTCTTCTATCCCTGCTGCATATGCCAGGAAGAAACAACCTCCCTTACATATAGAGTTATATTTACAGGTAGGGCAAACTTCTCCTGTGGACTTCCCCACTTTCGCCAAGAAGGTTTTTCGTTCCTCTGAATTTAGAATATCTTCCAGGTTATTAGTAGTTAAACTACCAAAGCAGGTCTTGGGATGAGCTAGGAACTTATTACATGATGGAAAGACCATACCTTCTGGGTTAATAGCAAATATTTGATCTTGACAATGGAAACAGGGCCTATCTACATCTATCTGCTTAAGATGTTTCTGACAGGCATTCATTATATTATCTAATGGAGTTATTCTTTCGAGACATTGTTCTCCTCTTTCTCCCATCCACAAGTCGAACAGTTCTATCAGGAATCTACCAAACTGACCTTTCTCCTGTATCATGAGATCTGTATTCTGTTCTCCATTCCCTTGTACCACAAAGCGAGATACTGAGAAGCTGGTTATATTCTGCTGTTGTAAGAATTGATAAATTTCTTTTGCTTGATGTATATTTCTATTAGTAACTACTGTATTAACATTTACTGCCATTCCTGCTTTTTGGAGTTTCTTAATTGTTTCCATAGTATCTCTGAAGTTATTCACCACTCTTAGAGAATCATGGTTTTGTGATGGCAGGTCAAGGCTTGTTCTTATTTGAAAATTATGATCTGCAAAGTATGTCATACGGTCTTCAGACATTAATGTAAGATTAGTTTGTATTATATTAGTGAAGTTGATATTAGTTATTTTCTTTTGTGTTTTAACTATTGTTACGAAATATGACATAGACTGTAATAGAGGTTCTCCTCCTGTCCATGAGATAGTTACATCTCCATCGCAGAATTCAGCTATTTGGTATAGAACTTTCTCTACTGTCTCATTTGACATATATTTAGGATCATCTGTTTTAGCATAGCAATAATCACAATCCAGATTACAGTAATCAGTTGTCCTGATAGCGAAGTTCATGATTTCTCCTTTTCTATTTTATATCCTACAAGATCAAACACCACAGTATCTATTCCACCATCTTCTATTGCTATACCGTAAAACCCTTCATCTTCAGCATCTATTTCCATATCTTTCAGTCTCAACATAACTTCTACGATGCCGCCTGTTAAAGTTACATTTCTTTGTATAATTTGTTTTACAGGTTGTCCTGCTGAAATGCTCAATCAATTCTCCTTAATAGTGATGGATTTGTTCTGTTCCATCAGCATTTGTCTCTACAATATCTCCTGTTTTATCATGTATGGTATAACGATGGCCTCTACCTTCAGCACTAATTTTAGCACAGACATCTCCACACACTACTATTTTTCCGCAGCCTAGTCCTTTTTCATCGAAATCAAATTCTTCTTTACATACGGAGCATATTCTCATATCACTCATATATTTTCTCCTTCTGCTTTTTTATTATAAGCATCTTGTTCTTCTTTTGTCATACATTCACAAAAATATTCATCTCCGAAGCCATTTCCTATGATACCTTCTCCATTACAATTCCTTAATTTACATACTCTTAGTCCTAGTATTTCCCTAGTCCCCCAGAATAAATCTTCATGGTCATAGAATAGTCCTAAATAATCTCTACCTTGATGTTCCTCAAGAAGCTTTATAGCAGTTTGGAGTTTTTCCTGATCGGCTTTCATCCTCTCATATGCTTTCTTTGGATTTTCTCGTATATTATTAACTGCTTCTAATATTGGATCTGATACTTCATTAACTTTCATCTGTCATGCCTTATTATAAAATCTAATCCTATACTTAGAGGTTTAAAGATACACCATAATAACAAGCATACTATAGCGATTATCACCATCATCCACGAGAACAAGGCTCCTGCTGCTGCTATAACCCCTTCATCATGATCATCAAATAATGTTTTTCTTAATAGTATATAAGCTGCTAAATAACCTATTAGATATATAACTATTGGCATTGTTTCTTCTCCTTTTCTTCTAGGTCATTACAATATGCTAATATTCTCATAATTCTAAAAGGCAGATCTCTATGTTCTATTTTATCTGCTCCTATTTTTTCAAGTGTTTCTGGTTCTATAAGCATTTCAATATGGATTTCTATATCTTTCAGTTGTTGTTCCCATGGTCTTGGGTCTGTCCAATGACAATTACAGGGTTCTGAGTGTGTACATGGGTTCCCATCATCATCATGGACATTGAGTTGTTCCATATACATCTTAATGGCTTCTCGAGACTCTTCTAGTTCTTTTATTGCCTCTATTGTTTCGATAGCCCATTTCAGTTGTTCTTCCCATACTGGTATAGATATTCTTTTCATCCATCCTGTATAGTGGTCTCCATCTTGCTCTTCGAATTTTTTATGTTGTTCTAAATCTCTTTTCAGACATTTTTCGATACGCTCCTTGTCTGAGATAAGGTATTTTTTTAGTTCTTCTAAATCTATCATATTTTCCTCTTCTTCTTTATCTTTTTTCTCTTTGCCCTTATAGCATCTACTGTAGCTGATACTTTAGCTGATATTCGAGCTTCAGCGTTACATGGGCCACAAATCACAGTGGTTGGTCCTTTTTCATCAGTAGTTGCCCATGTTCTTTTACAGACAGGGCATCTCATTTGTCTATATTCTATATAGATAGCAACTTCCCCATCTGAACATATTCCTGAAATAGGCCTAGATGATTCTACCATATCACCTTCTATCTTGATAATCTCAAGTTCTAGGTCTCCCCATTGGTCTATCTTTTCTTGTATTTTTTTTATTACTTCTGAAGCTTTCATTATTCTACCTCTGTAAAACTTACGCTATTAAATGGTTCATCAAAACCTGTTAGATAATATAGAGTATGCCATGTATGGGGTTCTATATCGTCTACTTCATAGGTCTCACCAATTGTAAGACATTTCCTGGGATCTGATCCTTGTCCCCAGTTTGCTTGTTCATCTTCACAACCATCAAATTTAACTTTCATTATTCTTGATGCTCCTTTTTCCATTTTGCACAACTAATATTTGACCAGAATGAGCTTCTCAGATCGTGCTCCATCTCATGCTCTCCCCATGCAAAAGCAGATACAAGGCTAGGTGCTGGATGGTCGAATAAATCTTTCCATTTTAATGCCTTAATAGCATCCAGTGCTTCTCTCGTTCTTTGCGTAGAGATTCTCTTTCCGATTATCTCTTTTATACACCCTTCTTTAACTTCTCTGAGTGTATATTTTCTCCCATTCTTAGGGTCTGGATAATCCGAGTATACCATTTCGGTATCAACTCTTTTACGGATTCTTCTTCCAGTCTTACTTGTATAAACATTATAGGCTGTTCCTTCTTCTGGATAAAATCCATATCTTTCCAGACAGATCATGGCAGAGATCTCTACTCCTCCGCGAGAGCGAAAATTATCTATGTTTCGTCCTGACCCAAAGCAGGTACACCCATGCCATTTTGTTATACCTGTTTCAATATCTTCCCATACTTTTACGTCATTGCTCTGGGTGTCTCTTGTTACGTATACATCAAATTGTTTCTTCATCATTATTTCCTTTCTCATTTATAATTTTCCAGTATTTAGCATATTCAGCTATTTGTTCTTCCAGTTTAATTGGTTGATCATGCATTCGTCTATGGTAGCTTGTAAGGATAATACCTGACATATCATCAGCATGGTGTACACCTTTAGCTTCGAACCATACTTTTAAAGGACCTACTTCCCATAGTCCCCATTCATTCCTTATCCACCTACCCATACAATGATGCATTTCCACAGTAAATGTTTCTTCGTCTGTATTTTTTATTTCTTCTCTATCAATATCTTCCAAATGAGTATCCAGAGCTACTATTGCTTCTTCAAGAGTTGTTGGTATTTCTATCGCCAACTTTTCCGGTTCTGGTTGTTTATCCATTCTCAAAGCTTCTCTTGCTCTTTTAATACGCATGTAACCTATCGAAGCATTATATACGACTTGTTGTGGTGCTACTTCTATTCCTCCTCTAGGCACAGTAGCATCATCTATAGTGAGGTACATATCGAGGAGGTATCTTAATGCATTTCTTAGTATTTTTATTTCTTCTACTGCATCAAAATCATCTTTCCGATCATGTATTCCTCTATGATTAGAGCATAGCAGTCCTGGATATGTTCTTATATGATTTCCGCAATAGTGATATGTCGAGTTATGATTCTCACTTATTTCTATCATAAGCTTTCTAAGATTATCATTATCTACAGAGAGACTTTTATGTTCTTTAACCATTCGTGAGGCACAGTGAAGACAATATCCCTCTACGCTAACATATTGTCCTGTTTCCTCTTTGCATTTTTTACATTTTTTGCTTTTTGCTTCAGGCATTTTTTTTAAATCCTCTTAGCCATGTTTTAAAATTTTCTTTTGTTTGGGTCCTATCGGGATCTCTGATATAACTCCATGCAAAACCTATTAATACTCCTATCCCTACTATTCCGCTATTTATCAGGAGAGATTCTCCCGCTAAATAACAAACAAACAATACTACCAGGATAGTTATTGCCGATATTAATACCATTTTAGTTGGACGTCTCATTTTATTCTTCTTTCTAACCTATTTATTCTTTCTCTTAGTCTCGCTATTATATAAACGCAGATAGGTATCTTCCCTTTTCTTACTTGCATTGCCCACCACTGCCAGTATCGTTTATTAACCACCTACATCTACCTCTATCTTTTTAATTTCTTCCATATATTTTCTAACTGCTTTTAAAACGTCCTGATGAAATTCATTACAAGCATCTGGAAATAGTTTTAACTCACTCATTACAGAACCCAACTTCTCTGAGCCAATGCATGCTTTACCGCATACAAGTGAAACATTATTTGATTCTAACAATTTTTCACACTCGATAATCATTTCCAAGACTTTTAGTTTTCTCTCTGCTTCTGATTTTTCTAAATAGAATTCTGATATTTTAGCCATCGATTTTCTCCATTAAAGTTCTCACTTCATCTGGGTCTGGAGTCCCATCCATTTCCTCTGCAAGCTCTTCATCTAAATCATCTCCTCTGCATAGGCACTCCATTATATACAGAGCATGAGTAATAAGAGTTTTTTCTCTGGGATTTAGATTCATGTTTTTTTCTGTTTCTTCTTCTTAGTTTTAGCCTTAGCCTTAACTTTGGGTTCCTGTTCTCCTGCTTCGTGATATTCTCTACCCCAAGCATCTGGCCTTCCGTACCCGCTTGCCAGTACTTGATCTACTCTCCATCCATTGAATGGAACTTTTTTTACAGTTTCAACGAAATCTGGTTTCTTCTTCGGCTTTTCATCGAATGAAGAATATTTACGAATAGGCATTATAATCACTTCGCATTCCCACATCTCAGAGAACATCTCATTTTCAGGTAGTACTAGTTTTCCTCCTTTGGGAGAAACTACTGCTCCTGCCATTAGCACAAGAGGCATACCACCTATCTCTCCTCCTCTTGGAGACATGTAGAATTTTCCTATGCAGGTTACTGCTCCTTTTCTTCCTGAAATTTGTTCAGCATAATCATCTGTCATTATAACATCTCCTTTTTAATCTTCTTCTCCTAGTAGATAAACGCAATTTCCTTCACTAGAAATATCTATAACGCTTATATGTGTACACATTCCTGTTTCACACCTATATTCTGATTGCCCGCAACTGTTGCAGGATTCATCTCTTCCTATTTCCATATGTAATTTCACATCATCTCCATGTTTTTTTTGTATTTGCTGGAGAGTTTCTATCGCTTCTTTAATTGTAATCATTTTCATTTTTAACTTTCTATTTCTAAAGGTTCCAACGCTGCTATAGCGTTAATGTATTCTTCGTTATCTACAGTAGCTTGATTCACACTTTTTCTTACTTCCGTTAGATCTACTTTTATCCCTTGTTCTGCTAAAAACTCTGACAACTCTTTAATATTATCAGCTAATAGGTATACTGTGCCATAGTGATGATAGAAAAAGACATCTGGAGTTATATACATTTTTACAGGACTAAAAAGTTTAAGGATAGGATCTTTTAATTTTTCCAGCCAATCTTTATAACTTTGAGTATGGATTGTTGTCCCTGCTACTATTTGATATCTATTATGTGATCCACCTGGGATATACTTCCATATCACATCAGCTAGGATTTTTCTACTTCTCAGCAATTTCATACAATACTGTTCTCTCATCTTCAATATCTGTTGCTTCTCATTGAGAAGAGCATTTACGTGCTCGGACAAGTCTTCCATCTCTTCTGTTGCTTCATTGATAGATTTTATTAGGTCTTCTTCTATTTTTTTATCCATTTTATTCACTCTCCATGGAATCTATCATAAAATCTTCGAAAGACTTATCAAATTCGAATCCCAGTTTCGTCATTAATTCCCATATCGCTTCTCTCTTCTGTAGAATCCCTGATTCCCATATCCCGTCCATCGCTTCACCGAATCCATAATCATTAAGAGCATTTGAAGTATCATCCGAGTAGAAATCAGCACAGCATTTATTATTTACCCATGTATCTTTATCAGAAACAAATACATAAAACATATTTGGATCATCAAAGCATGGTAATTTCCCTATTCCAAAGACAGAGTTGATCTGATAACATTTTGAAGCTTGTTCCAAATCGGGAGGAGAAATAGGAGAAAGATCAACTACATCATCTTTTTCTAATGCATACTTTAGTTGTTCGATTGTATGAATCTTATTGTCTCGTAATATTATACCTACCTGATTAACCGCATTGGCTTGTGTATATTTCAATTGTTCACTTAAGAAACCCGATATTTCTAATAATTGTTCTGATATTTTTTCCATGTTTTTTATCCTACAATAGAGGTTTTATCTTCTGGGTCTGGCATCCACATTTTTTTAGTCACAATACACATATATCCGTCCTGATCTCCTATAGCTCTGATATATTTTTTAGGTATTTGAACCTTCACTACCACGAACCTTGTAGTAGGATATGGGAACATCATATTTTTATATCTTGATGCCCCATATTTAGTTTTAAAGCAATGATAATAAGGAAGATATCTGAAGTCAGCTTTGCCAAAACGATAACGAAAAACTCTCATTCTTTTTCTTGTTGGGGCCTCGTTCCATCCTGTCTCAAAAGCTCCAATTTGTAGAATAGGAGCATAGTATACTCCCTGGCCTGGAACAACATTCTTTACCCTCACTAACTTATAAGCTGTAAAAGTATCAGGAAGCTTTTCCTTCGCTTTTCTTTCTTCTTTCATTGATAATTTTGTATCTATGCACATATTATTTATTTTCTACAAAAAGTAGTAACTATTTGTTTCCTTTTATTATCATAAACTACCCTATAAGTCTTTTCTTCGAACTCAACGTCCCACACACCTACTCTTAATGATTGCTTTCTTACCAAAGTTGCTTTCTGATTTTGAATAAGAGCAACAAATTGTGCATTCTTATGCTTTCCAAAATTTATGCCTTGACGTTCTAGAAACCTATTTCTAACATGAATCGCCTGACAACGTTTCTTACTCTTCTTTGCCTTTTTTCTCAATAACTTTCTAACTACTTTACTCCTACTTTAATCTAATCGGCGCGGGTGGATTCGAACACACCGTCCTTCTAGTTGTTCCACACAGGCTTAACTAGTATTTCCTTGTCTCTCTTGATGCCCAAGTTGCAACTTAGGCGAGAGTGACTGTGTGGCTAACTGCTCTACCGCTGAGCTACGCGCCGTCTTAACTTTTTAATTACTGATAATTTTCATCTTGAATAATTCTATATCTATGAAAATATTCTAATGGTCTTAGCATATGATCTTCTCTATCCCAGAAGCCCCAATTTCTTCTTTTGGGCCAAAATAATAACAACGTCCAAGCTCCTGCTTTTGGTATATCTAAATAATGTCTATCTTCTGCTTTAGCTCTCCATACTTCCCATGCTTTAACTTCTATCTCTTTTTTCCCATCAGGGCTATCCTTATCAGGCACTACATTTTTATATCCACCTTTTAATATACAAGAGATAAGGTCAGAACCATGATCGTGAAAAAATCTTCTGTCATCTGATTTCAACCAATGATGCAATCTAATAGAGAAACCAAAGAATAAGAATGTCCATCTATAGAGGTAAGGGCATTCAGGTTTACCTAATGCCTCTCTCCATCTTATTTGGAATTTCTTAAATTTTCTATAAGGTTTCATTATTTCGTCATTCTAAAATGAGTGCTATTAAATGGTATATTTGGAAATTCTTGTAAAAACATTTTTGTATGGCTTGAATGGCTTTCCACTCTTTCTATTGTATATGTTTTACCTACTGTCAGGTATAATTCTATAGCAGCACATCCTCCATAATTATTATCAAAGTTGCTTATACACCTTACCTTATCGTTAGGCTTAGCATTCTCTGCTCTTTTTCCTTTATTAACTGCTTTATCCATCAGTTGCCTTATGATATTCTTCATCATCTTTTCCTCTTAAACTTTGGGCATACACTACTATATAATGGTGTTGTCCCATATCTCTCTGATTTCTTATTTACACAAGTTCTAGTAAACATAGAGTCTTTTCTCGGATTCTCTTCCCAGGAAATACAATCTCGACATTCTCGTTCTAATTTTCTTGTTTTTTTCTTAGCGGGATTCTTGTCGGAATAAGGAACATAGACTTCAAAATCTTCAAAATCTTCTTCTATTTGTACGATAGGTGTATGAGATCCATGGTCACAACGAGGGTTATTTTCAAATATAGATTGATGGACTGCTGGATTTCTCATTAATAGATATATTTCTTCATGATCTACTATAAGTTGTCCATCTATTGGATCTCCTCTCCACGCAAGAATAGCTTTCGCTCCATACTCATCAGTGGCTTCTTTTTGCCTTCTTAGTATGTCTAGGGCCAGCTCTTTGGCTTTATTCCATCTACGTTGGTAATTATTTAATGTCTTCGTTTTCAATCTTCTTTTCTTTCCCGCATTTTTAAAGTATAGTAGGAAGTTTTTATAAACATAATAAGACTGATTCCCATTACCCCACCAAGAACAAATTGCAATATCATAATGTCCATAGGTGATGGAGCAAAAAGGAATGCTATGCCACCTATCAAAAGCAACCTAAAGACAAGTGTTTCTGCATCTACTCTTACTCCTGTTTCTTTCTTTTCTTCAGGCATATTTATTTCCATTCTTTAAAGAACAAAAGATAGACAACTACAGCAATACCAAAAATAACCAGTGTGACTTTAGAGGTTGCTATAGCCCACGCTGCTTGAAATATACATGAGCAGATCATGGCAATCAGAAACAATATAAGCAGTATTACAACTATTAGTTTCATTATAAACCTTCCTATTCCTGGCTCGCCATTTCCTTATAGACATATATTCCCGCTAGTGCTACTATTCCTCCCACAACAGCACCTATCATGAGACCTGAAGTGAATATAGCGTTCAGCGTATTGAAAGCTATAAAGAATAAAGATATAGCTGCCAGAACGAGAACAAAGATAACCATTGGATCGTCTAAAAATTTGTCCCAAAATTTGTCCCACATTTTAACTTCCTTTCACTAATGAACTATTACAAGGGTCATATTTCGAACAGAGAACAGCAGTTTTGCAATATAAGCTGTCCAACAGTTCCCATTTATTTCTGAATAAAGTTCCTTCTGGAATATGCACTCTCATAAGACCATGGTACACCACACAGAGAGTCAAGTTTGTGCATCTTTTACAAGATCTTTGTAGATAGGTTCCTTTTTGAGCCAATTGCTTTATAGAGGCTTTAGTGGTGTCGCTCACTGTAACACCAAGAATCTTCATTACTTCTCCCTTAACTCCTGCTAGGGTTAATCCTTGCCCAGAGAGATGGTAATAAGCTTCACTCTCAGCTCCTTCTTTTGTTTTTTGAGAATGCAGAAGTCCTAATAAAATGTGTTCTGATCCCACGTAATTATGACTTAAAGATCTGGCTTCTTCTATAGCATATTCTATAACTTTTTTGCTAGTCTCTGTTTGGGGTAATTTTTCTCCCACTGAAGAAGATGATTCGCCTTCTTTATCTTCTAATATGGCATGAACCAAAACTAGTAGTTGGTCTCTGGTTATTTTCAACTCTTCACTATGATTTAAAGCGGTATGTCCCACTCCGCTGCCTTCTTTGAGTAGACCATAAAGCACATGTATAGTGCCTATATAATCACTATTAAATGTATGAGCAGCCTCGTTAGCCAACTTCATTACTTTTCTTGCTCTATCAGTAAATCTTTCAAACATAATTTCCCCTTGTTTAAAGGTTAAATCTAAAGGTTATCCTTTTAGAAATTTCATTTAGGGCCTCAATGTCTCATCTTTTATCCAAACTATTTTTTTGGGCGTTCTTCTTTGTATTTTAAAACAGCAATGCCTACATTGTTTGCCATCAAATTCGAAAGCTGTAGAGCAAAGTGGGCATATTTTATCATTTGTTTTTTCCATTTTCTAACTTCTCCAATTTCTCTAATATCGAATTAATATCTACCTGCATTTTAGTTAGCATCTCTGTTTTCTGAGAAGCCTGTCTGTGTCTTTGAATATCTAGTAGGACTCTACTTTCTTTTTTACCCCAGAAATATTCCAGAGCATAATGGACATATTCAGAGGCAAGATGAACTATTACTAATATAGATAAAACACAGTCCCACATATTTAATCTTCCTCAAGTCCAAGTCCTGGTATCTTCTTTTTTGTATAATCAGGGTCCCCTTTCATAAGATGTGATGGACAATCATTGCAAAGGCACTTTGCCCCGCATAACTCACATGGGCCATGCGAAAGAGCTAGAGTTTTAACATAACCATTTTTTTCGGCACAGGGGTCACAATAAAACATTATTGCTCCTTACTCTCACTTTTTATTATAGCGGCTACAATTCTTCCTGTAGCTTCCAGAACTGCCTTACTCACATCTATTCTATCTTTAGGCATCATAGATATTGTCTTGCTAGCGACAGAATCATAACATGCATCAAAAACAGTTCTTATATCAGTTGTTATTTGTTCTCTTATCATTTTTTCTTTCTTTTGAATATATTCTTTTCATGCTTCAATTTCCTTGTCCACCATCTAAGATAGCGACCTGAGGGAACAACTTCAATTTGTTCTATTTTTTCTTTTTTTTCTTTCTCATCATTCTCCCGTACATACCACATTATCGGCCATATAATTTAGAACTGCTCTGATTTTTTCTTTACCTATAGTTTCATCATCGCACATTATCTGATCATCCTTCATATAGAACGTAAGCTCTCCATATCCATACTGATCTATAACCCACCCTATTTTTGCGCACTCACCATAGAAATGGACATGTTGCACATTTATCTCTTTTGATTCTCTCATCCTCATCTCACGCAAATCTTCTATATCCACATAAACGAATTTTTGTCCGCATAGAATGCACATATCTTCTGCTGTTATCTCAAGAGTTTCTTGATCTCTACGTACTAGCAGAACCCCTATTTTACAGACAGGGCATTCAGAACGAAACAGAGATTCAGTATGAGCAAGTCTCTTTAGTTCTGCATGTTTCACTTCCACAGCAGGTTCGTTTATATTGACACCAGAGAATTTTTTAGCTTCTTCGTCCATTACTGACTCCTTCTAACTATCAGTCGAAAGTCCATCCTTTTTCTTCAATTAGCCCAGCCTTTTTCGTCAACCAGTTCTAGGAGGGCAATAATCAATCCTACGATTGCTGCTATCCAGCCGCCTATAAAGATGATACCAGCGAACCATCCCAGTAGTCCTGTGAGTAATCCAAATGAAGAGGATGATACAAGTGCCCCTTTAAAGACAGCGGCTACTCCCGCTGAGATCATGGAGATTAACCATAGTCTGAAAAACCTGTTCATTTTTTGGGGTTCTTCTGTTTCTGTAGTTTGTGTTTCTTCCTTTGCCATTTTGTTTCTTCCTTTCTAAATTTAGTGTACAAAAATTTCTACTTCTTGATCTGCTCTCATTTCTGAGCCATCTCTTTTCGTTACCTGTGTAATAATAGTCATCTTAGATAGTCCTGTTTCTTGTGGTGTCCATTGAAGAAAAGAAACAAGCCCTTCGTCTTTTATATGTTCTACTTCCATCGTCATTCCTTCGGGACGATTAAAAACAGAGATAGTAGGTTTAGAACCATTTGAGATAAAGGCCGGAGATAGAGGAATCTTATAAGTAATCCCTACTTGCAAATTTAGATTCCCATTTTCTATTTTAACTACTTGAGTATTGGCTGAGGTCTCGAGTGTCTCTTTGTCTTCTTTTATCTTATCTCTCACCAATTTAGCGGCTGGGACAAGCAAGCCTATAAGAATGGCTACGCATCCCATTACCGTCAAAAGTTCTACTATTGTAAAGCCTTTTCTCTTCATAGTTTTCCTAATGCACAAAAACTTCTACTATCCGTTCTTCTTTCATCTCTGAACCGTCTCTTTTCGTTGACTGTGTAACAACAATCATTTTAGATAGTCCTGTTTCCTGTGGTGTCCAATACAGATAAGAAAAGACAGATCCTCCATCTCCCTCTTCCACACCTATAGATATTCCTGCTGGTGGATCTTTGATGGACATGGTAGGAGCAGAACCATCTGAGACAAAAGATGGAGATAAAAGAATCTTGTAAGTAATCCCTACTTTCAGATTCAGATTTCCATTTTCTATCTGTGCTACTTGGGCATTATCTTGTATCTCAGCCTCTTCTACTGCCTGCCGGATTTTGTTACAGGCAGGAGCTAATATCGCTGCCAGCATAGCCACTATAGCTATCAGTACCATCAACTCAATTAATGTAAAACCTTTCTTCTTCATAACTTGTCCCTTTCTAATTTTCTTTCCAAGCAAAAAACTTTCCTGATTTCCATGGTTCTAATCTTCCTACCCGACATTTAAAACCACAACTTTCTAACACATCCGTTATAACCTCTGGACGATGATTCTCTAGCCTCGTATGATATTCTCCTGCTATTTTTCTAACAGAAGTAGAAAGAAAATCTTTGTCCCAATTTTCAAATATCTCATATTCAGAACCTTCTGCATTAATTTTTACGTAATCGAGATGATCTATGTTTTGTTCTTCTAAAAATTCATTAATATTAATAACCGATATCTCTTCTGTTCCAAGAGGTTCGAAATCAGAATGCGAAAAGAATGTAGCGCAACAGGATGCCCAGTAAACATTCATTGGTTTCTTTTCTGTAGTATCTCCTATAGCGCAATTAAACGGCACTATAGCTCTACCATAAGAACTATCTATTCCTATATTTTTCAACAGATAATGATAAGTAGAGGGAACTGCTTCAACAGCATAAATTTTAGATGCCTCACGCAAAGATGCTAGAAGACTGAAAAAGCCATAGTGTGCCCCTATATCTAAACAGACATCTCCCTTTTCGATTGGGCAGGGATCTCCTGTGTAAGAATTATCGAATAGAACTAGTTCATAAGTAAGCCAAGCTGGATCATCTGGAGCAGTATATAATTCATGAGTTATTATTTCATATTCTTTTTGTTTAGGACCATTATGTTCTTTATATATTACTTCGTTATTTTGATCTTCAATTTTTACTACTATATTATTAAGGTATCTGATATATATACGTATCTCTTGAAAACCTGATTTGTCAAATTCTATTGCTTGTTTAATAAGAAGAATGTTTGTGGTCTCATCTCTTAGACAAATATGGCACATATCTTTATCATCAGAGGATGCAAGAAAATAGAACATAGGAGTTACATCTTCTCTTAAAAAAGGAAAACATAAAAAAACTACTTTTGTGGTAGTTCCATTCTCCAAATTTTCTTGGATAGACTTAGTACTTCCATTAATTTTCTTACAACTTATCATCTAACGATTTCTACTGCCTTTCCCATCTTCAAATTATAGCATTTCAACATATTATCCAACACATAAAAACATTTATCTGCATCTTCTCTTGACCACCCATAATGGCACTCAAGAATTACCTTTACAAAATCAGTATGAAACTGATAAGTAGATTCTTCAAACCTTGCATCTTTATACACATGATATAGATGTAAAGCTAGGCTTTTCCAATCATTATCAAGTACTGTTTTCAACAGTTTCCTTTTCATCAACTTCCTCTTCCACAACCATGTTACTATCTATTTTAGCTATTGAATATCTAAAAGTCCACCGGCAAGTTTCGCTAAAGCAGCTAAAGCTGCCACTCCAAGACCTCCTGCGAATATAGATAGGATGATACTAAGCAACACCATAGATGGATATATCATCCCGACAACAGCCGCTAAACTCAAAGACAAAAATCCGAACAAAATGGTATACACTACCATTCTTTGTGTCTCAGTTAATCTCGATAGTATTTCTTCAGCCATTTCTTGTCCCTTTCAAATTATTCGTCAAATTTTGATCGTTCATCAAACGCATTACAAACCATAATATGAGCATTAGCCAAAAGTTGTTTTCTCGTTATGTTGCAAGCATGCCCTTCACAATTAGTTGAGGCTTTACGTTCTATTTCTGCCTCATCCATAGCAGTCTCTATGTCTTTCAAAATCTTTTTAACTATAACTTTCATAGTCTATATTCCGTCATCATCGCTGTCTTGATCTTTCCACTCATCGCCTTCATTCAAATCCTTATTCATGTTGTCTACCATTTTGCCCATTCCTGGGAGAATTTGCTTATAGAGTTTTGTTAAATCTTGAGTTCCTTCCATTTGTTTTCTCTGAATCTCCGATGCTCTATCCATAGCATCTGCTATCAATTTGCCAGCTACAGCAAGACCAACAGCTATATTTCTCCCATCGCCTTCTCGAGTGTTTGTTTTGGTTGTTTCAATTACTTCCTTCATCGTCATCTTAGTTTTCCTTCTCAAAAAATTCTTTATCATTAACAGGTTCACCGACCTTTTGACTTTCTTTTCTCAACTTCTCTGCTGCCTTCGCTCTTCTTTTCTTTTGTTTGCTACTCAGATTAATTTTATTCCAGAAATCATCACTCTCAGCTTCTTTTTTCAATTCATCATCTTCTATTTGAGGGAGAAGTCTTTCATAGGCTTCTCTTCTTGTTTCCTTAGTTAGCTGATGCAAATAATCGATCCAAGCTCCATCTCTAAAAAGCATCTCTTGTCGAATTTTGCCCTGTGAAAAACCAAAAGTACAAAAATCATAAGGTTTTAAAACAGAGTGATAAACCAATGTTTTTTCATCATCCTCAGAAGGCCATAAGCCAGTATTAAGCCATACCTTAATATAAATTGTTTCACCATCACTAGCTAAGAAATAAGGCAGACTTCTATGGCTAGGCCTCAGCCCCCAACTTCTCTCATATGGATTTATTAGATTATCTGCTCTAGGAATATATTTATCTTCTCTATAATTAGATTCTATTATAATCTTATCATCCGAATAAGTCATTGTATAATCTCTATAATCCTTCCATCCATCTTCCCCAATCTTATGGACCTGCTCAACCACACTTACCATAGCAAAAGCATCTAATTCAATATTAGTATATTTAGAATTAATATTAGCTGCCAGTCCCATTCCTTTTCCCATACAAAAGACAATTGCCGCCATGATTCCCAACACTATAAGTAGGTCTCTTACTTTAACCGCTTGATTAATCGGCTCTGGCTTTACCTCTACTGCCTGTTCTTCCTGCTCTACCTGTACCTCTGCTACCTGTTCTTCCTGCTCTACCTGCTCTACCTGTTTTTCCTGTTCTTTCTTTTCATCCATTTTTAAATCTCCCCTTTAAACAAATCTTTATCATTAATAGGTCGTAAAATTTTAATACGATCTTCTTTACTTTCTTGTTGAGCTTGTTCTTCCAGCTCTTTTTGTTCTTTCTCAGCCTCCATCTTAATCAAGCGTTTTTCATACTCTTTCATATTTTCCTCTGCCCATGCGTCTATCTGAGGTTGTGCTTTTTTAAGAGTTTCTGTTCTTTTATCATCGGCTATCTTATGTAAATACTTTATCCAATGACCCTTATTAATAGTCAGTTGTGTTCTAAACTGATCTTGCCCTCTTGGAGTAGACCATACAGTTGCCTTCTTGTCTGTAATAGAGCCATGGACCATTCTTGTTCCAAACATAATCGTATCATTAGGATCTGGTTTAATCCATATTGCAATAGTAACAGGTCCATCATCCGGCAAGAATCTACAAGTCCTTTGAAAAGGATCAGTGTAGGGATATTCATTAGGGAGATATTGACCTCCGTGATGACTTGAAGCTATTATGATCTTATCATTTTCATAGCGATATATCCAAGGCTCATCTGCATCTCTATCAAAATATTCTGTTGCATCAGCATCGCACATTACCATAGCATCTAATTCTATTTGAGTGAACGTAGAAGGATACTCTGTCCACCATCCATAAAATCCCACAAATAGAAGTCCAACTAGTAGGATAATAACACACGCCCATGCAATCTTTCTTGTTATCCAATCGAGAAAGTCATATTTATTTTCTTGATCTGCCACTTTAAATTACTCCCAGAATAAGGTCACAGAACCAAAGAACAACACATAGAACAACACCAGCTAAAACAAGTTTGGTGCATCTTCTAGTAACTATAGATTGATATCTTGCTTTAGCCGCAAAATACTGTGCCATAGTCTCAAAATCTTTTTCTTTAGGTCTCTTCACTTTAAAATATTCCCATTTGTTAATTGTAAAATAATATCATCATCTATAGATAACTGACTAAGCAGTTCTTTTTCTGTCTCTGTTAAAGAATTTAGCCCTTTTTTAAGCAAAGCAATATATAACTCCTTCTTACTCTTTCTAAGAGTTATTATCTCTTGTATTCTGACGGTCATTTACAATATTCTCAAACATTGCACTTTTATATGCTCAACAAGATCTTTATCTAAAAATTTATACCATCCCCTGCCTACCCTTGTTAAGATACCCTTCTTAACTAATCTTGTTAAAATAGCTGAGAGATGAGAATGTTGTTTTATCCTCACTTTATCAACCACATCTTTAAGTTCGAAACCCCAGCTCTTTCCTTCCAGCTCTCCTACCAATCTAACTGTTACTGCTCGTTCTTGAACGGACAACTGTTGTTCAAGAAGAAGCCTATAAACTGGTCTTAGTTTTTCTCTTCGTTCATTCTTTGCAGCAAGCTCGTCAAGTAAGTCAAGTTGACCTAAAATCCAATCGCCTCTTTCTTTAGTAATCATTTTCCTACTCCTTACCACCAGTGCATTAAGGCTGCTATTGCCGCCCAAGCTATAACCAACCGTGCTAATGCATTAATATATTTCATTCCAGTATCTCCCGGAACAGAGGGAGAATTTAAAAAAGCTGCTATCATAAGAGCTATAAGAAAAGTAAGAAGTAATATAATCACTACACAACAAAACATAGCTATTATGGAGAATACAGGCATTAGTTATCTCCCTCAGCCTGTGTTCTTACAAGTTCTTCCATATCATATATCCCTTTCAATTCTTTCCAGTATGGAGGATATATTTTTTCTGCCCTTCCCGGTTTAATTTTAAGATAATGATGTAAACCACAAGTGCAAATACGAATAGTGGAATAGATATAACAATCCCCATCATGGACAATTGCCCCTTCTGGATGAGCCATAACTTTTCTCTTATACCTTTTGTAGATATGAGGATAACGTTTCTCTAAATCTTCTTGATCCTCATCCTTTATATTCTCTATACATTCATCAATATCTCTTTTGACAATCCCTTCCGTTACACCTTTAGGTGGTTCAAACTCTTCTACAACAATAGTAGATTCTTCTTTTCTCTTCTTTTCCCAGTATTTTATGATACCGCCTTTAACCGCAACAATTGCTGCGGCATTCATATATTTTTCAACAGAACCAGCTTCTTCTAAATCATACATATAGGCAAAGACTACATACATAATCGTTGCTACATCTGTTAGATTTTTAGGACAACAAAAACTTAATCTCAATGTAATCTCTCTTATATCAGAATCATATTCTCCTATAGGAGTACCTAATCTCATAAAACCTATAGGGTCTAAATCCAGGATTACTTCTCTGACGATATCTTCATAATCATCAATAGCCTGTTGCTCAAGTTTAGTTAAAGGTTCTCTCATTAGAACTCCGGCGTTTTCTCTATCTTATTTTTAGTCTGAGTAGTGTATTCTACTTTTCCGCATTTTTCACAAACACGCTTCCACCGATGTTCCGTTTTAGCAGGAACATGCAGAGGCAATTGTCTATCTACTCCCATCGTTCCAGGGGCATCTCCTGGGGAATAAAATCCTTTATGATGGATATGGTCAGGCGTAATTTCTCCCCACTCATGTGGACATGTTCGGTCAATCTCTGCCAACTGCCTTTGTGCCTCTTTAAAAGCAGTATCGGATTCAGTCTTGACCCTTATTAATCTTAATCTCTTTTGTAAAAGTGTTTCTTCCATAATTACTCCGGTATCAGACACCATTCTTTAACCTCTTTTAATGCCCGCCCGCCTCGTGGAGACGTTCTATCAGTCTCAAGTTTCCATTCTTCCTTTTCTGTTACATAGCCAGTGGTGATAATCAATTTGCTGTCAAATCGGCCGAGTGGAATTCTGATAAGAACTGTTTTATCCACAGGTGGTTTCTCTATAGATGCCATCTTCCATTGAAGTATTGACTTCGGAGGGGCCACAATTTTAGGTTTCGCTTTGGCTCTAGCCTTAACCTTAGCTTTAGCTTTCTTCCTTGTATATTTCCATTTATAATAAGTATCTCCATCGTGGTCTGCTTTATATAAGATACCATGATCTCCGATGCTAGGCCATTTTTCATCTATATTATTATCTTTCCATATCCATTCAAAATCCTTACCATCGAAATAATATGCACAACCAATCTTGCCATTCTGATTAATGAGAGGATCTACATCTACAATAGTACCAGATATATGCTCTTCCCATTCAAACTTGTGTTCTCTCCTCTTACCATAGGCTGTGGATACTTCCAAATGGGCAGCAACAGAAAGACACCCTAAAATTAAAATAATTGTTATAACATTTTTCATGGTTGAAATCACATTCATTTTATGTCTCCTAATCATCTTCATCATCATATACGGCCCATTGCCTTATATGTTTCGAACTTAATTCCTCAAATAAATCTACATCTCCTATATAGATTCCTGTCCATATCATTATGATACCTGGGAGTAATCCCATTTCACAAAGCACTGCACGAAGAATTCCCCATACAACCTTAGAATTATCTACCCCCCAGCTCTCTACAGCTTGCATAATCCCACCATAGAGCATAACGCACCCGCCCAGCCATATGGCAAAAATAATTCCACCGATAATTAAACCCAAACCTATAAGAATTTTCATATTATATTCCCTTTCTAATATATGGTTAAAATTTTTTACTTGTCTGGAAAATTATTATAACCACTTTCTACAAAATTGCAAGTCTATTTATATTTATTTGTAACTCCTTTATTAACAGATAGTTATAAATAAGGAGTATCACTTTCACTTTCCAACCAGCTCTGTCATATTTTCATATTCCCACCATACCAGCAAAGAACTTTCTTGACATTTCTGAATGCCTCTCTTGATAGTAGTACAAGTAGTGCATTCTTTTATACCCAATATTTCTCCAGTTTCTTTAAGACTTCTTTCTTCGAAATAATAATGAAAAATTGCTTTCAACTGTCTTTTAGTGGGTTCTTGAAGTAACAACTTCCAGAGTAATTCATTGTTCTCTAATCTTAGCAAGCCGGGATCTTCCCATGGGTTTTTCCTCTCAAGATAACTATCTTCGTGTCCATCATCAACTCCTCCACTAACGTCCACATTAGTTAAAAGCTTGGGTCTTTTTCTTCTCACTTTTTTAATGGAAATATCTCTTGTTTGGGACTTGATATAACTCAACATATCAAACTTTGCTCTATTAACTACTATGGGTGGATCAGGATGATAAAAATCCCCGCATGTTAACCATGCTTCATTAACGAGTTCATTAGGTTCAAAACGGCCGCCCCAATTCTTCGCAATTTTATGCGCCACTCTGGTGATAGGTTCTAAAAGTTCTTCAAATCTTGCCATGTAATCTTTCTACTTTAACATTTCAACTTTGGCATTATACCATAATCTACTTTTGTTTGCAACAAAAAAATATAAAAAAATATAAGTTTATTTGGCATTTTCTTTTGCCCATTTTACTGCTTCTCTGATAGCACGCCTAACCATTCTTGTTTGCTCTTTCTGTGGGACAGTCTCAATGCTAAATAGTTTACAAGCCAGCATCTCAACTATTGGATGGTTAGGCTCTACAACCAGATCTCCGAGTCTATCTCTCTGTTTTTTCTCTCTCACTATCTCCTTACAAAATTGCTGTGCCCATTTTGCTGCCACCTTAACTGTATTTTCTACCATTTTCATCTTCTCTTTTGGCGGCACAATCTCAATACCGAATAGTTCCGTTCCCAAAAGTTCAGCTAATGGATGATCAGGTTGAACAGCAGAAGCATTAAGCTTCTTTGTAAGTTCGTCTCTATCCATTTATTCTCTCTTTACAAAATTGGGAAATCAAAAACAGCGGAGGTAGCCTTAAGTTCAGCACCCCAACAACCACAACCAGCCAATTGCCCGCCACATTTAGGGCATCTCTCACAATCACAACCAAAATGATGAAGTTGGCCAGGCATTGCATTACAGTCGTGGCAAAAATAACCCCTATTAGGTTCTTTGCTAAAATCAACTCTAATCCTTTCAATGCCCATTTCCGATGATGAGTTTTGTAAGTATCGGAGCGTACATCCATTTCCCTGTTTCATTTCTCTTTTGCAATCATTACAATCAACCGACATAATTCTCCTTCTCGATTTTAAATTTCATCCTCTATCTGTCTCAATATTTGTTCGGCAATAGCTTTAAGAGCATTATAGCCACCACCACCCTTTGAAATTTTGGCTTGGTTTTCCCAGAGCCGGGGTTGGGTAAGAGTTTTACTCTTCTTAAGAGAGTTATAAACATTCTCGATATTCCAGTCTATATCCCTATTGAAGAATTTGCTATACATGCGACCTAAAAGATATGACATACCAGCGATACCCAGAGAACGATGCATGATGTAATTGTCAGGATTTCTCCATATCTTAGGGCAAGCCCTTTTTAATGCTGACCAAAAAACTGTCGTGATACGACTCAAATCATCTGCCTTCACTCCCTGAATAGTCCCTTCGCTCCAATACTCAGCTTGCATCCACTTAACAAGAGGTTTCATTCCAGTTATAAAACTTGAAGAGCGAGAGCTTATTTTTTTACCCTTTGGAGTATCAGGCAATTCAACCAGATTATGCCATGGGCTAATCCGATCATCACACATTGCGGTAACTGCTCCAGCAATAACAGCTTTTGTCACATCATCCCACGTCTGATTAGGACCAATGACAAGATGTTTGTTGTTATTAAAATCGACAATAGCGCTATGAGCAGTTGATACTCTTGTCTGTTTTCTATTGTGATTTAAAAAGAGACCCTCTTCCTCTGCATAAGAAAGTTGAGAGACACAGAAAGGAACAGTTAAATTGCTATAATTGATACCTCCGTCTGTAGCCATACTTGCCAAATGATAATGCAACAAAGCGATATAACCGAAACGCCGTGTTTGACCATCATAAGTCCAAAGAGTGCAATCAGCTGGAATCCTCAATATGCCCACCACCGAAGAAAGTTTACGTTTGGGAGCATCTGCCATCATATCCTTAAGGGGGATAAAAGTAACCTTCTTATCCCGGTCATTGACCATCAGTTCTCCGAAACAGATATTCGACTCACCCTGCATAAACGTTCCAAATGCTCTACCGTTCTTCTCAGTGTTATTCCGTTGATATCCCGGTTCTCCATCTTGATGATGATTATAATTAGGAACCTGTACGATAGAAGCTAACTGAGCCACAGTTAACTCTCCCGAATAATAGTAAATACCTTTCTGACATTTCATAACTACCGGGATTTCGAAATAAGATTGTTTGTCATTCTTATACTCATCCGGAACAATAGAAACATTGTCAGATTTAGCTATCCTAGCCATGGCTCCTTTCTGAGAAGATGTATGCATACTAGCTGATGTTTTTTGAGCTTGTGTTCTCCTTTTCTTTCCCTTCCTCTTCCTTGCTCTAGCTTCTTGTTTTTCTTTCGATCTTGACATCTTAGGACTTCCTTTCAACTTAATAATCTAATCAACATCAAAACTTCACATCTCTCACTATTATATACGCTCGAACTGATGACTTGTCAAGCTATTTTTTATTTTGTTCTTCTTTTTCTCTTAAAGTTCTAATACTATCTTTCACCAATGTCACTCCCTCATCTATCTTCAATTTCTTTTTAACTTTTGTGACTTTCTCTCCCAATCCGAATAAATGTATATTTTTAACGAACCACTCTATCCCCCATTTACAGAACATTCCCAATACCACTACTATAAGAGCTATCAAGAGGGGGAAAAAAAGAAAAAGAAGAAAACCAAAAAGCAGTGTTGTAACAAGGCATATGACTCCTGCGACTACAACAACCAACAAAGCTTTTTTCTTCTTTTTATTCAGCATTTTCATAATCTATTATTTCAAATCTTTCTGTATCATCTTTCATTTCTTTTCTTAACCCAATCGCACCGCCACAGGCACATACAACGGTATAAAGAAGTTTAATTTCTATTTTCTGTTCCCAGTTATTATTAGATAGCTCTATAACTTTTGCATTACCCATTATTTCATAAGAATTATTCCCTATTAAAAGAATCGCCCTATGTTCGCTATCCCTTTTCAAAAGTAGCTTACGTTTCATATCATCCATTGCTATTCTAAAATACAGCCAATAGACAACTTTATCATCTATCATATGAATAGTAACACTAGCAACCTTATCTATATGTATCTCAAAAGCTGGATCTGTGCAAAATTTTATATAATTATTTTTTCCATTTGGCACAAAAAATTTATAATCTATTTTTTTCATTCAAAAGATTATAACAATCTTTCACTTTCTTGTCAAGTCTTTTTTTTCATATGTCGAACTAAACCATTATATTTAGCAAGAAACTGATGTATTGTCGATAATTTCCATCCACATTTTCTAAAGAGAAAATTACTAATTGATCGTAACATAGATTGATGAGGTCTAGAGGTAACTTTACTTACTGGAATTTGTGGATTTTGTTTTATCATAAAATAAAGAGCATTTGCCATGTGTTCTGGGCTATGAGAGGGAGCAACATGGGCCACCATCCTCATCATTTCATCTTTAAAAGTAGTATATTTCATTTTTCTCTCTTTAACGAGGTTTTCATACTACTCCATGCAAAAATTATTTGTCTGGAAAATTAACAAAAAAAGGCATAAGCCCCTTAGACGCAGGAAGTTATGCCAATTGAGATAGTCTCGCCTTTTTAATTTTCGGTTTTGAAGACTCACTCAACAAGCTACGTCTCAGAAAAAACATTTGTCTGGAAAATTAATTATTCCACAATTTCTGCAATTGAATTTACTTCTCTTTGGAACTTAGCATAATCGTCCCCGCCAAGAGCTTCCCTAGTATAAGAGATGTATTTAGAACTTATATCTATTCCCACATATTTTCTATGATAATGTTTGCAAACATGACCTGTCGTTCCTGTTCCATTGAAAGGATCGAGAACTAAACACTCTTGAGCTAGGCCGTCCAAGCAATCACAGCCGGACTCCCATTCTAAGATATTACTTTTCTTTCTTACCCATGGAGTTTTACATTGAGAGCAACATCCCCCTGAAGAAGTTCCAGCCATAAGACATGGTTTAATTAAATCTATAGGATATATAGCAAAATGTTTTATCTTACTATTAGCAGTAGCTACTTCCCAAATATCTCTCTTATTACGTTTTATATGATCTGATAATTTTTCATCATCAGAAAGACCTTCCTTTAAATCATCTATTATTTTTCTCATCTTCTCATATGTCTTATCCTGAGATTTTCCACTAATAGCATAATTATCATCTTGATAATCTTTTCTTTTTTTTACTCTATTCTTAGAATATGCTCGTCTAATAGAGATTTCTTTCTGAGGTTCTTTAATGGCTTCATAATCGTAGAAGTACTTTTTATTTTTCGAGAAAAGAAACAAATGCTCATACGATTTTGAAGGTCTATTTTTAACGCTCTCAGGCATAGGATTCGTTTTCTGCCATATGACATCACAACGCAAATACCATCCAGCATCCCTCATAGCAAATGCCACCATCCACGGAATACCTAGTAAATCTTGTGGTTTAAGAGAAGATCCCTTAATAGCTTTCTTACAATAACCATCTCCTATATTGAGCCAGAAGGTTCCATCTTTCCTTAATGTTCTCCTAACCTCTTCTGAGATTGCTACCAGATTTGCGACATATTCTTCAGGAGTTTCCTCTTGTCCCAACTGCTCCTTTTCTCCGTAATCTCTCTGGTCCCAATAGGGAGGACTAGTAATAGCACAGTGGAAAGTATTATCATCGAAGTCCCTTAAGGATGTTAAAGTATCCCCTACTATTAGCTTGAATTTAAAAATCTGTTCATCACTCATACAAGCTTAGTATATGAAAAATGTTATCACTTTTCAAGAAAAAAATGCCCCCTAAAAAGAGGGCATTCCGGGTGGGTGATGAAACGCACCATAACACGCAGCACTTGGAATTATTTAAAATCAGCTTCTAACATCTGACTTTCTTTTGTACGAAGGACACACTCTACGAATACTACAGTCATGCAATAAGATAGAAGAGACACATCGTTATCAGTTATTTTTTGCTTCTTTTCCGCAGTCATTTTTAAAAGCAAAGCTACAAGATCCTCAATATAAATAGCAATATGCCCCCATATAATCTTGCGCATACTCTCTATATAAGAGATACAAGCTTCCGTATCTTGTAAATTAGGACAAGGTTCTGAAATTTCTTTTATCATTAATTCTACAAAATCTTCATCTCTGTAATTGTGTGGAGGATATTTGCTATATTTCTTTGGCTCTAACCTCATCTCGCTCAATACTAACCTGAGACAATCATAGAATAGAAGATCAATACCATCTGACAATTTCTGTTCGGACAAAAAATCTTTCATAGGGGAAAGCTTCCCCTTCATTATTTCCCACGTCTCATCAATAAATGTGATGACTTTTATTTTATCCTTATCGCTCAAATTCTAATCCTCAATAAAAATTGTCCATACAAGCCCTTCACCTATACCACTAACAAAAAACATTTGTCTGGAAAATTAATTATCTTCTAAAATTTCTATCTCTTTCTCTTTTATCTCAAGTTGCACAATAATCAAAGAGACACACTGAAAAAGTAATGCCATATCTTCTGTATCGTTCATATGGGGGAATTTTCTAACTAGCTGAATAAGTTTATCCTTATGGGGAACCATACTTCCCCATACACACTCTCTCAGCTTCTCAAGAGTTTTTAATTTATCTTCTTGACTATTATCTTCTTCTACAAACTTCCAAAGAGAGGCCTCCTCGATAATCCTTAAGAAAGCTCCTTCTGGGCTTTTATCAAAAAGCAACTTTCCAATCTTTCCATCGGAGCATACAAAATCTTTTTCATATAAAGATATCTCAGTTAACACTAACGTCAGGCATTGAAAAAAAGCAAGAAAATCATGTTGCGTTATTCTTCTTTCTCCTGAAGCTAGGGTATTGAGTTCTTCTTTACGCAGTCTCATTTCGACCCAGCAACCATCTCTAATGGCTTCTTGTGCTAATCTATTAGTATCTTCCAATTAACTATCACCATCTTCTCTGAAATTGTATTCATCTGCTTTTTTATTATGTTCTACTGCTCGTTGATTTAACCATTCTGCCAGCTCTTTACGTTTTTCAACGGACAACGGAACGCCCTCTGCATTATGTATAAGCACTGATGGAAGAACATTCTCCGGCATCTTCTGCATCACAAATGGCTCTTCAATTAATCTTCTTAATTGCAATTGCATCATAGCATCTGAGTCTAATCCCAGAGCATAAACTATTGCCCAAAACCATTCCATATCATCTGAGGGAGGGGCATAGCCCTGTTCTATATCAGATAATTCGGAAGGTGGCATCTTTATGGTATCTGCAAATTTTCTTAAGCCCATCCCTGCCTTATGTAATCGCAAATCTTTTAACAGTTGACCAAAAAACATTTTATATCTCCAAAACTATTGGTTCTTTGTTCATCCTATATTGCTCATCTACCAAAGAACAATTAACAAACTTAATACCTTCATGTTCTTCGACTCCATACCCATCATGATTATGTCCGAAAATAGCTATTTTAGGTTTTATCTTAAGTATCCTTTTTAACAAGGACACAGAACCTATCTGTCTAGAGCGACCATTATATTTAACTGTGTCCATAATACCATAAGGAGGACTATGACATACTAAAATATCAGTATCGTCTGGGATATTTTCCCAATGAAGTTTTATTCTGTCAGAATTTTTATTGAATGCCCAATTATTAAAAGGCAACTGCCAAGGAGTCCCATAAATCTTCTGCCCCATTAACTCAATGCTCTCATCTTCAAGATAATGAAAATTAGCATTCATTTTAGGAACTCTCTTTTTATCCGTCTCCCATATCCAGTCATGATTACCAGCAACAACCACACACTCCTTAACAGGTTGATCTACAAGCCAATACCGAAAATCTACACTTAACCATTCAGCTTGTTGCTCTATGGATAAATAAGCCTCATGATAAGCAGGGCACAGATCCCCTGCCACCAAAAGCAAGTCTGCCTCTGGTACAGGGAATTTTAAATTACCATGCATATCTGCAATACACGCTATCTTCATTATTTTTTCGCAGGTTGTATCGTAAGATCAACCATCCCTACAAAATATTTTTGTTTTTTACTAAGCACTTTTTGAAGGGCATCATCCACAGTTTTAGACAATTTATCAAAAACTGGATAAACCCTTCTAGAAGGAGAATCATATTCGAACATAACAAAGCGTGCTCCTCTCCTTCTTCCTTCCAGAGTCCACTTCTCTCTTTGTTTCTGCCTAACAGGTTCAAACAAATCTGAAAAAAATTCAAAAAATCCCATCTTTGTCTCCTAATTTAATTGCAGTTTATGTTCTTTCATCCATTCTTTGGACCCAGCTATTTCTTCTGGTTGTAACCATTTAGCTTCTTCGGTTAAAAACCTATCATTTTTATGACTAATAATAAATCTAGCCGCGTCTTTCAGATTACCAGCATAAATTACAGAACCTTGTTTAAACTTAGAGCGATTATAACGTTTATCCGTTTCTATAATATCTTCGCTCATCTCTGTTTTAACTACTAGCCAGTGTCCTGATCTTCTCTTTTCATAAGGGAAATAACGAGTCTTTCCCCAAGGTATTCCATATAGCCCATACCGAATGTCTATATCTTTTGTGAACTTTTCTGCTTCTATATATCCATCAAGGGGATATTTATTACCCCCTACATCCATCCATTCTTCATCAACATATACCAGCATAAAAACATAAAAACCTTTTACTTTCATAATCCGTACCTGCCACAACAAGTTGCCATTACTAAATAGCATTATATACGAATTATCTTTCACTTACAAGAGAAAAAAGTGTGCAAAATAGATAATTATTCTGCACACTTTTCAGGTCAATTCTTACAAATCATCAGCAAATCTAGTAGCCGCAGATGATGGTAAATATCCTAGTAAAACATTTGCCTTTGGTCTGAAAGCAGTAAACATTTTCCTACGAGAAAGTGAACTAAAATCATCAAGTGCTGCATGAAACTTATTTTTCCTCATTAAGAAAATATATTTTATTGACTCATTAAACTTCCTTTTACCAAAAGGTTGAGGACGTTGAGCTAGATAAAGTCCTAACTCTTTATCAGACATATGTTCAGTAAGGTCATACATATCCTCTACCTCAGAAACAAATGACTCCAACTTTTGAGAAAGAATCCAAACGATAGTATCGAAGTCTTTTTCTAGTTCCTCAGGAAGTTCCTTTTTCACTTCGTCCAAATCGTCACCATTCAATAATAAATCCCAGATAGCTAATGGAGTTACCTTTGAAATCAGTTTATGGATACGAACATACTCTGCACCTTTTACCTTTATACGAACACCGCTCTCAAAACGGATAACATATCCTTCTTCATTTTGAGTTAGAGTCTCAGCCTTTTCCACAATAGATGTCATGTCGTCAAAATCATGCTTAGGCACAAATGCTACTCTTAACTTCTTGCTTGCCTCTACTTGAAGATCTTCATAAGAGTACTCTACACCTTGAGGATCAAAAATAGCCAACAACACTAACCCTGAGAAATTGTAATTTACAACTATTTTATTCTCTGGATAAATTATCTCGAACAGATAAGTGTTCTTTTTCCAAGCTGACCGAAGGACAACATGATTGCTGATTATCCATTCCTCAGCCCACTTAGCTTGTTCAGATGTAAAAGAGCCACACGTAGCAACTCTCCATGCTCCCTCGTAGTAGAACATGATTCCAAGAGAACCATCCATTTTTTCAGTAACAGTGAATTCTGATTCTATAATAGATGCAGAACCTGATTCTATTTCACCGAAATTAAAAAACTTCATGAAAGGAGAAGCAACTACCACCTTATTTTTAAGGTCCAGAATTAGACCTCTTGACATTAGAGTAAAGACATTCCAGTTTCTTCCAGCAACACAGTCAATAGAATACTTGAACAAAGCCAAATGTGGAAAATCTGGATGGTAATTAACATTGATATTTCCTCTGTTAATTTCCTCGAACAGTCCATCAACAAGGGCTTGAAACTCCATTACTCTAGATGGATGTTTCTTTCCATGTTTTAATAATATTTCCATTACGTCATTCATAATAACACCTTAGAAAATACCAATAAAAAAAGATGCGGTTAAAAAGCCGCATCTCTATCCTCTACTCCAGTGGGTTATAGGTTATAGCTTTTTCTATCTCGGGCTTCGACAGATATAGCGACATTTCTCTTTATAAACTTTCCAGAAAGACGTTCTATCCTTCCTGTTAAATTCACCCTTAACGAGAGCACGCTTAAAAGCGATTTTCCTGCCTATTACATCATTAGGCTGATCCTTGCAATGCTGCTTAGCTGTTCCCAACCCAACTGCATCAGTCACACGTCTGTTATTATCTGGATCTAATGCATAAATGTTACAACTTATAATCGACACTTTTTTGCCATTTTCTCCAGGCCTCGCAGAAGCACAAAGCGAACGGCAGAAAGAAACCGCATACGTCTTATTTCCAACATTGACCTTCATCTTACACTCCTTAAATTATTCTACATCATTATCAATTATTAACCAATTATACTATGGCTGAGAAAAAACATTTGTCTGGAAAATTAATTATTCCCAAAATACTACACCAACAAATCTACATTTATACTCTAAAAATCCTACCCTGCTACTTTAACAATATCGGTATTATACTTGTCAAATAGAATTAAGGCTTCTTTATAATTTTCATAATAAGCCATTTCTTGAGGAGTATGACCGTTATTGTCTCTTTGGTCTCTGTATTCTTTTACTTTGATAAATCTCTTAACCAAACGGAGATTTCTCATTGCTATAGCTTCGTGGAGAGGAGTCCTGCCATATCGAGTAGAGAGTTTTTCTTTTCTTGCTTCTACTTCTTCTGGGGTATCAGGCTCTACAATACCTTTGTCTATTAGTTCTTGCTGTTTACGTTGAAGCCTTTCTTCAACCTCTATGAGGTACTGATTTCTCTTTCTCCCTTTGATCTCCGGATGTTGCTCATAATTCTTTTGATGGTGTAACGAAAGAATCTCTTTTATTTTTACAGATGGTTCTTTACTGCTGAAAATTATATCCGCTTCCTGCTCTAACAAACTTCCATCATCCTCGTATTCTACTTCATCAAATATCCCCGCTCCCTCCAAATCTTCCATAATTTTATTAAGGTGTTCTCTTTTTATGTCGTTCCTTAATAAGATATGTAGCATCCTATTTTTTTCCCGTACAGACATACCAATTCTCCTATTAATAGGTCATTTATTAAATTCTTCAAAGAACCGTTATAACAAGATAAGGGTAATGGGAATAATCCCATCACCCTTATTGAAAATATTAACTTACAATTTTCCCGCAGCGAACTCAGAAAGAATACGAGGCACATTAGAATCTAGCCCTGCTATGTCCATCATTCCTGCATCACTAGGATCAGCAATAGTGAACTTATTTGCTGCAAAAGCCATAACAACAAGTTTCGCATTCTTGTTAAACTTCTTTCTGTATCTCTTCAATGCCTCAAACGGATGCGCATATCCAGTATTTGTCTCATTATCTGTTAAAACAACAAACACATCGACATCCATTTCGTTATCCATGGCATATTGCATAGGCAAAGAACAATCCGTACTACTAAACGGAAGATTAGAAGTCCTTCTGATAACAGTATCAAGACTATCTTTCGCTGTGATATTCAACGGAACGAAAGTACGTGAGAAACCCATCATCGCATAATTCTTTTCCGTCCTAGCAATAGTCATAGCCACAACTGATGCTGCTTCACGAGGAACTATTCCGCTTGGATGATCAAAAGAACCCCAACCACTAGAAGCCATTGAAGCACTAACATCAATTCCTAACAAGAATTTCTTTCCTGTTGGTTCAACATAGTTGAACGCCTTATAAAAAGCCTCTTCCAAAGCATCTTTAATAGCAGACACAGGACTCCATGAAGTTCTCATACCACTACCCTTGCTATAAGTCTTAAGGGCCAACATAATCGTCATTGGATGGAGACGACTCTTCTTCAATGCTTCCTCATTTGTAATCTTACCAATAGCCAATGAAGTCTCATCACTCAATGACTTCAAAAGTCCTGAAGAAGTCATTTGACCCAAGTTACGAATTAAAGCACCTATAGGCATCTTAGGAAGCAATGCTTTTTGTACCTTTTTTTCATTCCTGAATTGAGGAGGAATAGACTCTCTTGTTAGACCATAAGCTGTAACCAACTTCACCACTTCATTAATGTCAGTTGAGTTCATACTTTGCTCATGTGCCCAAATATACTTCAGAGTTCCATCTTTCAATGCCTCTAGTTCAGAAACTAAAAGACCAGGACTTTCTTGAGTTTTTCCAGAAGCCTCAGAATCTTTTGCTCTCTTTACAAGAACCTCTTCGCTTGTTACTCCATGTGTCGCATAATGGAAAATAGTAGCATGCTCATCAGAAGGAGTAGTCAATGCCCTACCATTTCTAGCAGGCTTTCCATCAGCAGTAGGGCGAGAGATTCTGCACATACGAAGCAGATCCCCATGAGTCAACCTTTGCCCACCAACTGAACGACCAGGGTACTTGCAAATTTGATATGCTAATTTAACAGCATCTTTTTCAGTGTACCATCTTCCCATTGCTCTAAGCATACCCTTAGCCTTATGCCCTTCTTTCAATGAAAGAACAGCAAGCACCCACTCAAAAAGAGCAGTTGAAAAACGAGCAACCTTAGGCATCATCTTATTAGCGTATGCTCTTGTCTTGTCGTCTCCGTGAACACTGCAAACTGCCAATGCAAAAATAGCAGGAGCATTCTTAACAGCACGACCTTCATCGCTAATTTGAACGATAGTATCTACCGTACGCTTACTATCTAATTTCAGACAACGCAAAATGACATCATAGTTTTCCATAGTCAGTTCGCGAGCTGAAGCATAATAAGTGCCATTCTCATTCCCTATAATTAAGAAACGATTTAGCCTCGTCCAGTCATCAGCCGTAAACACAAAACCACCTGAACGGTTTTCGACTTGCGTACTCTTAGCTCTTTTTCTTTGGTTAGTTTGAGGGTTTGCTACAATATTAGCATAATTTTTCTCAGCCATTTCTTTCTCCTTTTTCTTATCAACCTAATTTAATTTTAGATATATCGATATCAACACATTAGCAATTATACAATTTTCTACTTTTTTGTCAAGTAGAAAGTTCATTTTATTTTGAAAAAACTTAAAAAATCCTCTATTTTCTTCATAATTTTTTATAACCCCCTATCAAATAAGGAGTTAAGAAATCAACTTTTTTTACACTATTTTCATATATCGGCTAAAAAACTTTAAAACTTTAATCTTTTTTTACTCTCTTTTTCCAAATCCGAAAGCAGAACTAGTTTCTCCAACTCCGAATTTCTCCATAGTTTCTATGATCTCATCGGCCCATTTAATATCAATTCTTTTGACTTTTCTTCGACTACTGATATGCTTAAGATTCAAGCTATTAATAAATTCCTGAGCCTCAGCCCCTGTCCATCCATCAGTTTTAGAAACAATATGATCCAATGTCTTTTTATTTGTTTTCCATTGTTTTAATCTGTCTTTAAACATCCTTTGCCTAAGTTCTTCACAAAGAGCAGGCACTTCCACTACTCTATCAAAACGACCTGGCCTGTTCTTCAAGGCACTCTCAATAATTCTTAATCTATTAGTCGTCCCTATGGTAACAGAATTTTTAATAGAATTCACTCCATCAAGAATATTCATCAATGCACCGAGAGAAATCACATCTCCACCCTTCTCTCTATCTTGACTAAACAAGTCTAAATCCTCTAAGATTATGATACAAGGAGACAAGAAATCTGCTAGCTTATATAAGGCCTTAATAGAAGTTATAGCTTTATAATTATTCTCTGCTAATATCTCAGGAGTAATCCATATAACAGTATAATCAGGAACTAGATTACAAATGATATTACCTATAGTGGTCTTACCAGTCCCTGCTCTCCCGTGTAAAATTATTCCTCTTTTAGTTATTCCGCAAGCATTGTATTTTTTAACATTTTTAACAAAACCAAAAATCTCTAAATCAAAGAGATCTTTAATACTCTCTGGATAATAATAATTGTCCCATGTATATGAATCTTTGATCTCTACCTCTGAGAAAGATGCTGATATCATATTAACATCTTTTAATTTTGCTCCTCTTAGACAATTATGTTTTTTAGCAAACTCTTGCAAATCATTAATAATATTTTTTGAGCAACCCGTATCAGTACTAAAACATGTTATAGAAGCTCCTCCTCGTTCCCCATCAAAATACAAGAAAAAAGCTACATTTTCTTGTTTCTTCCCCTTCACCTTTTCAAAATATAAAAATCCCGTAGTGGTAAATGTGGTTTCTTTACCTTTAACACTCCATGGATTCTTTTCTGGAGGAATAGAATTACCATGATCATCAAAATTCAATTCTCCTGCAAAGCTAAAACCCTCTTCCTCCATAAATTTAACCATACACTCCATTAAAATCAAAGTGATAAGAGGATGTGCTTGATAGGGATGATTTTTAATATCATTAACACTTGTAACTCCTAGAAATCTACAAAGAATTCTATAATCAATAGAACGAATAAAATCTATTTTAATCTGATCTGCAAATTTAACCGCTACTAACTCTTTATATCTTTGTTCTGCTATATCCTCTGCTATAGATTGAAGAGGACGTGGAACACCTCCACTTATAGTCGCTGTTTGAGTCTCAAACATGCGATCATCGCACGGAACAGGCATACATTCATCACCATCATCATCAAAATTTAACTCTTCAATTACTTGTTTTACTATTTCTGTTGAAGTTGAAGCACGATGTACCGGGCTTTTTACAATAGATTGATCTTTAATCATACGAGTATTACCTTCCATTAATATAAGTTTTTCATAATCTTCCTCCCGGATATCAAAAAATCTACACCAGAATGCTTTTAATTCTCTTTGTACCTTATTTCTTTTCACTTTTCAACTATAAAAATTTTAATAATCACTAGTAGCGGTTAAGTGAAAAGCTCCTTCACAATCTTTCCTTCTTAACCACAAGTAAGTATCTACATCACACATACTACAACCTGCTAATTCAGCTATTTCCTTACAAACCATAATAGAAGTCGCTCTTATCTCACATTCTTCCAATGACCCGCGAGGAATCAATTCGTTATTAGATATTTTTGCTTGGAGAAGAGGAGAGTAATAGAGACAACCCAAGTGGGATAGCATTTTCGGTATTTGGTAATCAGCGGGGACAGGGACTTTTTCTATTTCATCTTTAAACCATTGAACTCTTCTATATAGCATCATAACTAATAGAAATATCCTTTTAAGAAACATATCTTCTCCATAACCAGGATAGGTTGTAATAATAAGTTGGATAAATTTTTCTACGCCTATTTTCCCCGACTTTATTTTATCCACTACTGTTTCCGAAGTTTCTTCTATTCTCCAAGAATGTCTAAGAGATTTATAACCATAGCAACCCATTCCCGCTGCTATTTCTCGAAGATGTCTAATTCTATCAGTTAAATTGGGGAATCTATACAAAGTCAACTTGCTTACAAAATTACCAATTACATCTTGGCAAAGATTAGGAAGACGATCATGCCCAAATATTTCGGATCTTTCTTCTGCAAAAGCTTGATCCAGCAATTCATACATCAATGTTGCCCCAGCATTATTGGGCCTACAATCATGAACACCATACCAATATTGATAGTTAATAGAGCCAGCTATCAACTCATAAAGAAACAACTCTTGATCTAAGCGATTCTCCTTGGGGGGAGTTTCTCTATCAGAAGAAATAAGACACTTTGGATATCCAAGCCAAAAATCCTTACCGTCCTTTAATCCTTCTTTAATTAAAGCTGCTGTTTCTGTTATCCCTTTACAAGTCATCCAAACATGAGAAGGATTCTTTGTAAATTTCTCAGAAAGTTCCATTACTCCACTAATTAATTTATTCTTCATCACCTTTCTCCTTAATTTTTATTCCGCATTCTTTACATTGATCCCATAAAAGGCTCATCCCAAAAGCCATTTCAGGAGAGGGAATTAATTCCACCACTTCTTGTTTCCCTGTTTTTTGATTTATTTTTACCCTTGCAATAATAACAGAATCATCACTATTACTATCGAAATCTCCCCACCCAAGATAACTACAATACCCATCTGCTTGTTTAGGCCAGTCTTCTCTTACGCTCCAATAAGGACAAGGACGATATTCTTCATCATTAGGTGCTCTACTCCCAAAATAACAATATTGCCCAGACGGTATCTTAGGATAAGCTTTAAGAAACTTTATAAATTTACGTAGTTGTTTTAGCAGTCTCTTCTTCCTTTATTTGTTTCATGGCCATCTTAAGACCTATAAGATGGGAATTACATCTTATATCTATTTTCTCTCCTACGCTACCGGCCCACTCATAATAATAATTTCCAAGAATCTTATTACCATGCTGTCTACACCAAACCAACCATTCTTCCTTATGGCATACGGCATATTCACCACTCTCATCTTGAAATTCTTCCCATTTCTTATCAGCATAATCTTCTATACATCTACAAGTATCTGTTTCGGGTGGGCACGTACACTTAAAACAATCATCTGCACTAGCAGCTTCTGAAAGATGTTCTTTCACATATTGAAGAGCTTCATCCGGATCCCACATCGTATAACCTCTACCATGTTCAGAAGCTTCGCACTTCGAAGCGAAATAATCAAGACTGAATTTACTAGAAATCGATCTTAAAGAAATCTCTCCTGACCACCTATAAACTGCCGAACCCAAATCTCCTGTAACAAAAAGGGTATTATATATTCGGGCATAAGCTACTTTATATACTCCTGTTCCAGGTTTGGCCCAGACTAACATTTCCATAGAAGGCCCATTATCCGAATAGGAAAAATATTGTGCCTCATGATCTTTAAACCACCCCTCAATTTGTTTGTTCTCTTCTTCTCTTTTCATTTTTCTTCCTTTCTGCTGTTTTTCTACTATTGATTTTCTACCCATATGTATCTACTAAAGCATTCAAAGAAGGAAGGCAGGTTGGGCAAATATCCCAATAACTACCATTCGGTACTTTCATATATTTCCAAGAATTATCTTTGGCAAATTTTCTTACTTCTCTAATGCTTTCTCCTGCCTCCTTATACTCTCTAGTGCAGTTAGTACAATATAAATAGTAAAGAGCATGCACCATTTTAAGCTATAATCTCTTTAGTAGGAGTAACTATCCCACTTCCAAATTTACTACTATACTCGTTGATCATCTCGGCTGTTGGTTTAACCTTAGCCATGATAAAATTATTTTTAATAGATACTTTCTTATCATTAGAATAAGGAAGCCATACCATAAGAGCCATGCCTATGCCATGTTCTTCTGCGGGGAACAAAACAATCTTGGCAGGATTTTCAACGATGATATCATCTTTTGACCCGTACTCTATCTCTCCAATAATATCTTCTCCACTTGTTAATTTTAAAATTTTAATACTCATTAGTACCCTTTCTATTTATTTCCAAATACAATATTTTCCTGTTGTGAGCATCTTACAAAAGATAATAAGCCGAAGATTTTAGATCTTCTATCTTATTCCCACCAATGTAGGAAATAGCACTTTGCAAATCCTCTTTTAATTCTCCCATTAACCTCTCCATATTCCCCCTAAATTTAATCAAAATTTTCTTTCCCTCTATATTGTTGTATTCTTGTTTGTTATATTTAGAAGCACTACCATAATATTCCTTGTACATATTATCTTCTATTTCAATTATATTCCCAGCGGATTGCTCATATCCTGCGAATAAAGATCCAGCCATAACCATATCTGCACCGCAAGCAAGGGCTTTTGCTATATCCCCATGTTCAACCACCCCTCCATCAGCTATAATAATAACTTTCTCTCTAGCCCTTACACAATCTAATATTGTACTGACCATTGGACGATGCACACCTGTTTTATTCTTTGTAATACAAACGCTTCCTCCAGCAATCCCGCATTTAATAGCATCTACACCCCACCCCTCAATCTCTTTCACAGCATCTCCTGTAGCCACATTACCAATAATTAAGAAAGTTTCCGGAAAGTTGTCTTTAATAAAAGTTGTCATCTGTCTAGCTTCATCTGACCACGCATTGGCAACATCTATAGTAATATAATCAGGTATTTGGTTGTCTTTTAATAGCCCTTCTAATTGATTTTTAGATCCCCAACTAATACCTACACTTACAGAAGTTAAATATTCATGCTGTTTCATAGTAGTTATAAAAAATCCATAATTTACATCGAAACGATGCATTGTATAAAACCAGTTGTGTTTAGCAAAAAATTGACAAGTTTTCATATCTACAACGCTCTTCATATTAGCAGGATATATAGGCATATTAAAAATATGCTTACCAAGTTGAACAGAAGTATCTATATGACCACGACTACTCACGATGCATTTCTTGGGTATTAATGATATATCAGAATAACTTAATTGTTTTTCCATGCTATTTTCTTACAAAGTTTAATAAAATATTCTTGTTCGAATTTCTGCTTCATATAATTAACATCCTTATGGACCCATTGAACATTACCATTTATATACCCCCTTGTATTATCTATCCTATCTAAAGAAGCCGTTGCCCGATGGCGATTCGTGAGGGCGAGTTCTATCGATAAACCGGATAAAGCACATTTTTTATTCTGGCTTACAAATAAATTCCAGGCATATTTTATAGAGATTTTAAATTTATGAGATCTTTTAATAGCCCCCCGTTTTATCCCTCCCCACCACTTACCTGTTATCTCCTTATATCCTTTCCAATTTTTATAATTATTTCTATTAACTCTAATCCAACATCCACAGGATTTGGTATTACCGCTTTTTAATTCATGTGTAGAAAGAATTGTTTCATTGCCACAGGCACACTGGCACTCCCACATTCTTTGACCCTTATACTTGCCCTTAATTCCATCAAATCTTTTTATAACTATAAGCCTAGTAAAAGTCTGGCCTGCTAATGAATAATTTCTTTTAATTTTATATTTTTCTAAGTAATTTCTAACCGTACTTTTATGACATCCAATTTCTTTAGCGATCGAATTCATTGTTCTGTTATTTTTGATATATTCCCGTTTTAAATAAGATTGACTAATATCATATTTAATCCCCATTTTGATCTCCCCATATAAACAATTCGTATATATATAGTTCTATCAAACCTGCTTTAATCCTTTTTCTACATTCTTACGCCTTCACATCAATATGAGTGATTTCTTCCTTCTTCTCTATCTTCTCTATTAATTTTAATTCATGGATACTCTTCACAAGAAAATATTCCACCTCTCTCAAAGATTGTCTTACAGTTGCCATATCTTCATGTCCCTCTAAAGCCTTTCTAATGGCTGTTGTGCTCTCTTTTTTATTCCCCAACTGTTGTAGTAAACTGTACTTTTGATTATCAGTTATCATTCATACACTTCCCCGGTCCACACCATATACTCCCTTTCATCGACAGGGAGCTTAAAACTATAAAATAATTCTTTTAAACATTTTTCACATATATCAAAGAGATAGGCAGTACAATCAGAAAGAATGGGAGAATGATAAAAGCCTTTTGCCTGAGCACCTATAAGACCATAAAAACTTTCTGGTCCCTCATGCTCTATTGCCATAGAACATGATTCTCCGCACATATTGCACAAACATGTTTTATGTATTTCATGTGGTATTTTCTCCGCTATCTCATCGTCCCATTTAGACACTTTAGTTTTTAAAGTTGCTATATATGGCAAATCTCTTAATTCTCCATCTAGGTCTAAACCACCCCCAACTAAGAAATCTTTAGTTGTAACCTTATGACCTACAAATAGTGGCTGCATCTTATAAGCATGCTCTATCTCCCTCTCTAGCATCACACAATATTCTATAGTTAATGGAGATAACTGTTCAACAATGCCATGAAGTATATATAAGGTTTTACCCGTATCATAAATATCATCGATAATTAGAACATGCTTACCTGCAATTGTCTTTTTTATATAATCTGACAATTCTACATCAACCACTCCAGTAGATTTTGTTCCTTCATAACTACTAGCTTTAACATGGTGAGTACTAGAATTAGCATGAAACTTTGGTGGTAATTTAATTTCTACATCTCTTGCGAAACGGATAGCTCCTTCTCTTATCACAAGAATCACCACTTGATCTCCCCCACCCTTCACATTTGGATAATGAGCAACTATTTCATTTGCAATAGTGGATGAGATTCTTGTTAGGTCATTACTATGAAGTATAACATCTTTAATAACATTTAGTCTTTGCATTTTACCCCCAATAAGTATAAATCATAGGTCTTAGTTCTTGGATTGTCTTATAAAAATCTTTAAAAATATCTAGCCAATAAATATGTAATACAATTGAACCGGCAATTACAGGACGATAATATGTTTTATAATAATCCAATTTATCTCCTGATAATAAGGGTGGAGTCTTTTCTGTCCATATTCCTATTGCCATGTTATACTCCCCTCCATTCATGTAATCAGGATACCCTTCTTTTCCATATTTTGGACTACCTGGAATATGAATTATTCCCTGATAAGGCCATATACCACATCTATGAGTCAAATCCTTAACGCTATCCTGAGATTCATCGCATTCATAATAGTCCATGATATCATCATACCTACCCCAGTCCTGATGAGTTAAATGACGAAACATCATAACATTGGACATCCCATATTCTCCACGAACAACAGGTCTTATAAATTTGGACTTATCTATTTTCCCATCTTCTATCTTTCCAAAAATAAAAGTCATGTCCAATGAGCTAGAAGATCTACCTTCTTCTCTCCCATCAACCTTATCAACTATATTTTTACATTCTTCTTTATTATTTTGAACCCAGTTTATAAAACCTTCAAAGTCTCCCTCCTTCTTGTAAAAAATACTTGGCTTAAATGCTTCCACATTTAACCTATGGTCAATAGGAATATCCTTCTCATCACACTTAATATCTGTTAATCCCCATCCTATTACTTTATGAATTCTTGTTCCCACTTAACTACTCCTTACTTTCTTTTTGGGGTTCAGGATGATCTCTCATCTCTTCAAAAGCCCACCTTATTTGATGAAAGGCAGATTCTACCCATGGATAAAGACCTATATAAGAATCACCGCGACCAAATTCTTCCCACTTAGCTATAAATCCCCCGTCCCTACTATCTTGATATGTTGTTTTAAAATTAGTTTTTTTATACCACCTCAAATCTGGTCTGTGTGGGCCGTATTTTTGCCCCGGCAAATTATCACTGAAATTTTCGACTAACCATCGTGCATGCAAAATTGCCATTCTCTTCCCTCTCTTTTTAAACTCCCTTTCTTCTTGTTTGTCCCATTTGTCTTCTGGCTTTAGGTATCTATCCCAATATCGATAAATATACCAGTTAGGAGGAGTTTTTTCTAACCCCGGAGTTACATAGAATTTCTTTACCACTATATAGTTAAGACTTTGTGATTCCAGAGCAAAGACATGAAGATTCTGTACTAACTCAGGGTAATTTTTGCAAACTACCTTTTTGGAGGGAAGATAAAAGATATGATTATCCATATCATTATATTCATATTGATTATTCTCGGTATATTTATATTCTACCAATTTTTGATAAATAAAATCCATGTCCTCAAAATTCTCTTCAAATTCCTCTGCCACAAAGTTTTCACAAACCCACTCTAAATAAAGTTGCCCTATCCATCTATCTTTCTCTCCAAAATCAAAGTACTTAAGAGCTTTTGCTATGATCTTAGGAGCACTTATGCTACTCCCACCACTCTCCTCTTGTGCTTCTGGATAATATCTTTTGCACCATCTTAAAAGAGCTTTCGTGGCTTTTGCTTCATGTATCCTTTCTCTCTCCAAATAATCCATTCCCATTATCTTTTCTATTTCTGTTTTTTGCTTTTTAGTTAGCTTTTTCTTTTTAGGGACTTTCTTTTTCCCTTTCCTCCATGCCACCATCTTATTCTTTGCTTTCTTTACTTTCTTTTTTTTCTTTGTCATATTATTCACCTAATTATCTAATGATTTTCTAAAAATATTACTCCATGCCTTCCGAGACAAATAATCATAAAATCCTGACAAGGGAAGCCTTACCAGAATAAATAGAAAATATCTCAGTATGGGAAATTCAACAACCAACATAGCTAAAGCATACAATCTACCTATTAATTTGTAATCAGAGGTATAGGGATAATTGATTTTAAACCTATTAAAAGTAGAACTTAATATAGAAGATTTAACATTGTCATCAAAAAATGCCGCTCCTGGGTATGGCTGAAAAACAGTAAATTTACCAACATCAGGTTTTAATTTAAGAATCATATCAATAGTTTCTAGTGATTCTTTGTACGTCTCAGAAGGAGATCCGAACATAGCATATGTATGAAACTTAATCCCACACTTTTTAACTAACTCTATTTTCTTATAAATAAAATCATTCGTTAAGTTCTTACCTAATATCGAATTACGTATATGCTCATTACCACTTTCTACACCTATCCCTATTTGATAACATCCAGTTTCTACTAATTTTGCTAACAACTCCTCCGTGATAATTTCAAATCTAAGATGACACCAATATGGCAAATCTACTTCTTCTGAATATCTATCCAAGAATTCTGAAGTCCACTTTTTGTTGGCCCCAAATGTTTCATCAAAAAATTCTATCCTTTTAGCATTCCCTTTGTAGGTATTTATTTCTTCAAAAATATCATCCATGTCCCTGAGTCTATAATATTTATTATTAAAAAGACTGTTTATTCCCTTGTTTGTACAAAAATTACAATTGTAGGGACATCCTCTAGCACAAGATATATATAAAGAATCTTCTAAAACAGTTTTATAATTATTATAAATTCTTCTGGAAGGGATTGGTATCTCATTACTTGGCAATAATTCTCCCAACTCATTCCTTTGCCCTTTTGTCCATAAAGATGGAATATTAAATGTGGATATATTTTCATCAATATTATTTAATAAAGTTAAAAGGGGTTTCTCTCCTTCTCCCATACAAATCATATCAATATTCTCATCAAAAACAATGTCAGGGTACGATGTGGGATGAGGCCCACCTACAACAGTCACAATCTTATTATTTATACCTTTAACTTTTTTAACCATGTCCAAAAGCCAGCAATGATTAAGTGTAAGAGAATAAATCCCTATTACATGAGGATCAAAAGACTGAATCTTATAAGGCAACTTCCCATGACCGTCCATAAAAACATCACATTCATGTTTATCTTCGATATAAGAAGTCAATGTCATAATACTCAACCATCTTATACTATCATTCTGAAGGAATAGAATCCTTGCCATTTTTATTATCCTTCTCCCCCGTAACGCTCTTAGTCCTCTCCTCCAGAGTTTCCCATACTTCTAATGCAGCTTTTAAATAAGTTCCTACATAACCCACATAGCTTTGCACAAACTGTTTTAACGTTCTTCTTCTACCTTGCTCCATCCCTAGTTGGACTGCTAATCCTATTATTTCTTCATAAACATCTCTTCCTTGATCTTCTTTAGAATAAGTCAGATGCCAAGCATCTAAAGTTTCGCTAGGATGTATATTAGCACATCTCTCAGTTTTTCCCCTATCTAAACCTTCCCATTCAATCCCTTCTTCATAAACCTTATCTCCCTTTTCCATAGCAGTTCTCAAAGCTTTTAGAAGAGGATCTGTAACATCATTAAACATAACTGGCTCTCCATCTGAGGGCCATGGCTTATTGTTTCCTTCTTTAAAAGGCTCTTTTGTATTCATTCTGAAAATCCCCTTGCCTGAGAGTAGAGAGGGGCCAGTAGAGCCATGCCATCTATTAACCCAGACATGTACCCTCTTATATAATCCTCTCCCCCGCATTTTTCTGGATTGTTTTTTAAATTTTTCTCTGCTGCTTTATATTTCTTTTCTAATCGCTCATAATCCCTTTTCCGTTCTTCTGTTCTTTTATCTATTGCAGAATTTTCACTCATTTAATCTCCCCTTCCATATCTAACATATCAAAGCGATTAGACTGAGACTCATCAGAAGATACTTCAACAACCTCTCCTTGCTCTGGCTCCTGTGATCCCCCAAATACAACATCAGTCACTTCTACCTTAAAAATTTTCATAATAGATGAAACGATTCTTAGACACAATAACATAGAAGCGAACACAGGCCAGAAAGCAATCAATAACATACCATTATCATCAACTGAGAAAACTTGATTAGTAACCCTATAATAAAGAGCTACCACAATAATCCCCAATAGGAAATATAACACAGCCCCCGCTGCTAAAATCAATTCTAGCCCCATCCCCATATCCTCTTAAATCTAACTATCCAAATGGACAGTCGCAATGATCATCTACTGTGCCACAATCTGGACAAATTTTCTTACTTTCTAACATCCTAAGATATTTCTCACTATCTCTCTTGTAAGCTGTTCTATCTTTACGTAGATTTATTATCTCTCCGTCTCGTACTTTGAGAATCTTAATTAAATCTTCTTTAGTTCTACCTATATCATATTCCATATTATTCGTCAGAGAAGTCTACTACTTCCCCCTTCGCCTCTTTTTTATTCTTCATAAGAAGATAATCTTCATTAAGCATTTTTAGAATAGCCCTACCGCAAGACCATTCTTCTCTTTCTTTTAGAGAGCAAATAACTATACCTTCTCTAATATGGTCAGCACCATTTCTTTTAGCGAGAAAAGAAGGGCCTGTAGAAAGGCCTTTCATCAAATTCATATTAAATGACCCCTCGATAATAAGAGGAACCATAGGGACAGAAAAAGCCTTACATAGATTATTAAATAGTTCCCAATCAACATACTTACCATCTATCTTCAATGAAAATGCCACAAAGTTAAGAGAATTAGGTTTTCCATAATGCATAGATTTATGTCCACCTCTTACTCTTCCATACACTTCTCCGTATAGAGTAGCACTTTTCTTGCAGCCATAACGAGGATCATTACCTAAAGCCGAAAGAAGATATTTAACTGACTCAAGAGTAAAGGGATACCAGTAGCTATTAGAAAGCATTTCTTCATCTGTAGGCATTTTTCTCTTAACCCTATGAGAACCACCTTTCCACTCTAGTTCTCCTTCCTCAGATTTGAAGAAGCCTATCCTACAATTAGTCCCATCTATTTTTTCTGTAACACAAACTTCCTCTCCCTTTTCAAAAATATCAGGGAAATTTCTGATATTCTCTATGTCTGTATATTTAGTAAACAGAGGGTCATCGGGAGCAGCATCTCCAGCCATAGCTCTTAGAGGTGGTTCGTATTTAGTAATTCCATAATGTTCAGCTACATCTGTCCCTACTTCCCAATTTTCTTCGTTATTTATAATCAGTCCGTAAGACATCGCCCCACGAAGTCTGGCACACCTAACGCGATTGTGAAGTTTACCTCCGAGATAGTTACCCACTCCAAGTCTCTCTACAAGTTCGAGAGGAAGCACAGCATCAACAGGGATATAAACAACAATATCTCCTACTTTATAATCTCCCTTGCCAACTATGCACTCCCATCCCTTGACAACGGCAATTTCTAGCCTGTCAGCATTCTCGTGCGAGAGAACTTCTTTTATATCACAAACTTCTACTATTAAACTACTGCTCATCCTTCTTCCTTTCTTCATCCTTCAATCTTTTTTTTGCTTCATCAACTGTTTCAGAGATATCTTCCCATTGAGCATCTCTATCATCTGGAGAGCCACAAAAACTAATCTCTGAGAGTATAGCTCCAAAAACCTCAAAAACAGTAAATCTATTTTTACCTTCTACTACTGGCTCTTCATTCCCACATGTGTTCTCGGGTCTAATTATAAAATCTTCATTTAATTTAAGAGGCAAATGTTTCATTCTATACAAAGGAGTAAACTCTATTGCAAAACTAGTATAGGGCATATCAGGATCGAATGGTTCTTCTTCACTCGGTTCGTGTTTGCCCCATCCATGTACACCAACAGCAATACTTACCTCATTAACATCATCATCTTTAGGTTCGGTTAATTTCTTACCGAACATCGGGTCTTTATCATTTTTATGTTTTTCATAATAAAGAGCATAATCAAATTGATCGATATCCCAGCTACAAAAGATATAGTCTAAATCTTCTTCACTATCTGGAGGACAATCTTTTTTAATTTCTTCCAAAAATGGTTCTAACGGAAATCTTCCAAGATGAGAACTAAAAATAATTTCCATTATTTCCTCTTCCTCTTCTATTATAGAGAAAAAGTCCAGCAAGGTAAAATCTTCATCTATTTCTACAACATCGCTAAGATGAGAAATTATACTCTCTACCTTCTCATGAACATAATTTTTATGCCCAGGAATATAGTTATTTGTATAAAATATTCCACTTTTCGTCAAAGTTATCATATATTCTATTTCTACTATTTTCTACTTGTCTGGAAAATTAATTAGTCTTTCCCTAGTCGCCTTACAATACTCAGGATTCAAATCTATACCTAAATACTGCCTATTTAATGACTTAGCGGCAAGACACACTTGCCCACTTCCACAGAATGGGTCTAAAATTATATTATTTTCTGCTGAGAGTAATAATATCAGTTCTCTTATCACTTTCAAAGGAAAAACAGCCGGATGATCAATATTTTTAGTATTAGCTACAGAAGTCTCTATTGCATCTCTTTTTATCTTATTCCCATGCATCTTGATTATAGTATAGCCTTGCAACTCTATTTGGCTGTTACGCCCACCAGATTGGCCACCAAAGGCTTTTTTATGGATTCCCCTTATCTTCATACGGAAATCTGTTATTTCGCCCCTATGAAGCTCTGAGAGGGCTTCTGCAATACCCGCCCTTGCCCTATACTTCTCAATATCTGTTAAATCAGATGTGGCTATTAATTCTAAATATCCAGCTCCCTTTTTAGGACTTATTTTCTTAGGAAGTGTATTCTCCCTTACAAGAAAAGCATCTCTATTATAATAATAATCATCACTTTTAACGAAGTGAAAAAATGGTTCTGTGGAACTTACTAATCTTCTTTTGTATTGACGAGGAGTAGGATTAGATTTTACCCATGTGATATCATTTATGAGTTTCATCTCTTCCATGAACTCTTTAACTGTTAGAGCAAAACGATAAGGAATAAGTTGTAAATCTCCATCAATATATTTATCACCGATATTAAAAATGATATTACCAGTAGGCTTACAAACCCTCGCACAATTACTAAAAATTACAAATAAGTTATGTAAGTAATCAGAAATGTATTTTTCAGTACCTATCTCTTCATCTACATTAGGGATATATTTTCTTTGTCCAAAATATGGTGGAGAAGTAATAATTAAATCAACACTATCAGAATCTATTTTCATTAACTCTGTATAAGCATCTCCACATCTAATTTCATTCATTACAATATTTTTCCTGTAGCCTGACATTTTCCGCAAGACTCCTTATGTTTAATTGTGTCTCCCCATATATCATGCTCCCATTTCCGAATTCCAGTCCCATCACATTGGTCACATTCTTTAACCATTCTTATAGCTTCATTAAGACGTTCTCTTACTTTCCAGATATTATTTTGTGCTGCAAATCTTTTAGAACTATTTAACAAGCTTATAATTTTTTTCCCTTTTTCTTTTGTCATCTCTTCCCCTCTCTAAAAATCCATATTCTTAAAACGCTCATCATAATGTCTTAATTTTTTAATCGCTAGAATAAAATCTTTTCTTTCTTTTTCAAGAGTTTGTATCGCTCCTTCTTGATTCTTTACTCTCTTCTTTAATTCTTCATTCTCACTCTCTACTCTATGGAACGCTTCTCTATAACCGTCTTTCTCCCTTTCTTCATCCTCGAAATAATATTTCCAAGAATTAACCTCTTCTTCTAACTTCTCTACTTCGTCTCTATGTTTCTGAAATACACCATCAGAACAATCCATAGCCTCATCCCAACTAAGATTGTAGCGATGTGCAAAATCTGTAAAACAACTTATAGAGCAAAATCCATGATAGTTATTAATAGAAAATTTATTACAATTTCTGCAAAGTATAGTTAAATCATTCATCTATTTTAAAAGGGACAATCATCTTCGGCTTCTTTGGCTTCTGCCTCGTAGGGATTATAATTAGAGTCCCAATCTCCATCATCTTCTTTTTCATCCAGACCTGCTATCCCAGAAGGAATTGGTTTATCTATAGCGTCTACAGGATTTAAATCTATATTACCAAAACGGTCATCAGCATTTCTAAATAAAGTTAAAAGAGACTCTTCTTTCTTGCTATAATGGAATTTAAGATACTTATCATCATCGCTCACAGAAACTTTCCAGTCAGAATATCGGTCTTTTATAAGAGCTACTAAGGCATCTTGATAATGTTCTGGAAAATATTGATCACCAATAGCAGTGGTATCTGTAGTTCCTATAATGATATCTCCTATAGAGATACGAGCTATTCCCTGTTCTCTCAATTGTTCAAAGTTCAGAACTAGCAATTCATCTATATTTTTTTCATATTTCTTAAATAGGTTATAAGTCCGTTTAACATATTCTTCTTCTGCTTGTTTTTTATTATATGCCATAGTTATAAATCCAAAATTTCAAATCTACTTTCTATAGGATCACATATCCCTAATCTTGGTGTTGCTATAGAGAAATAATAAGCATCCTGACACTCTACGCTGCAAAATTGGCGGGCCACAGCACCGACATTATCATAAATGCTAATTTGAGTAGCGGTTCATGTCGCAATATGCACAATCACCTATAAGAAACATTATATATCTAACAATTCATATCTAAAGATAGATTTAGCATGTTTCTCTACCATCTCATTGATATTTTTCACTTCTTCTCTTATCTCTTTTTTAATATCTCTAACTTGTGTTTTAAGAGCAAGGATAGCTAGTTTTAAGGATTCTTTCTCTTTTTTTAATTCTTCGAGAGTTGACATAATTTTTTGTGATTCCGTTTTTATATGTTGTTCCAATTCTCTATTCAGCCATTTCTTTATTTCTTTCTCTACTTTTTTAGAGGGGAAACGATCCTTCATGCCATAACAGTTAGCATCTGTAGATGAGACAGCGGGTACAGCGGGAACAGTTGTCCAATCATTTATATTAGAAGTAGAAGTAGATGCTGAAATTTTTGGATTATAGTTAGATATCAGATCTTCTAAGGTCTTCTCTTTATACATGTTATATTTACCGTGATAACTTGGCATCTTTGGCATCTTTACAAATCTATTATGTCAAAACGATCATAATATTCTGACAACTCTTTATTCTTTTCTTCTAACTCTGATATTCTTATCATCATATCTGCTCTAGTTATTTTATTTTTCTTAATTTTGGCTCTGAGATCTTTTATTTGTTTCTTGGATTTTGTCAAGGCATGTTGCAGCCCCTTCTTCTTCTCAGAAACCAACTTCAACTCTGCAATAAGATCTGCCTTGGTTTTATTAGTTGTTTTAGTTTTTCTCTTTTTCTTGGATGCAATTATCTTCTTAAGCTTCTTTGTCAAGGCCTTAGTTTCTTTTTGATCATCATGACCATACGAAGTTGCTCCATCTCCTATGTTCTTATAATACCCATCAACATATGCTGCTAGCTTCTCGATCTCCCCAAACATATTTTTATCAGTTTCGCTCATCTTGATAATCTGTACCAGCTCTTCTTGCCACTTGTTGTTGAAGTAATCTGCCATCTCCCATCCGACATTTCCCTCTTCGCCCATTCTTGCATTCTTTCATTATCACTTGTAAGCCACTCTTCAAACACACAGAGTGATTGAACTACTGGATTATCATAATAACTATCTAACAGCAGCCCCGATTCTTCTATCTCCCATCTCTTCATTATTATCCATTTCGAAATATAACCGCCTGTTATATAACTTATCGTCATGGATAATAACATTTAAGAAATAATTCATACTTCGCCCTTCTCTTCCCAGAATTTATCTCTTATTATATTTAAGATAACCTCTTCTTTTCCAAACTGCCTATCTTTATCAACTATACCTCCCCATCCATTAGCAAATACTTCTTGTGTATATTCAAGAAAACTAAAACCATATTTCTCCACTAATTTTTCTGCTATTTCTTCAAAGATATCAGAGAAAGTAGAATACCATCTGTAACCACAAATATCTATATAATCTTCTACACTAGTATGTCCTGCAAATACCCCATTTTCGTCACAAGATTTTTTAAACCAATCTCTCATCCACTCCAAATCTTTTTCCCTTATTTCTCCTTCTTCATAATCGAGAACATCCTTATCCTTTTCCCGGAGAAGGACGTCCATCACAGCATCTATAACTACTTGATTAAATGTTTTTTTGGTAAAATAATTAGGATGAGATAATTCTATAGTGTCGCTCTCTTCTTCGCTCGTATGACCTATTCTATATAAATATGACATATTTTATATCCCCACATCAATACACTCTAATAATGACCAACTTCCACCATTGTTATTCCACACTTTAAGACTAGCAACGGAACCATCAACCTCTACAGAAACAAACGTATGAAAATTATCCCCTCCGCTTTCATTCCCTGCATTTCCTGCATCTATTTGCCATACTTGACCATCTCCTCCGCTCCACATATCACCTGTGACCCTAGAAGTATTATCCCAAGAATTATTTACTTGATAGCGGCTATAAGCATGAGTATGCCCGCAGAAAAAAGCAACTACATTATTGTCTTCCATTAATTGCCAAAGAATATTTCTATCACTAGGATAAGCATTTAAAGAATCCGTCAAATGTCTATTGTGAGGAAAGACAGGAGCATGAGCTATTACGAATTTAGGAGACTGAGGATACAAGTCAAATACCCCATCCAACCACTGCACCAATTGAGGGGTAGCACGTCCACTATATCCATTTACTGTAAGCCCTCGATAATCAGCATTAGCATTAGTAGTCCCGTCCCAGTATATATTAAGAACCACAAATAGAAATCCCTTATGTTCGAAATAATACATTGTCTCTTCACAACCAACAGGGCCAGCAAACGCATAATCTGATATCGCTTCTCTACTACTAGACCCATTAGCATTATTCCATTCTGCCCTCAACCACGGCACATCATTAACACTACTGATCTCATGATTCCCTATAGCAGGAATCCATCTATAATTGCTCCCAAATTTACTATTGATTATATTCCTGATATCAGAAACAGTTTCTCCAGAGGAGTTCCCACACATATCTCCAGCTATAATATGAAAATCTCCTTTTCCTGCATTGACTTTAATAGCATCGCATACACTTCTGAATTGGGAATAGCTATTTCTCATATCTGCTGTAACTATAAAATGCCAAGGTAGAAAATTAGGTTCTGTCTCAGATGATTTAGATTTAACTGGTTCGGGAATATGAGCCAACCAATGTTGAGAGAACATGGTGAAATCTACTATATCTACCGAACCATCTTTATTAAAATCATAAGGCATATCTTCATATCCAAGAGGATGGACCGTAATTTTTATATTACTTATATCCTGCTTCGATGGACCTATTGCAGGATTATCTGTTGCAGTTAATACCATCTCATGAAGACCCACTTGCTCCATTGTGGGGTTCCATATAAATAGTTTAGGGTCATATTGAGAACCTTCAAAAGTAGCTCCTGAAGGAAGATCACTTGTTGTTAATTCAACATTATCTCCATCTGGATCTGTAGCAGTAAATAAATATTCAAATTCAGTTTTGACAGGAATTGCAAATTGAGTATTAGAAACAATTATCCCTACAGTTTTAAAAATAGCGGCTGAAGTAAAAGTTATTCTATAATGGCCGGCCTGAACATCCGTAGGAGTCCATTGAAATAAGGTTCCATCAAATACGCTTCCTTCCGGCAGGTTCCTTGCATAGACAAGAGAATTACTATCTGAGACAATAGTAATAGACAAAGATTCTCCCTCATCTACTTTTTTAAAATCTACTATCTCTTGAGATCCCCCCTCTACATCAGAAATAGAGATTGCAGAATAAGAGATAGAAGAGAAGGCGAGAATTATTAATGCCAAAAATATTTTACTGTTTCTACAAATTGTTTCCACCATTCTTTTAGTTCCTTTTTTTTCTTTTTTGAAAATGAACCATCAGGGACCACTTTAGTTGGAAGTAATCCAGCATTCCTCAGTTCTATTATGGCCTGTCTCGAGGAAAGAGTTTCAATAGTCCCGCTGACATCTTCCCCATCTTCATTAAGAGCTTCGTAATAATATCTCACATAATACCTCAGGCACATGATAATTCTTTTTCTACATTTTTTAATGTCTTCTGAAGATCTTTAATTTCTTTTTTTAATTCTTTTTTTCTTGCTCTTAATCTAAATTTATGTTGTATTTCTTTAGTCTCTAATCTAAATAAAACACTTTCTAAATTATATACATATCTAGAACGACAGGAATAATATGCTAATTGATAACCTGATTTATTCTCTGCCCCATCAACAATACACTCCCACTCAGAATGACCCTTCCATAATATATATAGAACGATATATTCTCTCATGTCAGAGATATTGGCCAGGAATCTCCCGCATTATTATCCCACCTAGCGTATTGATATATAATTCCTTTTACCGTAGAATGGGTCTTAGGGAAATGGGCTATAAATAAACCATCATTAGATTTGATTTTATAAGATCTTTTTAGATCTGGTAGCTTTATTTCTAATTGTGTAGTATATGTATAGTTTCTCATATCCCCCCTATTATATCACATAATTTTCACTTTTCAAGTATATTAAAACCACTTTTTGTAGATATTAGCATAAGTCCCATTCTCATAAAGAGTTAGAATAATCTTATCTATAGGACGTTTTAATTCACTTCCCTTAGATAGAACAAATCCATAGTATTGTTCATCAAACATACCGCCCGCCATAACAACCTTATCGGGATTGTCTTTTACATAGTTTAAGAGGATAGGATAGTCATAGACAACAGCATCTCCTCTTTCAAGCAGCAGATTATCACAGGCACTACTAATACTATCAACTGTTTTAACTTTTGCTCCTAATTCTTTCACATATCCAACACTTGTTGTCCCTTTTTGAGTTAAGACAATTTTGCCTTTTAAATCGTCAGGGCTTTGAATATCTCCAGCTATCTTTTCCGTTGTATAATCAGCAGACAAAAGAGCAGTAAAATTACAAAAAGCCATAATCCCGCAAAAGATAAGTGCTATTGTTATTATTTTTGTTATCCATTTCTTGGGAGTATAATCTCCATATCCAACTGTTGAGCAGGTAACAACACAGAAATAGATAGCTTCAAAAATCCCTGGGATATATTTATTATTAATACCCTCGTCTTTCCCTCTTTCGGCAATCCATATTATATGAGAGAAGAGAAGTATAAAGAATATAAAAATACCTATAGGTCTAGACAAGGCCTCATAAAGAATAGCTCCTCTTGCAATAAAGCCACTACTGGCTTGGTTTTTCAAGACCATAATACCCAAACCAGAGTTCATAGTGGGAACAGAGAAATCTGCCCATTCCATTCTAGCAGAACGGATTGTAAGACCTGAGCAACCCACATCTGCATTGCCATTCTTGATATTAGTTTCTATTTCATCCCATGGAACAGCATTAAATTTCCAACTTGCAATAAGCCCTTGGGAAACCAATTCTTTTCCTATGGCATTCCATAGTTCTATTTCAAAACCTGAAATTTCTTTGGGGCCATATTCGTTATCAGTATTAACAATTACACAGGGGGGCATATCTGAAACATAAACTTGCAAAGGCTTAAAAAAATCGTCCTGTGCCGAAACTATTTGACAACCAACAAATAAAACCAACAAAATTACCAACGTTTTCTTCATAGTTTTGTCTCCTAAAAATTAAAGAGAGAGAGGATATTATCCCCTCTCTCCCGGTTATAACAACGTTACAAAAGCCACACACACGACCACGTTATTTCTTTGCCATCAACCTTGCAACTTCATCGTCAACAGCACTATCTCCATGAGTGCCGTACTTACTTTCCATGTCTTCGATACCACCGGAGGGAGCCATCTCTTCGAAAGCTTCCGCTTCGCACTCATCCGACTCCACAGCGTCTTTAAGCTTATTAAGCTCTGAGAAGCAATTGTCCGAATCAAGCCCTTGACTTGACTTCGCAAACTCTTTTCTTGCTTCTGCCATTTGCTTACGGACTGCCAGTTGAGTATGATCGCTCTCGGCCTGACTAACCTTGTTGTTTTTGTCTTGCCATTGGCTCTTCATTCTACCAAGCATCATCTCATCCTGAGAGATCATCTTCTTAAGGCTGTCCGCCCTTTGCTGGGCCTGCGTCTTATTGGTGATACACGTCCGAACATCATCTTCCTTGCCAGCTTCTGCTGCCTTCTTAGCAAGATTAGTCCATTTCTTGATATCGGCCATTTCGGTATCAAGTTGACGCTGATTCTTTTTAATTTGTGCCGAATACTTACCAATATTGGCTTGTATCTCAGACAACTTTTTCTTAGAATCCTCAATAGCAAACTTGCCATCGCGGATCGGATCTTCCATCGACTTCGCAGCCTTATCCTTTTTCTCACGAGCGGTATTTTTTAACATCTTCCAAAAACTTGCCATCTTTTTATCTCCTGATTATTAAAACCTAAAAATCGTTATGGTCTCTTACAAAGACTCAACAAGGTGAACATCAAATAAGTTTTTCGCCGTTAAGAGCGCCGCATTTAAGCTCCTCATAGAAGCAAGAAGCTCATTTTCCGAAATATCCCCAACTGGTATGCTGTCGATTAAAACAACAGGCCACGAAGATCTGTCATCTCCCTCACCATCAATGTCAGTTAAGACACTGAAGGCATACGGAAGTGTTTGAGAATTCATGTCCAGAAGACCAAGAAAAAAATCCTCTTGCATCTCAGTATCGACCTTCGCTATCAACTGACCCCAAGTTGCGATTTCACAACTGATAGTCAGATTGGTATTATCCATCAGGATAACACAAGGGAAAGGGGCAGTGTCACTCCCCATGGGAACAGCAACGCTATTCTCGTTAAGCTTGGGAGAAAAACCCTGAGCCTCAAGAGTGCGTTCTACGTCAACTAATGTCTTAATATCGTTCATCCTACTTGCTCCTAAAAATTAATTTTAATTGTTTACTTCCACAACTTTACATCATTTATATTGACTTTGCATCCTTGAAGAAAAGTTATAAAACTATTTTCTTCATCAACATCAATACCTTCGGTAATCTCTGTTTCTATTTCCACATCACCGTATGCGTCCAGCTCAAGAGACTCTTCCTCATCTCTCCATTCTTGAACGTTGTTAAATTCAAGAGTAAGTGATTCGGGATTCTCACAGTCAGATTTGGTTTCATATTCCACCACAGTTGCAAATGATTTTTCCCCATCTTCCATGCACAGACCATATCTAGGCCCTTCAGTTACATAAACAATATCCTCATCCTGACCATCATCATTCTGGAATATTTTTTGGGAAAAAACAAGAGAAGGAAGTTCGCAATTTTCAAAGTCTGCTTTTTCAAAGACCCAATCGCTGCCACTATCCAACATATCAGCACGATTACCTTCTTCGAAATCGTCAGGGATATACATAATTTTTAGCTCAAACTCATGCTTAATTATCTTTACAATCAAATACCATAAAATATCGCCAAATTCTATATCAAGAATAATCCATTTAATAGGAGCATCTTGACAAGTTATGACTCTTCTTCTCTTTATGGTAAAATCAGCACCATTGGCTATATCCTTATGGCCCTCATCCATTAAAAACGATAAAGTCTGCTCATCAGATAGTTGAACTATATCATCTATTTTTAATTGCTGCCACTGGGCCACTTTTTCTTTATCTTCTATCATTGCTACTTTTCCTTTAAGATTGAGAGAGGGGAAAACCCCTCTCTCGCTCATTTCTCCACAAGGAGACAAACCTATGTAGACTGTTTTCGATTAGCCAAGACAATAGCAACAACGATACCGCCGACCACGAGCAAAGCCACGACTCCTAAGAGACCGTTATAGTTCCCCGGAGGACGACCGTACACATAGTTGTTGCGAGTCATCAGGGTGTTCATCATCACAGCATCCGACATGGCACTATACATCATCCACGTACCAACGTTGTTCATATAACCATATCCACCATAACCAGAATTATAGGAAATGTTAACATTCGTATTCCCTACTCTCGTTGTTTGGGGGATATGACTTGGACGGGAAGCTGGCTGTTTGGTATACTTAGAAGTATACTTAGCTGAGTTCTTACTCTTGAACGCGGCTGTCGCTTCAGACTTGCTCTTGAATGCCGTTCCATTCTTTTTAGCTGTCTCGAATGACTTTTTTGAAACAGCACTTCTTTTTGGAGCAGTTTTAGCACGACCTGTTGATGCTTTCCTCTTCGTCTGAGTTTTCGCCCTGTTGCTACTCCTATTACTACTTTTATTACTACTCCTGGCGCCACTTCTGCTGCCACCTCTGCTGCCTCCACCTCTACTGCCTCCTCTTGCAAAAACATCACTCATGCTTGCAAGAAGGAAGATTGCTGCCACCGACAGCACTACCAACCATCTAAATTTCTTCATCGTTTGTCTCCTTTCAAGAAACATTACAAAAATCATTTAAGATTTAAAAATGCATTATACAAAATATACTTTCACTTTCAAGCATTAAAAAAAATATTTATAACTGTCTATTATAAAACAAGTTATAAAAAGCTCATTTTTCACAACTTCACTTATCTTTCTTAGCTGGCCCCTTTTTTACCTCTCCTTTTCCCACTTTTTTATCTAATTCGTAGTTCTTATCTTTTCTATAATCAGTAGCATAAAAGCCACTTCCCTTAAAAATTATACCCGATCCTGCTCCAATTAAACGATTAAGTTTTAATTTCTTGCATTTAGGGCATTTCTTAAGAACACGACTAGACATCTTTTGAAATTTCTCGAATTGATGATTACAAGCAGAGCATAAATAATCATAAGTAGGAATTTTCTTGCTCCTTAATAAAGGTTTTTTACAATTTATTCATAATATAGAATATGTGGAAACAGTAATAAAAGAAAAAATCATTAATATCTATAAAAACAATTTCAACAAAACAATTGTAGATATTGCTTCTCAATTTAAAGTTAGCCGTAATACTATTTATAGAGCATTGGAAAAAAATAGAATAGATAAAAATCTGTTAAAATTTGACCATAATTTTTTCTCTTCCATTAATTCCGAAAAAAGCGCCTACTGGCTCGGTTTTATATTCGCAGATGGGTGCATATGTGATTCACACGGAACTACAAAATCCCTAAATATCCATTTATCTACTAAAGACGAATTACATCTTAAAGCATTTCAAAAAGATATTAAATCCAGATTAAAAATACATCTTGTAAAAGAAAAAGACAAAAACTCGGTTTATTGCAGATATTATTCTAATAAATTATGCGAAGATCTTATAAGACTAGGCTGCGTGCCAAGAAAAAGCACTATTTTGAATTTTCCCGACATCCCACCGCTTCTGCATCGACATTTTATCAGAGGATATATAGATGGAGATGGATGTATTTGTCTAAGAAAAAATGGCCTAAGAAAAAATTTACAGATAGGAATTATAGGAACTGAGCAGTTTTTATCTTCTCTACAATCTTTATTTTTCAAAGAGCTAAATATTAATCACAAAAAACTTCAGAATAAGGGCAGAGTTAAAAGTTTAACCATTAATGGTAACAAGCAATGCCTCCGATTAATAAAATGGCTATATCAAGATAGCACAATATATCTTGCTAGGAAGTGCATAATATAATTCATAGGTCGGCATTACTCTATTTTTCCTATTTTCGAATAATAGTATAGAATTCCCCAAGCCTTAGCTCCAACCTTCTTCCCCGAACCTAATAGCTTATTAATGTCGTCTATATCATAAAACAACACTTCTATATCCTCACTATCTTCTTGATCAGTATAACTAATTTCTCCCGCTGCCTTTGCAAACACAATAACACATGATTCATCACAAATACCAGGAGAAGAATAAATAGGGCAACTTACATCTGTAATTTCTGTAATATCTAGACCAGTCTCTTCCTTCAATTCTTTAATAGCGGTTTCTGCTATATCTTGCCCCTCTTCTATCAATCCAGCAGGGAATCCATATTCACATCCTCCAATAGCGACTCTATACTCTTTTGTAATAACAAGTCTTCTACCAGTAGGAGTATCTACAATAGGAGCAATAACAACAGCATCAACACTTGGATCTGCAATAGGATGTTCTTTTCTGGAAACAAAAGTCCATTCTACAGTATTTAATTTAGCATTAATATATTTCACAAAAAATAAATTAATCCATTTGTTATCTGTAAGTTTTTTAAGTTGTAATATTTTTCTCAAGTTCATCTGTCCATTTCTTCCAATAACTTTTTATAACGATTTCTATAGTTAGCACTCAAGTGATCTATCTTTTCAGATAACATTATCTCAAATAATTCATCTGGATCAAAATTAGCTAACTTGGCAAGACCAAGAATCAAGAGAGGAGTAGGAGTGTAGCTCCCTCCTTCGCTTCTTGCCACATTAGAAACACTCACATTTACCTCCTTACATAAAGATAGCTGACTTTTCCCTATTGAGGTTCTTTTATTTTTTATATAAGCAGACGTTTTTTTAAAATTCCATCCTATTCCCTTAGAAGTTCCCTCATCAAAACGGAAGGCCCACCCTCTATTATCTTTCAATTCTCCCTTTTTATATTTATCAAATACTATTCTATGTTTATAATCATACCATCTTACCCTATCAGATAAAACCATCTCATAAATAGGCTCTAAATTTAAAAATAAAGAATTACATAATCTATATATCATCATTTGGCCAGGCAGATTCCATGAAAGACAGATACTCCTTATAAGATGAGGATGAACTCCTATCAACTTTGACTGCTCTCCGTATGTTAATCCTCGAATTGCTTCTAAGTAAAATACAGAAAAATCAGATTGAAATTCTTCATCCCTCAATAATACTGTGTGAGGACAAGAAACATTATCTCTATGATAAGATTTAATTAATTTTATAACTTCATCTTTATCATCTTGCTTCTCCCTGTAATACTCCATATATTCAGCCACTTTTTTTTCTGCATGAGCCACATAGCATTTTATCTTCTCTAATAATTGCATATGAAAGAGATCATATGGGTTAATCTTCAAACATTTAGATATAGCAAAAATCTTCTTTAAAGGTAAACTTTTTCTACCAGCTTCTATAGATAAAAGTTCCCTCCTCTCCATCCCCATTATCTTGAGAAAATTTATTATAGTCAGAGATTGCTCAACTCTCCTATTATGTATATATCTCCCAGTTTTTTTTAATTTTAATGAAACTTTACCTCGAGAATTAGAAGTAGAAAAAAAGATACAATTATAAGGGTTCTTGCTAAAATCTCCCTTCTTTTTATAATCCTTATAAAAAAGAACATTCTCTTTAGCAAATCTTTTAGACCATTCTATTATAATAGATTGGCAAAAAGATGGCGGATCAATACCCATAGCTTGTGCTATGTGAAAAGCCTTATGAATAGAAGGGATGATCTCTCCTTTTTCTGTCCTCAATATAACATCAGGATGAACTCCAGATATCTTAAAAAGATCTTTAAGTGTCCATCCCTTAGAGATTCTTTGAGAACGTACTAGTTCGGCTACATTCATCTGCTAACAAAATCCTCAACAACATATCCATTTTCATCTACATAGTTTTTAATTCTTCCCGCCATGTTATTAATAATTTGTCTAATTCTCTCTCTACTATAATCCAATACATCTGCTATTTCAACCATTTCCATTCGTTGCTCATAATAATAATATTTGATTTGCTCTTCTAATGGGCTTAATTCAATTCTGTCAAACAAAAACTCTAAATCTCCCCACTCAACAAATGGCTTATATTTCTCTCGTATAGGGCGATAATGGTATCCATATTCTTCTTCGCTTTCTCCAGCAAATTCAAAACCCATTATTTTAAATCTATCTTCCCACCTACTACGTAAATCTATATAGATAGAGAACCCTGTTCTAAAAGCAAATTTTGCATAGGTAGAAAATTTCACACCCCTAGACGGATCATATTTCTCAGCGGCCATACACAAAAACCATATTAAATGACCAGCAACATCATCAATTTCGGGAGGCCTTATTTTTCCGCGATTTAATAACGTTTTTATATACCACCATACCAAATTGATATTATCAGCAGCTAGTTGTTTTTGTTCTTCCGTTAAATAATGTTGTCCATAGGGTCTTCCCATTTCATCCTAATCTCTTATATAAAAATCATTTTTCAATAAACTCCGCGACCTTATAATCCTTCTTAGCTTATTCAGCATCTCCATTATAATTTGCTGAATTCTTCTCCCACTAAGATCATATTTCTTTCCCAGTTTTTCCTGAGAAATCTTATGAGAATAATATTCTATCAATATCTTTTTATCTCTTTCTTTAGCATTTATGCCATCAAGAAGTTCATATAGAAAATCTTTTTTAACCTCTGTTTTTTTAGCATCCTGAACAACACTTTCCTCAAGATAACGAATGTGGGATGAAGAACAAAAATTATATCTATCAAATTTTTCTTTCTCTTTCCCATAAATTTGTGCTATGCTTTTATTAAACCCCCAATAAGCATAAGTAGAGAACTTAGTTCCATAATCTTCATCATATTTCGAGGCAGATATACAAAAATTCAAACAAAGATCACTAATTAAATCATCCTTCAAATGAGGAAATATAAATTCTTTTTTCCTCAAATCCGAAATAAAACCTGTTAACAATCTAATATTATTAGTTACTAATTTCTGTTGTTTTTTTGTTAATCTCGTTCTGCTCATTTAAAATTATTATACTATATATACTTTCACTTTCAAATGGTTATTTTTCACCTTCCGTGCTTTCCCACATAGCAAACGGATTGATTTTCCTAAGATTATGTCTCTTTTTCCACTTTCTACCATCAAACATATGGGTTTCAGGAATCCTACATAACCAAAAAGGTAGTTTCCAATTTTTAGTATAAATCGCATAATCCCAACTATTTAGATATTCCCTATTTATTAGTGGGGCTTTCTGATCTCTAACTTTATAATGGTCTCCCCACAACTGAAGCTCTAAACTTATCTCATCATTCATTAATTCCGACATTTTCCTAACAAATTCCCCTCTAAATAACCCTGGCGATGCCGTAGGTTTCTCTACTTCTATAAACAGTTTTTTATCTTTTTCTGATTTATAGGCATGATAAAAAAAGGGGTCAGGACTACCATCAGCAAGAACATACTTATGTAAATGCACCCAGGCAATCTTAGGATACTCATCAATAATATAAATTAAATCTTCTAAATCAACTTCTGTCATAGAGATCCACATATCTTCAAGATTAAAGACATACTTAGAAGTAGTTTGTTTCCACACCCATTTAAAGGCATGAGGCCATTGATGAGTTTTTGGAGAATTGTAAATTATATCACTAAAGTACTTTTTAGCCACATTTAGGACATCTTTATAATCATATCTATCATCTCCTATAGGATCTATATTAATGATTAGACGATAATGATATTTATCTTTATATTTTTCAAAAAGATTAGCCCAAAAACTCTGATAAGTATTGTCCAGAATCTCTGGTCTTAGAGTTGCTGTGGTTGTTATATCTATTAATTCTTTCATAAAAATCCCTACTATTCAATATCGGAAAATAGTAAGAATTTAATAATCTCAGTCCCACAACCAGTCATTTTCTGTACGGAAATAAGGAAGATTGTCATAATCTTTCCTAATCATGGCTTGACCTGTTTTGGCTCTGCGGCGTTTCCATTGATGTCTTTTCCAAAACTTGGGAGATTTACGATGTGGTTTCTGATCTCTGCAAGAATGAGTGTTGTAAAGATAATAACCAGCATGGCTACGGAACCATACTTTTAAAATAATTTCCCCTTTTCTTCTATGCCAGTAACGAATAGGGTTTCCATATTCTGGCCCATCAACATAGGAAGGGTAGTTACGATACGTTCTAGTCAATTTATAGTCTCCTAATTAATTATATTGTTGTTAATTAACTAAAAGACATCATAAGCTTCCTTAATTATAGTTCCCATTATATTTCTCTTTCTATCTCTCTTTGTGCTATTTGTCTTGCACTTGTTTTTCTGCTCTTTTGAGCGTTCTTTCTTTGCGTAGGAGTTGTAGTGTTATATCTGTCGCTTGGATATTTATCATGTCCTGGGCAACAGCCACCATCTTTTCTTTTTTTACCATACGCTTTCATTTGCGTCATTCATTCTACTATATTGGACTTCTTCCTGTCAATACTCTAGTCTCATCATCTCTCAACATCATTTCCAAGACTGCTTTGATGTCCATGATATAAAGCCTCATTCGAGGATCTGAAGCATTCATCTCAGCAATAATGCTATTTACAATGAGATCAATTTCTTCAGCCCCAATTTCAAGAGTCTCTGCATCATTAAGATGTTGCTTGAATGTGGAAAGAGCTAAAATCCACTTCTCAAGATCTGCCACATCACACGGCGAAACATTTTCTGCTGCACATGCATCTAAAGCAAGCATTTTTTCAAACTCAAGATGATTAACAGCAATACTGGTCACAAGAACAAATGTATCCTTGTGAGAAGGATCTCCTATTGTGCATCCCGTAAAACCCAAGGACATAACAAACAGTAATCCAATTAACAATAACTTTTTCATAATTTCTCCCCTAAATATGTTTTTAATGGAGCCGGACGCATCGAAGCGTCGTCCACTGTAGCTTTAAATCAAACATCTACATGCATAGTTAGTTATTTAGGTTTCGCAAATCAAATCCAAACTAACATGGTTTATCATCGCTATCTCAAATTAGTTTCGCATCATATTCTCTTGAGAAAAAGAATATTCAACTATCCTGTTGTCGTGCTTGCTTCCCTAACAGGAGTCAGGAGCAAACAGCCTAAATTGGCTTAGGCAGCCATTGCGTAACTGTTGCCAGTTAAAGCTTTTTAGTAGATTTTTACTGAGCCAACTACTATCTCAGGCATGCAATCCAATTCTCTATTCTACGTGTCGATACCTTTCGACCCCTTTTAATTTTTTAAAGAACAAAAACGTCAATACATTAGACAGGATTGGCTTATTACACCATCTCTAAGAGCAAAGTGCAACTCTCCGCTACCCGCTAAGATTTCTGGCTTGCCTACGCGCCTGACTACCAGATGCCCTCTATACCATTGGTCAATTTTTATACCCACTGTTTATTAAACTCTTAACCCTCACCTTGTGGGCTAATAACGGGGTCGGAGCTTTTCAAGCGGTTCAATGTGTCGCACCACATCACCAATGTATTAACATTTTAATTATCGGTATTATACCAGAAAATTATCACTTGTCAAGTCTAAAAAGCATAAACTTTTTCTAAATCTGAAGATGACGGCATTTTCTGATAAATTTCCCCTCTTGGCCCAACAAAATTAGGGCCTTGCCTTCTTAATTTTACAGTTTGTTGAGAACCATTACTGTTAGTAATCCATATAACCACTGTATTTTGCTCTGCTCTAATTTCTTCTATTTCACTTCTAATATTTTCCTTATCTTTTTCACTTCCTATTGCATATCCAATAGCTGCCCCAACAACGGCCCCTTCTTCGCCTCCAGCTATAGCTCCTATAATTGCTCCTGTTGCTGCTCCATTTTGAGCCTCATTATTACATCCAGCCACAACTATTAAAAAGAATAAGGCTATTGCCAAAATCCATAATAATTTTCTAAGTTCACTTTTTTCTTCCATCTTATTTCCTTTCTACATTATTTTTAATCAAGTAGATTTGAAGTCCCTTTTAACATATCCCTAGTAACAGAAAGATCCTTAGCAAGCCATGGGTCTCCGCAGAAATCAGCATAATAAGAATATGGCAAATAACCATAACCAGCTGCTCCCCAAAATTGACTCCAACTATTTTTAAGTTGAAAAACCTGCTCGGCATCATCATATCCAATAACTAGTATTGCATGCCATCCCCAATCTTCATTTGGCTTAGAAGGATAAGGGATTTTACCATTCACTAAAAGACCATACATTTCTTCAAAGCAAGGCATAGCAACAACAGCTGGACCTTCGACTAATGCTCTTTTAAGCCCTTCAACACTACCACTCTCAATGCTCCAATAAGAATCAATAGTAGCCCACTTAGCAACCATGTGCGCCCATTGTTTAGGCTCTCCTATATTAATTGGATCGTCTCGATAAGGCCATCCTTTTTCAGTCGGAACGCCAATCTTATGAATTACTTTAAAACCAGACCTAAGATTAGTTCCCTGTACATCTGGTCCCCATGGGTCTATCTTCTTAGCATTCCAATATACCCATTGTTCTGAAAAATTATATTCTCTATCTTTTCTATGATCTTTCTTACCAGCCTCTACTTCTGCCTCATGCTCTTTTCTCTCCTGCCACTCTTTTAATGCGCATACAGCAAAACCAACACAACTTCCCAATGCTCCTTGATACTTTACCGGAGACATTTCTGGTATCCTATCTATTTTGGGAGGTAAACTAGATGCAGTTTTTAAGATTCTATTCTTGTCAGGAAGAGCCTCAAACTTATAATCTTTTTCGTCTGGAGGATCTTTAAATAAACCTCCCGATAAAAACGGTTGCTTAATTTTGCTCATAATATAATCCCCATATAAAAAATCTTAATATTTATCATTTTTTATATTCGATATTCTATCCAATATCCCTGTTTTTTTCTAAAATTTAACTTTCCTATATTTATCTCAAGCCTCTCAACTTGTTTTCCCATTTTTTTTCAAAATAAGCCGTTCTTTTTCTCTCTTGTCTAATCTTATGATTTTTATACACACTAACTAACCATCTAATTAAAAAAAATTGACTTACTCTTACCATTATCTTCTCTTTCAATGATGACACATAAAAAGAAAAATTTGCCCAGGTCATCGCAAGGCAAATTCTCGGTTAAAAAGCTAAATATCTCCCATATTAATAGATTAAAAAGATAGAAAATCCTTTTTAATTATGCTCAAAATTGATATTAGCTATTTCTCGCTCATTAATCAAACTTTCTACACGCGGATTAAATTCGTATAATCCCTCATCATACTTAAATCTCTTAATGATGATAGGTTGATTTTTAAGAAGAGAAGGATATTTATCAAGATACTCTTTGTTATCAGTCATTACAGAATTATAAGGTCCATATACAATTTTCTTTACCCTAACCTGGATCATAGCCCTAACACATTCTATGCAAGGAAATCCAGTGATATAAAATACAGAACCCACCAATGGAGTATTATGATGAGTAGCCATATAAATACAGTTTCTCTCTGAGTGTTCAAAATATATATATTTCTCAGGCCTAGTCAAAGGAATTTCCGCATCAATAGAGCCTTGAGGTGGGCTATTATAACCTGCTGATAATATTCCCCCTTTAGGATCAATAGCTAAACAACCGTGCTTGCTGGACGGGTCGAGAGACTTCCTAGCAATCTCAAAGCAAAGATTCATACAATACAAATCTACACACGGCCTTCCCAACTCGTCCATCCCCAATTCATCTATTGTTTTAAACGAGTTTGTTTTTTTCTTTTTCATTTTTGCTCCCTATTAAATTGTTTAAGTGGACCTTCCCATATAGGCATGCTTTCGCCCCTATCCCAAATTTCTACCAACCCATCTTCCTGCAATTCTTCCAATGTGATTTCTCTACTTTCTCTTTTGGAAACCTCTACAAGAATTTTCTTATCATAGAAGGGCATACCATTATCGCTATATTTCACCCCTCCTGAAAAAAGACTTAATCTTTTTACACAAGCAGAATTAAGAAATAAACACTTATCAGTGGTTGTTAAAAATATACTACTATTGTGTTTCTTATAACATTGCAAATTATTAACCTTGAAAAGAGCAACATCATTACTTACAAAATTCTTTATCTCTATTGTTGTATTATAATTATTTAACATTACTTTAAAATCAGGATGGTTGGGAGCTTTAAGATATGCCCATCCAAGAGGTTTATCATCAAATGTCTGAATTTCTACCTTATTACCTTTTCTCTCCAATAGGTCTTTAAATTCTGTCATCAACCTAAGCTCTTCTCTCCCTGTGCGGCGCTGTTTAAGTTGAAACTCTGCATCATCTCTATAATCATTTCTACTATGTCTTACTCCCTGCCCTCCAGAACATGGAACTCCATATAGTTCAGCATTTTTTCTTATTTTTGCATTCTTCTCACAAAATAAAGTACGAGTTATTTTATTCTCTTCTAACTCATCTAAATAATCATTAAGCTTAGCTTCTAACAAATCTCTTATTCCATTTGTTGTTAGGGTTTTCTCTTCTATCATTTTAAAATTTCCTCTATCGTCTTAACTTCTATCCCATAAAACATGGTAGGATCTGTTGCAGATTCTCCTCTCCTACTTTTCGTGGTATGGGCCTTCTTCTTACCCTTCCTGGATTTAGCGAAAGTAAGTCGTTTTCTGGCTTCTTTCAGATACTCCTTATTCGTGTCAATACCTACATAATTATGATCATGTTTTATAGCTACCTCTCCCGTAGTTCCTGTTCCATTAAAAGGATCTAATATCAAACATTTTTTAATTTTATTTATATCACATTTGCAAGCTTTCTCAAAATCTTCCGGGACTAACTCCAGACGATAGCCCTTCTTATTATTAGCTGGTATCTTAACTTTACTAAACTTTCTTTCCCATGGCTTGCCACAATTAGCACAACAACCAGCGTTAGAAGCAGAAGCTTTAATACAAGGTTCAATTAGAGCCGGAGGATAAGTGGCATAATGTTTTCCCTTGTAGCTAGCAACAGAAGTTCTCCACACCGACCTCTTATTCCTTTTACCATAATGCTCAAATATTCTATCTTGATCTTGCCTGAATGTCCCATGCTGTTCATTTGCCCCAAACCCCTGGATACCATCAGGTTGATCTTTAGTATCTTCTAAAACACCATAATAATCATAAAAATATTTAGGAGACTTACTAAATAAAAATAGATATTCGTGTCCACGAGTCGGCCTATCTTTAGCTCCATCAGGCATGGGATTTGTTTTTTCCCATATAATATCACAACGCAAATACCACCCATCTTTTTGGAGAGCAAATGCAACCATCCAAGGAATGCCGAATAATTCTTTCTTCTTTATATAAGAATGCTTAAGGGCCTTTTTGTCCGCAGAACCTCTCGTTCTTCCTTTTCTATCCCACCCATTTGTAGCCCTAGTAAATCCAGAATCATTGTTATAACTATCTCCCATATTAAGCCAGAAAGTTCCGTCTTTCCTCAGAACCCTTTTAACTTCTCTTAAAATTTCTACTAAATTTTCTACATATAATTCAGGAGTGGATTCCTGCCCTAGTTGATCATCTGCAAAATAATCTCTTAGTTGCCAGTATGGAGGACTAGTCACAACAGTTTGAAATGTATTATCTGGAAATTGCTTCAAAACATCCCTAGAATTTCCTTCTAACAAAAGAAATTTTTTCGTAATACTTTCCAAAGACATTGTTTGTACATCTATACCTGACATTTATTCTTCCAGTTTAGAAATAATGTAATTAATTATCCCGTCCTGATCAAGACATGAACGACTCGTAAAAGATATTTTATTCGCAACCAGAACCCCCTTCACTGAAATATCTATACGTTTTGCCTGTGGCAACGTTTCATATCTTCCAACTTCATCATAAAATTTATCTTCCCTGTCAATAAAAATATGAAGAGCAGGATACAACTTCTCAAATTCTAAAGCTGCTAATCTCATAGGCTCCTGCAAGGGCACTTTATGATGATAAGCATAAAAATATTGAAGCATAAGAGGGGAGTCACTAACTATTAAATCTACGCCTGCTCTTAGCCTGATATCCTCTTTCTGGATCTGCCCTGCTTGAAGATAAAAACTATCACAATCTTTTGGGATGCGAGGAATATAGGTCCAATCTTTTATACACTCATCTACTAACTCAATATCATATCCTTTAAAACCAAGTTGAGCACGTATATTAGTAGCTGTTATAGATTTTCCACAACCTGCTCCACCATATAAATTTATTCTTCTTATCTTACTCATATTTCTCTCCCGGGAAATACATAATTATCAAACTCTTTTAATTTGCTATCTATTTTTCTTGATGCTGCATAGTCCGCTAATTGAACAATTTGTAATATTAGCTTATTATTCTCGTCCATTACATCTTTCCATGGAAAAGATAATGACTCATTTGTGAACCTTCCCATATGTAATGCTACACAGGCTATAATAGCTCCTGCATTCTTCGCTTCTATCTCTCTAGGATAGTTATCATATAAATCCCTCATTTGAATAGCTAACATTGGGCCATGAGTTTCCCAGTATCGTGCTAATGTGGGCTTTTTATCCTTATCTAATAACTTGCCAAATTTTTGGAGATCATGTAGGAGGAGAGAAGAAATTATAATATCAAGATCTGTACAGCCAAAATTGTCTGCCAATTTCCTACCCCACCAGACGCATAATTTAGTATGAATTACAATCCCATGTTCTCCATTACATGCCTGAGGGTGATGTTTATGAGACGAGGAAGCCGAAAAATCCCAAAAATAATCTGGAGTTAACTTATCAAAACAACTTAAAGTAAAAGATTTTGTACAACGAGATTGTATATATTTTAATTCTTCATCAAAAACTTTTCTCGCTATCTCTCTATTAGACATTACATATTCTCCATTTCCTCTAAAACTTTATCCCAGTCTCCCCTGAACCCTATCCCTCTGTCATCTATATAGAATGTAGCAGGTGGCTTATCACTTTTCAACACTTCATCATACGGAATTTCATGTTTATCAAGATATTCTTTCATAATTCTACGTTGAGTTTCTTTATCAATAGGATATTTACTCATCTCATCTGAGGTTCTAGCAGAAAGAATAAGAATAGTAAAACCCTTATCTTTTATTTTTTGAAGAGCTTCTTTAGCTCCCCTTGTAGGAGGCCCCATGCCAGGATAGTCTCCCCACTCTGCTATAGTCCCATCAAAATCTATTATAACAGTTGACATCTACTTTCCAGACTTTCTTTTATTTTCAACATAGATATTAACTTTCTCTACTATTCTTAAGGCCTCATCATCTCTCATTTTAAAAGACAAAATATGATCAGATGGTTTGTGACTTAAACTATCATGCCACCTATATTTTATTAATGGTTCATGAAAATTAACTAATATTTTATCACTTAGAACCATCCTAATAAAAAGATCTAAGTCATGAGCTATAATTAACTCTTCATCATATCCTCCCATTTCATAAAATGCTTCTCGATGATAAACACAGGCGGGATGAGTAGTATAACAACGATACAATCTTAAGAGATGTCGTAACATTTCTTTTCTATCTTTTGCATATTGTATAATTTCACCATTACAAACACCATCCTTATCCATCTTGAAAGCAGGAGCACTAACTAAAGAATATTGGGGATTATCTTCCAGCATCTCCACTTGTTTCTCAAATCTATGAGGTAAACTAATATCATCACCATCTACAACTCCTATGTATTTCCCTCTTGCAAGATTATTTCCTATATTACGAGAGACTGGACAATTCATATTTTTTTCATTACTAATTATCTGATATTCCCCATCAAAATTTTTCATTGTTTCTTCGATAATTTTAAGAGTACAATCTGTAGAGCCATCATTCACAATAATAATTTCAAAATCCTTGAATGTTTGATTAAGAACTGATTCTAGAGCTTCTTTAATATATTGTTCAGAATTATAGACAGCTATAACCACACTTAGTATAGGATCTGTCATCTTATATGTTGCTCTAAATCAAACAGATATTTGTCATCTAACTCATTAACTATGATAGGAGAATGAGTAGTTGCTATAATCTGAATATTAGGGAATATTTCTTCTATCTTATTCAATAAATTCATATGCCTTTTAAAATAAATATGCATTTCTATATTATCTATAAGCAAGATATCACTTTCATCGGCCCTCCTGAATAGGCTAACAAGCAATGTAGCTATCTTCTTCTCTCCCTCAGAAAAACTTTTATAATGAACCTGAGTATTCCCATGTTTCATAATAACGAAATCAGTATAAAGATAATAATTACTTTGCTCTTGAACTATAGACTGATGTGGTAAATAGCAATCAAAATTATAAACAGTCTTAGCTATATCAATGAATTCTGCTTCCCATTTTTGAGCTATTTGGAAACCATACATATTAATAGGATTATCAGAATCAATATAGGAAGACGCAGACAAAAGTTCTCGAGGCAGTTCATTTGTAGTTAGCCCCATCTTATCATCCCAATTATTTTCTACTATAACTTTCTTTTCCCCTTCTTCAGTGAGAAAAACCGCTTCCATAAAAAGATTAGTCTTTTTTTTATCGAAGGCCACATATGTAGGATTATAATTAGGATGATAAGTTAATCTACGAAGAAAGAGTTTATTATCTAATCTTCCAATAAGCCTTCGAGGGGATGACAATAGATCTACGGCCCTTATAAGGTTGGATTTTCCAACCCCATTAGGACCATAGAATATTGCCCATCTTTTTACTCCCTCTCCATCTGATAGATCTAACTCAAAATCCTTATACCCACAATAATTAGTAAGTTTAATACTTTTGAGTTTAATCATAAACTACCTAAATCCATATTAAATAGAATCAAATTCTTCAGTCGATGCAGGTGTATCGTTACCAGCTATAGCGGGAACTCCCTCATTAGCCTTTTTGCTATCAACAAAATTGAAGTTCTCTACCACAACCCTAATACGACTTTGGTTCTTGCCACTCTCCTTGTCAGTCCATTTTTCTTGCTTGAGGCGACCATCGAGGAAAATAGGTCTTCCCTTTGTGAAATGATCAGCAATAGTCTTAGCTGCTCCACCCCAGATTTCACAATCTATGAAGGAAACTTCACTTCCGGCTTCTCCTTGAGGACCAGTCCAAGTCCTGTTTACAGCAATGACAAAATTTGCCACCTTTTTTCCACCCTGAATTTCCTTGTATTCAGGATCTTGGGCAAAATTTCCCATCAAAATCACTTTGTTATAGTCTCTAGACATATTAACAACTCCTTACTAAAATTAAACTAAATTTCTAAAATACTCGATTAAATATACAGTAATCTCTTTCACTTTTAAAGTAAAAAATGAAAAACTTTAAAACTCCATTTATTAGCAAAAAATCTTTTAAAAGAAGACACAGCAAATGCCAAATTTGCGAAGAAAAAGAATACAAGCTGTTGGACACTCATAGAATCATAGCCGGTGGAAAATATGAAGAAACTAATTGTGTGTGCATTTGCACTTCTTGTCATCGTAAACATCATTCTAAACTAATAATTATAAAAAAATGGGTTCATTCTTCTGCCGGTAATTTACTATATTATATAGACGAAGACGGAAATGAACAATTTAGATAAAAGGATAATACCCCTCCTGATCGGCTTCAGATGCTAATAAACACAACTTCTCCACATATACTTTAATTTCTTCTAATGTGGGAATAAAATCAAAACCAACCGCTAGATTATAGCCCTTATAGTCATCAATCAAACACAAAATATCTCCCCCAGGAACAGATATGTAAGTTATATCATCTGGAGGGAAACCTATTGCCTGAGCAACTAAACATCTAATTAATTCTAGTTCTCTATTCGTCAATTTAGCTCATCTTATTTAATATATCTCTAACATATCTTTCTTCATATACGTCTACCCAATCAAAAAATGGACTTTCTCCCGTTAAAATCATATCAATAATTTTTTCTCCATATTGATTGTAAATAGCTTTTTTCTCTTCTCTCGTCAAAGGAACAATATCATACAGCCCATCTTCTCTAGAACAAGCATCCCTCACAGTCCTCATAATACATTTTATAATGGCTATCATATTTATATCATCAGGAGGAACATCAAAATGCTTCGCTATTATAATCCTCCATGGTTCACAAAATCTAAATTGTCTTTTTTCTCTACTATTCATTGAAAACCTTTTCTATATCTTTCTTTATCTCTTTTTTAGAACGTAAACCCATATGTTGATCTACTAATTCCCCATCCTTAAAAATTAAAATAGCCGGAACCCCGGCTATACCAAATTTAGAAACAGTGCTACTATTAACAGTCACATCTGCTTTGCAAATCTTAACTTTTCCATTATATTCATTATTTAATTCTTTGATAGTATTAGCGATAGTTCTACAAGGACCACACCAATCGGCATAAAAATCAACTAGCACTGGTTCAACACTCTCTATCACTTCTTTCTGAAAATTGTCATTTGTTATCTCTTGTATATCTTGTATTTCTTCCGCCATTATCTTTCCCCCTATTTAAGATTCGAGTTATTATATTGTTATATTTTTTTTCCTACATTCATCACAAAGTTTCTCCCTCAAATCATCTAGAAAAAGAGACCTTCCTCTAACCTCACATATTGCCTGATAACTCTGTCCTTGAGCAAATCCCTCATTATATGCTTCTTTATTATTATCAACAAATGCTTCCGTTGCCTTTTCATAGTGCATTTCAATCTCTTCTTTCTCAGCTTGCAATTTTTCAACTAAATTCTTAGCGTAACGTGTTAAATCAGTTTTACAACAAGAAGACGACATCAATTTTTCATGCAATTCTTCATCAGTAGGTACTGCACCTGTTGTTTTATCATTTTCTCCCATCTCGTTTCTCCCATCTTTATGTACATACCTTTATGGCAGACAGTGTGTACATTGTTAAAAATAATTGAGTTCTCCCCCCATTATTTTCTTCCCCCTTTATTGCCCTGGAGGTTTTATCCCAAGAAGGCTCATAACCAAGCCAAAGGCAAATGGAACCCATAAAGGCGCCCATACTCCCCACCAACTCCATGTTATAATAGCAAGCAGCTTTAATGTAATAAACATAAAAACTAATGCCAAAATAAAAACAATAAAAATGATTCCCATTGTTTTTTGAAAATCTGGATCAAACGGATCGTACATGATTTTCTCCCTTTCTTTCTCTTTTATAAATCCATAAGCTCAAATCTATCATCACCTGTATAATTATCCTCTTCTTCCTCTTTTTTCTTCTCTTTCTTAGCATCTTCACTTCTAGCAGCAACCTCATGATAAAGGTCATCGAGAGCATCAGTTGCTGGGGGTTGAGGAGCAAAACCTTCAGCTTGAAAAGCTTGCTCCTCTTCGGTAGGTTCTGTGTCCCCAGCATCGGTCGCTGCTAAATCAGCTTCGTGTTGTGCTTGTTGCTGCCTTTGTCTTACTCTTATCTCTTCCATCGTTTTGCCCATATGGTCTAATCTTCTCAGTTCCTCAAGAGCCTCTGCTTTTCTCTTAGTACTTCTCCCTTTTAACCATCCAGCTATCATCCCAACAGCAGCCGCTCCTGCGACATAAACAACCGGAACTAATGGTAATACCGCTAACATTTTACTTACTCCTTCAAATCCAATATGTCAAATCTACTAGATATTCTATCACTTTTCAACTTATTTCTTTCACTTTCTCCGAAATGACCATCCAAACATTCGAATTCGATGTTAGGATACGCTTTAACTATATCCCTTACCGCTTGGCGTGCCCAACTCTTACCCCACCACCCATATAATAATACTATCGTATCTTTTTCCATAACTTCATTAAATTTGTCCAAAGTGCGAGCATGCGTAGCTTCTTTGCCTGTAGAATATTTATTTTTTCGCAGGTATGTCCAATAAGAATCAGATTTTCCGCTAATTACGTATCTCATTAATATATTCAAACAAATCGTTAAAAGTCTCTTCTAAATCAACATCTCCATCAAGTAGATGAAAAGGAGAAGGCCATTGAAATACATGACCACCAAATTTTCTGAATCTCTTAATCTTTCCTTTATCATCATCTACAAGAAGTGCCCTGGGAGAAGCACAAAGATATTTGTTCCTTCCAATAAGAAAGTCCTTAAAATCATCTCCAAAATGTTTTCTTAACCATTGCACTTTTCCTGCTGCACAATCAGGGTCATTAGAAGGAGAACTCAAGAAGGAAAAATAATCTGATCTCTTCTTTAGCTCTTCGTATAGTCTTTTACCCCAAGGCAATAACTCCATATCAGCCCACCACTTACTTCCTTCTTTCTTTATTATAGGCCACATCTTCTCATCCCCGCCGACATAAGTTTCCATCCTTTTACCATTCTTAATTTCTTCCCTTATTTTTTCATCCTCTATATCTATACCGAGTGTCTTACCAGCAGATTTCTCCCAGAATGAGCAAACGCCATCAATATCTAAAAATATTATCAAACCACTTTTCTTTTTACTTTTTGCCATAATTATTTTATTCGGATCTTGCACTTTCATTAACACGCCCTTTACAACTTTCTAATATCTTTGCCATCTATTTCATTACCGATATAATCCCATACCGGAGAGGGATCGGCAAAGATATCTACTGTTTCTGTAGGTCTAGCAAAAATCTCCACGCGAGGAGAGTAGCTGACCTTCTCTATCATTTTTCTCATTGCTTCTGGTTTCTCGCTATGTTTGCCTCTAGGCCAAGAAAAACCAGTTTTCCCCTGTTGTCTTTTTCCATCTATCACCTTGTAAGGTAATCTACCTTTTACTCCAAACAAGCAATCTTCTGTTACACCCCTAAAATACTGACCTAATCCTATTTTCCCTTCTTTAAACCATGTGATTTTAGTAATATATCTAAAACCCCATGCTTCCATAACATCCCCGCCATCAAAGAAAAAATTATTAGTTACCCATAGATATAAATGACAATTATCCTCTGAAATGCTTTTTATAAAATCACCCATAGCTATAATGTCTGATGTTTTCATTAGAGGATAATGTTTATCTGCTCCTCTCTTGATTTTACCTCCGCCACGTTCATTCCAGGGCGGGTCCGCATAAATAGTTTTATATTTCTTTATCATTATTTAACCATCACTTTCTTTACTCTTAAGCTTTCTATAAAATGCTCCATACCATTAGGAACATTATATTTACCCTCTCTTGGATTATTCCCAAAAATTACTTTAAAATAATTCACAGGCATAGAAATAATAGCTCTTAATCTCTTTGTTCCACCATATAAAATAGTACAATTCCATAAACTACAAAATTCTGCCAATGTAGTCATAGATATTTTATAAGGGAAAATAAGATCTAATTCTATAAGAACTCTTATCATTTTATTTTTTCAGTTAAAAAATCTATAATTTCCACATCATCTAATATATTTATTTCTGACTCCCATATATATATTATATGATATCCATATTTTTCAGCATTTAATCTTTTTTTATCATCTCTTTTCCATATTTCTGATGCCAACTTATATCCACCTGGATAATTTATTGCATCTTCCTTTTTATATAATAGAGGATTAGCATGCCAATAATCTCCATTAACCTCAATAATTATTTTTGATTTATTTATTTTAAAATCATAACTTTTTCTATTAATCCAAAACTGCCATACATAAGAAATATTCAACCACATCAAAGCTTTAGACACTCTAGTTTCTAATTTACTTTTAAAAAAATAAGATAAATTCTTACATCTTTTTTGTATTATCTCATTTTTTTGCTCATCTGTTAATGCTTTCCAATATCTTTTATAACCATCATTCATTGCTTTCACGCGTTGCAGTTTTTCTTCTTTTGTTTTTCCATCCCAATATTTTTGTGTATTACCATATCTATTTGGTAAAGATTTTTTACCATATTTTGTCTTCATATAATTATGTAACCACTGATAATATTCTTTGCTTTTCCAAATATTATCTACTCCATAATTCTTTATAAATGTTTCTTTCTTTTTGTCTTTTATGCTTTTTACTTTCGATACATTATCAACTCCATACTTTTTAATACATGTTTTTTTATATTTTTTTGCCCTACTATCTAAAGCATTAGATGTCCCTATGTCTCTTTTCTTAATTTTAAAATAATCTAATAAAAATATAGTTTGATTATAGTTTAATTCATATTCTTTTTTAAAATCTGGAAGACTATATTTCTTAACGAGATATAGGTCTTCCATCTCAGATTTAGTGAAATTATATTTCGTAATAAAACATATTTGTTTAAATTTTATTTCTTTTCTATCTAAATTTAACTCATTTTTATTTGCACAAAAATAAATATGCCTACCATTTTGAGGTTTTATTTTTTGTTGACATACAAAACATTCCATTTTATTTCCCTTAATAATATAACTTACTATATACTATTAAGTAAAAAAATAGATATTCCTCTAATTTTTTAGTAATATTTTAATTTATTCTTTATCTCTTAAAAACCTAATTATTCTTTCTCCTTCCGTTTTTTGGTCCTCCATCCATTGCCAGAATTCATCCCAAAAATCGATATAACAAATCATGCAAATACCCTTCACTCCATCTATTTTATGTTCTAATCTGAGAAAAAGAGAAAAATTATTATCCATATTTTTCATGAACTCTCTATTAAAACCAGGAATGTCTTCTAGCAATTCTCGGGCCTGTTGGCCAGCTATCTTTAATTCACTATCATCATACTTCCTTTTACATTTTTTACATTTCATTTTACCACCTTTTCCTAAATTATCTCCTTGTGAGCAACATTTAACTGTCCTATGAAATCTCCTATATCATCTAAACACCCCTTATTAAAAACAACAACATCTGCCATCACTATCTTTAATATAGGGGAAAAAACATATTGTCTCCAAGGAGCATACCACTGAACTCTTCCAAGTTCATCTCCATTACTATTGCTTTTACAAGAATATACCTTTGTTTTAGGTTTTTTCTCTATTTCTACAAAATTAATATACTCATTTTTCATCTTCAAATCTTTCAGCATAACTACTCTGGTATCTCACTTACCCATCCCTTCCTATATATAGAGGAAATTTTCGCACTGTCTGGAAATTTATTTTTTTTTTCTTCACAGATTTCGTTCCATGCTTCTTCACTAGGGCAGTCAAGCTCACCTCCATAACTCAATGGAGAAAGTTCTCTCCACATTTCAAGACTGAATATATGACAATCATAACATGTAAAATCTCCGCTTACCCACATTGAAGGTTTCTTTTCTTCACAAAGCTGACAAATTCCCTTTATTGTTGCTTCTCTTCTTGCTTGCTGATATCTTTTTTCTTCATCTTTTTTTCTCGCTGTTTTTCTTCTTATATATTCTTCTGCTGTTTCAAAGATAAGAAGCTCAAATCTATTTTCTATTTCAAAGCCGTCCACTGTAATAATCATCCCATCTTTCTTGCCAATGTTCATTATATTGAGAATCACAAGTAGGGCATAGAAAATAAGATCTATTAGGATCTTCTAATGGCTCTTTATCTACGTCCCATGTATACATAGTCCTAGATGAAACCCATGATAGATTTTCTCTACCATGACACTCATAAAAATATCCTTCACAACAACCACTATTTTCTATCTCTTGTAGTTTTCTATTTCTTTCTGATTGTTCCCTATTTCTTCTATCTTTTTCCTCCTCAGCAGTTTCAAAAAGTAACAACTCAAACCTACTGTTTATAGGAAGCAAATAATAAGGATCTTCTTCCCACCAAAAATTCATTATATTATCCCAACCCCAATATTTCAGCTTTTTCTTTCCATTCTCTATTCTCTAATTTCCCCACTTTTTCAATTGTCTTTAAAGGCCCACCAGGAAAAAGAATTCTCCTTAATGCCAATACCTCATATCTTGTAAGCAACATACCTCCTCGATAAGGGCTATAATCTTCCCACGCATCAGTAGCCCAAGGAACAATAGGCTTAATTAAATCTAAGATCGCATCAGCATATACTTGCACTTCTTGTTGAGCATGACTATCACATCTCAAATCTAAAAAGTGAAGTAAATTTTTAAGGTCTATCTTCCAGTACCACTCTGTATAAATGTTTAGGGGAAGAGTCATCCTGGCCTGTTCTCTAACTAAGTCCCTTTCAAGAAAATCTTTATACAACTCATAAGCACCCAGGGAGGTTCCATCCAACATATCGATAATATTATCTGCTTCCTTCCCTTCAATTCTGCCCTCAGACCCTTGCTTATTGATAGCAGATTGTTTCCTGATGTTATCTGTTGCTGGAATATAAAATTCATCTGGCATTTCAGAGTACCTACCGCTTAACTCATTTATAGAAGCAGTTCTATGACGCACAATCTGCCTTGCCACGAAGATAGGTAATTTCATGTGAAATTTGAATGTCACCATTTCAAAAGGAGAAGTATGATTATGTCTTAATAGATATCTAATAAGAATTTTATCATCAGTGATGGTCTTAGTTCCTCTCTGATAACTACATCTAGCAGCCTCTGCTATAGCATGATCAGCAGTATCTTCCCCATCACGTATCTGCCTTGGCATACAGTCCACTAGCTTAACATAACCCTTATCAAGACACCTAATATCTGTTACCCTACCACTCATAATATCCAGCATAACTTATCTCCATTTTAATTAACTATATATTCTCTACATTCTACCGTATTTATTTTCACTTTCACATAAAAAAAGGTTTTAAGCTATAAATATTGAAGTTATATTTATCATCCCATGGATTATATAAGGATATAACTAATGAATATAAAGAGATTTACGGTACTTTCTATAGAAGATAATAAACCCGATTTTGTTCTTTTAGAAAAAGCTTTGAACAAGATTGAGGGTCTTTCTCTTGATATTATTAATATCCCCAGCGGAGAAAAATCACTAGATTTTATATACAAAAAAGGGGAATACACAGAAGCCACTACTCCTGATTTAATTATTTTAGATATTAATTTACCCCTTTTAGATGGTCAAGAAATATTAAAAATCTTAAAAGAAGATAAAAAGTATAGAATAATACCTGTCATCATGTTTAGCACTTCTGACAACGAAAAAGATATAAAAAAATCCTATGGCCTATATGCCAATTCTTACATAACTAAAACATTTGATATTAATGAATTATTCAGAAAAATAGCCGACATGGGAGAATACTGGTTAAAAACCAGTGAAATCCCAAATCTGAATAATATTTGTATTGTACAAAAAAACAATAAAAATTAAGGAGAAAAAAATGAAGATATTAGTAATAGATGATAGCAGAGAAGATAGGGATCTCATAATCACTCATATAAAAAAATCTCAAAGAAGAGAAAAAATCACCACTGACGAAAGCAACTGCTTAGAAGATGCTCTTAAAAAAATTAAATTAAATAATTATGACGTTATTATTTTAGATTTGATTCTCCCAGAAAGCGATGGCATAGAAACTGTTAAAAATATTGTAAGACATCTTAAAGAAACAAATAAAAATATACCCATAGTTATCCTAACAGGAGTGGAAGACTACAAGGTAGGAAGAGAAGCAAGACTTTTAGGAATAAAAGATTATCTTATCAAAGACGAAATTCAAGAAAAAGATCTAACAAGAGCATTGAGTTTTGCTATTCGAGGAAATCATACCAAAAAAAGATTTCTATCATCTGCATAAATATAGGGCCATTAATGTAATGGCCCTATATCTTTAACTACCTACTTTTAAATCTTCCATAAATCCCTCTTTTTTCTCTTCCCTCTTCCCAGCTTTTAAGATTTTTTTCAAAGTTGCTTGATCACAATAATTTATGTAAATCATCCCCGCAGGTTCTTTGTCCCAGTGACCTATCTTCTTAGGATCATCATAAATATCTTGTTTAATTAATGCTCCTGCTCCTATCTCTAACTGTTTAACAGGAGTGATCTTCCTAACATTTGATGCCGCTTGAGGAGCTACATTACCTTTCTTCATTTTGAACTTAGCACTAGTGTTACTACTACTAGAAACTGACGAGGAAGGAGAAGATGAACATCCGGAACTAGACACACCTTTCCCATATGCACCACCCACAGATTGCCCACATGCACCACCCACATAACCTATAAAAGGAGGATGACTCCCAAGGCTTTTTAAATTGCTGCTCATATCCATATCATCCACTGATAAACAATCTAAAGTACCTTCAAACGTATTGTTTGAAATAAGATCGTTATATGCTCCCCTTGTTGGAGCAGGCTTTGGTTGAGGCTTCTTTTCTTTACTCAGATAAAAAGCCACTCCTATAGCAAAAACTCTTTCTTTTCCTATTAATTGAGCAGCTATCCCCCTCATTTCTTCACTGGTAAAAATATATTGTCTTATTTTTCCGTCAGGAGCACGGAAGCCATCAAGCCACAACCCTCCGTAAGGAGTCCCAGTATTACAAATGTAATTTTGTCCTGGCCACTTAAAACCACATTTTTCACAGAATCTATCCTGTTTAAAATTAACCTTATGAACAGGACATTTCTTTTTATATTTTTCTAAGCGAAGAGGCTTCTTGCCAACCATCTTTTGTCCCGTAATCGGATTAACTCCCTGAATTGAGATGACGATTGCAACATCATGAGTATGACGAGTACACTGGTTAAAATCAAGCCACATTCCATGATCTTCTTCAACACCCACGAAATAGCTACTAGCCATATCTGAGCCATGCATCCAGGTAGAAGGGCACCCAGGATATTCATCCACAGGATAAACAGTTTGTACAGCGTATGGAGGTAAATTTTGAGCTACTTCTTCTCCATCAGAAAACCAACTATCTACCTTACGAGGCATATTAAAAGAACATACTAAATCTTTTTTAACTGACATATTATTTGACATATTATTTCTCCTTTAATCGAAAATAGGTGGACAGACCAGCTGCCCACCTACCGATTCAACGGTTATTAACACTCTATGTTGTCGCCAAAAGGCTGATTACCGCGATCAGATTTTCCGCTGCCTCCGAGTTTCATCTTAAGCAATGGAAGACTTCCAGTTTTTGATAACTCATCAAACTCCAAGGAAGCCTGAGGATATCTGCTTCTTAGGGTGTCTAAGGTACAACTTTTAGTCATCACCCTATCAAGAATATCATTTGCATCAGCAGCAGCTTCAACACAAATCTCTTCAGTTCTCTCAACAGCTATCCACAGCAACTGACGAATATCCATAGAAACACCATCCCATGAACGACCTGTCTGATCGCATGTCTCGCCGGAACGTAATGACCTTCCTGGATAAATAGGATTCTCATTTGCATAAGAATCTGGACGGTCCCCTACTCTATACGTAGCAGTAGGCCTTCCCCCTACAAAAGCACGATCAACTTCTGGCAAATTGTTTTCCAAGTCCTCTAATAATTTAGCTGACTCTTCCACAACCACCTTGCCATCGTTATCAAAGATAATAAAACATTTCCCTTCGGAACGCTCTTTTAATCTTTTACCGACAGCATTCTTCACATCTTTTGGATTGTAACGTTCCAAAAGCCCTCTTGCATCCATGCCATTAGCCTTTCTTTCAGAGACATAACCGGATTTCTTTGTACTTCCGTTGTCTGCCTGCCGAAACATATGGGCCAAGCTCCGTGCCATTATCTTAGGAATACCGCAACTCTGCAAGTCTTCCCAGCTAACAGCTTTTAACGTTTGTTCTGATGTCCCGCCTAACTTACGCAGACTTTGCAAAAAATTATCAAAGTCTATCTTATCGGGGGCATCAACAGTGGAATTGTGCTCATCTATAACCTGACGAGCGGATTGGATCTTTGAATCAAAACTCATTTGAATCTCCTTTACTCTAACTCTAAACTACTAACTAACTAACTAACTCTAACTCTAAACTCTACGTAGCAGAACAACTACCACTATATTAACTATTCGACAAGAATAGCTCAACTCCTTTAATTATACCAGATAATCTTTCACTTTTCAAGAAAAAATAAAAATTATGCCCAATCTAAATTTTCTGGGTCTGTTGGAATCCCCTTCCCTATACTAAACCCATAATCTACTAGTATAAACCGATCATTCCATGAGTGAATAAGCCCACGTTGTCTTAATCCTCCATCATCAAAAATGACATCCTTCATTTTATCCTTTTTTGTAAGTTCTTTAATGTCAATCATATAGACATTATAGCATATTATTTTCACTTTTCAAGAGAATTTATAAAAGGATGATCTCTCCAAAAGATATGATTCTTATTTATCTTATCCTTAAAATTCTCCATCATGTCCCTATATTTAAAAGAACGAGGTTTTTTATATTTATGACTTGAAGAGAAATTCCATGAAGTCAAAAAAGACACGTCCCTTTTTTCTAATAAAGAAGATATGCATATCTTATCAAGATACCTATATATATTAGTCCTTTGATATTCGGCCTTTCGTTTATTTTTATATCGTATTTTATCACAATATAATATATGATTATCAAAAAACAATATTGTAATATTTAAACAAACATAAGCAGTCCACCACCAAGAAATATCATCAAAACCTAGAAATGTGGGAAAACATAAATCTATTATATCTCTATGAAAAGCAAGCACAGCCGTATCATATGTTGTAAATTTTTGATGGAAACGATAAGCAAGAGTTCCAACGGCAGGCTCATATTCTATTAAGAAATCATCAAACACTTTCCATGGGTTTTTGCCCCTGTCTTCTGAATACTTCTTTTCCCGTATGAATAATTCCAGGTCATCATCTAAAACGACATAATATAAATATTTTTTAGGAACGGCCTCTATCAACTTATTCCTACCCTCCCAAACAGTACTATCAGGAAAGAATATATTATTCTTATGTTCTACAGGTCTCTTCCAAGAATGTATATAAACATCTCTCCCCATATCCTCTAATATTTTGACATAATCCGGAATGTAGTCGGGTGTTTGAACTAAATATGCAATGTTATTATCCATTAATAAAAGGATGGTCCTTCCAAAAAATATGATTTTTATCTACTCTATTTTTAAAATTCTCAGCCATCTTCGCATAGTCTCCTAAACGAAATTTCTCTGGCGGGAGAAATAAAGTTGGATATTCCTGTTCATGATAAAAAACACGTTTGAAATTATCTTTGTCCTCTTTATACAAAAAAGATTTCTTCCATACATTATTAAACAACCTATTAGAATAAGCCCTGCAATATTCTCTACCTAATTTATTCGCGAATTCTAATCCATCACAATAATACACATACAAGTAAAAAGCATAAATAAGAGTTATTATATGCATAGATCCAGTCCACCACCATGAGAGATTATCAAAGCCGGTATATACAGGGAAACCCACTTTCATAACATCCTTATGATAAGCCAAAATTGATCCTTCACACCTAACTCTTTTTCGAGTAACCTCATAAGCTATAGTCCCTACAGCAGGTTTATATTCAATTAAAAAATGCTCGAATACTTCCCACGGATTTTTATTTTTAAAACATCTACCTTCCTTAATATATAATTCAACATCATCTTCCACAGAAATATAATATAGATATTTCTTAGGTACTATTTCTGCCAATTTATTTTTTCCCTCCCAGCATGTGCTCTCTGGAAAGAATATATTATTTTTATGTTCTAATGGCTTCTTAAAAGAAAGTAGATACACATCTCTACCCATATCCTCTAATATTTTGACATAATCGGGAATGTAATCTGGAGTTTGTATAAGATATGCTATATCTTGCTTCATCTATTCTTCTTGAAAATCAATCGATTTAGAAATAGTAAAATATACATAGGACCCCTTATCTTTTTCTGAATCTATCCATATCTTACCCCCATGGGCTTCTACTATCCTTTTACAAAGTGCTAACCCTATCCCTGTACCAGGATATTCTTCCCTAGAATATAATCTTTTAAAGATACCGAATACCCTGTCCATATATTTAGAATCTATCCCTAAGCCATTATCTTTAACATAAAACAGCCAGCACGAATCTTCATCACAACAACCTATCCTGATAAAAGGAGATTCCTTGGACCTAAATTTTAATGCATTACTAATTAAATTATGTAATAATTGTTTAATTCTAAAACGAATACCAAGGATGTGTGGCAAATCACCCTCCACAATAATTTTTGCACTGGACTCCCGAATCTTCACCTCAAAATCCATCATTGTTTCTTCTAACAAGTCATTTAAATTGATGGTCTCAAATGGCTTATCCCTTCTCCCTACTCGTGAAAAATCAAGTAGCTCTTCTATAAGTGTCTTCATTCTTATAGTGGCATCAATAATATAAAGAAAATACTTTTCAGCATCTTGATCTTCATCATATAAAGACTCACCTTTTTTCCTTTTCTCTGTAAGCAACTGACAATAACTAGAGACCACTCTTAATGGCTCCTGTAAATCATGAGAAGCGACATACGCAAATTCTTCAAGTTCCTGATTGCTTTGTCGCAAGGCATCTGCCGTTTCTTCCAATGTTCTACCATCCCTTATCCTTTCAGTAGCGTCCTGTTGAAAACCTACAAACCCTATTGTTTCGTCCTTATCGTTTTTTAACGGAGAAACAGTGAGGTCCATTAAAAAAATATCTCCATTTTTACGTTTATTTTTTAATAACCCCTTCCACGTTCCCCCATTATTAATTACCCTGGAGATACCATGTTGTATCTCATCTTTATTTACCTCCGCATTTAATATGCCAGGATGTTCCCCTAGTAATTCTTTTCTATCAAAACCATATAAATTTTCCGATGCCTTATTGATGTATACTATACTTTGGTCTAAATTTGTAACAATAACAGATTCATGCATCTGCTCCATGACTGCCTTAAAAAACCATATTTCCTTATAAAAATTTTTATTTATAATATTCTTGTTCATTTTTAGGCTTCTTTAAGAGCAACCCATTCACCTATACAAACCCTAGCTATTATCTTACCATCTTCTTCAATAATACTTATCTTTGAATCAGCATGCATTTTCATATTCATCGTAGGAGCATCTTCTATTTCTATATCATAAGAAGAAACAAAGATAATCCTATCAGGCTTATGCCCCTGAGCCGCACAATAAGCTATGATATCATCTACCACCAACCCATGAAAGTCGAAAATAGCATGATTTGTCTTCATTAAAACTACTCCATTCATTTCATATAAGATATTATCAGATAAAAGATATTTCTCATTTCTTCTAAAATATTTATTCAAAATATCTACAAAAGATTGTTTTAAATTAATTGCCAAGTTTAAACCCCTCTTTTTATTAAAATACTATATTAATAATTAAAATCTAATTTTTCCTTCATTCCTATGTAAACTGCTTCATAAGCTGTTAGTTTACCTTCAGAAGTTAATTTAATAAGAACTTTTTCCTTTTCGGAATTAGTTAAACCTGCTAATCTAGGTTCAATTATATTATAAGTTTTTTCTAATTTAGTCATATCTTCATCACCAAATACAAATTTTGCTCCACCATGAACTGATTCCTCGCTTGAGCTGCTTGAGCTACTTAGGCTTGAACTACTTTGGCTAGAACTTGAACTACTTAAGCTAGAGCTACTTTGGCTTGAACTACTTGAGCTAGAGCTACTTTGGCTAGAGCTACTTGAGCTAGAGCTACTTGAGCTAGAGCTACTTGAGCTAGAGCTACTTGAGCTGGAACTGCTTGAGCTAGTAGCAACCGAAGCACACTCATCAGTGTTAGTATCACAGACAGTAGTATGAAAATAATTTGGACCAAATACTGTAGCACACCATGCTGTCCCAGATGTTGCTTCACAATTAGCGTCTATACTAATAGCAATCGGCAATTGATCTTCCCTTACCACAAAACACGAATGTTTAGCTGCATTAGTAGACCTTCCCCAATCAGTCGCCAGATGTTCTCCCTCAGCTACATACTGCCCCCATCCTTCCCCATATAACTTTAAATAATTAGGATGAGAAGGAGAAACACCATCGCAAGGATTATTAACACAATCAGGTGGATTACTCTGGCTAATTAATCTTCTACTTGTCCCCACACAACCACTATCCCATATTATTTCTCCGGTACAAGTTTGTCCATCATAATTAGCGTATATAATTATTCGATCTCTTACTGTATAGGTAGTATATTCCATAAGAAAATTAGCCCATCTATTCGGAGATGTTCCCTGCCAGTCACTAGGGCATTCTAATCCCAGACAACACGATTCACAACTATTATATATAGGAGTAGGAATAGAATCTAAAATCAATTCCCCTCCCACAATGGGAGTTTTATTGTCATAGGCATCTTGATCTACATACCAGCACAAATCATCATATTTAAAATAAGATGGCAATACAACCGCTGCCGCCTCATTTACGTATAAAGTATAACCTGGTGGAGTCTGTGGAGGATTACATCCAGTATCGCATAATTGAGCTTCCACCTTTTCATCCCCTATTTCTTCGCATAATAAACTGGACTCAGCCTGTATGTCACTTTCAAAAAAAGTCTGATCTATCCTAACCTTTGCCTTAAAATAAACTATACCATCACAACCAGATACATCTATGGTAGCAGAATATGGCTCGTTCAAAGAAGAAGAATCTAGAACATTATCTAAAGAAGAACTATTATTACAACTCCATAATAATTTATTATATGTAAGAGTATCAAAAGATCTATTATAACTATCTTCTATAACCCATTCTACACGCAGATTGTTACCAGAACAATTCCAACCAGTGATAATAACCTGTATATCTTCTGGACAAACAGGTTGCTCACATTGATCAAAACCATTTACATATCTTTGAAAAGCCATAAAAATATTTTCTATATATTAATTAAGGAAATCTAATTTCTCTTCAGTGCCAATATAGATAGCCTCATAAGCAGTTAATTTTCCATCTCCCACCATCTTAATGAGAAATACCTCTTTTTCAGAATTAGTTAAACCTGCTAATTGTGGCTTAATTAAGTTATAAGTTTTTTCTAATTCAGGTTCATCCTCTGGTGTAAATGAAAATGTATAAATTTCATGAATATCGCTAACCATGGGAGAACACAAATCATTACTACCTCCGCAAAAAGTAGCATGAAAATTATTTGGACCAAATACGGTAGCACACCATACTGTAGGATCTCCACTATGACAGTTGGCATCTATACTAATACCAATAGGCAATTGATCTTCTGCTACTCCAAAACATGCTTGCTTAACATTACTTTGACTATGTGTCCAATCAGTAGCTAATAACTCATCTCCACTGACATATTTACCAATGCCCTCACCATATAAAGATCTATAATCCGGGTGAGCTGGAGGAACACCTTGACACGGATGATTGTGGCAATCTGCCTTACCGCTCCTTAATGTTCTAGCTGTCCCCACACAACCACTAGTCCATATTATCTCACTACCTAAACAAAACTCTGGAACATAATTAGCCCACACTCTTATTTGATCTCTAGCCGAATAAGTAGTATATTCTATAAGAAAGAGACCCCAAGAATTGGGAGTTAGCCCTTGCCAGTCACTAGGGCATTCCAATCCTAAACAACATGATTCACAAGTAGCATGAGAATTAGGGAGAGATGCTAAAACAAAATCCCCCGCAGAAATAGGAGTCCTATCATCATAAGCAGATCGATCTACATACCAGCATAAATCATCATATTTAAAATAAGCTGGCAAGGCCACAGCAACTGCTGCCTCATTCACATATAAATCATAAGCAGGAGGAGTCTGTGGAGGATTACAAGTCTGGCATAATTGTGCTCTTACTTTTTCATCTCCCAACTCCTCGCATAAAAAAGTAGACTGATTCTTAATATCACTTTCAAAAAAATCATTATCTATTTTAACTCTTGCTTTAAAATAAACTATGCCATCGCAACCAGACACATCTACAGTAGCAGAATAAGGTTCTATCAAAGAGGGAGAATTAACACTATTGCTAAATGAAGAGCTATCATTACAACTCCATAATAATTTATTATATGGAAGATCAGGAAAAGATGTATTGTACGTATCTTCTATAACCCATTCTACATATAAATTATCATTAGAACAATTCCAACTACTAATAACAACACTTATGTCATTAGTAGGACAAGTAGGAGGGTTACATTGATCAAAACCATTTATATATCTTTGAAAAGCCATTAAAATATTTTCTATAAAACCAAAATTAAATTTATTGCCATGTTCCGTTTTCTGCCGTAACTAACCAGTCCCCATATCTATTTGATACTATCGTTATACATTCTCCAGCAGCATCTGCCCAAAGAGGAGTAGAAATTGGGTAGTACTGATAGTTAAAAGAAGCTCCATTTGGATCTATTCTTAATCGATACTGTGCTTGACAAGCTATAATAAAATAAGTACCAGATTCAGGATTAACTGGCAAAGTCAAAGTTATTGTCCCACCTGCCCCATAATTCGTATGCACACTACCCGATTCAGACTCTAGAAGAGTATCATTAGATGTATGATTTTCTACCGTTAAATAATTATTATAAGCCATTATTTATGTTTCCATACTCCATGTTCCATTTTTAGATGTAGTTAACCAATCCCCATTTGAATCCGCGACGAAAGAAATACATTCTCCCATAGAATCTGCCCAAATATATTTATTAGGAGTCTTAGATTGATTAGAGTTATCTATAATGGCAGCCGAACCAGGATCAACCCTTAATTGAATCGGAGGAGTATATAGAGTCTCAACAGAAAAACAGAATGTAGTTCCCATAGAAGCAGATGCCGGAAGAAAAATAGTTATATCCTCAGTAGCATTTAAATTAGTATGGATCGACCCTCTTTGCGAAGAACGTAAACTATAATCATTCGTATGATTTCTTACACATAAATTTTCTTTATTATACATACTGATTCCTATAAAATCTTAAGCTTGTTCAGACCATGTTCCATTTTTAGCTATTGTAAACCATTGGTTATTCACCCCATAAACTATTGTCAGAGTTTCTCCGACAGCATCTGCCCATTTATATTTGCCGGGAGTCCACCCGCTATTGTCCCGGATAGTATTAGACCCAAAAGGTTCAATTCTTAACTGATTATTTCTATTAACCATAAATGTATACCATGTGCCTATTGGGGGAGAATCAGGAAGATTAAACTGAACAGTACCAGCATCTCGAACAAGCACAAAACAAGTCCCCGTTTCGCTAGCGATTGTATTATATGGTGTAGAAGCAACTTCTACCACATCTCTTGAAAAATATCTTCCGGTACAATTACTAGGAACATCAAAACAGCCGCCTTCATCTCCTCCACATTCTTCTAGTTCGAAACCATCTGGCCCTTCTATATATACACACCATCTGGTTCCTGATCCCCCCGCACAATCAGGAGCAATCTCTATCCCTATCGGAAGTTGAGACTCAAAAACAGGGAAACAAGCTGCCCTAACACTCCCTACAGCTAATCTTCTAGTATTATTTCCCAACGGTTCTCCCTCCCCTTCTCCTAGACTAGTCCCAGCACAAGTGCTGCTCCAAACAACATCCCCGGTACATGTATCTTCATCGAAATTAGAATATATTATAATTTCATCTTTAATAGTATAAGTTTCATATTCTATATAAAAATTAGCTATATTATCTCCACTAAGAGCCTCCCATTCAGTAGGGCATGAATCTAATTCACAACTATCACAATTATTATAAATAGAACCTACGCTATCTAAAACTATTCCTAAACTATCATCATATGTTACTTCATTATCATAAGAATCTTCATCTATATACCAGCATAAATTATCATGTCTAAAATATAATGGTATTGTTGGCACTCCCGTTTTATCAATATATAAATCAGAATAACCCTGCGGGACATCTCCTATAGAACAGGCTTGTGCTCTAACCATATAAGTATTAACAGTAAGACCGCACATATCAACATTAATAGAATAAGTATCGCTTTCAAAGAAGGTTTGATCAATTCTTATTTTAACTTTAAAATAAACTACCCCATCGCATGAAGATATATCAACGATAGCATTATAAGGATCGATATCAACAAAAGAAATGACAGAATTATTAAATGAAGAGCTATCGTTACAACCCCACACTAATTGATTGTAACCTAAATGGGAAAAAGATCTATTATAAACATCATTTATAGTCCATTCTACGTACAAGCTCCTATCTATATTACAACTCCAATTTATTATATTTATTGTTATATCGCTAGGACAAACAGGGGGTTCACACTGGTCAAAACCATCTATGTACCTTTGAAATGCCACTTATTTCTCCCCCATTGTTCATAATTAAAAGCATTTATTCATAATATTCTTCTGGTAATATTACATCTCCCTGACCGAGACAAGTTAATAGATTATCCCAACTCATTTTATAAAAACCTTTTCTATATTTCTTCCTTTTATATTTATAGAATTGGTGATGGGAATCAACTATCCATAATCCCTTATCATCATATCCATTAGCAGCTACGGCATGCTCCACCCAATCTCCATTAATAGAATCATAATTTCCATCTTCTCCATCTTTTGGAAATTTCTGAAACATAGTCCACACATATGACAAAAGAACTGGCTTACGTCTATTCAAATGTTGTTGAATATATTTTCTAAAATCAAAATTTATCTTAATATTATTATCGTAATCTATCTTCTTAAGCCATTTATAAACATTTTTAGTTGTCTCTTTCTCTTCTTCATCTTCTTTTTTATTGCAAGAATCTTTTAATGTTTTTATTAATCTTTTTCTCCCAAAATTAGCCCAAGAATAATCAAAAACAGCTAAATCACTAGTTATAAGAGTAACCTTATAAAAGCCTAATAGATTTAGCAATAAACACATCTGACCAGAATCTAAACCTTGTTCTTTAAGATCTTCTTCAGACATTATCTTCTTGTAAGCCAAGTCCCTGACATATTCATAATCTATTTCAGGATTATAATAATTCGTCACACAAGCTATCGAAGCGACAGCACAGTGAGCAGGCTCTTGTAAAAAATGGGTCATCTTTAACCGTCGCATACTACTATCTCCTTACTCCTTGCAAAATAATTTCATTATATCTCGAATTCTCCTCCGCTTTTATAAATTTCATATAACTTAATAGCCTTATCTAACATCTCAGCAAATATTTCTTTAGATTTTCCGCTATCTTTAAAATGAGCCTCTATAATAGGATAAATCGTTTTTATAACTTCTGTTTTGCTTTTCCCATTAATAAATTCCCATGTCATTTGAAGTACAAAACTTTGGACCTCCTCTGGGTCATTAAAATAAAACATCTCTTCTGATCTTCTCTTTAACCAATGAAAGAACTCATGAATAACAAAATGAAAGTTTTCTTTGAAAAAATTATCATCTAACAATCTTTCATCAATTCGTATAAGCCTCCCATTCCCCTCAGAAAACTTACCTTGCAAATCTAGAACCTCTATTTCTAGATTAGTATCTATCTCAGACAAAGGTATATGATAATAATCAGCTATAGACTGAGTAAAAGGGTGGTTCTTTAAAATAGATTTTAATCTATTTATAAAATTATCATTATCACCTTGTTTATACCAATTCATATCCTATCCCCCTTTATGTCGTAAAATTAACTCTGAAAGTATCAGAGATACCACTTAATTGTCCACTAATTGCAATATCAACATACGCATTTTCTCCTTCAGAAATTAAATATTTATAAAGAATATTATCGATTAAAATCACTCCTGCTTTATGAAAATTAGGAACATTCATTACCGATATAACTTCCTGAATAAAACTATGACTATATGATGATATAGAAAAAGAATAATTCTCGTCATTAAAGGTAGTTTGCCTTTTATAAAAAATAGAATTTAAAGGATAAGAAAAATCAGACTGAGATTCCGCTGCCTCTGCTAAATAAGCATATGGAGAAAACAGAACATAATAATCACTTGAACTCTCTATTCTTACATATACATCTCTTCCCACAGAAGTATAGGTGCTCCTATTAGTAATATCTGTCACTTTCACAGGAATATAATGAAAATATTTATCTTCATCATTTACAAGAACCCGAAACTTTATAAAATCATTATCAGTAGTATCTCTTATATAACAATCTATAGCTCTAACTCTTACTGTAGGATTAGATAAGTCTATGGAATTAATAACATCTAAAACTAAAGGAACACTTCCCGATGGGTCATCGTTCCACCCCCCATAAACACTATTAGTAATTAATGAATACTCCACATCCTCCCCATTACTAGCATCTGTTACACTTATAGAAAAATCAGTAACTTGGATATCTTCCCATTGCGTTTCTGCTTCATCAAGCCTTTTTCTAATTAATATATAAAATCTATCAGCTTTAGGGCTAGTAATTTCAAGAGGGAACATAATGTTAAACCCCGGCTCATAGTAGTTAGGACTTCCTACATATTGAAGAATCCCATCTTCTATAACTTGATATCCTCCTAAAGCAACCTGAAGCATTTTATACCTCCGCCACAATCAAAGATAAAACAGCAGTATCTTCTATCATGTCAAAAACTTCTTTCCTAAGTTTTTCTTTATTATCTGGATTCCATATAATCCTAACTTGAGTACCCTTGATATCATCTACTTTTCCATATTCTTGAGGATTAGCCATCCCCTTCCTTCTGTCTCTTACCCTCATACCTACTTGATATTGAGGAAGAGCTTCTTTCGGACCTTTCACAATTTCTGTTTTATCTTGATATAACTTATCAATAGCCTCCGGTAAAACTTGTGACAATTTTACTTGCTTAAACCAATTCCCTGACATTAGCGGCTCCCTATATTTATTAATTATTTCTGGGGCCATCGCATGGACGGCCTGAGTAGCTTGAACTTTAGAATTCTCAAAAACATTTTGTTTCTCATTCCCGTCTGGCATAGTAGCAAAACTCATATCAATCTTGCCAGTATCTTGAAGCTCTTTAAGTCTATTTAATACTTCTTTTATATAACCAGTAGAAGGACTTAAAACAGGAGTAAGAGTAGAAAATATATTTATTATATCACTTCCATTTATCACTGTTCCTCGAAATATCCCAGTTGGACTTTCTACAAAATTACTAAAATTTTCAAAGAATTTAGTATGTTTTTCTTCATTATAATTATCTGGTTGAGATGCCATATCATCAGCTTGAACATGATACAAAACGTACTTCCATAAGTCTTTATGTTCTTCATCTTTACCATGCATTCTTGTATCTCTTAAAAATCTACCCCTACCTTTAGGCCCCCACTTATCAGCAGAATGAGGACGCATATGTAATCTTATAACCTGATTAACTATATCTCTCTCATCTCTACCAACACCAATAGATTTAAGGATCTGATTTGCCATCTTAGTAGATGCTCTCTCGTGATCTATATATTGCATCTGTTCCACATTCTTAGGATGAGGCTTCTGCACACCACCTTTCATCTTTCCAAAATCATGAAATAAAGCAGCAAGATTCATAAGGCCCCTCATATGATCACTTTCTCCATTATCTTGCATTATCTTATTCATATTTTTTACAACTTCTAAAGTATGATCTAATAAATTATATTTATGATAAGGAGTTTGTTGATTCATCATTATACCTTCAGGATGCAAATCATCCATTTCAGGAACTTTAAATGCTGACTTATATAAACCAGTACTAAATAATAATTTAAGAGAATCAACTGGATTTCCCATTAACATCTTCATTAATTCTGGTCCAGCTCTTTCAGAAGCTACCTTCTTACTATATGATTCATGAATAGAAGGATCTCCCATTGCCTTAACAATAGAATCATCAATTACGCTATTAGGAAAACGACTATGAAAACGCAAAACTCTCAAAAGCCTAAGAGGATCTTCATGAAAAGTTTTATATGATTCATCTGGAGTTCTTAAAACTATTTGACCATCTCCCTCTATCCCCAAATCTTTTTTCCCGCCAACAAAATCATCTACCTCACCTGTATCTATATTATAATAAAGAGCATTGATAGTTAAATCTCTTCTTCTAACATCTTCCTTGGGATTATTTGTAGTAGTAATTTGTGGTTGACGACTATTGGGATCAGGATAATGCTCTGTTCTCATTGGAACAAATTCTATTTTTTGGCCGAATAAATCAACTGCTCCAACCATCAACTTATCATCAGGAGCTTTCTCTAATGGATCAGCAGATTTCTCCAAACTTACCTTATATGCTTTAGAAACATCAATTATATTATGCCTAACGGCTGCTTCAGCAACTAATTGAGCGAAATCATAACCAGGCATATCAATAGCTATATCTATGTCATCACTAGGTATCCCCAATAACTTATCTCTCACCCATCCACCAGCTACTCTCATTTGAATATTAAGCCCGTGTCCTTTTTTAACTGTCTTTAAAAACTCAAATATGTTTTTCTCCTTAGGAGTAAGAGATAATTCAGAATGACCCCCGATTACTCTCTGCCCCTTTTTAAAAACCTTCTTCCCAGTAGTAGATAATCTAGAAGTAGGAAAAGAGAGACCAGGAACACTATTAGAAACCAAACACTCCACACCGATATCAAATTCTTCTACTATATTTTTAACCGAGTCAAAAGATCCCATAGCAGCAGGCTCATTAACAATAATTCTTATAAGAGAATCAGATATATCTAACTCTTCTGCAAAGTTTAGTTGCAATCCCCCAAAGCGACTCTTTTCAGCCCCTGTTTTTTGAGAATCTAGTACTAAAAATATAGAATACTCTTTAAAATATTTATCAGCAAACCTCTGAGAAAACAGAGGAATAGGACTAAAAAAAGATATCTTATTCTTAATTAAAAAACCTCTTAAGTCTATAATATCACAAGGAAAAACCATATGTCTTGTAGGCAAGAAAGCAGCAAGGTCATCAATTAATCTGTCCGAACAATCAGCCACATAGGAAAATAATGACCTAAATCTTTGCAAACAGGATAAAATAACATCCTTATCCACGTTTATTGGATCTCCTCTTATTTCTCGAACAACCCCCACATCCTCCTACTACTCTCTTCGTAGGAGTTTTTAATGTTCTAACTCCAGTAGGGGGAACATTTTTAATAGTATCGGACTTACCAATAATAAGAACATCCTTTTTTCTATTCCCGATACGAACTACCTGCCTAGTAGCTTTAAGATTTGGACTGTTTATTTCTTTCATTTTTACCCCTCTATAACCATATCTCCTACGCTATCTTTTAATCTAGTCAAAACCTTGCTTAGAACCTTTTTAGTTTTTGTACTGTCTATATGTTGCATCTCATCATTTACTATTATTTTTAATTGGTTGAAAATCAAATTAACGGGCTTAGCATTATCATAATAATCAGAAAGTTTATTTTCATAAGTAAGAATGGTTTCAGCTAGTTTTTTTATTGTCTCGGCACTTTTTCTTCTCTCCACCAAATCTATATCCTCACTTTGTTGAGCTATAGAAAACATCTCTCTCTCCATGACAGCTATTCTAGATCTTAAAGCAGCAACCTTGTTTGTCTGCATATTCACCCATTGTTGGATATTATCTGCATACTCTTGAAGAGACACATTGTTTTGAGATGCCTTATGATGATAAACAATATGATTCCTAACAGCAGGGCCTGAGATATCAAAATTGTGTTCATTCTTTAACTTATTTTTTATTTCAGTGTAGTTTTTTCTTCCTTGATTATCATAAATTCTTTCTGCCTCTTCCCTTAAATCAGAATTACACAATTTACACGTAGGTCTCTTTATCTTATCCATACTAAACAAATAAGGAACAACACTGGAATCTACTGGTGCTCCAGCAACAACTATTTCTTCACTTTTTTTTGCCATTATACCCAGCCTTTCATAGGTTTTTCTTTTCCTTCATGAATAAATTCTGTCCTCTCCTTTTTAAAAGAAGATATTAACATATCAATTTTTTCAATCCCTTCTTCACATAACGATGCGAATTTCCACGGACTATCTAATGCTAGATAATCTGCTTGAATTAGAATCTCATGTAATAAAGGATAAGATGTTATTTTTGAAGAGCTTATAATTCTATAATTTGCTTCTTTAGCATTTTTGCCACTTTGAAATATAAGTTTCGCAAGAGTTGTTAAAGTATCTTTTGTCTCAGTTAAATATCTTATCTTACTGTTAAGAAGATTTCTCTTACCGAAATCCTTAGCTATTTTGAACCAGTTCATTACGATTCTCCTTGCCATAAAGAGCTATCAATAGGCTTTCGGCCATCCCATCCGTATTTGTCTTTTCGAAGACTTTTGCCATTTTAGGGTACAATGTCGAAACAAGGGATCTAGCTGCTGTTTTAGATTCAGCTTTTACCTGCCTATTTAATTTATCTATTTGCTTTTTATTCTCATTTTTAGCCTGCTTTTCCTCTAAACTTTTAGATAACACCCTTAAATCCCTAATCTCGGCTTTTTTCGCAATAATACCATCAGTGATTAATTCTGAAAATTGTTTCTTCCATTTTTGAGATGATACGATGATAGGCAAATGATTAAAAAGGCCCATAACTATCCCCTCTAGATTCCCAAAACCCTTGCCAAAAGCAAATGAACTTACTGATCCTTCTCCCGGCATGCTAGAAACCCTCTCTAGCACAATCATACTTTTTTCACTAAGATGCTTTACAAATATATCTCTTATTTTTTGTAGATCATAAAGTCGCTTCGTCTTTATCTTACCCTTAACTTTCTTGGTGAGTTTTATTACGGGCATTTTATACACAACCGGGAGTGCTTTCCGGCTATTGGATAAAATAGATATCCCCCCACTGAAGCCTGGGTCTATTCCACAAAATATTATCATGCTTTCTCTCCTAAATCATTATACTTACTTATCGACTTAGGAGAGAATTTATATAAAAATATAGCCACATGTATTTATGTGACTATATTGTTCAGAACTGATTACATGTACTATCCACAGAAAATTGTATCTCCGACTATCACCTTAACTTCTTCAGAACCTTTGAAAAATTCTTTCAATTCTTCTATAATTTCCTGATCCCCCTCTACAAGATAAGATAGAATCTCCAGCAATTTTTTGTTATGCTCCCTATCCCCTCTTTTAAACTTTATATGCCCAGTCGGAAGAATCTCTAATTTCAAATCATCTAACATTTTTCTTTTTGTTCTTGCCTTTTATATGATTTTTTTTCTTTGCCTTTTTCTTCTTAGCCTTCTTGACATTTTTTTTAGCTACTGCGGTTTTGATGGTATATTTAGAATCCATCTCCATCACCTGACAGTCAGGCTCTTTCAAATCCCTAGCGATGCTCTCAACAGGAATGATTTCAGTCCCTCCATCACTTAAAGAAATCTCTCTCATCGGGGAGCTAGCCTCTTGGGTAACGTCTGCTCTAACCGTATAAATAATACTGCCGATTCTGTACCGGAAACCGGGTGGAAAAGCAAGTTTCTCCATTTTCGTATCCCCTACTATTATTGGAGCCTCTGTTTTAAAAATTTTCTTAAATGCCATAATTAAATTCTCCTACCATCTTTGTTTTACACGTACTTTTTGATCCTTGTAAAATTCAGACTTCTTAGTAACTTTTTTCTCATCTCCTAGAGCATTAATCAGATCTTGGATATCTCCCTGACATTCTTTTCCAGAGTATCCAATTTGATCGAACTCTACGGTCCCATCATCATTAATTAATACTTTAATTGTTCTAAATCCAGCCATTATTTTTATTCCTTAATTAAAAATCCACTTTCTGTTTTAACAGCAGATATCTTGTCTTTATCTTCTTCCTGAAACACCATTTTAACAATTTCTTCTTTCACTTTCAAGAACTTTTTTTCACAATTATCAACAATTAGAATCAATTTATCCGCTGTCTTCTCTCGATCCTCTTTATTCTCTTCTTTATACTTACAACACATACCTGCCAATTGGGTCAAAGAATGAATAAGTAAAATTACTCTTTTATATATTTCTTTCATCTTCCCATATCCCATAAAGCATTTTTTTATGCTCTAATACTCCATCTACCGTATTCTTTTTTGTTATTTCCGCACATATAGTAAGAAATATTACTTGAAAAATCGCTCTTATTTCTGCATCGGTACATCCTGAACGAATTTTTAATAAAGCCTTTATCAAAACATAATAAATCAATATTAATTCATTATAAGTATAACAAGAAACTTTTGCTTTATTAAACCTCGTCTCGAATATAGAATTAATCATCTTTAACGAGTATTTAGAAATCGGCTTACCATCTTTAGTTTTTACTGTCGTCTTTATTCTCTGCGATCTTCCCGAACTTTCTAACTTATTTATATTCGATATTTTATCCTTAATTTCCTTTGATGACATATTGTTATTCGTTCCACTTTTGGCTAACAATAACAATTCATATCTCCATGCCATCCCCTGTATCAATAGAATAGCTTCTTGACGGAAATATTTAGCTCTCTCAAGATGATCAGTAACAATCCCCATAGAAGAGCAATATTTCTTAGCATCTAAAAAATTATAAAGAGTCCAAACAACGAATTCCCTAGAAGAAGAGCAAACAGCATAAATATCTTTTTCTTTAACTTTGGTCTTACCATAGATATAGTTATAAGTCTTTAACAACAATAAACGCAGTCGATCTACATCTACATCTTGTCCTTTAATATTTAAAGAATCAACAATTAATCTATTTAAATCTTCATCTAACTCTATTTTTCTTTTCTTAAAGAAACGATATGCGGCTTTAATACCATCTATCTTATTTATTTTCTGAGGAAACTTAAAAACCTGTCCATATTTTCTTACTTCTTTCGAAAAGGACTCAGCCGAAACTCCAACTCCATTAAAGATAAGAACATTACCAGCAGGAATTGAAGGGAATAACTTCTTAAAATTATTAAGAACTTTTGTTCTTTCTTGAGTTTTTAATTTAGATTTATCTTTTGTTACTTTTTTAGCGTTAATCTTAATTTTAGGCAAGGCTTTTACAATAAACAATCTTCTTTGTGCAAAGCAGGAAATCTCTGTAGCCATATGAGAAACCTTTTCATAATTATCTTCCTCATCGAAGAGAAAAAGCTCATAATCCCCCATAGATTGCTTGATCTTCTCAAGTTGTCCCTGCCGATCAAACAGATTGCCTTCTATAAGAACAACAGTATCCATAATTATTTCGTAGAAACCGTAAAAAATATATAAAAATTCTCAGAAGTGTTCTTAACCTCATTCTCTATTGTTTGAAATTTAATAAGAACAGGCTTCATCTGTTTCAACTTATCATCTTTTATAGAGTCTAAGACAGACTGACTATCGAAATTTAATTGAACTCTACCCTTCTTGCCACCTTGGACCATCATCTCAAACAGATATTCTGAATTACAACGGAACCAGATTTTCTCTCCCTTAGTAATAGAATGATCTTCATCTACAATACCTACAGCAGAAGGACTGAGATATGCTGTTTGAGGAGTCACCACAAAAACTTCATTATCTGTATCAAATACTATTTCCGTATTATGGATATCAGCATCATGTTGTCTATACGTTCCTCCGATAGTCGCTACCGCATCCTTCCACTCCTCTAACTCGGTGTAAATTCTATTAGGATATTGATAATCAAGGATATCTACTAGATTAGGATATTTGGTGAAATATTCTAATCCAAAAACACACATTATCATCTCATCAAATTCTATCATAATTTGTTGAGGGATATCGTCTTTAGCATTTGCTTTTACCGTTTTTATCGTTACCTCTTCACAACTAGCCTCTGATAAAAGCTTAAAAATAGTTTGATGATTTATCTGTGGAAGAATCACTCGCAAGTCCTTATCTCCCTTGACAAGATGCTCCCCTTCAACTGACTTAATGGCAAACCTGCCACCGCTACCTGCCGAAAACCTTAAAATATCTTTTGTACCTTTAGTCGCTATTTCTAGAAGCATACACATGTACATTATATACTTTTCTTCGAAAGCAGGAGCGAAGAGGATATCCTTCATACCAACCACAAAAGCTTCTCTATCTATAACTGACTCTTTAGAAAATTCTCTCCCTATATTCGGAGGGACAACAGTTTCAGAAACAACAGGCATAGATCGACTGGACATCTTAAGAACTTTGTTTTTACTTTTATCTTTAGTTTCAACTATAGGAATTATCTTTAGTTGATTAGACTCCAGCGAAAATTCAACCGACTTACATGAAGAAAAAGAATTAGTAAACTTAAATAAATCTTCTCCATATACTGTGGCCTTACCATCACTTTTGCACTCATAATCTAAAGAGTCACAATTGCTACCAGATATAGGAGAGATAATGCTAGCTCTCCCACTATAAGCAAAAAGGATAATCCTATCTTTTTCTGCCTTTATTGTTATTAAATTAGCGAACTTGGCATCACTTGGAACATTTCTAGTTGCTACTTCAACAGCCGGTTTGATAGCCTTACGAAATGCTTCTACATTAACTTCAAATTTCATCTCTCATCTCCTAATATTCTAAACATATCACTCATCTCACTATATTAATATATATACTTCCACTTTTCCATTCTTTTTTTTAAGAACATGATTCTCCATACTTGTCATATATCTCTTTTGCCTTCATCTTAATACGAGAAAGAGCGTTATCAATACTTTTGATATTAGTACGTTTTTTAGTACCACCCTTGATATATACTTTATTAATTTTTGCAGTAATTTCTTCATAAGAACATTTATGTGCATATAATATGAAGACATTTCTCTCTAATTTAGATAACCTTTGATATAACCTACTAAAAAGATTTTTGTAATATTCCTTATCGCTAACTATATCAATAACACCTGCTTTAGTTTTAGGCAGGATATCTGACAAATATAATTTTTCATCTTCATGAGTCCCTCTATCTTGATCTAACGATAAACTCGTATTTAATGCTTTTCTTTTATTTTGAAAACTGCTTTTTAATATAGTCGATAAATGTCTTCTAATACACAAAATAGCAAATTTATCAAATGGATATGGTTGATCTCCCGATCCTCTCTCTTTATTATAATCAGGAATAGCCTTGAATCTCAAAGCATATAAGCCCTCTTGTAAAATATCATCAAAATTAAAACCTGGTATATAAAATTGCCTAGTAATATAAATTAATTTTGATTTTATACGATGTTCTATTTCATTATAAGCACAATTTTGTCGCCTTTTTCTTCCTTCTCCTCTTACTATTTCTACTAAATCTTCATACTTTAATTTTTCAACAGGCCCCAAAATCCTTTTGGAAATCCTGGATCTTGCCATTGAATTCCCCTTCCTATATAATCTTTATAACATATTTATATCGACATATAGAAAAAAAGGGATTAATCTACCTCTTAGACTTCTCCTGACTAGCTATGAGAAGAGATTCAACTGCAAATTTATTAAAAAGCTGCACCGGATTAAGGCTATATTCCACTCCAAATGCCACATTGCTTAAAAGATTCATTAATTTTAGAATCATATCTCCAGAAGAAATGCTGGAATTCTGATGAAGATATCTCTTAATTTCTTCCTGAGTAAAATCAAATGGATCAAGATCTTGCTTGCATGTTCTTATTAGTAATAAATTATTAAGATGCTCGTACACTCCATCAAGAATAAATTTCACCTCTTTGCCATCTCGAAATATCTGATTAATAGTTTGAAAACATCCTATACTATTTTTGCTAATAATATGATCAACCATCTCAAAATATAAAGATTCATCTATAACCCCCAATGCTTCCCTGGCCTTGGTAGCTGTAATTTCTTCCTCTCCTGCATAATTCATAAGAGTTTGCAAATTCTGAAGACAATCTCTAACAGACCCCTTTGCATGTTTGGCTATTATCTGCAATGCTTTTTCCTCACAATTCAATCCTTCTTTCTGAACAATCTTTTTAAGATGCTCAAATATCTCAGGCCACGGTACTTTATTAAAAGTCCATAAAATACAGCGACTATGAATCGTTGGTTTAAAAGATTGAGGCTCTGTAGTACAAAGAATAAATCTCACAAATTTAGGAGGTTCTTCAATCATCTTTAAAGAAGCTTCAGCAGCAGCCCCCGTTAAAGAATGTGCCTCATCAATAATAACGTATCTTGTTCTGCATTCAACTGGACAATGATACAATGATTTGTGTAAATCTCTAATATCATCTACCTTTCCTCCGCTTCCAGCATCTATTTCCCTCACTTCGTAAGACTTCCCTGTAAAAATTTCTTCACAATTTGAACATTTTCCACAAGGATCTTTTTTACCTTCTTTGCAATTCTCCATAGCTGCTATAATTCTAGCTGTAGTCGTCTTGCCACAACCATAATTACCCGCTAAGATATAAGCATGATGAAGAGTATTAGATTTAAAAGCATTTGTAAAAGCTTTTACAACAACTGGTTGTCCAATAACATCTGATAATTTCTTCGGTCTATATTTTAAACATAATGGTTCTTCGATATTCATTTTCTTCTCCCTTAACCACCATCAACGAGATCCCATTAAAATTTTAAGGTATTCTTTAATAAGCTCAAAAGCTTCTGGTTTGGTAAATCCCTCTTTCACTAATTCGTTATACATGGCTTTTAAAGCTCCAGGTAAAGTTCTATTGAATAACTCAGTAAATTGATCAAATTCAAAAACAGCTTTATTTGCCGAGGGCAATTTTTCTTTATCTTCAGCCATCTATTAACACCTTATCTTTAAGAATAGAATTCATTAATCTATAAGTTTCTTCATTCTGCTCTTCAATAGACATCTCCCTATTATCTATAACATAAGCATTCCCCCCTAACGATTCCCAATCATAGTCATCAAGTGCGACTTCGCTTTCATGAGGATCTACATCACAAATATCTCTAAGTAATCTAAAAATAATCCCCTCATTTTTAGCAATCCCTTCAACTTCGCTAGGAAATCTTGCATCAGAGATAAGAGCAATATCAAATTCTTCTTTTTCAATAGCTCTGAATGTTGCATTCACCCATATAGAATCATCAAAATATTTTCTAAAAATATTAGTTCCGACTATTTGCATGACTTCTCTAGCTGTCATAAACCCATCTTTTCTTACGAAATCAGCAAGAGGAGTCCCTGGCATACGATATGCGGGAGAGCGTTTAAGCTCTCTATATTTATCCCCTATTTCTGATGGTAATCTGTTCCAGCTATATGTGGTTAAACTATTTTTTTCTTCATCGCTACCATAACACTGCTCACGACTGAGACCCATAACATCCATACAAATCTTTTCCTTTAAAGCATCTGCGAAACTATACATCTTAAGACTATATTGGGAACAGTCTTTATATCTAAATTTTAGTCGAAAGAATTTTGTTAGTCCATCGCATAAAGTATTTTTTCCAGATTGCTTTTTACCTGACGCACCGATGATAAAAGTTTTCTTTTTTCCCATTATCTCCCCCTCCTAATTCTTTTAGATTTTCTTAATAAAGAAAGAGGTTTTCCCTTGCAAGTCCTCATGATCTGTCGATTCAATAGTATTACCCTTCACATCTTTAGCAAACCAATCTTTCTCATTGGCTCTACTTGCCGAGACATTCCCTAAATAAATTCTTACTGTCGCTTTTTTAATATCTTGCAAAGGAACAGATTTAGCATCTTCTCCCGTGATAGCATATGCCGCCTTGTACATCAGGGGTTCACTCCCACCATAGACATATTTAGTTTTTTTGTTAGGAGTCTTAATATCAACCATATAAGCTTCCCAGCTCCGCTCTCTATCAGAAGCCGTAAGAGCATTATTAACATTAATATCAGTAATCTCCTGTTTGGCCCTCTTAATAATCTCATCGATATCCGTAGAAGTCAACAAGATACTACCTTGCCCATATTCATCCCTTGACCATAATTGATAACTAGCCATTTTTTTCTCCTTTTATAAATCTAAATTTTATTTTTGAACAATTCTTCATAACCCCCTGATCATTCTCTTCGCAAGGAATTAAATCACCAAGTTCCGGATTCCAAGTTACTGCTATTGCTTCTCCATTGAGAACAGCTTTAGCATCTTTGATTCTTTGTTTCCTTATTTTCCAGTATTTTTTTGTAAGAATACCATAATAAAAAGGCATTGGCATGTGATTGACCCAAACCCCAGGTTCAATTTCTGACTGGCACATGTATAAACTCTTATAGTATTCTAAAAATTTATCTATTCGGTACATTTTAATCTATTAAAGTTTTTAACTTATCTTTTCCCATTGTTTCAAAAGAAATAGCATGGTGAGTAACAAGAATAGATGGTGTAAAATCTAAGTCCATCAAATCGACTAGCCTATCTATAGCTTCTTCAAAATTCTTTAAATCTTCTTCAGAAGCTGGTCTATCATTACTTCCCACTTTTACAATAAAAACATTATTTTTAAAATCATCTTTATCTATTTTGCAAATTTCATAAGCCATTTTTAGCTCCTTATTAAAATTTCTTTCATTTGCTTCTGCTATAGCTTCATAAGCATCGTCTACAAACAATTTTTTACAATCCTCTGAACAATAGACATATCTTCCATCTGTAATAACTGCTTTCTTTTCCTGACACCAATCACAAACGTCTGTTTCTGATAATTCTCGAGGATGGAAATCCATTTCAGCTTTAATCTTGCTATAATCTATTTCCACTTAAAATCATCATCATTTAAGATATGAGGAATATCAGGATCATCAAGAAAATCAATCCCAAGACTTCTGAACATAGCCCCAAATCCTTTTGTATCACAAGAATTAACTTTCCCCTCATTGTCCTCACCTGTTGGCAATCCATGAAGAATATCTGCTGTGTGAGCTAGCTTATGCTTTTCACTCATCTCTTGCCAATCATGAGCATATAAAACAACGTACCACGAATAAGGACAATGAATAGCAACAGGCATTTTAACTGCCTGAAGATTCCATGTTCTCTCTCCGTTGCCTTCTTTTTCTTTCCTGGTTTTATTAGTGATATTGACACAGCAAACTTTATCTATATCCACACTTATAAATTTCTCAGGGAATTTTCCTACAATCTTAACTGCCATCGTATTAAATTCATCATTTACTTCATATTCCGGTTTTTCTTGTGCCATCTTTAACTCCCTCAATAATAAAATATTACAATATTCTTCATTCGTAAGTCATATTCTATAAAAATAACTTTCACTTTGCAAACTTAAACCACGACCCACCTATCATCAGGGACTATTTTCCCCTCATACATTAATTTAAAATGCTCAACACATTCCTCAACAGAATCAAAGACCTCATCTTCATCTACATGCTGTATTAACCATGATGGAATATCATATTTATCTTGACCTTCTGCCATGATTACAAAACATGGTTTATGTTGATGTTTTGCCGTAACAAACTCTTCATAAGAACCACACAAATGAACATCAATATCGCAATATAAAACAAGGACATGACTCAAATCAACCATTCTCAAATCAAACCGTGCAAATATTTTAACCTCTGCTTTAGCTCTCTCCCATTTCCTTCTTTTCATCAACTCCTGAATCCTCGTCTTCTCATCTCCTACTTCCGATCCCATTCCCTTAGGCTTATTAGTAGGATCAAAGAAAAGAAATGGAAGTTTAAGTCTTTTGCATCTTGCAATAAATTCTTTTCTCCACCCGATACCATCATCTTTGACCCTATCAATAGGACCACTTAAAAAGATCTTCACCCCGTCCAAACTCTTCATATTTTTCTCCCTCTTATTTATTCTCCATGATTTTTTAAACAATTTTTAGTTACACATCTTCCTTTAAGATCTACTTGAATGGGACCGCAACCCTCACACAAAACGCGTGCTGCAAGACCTTTATCCCATTCTTTTTTAGTAGTCATTTCCCTAAAATCTCCATACGGAAAATCTAAATCTTTGGCACACTGTTCACAAAAATCTGCCATATCTCCACTCTCACTCTATTATCAAATCGATGTCTCTTTGTCCGACATCAAATATCTCTTCTTTGGTTCTCTCATTATTAAGTAAAAGATCAGCTATCTCTTCATCAAACAATTCATTAGCTTCATCACATTCATTTTTATCCCAGTAACTATCAGGTTCAAATATGTTAATTGCCTCGCCCCCGCCACCTGGAGGGTGCATAACAGTAGAAATACCAGAAGGAATCTTCACATTAAATGACTTACCATTCCACTCTATTATAAAAATACCGTCAGCAGGACGATAATCTTGATCATAAGCTTCATCATTATGATTTACCCCTTCGACCTGATAAGGAAAAAAACGTCTACGAATTAAAGCTATCAAACTTATAGTAGGAGAAAACAATTCAAAACCCCAACCATAAAAACAGGCTCTTTCTATTTTATCCACTCTAAATTCAAAAAAAGTGTCGCTTTCCGTCTTATGCTGCCTTGTTTTTTCTTTCTTATTACGTCTAGAAGGACTTTGCCAATGGCTGCCATAAACAGGTCCACTAGCACTAAAACTATAAGCATTATATGGCCTACTCCTGTCAAGCACATCTTGCCATCCTTCTACTTTTTCATCATTAGCATCCACTACTAACGCATACGGATTTCCCCAAGCTGACCAACTAGCAACAAATGATAAAGAGTTATTAGAATCTTCATAAATAAGTCGTTTAATTGGCATCCCTTTTACTTCTTGAAAAATAAAGTATTTGCCTGGCCCTGTTTTACAAGAAAAGATAAAATCCATTTTATACAAATTCTTGCCAAATCTCATCTTTATAATATCAACTATATTTTTAATATCAGTCAACTTTATAGACATTTAATTTTCTTCTTCCTCGACAATTTCTAATGCAAAATCAAGAGCCTCTTTTAATTTTAATAGAGCAGTTCTATTTCTTATATTTAATTCAAATGAACCACTCCTTATAGATAAATGACATAGCTCATTATTTACCGTCCCACGTATGTTCCCCTTAGAAAAATCATGGTCATAAGATAAAGACTTATAGCCAGTAGCTTCCACCGCTTCATCTATCTTCACTCTTTTATATTTGTCTTTTGGTACTGTCCTCTGCATTTTATCAATCCTTTATATTTAATAATTTGCGTTCTTCTGAACTTAACTTACTAATAGCCCTACTTCGCTTTTCACGACGCTCTCTTGCCTGTTTTTCTTTTTTCGTCAATTCCCTATCTATACCTTTAGTCATTGTTAAAAACCATTTTTTATGATAATCACTTACGGGATGGATTTTAACAGCAACACGATAAAGTTCATCAGCAACTTTAGCAGGATCTCTCTTCTTGCTTTTTGCCCATTTCTTTAAAATAACATCTCTTACTCTTTTTGTGTCTTTCTCCTGATGCTCGGCCCACCATTTACTTATCTTGGTATTTGAATAGTCGCGAAATAAACCATCTCCTTGCAATTCCCCACAAAGAAAACACAAATTTTGTGTAAGTTCATCTATTTCATTTATATAATCACTATGATCACAACCGACATCACCAAAATCACTTCTGCACGGCATCTTTAGTTCCCTGAATCATTTCTTCCAGCATTATTCTTATCCCCTATGTCCACATTCGCACCAACCATAAGAGCTATTTCTCCATCTATAATTCTATACCAAGAATAATATTCTTCTGCTTTTTTCTCTTCTAAAGATTTTGCAGTAGGATCTTTAATTCCTATTTCAAAACCTCCATCTCTCATGCATACTACTAATTTTTCTCCCTCTTCTGTTTCAAAAAGGACAGAATTAAAAACTTCTTTTAATCGGATAGTCATACCTTCTGTTACATCTATTTTCATTTTATCAACCATCCTATAATCCTAGATATCCACCCTGGTTTTTGGTCAACTTTTGATTTATTATTCTGAGTATTAAGCAATCCTCCTTGATTGTTCACTTCAGAGTTGCCACCGGATTGAGTGTTATTTCCTTTTGATCCGATAATGTTATTATTAACAAAATTTGCTTCCATTGTTACCCCATCTTTCTTTAGTCTTAATTCAGGCAAATTTTCTATTTTATACTTGTCCTGAATTTCTATAATATACGTATTTAATTTTTCTCTGAACCCCCGTTCTATCGATTCTAAATGCCACAGAGTATATTCCACCATCCAATTTGGCATCCCTTCATAAAATACAAAATTTGACAGGCCAAATTCTTTGCGTTCTTCATCACTAACTTCCTTAAGTACTTCAAGCAGACCAGTATTTTTTTTAACACTCCTGCATATTTCACTTATAGTTAAGGTACATTCCCATTCCTCAAATACATGATACTTCCGAAACCCATTATACTCCCATCCACCGCCTTGACCGAATAAAAAAATACCACAATCACAATTCTTTAATTTTCTATAATAAGAACCAAATTTAGAAATATCTCCTGCCTCATATCCTTTGATCTCCTTCTCTATCCACTTAACTAGATTTTTATTACAGATCTTAAGAAAAATCTTTCGAGCAAGAAAACTTAATTTTACAGTATCTTCTCCATTTAATAGCCCCTCCTCAATTCGATTAATCGATTTTATTATTTTATCTTTCATTTCATTATACCAGATTATTTTCACTTTTCAATTACAAAATACTGACCATTTGATCTATTGAAACCTACAATATCTTGTTTATATAAATCGGCAACACAATTCTGCAAACTAATATGAGAGCTAGTGTGCTCAGATCTTGTAAGTAACAACAAATTATTAATATAATTATTTAAAGTATCTCCGTCTATATGATGGACACACTCGTTAATAAATAGCTTCCTTCCAATTTTTAACTCCATTAACGCTACATGATAATTTTTTGTAATCCACTTCCCATTATTGTTTTTATAAGCATATTTATAATAGTAACTATTCGTCCTTTTATAATGAATTTTATAAAGCTTATTGACATTTAAATTATATTCATTATGATCTAAAAATGAAACAGTTTCGTTCAAAACATATTTTTTATTTACTCTATCAAACCATATCTTTTCACCAAATAAATCATAACCGATTTTTTCCGTTTGATGATGACACCTACTATGATCTCCGTTTAAATTAAATAAATATAAATTAAATATTTCATTATTTATTTTATTAAAATCAATATGATGAATTCTCTCTTCTTTATTTAATTTTCTACCAAGATGTTGCTCCATTACATATTGATGTTCAAAACATTTCCTACCGTTATCAACAGTAAGCAATCTATATCCCCCATTATGCAATCCATGTTTAAAATTCTTATTTTTTTCGCCCCTAGGTCTTTTCCCGCTATATTTTAGCAATTGAGAACAAGAGAGACATAAATCAATTTCATTATTCCTATTTAAACGTCCTTTTTTAACAACATCTAAACGAGATTCTTTTTTAACTCCACATTCTTCACACTTTATTACACATATCGTTCTATACTGTTTTTTGTTATTTTTACCAACTATTTCTTTTTTAAATGTTCTTATAACCATAGGAATCCTCCATTGTTAAAGTATTTTTCTATTATATAATTACTCTAACGATGGAGAAAATCCTTTATTTTTTCTTCCACTTTTTAAACTTTTTCTTTTTAAATACTATCTCTTCTCCCGTATCTTTGTCATAAAAGCCCCTGCAATCATCTTTTCTCCAGTTTCGACAGCCAAGATACTCCCAATTTTTTTTACTTTTCTTTTTAATCAGCGGCTCATCACAGTTAGGGCAAACAAAATTACTTTCTTCTATTTCTATTTTTGGTTTTTCTTTTGGTTCGCCATCTTTAGAAATATCACATTTATAATCACATTTGATAGTTTTATTGGATCTATTGCTACAACTCAAAAACTCTCCCCATTTACTATATTTTTTTAAGAGATTTGCTCCGCACTGAGGACATTTAAAATCAGTTTTACTATTCTCTTCTTTTTTCTCTTTCGATCTTTTAATATCTTCTTTTAATCTATCCCAAAATTCTTGTAAAACATCTACCTTACAACAATCTCCCCTAGAGATACAATCAAGCTGGGTTTCTAAATTAGATGTGAATCCAAGGTCAACAAAGCAAAAATTTGCTCCCACCAAGAAATCGGAAACCCTAATCCCCATCTCTGTAGTATAGATTATATTTTTCTTCTTTTCGATGTAACCTCTTTTAAACAAAGTAGTTGGAATAGAAGCATATGTACTAGGGCGACCAATACCCCTCTTTTCAAGTTCTTTTGTAAGAGATGATTCACTATATCTTGGAGATGGAGAAGTGAATTTCTGCTCAGTTTTTACATTTATCAGTTTTAATTCTTCCCCAACGACAAATTCGGGCAAGACAGAAGTAGAAAAAGACCCATAATTCCATACTTTTTTCCATCCATCAAAAATCACTTTACTTCCATTTGCCCCGAAAATGTACTTCTCACACTCAAATTCTGCCGTTCCAACGAACTGAATTAGATTTGCCATCTGAGAGGCTACAGTCCGTTTCCAGACGATTTTATATAATTTGGCATTATCACCCCCAGATACGCTTTCTTCGGCTATATCGGTCACTCTGATGGCTTCATGAGCCTCCTGAGCAGTAGACTTATTGGCAAATACATTCTTCTTACTTGAAAGATATTTATCTCCATATTTAGTTGGAATTAGACATCTCATAGCTTGAACAAAATCAGGGACAATATATGTCGAATCGCTTCTTATATATGTGATAGATCCCTGCTCATAAAGAGATTGAGCCACCTGTGCTGTCTTCTTAGATCCCCATCCAAGAATAGAAGAAGCTGACTGATATAATGTCGAAGTAGTAAATGGAGGATAAGCTCTTGTAGATTTTTCTTTTGTCTCATATTTTGAAACTATCCATTTTTCCTTCTTCAACACATCAACAATGTCATTAGCTTGCTTTTCTGTTTTTATTTCTAATGGCTTAGGAACCTTAATATTAGCTATTACTCTTTCCCCATTGTTCCTTTCTAATTCTACTTCAATTGGCCAATATTCTTGTGGAACAAAATCCCTTATCTCTTTTTCTCTCTCTGCAAGAATTCTTAATGCCGCGCTTTGAACTCTTCCAGCAGATGGACCACCAGTAGCTTGTTTTGTGGGGAAAGATGCCTTATACCCACACAACCTATCAAGTATTCTTCTACACTCATAGCTAGCAACCATATCCATATCTAAATCACCAGCATTTTTAATTGCCTCTTGAACAGCACTTTTTGTAATAGAACCAGTCACTGCTCTTTTAATAGTTGTACCTTTAGGAATATAACGAGAGATATGCCATGCAATTGCTTCTCCCTCTCTATCAAGATCAGACATAAGATATACTATCTCTGCCTTCTTAGCCTTATCTTTAATCTTTTTAATAGTATCTTGTTTATCAGAATTGATAGCATAAGTTGGTTTGAAATCATTTTTCAAATCAACGCTTAATTTCTTTTTAGGAAGATCTGCAACATGTCCCATAGACGCAATTACATCGTAATCTTTACCAAGATATTTCTTAATGTAACCAGTCTTTTTAGGAGACTCAACTATTACTAAGTATTTGGACATGCGTTTTTTCTTTTAATCCTTCAGAAAATTCTTTTCTAATTTTTTTAGAAAGCTTATTACCTAATCCCATCTCTTCTTCCTTATCGACAATAAATTTCAAGATATTGTCACATATATCCTGTATTTCTTGTCTCTCATACCAACCCTTTTCTAGTCCCAGTTTTATTTCCTCTGATTCAGATAAAGAATTAGTTTCAAGATGATCTGGAAGATATAAAAAAAATAACATTTCTTTATTATGTAAAGGGAACTCGGGGCAATAACTCGATATAGTTTGTTCATGAACAAAATGATGGCAATGTAATTCTGGCCCTCTTTTATAACAAGTGGGAAATTTTATTCTATATAAATAATCACTATATCCTTTTATTGTAGCTATCTCTATAGTTTCACGACCACCATAATCTATAGCCCATTCAAGATCGTTTTTAAATAAATCCTCAAATACCTTTATTAAAGCATATAATTCAAAATCCCTATAATCAATGTGAGAATAACAATGTTTTTTATTCATCACTTTATAATTTCTCAAAATTGCCGTTTCTCTCTTTATCTTTTTGGTTATTTCCTTTTTAACCTCATCAAAATTAGATGGTATAGAAGTAAATGCTAAGTAAGGATCTTCTATATTAATACCTTCAAACATATTTCTATTTACAATAATATTTTTGTAGCCAGAATAATTAACAGATTTATGAACAGGTCTTTCTGCACAACCATATATATAATCAGACATATGAAATGATTCTATATGAGAAATATTTATATTATGTTCTCTTAAGGCTTTCTTTAAAGAAGACGGGGATTTAAAAGAATGTGACTCTATATTCAAACATAATTTTGTATTGATAGGAGCATTATGATATCCCTTTTGTCTAAAAAACTCTTCAAAATCATCCTCCTCAATTTCTTCAAACTTCTCTATGAAATACTCTCTCCACTTTTTCTCCGCAAAATCATATGCTTGCCTATTAACAGAATCTTCTTCAGCATATTTATCTGGTCTAAGATATAACATTTTCTTATTTTTATATTCTTCTGTCCACAGAGAAAAATCCACAAATCCCACTTTTTTCATGATAGAAAGAATATTCCATGAATAATATCTTGAATCCTTAGTATAATTAGGAGAAATTCTAAAATATTTAGAAGCCCATCCTGTGAAAATATAAGAACTTTTCGAGAAGATGACTCTGCCAGAAGAATGATTATCAACTAATTTCTTTTTTGTGGTAGGCCTCTGGTCCATCTCCCACAAGCCAGATAAAGTAGTCCCCCCGATATTATATGCCCATTGATATCTGCGATAACTTAACCCTCCTATATTAATAACTTGATGAACATAGTCCATTACAGAAAAAATATGTTCTTCTAAACCAAAAACATAGTTACGATTTCTATAGTTACGATCTTTAAAGTTCTCTATAAATATTATAGAAAATAATCTCTTATTAGGACATCGGGCTGGAAGATATATATCAGGAAGCTTACTTTTATATTCCATCAAAATAATCCCTCTTTCATCGAAAATGGCACGAGCACATCACAAAAACATGCCCGTGCCATTGCCTGAGTGGTTTATAGGCTCTTATACAACAATCTCAGGTAAATCATAGAGTCTGGTAGCTCCTGGAGCAGATTGGATATATCCACCATACTCTCCTCGGCAAGCTACGACACCATCAATTCTACCCTTCCTCGCAAGATCATATGCTCGTTTGCGAGAAATCCATTTGCCTCCTACTTTCCACTGAACAGTATGTCTCTTAACATCTGTTCCTCTTTTTTGTACCTTCATAATTATTCTCCTGTTAAATACAAAATACGTCTTTTAGACATCAAAGCTATATTCTAACCTATTAGCTTTCACTTTCCAAATGTTTTTTAGGAATGTCAAGACTCCGAGGGGCAAATCATCACGTTTCGCGAAGGTGTTTCTTCTACTACTTCTTCTTCTTCTTTCTCCCATCCCCGTATCCCCGCCTTACCTGAAGCAACGCCCGCTATGATACACCACGCATTTCTCTCCCTATGTGAACCCTTTATCCATTCTTTATCAGAAGCATTGCTTGTCAAACAAGGATCTCCTTTGACATTATATTTAGCGGTAAAAATGCCATTAATTCTCAACCTTTCGAATGCATGACGAAGAGAATCATTCTGACCTGGTATATCTAAATGTTTTGATAGAGAAAATAAATTAGCTTGCACTCCCTCTATAACAGATATGACACAAGCTATGCCAAGACACCCCTCCCAATCTGAATCTGATAATTGAGCGTACTCCTCAATTCCACAAATAGTTTTTAAAAGAGGCTCGTACCTTTTTAGTCCATTGAAATTTCTACTCATTCTTTCCCCCATGGAAATTTAAATTTTACTATCGTTGATCTAATCTATGGCAAGGTCTACTGGCAACATCGATAGAAACTTTTCATCCCTATTGATTACCCCCGCAACCGCCTCCATATAGAGCTTCCAAACTTTCTTCACATCTGGTTTATCGCGAAGAACAGATTTAGGACGCATCTCTTCTGCTTTTTTAACTACTTCATCATGAAGCACTTCAAGTTCTTCCTTAGTATATTTTCCAGCTCTAATATCCAAAAGTTCTTGAGCATTAGGCCTTGGAAAAGTCATCGTTCCAGTTTCCATTAATTCTGTAAGTTGTTGAACAAGACGAATAGAGTGAGCAGCACTTTTACGACAGAAACCGTATTTTTCAATATCTGCTTTTCTCTTAGCTCCAAGTCCGGTCATAGAGGAGATACATTTCTTTTCATCTACAGAATTAAGAATGTCAATAATTTGATCTATCTTTTCTTTCTTGAGCTGCCAATGACTACGAACATCATTAATAACTTCTTTTTTACTTTTATTAAATCTAGTAGAAACCAGTTTAACAGCCATAGCCTTACGCCATTCACCTGTACTATATCCCATAATCCTACCATAGATAGCATTACTGATGATATGTTCCTTTAACTCCATAATAACTTTTCCCAGAGGAGTCACAATCTTAATATGTTCAGTAGGCGCAAAAAATAATTCTGAGCATTGAGGATCTCCCTTAAGAACAAGCCTAATAAAAGCTAAAATGCTATAAATCTTGGTGTCCCCTTCCATTTCTTGACTATCAAATTTCTTTACCCCAATAAGATAAGGAAAGGGAGGAGCTACAAACCCTCTTAGATCGTAATCTGACGTAGGAGTGGCCATGCCATAAAGATAGCTGCCAGACTCACAAAGGAAATCTGGGTTAGCTAAAGCAATTTGTAGTAATTCTTCGTCTTTTTTCATTTTCTCTATTTTCTTTAGGATACACTAAAATCTTTCACTTTCAACTACTTTTTAAAAAAAACATTTGTCTGGAAATTTAGATTATTATCTTATCCAAATATCTGACCTATTTCAGGTATCTCATCATCCATGATTTCCAGGATTAAAGTCCCCTCTTCTTCTTCATAAGTATTTTCACCTGGATAAACCGTGAAAACTACTTGCGTCTTCATCTCTATCTTATTGTACTTCAATTCTACATCTCTAATAGTATTCTCTATAGTAGGAGCATCAGTTACAGCAGACGCAAAAGTAAGTTTCTTTTTAGTCATCTGAACTTTATTTATTATAGAATAAATATCTGCCATAAATATCTTATTCCTTCTTTTCCTCTTTTTCTTCTTTGTTCTTTTCTTTCTAACATTTTTTACAACCTTCTTCTTACGTCTTGTAACAGCCTTTTTCTTAGTTTTTCTTTTTACAACTTTCTTCTTTTTCTGTTTCTTTAATTTTACACTCTTTTTTTTCACTTTGATAGTTCTTTTTTTTATTTTTTTCTTAGTTTTTTTCACTCATACTCCCCCAGTCCTTCGCAGTTATCAGCCCTAGCAGACATTTTTTCAGCAATTGCCATTTGATCCAATTTCTCTTTAGCAGGGCTTTTTTTCATACATACATAACCTATGCTCGACAATGACAGATATCGACATGTTTCATGTTGATGATATATTTTACAGACAGCATCCAGATGTGCCTTAGGAATTTTTCTACTCTCATCCAGTAGATAATCATTCAACTGATTTTGAAAATCTATATAATACATTATCTTTTAAAAATCTTTCTATATTGATTTCTATCCATTTTCTTAGGTTTCAACTTCTTTATAACATCTGATAATTTCTCTTTATCCCACAATCTATTATCGCTACAATTATGAATGGGCACAGGGCAATTCTCATCTACCCATTTCATAGCCGCTTTGCACATTTTTAAAGTATATGGTTTATGATCTCTATTTTTGCCATAAAAATCAGTTTTCCTACCCTTACCATATTTGCAATCTGTTCCCAACAGAACTATATCTGAACATCCTAAGGCAACAGCTACCTGAACGGCCAACACCCCAGTATTCCCCTTACCATGGAGAACTCCTATATTAGAACCAAATTTAAATTCAGTATCCAATACCCTAAAATTAATAAAAATTCTTCCCGGATCTCCCGTGGAACTAGACATCTTTATAGCCTGTTGTCTTATTATATTTTTTTTGTCGCTATTCCAAACCTGCTTATCTTGCCACAACAAAACAGTAGGATCATAAATATAAAAAATTCTATTTGTGCCTATAGTGAAATATGGATTCAGCAACTTTAAATCTTCTCTAGCTATGCTTGGGGCATTACCTAGTATAAAAGCAACATGACCCTTTAACAGCCCATTCCACCCTGATAAGGATTTATATCTTATTCTATCCCCTGTTTCCCATTTGCCAAGAATCGATGAAGTAATTTTTAACTTATTTTTCTTCTTAGGTCTGGTTTTCGTTATTGGGATAATATCTCTTTTCCTGGTTTTTTTTGATTTCTTGCTTTTTCTACCTCTAGGAGATATTTTTAAATCAGATATTTTTTTCCTATTCGGGTGCATCTTTTCCTATCATATAATCTTTCTAAAATAATCTATTGTCATATCCATTCCTTCCTCAAGCTTAATATCCGGGAACCAATCAATTAGTTCAATAGCAAGCTCTATATCAGGATTCCTTCTTTGAGGATCATCTTCTGGCAAACTCCTATAAACTATCTTAGACTTACTATTCGTCATTAGAATTATCTTATGAGCTAACTCCAGAATATTTATTTCATGAGGATTACCCAGATTAATAGGGCCAGTTATATCCTTCTTAGATTCCATTAGTTTTATCATTCCCCATACTGTATCATCCACATAACAAAAACTTCTAGTTTGTTTCCCCTCTCCATATATAGTGATATCCTCGTCCCTTAAAGATTGAACTATAAAATTACTCACTACTCTTCCATCATTAATAGACATATTAGATCCATATGTATTAAAAATTCTAGCCACTTTAATTTCTAAACCATATTGTCTATGATAATCAAAGAACAAAGTCTCCGCACAACGCTTCCCCTCATCGTAACAAGATCTGATACCTATAGGATTAACATTCCCCCAATATGTTTCTATCTGAGGAGAGATAAGTGGATCTCCATATATTTCGCTAGTAGATGCTTGTAAAACCTTAGCTCCTGTTTTTCTAGCAGATTCCAGAACATTAATAGTCCCCTGCACATTAGTCTTTATAGTTTTAACTGGATCATATTGATAATAAAAAGGAGAAGCAGGACAAGCAAGATTATATATCTCATCTGCCTCAATAATAAAAGGATCACATATATCGTGTCTTATTATCTCAAAATTATCCAACCGGCATAAATGATCGATATTTCTTTTACTACCTGTAAAAAAATTATCCAGACAAATAACGTCATTTCCCTTTTCTAGCAAAATTTCGCAGAGGTGAGAACCTATAAACCCACCTCCCCCAGTCACTAAGCTTATTTTATTCATGGCCTTCATCGTCCTGTTTATCTCCCTCTCCAAACATACTTATTTTCCAATCCTTGAACTCTTCAGCCAAACAATCTGTTTTCCAGTCTAACCTCTCTTCTGGGCCAATCAAGCTACTAATAAAATTCTGAGATCTATTTCTTATACCATTTAAACCATGAGTTAATTTTAAAAGATGTAAATCCTGATCATCTTTTCCCTGTCTAACTTTAGATTCATTATACCAAATATGAGCATTTATCTGGGCCAATACTACAACCGCCCTTATTAAATCTCCAGAAATTTTAATGTCTTTTTCTTTTATAATATGATCTAAATCATTAACAATGTGTTTCATCTCTTTACCATAAGTCTCTTTACGCTCAGTAATAAAAACTTCTTTTAATTGATGTATAGTTAATCTATCTATTAATTCCGAAAATGTAGGAAGAAATTTTCTAACCATCTCCACCCTCCTTATAAATAATTTATTATTTTTTTATTCTTTTATACCATTCTACTGTTTTTCTTATACCTTCTTCTAATGATGTTTGAGGATTAAACCCCAACATTTTTATGGCCTTATCAATATTTATTGCTCTCCTGGGAATCATAGTGGGCTTAGATTTATCAAAAACGATATTAGCATTTTCATATCCATCTATTTTCAGAATTACATCCAATGTTTTTTTAATAGTATGAGATTCACCAGATGCTAAATTAATAATATCAAAACCATCTACTTTCTCCATGGCCAGAATTAGTCCATCTACCATATCAGATATATAGGTTATATCTTTAGAATCAAGACCATCGCCCCAAACTCCTATAGGATCATGTCTCTCTACAACTCTTCTTATCAAAGCTGCTGTAGAATGTGATGTTTCCCATTCATAATCATCATATTCTCCGTACAAATTACCCACTCGTGCAACAATAGTAGTCATAGGATTTTTAATTTTGGTAGAGTACATTTCGCACATAACTTCTGAAAACTTTTTCATAGATGCCACGCAAAAATATTTATGAAAAAATTCTCCATTATCATCCTCTTCCTTAAGGGGAAAATCTACCAATGGATAAACTGTAGTACTACTAACAAATAAAAACTTCTTCACTTTGGCATGATAAGCTGCTTCTAGCATTAAAGTGTTTATCAGTACATTAGGAGTGACATGTGCTAATGGATTATATTCCATTACGGCTGCTCCAGACGTATTGGCGGCACACATAAAAACATAATCCTGATTTTTACAAATCTTATTACAAAAATTCTTATCTGTCAAATCCCCCCATACAAAAGAAATATTTTCATTTTCGAATTGAGGACCTTTACGATGTAAAGTTGCCTTAACATTAGCCCCTAGATCTACTAATCTTTTAATTAAATTTGTTCCTATAAAACCACTTCCACCAGTTACTAGTATCTTCTTACCTTTTAACATTTTAACTCCTTATTAAGTTATTTCCCCTGTCATGTCTCTTTTAGACAAAATGGGATCAGATATAGGCCACCAAACATTAAAACGAGGATCATCATACTTTACTGTAAATTGATTAGCCATACCCTTATAAATACAAGATTGCTTATAAAAGAACATTGCCTCTTCACTCATGACTACATATCCATTCCCATGTTTTGGAGGGATCAAGAGTTGTTTTTTATTTTCTCCGCTTAATACAAAAGGTTGATACTTTCCAAAATTAGAAGAATCTTTATCATAATTTAAAACATTAACATACATTCTGCCATATAAACATGTTACTAATTTCCATGTCCTATCATCACCATGAAAGCCCCTCAAAACATGACGAGAAGACACGGCAATATTATCTTCTAAGAATTCTATTTCTTCACCTACAGCTTCTTTTATAGCTTTTGTATAATCTATTTTATTATATAGCTCTTCATAGGTTCCCCTATGATCCTCAAAACTAGAACGATCAAATAAAAAAACATTATCCATACTTGTAGTTTGTGCTATCATATTTAAACAACCTCCTCTGCAAAATAATTCTTTCTACTTTTATATTCTTCAGAATTGTCAACAAACCATTCCCAAGTTTTTCTCAAGCCTTCCTCTAATGATGTAGATGGTTCATAATGAATCAGTTTTTTAGCAAGAGATATATCCATTACTCTTTTAGGGAAACCTGAGGGTTTAGTAGTATCAAACTCATAATTAAAGTTTAAAAAACTTTTCAAGGTTTCTACTAATTCTCTAATAGTAACACCTCTCCCACTCCCTAGATTAACAAATTTACTATCTGTTCCATAATATAAAGCTTGAATTATTCCTTCTGCGACATCTCTACTGTAAGCAAAATCTCTAATGGCAGAACCGTCGCCCCATATAACAACAGGATCTTCCTTGTTATAAATTCTCTGCATAAGAGTAGGAATAACCATAGCGTTCTCAGGATCAAAGTTGTCTCCTGGTCCATAAATATTGGCTGGCCTAACAATAGCAAAATTCTTCAAACCATATTGAATGTCATAGGCTTCAATTTGTTTTTCTGCCATTCTCTTTGCCCATCCTGGAAACATATCCATAGGAGGACCATCGAGATTATTATCTTCTTTAAATACCTCTGCGCTTGAATATGCTCCCACAGAGCTAGTGTACACAATCTTTTTCACATTATTATAACGACAAGCCTCTAACACATTCGTATTCATCATAAGCAATGGAACAAAAAAGCTAGCCGGTTTTTCTTTTGTTACTTTTACAGACCCCTTAATCCCCGCGATATGAAAGACATAATCAACATCTTTAGTCCATTTCAAACATAAAACATAATCATTCAAATCACCTACTATATGATGAGCGCCTGGAACTCTTATGTTATGATCTAAAGACACAATAGAAACCTTAGCACCAGCATCTATCAATATCTTAACAACCTGTCGGCCTATTAAACCCGTTCCTCCGGTCACTAAACATTTCTTATCTCTAAAACTTTCTAAAATATCTTTCTCGATCATATTGATATCCTACTATTTCTTTCTTACATTAACTAGAATCGGCTCTTTCCAATCAAAAGCTATAACCCATGCCCAATAACGAACTCTGCCCTCTATTAACTCATAGTCATAAAATCCTGTAGGGTCATCAATGGGAGAAACTTTAACTGGATTACATTTTTTATCTTCTTTTATTCTTTCAGACAACTCAACAGGACTAGGAGCAAATTTCATATCATTAGCTACAGCTTCTTCCACTGTCTTATATACTTTTCTATTACCTCTTCCTCCATCATCAACTCTTATTTTTTCTGGATACACATATATTTTTTCTTTCTTAAAGACCCTGCCTATATCAGAAAAATCTTTTTCTGACATATCAAAATCAGAAGCTCTAGAATTATCTTCAATATGAGAGATATTAGTACTAGCAGGAATAGCCACTACTGAATCATTATGAGTTAACCAATTTAAAATAAGCTGAACAGAAGTTATGTCGTATTTGTCTATATATTTCTCAAAGATAATTTTTTCTTTATTATTGCCATAAAATTGTCCCTGATCTAAAGGGCTATAAGCTATCAGCGTGATATCATTTTTGTCGCAATAAGAAAGAATTTCTTCCTCCACCCCTCTTTCAAAGAGATTATATTCAAGTTGCATAGAAACAATGTCATATTCAAAATTATTACGAGCTTTTACAAACTCTTTAAAAGAAAAATTACTAACACCAACATGTTTAATTTTACCTTCCCTAATAAGCTTACCCATAGTCCACATAGTTTCTCCTATGGGGATTTTATAATTCGGCCAGTGGATCTGATATAGATCTATACAATCTATACGTAATCTTTTTAAGCTTTCTTCTGCCGATTTTATAACATCATTAGAAGATAAATGCTCTGGTGACACTTTTGTAGCTATAACTATTTTATCCTTTTTATGTTGTGGAATACTTCCTATAAGTTCTTCAGCATGACCATTACCATAAGATTCAGCAGTATCAAAAAAATTAATCCCACAATCTATGGCTTTTTCTATAGCTCTTTTACATTTTTCATCATTAGAAGTATCTGGCTCTAGATAACCGCCTATCCCCATTGACCCGAAACCAATAGAGGATATATTTATATCAGTATTGCCTAATTTTTTATATTTCATTTTTTCTCACATTATTAATAATATCTAAATACCATGCATCAGGAGATATAAATGTGGCCTTTGCCCCAGGAGTAGTAAGCTCCCCAACGCTACCCGAAATCATATTCTTGATAGAATTTTTTATACCATTATTAAATTCCTGAGATAATATAAGCTTATCCGTATAGATATCATGATTATCTTCTAATTCCATTTCGTCCTTCAGGGACCATATATGCAGATTAGCTTGTGACATCAAAATTATCTGTCTTATTAGCTTGGGTGTTAATTTTATATCTTTCTCATCTAACACGTAATCTATATCATGCGCTAACTTTTTTATTTCTCCCGACCAATCAGCAGATAATAACATTTCTTTTATCTGACAAATAGATAACTTATCTATTAACTCAGCAAAAGTAAAATTAACTTTTTTTACAAGCTTATCGTCCATCCTTCTAACCCATCCACATTAATATTTGTTTTAATATCAACTGTATTCGACTCATCTACTTCCTGCATAATAATATTTTTAATTCTATTTCTAATACCATTTAACTGATGAGACAATATGAGATGCTTCCCATAATCTTCACCAGAGCTTTTTTTCATTTTCTCTTTCTCTTTCCATATATAAAGATTAATTTGAGACAAAATAATAATTAACCTAATAAATGTTGATGATGGTTTAATATCTCTCTTTTCTAAATCTACATTTATATCATGCATTAGATAACCAATCTCTTTTTCAAAATCATCTATCTCTGCAATATTATCAACCTCTTTAATTTGCTGTATAGACAAATTATCAATCAAATCTGAAAAAGACAAATGACATTCTCTTCTACCCACTAACACACTTCCCCACTTTTCTACTAGCTATGAATTTATTATTTTTATACCATTCCATAGTCTTTTTGATGCCTTCTTCCAAATTAACTCTAGGAACAAAAGAAAGCAAGGCCTTAGCTCTATTCGTATCAAGTATTCTTATCCTGTCACCAGAAGGCTTACTACTATCCCATTTCACTTCTATCTCTTCCGGCATCAAATCGACAAGAGTTTCAACTAATTCTTTGATAGAAATTCCTCGTCCACTTCCTAAATTTATAGGAGTACAGGGAGGAGCATCTTTACATGCCATTAAAATTCCATCTACAACATCATCTACAAATATAAAATCTCTTTCAGCAGTCCCATCTCCTGCTATTTTCATGGGGTTCTCCCCATTTACCGCTCTACTAATTAAGGCCGGAATAACCTGTGCTGTTTCGGGATCGAAATCATCATAAGGACCATATACATTTGACAATCTTACAATCCTACCTGCGTCCCATCCATATTGAAGCATATATGCTTCCGCTTGAGCTTCTCCGACTCTCTTAGCAATCCCGGCAAATCTATCATTAGCATGGGGAGGACCATCCCAAACTGAATCTTCGTGCCGTACTGAGAGATTGGGGTATTCACAAATACTACCAACAAACAAAAACCTTTTGACATTAGCTAATCTAGAAGCTTCCATCAAATTAGTATCAGCCATCAACAATGGAACGAAAGTACTAGCAACTTTCGATTCCCCTATTTGTGTACTCCCCTTTACACAGACTAAATTAAAAACATAATCGTAATCATGAACTAGGTCCTTACAAGCTTGGAAATCAGTTAAATCTACATATAAATTATAAACATCATATCCCTTAAAAACAGCCATAACCCTTTCCACTGAATCAATAGAAGCGACTGTTACATATGCCCCCATATCCATAAGCCGCTTAACTAATGGAGTTCCTATAGTTCCACTTCCTCCAGCCACTAATATATTTTTATCTTTATAAAATGAAATAAGATGTTCTGGAAACATATCTATATCTTTCTAATTTAATATTATTCAAACCCATCACCTCTCTTAATGCTACCGTCTCTCCTGGAGAATCCCGATCATTTAACTCGTCAAATCCCAACACGCTCCCCTTAACCAAATAAGGCTTTATAATTTCGAGACATTTTTTAGTAGGCTCATATAAATCAAAATCAAAATAAGCTAAAGATACAATAGTTTCTGGATGCGCCTTTAAATATTCAGCTAATTTCTTAGGGCCATCTCCCTTTAATATCTCAAATTTCTTTATATGAGAAATAGGATTGTCTTTTTCTTGTAAAGTTAAAATGTGTTCTAAATATTTTTCATAGTTGTTAGTTACATTATCTGCCCCATCAACCATCAAAGCAGATTTTCCATCTTTTTTATTAATATTTATAAAACCTTCAAAAGTATCAAAAGCTAATATCTTTCTATGTCTATTAAATGGCTCATATATACCTCTCAATGCAGCTAAAATAGATGCGTTTTGTCCCCACCGAGTACCAAATTCTATAATAATTCCATGCTTATCAATTATCTTGTTATATAAAAAATCAAAAAACAAAATACGAGAAAGATTTTTAGAATTTAGAAATAACCCCAGATTAGATAAAATTTCATCATCAGGAAGAGGGTTCTCCTTAAAAGCAGTAAGCATTTCATTCCTAGCTTCTTCCTCTTTATCGCTACTAAAATCTATATTTCCCAATTTTGTTTTACTCATTTTATAATTTTTCCCAAACAGTTATAGAATAACCATCTCCCAATAGGCTTCCACATGGGACTCTCACCATTTTAATTATTTTAATTATTTTCTCTTTTTCCATCCTCATTAATTTTGTAAAGAAACCTTTCAAATAATTTCTATTATTTTCTAACTTACAAATAATATAATCAGTCAAATTAGTGTCAGTATCATAAAACTCTAACATCGAATTGACATGTACATGTCTACTAAAAGGCTTGTCTAGTAAAAATTGTAAAAAATCACCATATCTATTGCCTAGTTGTTCCAATGCTCCCAAAGTAAAGCTAACCCCGCCATCTTGAACTAAAAAATCATTATCAGGATAAAACATATCAAAAATGCCACCATGAATATCATAATGAAATTTATCTCTGATAAGATTAATGATTGCTTGCGGTTGGCGGACCCAATCAACACCATAATAACTTTTTTCTGGAGCCATCTCACAAAAAGATAACAAATTAGCACATGAGCCACAACCGAACTCGTAGATATTATCCTTGTCTTTTAAAAATGAATCAAAAACAAATGCTCTTATTAAATCTACAAAATTTTTCTCAAAATTATCATCCACTGATCTCACATAATCTCCAAACAAACGAATAGGAGAACCGCTCCTGAAATACTGAGGAGCCAAAGCAGCTTTGTCATACCCACTCTCAATAAAATTATCTTGTATTTCCCCCCAACCCTTCTCCCATTTTTCTTTTTTACCTTCACCAGATTTAGTAAAAATCTCTGCATCTATTCTTTTTATGAGTTCAAGTATTATTTTATCTCTTTCCCTCCTATCAATATGCCTATACCTAAAATCCCTATTATTAATTATATTAACACAGGATAATGGCATCTCATTTTGATCAATATCAAAAATCATAGAGAAATCTTTAACGGTAAGATTGTGAATGTTTTCTCCCACTTTATTATTTTTCCACAAAAGATAAAATAGATTTAATTATACTATCTTTATCGAGTCCATATTCAGAACGAATCCAATTTCTGTCCCCGTATTTTTTACAAAATTCATCTGGCAAAGATATTTTCTTTAATGGCTTATATATATTATTCTCAACCATAAGCTCACTTATTATACTTCCCAATCCACCGATACAAGAATGCTCCTCCACCACAACTACTCTTTTAGAACCTGATATTATTCTAGCTGCTTCTTTATCATTAAATGGTTTAATCCTAAATACATCTCTATAAGTAGTGAATACTCCTTCTTTATGAGTTAAATATTCTGCTGCTTCTATTACATCATACATGTTAGTCCCAGTAGAAAAAATTACAACATCTGGTTTCCCATAAGGACCACATATTCCAAGACTAAACGGAACTGAGTCCTTATTTGGTTCTGGAAAAATAAAGTTATCATATTCTGGCAAGGGAGAATAATCACCCTTATCTAATCTAATATATGTTGGACCATCATTCTCATATGCCTTCTGAGCAACATAAGAATTCATAACTGGACCTGAAGGACTATATATAGTTAAATTAGGAAGAGTTCTCATGATCGCGATATCATTAAGAGAATGATGAGTAGGCCCATCATTACTAAACGTAAGACCAGCCCCGATACCAATAATTGTAACAGGTAAATTCATGCAACATAAGTCAATTTTTATCTGCTCAAAACACCTTTCTGTTACAAATGGAGTGATAGTATAAACACAAACTTTTTTGCCAGCTTTGGCTAACCCAGCCGCTACACTTATCATATTCTGTTCAGCTACGCCAACATTGATAAATCTACGCCCCAGTTTTTCTTTAAACTTAGATAAACTAAATGCCCACATATCAGCAGTAAGAAAATAAAAATTATCATCATCTTTAACTAAATCATATAATCTGTCAAAAAATGCGTCTCTAAGGTCCATTTATTTCCCTCCTAGCAATTTCTAATTGTTCATCATTAGGAACTCCGTGATGCCATTTGGGAACATTCTCCATATAAGATATCCCCTTTCCCTTAACAGTATTAGCTATAATAACCAATGGTTGATATGGATTAACTTTCTTACCCTTCTTAATATATTCAATTATCTGTTTTACATCATGGCCATTAATATTACAAACTGCCCATCCACACTGACGAAGCCGACCTCCCAAATATTGTAATGAACAAGAATCCTTCATAAAATCAGTGGCGCAAATATTATTCTTATCTATAATTAAAATTATATTATTTAAACTGTGTTGAGCAGCAAATAAAATAGATTCCCAAACAGATCCCTCATTACATTCTCCATCCCCCATCAGAACATATATGTCCCCTTTTTCTTCATCATTTATTCTAGCCAATGCCATACCACAAGCGACACCAAGACCATGACCTAAGGACCCAGTATCAAATTCAACTCCCTTAATATTTATATCTGGATGGCCTCCCAATGGATTCCCATTTAAATAACATTCTTCATAATCCTTATCATTTATATATCCCAAATCATGCAAAATAGGATAGAACGCCATAGAAACATGTCCTTTACTTAAAATAAATTTATCATCTTCCTCAAGAATTCCACCATAATAAAGGGCCACCAATATTTCCACACATGAAAGAGCACCTCCGACATGTCCTTTCTTAGATCTATATAATATATCTAAGATCTCATTTCTTAACCATTTACATTTATCTTCCAGCATTAAAATGGACCTTTAAATTTATTTTCATAATTATAAAATTCTTCACCTTCCACATTAATAGAAGATAAACCGAACATCTTTTCAACTGTTCTAATAATATCAACAGAATCAGGATAAAACTCATTTTCTAGATGTCTAGCCGTAGGACAAGGAGTGTGAGCGAAACCCATTCTTTCTATAGGGCAATCTAATAACCGGAAACAACTACTATATATTGTCGCTGCCAGTTCCGCACCAAAACCGCAGTGAACCCAGTCATAATCTGCTATTATACATTTACGAGTTTTGCTAACAGACTCAACCATTGGTTTCAAATCTACAGACGATATACACCTAGCATCTATTATCTCAACAGATATCCCGTACTTCTCTAAAACTTGAGCGGCTCTCAATGCCTCGACATTCATCCACGAGGTAGCTATAATAGTAACATCCTCTCCGTCCCTTATCTTGCTGGCCTTATCTAGGGGAACTCTAAAACTCTTTTCTTCTACTTCTCCCTCCTGGAAATATAACCACCTATGTTCCATAATCATAACCGGATTATCATCACGAATAGCTGCTATCATCATTCCCTTTACATCTCTTACAGTTGTGGGCATCACAACTTTTAAACCTGGGATATGAGCGAAAATAGATTGCATAGTTTTAGTATGTTGACATCCCTGCCCCCAACCCCTACCTATAATATTCCTTATTACGATAGGAATTTTCAATTTACCATCAGACATATATCTAAAACTTGATATTTGATTAATTAATTGATTCATAGCTAGAAGAGAAAAGTCAACTCTCATATGAACAAGGATAGGTCTCAACCCATTAATTGCTGCTCCAAGAGCAAACCCTGTTAGACTATCTTCAGATAAAGGAGTATCAAAACACCTATCTTTTCCAAAAGTTTCTTGCAATCTTTCAGTTGTGCCAAAAATCTTCTTACAATCAGGAACGCCTATGCCATAAATAAAGACATTCTTATCCCTTTCCATTTCTTGATAAATAGCCTCGTTAATTGCTTCTTTATATGTTATTTTTTTATCTCTCATAATTACTCAAATAAAACATTATTATAAAGTTCACTAACATCTGAAGATTCTGATACCTTAGCAAATTCCAAACTTCTATATATTTGCTCATCTATTTCTTTATTTACTTTTTCTATGTCCAAATCCGGATGATCTTTAAGCAACAAATCTCTTGAATATTCTAAAGGATCTTCTACCTTATTCAACTCATCTCTACTACGATACCCAGCTTCCCAATCATCGCATACTCCAACATGTTCCAGACATCTAAGATAATTAAATGACATGAAATGAGGTCGATTAGTTGCCCTTATATCTTCTACTATTTTTTTTGTATCATGATAAATATGATCAACTTTTGTAGTTTTGTAATTATGCACAGTTAACCTGAAATTATCCATAAAGTCACATATATCATCATAACCATGTCTTTCTTTTTTTGAAGTACACACAGCTAAATCATTATCTTCATACACAAATAGAACTGGAAGTTGCCATAAAGATGCCATATTTATACTTTCCCAAAAATTCCCCTCATCAACAGCCCCGTCCCCAAAGAACACAACCACTACTCTACCATTTTTTTTCATTTTATTAGCAAACGCTGCCCCAGTCGCTACAGAAATATTGCTAGCAACGATAGCAGATGATGACATATACCCCTCTTCAGGACAAGCTATATGCATAGAACCAGCTTTGCCTCTAGCCTCTCCAGTTTTTTTCCCATACATTTCTGCAAAAAAGCCATGAGTATCTCTTGTTTTAGCCAGATATGGAGCATGAGTGCGATATGTAGTAAAAATTTGATCGTCATCATTCAAAGCTCCTATAATTCCAACTGATATAGCTTCTTCTCCTCTCGACATATGCATAGGAGTTTTCATTTCATCATCAAAATAATTATCTATTATTACACTCTCTGCTTTTCTAATTAAATAAATCTTTTTATACAACTCCAAACTCAAGTCCCACTTTTCACTTGTCCTGCCCTGAGAAATAGTAGTCAACTTCTTATCATTAACATATGTTGCAACTGGATCAGATCTCTTAGACCTTGCCACTACAATGCATCTCTCCACCTGTCTTTTTGTTGCCCTAATAATTCTGTCAATTCCATATTTTTCTGAAGAATTTAATCTCCATTCACACCACAAAGAAGAAAATAAAGCTGCATCTCGAGCTGCTAGAGATGGACTAATAGAACCATAACCTTCATTATTCTCTACTGTTCTAACTTCTTTTACATAAATAGATTGCCCGCCAGCTTCATAAAGACGCATAGCAAAATCTTCAGCATAATAACTACAAATAAAATTCTTATCAATTCCACCTAACTTGAAATATGCTTCCTTATGGAACATTAAACCAGCCCCATTAGGGAGAAAAGGACAATAATAACCCCTGCTTAAATGTTTACCACTACGCTTACCAAAAAAGAACCTACTAGGACTAGCTCTTTTACATATCACAAATTTATCTATCTTAGGCTTATAAATATAACGACCCAATGCACCTGCTGAAAAATTATATTCATTATTACCTAATTCTATCAAATGATCATATAAGCAATCTAATGCATTCTTATTGGGATAACTCAAATCATCACCACTATTAAAAATAAAATCTCCTCTGGCCTCCAACATTCCTATATGAAAACACTGAGCTGGTTTTACTTCGGCATAAATATATCTAAAATTTTCAGGTAGTTCAAAATCCGGTCTTATATGTCCAATAAAAATAACTTCAAATGGTATATAATTCTCTTGTAAGCCATCATAATACTCTTTCCAAAAATCTATTTTAATAGCTGGAGAAACAACACTTACTATTGGTTTTATATAAGAACACATAAAAATTACCCTTTACCATTTTTTAAACAAGATAAAACTTCATTTATTTCCAAATTGGCTCTATAGGCTGAAACCTTATCTATTTTATAAAGTTTTTTAACCAACTGAATCTTATCATTATCAACAATAGAAGTATTAATATATACCACTTCACGCCATTTAGGACTTTTTTTATTAATAATCCTTGCTGGCACAAAAGAACAAGCTGACAAAAAATCATGCACAACATTTAAAAGAGGGATACCCTCATAACATCTTTTAAGCCACATTTCTAAATGAATAACAATAATCTGGTTCATATAATTCTTTACATTCTTCAAGATATCATATTCAGAACCTTGAGCATCTATCTTTAAAACATCAATACCGTGACCACTTTGTTCTATAATCTTAGCAAGGCTCTTACATTTGACAGGCTTAGAATCAACGACTTCCATACAATCAAATTCTATACGATCATCTTTATAATATTTCATATCGGGAACAAAAAGAGAACTATTTTGCCCATCTTTAGTTATATAAAGAATCTTCTCTTTCCCATCTGAAATAGCACAATCATAATAGAAATATTTATCATCTATTACCTTATTGCTTTCAAATCTAGGATCCAAACCGATATACTTTTCTATGTATTTGCGATATCTTTTTTTATCAAAAGGAAAAACAAATCCACCAAAAGCACCTACATCAAAATATATTAACTTACTTATTTCTTGCGTAATATTCTCTCCAGAAATTTAAAGTATCTTTTAATGTAATATCAAAATCAATGGTAGGCTCCCATCCAGTTTCTTTTTTAAATTTATCAACACATGGAATTTGCAATGTCACATCAGATGGCCTTAGTAAAGACTTATCAACTATAACCTTCATATTTTTCGTAGTTGACATCCCTATTAATTTATCCAACATCTCTCTAATAGTCATTGTGAAATTACCACCTATGTTATATACTTCTCCATATTTACACTCATTAACCATCATCCAGTATGCCCTCACTGTGTCCCTAACATCAGCAAATGTCCTAACGCTATCCAAATTACCCACTTTAATAATAGGCTCTTGCAATCCAGCTTCTATCTTTGCTATCTGTTTAGCAAAAGCCGCAACTACAAAAACATCTCCTCTTTTAGGCCCAGTATGTGTAAACATTCTTGACCTAATAGTTTTTATTCCGTAAGAAATCCAATATTGTAACCCAAGCATATCCTCCCCAACCTTAGAAACGGCGTAAGGAGAAGCAGGCTTAAGAGGACAATCTTCTTCTATAGGAATATCTTTTTCATCAACCTGTCCGTACACTTCTGAGGACGAACAAATATGAACAATAGGATCATAGTCTTCCTCTTCTTTTATAATCTTAATCGCCTCTAATAAATTACATGTCCCTATCACATTTGAATCCAATGTGGCGGCAGGAACATCAAAACTATATGGTACGTAAGACTGAGCAGCCAAATGAAAAATATATTTTGGCATAACCTTCTTAATTATACGATATAAAGAAGAAAAATCTGTTAAATCTCCATGATGAAAAGTTACAGAATCCAGCAAATGCAAAATATTTTCTTTTGGAGATCTCCATCTAGTTAACCCATGAACCTCTACATCTGTTTCTGCTAACAAATAATCTGCTAAATGACTTCCTACAAAACCAGTTACTCCAGTAATAAATGCTTTCATAATTTACTCCCTAACTTTATTAAAATAAAAAATATTTTATTGTTCAACTTCCTTTGCCCCATAAGAGTCCCAGCATTTAACCCTTATTTTTTTCAACACTATGCCAGCACAAACCGCTGCCCTCCGATTGCCCCATAATAATTTATATCCCTTGCTCCCATCAGGAGAGACATATCCCCTTACAACATTAATAAGATTACCATCATTATTATATTCTCCCTGACAATATCCATGTTTTTTTATACTTTCTGTTAATTCTATTAATCGAGAGGCTGATTTAAGAGCCTGATTTCCTTTTTTAAGCCTCCTTGTATGAATATTATCTATATTTTTTTTAGCTATTATAAATGTTTCAATCGCCCATTTTGTCAATACATGATTATCTAAATTCTCCAATACTCCCAAACCCATCCTAAGATAATCCCTAACGAATGTTGCCCATGGAGAATTACCAATTCTAAGAACATTATCTCCATCTTCCCTCCAATATTTCAAAAAAGGATCTTGCCATTCTCGATAAGGATAATATAATGATTCTATATCTATAACCTTTATCTTTTTAGGAATCTCTGAAAATATCTTGGCTCTTTTTTTTCTTCTGCCTATCCTGGCTAAATGCTTCGGCAGTTTTCGAATAAACCTGGCCCTATATTTAGCCCTTTTTCTTGCCCTTCTTCTTGCTTCTTTTTTTTCTTTTTCGCTATCCATTGTAATTAACTTAAAAAGTGCATTTAAAAATAGATCTACGGACATGATCTCTTATATTGCCTATAAATTCTATTTTTTTAGCTTTAACATTCAAAGACAGTACTTCCTGTAATTCTTCTCGACTATTCCTTCTATGTCCTTCAAACCAGCAGGTATCTCCACAATAACGATTGATTATATTCCATAAAACATTTTTGTCCTTAACATGATGATAAATAGAGAGAGCAAATATATAATCAAATTTTTCTTCTCCCAAAACTCCTGCAATCGACTCAAAACCCTGTTTGTTTAGATCATAACTAATAAGAGATATGTCACAATTATGTCTAGAAAAGATATTAGAAGAAGCATTTAAAAGAATAGAATTTTTATCTAGCCCGACAACACGACCAGCTCCCCTGATTTTAGCATTATGGCACATGGCCCCCAAATTACATCCTATATCTAATACTGATTTTCCCTCAAAATCATTTGGTAGCTTCATAAATTTGCATCTTGCTTCCGTATCTCTAGTCCCTTTTATAAGTCCAATTGTTTGATAAGGCTTTTTTCGATGTTTCTTATTAGTAAGTTTTGCTGCTTTCAAAATTTCCTTTTTATCCTGATCACTTAAATCTATTTTTTTCATACTTATTACCTTTTTAATATATCGATTAATACTTCTAAGCACCTATAACAATTCAGATAGATTGTGAATTATCGTAATATTTTTATCTGCAAAATAACTTCTCCAGTCATACATATTCGTGTACCCGCTAACAAAAATAAAATCCATGTTATTCTCAACCGATACTTCATAATCATATTTCGCATCACCCACAAAGATAGCTGGTTCTAAATAGCCCTCCTCTCTTATAGATGAAATTATTTCATTCTTAGTTCTTGGGCTACCATAAACTCCCTTAAAATTTTTATGCAACCCCCTAAGACGTAAAACATTATCCACTTCTTCTTGCTTCCCTCCAGAAACAACAAATATATCCTTCCCACTACCTATAACTCTCGCCAGAAACTTCAATGCCCCCTGAGTTTCCCTACAACCAGTTAATAAACGAGCACATTCTTTACCAAATTCATCTACTAACATTTGCACTGTTTTGTCATTAATATCTTCTTTTAAAACTTCAAAAACAAATTTATTTATTTTTTCATACCTTGTAACCCCTCCCATCTCCTTATGTAGCATTACAAACTTGCGAGCTGCACACTCTCCGTATAGCATACCTATTCTATGAAAAGCTTTAGTTTTAACCCAATTCGAATCAATCAAAACTCCATCGCAATCAAAAAACCATGTATTATATTTTGTTAAGTCCATAATCTTTGCTGTATCCCCCTTTTCAAAAATTCTCTACATTTTTCTTCCATAAAAACAGCGTCAGTCCCCACAGCTATCATCCGATAACCTTGAATAGTAGCTTCTTTAATTTTTTCCACAGTTGGCCTCACTACATGAATACCCATAGGTATATTATGCTCTTTAGACCTTTCTTGATAAAAAGATAAAATATTCTTATAATCTTTGCTTTCAAAATCGCCTGGCTTACCGAGAGAACCAGATAAATCATATGGGCCAATAAAAGTTCCATCAATCCCCTTAACACTCAAAATAAAATCTAAATCTACCATCGCATCAACATGCTCAATCTGAAGAATAATAGAAATCTCATTATTGGCATTTCTCACGTAATTATCAAAATCGCTTCCGTACCAATTAGCACGACTATAACCAAAACTTCTTCTTCCAAGAGGAGGATATAAAGCCTCTCCTACCGCCTGCTCAGCCTCACTATGATTTTTTATCATCGGTATAATTAAACCCTTGGCCCCGGCGTCCAAAACTCTGTGAATCCATATATAATCATTCTTAGGAATCCTAACTATAGGAGTTATATCAAACCTTTCAATAGTTCTTATAAGATTAGTCATGGACTCCATACCAATAACCCCATGCTCCATATCTATACAAATCCATTTAAGATTATTATTACAATTATTGGCCATTATTTCAATAATAGCAGGATGAGGTATTTGTATCCAAGCCCCAAAACAAGCCGAATTGTTTTTCAAAGAATCTTTTAATTTATTCAAAATCTTCCTCCGTAACTAAATTTAATGGCTCTGCTCCATTTAAAACTCTAATACAATTTTGAGCTGCCCCCAGTTCCATCAAAAATCTAGAATTTCTATCTGAAGCTCCAATATGAGCAGTAAAAAGGACATTATCATATTCTCTCAAACCACCATCATAAGGTTCATTTTCAAATACATCTAACGCTGCACCCCCTAAATGATGATTATAAATACAACTCTCTAAATCTTTCTCATTTAATATAGGACCTCTCGATGTATTAACGATATAAGATCCCTTTTTCATACTCGACATATCGTTGAGAGTTACAAAATGATAATTTTTTTCATTCAAAGGAATATGGATAGTAACCAAATCGCTTTTTTCAAACAACTCATTTTTATTTACCCACTTAATCCCATCTATACCAGCATTCGGTTTTATATCACAAGCATATATATTTTTAGGATTAAATGGTTTTAATCTTTCTATAACTCTACTACCTATTCTTCCTACTCCCAAGACACCTATTGATAAATCTCTTATAGATGCCCCAAGAATACGATTCCATCTCTTATCTCTTACCGATTTATCAGAAATAACAATGCCCCTAAACAAGTTTATTATTTGAGCAATAGCTAGATCTGCCACAGAATCACAAGGAGCATTAGGGGTATAGGCAACTGTAATATTATTTTTCTGACAATACGGAAAATCTATACCATCTAAACCAGATCCCACTCTTGAAATAACTTTCAATTCTTTGAAATCCTTAATAAATTCACCTGCATATGATTCCGTTCCAGCTATAACCCCATCTATGCCGTCCAATAAATCTCTCACTTCTCCCTTTTTTATTCTTCTCCCTAGTGAATTATAAGTTATATTCCATCCTGTTTCATTAAGAAGCTTAACTGGCAAATCTCCACATAAACCAAATGGATAAGTAGCTATAAATATATTCATATAGATCTATCCTCTCCCTTTATAGTAGAGCGTTTTTTTATTATTTCCACAATCCTATTTCTATCTTCTGGAGTGTCCACACTAATGCTATCATGCTCAGTATATCTCATATGTATCTCTATGTCATTTTCTATCAATCTGTTCAACCCTATGCCCTCCATATTTTCCAATGGTGATGATTTTAAATAGCTATATAGTTTTAACATCTCCCCAGAAAATGCATATACTCCTATTTGTTTTATTATCTTAACATCATCATTCGTTCTTTTTGTTTTCTCATCATGATATGGTATAGAATATCTAGAAAAATATAGCGCCTTTTGATTCCTTGACACCACAACTTTGACAGCATTGCTATCATACATATCGTAAGGATCATGCACCTCAGTATAAAAATTAACAATTGAAGGAGACAAATCCACATTTAATGTTTCGGTGTTGAATAAAGGCTCATCTCCCTGAATAACAATATACCTATCCGCAAATGTCCCGCTATCTTCCAATCTTTCAACAACTTCTGCTGCCCTGTCTAGACAATCTGTATGACTATCCTTAGTCATTATAAAAGGAATAGAAAAATCCGTACATTTTCTAGCTATGTCTGAACTATCAGTAGCAACAAAAACTTTGTCCCATTTATCCCAGACCATAACGGAATCATAGACACGTTTTATCATTGGCATCCCCAGGATATCACACAAAGGCTTACCTGGAAAACGAGAAGACTGATAACGAGCAGGTATAATACCTATATATTTCATTTTTTACTTTACCTCCTTTAATATTCCATTAACATAAAAACTATCAAATTTAGTTGGTGTTATAATTTTAAAATCTATCCCATATTCCCATAAAGAAAACAAACATTCATCTACTAACCTATCCTTCTCTAGACATTCTTTCCAAGTCGCATCATCAGTATACCCGTCCCCATAACAATGATGATTTTCTTCTTCTTTATCTAATTGACCTTTTGGATGCAAAGTAAAACCATCCATACCAACCACATATATATTTTCTGCCCCCATCAAATGAGCTAACATAATAGCTAAAGCACCAGCTGTCCTAAAATGACCAGATATCTTCCCATCCTTATACCCAATACTCTCTTTTCTCGCCTTTAACAATCTAAATGTATAATCAACAACATAATAATCTCCATCATAATGACGTTTTATAAGCTTCTCTGGCATACCAATACCAAATAAAAATGAAGATTTCTTATCAACACATTGACCCAAATCTCGATATCTTTGTTTATTTGTCCATAAATGATAATCAGGAGTACACAATGAAGACATATAATTTATTCCTATAGTTTTTATATTTTTCTCAATTATTAAATTAAGTATCTCATCCTTATATTTTTTTATAGATGAACCACTACCAATAACTATAATATCTTTACCTTTTTCTATGCCCTCACACTTTTTAAATTCTATCATTATATATTACTTCTCCTGACAAATTTATAAAAACTTATATCATATTTATTAATTTCCTTTAACAAATCTTGAATACTTTTATCTTCCCAAGGAAACTTAATAGAGCGTTTTGAAACCCTCTTCATTACTTCACCATATTTTCTAAGTCCATAATAGTCGCATAGTCTTATTTGATCCTTGTGCCCATTATCAACATATCCTACAAAATCTATTTTTTCTTTTATATTGTATTTAGCAACTTGTAACATTTCTTCCATATCTTTATCCGTATTGTGCTCTTTGCGAGCATTCCATCCAAACATACCATGATAACCAAAATCCTTATCTGCACTATATTTCCTTGTGGCTACAGATTTAACATTTTCTTTTTTCTCCAGCCCAGATATCTGTTTAACCATCAAATTACATGCTACTTCTTTTTCCAAGCACCAATTCATAAATCTCTTTAAATCTCTTTTATTCCTATTAAACAATTCACTTCCCCAAGAATCCTCTGATTCTATCCCATGATAAAATTGAGATATCCACCTTTGCACTGGATCTCTAAGAAAAGTAAAATAAGAAAATTCTTCAGTATCAAATTGTTTATGCACTCCATATGGGAAATGTCCAGATATAATATCTGGAACATGTCCTTTTTTTGCGAAATATTTAAACCAAAAACTAAATTTTTGATTTTTCAAAATATAATTAATAGAGCTTCCTGATGTTTTCTGTATATGTAGAAAGATAATCACTAGTTCCACCTTCCGGTTAGGGTAAGGTGTCTCTCGTCTCTATGAATATCCATTTTTCTATTTTTAGCAAAATATTCCTTGTTAAAATCAGTTCTTTCCGTGTCCATGCCAGTTAAAAATTTTTGTTCTATAACTCCATATTTAGAAATTAAATTCATTAATTTAAAAATATTAAAAGGGGTACTATAATATTTTTTCTTACGAATATACTTTGATTCCAAATCACCATTCTTCCCCATCCTCCACATAAACAAATTAAAATAAAATTCCTTACTCACTCTAGAAACCTCTTTAATCGTCTTGCAAATATTAGGAGAATGCTCTATAACAGAACTCATATATATTATATCAAAAGATTTTTCTTTAAAAGGAAGCTCAACCATGTCCGCTTTATAAACCTTAACATCCTTAACTTCTCTCGCCATATCTAGAAAAAAATCTGATATGTTAGCTGTACTATATGATATATAAGGAGCTTTTTCTAGGATAAGACAAGCCTCCCTCATTTCTCCCCCGCCTACTTCTAATATATTTTTTATATCCTTTCTCCTTATAATATAATTAACATATTCTTCCCTACAGGGATGATACCTATTTGTATTAATCCATTTTACCTTACCAACCTTATAGTTGTTCCATTTTGTTGTATATTCATGTTCCATAATTTTATTTCCTATAAGCTCTTATATCTTTCGTGTACCTTGCCATAACACTGATTAGTACCTGGCATCTCATCTTCAGCCAAAATAACCCTAACACGATCAATTCCCAATGCTAATAATGCCCCTATCCTATGATGTCCCATAAATACCTCAGGAGATTTAATAGAAATATTCTTAACATTGTACCTTGAAACCACCAATGGGATATCCAACAAAACTATATAATTATTATTATATCCATTTCTTAAATACCCCTCCTTAATAGAATCTAACAAGTGAATCTTTCTCATAGAAAGATATTTTTTACCATTTACGATACAACTAGCAATATGATATTTCGTATTCTCATAATTTTCTTCCATCCATTTAAGACCCCGGCTATAATACAAAGAAGCGAACTCATAGTGAGGAGAATTTAACATTGATCTATCTATAACCCCATCCGAATTTCTTAATATCTCTTCCATATCTGGAAAATATTGCATATAGGTTTTTTTTAAATCAACTTTGCTAATATTCTTACTTCTTAACCCATATCTTTTCATATAATTAAGTGAGTCTCTTTTTGCTATGATATTCTCCTTTCCCCAATAACAATAGGTTTTTGATAGTTATTCCATCTGTAAACCCTGTATATAGAATAGGAATGTTTTTCTAATATTTCTTTCATCCCCTCTACCCCAGCTTCTTTCTGGTTCTTTTTTACAACCCTTGGGATATTACCTTGTAATACTATAAAGCGATGATTGGGAATATTCTTAATTAAATTACTAAAAACTTTTTCCTGATAAGGCCTCAAATGATACAAAACGCAAAACATCGTTACTATATTAATGGCATTAGATTCAATAATCTCCTCAGTGATATTTAATCTCTTAATTTTCGGTTTCCACTTTTTACCCCTATTCTCAATCATAAATTTTTTATAGAATTCTATATGATCCGTATTCATATCTATTGCCAAAACATCTGCCCCCATCCTTGTCATCTCATGATCATACAATCCCATATTACATCCTATATCTAGGACAGACGGACGATCAAAAAGAGAAAACAACTCATTCATAACTGGCTTAATCCTATTCCAGTTATATACTCCCAGCGCCTCATCTCTTTTCTTTTTAGCATTAACCTCGACACCATCAAAATTATAATAATAGTACCAGTGTTTATCTTTTATAAAAGCTTCTATTTCTTTTTTATTCATAATTCCAATTCTACAATTTTTTTCCTGAATTTCTCCTTCTCATTATCCTTACCAAAATAATGATCAAAATAATCCTTATGCTCTGGACAAAAGAAACGAGAGCCACCGCTCCAGTCTATGTCTAAAATATTAATAGCTGCATTCATAGGTTTTTGATCTCCACCACCTTCATGAGATCCAAATCTAGTAGAATTATGCACACAGCATTCATACGTTAACTTAAGTACCTTTTCATGATCCCTAGGGTGTAATAAATACAAGCCAGCAACCGCTTCTCTATCTGGTATTTTTTTACATCCATATTTCACCATAAGATGTGCCTGTGGCTCACTACACCATTCTTTAAGAGAATTAACATCCGTAACATCTATTTGAGACTTGGAATATTTAGACCTAGATTCTAAATCTTTTCCATGGTGGAACCACGTCTTGCTACATTTGGTTTCAAAAAATTCTGCTGGATTTTTATACCACAGAACATCACCATCAAAATAAATCATATATTTATTTTCAACAGGTTTGGGAAAAGCCTTATATAAAGAAGCTATCTTAAACAAAGAATATTTTCTTTTTCCCTTAGAATACTTCCAAACCACTTTGCTCAAATCCTCATTAATAAGATATATATTTTCCAATTCTGGTAACATTCTTTTAATGCATTTTTTATCATCTTTATTATTTACTGCAAGATGAATATCTGACACCCCAACCCCAGCCTTAATCAAAGACTTAATAGAATATTTAGTATAATTATTTAAGAAGAGCCTGCCAGAACCAGCTGTAACATAATAAAATTTACCCATTATTTACCCTATATTTTAATAACTATTTTTTCAGAACCATGCTTACCCATAGTAGAAGGAGTCCATCCATCAGGAATACACAAGTCCTCTATAAAAGAAAATCTTTTCTTATCTTGGTTTCTTCTTATTTTTTCTATTTTACCTTGCGGCAATATTTTCAAATAATGCTTATTAGGTGGAGGGAAATATTTACCAAATCGCTCATGCCCTCTCACATAAGCACAATCAAATATCATCCCAGCATTAGCCATATAACAAACTGCTCTTTTATATCCATATTTCGAACATCTCTTACCGAACCATAACTCACCATTCATCTTTCCAACATATCTATCTTTGCCGTGTCCCCAGCTAATTGCCTTAGAAGGATATGCTCCAACCTTATTATAAACAGAAACTCTAGTAAATCCATTATCACAAGGGTTCTTGTCCATCATAATGGCATAATTAAATTTAGAATTTATATTCTTTAATTTACCATGCCTATCTTTCTTCCTCTTCCACATTAAATTAGTATTTATTTGAACTACATTATCATTTGAATTAAAAATGTTAATTACATCATCTAATAAATCATCATTCCTATATAAAAATTGAAAATCATCTTGAATCAGATTAACTATATCATATTTACATTTTTTAGCATATTCTATCGTCCAGTTCATAGCTCTATATAATTCGTTTCTTGTTCTGTCCTCAAATCTTTTTACAGTTATATTTTTATTATTTGCTATATTATTAAGATACTCTTCATACCCGTCCTCTATAGAACAATTGTCACAAATAAGAACATCTATCCTATCAAGATCATGACATTCTAAAATAGATTCTATACAATTCTTAAGATAATAAAATCTATTACACGTAAAAATAGCAAATAATATTTTTTTATTCAATTATTCTTTTCCCCAATCTAAATCCTTATTTTTGAAAAGCACATCTCCATAATGACGAAAACTTCCATCAGCATTATAATAAGCAAAAATATTTACTACCTCAAAACAAGGGGCAACTAATTCTATTAATTCAGGCAAAAGAGCCATACCCTCGTACATCTCTTTTTCATTATATTCGCAATAAAGATATCTTGTATTTTTTAATGTCTCTTTAGCTCCATTTATCATGTCCCTTTCTGAACCTTCTACATCAGACCATATAAAATCTATAACTTCTAATCCGGATTCTTTATACCAAGTGTCTAATCTAATTGTTTTAACCTTTATAGGAGAACTATTATATTTTCTCGGTTGTAAACAAGTTGGTTTTCTCAGAGATGAAGAATCCTTATGAGATACATCCAAATAAAAATCTGCTTCCCGTCCCTATCAGATACTGCCATATTATAAAAAGTGCAAGAAGAGAATAGCGGACCCATCCTTTTTCTTAAACGTTTAAAAAGACCATGATGAGGTTCAAATCCAAAAACATGAGCATCTGGAGAATATTTAAAAAAACTAGCAATTTCTTTGCCCTTATTTACTCCTATATCTAGTATGATTTTTGATCTGGCTATAATAGGAAAAATTATAAACTTCGCCCTATCTACATCAATTTTTTTTTCGTTCATTTTATAATCTACCCATATGGTTATAAAAATTAGTTTTATATTTCTTATTCAACTTTCTTAAGAAACCTCTCCTCAACTCATATTGTTGTTCCAACGTCATTTTGAAATTGCCCATGTGCTTTCTTAGCCATTTTTCTTTGCTCTTAAAATTATCTCCAGTAGCTTCTCCTCTCATACTCCAGTATTCGAGATGTTCAGAAATAGTAGAACAAGCATGTATGGCTAATAAATCATCGGTATAAACAACTTTAAACCCTAAATTTTTAGAATCTTTAGTAAAAGGTTTATCTATTTTACCAAGATGATCTATTCTAAAACCTATTTTTTTAGCATTTTTAAGATTATAAACCTTAATCCCCTTACACCTTTTATTGCTCCATGGCTCCCATAATCTCCAACCTCTTAACGATACTTTAGACGACAATCCAGAAACACAATTATACATAAATTTTAAAGCATATGGATTAAGCATCATGTCATCATCTACTCTTAAAAAAAAATTAGATCCACAATCTTTTAATATTTTTTCATGAGCAGAAAGCCAGTCCATATTTTCATGGACTCTTAAATTAAAATTAATGCCCTTCTGTTCCTCCACTGATTTCATACAATAGGGAAAAGTAGATCTTCCATTAGTTATAATGAAGACATCTATTATTCCATTTAAATCTATCAAATGTCTATTCACCTTTTAAAAATTTAATCCAATACCCTATTTTTTTACTCCAACAATGATACTCAACTACATCTTTTCTAATATTCTTACTCATAAAACTTCTAAAATCATTATCCTTCATTATCTCTATTTTCTCGGCTATATCTTTTACATTTCTCTCGACAAACAACCCGTTTATACTATGTTTTATTAGTTCCATACATCCTGTTATCCTCGTAGAGATAATAGGTATTCCACAAGAAGCAGCCTCGAGAACACTCAGAGAAAATCCTTCAGATGAAGAAGCACATATATAAGCATCTAATGTATTGTAAAAATTAGGCATCTCCTCCAGAGGAATATAAGTGTTGGTTCCCCTCATCGCTAATTTTGTTTTAACTTGAGCTTTCTGAGCAGCAGGAATAATGAACTCCGATATCCCTTTCCTCCAGTCATGTGTCTTTGTCCCTGAATAACCTACAGTAAAATCACCAGTCATGGTATCATTGGAAGGCACAAACAACGTAGTGTCAACTCCATTAGGAGTATAGTAAAGTTTTTTTAATCCTGCCTCTTTAAATAAATCATATAAATATTTAGAAACAGCACCAACTCTTAAGAAAGTATTCAAAAGATTCACCAATTCTGTGGATGGAGTAACTATATCTGTTGGGCTAGTTTTTTTGCCGTCCCATGAATGACAAGAGTGTATCCCTACTATAGTTTTTTCTTTAGGTAAAAAATTTATTCTATCATATGTTTTAAAACCCATAACATAAAACAAATCATATTTACTATATATTTTTCTTATATTCTTTTCATTACCCTTAATGGGATGGATATCAAGATTAAGTTTGCTATCATAATTAAATTTTAACAAATTCTTGGCGATGGTGTCAAAAGCCCAGTTAGGCTTATCTGTGAGAATGAGAACTCTCAAATTTTCCCCTATAAATTATAAGTTTTCAACCTGTAATCTAAATTAGCTTTTCTTATCCTTTTAGATTCTTTTTCTGAAAAAAGCTTTTCATATATAAATAGATTAACTTCGGTTTCAAGAATATTTAAATGTAATAAAATAGATAATCTATGAGATCCATCTATCCTACACCCATCGTCTGTAATAATAATTGAAGAGCCATTGTCAAAAGACTTATAACCATATCTTCTTATATCTTCATATCGCTTTTTGTAGTAACTTATTTTAGAAATAACTGCATTCTCCGGTTTCTTACCCTTATAATAATTCCAATACTCACTTTGTTCAAAATTAGATACATGTCCATCAAACAGGTATAATAATTCTCTATGACGACTGCACTCATAACAGAAATCTGAGATATTAGCTTTGACAAGATTAGGATGTTTCTTAGCAAATTTGAAAGCTTTTTTCTGCCATGGAGATGAGGGCAGTCCTATTACCGGAGTTTTTATATTCATTAAATTGCAATCCTATTAAAAAAATCTATATATTTCTTATATATTATCGACCAATCCCATTCCATTACACTATTTCTGGCAGCGGCACTCATATAATAATATCTATTTTCTGAGATATCCTTATTATCATTTATGCAACTAATAAAAGATTTTAAATTATCTTCACAGAGAAAACCACCCACACTATCATTAACTATTTCAGCCATATTGCCAACTCGAGTAGAAATAACGGGAACACCACACGACAATGCTTCTAATCCAGGGTTAGGAGTCCCCTCAGCGGAGCTAGTTATTAAAAAGAAATCTAACGAATGATAAAAATCTTTCATTTCTTCAACATTCAACAAATCGTTATATTTAGACTTTTTATAGGTGGCTACCTCCTTAAAAATAACTCCTGACATTTTCTTTTTCAAAGGCTTCATAATAGAGTGATAATTTTTTACTGCTCTATCCACATTACCCACCCATCCCATAACCAATTTTTTACTCCGAGATTTATTCTTAAAAGAAAAATGATCGGTATCCACACCGCTAGGAGTGTAGCACAACCCGTTTACCTTATCTTTAAATATATTGAAAAGGATAAGACTATTAACAGACACCGCATCGAAAACCTTCAAAACCTGTAAGGTTTTTTTCATATTATTGAGACATTTATGGCTTGTAACAGTGGCTACCTTCTTATTGTCGCAAGGTCTTTTCTTATATAACGAGAAATGAGTATAATAAACTAAATCATATTTTTCAGGACAAAATTTATCATTTAAAGAAATAACATCTATATAATACTCTTTAATATATCTCTTCAATATATGCATAATATTATACAAGCACCATCCCTGCTTATCTGTGACACATAATAATTTCTTCATTAGTCGATATCTTTCCTAAATAACATAACAATATTACATTTAGATGGAGTTTTGCAGAACTTGCCGCAGAAAATAAGATTATCATATCTAAATAAATGCCTCAACTGCTCAATAGGAATATATTGTTTATGATGCTTATTACGCAAACATAACTTCTTATTCTCAGGAACAGTAATACAGATAATTCCATTAATTTTAACAACCCTTCTTATCTCATCTACTGCTTTCAATATGTCTTTATCATCAAGATGTTCCAACGTCTCAGAACAAATAAAAACATCAGCATAGCAATCATCACACGGAAGGTCACAAATACTAGAGATGGCGGCAGTGACACCCCTCTCAACAGCCGCTGAAACACATCCCTTCGATATATCATAACCAGTAACATCTAAATCAGCGGAACTTAAAATATGAGAACCGTATCCGTCTCCACAAGCACAATCTATTACCTTTGAACCAGCGTTCACCCCATATCTCAAAAGATGTTTAAGTATGTATTCATATCTTTTATTCCTGGGCTTAGCCATCCCGAACTCCATAATATCTAATAACGATACTCTTTATTATTTTGAATTTTTATTTTTTTACTTTTTTCTATCTTACTTTTTTCTCCAAATTTCTTCTATGTCTTTTATTCCTTCCTTCTATTCGTGAAGATTCTATATCAGAAAATAACCTTTTATACTTAAAAACGCTCATATAAATTTCTAATATATTTAGATGCTTTAGAATAGATAACCTGTGCCCTCCATCTACAAGAATCCCGTCTTCTGTAATAATAATTGAAGATCCATGCTTATGCCTATGTCTGAAATTTTTCCCACTTTCAATTCTTTTTTTTATACCACAATATAATTTTATAAATTTTTCTATTTTTTCTGAAATGATATAGTTTCCCAATCCTCGTTCTTTAAAATATGTCCAATATTCAGTATCCTTAAAATATTTTTCTTTTTTATCGAATAATGACAACAATTCTTTATGACGACTACACTCAAAGCAGAGATCAAGTATATTTAACTTAACGAAATTACGTTTTTCCCTTTTTCTAACAAACCTAATAACATCCGCATACCAAGGACGTATTTTTTCATATAAAATAGGAATAACAATATACCTTACATTAGCCATCCCAAACTCCTAGATAATTAGCTAACAAAGATTTCTTGTTATAAACATACATCCTAAGCTTAAAACGATTTTTCTTAACCTCTCTGATTAAATTAACAATATCTTTCGCGGTTTGGTGTTGAGAATTCATATCCTTATTTTTTTCTTTGACAGAATATCTGGTCTCATTATCATCTAGCCAAAAATATCTTGAATCATATAGATCGAAACCCACAAAGATTATCTTCTTATATCTCATCCAAACAGCAAAATGTAGAGCATTAGTCAAAGTATTTTTACCATGATATATACCTCTTTCAAAAATACTCTTTTTTCTCCACAATCCCACACCAGGATTGTTGCCCCTTAACTTCTTATCTTTAACAACAATGTATTGACTTTTAAACTTTTCCCTATTATCTTTTAAAGAATAATCATAAGCATGAGGAGAATGTTCTGATAAATCATGAAGGATCAAACAACTATCTTTATAACTACAATTCATTATGCTATAAAAATTATCTATGTTTTCTTCTCCATGTACCCTCTTTTTTATATTCGCTTGTTCTCTCACTAGGTAGTAAGTGGTAGGAATATCAGAGAAACAAAACCAATTAAATGAACAAGAATCATAACAGGACAACCTTTCAAATTCATGTTCTTTTAATTTATTTATAGACGATCCGCATCCATAAATAATAATAGTTTTTGATTTTTTAAACTCTTTTAATTTATTTTCGTTTATTAAAGGCATCTTTCATTCTCTGCACATATTTTAACCTACTTTTTCTCATTTTTTCTCTAGTTTTTTCTGAAGGCTTTCTACCCTTATTAGCCTCTGAAATTTTTCTCTTAACTGCTTCTGATCTTGGCCCCCTCTTAACTCCAGACAGCTTTTCACTCATTTTCTTTTTAGCTTCATCAGTATGCTTATGACCCTTGTGAAAACTAGTCCCTATTTTAGCTTTACTCATCTTTGTTCTAGATTCCTTACTAACTGAGTGCCCCATCAAAGATCTACTAATCTTCTTTTTTGTCATAGAGGAATGTTTTTTATTATGAGATTGTTTGTCTATATTATATCCAATTTGTCTATCATACGATCTAAAACTGTTTAAATAAAAATCTTCTCTCAATCTTAAAATATTTACATTTACCAGCTCTATGATGAAAAAAGAAAAATTATTCTCTCCATACTTTAAAAAAGCATTTTGCAAATGAGGATTAGGATGGTTGTGATTTTTTAATAAAGATATATGACTTTTTTTTCTTTGCCCATAATCAACGGTGCTGCCGATATATAGCTTAGAATTAATGATATTTTTTATCCCATAAACACATGATATTCTGCCATAAGGCTCATCAAAAACTCCAGTAATTAATATATTTTCTATTTTTTCCAAAGAATATCTTCGATGCCCACCTGATGTGATCAAATCAGCTTTCAACCTACCAGTTTTATGCCACTCAGATATAGTGCGAGAACTTACTCCGAACATTTTAGCCAAATCACCTGATCTTATCATATCCCCTTTATTCATAATATTTTCTTATATTTTACTTTTTTTTATTAACTCCTTGTTATTATTTAAATTTAAATTAATTCCTATTTCTCTAAAATTTAACTAATTTAATATAATATCATCACAGAAAAATAATATGATATGGACATAAAAAAAAACATATCATTATTGAAACTTTTCAATAATGATATGTTAAAGCCAAACTCTTAAATATTTTAAACACTTATCCCATTAATGTTCCCATCCTTTTATATGATGATCTTGTCTTAATGTGTCAAAAACTTCCGGAAATAATTTAGCACATATCCCACCCATCTTCTCAAAATTATTCATTAAGACACGTTCTCTAGGATTGCCCCCATTATACTTTATAAAATCAGGAATAATAGATGATCGTATCAAAGCAGGATTGAAACCCGCGTGATAATTACATTTAGATAAACGATATCCTTCAAATGTTTCTTCTTTTTCATATCTTATCTTCTCTCCCGTAATTATATTCTTCTTCTTATCCTTTTTTTTATTCAATCTTATGTAACACACACCCCTATTATTATCCATATAGTTCTCTAGTGCACTGAATGGAATACGCTTAGTACAAGGAAAATCATTTTGTAGATTAAGAACGAAATCATAACCCATATTCATTCCTTCCATCCATGCCTTAGTAGAAGCTCTGAATATGCCCTCATTTGTTTTGTTTTTTATGATTCTATAGCCATGCTCTTCAAGGAAACCCACTGTTCCATCTTCTGAGCCATTGTCAACAAACAAAAAGTCCAATTCTTTTCCGTTATGTTTGTATAATGTATTAAGGGTATGCCGGGTTTTTTTAAGCCTATTCCATGTCAGAATGACAATTAAAGTCCTATTCACATTAACCCCATCTTCCTTTTTGATATTTCCTGTAATCTTTTTCGCATTCTTGGATTTCCAATCCCCTCTCTTCATTCATTCTCTCATAGATATTTAAAAATTCCCTTATCTCTGCAAATTCATTAGGAAGAAGAGCAAATTTATTATCTCTACCTGGAAGGCCATGATCTATCGTGAAATGTTTTTCTATAACAGTAGCCCCGTAACAAATAGCTACAATGGCATCATACACTCCAGACAAATGTCCACTATAGCCAACCCTATCTGTTAATGTTTGTAAAAATCTAAATTTATTAAAATTAATACTATCATAATCACAAGGATAGGAAGAGACACAATGTAACAACGTAACATTAGAGTATTCCGCCCATTTGAGATATTCATCTGGATAGGAAGCTCCAGTAGACAAATAAACTTCTTCAAATTCATCCACAGATTTTCTCATTAGCTCATAATCATATGCTTCTGGACTAGGTATTTTAATCTCATTTGTGAATTTTTTTATTAAATCTATATCATCCACACAGAAACAAGAAGTCAGAAATTTAATGCCTATCTGATCACAAAAATCTTTTACTATTTGATGTTTCTTTTCAGTTAACTCGGCTTTCTCGTAAATTTTTCTCCTGCCATCCTCATCCCACGGACCTTTTCTTAATCTTTCTACCTTCCATGTTTGAAATTTAGCATAATCTGCTCCAGCTTCCTTAGCAGCATGAATCATTTTCTTAGCTATCTCCATATCACCCATATGATTCCAGCCTAGTTCAGCTATTAATTTAACTTTTTTCATATTTTCTCCCTTTAGTTCCTAATTTTTTCTTTAAATTTATTTATAGCATCGCCCAGCAAAGGATAAAATACTTCTTTCCTTTGTTTCTTACTCAATGTTCTATGTCCCTTAGGATAATGAGACAGTAGCTCCCTTTCTGTGGTATAATGGTATCTCCCAATTTTTCTTGCTAATTCTGATATCCACCTATCAACATTGGGAACGGGAGCTACACACCCAAGAACATCACACCACTCTCTAGTAACTATATTAATACCACATATTTGTTTATATCCCTTTCCATTATCCATCGGAACAGCTATATTGAATATATTATCTTTATACATCTTCTTATCTAAAATTTTCAGAATAGATCTTCTCCAATCTCCACGAATTATTCTACAGTCAGGACCTATGGCCCATATTAATTCACCTGATGAAATACCATATAGATTATTATAAGCTATGTGATTAGATAATATCCTATTAAGAGGTGGATAAATAAGTATCTTATATTTAAAAATACTATTGTCTAAAATTTTGAAATATTTCTCTATATCAGTATGATCATCTGTTTTAAGAAGTATCTCAACATCATCAAATGTATTAGATGAAGATAATAGGGTATCGCACATCAACTCAAATTGATTGTAGTCCTTACAAGAAACCAGCAGGCTTACTCTAACACCTGTATAGGGATCAGCTATTATTTCTTTTATATTTTCCACCTTTAACTTCCTTTTCTCCTTCTTCGTAAAAGTCTTATAATATAATTTCTATTCCCCTTACTTCTTTTTTTATACATATAATTATATTTCGGATCTAACACCCTGTAATCATGAACCCATTTCCGCTTTTCCCCCTTCATAGTCCCCACAGAAGTTTCTCTTAAAAGAATATATTCTGGTTTCCATTTATCTCTTAATGCATCTAGAACAAAAGAAGCACAATTGGGAGGCAAATGCATTAAATGATCAGAAGAAATAAATAAATCAACCTTATGAGTTTCTTTTCCAAACAAGAGAAAAGTATCTTTTTCTATAAAGACAATCTTCTCTTTCAAAATATCTTCCATATAACGAAAACATTCTTTTTTTACAAGGTCATTCCCGAAATATTGCATGTTATAACCAGTTTTTTCTATACAAGATAAGTTTCTTCCGCAACCGCACCCAGCTTCAAATATTTTCATACCATTAGATAAAATTTTATTCTTCTTGAGAATACTCACTAATTCCAATGAATTTTTTTTCAATTTTTTCGACATGGATATATGCTTTTGATAATTCTTTTTTAAATTTTGTTTAAGCCAGTTATTTAAAATCTTTTTTTTCATTATCTTTGATCCGTTTTTCTAAAGTTTTTTATTTTTCCAAATTTCATTTATATTGTGTGTCTTTACCACACAGCGAAATCCCATCTTTTTGAGAAAAGGCGCGATCTTCTTCGAAGAGTCAAAATAACTATTTTTCTCAAAATGAATATATCTCACATAAGGCAACACATCCCTACTATCCTCGAGAATATCAATCTCCCTACCCTCAACATCTATCTTTATAAGATCGATATTAGTTATACTACGTGTTTTAACAAAATCTGCTAACCTGATTACCTTACAAGTTATTTCCTTGCTCAATTTCTTCTTCCCGACTTTAATAGTATATAAACCATTATTCCCCTCGCGCTTGCGGCCAGGAGGTATCCCCATAATTACATCTCCCTCCTTACTATCAAAACCTAAATTAAAAGGCTCAATAAATTTTTCAAAATTATTAAGTTTTATGTTTTTAACAAGAATTTCATAATTAACTGGAACGGGTTCAAAAGCATATATCTTTATATTATTACTCCTAAATCTTTTAGCAAACAATAAAGAATATACCCCAATAAAGGCCCCTATATCCAAAACCATGCTGGTGCTTTTGCCCGTAATCTTCCTTATACTCCTCATTTCTTTCTCAGTCTTCCATAAGGTGCGGTTAAGAGGATGCTGAACTAATTTTATTTTACTTCTTTTCAATCTCTCCCCCACGAACTTCATTGCTCAAAAGCAATCTAGCGCATTCTAAATCTATAGGCTCATCTATATTTATACTTCGCTCTTCCGACATAATATATGGCCTAATCAAACCACTCAATCTAATCCCAGTTTCTAGTAATCTATCCATAGAAGTAATATAAATAGATCCATTTCTAACATATGCAAATGGAGTTAAATCTTGCCTTCTAGTTTCGGGGGTTTCTGGGAAAAAGTCATAAAGCTGGTCTCCTTGTATAAACTTCACTCTAGATGGGTGATGATCCCATATCCTAACAACCGAGACTACAGAATCAGCATCAGTAGAATCTATTTTTTCGATACAACCATCAATATCTTCAACTGTTTTTAATGGATTAGTACACATTATTTCAACAATATAATAATATTCTTCGTCAAGGCTCTTGACCAATTCAATAATAGCATCAGAAGATTTGGCAGTGTCAGAAGCATATTTTTTACCCCGATAAAAATACCAAACACCCAACTCTAAACAAACATTAATTATTTCCTGATCATCAGTAGAAACAATATATGTATCTATATACTTACTTTTTTTAACTTCATCAGTTGTATACTGTAATAACGGTTTTCCACCGATATCAGCTATATTTTTTTTCTTTATTTTAGTAGAGCCACCCCTGGCCAAAGTAATAGCAATTACTTTTTTACCATTAATCATTTTTATCCCCTATGTACTTTTTTAATTTATCTATAGAATTAAGATAAGCTATTTCCTGTGCTTCTTTAGTCATACCTGCTATGTGGGGGCTAATAATGATATTCAAACCATTATTCATAGCATCTATTAATGGACTATCCTTTATATCATCACTTAACTCATTAGATATTACATCGGTAGCATAACCCATTAATTTCCGATTTCTGATGGCATCTATAACCTCTACCTCATTAACCACATCCCCCCTAGACGTATTAACCAAATAAGGAATCTTCTTCATTTTGGATATCGCATTTTTATTTATCATATGATATGTTTCTTGGTTTAGATGAACATGCAAAACTATTACATCTGATTTTTCTAACAACTCATCTAGTTCCACTTTAACATACCCACTCACATCCTTATACGGATCTGTAATTAATATTTCTTTAAAGAATGGAGAACAAAATCTAGCATAATGCTCTCCCAATCTACCATATCCTATTATACCAACTGTGAGATGATCTAATTGTCTTCCTATATATTTTTCATAATCCCACTCATATTTATGAACTCCCATAATTGCACTAGGAAGATTCCTGATAAGAGACAACATCAAAGTAAATGCCATCTCTGCGGTAGAAGTTATTTTTTTTATTATGTCATAATCTTTAGTTAAGGATAATACAACCATGTTATTATTTCTACAATATGCCATATCTATATGATTTGTTCCCGTAGAAGCAGTACTAATTATTTTTACAGAACTACCACATAATAACTCTTTATCAATTCTAAAAGTTTGCTTGTTAGGATTGGTAAAAATAATATTTATATTCTCTGATAGTAGTCTATCTCTAAGAGATGATTTATCTATATCCGGAAAATAATAGGTTTCTCCACATTTTCCTAGTTTGTCAGATGCTCCATCAATATGCTTAATAGGTGTAATGCAAATTATTTTTTCATTCATTATGTGCCCCATTAAATCACGATATATCTATATATCGACAAATATTCAAGAGGCCTTTAAATGAGAAGAAAGTTTTTATATATAACTAGAAGCAGCAAAAAAGCTAGCATAACATCTATCTTCTTACAGGTACTAGATAATCTCAGTAAATGTGAAAAAGAGAATTTAATCCCTATTGTCAGTCTTAAAAATACTAATTTATTATGTTATGATTCTAGATATGGAGACAACTTATGGGAATACTACTTTGAACCAGTATCTCCTTTCTCAGATGAGATTTTAAGCGAAAAAGATAAAAAAAACAAAAAAATTAGATCATCATTCATGTCAAAACCACAACATTTAAATTATCTTCTAGGAATAGCAGGAAAAGAACACTCTTATACATCAAAATTTAAAAATAGAGTTCCACCTGAATTTGATCTTTCCCACAGAAACCATTTTAAAAAAATAATAGACAAATATATAAAAATAAAACCATACATTTTAGAAGAAGAAAATGATTTCTATAATAAATACATGAAAAATAAAAAAATCACCGGAGTATTTGTTAGAGGAACTAACAAGTTTAATAAAAAATCTGGAGGAACAACTTTTAAAAAAAGAAAAAAATTAACGATAAAAGACTATATGATTACATGCAAAGAAGAAATGAATAGAACCGGAACAGATTACATATATTTAGCATCAGATAGCCATGAATCTGTGGAAATATTCAAAAAAGAATTCAATAATAATCTTATATATCAAAAAAATAACATAAGATACAAATATCATTCTTCTGATATAGATCCTCCTTGGGGAGATCCTGATTTTGGACCAATGAAAGGAAAAACCAAAGGAGATTTGGGCAAAGAAAATATAATAGAAACCCTATGTTTGTCAAAATGCAAATCACTAATTCATACAGAAACTAATATAGCAATTGCAGCTATGCTATATAATCCTAATCTTGAAAATAAATTTATATCATAATAAAGGAGATCTCATGAAAAATCAACTATTGAAAAATTTATTAAACCTATCAAAAATAGAGAGTGATATAAATGAGCACTTACCCCTCATGACCATTCTTTGCACATTAATGAAGCCTAAAACCATAGTAGAATTAGGAGTTAGAGCAGGAGTGTCAACTCAAGCCTTCTTAGCTTACGTAGAAGCAAACAATGATTCAAGACTATACAGCTATGACATTAGAGACGTTTGTTCAGAAAGCTATTATAAAAATTGTGGAATACTAGAAAGATTTCCGAAAGCTAAAAATTTTGATTTCTGGAATTTCGAAATAGGGGACAGCCTGAAGGTCCATAATAAATGGGAAGATAATTCTATAGATATCTTATTTATAGACACTAAACACAAACCAGAACAACTAAGACTAGAGCTAGAATCATGGCATAAAAAAGTAAAATCTAATGGCATAATAATTATGCATGATGTCGTCCTGAAAAAAGCAAAATTAAAAATAGGAATAACCCAATTTCAAGAAAAACATCCTTCTTTTAAATATATGGAATGTGATTATAATTATGGGTTAGGAATATTATATCAACCTATTGAATGGATAGAAACTCTTCTAAAAAATTAAATATCAAAAACCTTATAAGGTCCTTTCTTAGCATAATCATATTTATAAAACTCATATAAAAGAGTTCCTTTATACTTTTTTTTAACCTTCTCAAAAGTCTTTGGATATTGATGATCCCACCCCCATATCTTAATCCATTCTTTAGGACCATGTCCAGAAGCACTATGATACTTGTTTTTCCCTTTCTTAACTGGCTTAACAGAGAGATATGGCAAATCAAATTTTCTTTTAGAGTCTGGCCTGTGCTCTACATAAAAATCTGGCAATACCAAATTATACACATTATGCAATAAAAATTGAAGAGAAATATCATCCCACGATTTAAAATAATAAAATGGACGATTTTTGTCAATGTGCTCCCTATAAGTCTTAACATTTATACCTTGACAAAAGAAATTAGCCTCTGAACATGCAAATGGTTTAGAAAATAATTCTTTAGAAATAGGATGTAATATCCTACTTTTAACTTTATATCCACAATAATATAAATCTCCTGGCCCCACAGATTCTAAATGAGATCTCGTCAGAACACCCAGAGGCTTCTTGCCTTCTTCAAACTCTTTAAAAATCTCATCAAATTGATTATCATGTTTAAACATATTTTGAGCCAATGCATTAAAAGTCAGCAATCCAAACTTAGATAATTTGTCTTGTGATACTAATTCATTAAGTCTATAAAAGAAATCTTTTTGAATGGGCCAACAATCATGTTGAAACCAAACTAAATACTTAATGTCTTCTCCAAAAAAACGAATAGCAGTGTCGATATTATGATGCATACCAGGCTCTTCTCTATCCATGTAGGTCATATTTTTATATTTATCACATATCTTTCTACCTTTATTCTTTTCTTCCTCAGTAGAATCCTCATCTATATTTAAAATTTTGATATTATTAATATCACAATCAACAAGAGTTTTTCTAGCCCATACAGCGTCCATATAATCATAATTATTCCTACTTGTCATTACTATAGCTATACTTGGCTTATCCCAATTATTATTCATTATCTATCCCATTTACCAAATACACTACCTTGAGATATCGTTAAAATATCTTTATCATCAAATGGCTCAAATTCTTTTTGCCTATTCTTCGGTATATATCCTCTTCTATTGTATACATAAAAAGGATCTCCACTTTGCTTAAGCTCTACTTTATTCTTGTATTTTTTTGTTCCTATTCTTTTTATAAATTTATCTTTATTCCAATAACACCACCACAATTCATGGAAATATTTTTTATCTATACGCCCCGTGACACTGCTCAATTCTGTATGGTCCTTATTTTTATCAGGACATTCATAAAATTTGTCCCTACTAAGAACACATTTTCCCCCTATTTCCAGAATCCTCATCATAAGGTCCCAATGATGAACCAAAGATATAAAATTCCTATCCAATCCTCCCATTTTTTTATATAGTTCATTCGTCAAGAAAAAATCCATTGGCAATTCCTGATTAGGCTGAGCGTTACCTGTCCACAATCTACATGTTCTTCTTTGTGTATCCCTTCCAAAATAATGCAAACCACCTACAATTATTTTATCTGTAGAAAACTTCTCAACTTGTTTCTTATGAAAAGCTAACATACTATCATAATAACCATCTTCATGATAACAGTCATCTGATACCATAGCCACATATTTTCCACTACAGTTCCTTGCAGCTATCTCAAAACATTGAGATGGTTTTACTTCACTATAAATAAACTTGAAATTTAAAGGCAATTTATAAGATGGATACTTGTCTCCAACAAAAACCAATTCAATAGACACTTTGTTTTTCATAAAACTTTTATATATCTTTTTCCACATATCTGGTCTAACAGCAGAAGAAAAAAGACTTATATCATATTCGCTCATGCACTCGCTCCTTATAAAAATTATTTAATAGCTTCCACATTAAGATGCATTAACTTACCATTCTCTTTATCCATATGTGGCAAATAAGCCTGGCTAAAATCATCTATATGAGAATGTTCTGTTTCTCTCCAGTCATATCTATGAATGTTTTTAAAACCCATTTCTTCTAGGTCTCTTTTTAAGCTATCAAAATCCCAGCACATGTGATGAAAATTTTGATCGTAATCTTGGCCTCCATATAAGAGACCTATAAGAGAATCTATGACATTATTATGATTATAATAATGATCTACAATAGCCTCAAAATCAGGAACACCCAATCTTAATATCCCTCCCGGCTTTAATAGCTCATACCACCTCCTAAGAACGTTCTTGTATTCCCATCTTGAAAAATGCTCCAGTACCGAACAGCTATAAATAACATCAACCGTAGAGAGCTTAAACGACCTAAGATATTTTATGTTATCAACTTTATTAACACTATCCATATATCTAATATCTATATTAATATATCCATCAATATGCTTCTCTCCGCAACCCAAATGTAATTTTAAAGACATGTGATCTCTCCATCTAAAATTTTATTTATGTAATCTATATATATATCAGAAGAATTATATTCTACTCCACCAGCAATCGTGTCAGCGATAAAATCTAAATCTCTACCTTTATCTTCTTGCTTTTTAAAAGACACTCTCATCTTTTTAGCATTAGGGCGCATTAGCCCTGAAAAATTACCAAAATTACCATTCATACCAAACTTACTTAAAACAACTGTTGGGACACCTAGCTGAATTGGCTTAAACGTTAAAGTAGATGGAGCACTTATAACACAACATGAATCTGCCATAAGTTTATTATCATCTTCACAAACACTCATAAATTTAACTATACTTTTATATTTCTTTAAAGATTTTCTCAATGATAAATCTTCATAATACAATCTATATTTCTCTTTTATAAGAATCGGACAATTATATTCTTCACTCAACTTAGCTAATTTTAATTCTTTAAATGTTTCTATAGTAAATGGTTTTTGCCAAGATGTTTGCCCCCCCTGTGGTGGCCGTTTAGTAAAATTAACAATTAACAAAATATGATCTTTATTTCTTGGATAATCTTTTAATTTATCACTCGCTGGAAGACCAGCAGGCAACAATCTATCAGCGTTACCGACATATTTTCGATCAATCTTACATAATTTTCTTTTCTCCTTTTCCCCGAAAACAAAAGAAAAATCATATAATCTTCCCACCCTTTTAAGAGCCTTATACCTCAAATAATCTTTATTACCATGAGGGCAAGCAAGATAAGGTATATTTTGTTCAGCGAAATGACGATAGATTGGTCCCAATCCCATTCTTTTCCAATGAGTATTATTATCGATCATAACCAAATCATAATAATTACGCTTAAACACATTATCTAAATTCTCACGAAACTTAATATAAGTCTTTACATTAACCTCTTTATCGCTAACAACCTTAGGAGCATGCATAGTTTTTATACCCAGACTATCACACCACTTATAAAACTTCTGTCTTGGATCAAGCTCCCATTTGCCCTTCCATGCAGTATACTTAGACATCTGAAATAAATTTAAGACATCTATATTATGTATTTTGCTTAATTTAGGAAAAATAGGATAAACTATATTTCCTGTTCCATAAGCTGTCGTCATAAATAGAATATTTTTTCTTTCCATGTCCTTACCTATATATTATCTACGTGGTATTTTTTTTAAAATACATTCTTCACAAATATCTACAGCAGCTTTTTTACTTTTTTCAATATCCCCATCTGTTCTAAGATATTCTTCATAATCTAAATAGTTATCAATAAGCTCTCTATTTTTCTGCACCGAGTGCCAATTTATATGAACTTTCCTACCAAAACTTTCTAAAGAATAAGATTCACAACCCTTAATTAAATCATTTCTTATAAAAAATAAATCTGTGCCCTTAACAACATGAACAAGAGTATATCCGAATTGATTTCCCACCATCTTCAGAGCCTTTAAAGATGCTCCATACATCCTTCTTTTCTGAGGCCCTTTTAATTCAGAAACTACTAACTTAGTATCATTTGATATGGTTATTGCCCTATCTATCGGAAAATGAGCATTATACTCAACAGATGCAACCATTGGGCTATATTTCGACAAAACACCCCTAAATAGCCACAAGTCTATAGAATCAACATCAATACTAAGATACTCAAATTCTTTTGGAACTTCATAGGATTTAAAAATATCACATATATTTTCTTCTGTTAAAAAATGTTTGTATAAATTAATTTCAGGATTTTCATAATCTCCGTCTAACAACAAACATTCCCAACCCTTATTCTTAACCAAATTTGCGACATTTGACCCAGAGCCACCCTTTAAAGAAGATGAGTTAAATCCAAATTCAATACAAAAGGGCGGACTATTCTTTGTTGATATATTATTAAAAATATAATCAAGAACTCCATCCTGTCCTAACTGAGAATATTTTTTTTTCTCATGTCTTCCTATTTTCAACATCCATTTCTTATTCATTTGCCACCTTAACTCTAATAAAATATTTTTCTCATGTAATTATCTATATCCTTATAATATGCAAATTTTCTTTCGACTTAATAGTGTTACAACAAGTGTACAAATGAAAATTTATATCTTTTTCAGTTTTGCATAAAAGTTTAAAAAATTCTATCATCTCGGCAGTTCTACCTCTATTTTTTGAAGCACTGACTTGAAATCTTTCTCTAGCAAAATAGGAAGAACAATAAAAATCAAGTCCAATGATATGTATGTTTTTAGGCTCAAAGGATGCTGCTAAATCAACCCCAAATAAACCAGTGGTTGGATACGCCCCTGGACTTTCAGAGACCTTCCTCTTAGATCTAAAACGATTATTCCTGCTCTTAAAAGCCGAAGGAAGGGGATGAACCTTTAACCATCTATTCTTCTTCCTATTCCTTTTAAATTTATGAGCTTTTCTCTGACTTAAAGTAGGGTCCATAGCAACCTGCATATCTATTATATTATATTTCTCGCATACTAATGGATTTGTCTTAAAGATAATTCCCCCTGTTACCTGAATCAGCTTACTTTTTTTAAGATGCTTACCTATTATTTTCAAAGACTCCTCATGTTGCCCCACCAAAAAAGAATAAGTAAAATGTTTTTTGTATTCACCTATTTTGCCCAAAGAAGCTCCTCGGCAAATCACACCTATCTTATCAAGACCGCTAGCATTACCGCACTGATATATTGGCATCTTTATACTAATTATACTAAATCCTCCACGTAGTAGATTTCCTAGATATTCCGCCAATCCCTGCCGTTGCCTTCCATTCTCTTCCAATATCCTGAACAATACTAGGGGCGTGAGCTTTACGTTTCATAAATGAATTTGTAAATAAATATGCATTTGTTCGAGATAATTTAAGTTCCTTATTAATTTTTATTCTTGCCCTGCTTTTAGGCATCTTCATACTCTGTTCTGGATTTTTATTTGAAGAAATAAAATGAGATATTTTTAAAAACTTACTTTTGAATAAGGACGGAGCTAATAATATCCTATCATTCTTGCCCTCTCTACCCCCTCCGATATTACGCAATCTGACGCATACAATAGTAGGATCGGTAGCATACACATCAATTAATTCATCTACATTAACCTGAGTTAAAAGTTTCCAATCCTCCTCCAAATGAAAAACATATGGAGTTTTAAAATTATTGCCCCAACACCATTTAAGAGCCTGAGCGAAATTGGGCTTTTTATTAACATGATGTACAACCTTACCAAAAAAACTTTTAGAAATCTCAATACTTTTCTCGATACTACCCATCTTCTTGTAACAATCCAGATTTAAGAATAAAGTTGATTTAGAGAAATCCACCCCTTTAAATTTTTCAGCAAAACTGCTATAGGTAATAGCTAATAAATCAGACATACAACAAGATGTGGTTGTAAAAGTAATTGGCAGCAATCTCTTATCCTATCTTGTTATTTTTTAATGTAATTAATATAACATTTTTTTCTCTATAAATGACATCATAATCTTTAATATCATATTTCTCTATATCCTCCATATCTCTACACAAGATAATATCATAAGAATATTCATGCGGCATATCCCTACTAAAATATATGTTATCTTTATTATAATATTTCTTTATCTCATCTGATATTTTTAATTTATAAGATGAAGGAGTGATACCATAAATAGACTTACAATGATCAGATAAATTTACATCTAAATATCCATTATCATCTATAAGATTTAATATATTTCTATTTCTTATGATTGCTAAAAATTCCTTATCTACTAAAAGATCATTACTATCAAACTCTCCTCTCAATCCAAGATCTGCAATATTATATCTAAATTCTCCTTTAATTTTTCCACTGATCACTCCTTTTATAAATAAATTATTAATTTTTCTCCTGAATAATAATTTATCTATAATTTCAGCAGGCATGCCAACAAAATGTCTTGAAGATACGCTCCTATCCCTGTGGGGATGATTCCATATACTATCATCTTCAGTGGGAATAACATGAGCACTCATATGAGAATGACCTAGTACATATGCGGCAGGAAGTCTTGTCTGCCCACCCGCTGGATAATAAAAACCTGTTTTTTTCTGATAAGAAAAACGAACATTTTTCAATATCTGACCCTCGTGAAAGCCTGTCTTCCATGCAAATTTTGTAGTCTTTACTGGGGTATCTTTAATTGCCTTAAACCACTTCATTAAATATTTATGGGTATAAGTTTTTTTCCTATTTCCTTTTCTACCGTGATCTACCCTTCGCCACAAATCAGCAGCGTCAACATCATTAGTCATTAATATATATATTTTAAATGCCGCAGCATCTTTATAGTCATAACAAATTCTATTTAAAGGAACATTGGCGACTGGATAGCTTTCTGGACGAGGCATGGTATTCTTTTCTCCTTATAAAATTTCCATATTAAAAATTACGGACTGTTTATGAACATTACAATACTTCACTTCAGTTTCTTTAAGTTTTCTTAAAAACTTATCTTGCTGCGATTGATATTTTCTATTTATTAAAACACCAGAATATATCCCTAAAGATTTATACATCATAATGATATAATCATCTTTGTTTATGGCTTGTATATCATATTCATAATGATGGTCTTCCGCATCATGAAATACTACGAAATCAAAATATTTATATAAATTCACAAGAGCTATATTCCTCAATCCCCTGAAATTATCTATAAATAGAAAATCTATTTTATTATTATTTATAATATCAATATAGTAATTTACATATTCTGTTTTGATCAATTCTGAAATATTTTTACACCTTGTCCCCTTTGTTATCCCCTCAATTTTATGAAGGATAAGTTCATTGCCACCAATAAAATCTATAGAGCCGCTCAATTTCTCAAACCACTCTTCATCATTCTCTACGCTGATACATTTCATATCCTTATCATGAAAATATTTGGTACTAAATCTACCCGCTCCAAGTTCTAAAACCGATTCAGGAGAGAATACCTCACAAATAGCCCTAACAACAGGACGATGAGAACCAAATTTAAATCTTTTTAATTTAGGCATAAAAATTAATATTTATCTTTCTATCTGATATGTCTAATTTGTTTATATTAAAATCGGCATAAATTGAATCATCTGTGTAATGTGTGGTAGAGACTTCTTCAATAACGCAACCCTCATTACTTTTAAAAGAATGATTAACACCTCTTGGTATCAAAATAGGCAATCCTCGTCTCATGCTAATCATAGTTCCATCTTTCTGAAGATCACAATCTCCAAACAACAATTCAAAAGATTCTTCCTTCCTTAAATGTCTATGAGAAGGATGGGACTGACCACCCAAAACAACAATAATTTTCTTACAATATTCTCTATTAATTTTAGAAACTATCAGAACCCCTACATCAAAAAAATTCTCAATTCCATAATGACAAGATAATTCCACCTGATCTTTTTCAGATAAAGCCACATTTGCACTATCAAGCAATTCTCTAGTTTCCCTCTTAATCCTATCAATGATAGTATTATGAGAATAAGATTTAAAAAAAGATTCCACCAATTTAGAATCTGACTTTATATTAACTAATGTTATTTTACCCAAACACTCATACACCATAGAAGCATCCATCTGATCTTCTTGAATAGGCATAGATAAATAAATATCATTTTCTCTTAGAATTTCGCCCTTCTTTATATCTCTTTTAGCATATAAGCCTCTTTTTAATTTCTTCAGGGTCTTTACTTCTTCATCGGATTTACCCCTATAAGCTGCTTCAAAGATAGATATTTCAGCTAATAAAGATCTAATATCATCAGGACAACAAGAATAGGCATTTAAATCAGCCGCAAACCCCACATGTTTTTCAATTATAGAACATCCCATAGCCATAGCATATAAAACCATAGATTTATCTCTGGGACTTTCATGAGTAGAGAATCCTATCTCTATATCAGGGAATTCCTGTTTCAGAATATTAATCTTACTCAAATTAGCGTGACTAGTCATGGTAGGATATTCTCCCACACAATGTAAAAAAGCAAAATCTCTATTCTTGCTTTTAAATATATTATATACTTTTTTCAGAGTTTTAAGACTCGCCCCACCAGTAGATATAATAATCTTTTTATTAATTTCGCAAATATCTTTTAATAACAACCAATCATCTATAGAACAACTAGCGACCTTAACAACTTCGATATCTAAATCACTTAGCCATTTAATAGATTTATTATCAAATGGGGTAGCTACAGTTTTAAGCCCCTTGAGCCTCACATAATCTGATAGTTCAGCAAATTCTTTTTTAGACAATTTAGTTTCTTTAAATCTTTTCACATATTTTAAATCAGAATTTATAAAATCCTTATGTATAAATGAAGATAATTGTCTGAACTGAAACTTAATACCAGCATTAATACCATAATCTTGAGCTATTTGCGAAAATTGGTCTATAATCATTTTAGCATGATTAATGTCCCCCATATGATTATTGGCCATTTCAAATATATAAAACATAATTTCACCTAATACTTATTGTTTTAATTCCGCAACAGATGGAAGCTCTCCATAACTATCAAAAGAATAATTAAGATTATCTAAATCCCATTTATAAAATTCTTTTATAATATTTTTTTCATCATCTCCGTACTGATCTTTATAACCCCTAGTATCAACAGGAAGATTGCATCGAGGAATATGCACATCTATTCCTCTCTCCTTCAATATGTTTCCTAACTCTTTCTCAAACATTTCAAACCTATATAATCTATACCTTTTATCCATCTTATCTATAGATGTTTTCATAGATTGAAAATGAGGATTCTCTACAAATAAAAACCTAAATAATTCTCCTTTTAAAAATTCACCGAACTTCATAGTTCTTACAATAGGGTATTTGTTCCAATTCAGAAAATATCTATATGAACTAAAAACTCTATCATAAGGATTTCTCATAAAAGCGATAAAAATATATTCACTTGTGTCCTTAGGCTTACGACGCATCTCTGGTTTGTATTCTGTAATAATACGCCTATATTCAGAATGCCCATGTGACGGATCTGAAGTTATCGGTATTCCTCCCAGCAAATGAGGATAATCAAGAGCAAAAGCCAACCTATAGATAGAAGATGTCCCTGTCTTATGAATATGACAAAAAGCTAACCTACATTTCCTAATATATATTTTTTTCACGTTTGTAATAAGATTCTAATAATTTAAATTGCCATTCATAATCTATATCTAAAGATTCTTCTTCTTTAACCTCAAACATAACTGGATCATTCGGCTTCTTAAAAGTTCCCAACCATATATTATTTTCTATTGACTTAATGCTACTAGCCCCAATACAATGAGCAGCCTCGTATAGAGGTTCTACCAACTTAGTATTAGTGAACTCTGTCTCTGATGACCAGCTATTAAGCATAATCCCCTCTTTGTCCATAAAGAAATTTTTCTTTTTAATGACAGAAAATAATCCGTCTTGTTCATTTTCTAAATAAGTTTTTACAAACTCTTCAACAGTATTAACAGTTAAAAAAGGGCAACATGCGTTTATCATAACTGCATATTTATAACGATCTTTAGCAAATTCGTACCACTCAAATAAACTTTTCAAATTATATTCTTCATTTATGGATTTATGGCTCCTCTTAAAAATATTTAGAATATATTTTTCCCCCAGCTCAATTAACTTTTTATCTCCCACGCAAAGATAAAAATTGTCCTTTGGAATCAATTCTGAAGATAGAATTTTATTGATAGCTATATCCATTAAAGTAGTCTCAGCAAAAGGTCTAAGCATCTTATTAGGAACTCTTTCTGAATTCAACCTAGCTTGGATAAAGAAAAAAACATCATTAATATCTTTCATAATATTATCCCCTCCCAAATAAAAAAATATGCTGAATTGCATCTCTATCAAAAGTAGTGACTATCTTATTATTTTCACATTTTTTCGTAGAAAAGCCAATCTCACTGCATATATCTAGCATATTTTTAACAGAAAATCCTTTATTATGGAAATCATGCTGGCTATCAAGATCTATATCTTCAACAGTAGTAAGAAATAAACCACCACCCGGCTTTAAATTGCGATAACATGAATTAAGAAACCCCTCATAATTATCCAAATGTTCAATAGTTTCAATAGAGCATATAAAATTGACATTACCCAGCAAAATATCATTATTTAAATCAAAGTTTATAAAACTCCTATTTAAAGCAGTATATTTATCTCGAGCAAAATCAATAGCATCTTTAGATATGTCCATACCGACATACGTATTCTTTTTAAAAATAAGAGAGCCATACCCGCAGCCACAAGCGACATCAAGAACCATACCCCTTTGAGGGGCGAATTCAGAAGCTTCATTATATCTATCAAGATGTCTGATTGTATTCATCTCATTAAAATTTGATATCTTCTTCACATCATCATAGAATATACGTTCAAGAGTTAAAAATCTTTTATCTTTATATATTTTCATTATGTTAATTTAATCCTAACTTTTTTAATACCCAATGCACAACAAACTGCCGCCCTATGTTTCCTACTTTTCAATACATATGATTTTTTATCTGGAGAATATTTATCATGATTTGAAGTTTTATAAGCCCTTATCAAATGCCTCGTCTTATCATATTTCCCCTCACAATAACCATGTTCCTTTATAGACTCCACCATTCTTATCACTCTATTAGCAGCATTATATTTGTGTCTGTCATCTTTCACTGTTTCAGCATCAGAATATCTATCATATTCATATTGTATAAATATATGAGAGTCCAAATTATCCAGAATATCTTTACCATGCTTAAGATAGTCTTCTGCGAAGATGGCAAGAGGATGATTTCCCATCCATAAATAATTACCATCTTTTCTCCAGTACTTTTTGTAATAAGATTTTAAATCAGGCTTATAAGGGAAGAACAACAAGTCTATAGGTATCGTTATAATAGATGGCATATTATATCTCCAAAACTTTATAAAAAAAATCCAGATAGTTCCTAGCTATATATCCGATATCCAATCCAGGAGCTTTAGGGTATATAGGATTGTCATTCATTGACAATAGGGCTTTAGCAATAGCATCTACATCTAATATCGGAGGCTTATACAAAAAAACTGGTGAGAAATCCCACTGAACATCTTTTATGGCAATACCTCCCAACCTTCCTATCTCTCCCGAACCTCCGGAATCGGAATAAAGCACGGGACAACCAGCTACCAAAGATTCTACCATAGCATTAGGGCACCAATCCAGCCATGACAAATGAATAGTAGCAATAGCATGAGATAAATGCTTTTTTATTTTATCCTGAGATATCCACCCTAGATATTTAATATTGGGATGGTTTATTCTTTCATTCTTATCTATATCTCCGGCTATATACAGAAAAGAATCCAGCCCATTTTCTAATGCTCTAATAAAACCATCACATATATTATTTAATCTTTTGTGAGGCCTCCATCGACAATAAGAAAAAAAATAATTATGCACATCTCTTTTAAGGAATTCCCTGGGATCAGCACCATTATGAAGACAAGTATTATATTTTTTAACCTTCAAGAATTTTTCATATGCCTTTTTACAAAATACTCCCTGATAGATTATAGCATCGCTTTTCCCTATATATCTAAGGATCTTTTTATTTTTCTTCTCATATGATTGAGCCTTATTTAATATCAGGCCATCAACCCTCATTATTATTTTCTTAGCCCTTAATTTACTTATTTTTCTACCTATATGCAATAATACATCAGCATCGTTGTCCACTATTTTTATACCTATATGTCTCAATTCAGTTGACAACCTATTAAGAAATTTATGCTTACCAGAATCCGTTCTTCTTATATCTTCTGAAAAACACAATCTCATTAAATTCTCATATTCTTTATCATTCTCTGTATGCAGTCATTTTTAGAATTCTTTTTATAATAAGAAAAAACTTCTCTCCATTTCTTCTTATGAGTACTTTTTAAATACTTAGCACAATCCATAGCTTTAACCAAATAACCTTGCTTAGAACTAGGACAATGCTTTTCCATTTGCTTAAGAGTTCTTAGGACATAAGATAATGCCGCATCATGTTCTCCCAACCGAGCAAAATATTTAAAACACCAGAAAAAAGGAGTAAACATTTGTTTAAGGCTATTACATTTATAAGCCTCTTCAGCAGACTTTAAATAACATCGTTCCATCTCTATTTTCTTATCATCTTCCGAATTTAAAAAAGCCTCGTCCCCCAATCTATGAGCTTCCATCTCATAAAAGAGACACAAACCATAATATTTTTTCTGTTCTTTAAATTTATCTTTCAAAGCCAACATAAATTTACGAGAAAGATCCCAATCTATATCTTCTCCCTGCATCCTCTGTAAGTCTTGCTCTGACCTTAATATCCCCTGTTTCTCAAATTGCCCATATATATATCTAATACAAGCAGCATAACCAACATGATTGTTAGGTGGCTCATAAGGATATCTCTCGCTAAGAACATCAACAATGATTTTAAATTGCACCTCATCTAATTTAGGCAAAGCAAAATATACATCTTTTCCTGGCCGGCCCAAATATTCCCCACCATTAAATGCTCCCTCCATGTTTCCTGGCCCTTTAGGAACTTTTGCCAATATTTTTTTTGAGCACAATTCAACCAAATTATCAAAACTTAATTTGTATTCCATTATTCCACCTTATCAAAAATAGCGAACCACGTTCCCTTCCCTCTATGATCTCTTCCCTTATAATTAGTATAGTCCCTTCCAACTTTATCCTTAACTGCCTGAATCAACTTCGCCTCTCTGCCCCTATCAGAATCATCAAATAACATAATAACATTTGTGTTAAACAAGTCCATAAATTCTGACATTTTCTTCCTACCAACCTTAGTTCCATCAACTTTTCTTGGTGGGCCATCTACCAATAATAAATCATAATGCTTAGGCAACTTCTTGCGTAGAGCTTTTACATCGTACCATCCATCTTTTATTGACGCATATATATATGTAGAATTATATTTATTCATCCACCTTTTATCATGTTCTACCGAAAACATCTTATATTTTTCAGCCAACCTAGCTGTTCCCTTACCGCTGCCTAATTCTAGAATAGTACTACCTTCAGGTAAATTATCATGAATCCATTCATGTATTTCATCACACATTAGAAACCCTTTTCCCATCTTCCTTCCCCCTTTCTTTTATAATTTAGTTAAAAAACGAGACAATTCCTCATATGCCACATAGGAATATTTCTTATGGCCTTCTATCTTATTAATAATAGAGGCCAGTCTTTTAGATGTCCTTTTAAAACCATATTTACTCATATAATCTCGCCTAATAGAATCTCCATTAAACTCTTTATCTTTCATCTCCAAAAGAGATGTTTTTATTTCATTATAATAATATTCTTCATTATCATTTATATCATCTAATGAAGATGGAGAATCAAAAAACAACCCATTTGTCTCATTAATATATTTCCACCCTCCCCAGATATTCTTATTCATCAGAACGGGTTTGCCCCTTAACAATGTTTCGGGTATAGTTCTTGGACTAGCATCCCGAGTATTGGGAAATAAAACGAATTTGCATTTCTGCATTAATCTAGTAATTTCTTTTTGACTTTTTACACCTCTTTTTATTACCAGATTATCACAATCCTTTAACTCCTCTCTTACTATATGTGCCTGACCAGAGCTAGATTCTTTTAACTCCTTACTATAATTAGGCCTAGGAAACACATGATAATAATCTAAGACTATTCCCCTCATCCCTAGTTCATCAGCTACTCTAGAAATCATTGGCAAAGCATGATATCCCTTACACCTAATTCCCTGAACACTGTCAATAGTAAAACAAAAAAAATCATATTCATATTTTTTCCGATCTTCACAAACCCTTATATCTCCCATCCATTCGTTATCGCAAAAATCAGATTCAGAAAAAAGATATAAATCTCTATCTGTAGGAAATATTTTAGTTTCATCAAAAGGATGGCAAATAGCTTTTATATTTTTAGACCATCCCCTAGTCTTGTACTTAAATACAAAATTACACACTATGCAAATAGAATTAGAATTTAATTTTCTATCTTGTTCTTCCTTCCACTTGAGCTTTCTCATCACCATATTAGGAATCTTAACCAATTTTTTTCCCTTTTTGGTTATAGCCATCAACTTCTTATATACAGATGGTTTTATGTTCATGTATTAATATCTTTCCATAAAAGTATCATAAGTATATTTCTTACCCTTATCCATAACTGTCTTACTATGATCTAAAATGAGATTATGGGCAACAGCATAATCAATAAATTGTCTTCTATAGCACTTCCCATCTTTATAAAAATTAGTTCTCTCAATAACATTATCTTTCACACAATACGATCTCATGTTATGGCTTGTTTTGTTTCTTACTGCCCGCCTAGTCGTTTTTGCTCCCCTTCTTTCGTAGTCCCAAGCATCTAAACCAGGTTGTAAAGTCAATTCAAAATATTTCCTCCTCCATAATGATGGCTGCAAAGAAATATGATAACGATATCTAGTAGAGATAGGGAATATATCTTTCTTTTCCGATCCACTATCAGGCATTACTTTGTGCTTAGTATTGGACAATCTTAAAAACCCCATATCTGAATGAGATTCAAAATAATTAAAATAATGCTCCCACCTATTAATATCATTTTTATCTGTAAAAATATGATCATCACAACATACTAAAAAAATATCTTCTTCTACATATTTTAACGCATGTAACATATTAGAGCTAAACTGTAGATCTTTCTTTAATCTTATTATCTGACAGTTATCTCCCAAATCAATTTCTCCCTTATAATCCGTTACAATATAAAACTTATCAAAGAAACCAAATCTATTAGCCTCATTATAAAATGCGGGAATAACCTCAAAAAGAAAAGCCGGAGTTTGAACTAAAATAACTCTTTTACTCATGTATACCAAACCCCCCAACGCTATCTCTAACAATATCTTTAGAATCTAACTCAACCCAATAAACCTCATAAGCTACACTATCTTTAAGCACAGTAAACTTATGATATTCACCAGGAGAGACTATGCAAGATTGACCTGCTTTCAAAATGGTTTTATCAACTAAATTATAATCATTCTTCCATATGCTTATCCTAATTTCCCCCTTTTCCAAAAAAAACATATTGAATTTATGATCGTGTTTGTGTTTAGAACAATGATGATTCTTCTTTCCCTCTATTCTGTGAATCTCAACATTATTCTTATCAAATATTTTAGAGGTACTCCCCCAAATTTTTCCACTTATATCCATCTCTCCCTCCTATCTCAAAAATTCGACTCCAGATAAATCTGTTTTCCTCTTCTCTATTAAAGATAAAACTTTTCTTTGTAATTGTTTATTAATCTTTAATTTTTCCTTAGATCTATGCATTTGCCTTTTATGCCTACGATACATACTAACATATTTATCGACATATCCGATTTTAAATCTATGATTGAATACTCTTGCCCACATTTCCCTATCGCTTTTGCTTCTTAAAGATTCATCATACAAACCTATCTTCCGATGAATATCTTTTTTAAGCATAACGCTTTGAGCGTGTACTAGTTTATAACATGAAGCATCTTTTTTGCCATTTAGCCATTTCTGCCAAAGCCTCGATTCTTTTGTTTTAATACTATCCTCTCTAACACTAAAATCAAGAACTGGGCCATGAACAAAATCAAAACCTTGTTTAATCTTCTCATATCTTAGGGCTATACCATTTTCTGTAGTCATATCATCAGCGTCCAACATCACTAAAATATCAGCACTAGCCATATTTATACCGACATTCTTAGCATGAGAATAGCCACAGTTTTTACGAAGTTTAATATATTTAACTCTATCTGATATGTATTTTTTTATATTTGGATAAGGATTATCAATAGAATTATCATCAACTATAATCATCTCTGAATTTTTAAAATTTTGCTTGAGGAAAGATTCAATACAATCAACGATATAGTCTCTGTAATTATACAATGTTGTTATAACTGAAATTTCATACGTAATACCCATTCTATATTTCGCTTCTCAACACGCTAACATATTTTTTAACCACATATTTAATATCTAAATCAGAACGATCTGATCGTTTCCCATTATCTTTGCTAATAAGTTTATGAATACCCTTAGCTACTATACTTGGATTAATATTGTCCTTACATCTAATGGTTAAAGGATGAAAATCCCACTTATCAATATCTAAAATAACACCATCATCTTTCACAATTTCCCTAGTCCCGCCTAGATTAGTATATAATATCCTCAAACCACATGATAGCCCTTCTATAATAGAGTTAGGGCATGAATCTATTTGTGTCAAATGTATTTGATACGAACATGCTTTAAAAACAGATATAACTCTCTCGAAAGTACATTCCCCTAGGAAATGTATTCTTTTATTTTCTTTATATCGTTCTATTTTATTATCAACCTTAGAATGACCACCTATTATATATAAATGATTCTTAACAGATGCTTTTAAAAAACCCTTGATCATAGAAAAAGGTCTTTTGTTCTTCCTCCATATAGCGCATGCCACAAACGAGCCAGGAGGAATTTCCTTATCTGGTTGTATATTCTTAATACTATCTAAATCAATTCCATTATGAATAACGGTATCGGGCTTTTTGATATTCATGACTCCCTTACACATTTTTCTAGAGAAATCAGATTGATAAATTACATATTTAGATTTATTAATAGAATTTTTATATACCTCATTCATCTTTTCATGATCCCCACCATGATAACATCCATCCACCCTTATAATAATAGGTTTATTATGAGATACCTGATGGCGCAAAAAACACAACTCTCCATCAAATTCTTTTGTTGGATCATGTACTATTTCTATATCTTCATCAGCAGCATATTTGAGAAAAGCATCAACTAATCTCTGACGAAAAATTTTAGGACCACCGCTAAACTTTTTCATAATTACTAATATTTTCATTGATCTTCCTTAACTATCTGTTCCCAGATACTCTTACTAAATTCAGATTTACCCTTGACCAAACAACATGAACGTAATTTTTTCTTATTAAATGGATGAAAATATGCACTATCATTGTTTTCACTTAAAAATTCATCAACTACTTTTTTAATCCCGTACCATTTTTTATCCCCATAATCGTGAAAGAATACAACTCCACCCTCAGTCATTAAGGGCCAAAAAGAATCAAATGAAATTTGAGCAGGTTCATATAAATCTGTATCTATATGAAGCATCATAATAGACAACTCTTTATTTTCTTCCACAAAAAGAGGAACTGTTTTTAAAATATCTCCTCTAATCATGGTACATAAATGTATAACCCCATTTTTAGTCAAGCTCTCTAAACAATCATCATAAGTGTCAGAAGCATTTTCAATCCTCTCTTTAAATTTCTCTGGATTTGTGAAAGGAGTAAGATCTATTTTAGAAAAATGAGGAAAGCCATGCCACGTATCAAACAAATAACCTTTAATATACAAACTAGTAGCCATAATGACCGAAGCCGTTCCCTGTTTCACTCCACACTCCACAAAACTAACATCTTCTCTATTTCCCACATATTTAAAAAGTATTTGAGAGATTCTCTTTATAAAAAGACGATGCCACTGTTTTTTTGTCATATCTCACCTTCTATTATTGGATAAGGTTTTAAATTGTATTTTTCTCTTCTCACAATAGCTTCTTGAACCAATCTCTTCCATGTTACCTTAGTGCTCTCTTTAGACACTATGCTTCTTTTAACGCCTTGTCTATACCTATAGCAAATTCTATTAATAAACATACCATTTCCAAGTTCTTCTAATCTATATCCCATATATTTATCAACAGCGCACCTTAATCCTTTAGGCAACAAGTGTTTTAAATCATTACAACGCCGAGAAAAAGTTCTCCAATGAGAATAAACATGTTTTCTTCTCTCCCCAGAATCCAGCATAGACCCCCACTTAGTAGGCATTCTACAAAAACCCACCTTTATATCTTTCATATTAACATTGCAAATCTTGAATTGAGTATAGATCCACGCTATATCTTTGTATTTATTATATTTTCTCATGATATATTCTACAGCATCATTTACTAACATATCGTCAGCATCTAATACCCCCATAAAATCTCCAGTTGCATTATTAATTGCCACCCTATAAGAACTACTACAATGCATCCTTTTCTTATTTGTTATATGTTTAAATGAAATATCTGAATCATTAAATTTGCCCATTAATTTTTGTATGATGTTATTAGTATTATCTCCCGAGCGGTCATCTACAAATACAACCTCTAGAGGCCTATATTCCTGCTTCAAAATAGATTGGCCCCATTCATGCAAATATTTTTCCTTATTAAAACTAGATGTTACAATAGTAAATTTAGATTCCAATTAAAAATCCTTGCATATATCAATCTTAAATGGAGATAAACTATATCTCTTCCTTCTATGTGTAGCTTCATCCATAATGCTATGCCAAACTTTTATTGCTTCTTTAGTAGATGACACTGAATTAGGAGACCCTACTGGATGTTGACGATACTTATAACACACTCTATTCACGAACATGCCAGGTCCAAATTCTTCTAATCTATACCCCATAAATTTATCAACCCCGCATTTTAATTTTCTATTAAATAATTTACGAGGTTTTTCTATTTTATAATTAAATGTTCTCCAGTGACCAAAACCATGAACTCTTTTTTTACCGATATCGAGTAAACAATCTGACCCAGACGGAGCAGAACAAAATCCTTTTCTTTTCTTATTCATCTTCATATCACATATTTGAAATTGGGTATATATCCATGCAACATCAGGATACTTATTATATAATTTCATTATAAATTCCACCGAATCATCTACCAAAGCATCATCAGCATCCACCACCCCAAAAAAAGAACCAGTAGCCGAATTAAACAAATTATGATATGATGCTCCACAATATAATCGTTGTGGACTTTTAACTAATTTAAATTCTATATCATTTTTAGAAAAATCTTCTTGCATTGTCTTTATTAATTGAGAAGTGCCATCATTGGAACAATCATCAGCAAATACCACTTCTAGAGGTCTATATTTTTGTTTAAGAATAGAATGATGCCAATCCATTAAATAAGGAACCTTATTAAAACTTGATGTCAAAATGCTAAATTTATCATTATCTCTTTTCGTTTTTACGCTTGCTATGGATGGTTTCTCATCTATTATCTTCACTGGAGCATAATCATCTTTAATGCCGCATAATTTATTAATGACACTAATATAGCCTCTAGCCATATATTTAGCATCCAGCTGTTCTTTAAAATATTCTTTCGTACTTATCTTAAGCCTCTCCAACTTATCAGGATTTTTTATTAAATTAGATAATATCTTTTTGGCTCTTTTTCTATCACTAAAAATATATCCATTAACTCCATGTTTTATGATTTCTTTATTGCCATAATTATCGCTACAAACAACAGGAATACCACACGCCATAGCTTCCAAGATTGCCATACTAATACCTTCATCCCTGTTTGTCTCATAAAGAAAAATGTCCCAATCTTTCATCATAGCAACTTTTGTTTTAAAATCATTAACTCCTCCCAACATTTGTACTTCATTTTTTCCCCGCTTAGTCATATTCCTAGAACGTCTATGCCCAGATACTTTATCTCCTATATAATGATGAATCAACCGGCATGGTAAATCAACCTCCGCACACCATTTCAGCCATCCGTCAGAATGCTTCCAGCTACATACCCTATTGATCCTACCAGTAAGCAAAGCTCCCTTCTTATTCATCCCCCTTGGAGTTATAGGCTCATATCTTTCTTGATTCACCCCATTGTAGATAAAACAATGTTTAAGATGAGGATACCATTTACCAAGTTGACGATTCATATTATCGCTTACACCTATCATCAAATCTAATTCCCTCAATCTACCCCATGAAGTTGTTTTAAATAAAGTATGGTTTATAGCTATAACCTTAGCTTTAGTCCCTTTTTTTATTTGCCTTACAAGATTAACACTAGAATTGGCTAGTTTATGATATAATACAACAGCATTTTTATATTCAGCTATTGTATTTACTATCTTTCTTTCATCTTTCATCCTAACACACGGAACGGCAGAGGTAGAAACAAATAAACTATTATAATATCTCTCCGTAGTATAAATAACTATTTGTTTGTGTTCAGGATGGTATTTTTTAATGGCATAATAAAGCTCAAACAACATACTCTGTGCTCCTCCCACCCCCATGTTGTCAATAATATGAAAAATACAAAAAGACATTATGCTGCTCCATAAATAATTTTATTACCTTTTATTATATTATCTTTCGCCCACAATGGCTGAAGATTATTTAAAGACCAACAATATTTAAATTCTACGTCATCAGTGCTTTTATATTTAAAAAATGATTTAGGGATGATATGATCAATATGCCATTCTATTGAATTATTCCAAGACATCCCTGGCTGAAATAATTTTTCTAAATGTTCTTTTAAATCCTGAAGAGTATAACCAACAAGGAATTCCCAATGTCTACCATTTTTAGATATGCCATTAAAATTAAGAGAATTTCTAATCCCTTTAGATATGTTCTCATTTAATCTAATTATAGGATCTTTCCTTCTCTTTGCCCAATATTTTCTATACCATTTTGACCTACAATCTGCAATCTCTGGTCTAGATTGATATTTTCTTTTTTGAGCCATTATTTGATCTTTGTTATCTATAGCATATTTTTTTTGTTGTTCTTTAACTTTTTCTTTATTTTTTTCATAATATTCTTTCCTTTGTTCTTTAATTTTTTCTTTATTTTCTATATAATATTTCTTTCTTCTTCTCTTTATCTTTTCTTTATTTTTTTCATAATAATCTTTTTTATATTGCCTTACTTCATCTGTTCTCATTTTTATCCCCTCTATTCTTCTGATCTAAATATTGATCTAAGACTTGTCTTATCAAAGAAGAAGCAGATGTTTGAATTCTTTTAGCTTCTTTCTTAAAAAACCGTTTTTGTCTTTTTGTAAAATAAATTTGAGTTCTTATCATTTTAACACCTATATACATATATCATACATATATCATATATTTCCAAGTATGCGCAAAAAACTCCTTTATTTCATTAAAAGAATAAAGCAAGAAATGATTAAAATTTCACTATTTAGAAGAATATTTTATCTATTGCTCAAATATTGTTGTTCAATCCAAACATATGTCTTCTCCATCCCCTCTTCTAAAGAAATTGATGGTTCCCAATTCAAGACTTGTCTAATAAAATTATTATCACTATTCCTACCCCTAACCCCCTCTGGAGCATTCAGGTCATAAATTTTCTCAACCTTAATATTAGCAATATCCTCAACAAGTGATACCAATCTATTAATAGAAACAAGTTGACTAGAACCAAGATTAATAGGAGTAGCTATTAATTTGTCACAATGCATAATCATATCAATACCATTTAGACAATCTTCTATATATGTGAAAGTGCGTGTTTGTAACCCATCTCCCCATATAACTATTTTATGATTACTTGTAGCTTTAGCATCTATAACCTTGCGACAAATAGCAGCTGGAGCTTTTTCTCTTCCTCCTTTCCACGTTTCGAAAGGTCCATAAATATTATGAAAACGAGCAACAAAAGTTTTCATCTTGCGCTCGACCCAATATTCTTTACAAAACATTTCCGATATTAACTTTTCCCAGCCATAACCTCGTTCTGCCATCGCTGGATACGCATCAGATTCTTTTAATGCAGTACTATCAGAATCACCTTGTAAAGAAATATTGTAAGCACATGCTGATGAAGAAAAAAAATAACGATTGACTCCGGCCTTGTATGCCGCTTCAATCATATGTGTATTAATTAAAATGCTTCGAAGACAATCAACCCTGAATTTCTGAATAAAACCTATCCCCCCCATATCAGCAGCTAGATTATATACTTCTACCGCTCCCTCACATACCCTAGCACAATTGTCCTTCTCTGTTAAATCTAGGCATAAAGATTCAACACCCTCTACTCTCTGATGCCATTCAGAAAGCGGTTTTTTATCCACAGCACGAATTCTAAAAAAACCTAGATTGCTGAAATACTTAACTAAAGAGCCTCCGATAAATCCACCCGCTCCGGTAATGACAATCAAATCTTCCTTATCAAGCACATCAATAGCTTGCTTGTTTTCCCCCACCATAATAACTCCCCCTTGAAAAAATCATACCCCTTTATAAACGTTCTTCACATATTTAGACAATATAAGATACGCCATAGTTAAGTTATCGGAATTAAAAACAAAATCTTCATACTTATAAGACGGTGACACTCTTAATAAATGACATGGAATAGTTGGCCTCACCAAATCCTCTGATATAAATTTACCAATCATTTCCATCTCTTCTTCTATCTTATCGTCAGAAAAATATAATGGGATGCTAATCTCTATATGAGGATTGGCAAAACGAATAGCCCAGTTATTACAAGCTTGTCGTATTCTATCTTTAATTACATAATGCTTAACACCAGCAATAGAATAAAATGATTCCTCAGATCCCTTCCAATCTATATTAATAGCATCAGCTACCAAACAAATATATCTCCATGGCCTTTCCTCGACATAAGCATTAGTCTTTATAATAAACTTAAGATCATTCTTATGACATTCTTCTCCTAGTTCTATCAAAAATTCATAATGAATGGTAGGTTCATTAAATGTCATGCAAATACTATCACAATCGCTCTGTTTAGCCATAGTAACCAGCTGTAAGGGATCATAATGAAAAGACTTAACCTGCAAATCTTGCTGACTAATCTGCCAATTTTCACAATTATGAACTATGAAGCCATTAGCAACATAATTTTCATATCCTGGGACATTAAAATTATATACCTTCTGCTTCTTTTTTAATCTTTTAATAGATTTTATTTTTTTATATTCTAAATTATCATCCATAATATCATTGCACTGTCTTTCTCAGAATTACATGACTCTTATCTCACTTAATTTTAAAATGGATTGATTCTTTTATATATATGATTCGAAAACTTTTTTAGCAACTCTTGCCTTTCATTATAAGAAAGATCTTTTGTCTTATTTAACCAATTTCTACCCTGACATAAGACAACTTTTCCACATCTAAATTTTATATCATAATATTCATATTCATGCCACGCCTGGCCATATTGACAAGTTATGGACCATCGTTCTGTGTCTAATATTTTTTCGGAGATCCGCAAAGGATTCCCAATAATCCTTCTTACATCATTTTCGGTAGAACCGACTATGATATAATTCAATTTTGAGGTATAAATAGAAAAATCTTTATGGGCTTTTTTGAAATTTTCTTCTTCCATTTTTCTTATTTCTCCTATCCTCTTCTTCGCTATCCCCTCCTTTTGTTTATATTTTGATATATCGGAATAACCACTTTTTATTATCTCACCATTATTTATCCATGCCTCGAAACCATCATCCCATATAAGATATATCTTATTATTGTTTTTATCGTATTCATAACAAATCCCAACGTTATTGCTGTCTACGACCAAGACTCTATTCTCATTTTTATCATACCAGCACTGCCACCCATCTGCCCATTTAACATAAATAAATTTACCATCTACAGTTTTTCTATGCTCGTAACCATCAGAAATCTTATAATAAATTGGATTATTACTTTTATCATATTCCCATTCCCACTGCTTATATCCATCAGATTCTTTTTGATAAATTTTATTATTATTTTTATCATATTCAGCCCATATCTCATACCCTTCTGGGGACTTCTGATAGATGCAATTTTTACGAGTATCATAATTTTTTATATACCCTATAGCAGAATTATATGACCCCACACCTACACTCTTAGTTCCTATCTTCCCAGTATAGGGATTTATATTCCCTTTAGTGCTCCAATTATTATAAGGATTACCATCAGGATTTGACCTATAGTGAGGAGCTACATAAGTCCCATTTTTGCGATAATATCCCTTAACACTAACATCAGCCATAAGAAGAGAAGTAGCTAGAGACATCATAATAACTATTAAAATTATTAACTTTTTCATTTTGCTGTTCCTTATCAATTTTTCCACAATATTATCTTAATCTTAATCTCAATCTCAACATTATTATATATTAAATTGCTTTCACTTTCAAGAATTTTTTCATATTTTCAAAAATAAAGGAGGATTTTCCTCCTAAACTCATAATTATATAGGTAGAAAAACATAACAAATATATTTAATAGGAGATAAATATGAGATATTTTAGATTAGTATTAAGTGAAAAACGAGGAGAATATTACTTTGACAGTATCCACGAAAAATTCGTCCACGCACAAAACAGAAATAAAGCATACAAAAAAGCTCTAAAAATAGCTGCCACATTCTTTAAAAACTATAAAAATGCTCCAACAGGAATTCCTGATGAAGATACTATCTTTTGGTTTAATGGTGATTATGCAGCTATCTGGATAAACGATTTAAAAGAAATTGAAATGATCTAAATTATGAAATTTCACAATCTTTTACGATATAATAATGACAATATTATGTAATAAAATAGGAGTAAAAAATGAAAGATTGTAAAACCATTAGGATAGATGTCCCAACAGAGCTTCATGAGCGACTAAAAAAAAGTGCAAAAAAAGACTATGGCAATATAACATCTGTCGTTAGGAATTTAATAGTTCAATACGTTAAAGAAAAAGAGAAAGAGGGATAATGGGAAAATTTATAAATCTAACTGATAAAAAATTTGGGCAATTAACAGTACTATCTCAAGCAAAATATCATAATAAAAGAATCCAATGGAAATGCAAATGCTCCTGTGGAAATTATATCAATATTTGCACAAAAGACTTAAATAACGGGAAAAGAATATGCTGTAAAAAATGTGGCAAAACAAACTGCCTTATATGTGGCAAAAGAACAAAAAATAAAAAGATATGCTCCAACAAATGTAAAATAAAATTTGATAAATTATCAAAAAATCCATTACCACCTTTCTATTCCTATAAACATGCTGCTGCATATCTTCAAAAAGATCAAAGAACTATTAGAAAATGGGAAAATATTTTATATAAAATAGATAAAAATCTTAAATCTGATTTTAATCTAATAAAATGGAAAAACTGCAAAATATGCAGGGATAAAACCCCATCAGCAAAATGCAGAGTAGGATACTGCAAAAAATGCTCTGAAAAAGGACTGGGACGTAAGAATACAGCAAAAATACTTTCTAAAAAATATAAGGGAAAAGGTAATCCAAATTACGTTCATGGCAAAAAAATGGAACATAGCAGAGAAAGAAGCGTCATGCATGATAGATGGGCAAAAAAAAATATTAAAAATAAAACCAAATGTATGCATGTTGAGTGGAAGAACAGATAAATTACATGTTCACCATATCTTGTCTTTTTCTATATTTCCGAAATTAAGGTATAAAATATGGAATGGACTTATTATAAACAGGTTTTATCACATAGAACTTCATCGTCTTCAGTTAGATCTTTTGCTTCTACCCACCTTCTGCTCTTTGTCATCACTGGATGTTCAGGAGTTAATCTCAACTTTTCTCCTTCTACCTCAAGTTCAATCAATTCTTCAGCTTCCCTATCAACAACATGTCCGACATGAGCTAATACGAGTTGTGGGTCGCTACTCGAATTATCCCAAACAACTATCTCTTCTCCATCCTCAATTTGCTCAATCTTCTTTGTCCCAATTGGAGTCGAGATTAGAGTTCCAGTAGGCAAACAAAAAACACATTTTAAACTACAACCATATCCACCTATAGAAAAAGTTTTTGTACCAGGGAGAAAATGTTTAAATGGTTTCTTCTCTATAGGATCTATAGATATGGAAGAAATGTGATGATATCCTGATGGGACTACCTCATCGTCCGCCGCTCTCCTCGCCAAACATTGACCCAACTGCCCATTTTTTAACAAACAAGAATTAGGACATAATAGGCATTGCACCTTATCATCTTGCTTTTGAAAAAGCTTTAATGTGTCATTCTTGTTCCTGAACATCTCTTTCCCTCTTGAAATCTTCTGACTCAACAACTTCATAAGCTCCAGAGGTTTCTGTTTCTTCATCTTCTCCCTGAGTTTTTCTCCAAGCACTCCCCACCAAACAAAGACCATTAACATGATCTATTTCATGCTGAACTATGATGGACTCAAATCCTACAAACTTATCTTTCTGAGATTTTCCTTCCTCATCTACATAAGCCACAACCACCTCTTTAGAACGCTCTACACCAACATAAAAATTCGGAAAAGAAAGACACCCTTCTCTCCCCATTTGTTTTTCTTCTCCCATCTCAATTATTTCAGGATTCACCAAAACTTTCATATCATTGGTTTTTCTGTTAGGACATAACACCACGACCTTTTTAAGATGCCCTATCTGAGAAGCAGATAATCCCACTCCAGAATCAGATAATTTCAAAATCTGTTTTAATTCCCTAACAATCGGAGAGATATCTTCCGAGTCATCAACGTTCTCGCAAGGGATCTTTAATATAGGATCATCCCATTTCCTAATAAGAGACATGAGTTTTTTCCTTCTTAGAAAAAACTCATTCTTACGTTGCAACCTCTTCTTCTTATTATCCCTAGCTCTCGCCTTTCCTTTAGATTTCGCCATAATATCTCCCTATTTCTGGATTCTTAAATGTATCTCTATCTGCCCCTTCTCATTTTCTCTACGCGAAAAAATATTACAAGAAGCAGTGCTGCCTACATATCTTTTAATCTTTGTCTCTGAATAAGTTTTATTCAACTGTTTTAATTTAAATCTCTTCCCATGAGAACCAGCATCATAATCATCAGCATGCATCACAAATCCCTTTTTAGTTCTCTCGAACCCCACATCTCCATAACCTCCGAATACTCCCTTCCTAACAACAACATGAGCAGTAGGTTTGGCACTACTGTATGAATTAGAAAGAACAGTCCCATCATTATGAACCTCTGGCTTATACCCCATATCATTGAGGGCCTGAACTAAACAACCTTCATCTTTAAACTTAACCTCTACTACATGGTACTCACTCATAATTCATCCTTTATTTAATTAGTTACTCTAATATGAATTTCTATCTTGCCGTTTTCAAGTTCTTTCCTGTCAGTTATATTATAACTGGAAATACTATTAACTGTCTTCCTTAATTTATTCTCAGAATAAGATTTATTCAATTGCTTAATTTTAACTCCTTTTCTCCACGGAGAATCAAAAGCTGAAGCATGAAGAACAAACCCCTTCTTCACTCTTTCAAAGCCCACATCATTACTCATTCCCCCCACTTGAGAACGAGGGATAACAATATGTGCCTTTTGTTTCCTTTTATCTCCACGATATCCATGAAGACTAACGGCATCTTTATGAACCTGAGGATTATAGCCCATCTCTTTTAAAGACTGAATTAGGACTCCTTCATCCTTGAAACCAACTTCTACTACATGGAATTCTGACACATCATTCCTCTTCGGTTTTATAAACTGTTATTTTATCATCAACATATACAATTTTTTCCCAATTCTTGAAAACTTCATCAAAATTATCAAATTCATAAACTGTGCTATAAGGATCATTCACTGCATTATTAATAGCATTCTCAAAAGAACAGTAATTATCACCGATTTCAGATATATCAATAAAACGATCCGTTCTTAATGAAACCCATTCCCATGTATGATGACCATGACCTACTTTGATTTCTTTTAAAAAGAATTTATTTTTAGTATCTGCTGCAAAAACATAAACATGATATTTTGCAATTGTCACAACCTTTTGACCTGTATTTGATTCTAAAATTTTCATTTATTCTCCTTCTTTTTTTGTGCTAGTATATGTGTGCAAAAATCATGAACTGCACCTTTACCTCCATAATAATCTGAGGGATAAGTCACATCATCTCTAATTTGAGGAACAGCATCAGTAGGACATGCTGTAACTCCTGCTAATTCCATGCACTCAAGGTCATTCTCTGCATCTCCCATGTATGCCACGTTACTCCATTCCAAATCTCTACTACGCAAAAAATTATCAACAACGAGAACCTTACTTGTAGCTCCGATTGCTATAATTAATTCCTCATTATACCACTTGCTCCATCTTTCAGAATGATTACGAATCCTCCCTACTTGCTTATGTATCACATGATCATGAGAAGCAGTAAGAATAAGTATCATTATCCCCGCTTCCATTACCCTAGTCATAGCATCAAAATCACGAGTATAGAATGATTTAATAACATATCCATCTTTGTCAACTTGATAGATTCCATCCGTTAATGTGCCGTCCACATCAAGTACAAGCAGTTCTATCTCTTTATACATAGTCATAACTCCCTATTCTACAAGCACTTAGTATTACCATTGCCCTATTATACCACATTGACAATCACTTTCAAATTGTTTTTTTCTACTATTTTCTTCGATATATAATACGGCATTTTTTAACAAAGGAAGGGGATCTCTAAATTTGCCCCCCAAACCTCTTTCGATCATTCCCAACACGCTATTACATTTACGGCAAAGTAATCCTCTGGGATGCCCATTTTTATGATTATGATCTAAACATAATTTATTTTTAAATTCTAATTCATGAACTTCACAAATAGCACATTTACCTTGCTGTTTTTTATATATTTCTTCATAACCGCCAATAGTTATGCTGATTTTGCGTTTTTTCCAAACAGACATCCTGCTTTTTAGAGGGTTTTTCTCTCTATATCTCTTACTTCTTAATTTCCTCTTCTCCTTATCCTCGGCATCTGGATTGTCTTTCCTATATTTCTTAATTCTTTTCAGTATTGCTTCTTTATTTTCTTTGTAATATTTTTTACTATATTCTTTAAAATACTCTTTCTTTCTTAAACGATATTCTTTATCATATTTTTTCTTGGCTTCTTTAGAGATCATTTCCTCCCCTTTTGATTTTTAATTTCTCACTATTATTTCTTTCATCTTCCGTCAAGTCAATATTTTTGTAACTCAATGACCTATGACAAGCTTTCAAATTCCTACAAAGTTTTTGCAATCCAATTGGCTCTAAACTAGCGGCGTTATCTGTTCCCTTGGCCGTCCTGTCTAAAGTAAAATGTCTCTCTATCCACTCTGCCCCTAAAACGTAAGCACCAATATCTACAGCTATTCCTAAATGATGCCCGCTATAACCAACCCTCTCAAATACCCTTTTTAATGCTGTAATTTCCATCAAATATAATTCTTTAAATTTGACAGGATAACCAGAAGTCGTGTGATATACTACTATTCTGTTTTTCTTGTCATGAAAATAATTAAATAATTTTTCTTTCCCTTTTTTAGAAATCATCCCCAAAGATATATGAACATCGCCATGATAATTATTAAAAAGAGTATCTAATAAAACATAATTTTCATTCATGGGAGATGGTATTTTGATGAAATCTGGGTTAAGAGATGCTATCTCTAACGCAGAGTCCTCATCCCAGACAGAAGTAGAATACCCTATTTCTAACTCATCACAATAATCTTTCAATTCTACATGTTGAGGAATTGTAAATTCTAGATTAATCCTGTGTTTTAAATATGTTTCTCCAAAAGAATGCACAGGACAAGGATGCGGTCTATTATGCATATTCATAGGCACTGCTTTTATCGGATTCCTTTTTTGAAATTTAACATAATCAGCACCGCACAATTTTGCCATTTGAATCATTTTCTTAGCTAAATCTATATCTCCTCGATGATTACAACCTATCTCGGAAACTATTTTACATTTCTTGTATTCCATTTTTCCCCCTTTTTATATTTCTTAATATATTCAAATAGAACATCTGTCACCAATTGAGTGAATGTTTTTTTATTCTCCTTCGCTATTGCCTTACAAATAGATATAATTTCCACATCTAATTTCATATTAACTGGTTTTTTCATCTCTCTTTGCCTCCAAAAAAATAATCTTTATTTAGTATTTAATATATATTTACTAAATAAAGATTATTATCCTCTTTTTTACTGGGGGAAATTTGTATTATACAAGTGGACTGGAGCAAATTTGTATTATAATTATGGAAGATCGCATTTAATCATAAAGGAGATCAAAAGTGGGACAAAATTTACATTATAAACAACGTAACAACAATAAAACGAGGGCAATACCAAGAAGAAAAAGAGTTGCCAAAGAAAAAAAATGGACTCAAAAACGAAACAGATTAAGAAACAAACTAAGGATTTAGGAAATCACTTCTTCCCATTTTCCTCAATTTAGTAAAATCAATAATATGAACATTATTATGATATTGCCCTAGATATTTTTTTATATTTCTTTGACCGCGAGGATTGACCGTATGAACAACTATACACGCATTTTTAGCCAGCTGCTCTTCTTTCATAACCCAAGCCACATCTTCTCCATTCTCTTTTGGGTGGCTCAGGTCTCTATCTAGAAATATAAGGTCATAATCCTTCGTCCTTATTTCATCACAAGCTTCTTCGACTCTTTGAGCAAAGACTATATTGCAATCCCCAAATGTTTTTTGAAACCATTTGATTCTTTCAGGACTATCTTCTAGAACAAAAATATCCATAACTCCATTATCCATTTTCTAAATCTTTTAAAACAGTTCTAACTTTCATTATCGCCTCACCCAACCAATTAGTTCCTCTCCAATTTTTAGAATCTAATATCTTCGAACTAGTAGCTCTTAACCCCACTCCCCAAATACAATCAGTAGGACTAGCTTCAACGATAACTTTATCTCCACTATCCATCAATTGTTGTTTCAAATTGTCGTGTTGTGTAAACTTCGCATAATTAGCGTCAAAAACAACTTTTCTTGCTATCTTTTCCCATTTATTCTGATCAAAATTTTTAACTCGTCTACCCCAGGATTTTTGAGCAGCTGGATCAGAACTACTCATAATCTGACCAAGAGCATAATTATCATCGAATAATTCTGCCTTCTTAATCATCATATATTGTTCGCATGTGCAGTATTTTATATTATCTATCACTATATCACATAAATGCCATTGTGAAAAAATCCCACCATAAAAGAAAATATATTTATCAGTAACTTTCATCTAAAAACCCATTATTTTTTAAATTATTATACACATTTTTAATCCATGTTATAAAATCATTTTTAGACATAGTATCTTTGGACCTATTACACTTTTTACAACAAGGAACACAATTGCTTTCTTCATAACCAACATTATTATCTATTCTATCAATACCATTATATTTAAAATCTCCATAATAATTCTTAATCTCTCTATAATTACTTGGAGGGAAACCACAATAATAACAATTCTTATTTGTCACCTCTTTAAAAAACTCTTTAGATATGTTAAATTCAATATTTCTTCTTATAGCATTCTTTCTATATCCAGCATAAACAACTCCCATTACTCCATCACCACTATTTAAACGCTTATCACAACCGCAACTTTTTATTTTTCCTTTTTCTAGAACATCAGATCGAACCCATATATTATTTCCACAAGAGCATTCACACAACCAGTAAGATCTACCATGTCCTGCCTTGCTTGTTCTTTCTTTGCTTTTTGAACTATGCCTTATTTCTCTTTTATCAGTAACACATAACAGATTTACTTGAATATTACTCAGATCTTTTATTTTCCCCATTATTTCTTTCCTGTTTAGAATATTGAACCATATAATCCCTAATCACCTCTGATATGGTTTTATATTCATTTTTACAGGACTTCTTAAAAGACTTATATAATGAAGGTTGAACCATAACCCTAATTTCTTCTGTTAATTTTTCTCCAGCATTCTTTTTCATTATATCTTATTTCTGTATTACAGAACAAAATCCTTTATTTATTTTCTTCTATGATTACACTTAAATCATTATTCATTATTTTTCTAATTGATGGACTAGGGCACTCCTCAATTTTCTGCATAATCTTTACTGCTTGTTTATGCCACAAATCACTGATATAAGGACAACAAAATGCATCATGCAGATGCCCCCTACGAGACATCGCCTCCCCAAAACTAGTAGCACCATGCACTCTGCGCCTTACATCACAAATTGCCCCGCAAACATCGCATTTCTTTTCTGAAACAGAATCTGGTTCAGCACTAGAAGACCCATAGCCACTCATTCTATGCTCCGCTTTTTAATTTTTCCAGCTCATCTCCATTGACAGCACTAATACAGTTCTTTCCACCCTCGCCCTTCCATTGAAATACAAAATTATCATTTCCAGCCTGACTATCTTGAGACATTATAATTCCATCTACTTTTTTGCCTCCTCTAGTCAACGTAACTCTCCTACCATGCAAACTAGGTGGAGCGATAATAACTGTGCCAACCGGCTTAGCCTCTTCAGCAACTACTTTTTTCTTTTTTTTCTTGGCTTGTTTTGCCATTTTTTTCTCCCTTTAACTTTAAATATTACTTAATTTCTTTTTTATCTATATCTAATATTTCAAAACGATCTTTTATTCCACCCTCTGCCCTTCTCTCTCTCTCCTTTTCTACATAATACTTTATCTCCCCCTGAGTGATAAGAAACCTATCATTCACCACGACCCCCATATCTAAATCATCAACATGTCTACCAATAAAATTTTTAGAAAATTCTTGATGACGAGAAACTACTTCCCAATCTATCTTATCGTGATATTGATCCATAAAAGATTCTGACAACTTTTGTTTAACACACACAATATCCCAACAATGGATATAAGTCGCAAAAACCCCTAAAAACTCATTAGATACCTTATTCTCGGCAAGAAGTACTCTCCAATTAATTTTAACAGGAAATCGTAAAAGAGAACATTTTAAATTATATTGAGTTATATAATGCTCAACAGATTTTTGAACTGTCCTGCTATAAGCTATAGAATCATCAGGATGCCTCCCGACTACAACCCTACTAGAGTCATTACAATTAGTGCCGTGACGATTGTTCCCATTAGGGTTATTCCTAATTATTGGACCTTTTTTAGCCATTTTTAAAACTCGAATATCTGTCCTTCTTTAACAAAACCAGCAAATCCATCTGCTACAGCATCAGGCATTACACCATACCTTTTGCTACCTTCCTCATCAAATTTAGATAAATCTGTATAATGATAAAGCCATATATCTTTTTTACGATCAGAAGGCATCCTTTTTAATATATCATAATTACAATGAATACCACCCGAATTAAGGGTGTCAGCATCTTGAAAAACTAAATCTATTTCCTCATCCCAAATCTCGTCAGGAGGACAAGACACAGTATCAGAAGAGATATATAATCTTTTCTTGTATTTATCTAAACCCTTACGATGATGATAAATTATCGACAAGCCATAACTATACATATCTCCCACAAAAGAATCTACATGAAGATTCTTAACGAGATTACACTCCATTGTCGTAAACCAAAAATCAAGATGTCTATCATAAACTATATGAAGATTAAAATAAGTTTCAAGAGTCTCAAATCTAGTTCCCTTATGTTGCCTGTTCATGGCCGGTGATAACATCTGCCATAAACTATCAACCAAAGACTCATGAATATAAAGATATATCTTACGTTTTAAAACGAAATAATTATAATAAGCCAACCAGCTCAAACCACCCATATGATCATAATGCAAATGACTAATATAAACGCCATCTATTTCTTCTACTTTTCTATTCGCATTCTTCAGAGATTGACTGATATCCTCCCCACAATCAATCAATAAGGTATATTTGTCCCTCTTAGCTTCTGTCGCCGGAATATCTATCAACATATTAGAATTAAATCCTTCTGACAAAGCACCTGAGACACCTAAAAACGTTAATTTTGACACAATTATACCCTTTATACTAAAATCTTAATATTCTTTATATCCGCTAATTTCTCTATTAATATACTAACATAAAATTTCATTTTTGTCAAGATTATAATAAACTTTTTTTATCCATTCTATAAATTCTCTTTTGGACATTATATCCTTTGCCCTATTACATATAGAACAACAAGGGACACAATTATCCAATTCATAGCCTTTTAAATTAACGACCCTATCTATACCGTTATAATGAAAACCTCCATTATTATTAGGAGCTGGATTATAATTAGATAAATCAGACCCACAATAAGAACAATTTTTCTGAGTAATTTCTTTAAATTCTTCTTTATTTAATCTAAAAACTATTCCTTTTCTATTGGCCCTATTTCTATACTGAGAATAAATAGCATTAAAAGCTGCTTCTCCTTTTTTCTTACTGTTTACTTCTGATGCTCTTTCTTTTGCCAAACATCCACAACTCCTTGTACGCTTCTTACCAGAAACAAGAGAAGCCATTTGAATCCATTTTTCATCACCACAATCACATTTACACAACCATTTTGTAACAAATCTTTTACCTGATTTAAACCTTTTGTGACTTGAAGTAACTACTAATTTGCCAAATCTTTTACCGCTTAAATCAATTAAATCTTTTTTACCACTAATTTTATTTGCTCTATTCTTCATTAAAATAGAGTTATTTTCTTTTCTATAACAACCGCAACTCACATAAGAGCCAGAAGTGATAGAAGATCCTCTAATCCATTTCTTATTTCCGCAATCGCAAATACATAACCAATACGCTTTCTTGCTGTTATACTCTCTTCTCAATTCATATTCAGAAGACACAGCCAATCTCCCGAACTTTTGCCCCTCAAGATTTTTTACTTTTCCCATTATCCTTCTCCTGTTTAGAATATTGAACCATATAGTCCCTAATTACTTCTGATATGGTTTTATAATCATCATTACAGGCATTTTTAAAAGACTTATATAATGAAGGATAAACCATAACTCTAATTTCTTCTGTCATTTTTTCTTTCATATCTTCTCCATTATATTATTTCTGTATTACAGAATAAAATCCTTTATTTTATATAAAATAATTAATCTATTATCTATATACTAGATGACCGTCAATTCCCAATTTGGCTTTTTTACTTTTGTCAAAAAGTCTGGGAACCAACTTTGGATTTTCCTCACTCCCTATATTTTTATATTCATCCTTATTGTAGATAAAATTTTCCTTTACATTTGGTGAAAATGGATTTACATCTTCATCAACCAGACTTTTTATCCCCTCCGCCTTGGCCATACTCTCTATAAGATTAAAATCATATTTCTTATCTATTTGAAGATTTTGAATCCCTATAGTTTCATAAACCATATGATTGTCACTTATTCTACATCCTGTTTTTAATAAAACTTTAGAATCAACCACATAAATACTCCCATTATCGTGCATCAAAAATTTCGAATTCTCCTCATCTTCAAAAATTTCTTGCCTCATTGGACGTTTACAACAATCTTCTCCAGTTATATATTCCCATTTGTTATTTATTTTTTGCCAAAAAAAAGGAGTATATTTTTGAGCAGTAAAAAGACTCTTATAGTTTCCATTGCTATATTTCTCCAAACACTTATCAAGCAATCTTTTAAAACGGCAAGGAGAGGTAGGCTGAAGATTTACTATAATTTTAAATTGCTCTCCACTTTTTTCTCTGAGATAATCCATAGAATGTATTAATGCTTCTTCATTTTTAGACAAATCTCCTGATATTTTTTTGGGCCTCAGAATAAAAAGCAATCTGGGTTCTTCCTTTTCAGTCTTATACTTTTCAACTATTTGTTTTATCTGTAAACAATCGCTCGAAACAACAACTTTATCTACATACTTAGATTGCAAACCCGCGTCTACGCTCCATATAAACAAGGGCTTTCCTAATAATTCTCTATAGTTTTTACCATGAATTCCCTTGGACCCAGCTCTTGCTGTGATTACACACAATATTTTTTTATTTTTTATCAATTTTCTTCTTTGTCTTCCTTACATCTTTCTTTACTGCTTTTTTCTTAGCTTTCTTTACCGCTTTTTTCTTAGCTTTCTTTACTGCTTTTTTCTTAGCTTTCTTATTTTTAATAACCTGGATTATAGCCTTACCAGCATCAGAACTGTTACATGTAGGGGATATAGGATCATCATTAGGATCATCATAATTATTTTTTATCAATTTCTCTATCATGTCTTTTTTTTGTTCATCTTCCAATCCCTCTGTTAAATCAATTTTTATCATTTCATCCATCACAGGATTGGACCTCAAATGAACAGATTCAGCATTAGAAACAACCGGAGATGCGTTACGCATTATTGTCTTTTTAATATCTATCACCTTCGCCTCTTCCCCATATTGCTGAACAATCTCCTCCCCCTGCTCTTCAATGAACTTACCCATAACGTTGTCACAAAATTCAACATATTCTTCATCATCTTGATAAACTCCAGAATATACTCCTCTTGTTATTTTAGATACAAATTGCAACCTTTTTACAATCCCGCCTTTTATTTTTCCGCCTTTTTTCATATTAGCCATCATAACATTAGTCACAACTCTTCCCTCCATTACTATAGGACCAGTTGCCATTTCTTGATTATTTGATTCATTTTCTTCTTTCATTTCTTTTCTCCATACTTATCTAATATCTCATTTATATTCATTTTAGGAAAGCACTTTAAAGCACTTTCTGACGCATCTATTATATCAACGGTTTCTCCCAAAATGTCTTTATTAACTTTAGCAAAAGTATTCCAATAATTTACAAAGGCCTTTTGATCGAAACCTATAGATTGTGTTCTTTTGTTAAATTTAGTCCCTGCTATCCTCTGAGCTTTATTCTCTCCCTTATATTGCCAGAAATATCTTTTACCACTTTTAAACTTGCAATCATTACCCAATAAAACAATAGGATTACATCCCATTATATATGCCAGATGGACAGCAGATCCCATAGATGTCCTTGCCCCTATAATAGGTTCACTATCTCTAAGCAATAAACCTTTCATATTAAAATGTCTTTCTTTGGGAGAATACCACCATGTGTGAGAAAATAAACAAACATAATCTAGGTGACTACAATGATCTTTTAATTTATCTCTATACAAAAATTTAACACAATCTAAAGTAGGCAACAACTCCGTATAATAGTCCCAATTTTTTACTCCTATATCATCAGATACAAAAGCATAGCAATTAGGATATTTAACTATTCCTGAATTAACTGCTATAATGACATGATCTTTAATTAAATCTATATCAACATCATGAAGAGAAGGTCCACCACCTAATAAAAAAGCTATCCTTCCCTTATATTTATCTTTAAAATCACTTACCTTCATAAAATCTCAATCTCTTCTTTTAATTTAATAATTGATTTTTCGATGTTCTCATCATATCTAATTCTGTAAAGAATAATTCCCTTCTCTTTACAAAACATAGCATCAAGTTTATCTACAATTTGTTGTCTTTTAAATTGTTTCTGAGCTTTTTTGATAGATATCCCATTAAAACTCACTGGCTTAAAATGTTGTTCTCCATCATATTCTACAATCATTTTTATGTCTTTTTTCTCCAACCAAAAATCACAATATCTCTTATGATGATAATGCCTATATCTATCCCATATCCTCTTATTAGGAACAATTTTCCAATCATCAAAATATTCTAATAAAAATTCTTTAACTTTCCCTTCTTTCTTATATCTGCAATGGGGGCAGCCGTGATCTCTTAAATGATTATTTGCGGTTGTCTCGTAATCACCATGTTTAGGACACGTAACAATGACTTTGTGGTAATGTGTTATATATCTTGTCTTAGAATAATCATATTTATTCTTATGCACCTGACTAGCTTTTTCTACGAATTCTTCCTGAGTTAATCTTCTCTCTTTGCTTTTCCTTGCTTGCTCTATTTTACCGCAATCAGGACAACCCTTTCCTTTTAAATGATTATCTGGTGTTTGCTTAAATATGCCATGAATTTTACAACCAATATCGATATATTTATGAAAACCATCGTAATGCATTCTACTGTAATCATACCTATCACCATGAATTTGAGACACTTCTTTAATAAATTTTTTCTCACTTCTCTCTATTCTAGGTAATTGATTCTTTATTAAACCACAGTCTGGACATCCCTGACCATATAAATGAGCATATGGAACTTGTTTGAATTCTCCATGAATTTTACAAATAATTACTACTTTTTTGTTACTACTTTTATATTCTACTCTAGAATAATCGTATTCGTCACCATGCATCTTTTTTGCATTTTCTATAAAATATTTTGTTGTGCTTGCCGCTGTTCTTGCGCAATGACCACAACCTCCACCATTTAGATGGTAAAATGCCCGTTGATAAAAAAAATACCCATGTTTATTACAATATATTTTTACCTTATCTCTAGCTCTTACATATTCTGCTTCTCTGTAATCATACTTATCACCGTGGACAGCTTTAGATTTTCTTATAAACTCTTTTGTAGTTAATCTTTTATTTGGCATTATTCCCCCATAGGATATTGCTTCAAGGCAGCTTCAGTTATAAATCTCTGATAAGGAACATCTTTTTTGGTTCTCACAGATTGTTTTCTTGCCAGTTGCTTAAAATGCTCTAATTCTTCTGGCAACATTCTCATAGAAAAAACAACAGTATCAGGACTTCTATGTTTTTGGATATTTAAATCAACCAACCCATTCTCATCCACATCCTCGTCCTTTACTGTAACATCTAAATCTATAGGGGGTGCAGAAGTGTCTAATATCTCATCTTTTTTCTTTTTCTTTGCCATTTTTTCTCCATAAATAATAAGATTGTAATTCTGTAAGAAATATTCTCATATTACTTTCAAATTTCCTTCTTTTATTTTTCCACGGCGATTATGGGACTGGAATATTGCGCCTGCTTGCCCCCGTATCTTCTAAATGATATTTATATTTTTTTGCTAATCTCTTTAATTCTTCCTTCTCTTTTTTCTCTTCCTTAACTGTCCATTCTTCATTCGCCTTGTCAAACTCTATCTTTTTAGCAATTCTTCCCTTACGCTCTGTATCATCTTCTTTTCTGTTACCATACAAACGAAGACAATAGTGATCTTCTCCGTCAGTATCTAATATGAGAGAAAGTCTATAGTATTCTTCCTCATACTTTAATTTTAACTTTATTAGAATTTCAATCTCATCCCCTATCGTTTCTCCATGGATGGGAACAGTATCTACCATCTCAAAAATTTCTTCTCTATCTTCACTCATCTTTATCCCCTTTCTCTATTATTATTTTAGCTTGATCAAAATTTATCTTATCAAATGCTTTTACCGAACTTGTCGGGCTACAACTATATATCTCTACTTTCTTACTAATAGCCCAACTCTCTAAAGCAGCATATGCTAAATTACTTATTTCAAATACTTTCTCTTGCCCTTTATATGGTTGTTGAGCTGGCCTATTCTGAGTAGGCCAATCTTTCTTGTCCCATAATAATTGCCAATAATGGGTGGCATCTCCACATCTATTATGATCTAATCCAAAAACGAATATTCTTTTACACCCCATCTGAATAGCCAAATCAATCCCGCTAGGGACACTAGAACAATATGCTAAACCCTCATCATCAGAATCAATAATACCCTCACTCGTTGGTCTGGGTTTGAAGAATAAAAAACCAGGAAGCTCATCTTTATATTTTAACCAACTATCTCTTACTATTTTTGTGCATTTGGAATTTAGAACTTTCTCCCACCAAGACCATCTCCTACAAAGAGAATCATTAGAAATGAAATATCTTTTATCCGGATCTCCTTCTTCCCAGTGAGTAACCATAATACTAGAATTGATAGATATGACAACATGATTAAAAATCTCAGGAAAAGAATAACTAACACATAAATCATATAAAGAAGTACCTGCTCCTAAAACAAAAGCATTCTCTCCTTCATGCTTCCCTATTAAAGATGTATAAGTATTCATAAGTCTAAGGTCTAAAATCTAAAATCTCAAATCTATTTTCTATAAGAATGTCCTCTCTATCTTTAATCGTATAAGGGGCACATTCTCCATCAGTGAAATCCTCAGAAGTCAGATGGGCATTGATAATATACCCCCCATTAAAACCATTTGATGATGCAGGACTCATAAACCAAGATTGTTTATACTCCCAAAAATCAACATGAACAGGAATCTCTATATCATGTCTTTTTAAAAAAATTATATCCATAAGACGAGGTTGTGCCTTATATCTAATTTCCCATTCGTGATAACCAGCCTTTGCACATATTAATTCTAATTGATATATATCATACTTAAAAGGAGGGAAACGAGCAACCCCTTCCATTGTAGATATTACAACTGATAAACCATCTGGAAAGTCAGGATAATAAAGAGACCATTCGTCCCATTTAAACGAACGCAAATATTTTAACGCCTTCTGTATTTCTGTTATCATAAATCCAATAATTCAAATCGACTACAATATTCTTCATAAGCATCTTTAGTATCTTCAGCAGAAGCGAATAAAGAGATATTAGTATCTTCTAATTTCAACTCTATTCTCACATGATCATTAATGGTATTAGCAATAGCAAATAGATGGTATGTCCTCCCATCAGGTCTAGCGGTTATATCTGCTTTAAATCTATATTCTTCCCTGCCTAATTGGAGATCGACATCTGTGGTATGTAATATTGAAGAAGCTAAAGACCCAGCATTTTTAAATATAAATTTAAACTTTTCTTTATTAGCAGAATCTATCTTGACATAATAAGTAATAAGAGGAGACAAAATAACTTTCCTATCTCCCCTCACAAAAGCAATTCTTTGAGAAAAATCTATATTAATATTTGCATATTTTTCTATAGATATTCTTTCCCCATTATCGCAAATAATAAAAAAATATTTTGGATCAGGAACGAGAACTGTCAACAAATTCATTTTTTAATCTTCCCAAAAATCATCCACTTCTACGCATATCTCTTCTATCAACTTAACAAGAATATCTCCGTGACATGAAGCAGGCTTACAAAAACAACCTAATCTCTTACCCCTTAATTCCCAAAGACTAGCAAGCAATTCTGGTTGCTGTCGTATCCACTCCTCATACTTCTCTACTGCTTCTTCTCTTGTCTCTACTATAAACTCAGCTTTAGTTTTCTTGTCCTTTATGTGGGTATAAGGGTTCCCCCACTTAGATCCTCTTCCAATATAAACATCATATTCTTCGTAATGTTTATTAACTACTTTTGTCATTAAGCTTTTTTTCTACGCAATCTGCAAGTGAAGCAACAGTTAAACACTTTTCTGCTTCCTCATCGGTTATACTTATATCGAAATGGTCCTCTGTCATCATTGTTGTCTCTACAGCATCAAGACTATCAGCATGTAAATCTTTCACAAAACTAGCCTCAAGGTCTACTTCATCAACCATTATACCGAATTGAACAGCTATTATCTCTTTTACTTTATTTTCTATTTCTATTCTAGTCATTCAGTTTCTCCTGAATTTTTCCAATTTTTATACGGATTCTTAGCTAAATTACAATTATAATATCTATCATCATCTGTTACTTCTTTACCTATCCATTCTGGCAATACAATTTCTTGATCTTCTGATTCTAGCTCTATTTCTGCCACCCGCAAACCAGAATTCTCACCTTTAAAAATGTCTACCTCCCAGCCATTCCCATCTTCATTAAAAATGTATCTAGTTTTATCTATAGAATATTTACAAAACTTTTTCATCATTTTACAAGCATCTTCAACAGGTATATCATATTCAAATTCCAACCTAGAACAGCCCTCTGTTTCTCCCTTGATGGTTAAAAACCCCCTCGTAAATTCCTCATAAGGTCCATTAGAAGTTACTCTTACCCTTACCCTATCCCCATGAAAATATCCCTGCAAAATATTAACTTCTGAAAAATAAATACTATTCTTGTGTTTCCAAACAGAAAAATCTTCCTTAACTAAAAACTTTCTTTCTATTTCTACTGCCATTTTATTCCTTCGTTGCAAGCCCTGACTCAACAAGAAATCTGCTGGCCCTACTTTTATTCCTACTCATATTTCCATGCTTTCCAAATCTACGCCTATATCTACACCAACTAGTAAATAATAATTTTTTAGCTCTTGTCATCCCAACATAACATAATCTTCTCTCTTCTTCCATACCAGCATAAGGATCGTCCAACACAGCATTCTTATGGGGCAAGATATCCTCCTCAACGCCTATTACAAACACAATAGGAAATTCCAATCCCTTAGCTGCATGCAAACTCATAAGAGACATATTATTCCCCTCTTTTTCTTTATCTGATTTTGTTACAAGAGATATTCTCTGCAAATATTGACTCACTCCGTCATCCTCATCAATAAATTCTCCTGCCGAGTCAATGAGTTGACTTATATTATCTTCTCTTTCAGTAGCAGTACCAGCAAATTTATCTAATAAATAATTTCTATAATTAAATTCATGTACTAGCTTCTTCAAACATTCTGCCGGATTAGATAAGTCCCAATTATATTTATATACTTCATTTATTTTATAACATGCTTTCTGTATTTTTATAGACTTAATATTCTTAGCCATCTCCCCGCATGCATCGGGGATAGAAATATCCTTCTGGCTTGATAGTTTTTCAATTTTGCCAACAGTTATATTTCCCAATCCCTTCATCAAAGAACACACCCGACTAAATGCTATACCATCTTTTGGATTGGAAAGAAATTTCAGCATGGCGATACAATCTCTAATTTCTTTTCTATCAAAAAAATTCCACGATCCTATTACTTCATATGGAATACCATTATTAACCATCGACTGTTCAATAGGTTCTGACATTTTATTGACTCTATATAAAACTGCCATATCTTTAGGGTCCCATCCACCTTCATGAATAAGCCTTTTAGCAGTCCTTCCAACCCATGCAGCCTCCTCTAATTGATCATTAAACACATAACATCTAACTTTTTCCCCATCACTGTTATCTGTTTCAAACATAGTATCCATATGACTGGAATTACATTTTATAAGTTTACTAGCTATTTTAATAATTTGAGGAGTTGACCTATAATTCTTGGATAAAGAAATAACCTTACAATCTTTGTAATTGTCTATAAAATCTTGTATATTCTGATACCTTGCTCCCCTCCACCCATAAATGCTCTGATCTATATCTCCAATTAAAACAATATTTTTCCATTTGTCTCCAAGCAAATTAACCAAATAGAATTGAGCCTTATTAGTATCTTGGGTCTCATCAACCATAATATATTTGAAAGTATTTTGGACCTTATTTTTTATCTCTTCGTCATTCTCTATGATTTTAATAGCATCATAGATAAGACCGCTAAAATCTATAAGATTATCACTCTTACATTTTTTAAGGTATTCCTGAGCTATCTCTACCAATGGCCCCACCTTTAAGGAATCTTCAAGCCAGCTAAAATCCTCCATCTGATCCCTGTATCTATTAAGACGATTAGCTATGCGCCGAGCATCTCCATATTCTATTTTATATTCTAATTTTCTGGCCACCTGCATAATTAAATCTACTTGGTCTTTTTCATCCAAGATATTAAAGCGAGGAGAATATCCCTGAGATGACCCAAGTTTCCTAATTAGCTTAGAGCATAAAGAATGAAAAGTTCCGACAAAAAAACCAGGCTTTTTATTATCTAATCTCTTACATATTCTTTCTTTCATCTCATTGGCAGCCTTATTAGTAAAAGTAAGGACAAGAATATTCCTAGGTTGTACTCCTCGCTCAATAAGCCATAACACCCTTTCCACAAGAGTGAAGGTCTTACCTGAACCAGGACAAGATGTTACAAGGCAAGGGCCATCAAGATGTTCTACTGCTTCTTTTTGATACTTATTTAACTTCGATTCCATATTATTCCTCTATTAATAAAACCCCAATTATACAACAATCATAATCACTTTTCAATAATCAGGAAAATAATCCACCAAATATTCAATAAATTCTTTATCGTGTAACGGCCCAATATGCTCAACTACAACCTGATCTTCATCAAGTATAAATTGAATATGAGGTAATTCTTCCACATTATTTTTATCACATAACATCTGAATATCATCATTATCATCAATAGCATCTATATACTTATATTCTACCTGATGTCTGTTTAATATCACAAAAAATTTAAGACACTCTTTGCAATCAGAACTCCCAAAAAATCTAATCCACATTTTCCTCCTCCTCATGGGATTGAGACCGAATATTATTTATCATTTCGTTAATAGGATACTGATCTAAATTAGCAATCATTTCATTCGCACCTTCTCCAGTAAGGCCTCCATTTTTATTCCTACTAACATGGTCAGAAGACGAGTCTATTTCGATAAAAAGATTTTTTTCCTTATTAATCATATTCCCACAAAAATCATCTACTATTTCCTGAGGGACATCTGGGGCTATTCCCCAGTCAGTTCCCTTAATGGCAAAAGTGACCATATCATTTTTCTCCAAATCTTTTACCTTCATCTTAAAAAGATTATTATCTCTATCATATTCCATATCTAAAATTTTAACTTTAACTGGCTTATTCATTTTTTATTTCTCTCAAATATTTTTCAATTGCTATGTCCCAGGTTTTTGTCTGTATAACCTCTGTTCCATTTTTTAGAGCCGGTTCTAAAAAATGACCGCATAATCGACATAATTTCTTGAATTTATCTTTTACATTGCATGAGGAAATATCCTCTATAGTTTTTTCTCCCAGCCCCAAACCGAATATATTATCAATAACATTAGATGGAGTGCAAGGATAATATAATCCATTTACAGATTTAGACAAACCACAATCTTGAGTTATCCAGCATCCCTTATCAAAATCTTTGTAACCTTTAAAACTGTTTAAATCTATTGGAGCAACCCTAGAAAGCCAAAACAAGTCAAACTTCTTTTCAAAAGTTTGATCTACCGAATCTATCTTGCCCAACCAAGGAGGAATACGATTTATTATATCCCTAATTTTTCCCCCACAACCATTTGTAGAAAGAATAAACATACATTTTTTATAAAATTTCCTATACTTATTTAAAATTTCTATCACTTTAAAAAAAGAAGGATGAAGAGTTGGCTCTCCACCAACTAATTTTATACTTTTCCATTTGTGATCTAATCGTATAGATTCTTCTACAAATTCCTCCATATCCTCTAATGAAAGATATTTATCTGTTTGGAATACATCCATACAAGCATTACAATTACCACATTTCAAATTACAATAATCTGTTAATTTAAGTTCTATCTTGTTTTTATTTGTCTGCCATGTTTTTTTGTCTTCCATCTCATAGCATTTAATAAATAATTTTGATAGAAATCTTTTATTCTTATTAAATTTATAAGTTTTCATATTTTGATCTATTTTTATGATGTTTCTCCAATGCCTCATCCCAGGTTATAGAATTAATATCAAGAACCCCTCCAGGACTATATTTTGTCCCTCTATGAATATTGGGAACTAAAAACTTCCCACAATAACAACATATTTTTTCCAGCTTGCTCCCGATATCCGCCTCAAACATATCCTTAATATGCTTCTCCCCTATACCCACTTCAAATATTTTATCTATAAAAGCCGCCACTGGACAAGGGTAGTACATCCCATCAACGAACATCCTTCCCCCACATTTTTGCATCCTTTATTGAATTCTCCATATTCGTTAAAACATTTTAAATCTACCGGAGCCACCCTAAAAAGAGAAAACTGAGACACTTTATAATCCATCCCTCGACCAGTCGAGTCATCTATACCCACCCAGGAAGGAAGTTTAGCAATTATTTCCAGAACTTCTTCTCCCCATCCGTTAGTTCTAAGCAAAATTCGATCATCATTAAAATCTTTATACTTTTTCAATATATCAATAACATCAAAAAAAAGGGGATGAAGAGTTGGCTCTCCACCAGTAATAGATACTCTTCTCATTCTAACATTTAAATCTATTAAGTCTTTTACAAATTTTTCCACATTCTCTAATGAAACATATTTATTCGATTCAACAATATCGCAACCCACATTGCACTGAACACATTTTAAATTACAATAATCAGTTAATTGAATTTCTATTTGATCTTTACGCATTTTATAAGCTATAATATTTCTATTATTAACATAAAAAGTATCAAGAATCTTTATTATAAAATTAGTATCTTCTTTTTTTATTTTATACATTTTTTTTAGAATATTCTTTTAACGCCCTGTCCCAACTTTCTGATTGTAATTCTAAAGTACTATAAAACAAACCTGGCTCAAAAAAGAAACCACAATACTGACATACCTTTTTTAGCTTATTTCTTATATTACTATTTAAAAGATCTGCAAAGCTATCCTCTTCTATCTCTATCTCAAAAATCCGAGCTATAACTTCCCCTAGAGAACACGGATAATATTTTCCCCACACAGACATATTTAACCCACATTGTCCTACTACTCTACATCCTTTATCAAACTCTTCATAACCTTTAAAAGAATCTATATCAACAGGAGCAATTCGAAAAAGTTCAAATCGAGCAAGTTTACCTTCTACCCCTCCCCTCTGCTCCCCTGTAGTATTTAATATCTCCATCCATTCAGGAATTTTTTCCATTACTTTTTGAACCTTATTCCCCCATCCATTAGTTTTAATCTCAAATTTACAATCAGAATAAAATTGCCTATATTTACCTAAAATTTCTATTATTTCCGAAAAAAAGGGATGAAGAGTTGGCTCTCCACCCACCAATACTATATGATTCCATTTATACTCTGATGCTATAGATTCTTTTACAAATTTCTCCATATTTTCTAATGAAAGATAATCATTTGTCTGAACTACATCATGACCAGCATTGCAATTACTACACTGCCGATTACAATAATTAGTTAATTTGAGTTCTATAGCTTTTTTTCTTATCCCCCATTTTTTTTTATCTTCAAGCTTATAAGTCTCCTTAATCATCCTTAAAACTAAATCTTTTTTATTATTTAGATCTTCTACACGCATTTTTTATTATTTGCACCAATTCTTTAATAGTGATTAGCTTATCTTCTTCTCTATCATATAATCTAATTGCTGCTAAAACATTCAAAACATTTTCAGGCATGTTATATAATAATATATGATCATGGGGTGTTCTATAACTACCCCCCATCTCATCTGTTATCATATTCTCTGGAATACCTATAAATTTCTCCACATCATTCAATTCTTTCCACCATCTATTCGTTTCAAATATAGTTAATTCAGAATGATCCTTAATAGAAATTAAATTACATTGAGGCCTTACAACAGCCCCAATAATACTCTTATATTCTTCCTTTAATTTCTTATACCTTGGAGAAAATTCCTCTTCCGGAGTTATCCCATATATCCTACAATTATACGGTCTCACCTCATGTACTCCGCAAAGATTTGTTTTATCATTAAAAAAAACACATTGCTTAGAAGGTGTGATATTTACGACATTCTTCATACATCTTTCAAATAAATCGCATACATCATCATCATTTGTATTTTTGGACAGATATTCCCAGATAAATAAAAATTCAGAATATAATAATTGAGGAGTTTGGATTTTGCAGCACCAAGCGCCACAGCCTCCTTCTTTCTCTATATTATCTAAACACCCTTCTGTTTCAGGTATTATATCGTAAATACGATTTAATCTAGAGAAAGCTTTTTTTGTTTTTCTACAACTAGAAAGACGAATAATCTTATAAAATTCAAATTCTTTCATAGACCTTCTACTCTAACTAGAAAAGATAGCTATTAAAGATTGTCATAACCATCTAATCCGCCAGCTGCTTCGGCCCCCTTAACAGGAATAGGAACATCCTCTATTTCGTCTTCTGCTTCTTCTTCTTTTTCAAAAAATTTCAAAGAAACCGTTACTTTTGGAGGATCTTTACTAACAACGCTTTCCACATCTTTTTTGGCCTTACCTAAGAAGTCATCTAGCTTGCCGCTTGATTGCCATGCATCGAGTAATTTATCCGCTTCTCTTTTTCTAACATTATATTGAACAAATTCCTCAAGGACATCATCTACATCTTCTCCAGCTTTTTTAGCTGCTTTGAGAATTGTAATAAATTCTTCCTCATCATCAATTCTCCATCTTCCTTTTTGATTTCTTGAAGAAACCGCACAGGAGCCAGGAAATTTAACACTTTTTTCTTTATTGGACTTAAGAGTAGAAACAATAACAGATTTAAAAAAGTCTATTTTATTTTCCAAGACTTTTATTTCATCATTAATGTCCTGAGATCTCTTCTTTTTATAGTCCTTGTTAAAATTCACTTTTTTAGTTAATTCCTGAATAGTCAACGCGGCATCTTCTATTAGATACAAATCATCAAGGGGCTTAATTTCTCCTGCTGCGTACATATCATGTAGTTCTTTACGTCTAAAAACATTTTCGTACTCTAATTCTGGCATATTATCACCTCATTAAAAAAAACTTACTTCATAAACACTAATAACTTACTACCTAGATGACCCCTCAAGGACAATACCTGTTTTTTCAATCCCTTGAAATTTAACAGTTGTAAAACTAGGATCTAACACAAGAGAGTCCCCCTTCTTCTGAGCTTCTCCCTTAGCAATAATAAAAGCTTTAATAGCATTATTTAAGGAAGCCGCTCCTACACAACGCAACCTAACAATATCATGTTTATAAAAAACCTGTAAAACTGCATTAGAAAGTTTCTTGACATACTCCTTATCTTTTTCTTTACTTCCCTTACTCCCACTTACAAGAAGCAAAGCCACATCTATCTCACCATCGCGTTCCATATCATCTGTCATTTTACCTTCTCCTTTATTCAATAAATTTAAATACAATAATATTATCGTATTTTTTGCTAAAAAACTTTATTGAATGGATATTTACAACAATGACTTATAAAAATCTTTCCTATTCTTCTCTAGGTTAGGATTCTCCCAAACCTTTGATTTCTGACAAAGTTCTTTAAAATCACAATACTTACAGGCATATGCTGTTCTAGTAGCGAATTTAGGAGGAGGCAGTTTTGTATTATTCCCCTCTGACATGGCCATCATAGTCTTTGCTTGATATTTAACAACTTCCCACCACTTATCATTTCTAGGCACTTGATACCACATCATCTTGGAATTATCTTTATTCTCATACATTATCATCCCGTAATCGCAATCAAGTATATGGACATATATTGTTAGCTGTACAAGATAATCTTTATGTGGACCTTTTTTCATCAACTGGTTGTCCCATGCTTTACTTCCTATAGTTTTCATATCTCCTACAACCTTGGCCCCTTTTACTGGTAAAAAATCTTTATTATATGTTATCCTTGTTCCTTCAAATCTTTCTTCTTTCAGAAGATCACAATTTAGAATAATATCTGAATGACCTTGAATATTAAACTTAGGAGCAGACACCTTTGCTTCTACATATTCAAAATCTGAACAACCACAAACACATTTTTTAGGTTTGAGAACCGGAGCATCTTCTCCATATATTCGACCTCCCTTAGTCTTGTACAATGTATTTAGGGAATCGATATCTGAAGCAAAAACATTGCCTTCATCGGTAAACATATAACAAAGTATATTTTTACATTTCCAACCACCTAATAAGATATTTCCTATGCCATCAAAATATTCAACCCAGCGACGATGCATATTATGTCCTTTATCGAACAATCTATGTTTAGTACTATCTGGATCTGAATAAGTTACATCTATCAATCCCTTCCATGCATAATGTTTGTACTGTTGCATCCTAAGGCATTTGCCCCATTCAGAAGGATGATAATGGTCATAACTTCTTTCGGATCTTTTATCATTGGTTTTCCATCTAACATAAGTGTCCACAAGATTCATTAAAGAAGTAATCTCTTGTGGAGTATAAGAATGATCTGTCATAATATTTCTTCCCTCAAATAATAAATTCTCCATCCTCCCTAGCGGTAATTAATTTTTTTCTCACTCCCTCTCGCCCTTCTTCTTTAATATAATCATCTGGGTCATAACCCTCTGGCAAAAATACCGGAAAGAAATTCAAACCATAAGTATTCAAACTATATTTTTCATACATCTTCATGGCTCTTTCTATAGCGGCTCTTCCTGCCGTGTCCCCATCAAAAAATAAATAAAAATCAGTGCAATATTTGGATAGTAAAGAAATTTGAAAAAGAGTGAAAGCGCTACCGCAGCATCCCACTGTCATCGTAAAACCATTAGTGTGAAAAGCAGCAACATCAAATTCTCCCTCAACCACTATAACTTTATTTATTTTGTAAATAGTTTTTTTGGCATAATACAGACCATATAAATAAGATCCCTTGTCAAAAGTTTCATGCCAAAACCTATTTCTAACATTTTCATTTAGATGACGAGTTGATAGGACTATTAGTTCCCCGTAAGCATCATAGATAGGAGTTATAATTCTACCTTGTACTTCATGGTGAAATTCCATGGGGCAATAGCCCATATCAAATCGCTCTATTATGTCACTAGAAAATTTCCTAGTATCTCGAAGATATTCAAGAGCCTGTTTTCCTTCTGGCTTTTTTAGGGTTATCTTCCCCGCCTGAACTATCTTCTTTCTCTCCATCTCCGGAAAGCTGTCCCTTAGATTTCCCACTTACTTCTCCACTTTTCAAGGGTCTATAAAGACTAATCTCAGGAGGAAGGATAACACCCTTTTCCGAAGCCATTTCCTTAATATCATTAATAAATTCATCAATTAATGAATTATCAACAATATGCTTAATAAAATTCTTTTTTCCTTCAATCCTTAATTCTTTCCACTTAAATACCTCATGCCGAACCGATACGAGCTTAACCTGTCTCCCAGTATCAAAAGCTATATCCTCTATTTCAGGGAAATAAGGCTCATAATAAATAGGAATATCTAATGTCTCAGTAAATGGTTTAGCAAATCTATTCTTAACCAACCTAACACCCGCATGCCTACCTATTAACATATCCTCTCCAGTTTCTGGATCGGGAATATTAATATTTGCATCTTTACCACTCTTCTTAGAAATCTTTAAACTGAGAGAAGCATTATGTTTTAAAGAATGACCACCAGGACTAGTCTCTGGATTGCCATACCTCTGTCCTATTTTTTCCCTCAATTGATTAATAAAAACAAGAAGAGTACCATTCTTTTCGGCATATGAAACTAATTTTCCCAACGCCTTCGTCAACAATCTTGGAAGCAAACCCATAAATTCTTGTTCTGTATTTGCCTCAAATAATGCCTTTGGAACCAAGTTTGCAACAGAATCCAATACTATTACTTTTATATCGGTTTCTGCCCAACCCCCATCTTTCTTCTTCCCCATCATACTCATCATAATATCAAACGCATCTTCTGCATGAATGGGCTTCTCTGGGTCATCATAATTAATGAAATCGACAATGGCCAATTTATCTCTATCGCAACCATTAATAGTAGCAAGATCTTTATTAAGAGAATGTTCAGCATCAATCCACCCAACCTTATATCCCATTTTCTGGGCATATCCTGCAATCCTATATGCTATGGACGATTTGCCGCCACCCTCTTCTCCAAAAATTTCAATTAACTTGCCAAGAGGAATGCCAAGAGTTTTACCTGGGTCATAGCCATCTACCTGACTTAAATCAACTTTACTAGGATCTCTCCCATATTGAATAATAAAATCCAATCTAAAATGCCCCGTAGGAATATTGCAAGGAGGTTTTGACCTTACCCCAATCCGACAAAGACCCTCTAACCCTGGAGGGAGACCATCTTTTTTCTTTTTAGACATAGATTCCTCCCTCTCTTACCAGTTATTGGCGAAATCATCCTTGCCGGAACTTTTAGAATCAACAGGAGCAGAAGCGGGAGTAGAAGCGGGAGCAGAAGCAGCAGTAGCGGCTACTGGCTCACTTGGTGTGCTGCTTTCCTTCTTTTGCCATTCTCCAAACAACTTTTCTTCTATTTGCTCTGGAGCATCCGTCTTGTATAATTTCTTCAGCTTGTCCTTATCCCCATCCAGAGATTCTTTAATAGCTTCTCTTTCCTCTTCGGTTAAAGGAGTATTTGCACAAAACACAACGTCATATTTAGTATTTAACCCCTTACCACTTACCGTAACGCTCCAATCGCTACCATCCTTACCACTTCCAGGATTTTTGCCCGTTATCTCTAAACTTTTTCCGATTGGGCGAAAAACTGTCTGAGGAGCCTCTAAAATCTTAACTTTGCCGTCTGAACGATCAATAACATACGCAGCAAACCTCAAAGAAGGCTTTTTCAACTCAGAATGACGGTCCCTGACTGGACAAGTATCAGGAGAACCACAAATAGCAGTTCTCAATCTACCATCATGCTTATGAAAATACTTAAAAAATTTCACTGGAGAAAAGATTGGTCGGATACGATAGCTTTTTCCGCTTTCAAATCTGAGGTAATCATTTTTCTCCCCATCCCCACCACTACTAGTTGTTGGGATAGAATCCCATTGAACAAATTCCGTCATTTTTTCTGTCATTTTTCTATTCTCCTGTTTACTAATATTAACTTTACTTGCTACTTTATAACTTATTCACAATCACTTTTCAAAGCATTTTTTTAAAAATTTTTAAATTTCGCCCCAACCAATTTCCCCGGTCTTAAGATGTTTAGGGGCCGAAGACGCCTCGGAAGGCAAATCATCGTAATCATCTAAATTATCTATAATTTCTTTATCAACTACTTTATCTACTCTATCTACTTTATCTACTCTATCTACTTTATCTACAGAAGAATAAGTTGCACTAGACAATGCCCTCTTCTTCCTTCTATCTATCCTCTCAGCAGGAGGAAGCTCCATGCATATAGTAATTTTTCTACTAAAAGTATCATAAGCAGAAGCAAAATTTTTCTCAGCAGTAATAATAGAATTATGCAAACCTTCTAACCTACTTAGATATAACTCAACATCTCCCATATGTTCAAAAACAAGACCATCTTGCCTAAGACTAGGCTTAAGATATTGCGCCCTCGCCAAAATTCCCCTCAATTCTTCTGTAAACCTTTTAAATTGATAGAATTGATTATTAACCCGAACCCCTATATACTTAACCCTCTCACGATATTGTTGCACCTCTTCCATATATACAATTATTATAGTTGGGTCAAAAACCTCACTCGCCATATCTACCTTACCATCTGCCAACTCGTTTATCCATCTTGTGTATTCTATCTGACCTCCTGGTAAATGATTAAAAAGCTTTCTCTTATGTCGATAAAAACCATTATACATAGGAGCTGGACTTGTTAAAAACCACTGTACCTTATCATCAATGATCATGGGTTTTTCTTCCTGCACTTCATTATCAAGAGCATCCGTACTCTCCACAACATTTTTAACAACAGCAACTGGAGGTATAAAATTATCCAACACATCTTCTTGCTCTTCTTGCTCTGTCTCCATTTCTATTTCTATTTCTACTCCATCATCTATTTCCACTACATTCTTTTCATCATCACCGATAGAGCAAACATCCTTAACAATATCATGAGGATTCTCTTCATCTCCTGAAATTTGACTTATATCTTCTCTAATATCTTCTGTAAGTTTCTGAAAAGACTCTTTAGGAACAGCACCATGCCCATCATCTTCTACCTGAGAACCACTATCCTTACCTGATGGCAAGTCAAATATATCTTCAAAATATTCTATATCTATTTCTTTTTCTTTGGCCATAATCCTCGCTCATTAATCAAACATATCAATTTCATCTTTAGGCGTTTTACTGGTTTTTTTTACCTTAACGCTACCTATACATCTATCGACCTTAAGGGTTGTAACCACCTCATTATATGTCTTTGTAAAATCTTCTATCAGAATATCTGTAATTTTATTAGTTTTTTCTTCCCTTTCTCCTGGATTCTCCCATTCAATTTCTTCCTCTGCCTCCACTGTAATCGTAACTTGCTCAAATTGTTTCGTTTGTATTCCTCTTACTATACTCTTTTTAATTTTAGACTTACCCATATTATTTTCCCCTATTTAATTTGAACATTTATAAATTCAGCTTTTACATCAAAAACCATATTACATTCCCTACATTCGTGAACCTCAACAAACTGACCATACTCGATACAACCAGAATTACCGATAAGCTCCAGCTCTCCACTCTCACACTGAGGACACTTTATCTTATTCATAGGTTCCCCATATATAATATAATGGCTATCACTTTTCAAAACAAATCCTCAAACATATCCACTGATTCTATTTTCTTTTTCGTTGTTTTTTTACGATCTCTCCTGATCATCAAAAAATCTTCCATCATTTCTTCCTTACGATCTATTTGCTTTTTCCCGAAAAATCCCGCTTCGATTAAAGCCTCCACCGCTCTAGTATCTACAATAGAAGAATCAGTTTTATTCACTATATCCCTCATGCCGCTATAAGGCTGATTGTCCTCTATATGCTTAGCCGTATTTGCTCTCATTCCCTTACATAACAAACTAGGTCTTATCTCTGTCTTTTTTATCCCGTTTTTTTCATCTTTTCTTTTTTCTATAACATATTGAACCTTCGATTTATTTATGTCTCTAGGAAGGAATTTGATATTCATTTTCCTTTTAAACTCTTTCTCAAAAGCATCTATTTTATCATATCTGTTTCCCTGAGAACCATTAATAGTCACATCTAACAAAGAGCAAATAAATTCATCAGGATAATTAGCTTTCAAAAATGCCGTAGTATAAGAGTTGTATCCATAACAGGCACTATGAGCTAAATTAAATCCATACGAAGCAAATGGAGTAATAAATTTAGTCCAGTATTGTTGAGCTACATCCCTTGGAACCTTATTATCTATACATCCATCAACAAACTGTTTTTCAAACTTAGCCATAAGATATTCTTTTTTCTTTCCAATGGCCTTAATCATTACATAACCATCTGTAATAGTAAAACCAGCTAAGTTGCTACATATCTGCATCACTTGTTCTTGAAAACACAAAACCCCATAAGTCTTTTTTAGATAAGACTTTACAAAAGGCTCAATTGACTTGTGGAAATAAGTTACTTCTTTTTCTCCGCTCTTCCTATCACAATATTCTGGAATACTATCCATTGGACCAGGACGATAAAGAGCCAAACCAGCAACAATATCTTCAAAACTATCAACACCTATACTTCTCATGGTATGTTGCATACCATAATTCTCACATTGAAAAACTCCACCCAAATTACCATCTCTATATAATTTAAAAGCTCCCGCGTCATCAATAGGGAGATTCTCCAAATCAATTTCTATCCCCCAATAATCTTTTATTTTTTCTACTGTTTTCTTAATTACCGTCAAAGTGGCAATAGCTAGAACATCAAATTTAATCAACCCCAAAACTTCTAAATCTTCATTAGGAAATTGGGTTGCCAGCACCCCCTTCTTAGCATTTCTTAATGGAGCTATTTCATTTAAAGGAATATTAGAAACAACCACGCCAGCCGCATGAAAACCGAAATTAGCGAATGTGCCTTCGATCACCTCCATATACTCTTTTATACCTGTATCTTCGTACTTATCTATATAATGTCTAAAATCTGGACAATGCTCATAAGCATCATCGAAGGTTTTAATAAGATGACTATTCCCCCCTTCATCTTTAACTTTAAGCAAGCCATATTTCGGAAATGGTGATAAAATTTCAGAAGCCTTAGCAGCATTTTCGCTTATATAGGAATCTTTTCCTTTATGAAAAGCATCTGCGATATCTAGTGCTTTAACCACCCTAGTAACACATGATTTAAATTTTAATAAACCATGAGTACCTATATTCCCAACATTCTCTCTGCCGTACTTATTTATAATATAACTATATACACCATCCCTATTCTCATAATCAAAATCAGTATCTATATCAGGCAAGCCAGCTCTAGCAAAAGCACGTCTGGTGGGGAGGAAATCTCCCGATGGCTTAGTTTTAGTCATACCAAGAAAATAGGCCGTCCAGCTATTAATATCATTCCTATTACCAGCTTTTTTATCATGATTTTTCCATATATTGTAAAAAACTTCCAAATTATTCCTAGATTCCAGCCCCTCTGTAGTTTCCATTAATTCCATTTCTCGCTTTGCTTTTGAAAGAATTTTGGATAAATCAGAATGATCAGCGTATTTTCTCTCCACCGCCTCTATGATTTCTAACTTAATTACCCTCAATTCTGCCATATAAATCTCCCCTACGTCAGCTATAGAATATCCGATTCCCTTTCACTTTTCAACTATAAATCTAAAATTTCGAATCTCAACCCAATATCTGAAACGATATCTCCATATCCCCTAATAGAAATAGGAGGTTGAAATCTTTTTTCTTTCAACTCGGATACGCTAATAGTGGGAGTAACAAACAATGGAGTATAAGGGACATATATATATGCCTCCCCTAGAATATCTCCTCCTTTAAAACCAAGCCGGATTTGACTAGCTGTAGCCAATGTTTTACTCCCCCTCTTTTATAAATCCAAAATTTCAAACCTACTTTCTATAGGTTCCCATTCCCACATTATTGATGACCCATAAGGGACAATTATAGAACCAAGAGTTGTTCTTAACCTCATATATTCCAGCATCACATCATGGGGAATCTCTCCCCTCCCATAATATTTTATCATCTCTTGAGTTCTCTCGTCCTCAAAAAATTCAACTTTCCCATTAATAGATATCTTAATATCTGTCAACGCCACCTAAGTCATCCTCTAATTCATGCTCATGCGAATCATCATTTAAGTCAGAAAAATCCATAGCTCGAACAATATTCCCGATATGGTTAGCCAGTACAGGGTTTTCTGCCTGCATTTCCTCTATCGTATATCTATCTTTCATCCACCGATTCTCCATTTTTTTATCATCGAAAAAAACATACATACCCTTCCTAAATTCTGATTTATCGCCAAATTTAGTGTACACTAAGATTCCCCCATCCTTAATTTCTTCACGACTCACTATCTCTGTCACTCCTCTTGACCCATCATCAAATTCATATCCTATATACAACATTCTATTCTCCTAACTTTTATTAATATTATCTTTCAATTTTTTATATGCTTCTTTAATTCCCAAATTGCTCTCTTATATCTCGGCATAAATGTCTCATATTTACAATCCCCAGGTTTAACAGTCCTTAAAGTTATTCCAAGTTCTTTACATTTTTTACGCTTTCTCTTATCTCTATCTTTTTGTTGCTTTAGCTTACTTTCTCCATGAATAGGTTTATAATGAAAGTTCCCACTAACCTCTACTGCATAATTTATATCAGGGAAATAAAAATCTAGCTCTAAAGGAGCAACAACTGTTCTATTATTTCTATCATATTTTACATTCAGTTTTTTAACCAATTTTTCAAACTGAGTCTCTACAAATGATTCTTTAAATTTATACTTAGCGAAACATCTAATAGAACAAAAATGATGCTGATTCCTTTTAACATAAATAGGGGATTTAAAAACATTTTTATCGCATCCGTCACATTTTACCCGAATTTTATTATTCTGAAATTCATTACAACACTTTTTTGAGCAAAATATATTATCCTTCCCCCTTAAAATGCTAGGAGATCTATATAAAATCTTATCACAATTTTTACAATATACTCTCATTCTTTTATTATTATTGTCACTCCTGCATTTGATCGAGCAACAGTGAGTGAGGCTTCTTTTTCGTTCTGCTGAATTTTTATAAAAGTTTTTCCCACATACCTCACAGGCTACACTATTAATCCTTTGATAATAACTGGACTTACACTGCATATTACAAAAATATATATCTGTTTTATTATCATCCCTCTCTCTCTTACATCTGTAAATAGATTTATGACAATTAGAACATCTTACTTCATTTTTTTCTATTTTATGCTTCGACAAACATATTTTATTACAATAATGATGCTTAGACTTTTCTAAATATTTTTTTCCTCTCCTATTTTTTTTACCACAATAATCACAGTCTATTATTTTCGATCCCTTAATATCATTAGCACAATTCCTGGAACAACAATTTGTTTTACTTTTTAATATATGTGACAATTTTTTATAGAATTCTTTACCACAATAATCACAGTCTATAAGCATATTTCTTATCTCCTATTGAAAAATAAATGTTCTCAACTATTATTAAATACAATTTAATAGGAGATAATCCCTCTTTTATTTTTTAATAACGGTCTACTCCCCCAAGATCATCTTCTAATTCTCTATCTACATCTCCTTTATCGGCGGCTTGTTGAATAAGGTTTTCCTCAAAGCCAAAATCTGACTCTTTTATAAACTTGAGCGAATCAAACCCAAGGAATCTCTCCCACAACAACCCATGTTCTATAGGGTCAATCCCATATGTAATCCCCAAACACCTCAACAAGACACTCGCATAACCCGATCCACGCCCACAACCAACTAATATACCTCGTTCTTTGGCATCCTGGATATAATCTCGAACAATCAAAAAATAAGTCGAAAAATCATAATTATTACTTTCCTGTGCTACCAAAACATCTTTTAATTCCAGTTCTAATCTTTCAACATGTTTTTTACTATTATTCCATCCTACAGTCTTCATGCCTTCCCATGCAAGACGACACAAATATTCATAAGCATTTTTATATTCAGATGGAATTTCAAATTTGGGCAACCTCATTCCCCCAAATAAATTTTCTTCTATGTTCTTGGTATCTATTCGTTCAGCCAGCATAACAGAATTAGATAAACAATTAGAAGTGTTATTAAATATCTTCGCCATTTCTTCTGCACTTTTAAGATAGAACTCCATATGACTAAAACTCAACCTGTCTGGATCTTTAACGCAACGTTGTTGTGACATGCACATTAAAACTTCTTGAGATTGGCCTTCTTTTCCAATTATATAGTGCCCATCATTCGTGCAAACTACAGGAATATTTAATTCAGAGGATAGTTTAAAAATTAAGGGGATAATCGCTTTCTCTTCCCTGATACCGTGGTACATTACTTCTAAAAAGAAATTCTTATTAAATATCTCATTAAAAGTCCCGCATATCTTCTTTGCTCTATCATAGTTGCCATATACCAAATTGATATTAATAACACTTGATAAACAAGCAGAGCTACACATCACTCCCTCAGAATGCTTAGCCAGCAAATCTATATCAACTCTTGGATCAAAATAAAAACCATCAGTATATGACTTCTGAGACATACGACATATATTCTGATAACCCTTAAAATTCATAGCATATAAGTTGATATGCCTGTTTCCCCTTCTCCCATCAGGTTGGTTCTTTTTAGTTTTTTTAGTATCTTTTTTTTCATCGTATTGCCCTATATCCATTTTTCTAGAAAGATACATCTCACACCCAAGTATGGGTTTGATAGGAGCATAGGGAATACTATTGCCTTTTTTATCTTTTGTGATACGACAATGTTGAAGGAATTTAATCCATCCCATAACAGACCCATGATCTGTTAGGGCAATAGCAGGAAACCCCATTTGCCTAGCTTTCAAAACAAGCTTATCAATTTTCGCGAGACCATCAAATTGGCTATACTCAGAATGTACGTGCCAATGAACAAAATCTTTATTTTCAAATTTCATCTTTTACCAATTCCAATTATCTAAACATTTAACGCAGAACGACTCAAATTCTTCCCTTGTAAGATGAGAATCAGGAGTGACTAATCTATGAATTGCCTTTCCTTCATCTAAATCCTTATAAGAAATGAATCTGCCGCAAAACTCACATCTTATTCGTTCTACTTTTTTCATAAATCTAAAATATCCCACCTCGTTATATCATCATCTATATCTAATATTTTATGCTTTTTTGTGGTAGCATTAATCTCTACAACATGAGCAAAGGGGACTCTCTTCATTGTGGTCTTGACCCCCTTTTTGAAAGCTAATAAATCAAGAGTTTGATCTTCGTATATTTTTAAAACTCTTACTTTCTCAAAATCTAAATTAAAAAAATCTTCCTGATGAGGAAGCCACTTCTTCATAGTCATAGAAAATTCTATTCTATGATCATAAAGATTTTTAAAAACAATCTTGATAGTATCTATGTCTGACAACTCTTTATTGAAAATAGTTGTAACTATATGTTCTCGTCTAATAAATCTCATCTTTAGCAATGCTTCGTAGGATCGTATCTCTCCCTATGACCATCTTTAAATCTAATGTACTTCGGATTTTGTTTTTTAACATAATTAGAATCAGCTTCAAAACACTCTCTATCACCTCTCCATCCCCTAATATTCTTGGGAACTTTTATTCTTATACATTTTGTCCCATCAGGAGCATAAAAAGGTTTATTAATCTTTTTAAATGGTCTTATTTCCTCAAAAATTTCTCCCGTCTCTGGATGTTCAAATTCGTAAATTGGAATTATTTTTCTCCCCTATAAATCTAAAATATCAAACCTAGAAATAGATTCCCCTTTAGATTTCTTTTTCCTTTTCTTTTTTACTTTTTTCTTTGATTTTTTCGCTGCCTCAGTCGGAGAATCTGGAAAAACCGTGTTCCACTCTATCCCACTAACATGACCCTCATTATATGGTTCACTCAATGTCGAAGAAGATATAGTGAAGCCCGAAGAAAAATGGACAGGATTATTAAAATGAATTTGAGAGTTAGCAGTCATATTGATATAATTACCAGAGCTATCCTCGACATATGGCTCAATATGGATAGGATTCTCAGACATTTGCAATTCACCCGTTTGCACAGTAAGATTAATAGGCAACTGCTTTTCTATTACAAAATTTTTATTTTCAGAAAGATTAAATTGTAAAAATTCTAAAAAAGTTATACCGGAAACACAACTTTGCATATCATCATGCAAAGTTAAATATTCTGCACGAATATCTAAATAATCTTGTTCTTCATTAAAAACAACTGAGAGATTTTCTATATTATGCGAATAACTCATTTTACAAATCCAATATTTCTAACCTAGATAGACCTTCTTTTCTATCTGGGGAACTTTTAATTTTCACCATAAAATCTTCGTATTGACTCAAAGATTGCTCCATCTCATATATCATATCAAACAACACGGTATTAGGTTGATCTAATATTTGATCTACCTCCTCAATAGTTAATCCATGAAATCTGGCGAAAGATGAGACACCTAATAGGAAGAATATCTCACTAAAACTGCGACCGTGCTGATCACCCATTATAAATCTAAGAGGTCAAATCTATCACAGTTGTCCTCTTCTCCCCTATAATCCGTCCCTTCCTCTAACTTATCGGAATATATCCCCATAATTTTCCAACCCTTCTCCATAGCTAACTCCTTGGCCCTCGTAAAAATCCTTCTCCCATATTTTCTTTTAAATTCTTTGTATTTAAATTTGCTATATGCATTATAATGCCTAGTCTCTATTTTTTCCATTGCCAGAATATTTCTTGTCGCTTCATCATAAGATATATTCATCAAATGCGGCAAAAAATTATACTTAATTATATGTTCATCTGAATGACCATTACTCCTTAAATATCCTATTGACCACCCATATGCAAATTCCTCCCTAATCTCACTACTAACAGAACGATGCCCCAAAGCAACATAACAATAATGACACAATTCATGAACAATAACTTCATCTTTACTTACCTTTGCCTCTATATGATAAGTTCTATTGACAGGAGTTGAGGAACGATGAGCACCACACAACACCACTATCTTCGTAACAGGGTCATAGAAACCCTCCACTCCATGATATCCCATTCTATCCATGTCCCTGGCAGCAACTTTGAAAACCACTACATCTTTTACACTGGCCCCTGGAAATAAAGCATCTACATAATCATAAGCCTTTTGAAAATCTGTGTAATATATTTTCTTGAGAGCTATTTTTCTAATCTTTTCGATATTTTTTTGAGTTAGCTCAAACTGCTTCTTCGATTCTTGTCTGAAACCATGATCATACAAATAAGAATGAGATAAACTAGTAGCTCTAAACATTATCTAATATACCCTTCACATTCTACAATAAATTTAGGATTACTACCTCTATTATGAACCTTAATAGTCTTCTTAACCCCAACAATACTAAAACTCATTTTTTCTATAGGATGACTACAATCCTGAGTTTGACATGTCTCGCAAAGAGGAAAAATAAACCCCTGAGGGCTAACATTTAATTGAGAAACATCAAGCATTTTACATTTATATTCCATTATGCTTACTTCTTAACCCTTTTAACACCTTTACCAGAATCGTCTTTCATTGCCCTTCTTAAATTAGAAGCATCTTGCTCGGCACTTAGTGGGTCATCTCCCTTCACCCTAGAACGAATAACAGGTCTCTTAACCACTTCCTCTGTTGCTACCTCATCGCCCTCAGAAACAACGGGGCCAACTGGTTGTGCCTTCTCCTCCTGAGGAACAGTTGCATTAAGTGTCTTACTAATATCAAATGATGAAAGAGGATCAACGTTACTATCCCTAATTATAACAGGAGCTTCAATAGCAACAGAATCACTCTCAGCTATAAGATTATCCCTTGCCTCAATAATAGGCATAGGAATAACGCCCCCTCCAAATGAACCCCTCACGCTAGATTGCATAATCCCCTTCCCCCTCAAGAATGCCACTACTTCCACAAACAATTCCAAAGGAAAACCAGTTGATTCATCTCCATCTTTAATAGTAATAGGAAAAGTTTCATCATTAGAATCATAAATTATATCATATGTCACTTTCTCTTTATCTGCCTTATCAAGGGTAAAGATAAATTCTAAAGCCTTGTTTTTCTCTTCTATAGCCATTTATTTTCTCCTTAGTTTCTCTCTCAATTTTTCTCTCATTTGCTCTCTTAAAAGCTCCATCTTTAACTCATTTTCGCTGATTATTGGCATTTTCCGAAAAGACTTAAGAAAATTGCCACAATTAGGACAATGAGTTCCATAAATATTATCGTATTCTTCTACCAAATGTCCTTTACTATATTTATTTCTATCAATCAAATAACCACATTTATTACATACTATTTTCACAATCACTTTTCAACCTATTTTTTCTTAGCATTCTTACCTTCCAGTTGAGGTCTTGTCCCATATACTGTATCAAGATAATCAGAATCTACAACAAGTGTGTCATAAAAATGTTTCCAGAATTCTTTATTATTCCTAACTAAATCGGGATGAGGTTGAGGTATGTTCCATCCATTTTCTTGCAACCACATAGACAAAACCTGAATATCAGGATTATAAAAAAGATCACCTATAGATGGTTCATAACTTAAAATAAAAACATTTCCATCAGCGTGACATTGGACTTCCATTGTCCCAATTCCAGTAGGGCCTCCTATTGTTAAATAACTTCTTAAAACCCATTCCCCATCATATGGAAATTCCCCCTTCATTAAGTCATCAATATCTTTAAAGACACCATCTGTCTCATTAAAAGTCACATCAGTAAAATCTATATTATATTCTGCCGGTTCCATATTATATATCCCAATCTACACTAGATAAGGTTTCTTTTTCTTTCCTTTTTAAAAATGCTTTTGATCTTTTTCCTAATCCAGGCGCTAAAAGATGATGAACCTTTTCCAACGTCTCCACATTTTTAGACCTAGCAACAATCTCAACTTTCTTAAGAAACTCCCGAATAAAATTAAATTCTTCTTCATCTTTATAAGTTAATAAATGATTTCTACAAGTTGTATTAATTAAAAGTAATAGACACTCTATCCTCTTATTATCTCCTATCTCCAGATTCCCTTCTTCAACAAATTTTGAAAGATTGTCCGCAACTGACTCTATCCTATCTCCCTTATCTAGCTTCATACCTCTTAAAAAAGATGTCGCAGACTCCTTAACAGAGAGATCATCTAAATCTTTTTTCAAATTAATAATATTAATACCAGAATGACAACCGAAGCAATAATAAGTTTGATACTTTCTATCATCTGTTCCTAACAAATATACTACAAAAGAAGGATCATTATCTCCAGAATGAATAGGACAATGATAAACTAACTTATCAGTAGACTCTCTTACTGGATGAATTCCCCTTTCCTCCAGAAAAGTTGTAATCTTATGCTCTTCTAATATTCTATCAATATAATAATCTTTCATTTTTAAACTCTATTTAAAATACATCATCTATATCTTGTGATGATTTAGAATCGCTATAACTATAAATGTCATCAGCTTCTTCAAAAACACTACTCTTCTTAATAATATCCTTGTCAGCTTTCGCCTCATCCACTTGTTCTCCCATAATATCATCTTCTCCATCATTCCCATCATAAAGAGGAGGGCTTTTAATAAGACCAAACTGAGGATAAATTTCCAATATAGCTCGTGCCTTACCATCTGCAAAAGTAGTTGGACCATTACGAGACTTAACAGTAAATAAATCTAATATTTGATTTGGTTGTGCAGTATTTTTTAATTGAGCATATATGTTATCAGCATCAGCGGCATATTCATGTGACCCCCTAATATCTTCAGAATTAATAGATGCTTTATCTCTATTTGCTCCTGCTTTTCTAAGCCTTTTAAGAGCCTCTCTTCCCAACTGGGCAGCAGACACTACTGCAAAATCCAAATCTTTACCCATTTGTCTCATTGACTTTAACATATCTCCAATTTCCAGGTCATTACGATCATATCTTTGCCGATCTGCTTCCAGATTAGCCACATAATCAATAACAACTAACTTGGGAGCAATAAGTTCTATATTCCTTTCTATCTGTCTACCTATCTTACTTACAGTAGTATAGCCACGTTCTTGCATCATAAAGAACTTAGAAGGCAAAGAATCCCAGTTCCTATTCATTTCTTCTATCTTCTCAAAATCTTCATCTGACAAATCTTTAACATTTTTGGTAATTACTTCAGATGGCAATCGTGCTTCTCTAGCACATGCTCTTCTCCACATTTGGTCTCGATGCATTTCCAGAGGAACAAATAAAACATCATAACCAGACCTCCATACATTCAAACCGATATTGAGTATCATCGTGCTTTTATAAGCCCCCACATCCGCCGTGAATAAAGTTAATGTCCCCTTCTCAAGACCAGTAACCATTGTATAATCTATTTCTCTAATGCCGGTTAAGATTGGAGGTTCTTCTATTATTTTGCCGCTTCTTACATCTGCTATATATTGAGTTCTTTCTTTAGATAATACCCTGATATCATCAAAATAAGCTTTAGCAGAAGGCCCAGTAGTTCTGTCTAATAAAGTATTACATTTATCAGACAAATCCTGCACAGCACCGATAATGCCTTTAGATTTATAATTTATTTTAAAAGCATCCATAGCGTCAGCTACAGAGTCCTGCACATGACCTTCTAAAACTTTATTGATATATAGTGGCAAATCATCCATCTCCGCATAAGCAGAGAAACAGGCATTAAAAGATAATTCTCGAGAGATTCTTTCTTTAGGGATTAAATAACTTTTTATTTTTTCTCGAAATGATTTAGGGGTCAAAAGAACCCCATTAATATCATAAGTTTGTAATATCAATGTGACAAGAGGACTATAAATATCGCTAAAATATTCTACAGACAAACCACTATCAATAAAAAAATCGATGGCAGATCGGTGATGTAATAAAAGATATATTAATTCTCTTTCTGTCTGTAAGCTATCTTTATTTTTTGTGGCATTAGCCATTATACGAATTTAATCTGATAGTGGGATTTTATACGTCCTTGAACTTTCAACAATTCTACCAATCCCCGTCCCAAATTTACTCCCAATAAGTAATGATTCATTTCTAATATCAAATTTAAAAACTAATATAGTTGGAAGTTTGTTTCTATGTCTTTCTATAAAAAAAGGATCTATATAATCTAATAATAAAGTTGTTTGAGCTGGAGACCTTCTAGTTCTTGAAATATTATCTACAACCAACCAGTTACTACTTTTATAATCTCCCAAGTCTAACGAATCTTGTAGTAAAGCGTCCATCAACACAGGAAAATCTATCCAATCATAGGTATGATCTCTTCTGCGATAAGTGGTTCTCAGTTCCATAGCTTCTTTCATAATAATAGATGCTACCATAGTCCTACCTATAGGCTTTTCTGATGAACCGAATATAACAACATCATTTCCCTTATCTGCCCTGCGATTCATGACACTTCTTCCTCTCAAAAATTTCATGGTCTCAGACACAGATTTTAATTCTTGTTTCTTCACTTCTTCCCAGCTTATATTCCAACAATATTTGCATATCTCATCTTTAGCTGATAAAAGAACAGAAGGAGACATGACCCAATCTGATATGCTTTTATCCCCATTGACGGCATACCCATCAAAATCACAAATAGTATAATGGGCGTGTTCTTCTGGAACTACCGCCTCTATATATGCCCATAATTCAGCGAGAGAGGTACATCTTTTCCTCTCTTTATCAGTCAGGTTCTTCTCTGATTTACCATAATTCTCATGGGCGAAATATCTTATATATTTTGCTCTGATCTTTTCAATATTTTCCATAGATTACAAATCTAAATCTCTCGGTGGGTTAGTTATCCCATGACTTGCTTTCTTCTTAGGTTCCTCATTAGCCTTCAAACATCTACTATCGGCCCATTCTTTCAACTCTTCAAAATCCCCTTCTCTCATCTTAAACAATGGCTTAAAAGCCTTAAGACTTGCAAGGATATCATCAGTATCAATCGGTCTTTTTTTATCATGAAAACCAACCAACATAGCATTATCTATTGCCTTCTCTATTTCTGCTCCACTATATGTGTCGCTTCTTTCAGACAATAATTCCAAATTAAACTTCTTAGAATCTATACTTCTCAACCTTAGAAGAACCTCAAAAATTTCTGCCCTTTCCTCTACATTGGGTAAATCCACAAAGAAAATCTCATCAAACCTACCAGCCCTAAGAAATTCAGGAGGAATGGCCTGATGGTCATTCGCAGTAGCCACAACAAAAACAGGGGATGTCTTTTCTTGCATCCAAGTTAGAAAAGTACTTAAAACACGACTAGTGGTTCCACCATCCGAGCGACCACTGGAACTGTTCCCTGAAATAGCTTTTTCAATTTCGTCAATCCATAATATAGCTGGAGCAATAGCTTCCGCTAATTTAATAGCTTCCCTAGCATTCTTTTCAGAATCACCGACAAGAGAACCAAATAGTCTACCAAAGTCCAGTCTAAGCAATGGAATTTTCCACGCACCACTAATAGCCTTGCACACCAGTGACTTCCCACATCCTGGCAACCCTATAGTTAAGAGACCTCTTGGCTTTTTTAATCCATAATCTTCAGCTTCCTGAGAAAAAGTTGTCTTCCTAGTTTTAATCCACTTAGTTAGTCTTTTCAAGCCTCCAATATCTTCCATAGATACTATATTATCATAATACTCTAGCATCCCACTCTTACTAATAAGTTGTTTCTTCTCCTGTAAAATATGTGAGATGTCCCATGAATGATGTGCAACTAAAGATTTAGAAAAGGCAGTTTGTGCTTCCATTAACGTTAATCCGCTAACAGAGTTTATTAATTCTTCTTCTTGAGCCTTAGTTTTTTTCTCTATATCAGGGATGCTTTTCTGAGCACCTCTTACAACGTCATATAAAGCGTGTCGAATTTCTTTTTTATTAGCAAAAGGAAAATCTACCACAGGCATAAGATTTTCCAATACATCTGTAGCCTGATAATAAGGGCCTGTTACGATAGTGCATAAAATAGAATTTAAATTTGAGATAGCTTTAAATCTTCTTTCAATATCTGGGTTATCGGTAATGAATCTGAAATAATCTAGCATAACATATATTATACCGTTAACTCCTTTATCTCTTTTCTCCTGAACAGTAGTTTTCTTTTTCTCGTAGGTTTTAGCCTCGCTAATAATATAGTCGAGAATAGCCAAGGGATTATTTTTCAACTCCTCAGTAGCAGTAACCTCTTCAGCACTGGATAGCTCAATTAGTCCATTATAACTATCCCACAAATAACATTCATATCCCTTTACTCTACAGAAGTGGTCCAAGAATTGAATCAGCCTTCTTTCTTCATTAGTAGTAATATAAAATAGTGGGTAACGAGAACGTAACAAATTGGTGAAATCGTTCTTAAACTTATCTGTACACATTTCCTGCAATGTTGCTTCACTTATTTTCTTGCTAATTTGTTTTGCCATTTCTGCTTCCTTTAAACATCAATTACAATAATACTACCATATTCTACATTCTACTATTATACCAATAAACTTTCACTTTTCAAGTTATATCGGGCGAAGAATGGTAGAAATATCTGTTTTTCTCGAATTTAAGACCTGAACAGGCTTCCATGTAGCCACTCCCTCAAATTCTTGAAGGTGAGATTCCATCTTTTTTAGAGCTTCGTCCCTCATCTGCCTCTCCCGACCCTTGAGTTCTAAAACATATTTAACAATATATCTCTTCTTTAAAAATTTGAAAATCTTCTTATGTTTAACGGCAAGATCGTGATCAGAGATATTAAAACTGCATTTTATTTCTTTTTGATGCTGAATTTGCTTCTGGTTTTTCTTCTTTTTAGTTTGTTGATATTTCATTTTACCATAATCTAAGATTTTACAAACAGGAGGTTCTCCATCCTTATTAGAGACTTCAACAAGATCCATTCCTTCATCCTCTGCCATATCTATAGCATCACTCAATAAAACTACTCCCTCTGCCGTACCATCAGGTAAAATCAAATTCACTTTATCAACTCGAATTTGATGATTAATCCTATATTCTCTGTCCATCAAACTCCTTTCTCTTATTTTAGTTGTAAGAATTTAAATTTATTGTCATCGTTAAATTCAATATCTAACTTGATATTATCATCTACCTCATCCATTATTGACTGAGGACTTTTAAAATTTAAATTAATTGGATAAGGAGAATAACATTCCGTAGAATTTTTAATAATATTAATCATTCCCCTTTGGTTCATATTCCTGCAAGAATCTATTACTAGTTTAGCTGCTTCCTTTTTTGAAATCTTTTTAATCTTTATTAACCAATTCATGGCAACAACAATACCATAATTCCCCACAAGAGTAGTATCTCCAACTATAAACGCTTGTCGAATTTCTTCTCGAGTAATATCTTTTTCCTCCGTTTCTTTCTTCTCTCGTCTAGTATAATCTGCAAATTTAACAGCAAAATCATAATGTTCATAAAATGATATAATGACCCAATTAGTAGACATATGTGTGAAGAAAAAATCTCCATTCCTTTTTATAAAATCATCTATATAATTATCAAAGAAAAAAATAATATAATCTCTCATTATAAGATTACAACAGAAACCAAATAAATCATAAAACTTATCTCTAATTCTATTAATTTCTAAACTTCCCCCGCCTATCTTTAAATCCCACGGGCGTCCATACTTCTCCACATATAATTTATGACCGAACACAAAGAAATCATAAGCCCCCCATTCTTCAAGACTATTCTTCGGCAACAATTGGTTTGTCTTTTTTCCAATGTCGCTATATTCGCAGAAATCAGTATCTACCTTCTCAATTATAAATCCTTCCTCATTATCATGGTCAGAACTGCCTTCTTTTTCATCTGCCCTTAAATCCCTAAAAACGATATCGTCAGGAGAAATTCCCTCCCAATCGGACTTCACTTCTTTTAAAATGTCTTCGGGATCTTTTCCCATTTTCCTAATCACCTATAATATTGAATTCTTCTTCTGTCTTATAAATGTTAGCCCTTCTCTTACTATGTGCTTGCATATATTTACAAGTATCCATAAAATCTACAACAATAGCATTTTCCTTCCCCTCAAAAGGCCTCAATATCCTTCCGACTCTTTGTAAGGCTCTTGTGGGAGATTTTCCCCCACCAGCTAAAATAAGAGTGTCTAAAGGACGACAATCTATTCCTTCATCAAAAATCACACTAGCGATAGTTATTCTTGGCTTATCTTCTCTCATAAGATCAAGGTGCTTTTGTCTTTTCTTCTTTGAAGTAGAACCATGCAAAAATATACTTTCAGGAATTAAAGTTTCTAATAATTTACCATGCACAATTTGTCTAACTAGAATCAAAATCTTTCTACCGGAATCTCTAAAACGAGTTGCCATCTGAATAATATTATTGTTCCTAAGTTCATTCTCTACTATAGCTTGACGATAAATATTAGGATAACTAGTTTTTCTAAATCCCCTCATATTATTTATTTTTGCAAAATAAATCGTTGGCCTAATAAGATATTTTTCTTTAATCAAAAAAGAAGCACTTATATTAACAATAGACTTACCAAAACAACCATCTATTAAAATATCATCTCCCTTATCTCTCCATGGAGTAGCAGACATCCCATATCTATATTGACAAGACAAAGAATTATCTGAAATAATTTGACATGTCTCGGCCGCCCAATGTTGAACTTCATCACAAATCATTAATCTGCAACTTTTTATAAGCTTCTTTATTTCTGCCTTCACATCATTGATATCAGTTTCATCTTTTGAGCTATCCTCGTCATCATACTTTACGTATACCCCACCCAACGCTCTAACTGCGGTTTGAATCGTCATAACTGTTATATCTTTCAGATTTTTATTACCCCCACCAACCACTCCAACTTCTACAGGAATATCATTTTCTCTAACAAACCTAGTAATTTCATCTTTGGCCTGTTTTAATAAATCTATAGAAGGAACATAAAAAATAGTTGGAGAAACTCCAAGACCAGCGATAATGCCACATGCCACCGGAGTTTTTCCTCCACCAGTTGCACATTTAATAATCCCCCTATCAATTCCCCCACCATTAGTTCCTACTACTCTGTCAATAATATCTACCTGATAATCTCGAGGCTCAAATTCATCCGACATTGTGTATCTATCACTCTTACCAACCTTATCGCGCATATCCCCCACAGTGAAGGTAATGTTATTTTTCTCAAAAAAAGCGATTGCCTTACTTAAAAGACCTGTAGGAAAATGGAGTCCGGTTTTTTTAAGACTACAATGACAAAATTGTTTATTCCAGCAAACAGTAGAGATATAACCGTCCCAATCTTTTTTCCATTTTTCACGTCCAGCCGCCGCCTTCGCCGTATGATTTTGAATCATCCACCAAGCATTTTCTGGAAGATAACCCAAAATCTTTTTAAATTTCTGGTAAACTTTCGACTCTATTTTACCCGTGATGAGAGTAGAATTATTACATACATGCAAAAACAGTTTATCAGAATTTGTGCTATTTATCGTATCTGACATATTATATTGAAACGTCATCAACCATTCTGTTTAGTTGGTAAAGCTTTTTTTTCTTTTTTTTCTTTTTTCTAGAATCGCGATGCTCTTCTGTAGCAACAGGAGGATGTGTTATTAAATCAGCCATAAGAATTTTAAAATTATTTGTTATTATTTGTCTCATTTATAATGCTCAAAGAAATCCCTACAATCCCTTCTTTCAGCTTTTTCATTTGCCCTATTGCTTCCCTATATCTCCCGTTCAATAAATAACTGATAACAGATCTAATAGTTATCAATTGAGGAAACATCTTATCTCTATATTCACTATCTAATTCCGCCAACTTTTGCTGTACCCCCAACGCCTTGCGATATGCTAAAATATGTCTTGGCGGATCTTGATGCTCTAAAAAATTAATAGCATTTTCAATTTTTACCAACACCCCTCTTAGAAACAAGATATATTCTTCTTTATTCATTCTTTCTTCCCCACTCAGCATAACAGCTAACTATTATACTATATCGGCTTTCACTTTCAAAGCATATTTACCATACTCTATCTGATGAAAGTAATGATTGAATAGTCTGAGTAGGATCTGTTTCATAACCCACTGTCTGCTTTGACTTTATACGTAGTAGCTCATCAAACGGCACTCCCTCATCATGACCACTTTTCATTCTTTTTTGTTTCACTTCTTCCACTTTGGCCCAAAATTGTTCAACATATGGCTGTAAATTCTGATAAACGGACCAATCCCCGCCTCGAGCAGGTTCTATCATTTTTTCCAATATTCCAAGATACCAAAATTGATTAGGAAGACCAGGAACAGAGTTTTGCGCTGTCTTTACAAATCTAGGATTTAACTTAGTCATTTTTTTAGTCATCAAGCCATAACAATTGATGCCCAGAATAGTCATAACAGTGCATTCAAAATCATTTATCTCATCATCACTATCTAAGCCTATTTCTAATAACCCTCTAAATTTATCATATAGATCTGTTTCATAAATATTTTTTACAACTTCTATAGGAGACAATCCATATGCTCTTAAAGCCTCCATAAAAATAAAAGAAGTTTGAACTACCCTATTATCAATTCTATTAACAAATATAAAATCCTCTTCTGCTATTTCTGGAGTAGGAATTTCTTCTTTCTTATAATATTTTGCTATATCAACATGAGGACTTCCAGCACATATCATCTTAAGATTAACAAGATCTTTATCATATATTGGGCAAATTATATCTTTCATCAATATCCATACAAGAGAATATTGATATAATCTCAGAATATATGGTTCCTCAGTGGCCCTATCAGGAGAACGCTTATAAATAAAACTCCTAAGATTGGTAGCAAGCATAATTAAGAAATCATTTCTTTCAGAAATATCTGGCATAAATTCCACACCAACTATTTCAATAGATTTTTCTATATATTTGGCAACAATTTTAAAAATAGTATGAGCTATATTTTTAGTATCATCTATAAACAAAGCTCCAGCAACATCTTCATCAAAACTGACAAAAACATCTGAAAAAGAAGCATTGTATCTTTTACAAAACTTTCTAATTATAGATTCGGCTATTTTAAAATCGCTTACTTTATTATCCATATTATTTCTTTATATTATATTTATCGATCTCTTCCAAAGACATGCCCAAAGCTAGTAAGAATTCCTCATGTGTGTTTAACGACTTTAAGAAACTAACATCTTTATTCATTTCCTTCAATGTAATCTTACTCCTCTTTCTTCTTTGTGGCCCGCTTCCCTGACTATTTCTTAAAGAAGATGGAATACTTCTTCTTTTCTTCTTTCTTACTTTAGGCATATGCGCCTTGTCATTCTCTGTTTCTCTTCCCAAAATCTCAAAAGCAAATTCCAATAACGACATTTCTTTTAATTCAAAAATAGTTAACTCTTTACATCTATGACAAAATATCCCAATACATAAAGTATCATGATGAGGGGCTTGGCTACTTTCTTGAATACCTATAGAAATTAAATTATCCACCTCAAATATTTTATCACATTTACTGCATGTTAATTCCTCTTCTTTTAGTATATTAAGAATCCAGTTGGGAATCTCTTTCATTGTATTCTCCCTAAATATATCCCTATTAATATATTCAACAATCTTATAAAAAAACCTCTAACAATCTGATTTAACCCATGATTTTTGTCTTACTTCTATCCCAAAAAATTGTGGCCAATATTTTCTACACATAGTAAAATGCTCTCCTACAGTTTTATCCTGATGTATTGTAGTAACACTATTATCATGCTTTCTATAATAAACTAATGGCTGAAGGATATTATCAAATTTATATCCATACGAAATAGCCTTGCCCCATAAATAGAAATCTGGCACTAATCTCCACTCTGCCGAATACCCCCCTATTTTTTCAAAAGCTCGTCTCCTAAACATACTAGCAGGATCTATTATAGGATTTTTTACTTTTAAAAATTCTGCTCTTATCTCTTTGTGTGTCGGTGGAGGATAGTCCATAATCTCTAGCTCTTCACCATTCTCATCTATTTTAATGGCCCAGGAACTAACACAAAATACATCTTGATGATCTTCAAGAAAAGCAACTTCCTTTTCTAATCTCTCTGGAAAACTAATATCATCTGCATCATGTATAGCTAAATACTTTCCCTGAGCATATCTAATAGCTTCATTCCTGCCTGCTCCACAACCTATATTTTTCTTTTCTCCCAATTCCTTAATCGCGATAAAACGATTCAAAATCCCCCCTTTACTATATGCTTTTAATATTTCAAAAGTATTGTCAGTAGAGGCATCATCATAAACAATGAGTTCAAAATCTTTAAATGTTTGTGAAAAAATAGAATCTAATGCTTCCTCTATAAACTCCTCACAATTATAAACAGTCATAATTATACTAACTTTTGGCCTTTTCATAAATCTAATATCTCCCATCTGCTATTAATCGGATCATGAAACCCTTCTAAGCAATCTTCTCTCCATTCAAAAACACCAACCCTTTTTAAAATATATTTATCTTTATATATCTTCCTTACCACAGTGGTTCTATCATTTAATTGGTTTATACACGCTTGTGCCGCTGAATTACAAATCAAATCTGTTCTTATCCTTACCTTGTCCCCTACTTTATACTTCACTTGCTAAACACCTCATGATACAATGGCACAATATTTTTCCAGTCCTTTCCTTCTATCTCTATTTGCCCCTGCTCTTTCTCTATCGGCTGATTCCCTGTTAAAAAATGCTCAAGACAAGTAGAAAAATGACAAATATCTCTATCTGTAATAATAGCATATCCCTTCTTATCAAGCCCCCCAGAAAGAGTCATCGCAATTCCCCCTGATTGTTGTAATAAATCTCCCACAGTCAATGCTACCCATGGCAATTCTGCCGCCCTACATTCCAGAATAACTATCGGAGAAACTTCTTTGAGGCTTGTCAATATGAATACATCAGACGCCAGAAAAGCTGCTACCACATCTTCTCTTGGAAGATCTCTCATAAATCTTATATTTAACCCTCTGCTTTGTTGCGCCGCCCTATTGAAAAATCTTTTGTCATAAGGATACTCAATAGTATTTGATAGTTGTAAAATAACAAAATCATCTATTCTTTCTAACAACTTTTTGCATATTTTGGGAAGAATTTCTTGTCCTTTGCCGAAGAAGAACGAAGCAGCATTTAAAATTATATATTTCTCTTTAATATTATACTTATTTTTGAAATCAATGTTATTACTGCTAAATTCTGATAGAGAAATTCCATTGGGTATTATACTCACTTTTAACCCATTTTTTACAGCAAAATCGTAATCTGGCCCCTTAGAATGAGTAATTAGATTAAATTTATCGATATTCTCCTTTAACAACTTAAAAGATTGAGGATGGGAACGTAGGTGGTAGGCCCCTACGAGGGGCAGAGACAGCCGTGGGACGATCTTCTCGATATTCTGGAGTAAAGTATCCATCCCCCAAAACGAGTCGCTATAAGTTAATACGTGGTCGTTCTGGTTGATTTGAGAAATAAGCTCATTTCCTTTAGGACAAGGATAAATACCTATGTCATTATACTTAGAAACTTTTTTATAATTATAACCATAAATACTTACTGTATAGCCATAGTTCTTTATTAAACCCAATGCCAGGGCAGAAATTACAGCTTCAGACCCCCCTACGCTCCCGCCTACCTCCGGAAAAGGTCCAAAATTACATAGAATGCATAACTTCATATTATACTCTTATAAGGAATTTCCAATCACTTTCCAATCTTTTTATAGATTTTTCTTTATCTTCGTCATATTTTATCCTATGTAGTATAATATTATTTTCTTTACAAAATTGAGTGTCCAACTTGTCCTTCAAACGATATTTTTTAAGATTTTTATTAGCCCTATATAAAGAAAACCTTCCATAAGTAATAGGCTTAAAATGTTGCTCTCCGTCATATTCCACTATTATATTAGTAGAATCCTTTTCCAACCAGAAATCACAATACCTTCTATGCTTATAGTCTTTATATTCATCCCATATTTTTTTATTTGGGATAATATTCCAATCTTCGAAATATTTTAATAAAAGTTCCCTTACCTTACCCTCATTCTTTTTGTAGCAAAAAGGACACCCCTGCCCCTTAACTCGATTAGATACGGAGCTTTCCCACTCATGACTCTCATTTTTAGAACAAATCCACCAAACTTTTCTATCTGACCCATAAGACACCTCCTTAGCAGTTAATTGACCATTCTTAGTGGGATGCCATTCTTTTGCTAATTCTGGATATTTAAGTTTCAAACAATTTTTTTTAGAAACCCTTTTACCTCCACAATATGGACAATTATCCCCTCTAGCCCTATGATTAACAATTGTCATCCACTCATGTCTCTTATTGCATTTCCACCACACCTTTTTATTACAACCTCCCGTAATATCTTTAGCAGTTAATTTACCGTTCTTAGTAGGATGCCATTCTTTAGCTATTTCTGGGTATTTAGTTTCTAAACAATTATCCTTACAAGCTTTACTCCCCGAACAATATGGACAATTTCTCCCATTTGACCTATTATTAACAGTAGCCTCCCATTCATGTCCCTTACCACATTTCCACCACACTTTTTTATTACTTTGTGGCATCACATCCTCAGGAGTTAAATTTTTATTTTTGATAAAATGCCATTCCTTAGATAATATAGAATTCTTAACAGACAAACAAGTTAGTGAAGTCGTTCCAGATAATTTTTCTCTATAACAATATAAACAATTACAACCATTTTTTCTATTATTTATAACTGCCTCCCATTCATGCCCCTTACCACATTTCCACCAAACCTTTTTCCCACTGCCTGCTGTCAACTCTTTTGGACTTAACCCTCTCCTATCATTTTTCTCATAATTCCATTCTTTCATTAACTTTTTGTGAGTCTGATATAATGACTTTTTATCATTTCCTCCTCTACGATAATAATGAAAATAAAAACATTTTTTCGAGCAATAGTTCTTCTGTTGCTTTACCAACCCTTTCCCACAATTCAAACATTCTTTATTCTTTCCCATTATTTCTCCTCCTCACATTTATATGCCCTTCTTTGGACTTCTCCAATACTTACCTCTATCCTCCTATTATTTAATCGTTTGATAATACCTACTACCTTGAAATAAGCTCTATCAGGGTCCTTCTCATTAAGAAACAATCGAGATAACCCACCTACCAACCTATCATTTTCTTTTAACATTTCTATTCTCCTATAAGAAAACTTATATTTTCTTATACTTTCTTAATTTCTATATAAAATCCTTCTTTTATTTTTATTTTCTGTGTAAAAAATAACGAAGGATAATAATTATTCCGATACAATAGTATAAGAACAAAATATTAAGGAGCAAAAAATGGCCAAAAAAGAAAAAACAGATAAGATAATCAATTTTGCAATTAAACAATCTCTCTATGATAAATTTAAAAAGATATGCGATCAACGCTATAAGAGTCTGAGCGAGCAGATTAGAGAATTGATAGTGGAAAAAGTAAATAGGGAAGATAACATTAAAGAATCTAAGTAGATTGATCGATACCTAATTATAGATCAAAGTTTAATTAAAAAGGAAAAAATAATGCATGAAATTATAATAGCAGTCTTGCTAACGATAATCTCCGGATTAACTGTTAAAATATATGGAGACTATGCCTCTAATGCTAAAATAGCAAAAATACAAAAGAAAAAGACAAAAAAATACTACAAAGAATTAGAAGACGATATCCCCTGTGCCTTAAAATATATAAAAAAATGCGTACAAGAAAAGAATAGTGTAAGTTGCATATTTGTCCCTACCACTTTTGGTAAATTTGAGGATAAAGAATATAATAACCAAAAAATTACAAAAAATCCCCTAATTGAAGAAGAGATTATAGAATCATTACAAAGTAAACAATTTATTTCTATGTCCCTTAATTCTGATGAAACTTATATATATAAAGAAGAGTTTATAGATTTATTAAAAAAGAATTTATAATCACTTTCTTCTTAAAAATATAAATATTAGAATAACACTAAGGAAAATAAAATACAAAAGTACAAATATATTTGCCCGATATGTGAAGAAACTGGTAATGAATCCAAAAGAGCGCATGTTCTCCCTGAAAGTTTAGGATTTACTAAAATTGTCGAAGTAGTTAAAAAAAAAGAATGCAAATGTGATCATATTATGGGGAGTACTTGCGAAAAAGCTTTAAGAGATTGTTATATCTATAATTATCATAATTACAAAGGAGATAAAAAAACTAATACAGACGATCTATCTGAAGTAAATAAATTAGACTGGAAAATAGATACTAAAAAAGATAAAAAAATGAATGCAAAATTTATAGAAAGAAATGGAAACATCGAAATAAAACCATGCCCCTCTGGAGGTTGGGACAAATTTAAACAACAATCAAAACACCTATTAAAGATAACCCAGGTAAACACAGTGAAAGCAAAAGCAGAAATAGAAAAAGATGCATATAAAATTTATTTTTGCCTTATTCATTCTTTGCTTTTAATGAATCTTGACAAAAAAATTCTTGATGATAAAATTAGGAATAATCTCAGAGAGACATTAAAAAGGAACTGTAAGAATAAATTTAATGATTTTAGAAATAGACAGGCCACTTGGGAATATCAAAAAGAAAAAGAAATACAACATATTAGTTTTTGTAATCAAATAGGAACAGGGAGGATCATATATGCTAAAACCAAAATGATAGGATTTGGGTGTGGAATCCAATTAAATAATTATTGTTATGCCTATACGGTTGATGTCCTAAATTGGACCGTAGAAAAAATAAAGAAAAAAATCAGAAGACGTTTCTAATCTAATTAATCTATTATAACGGCACATCTACTCAATTGTAAATTTTTATTTTCCAGACAATTGTTTTTTTGATATAATAGAATAAAAAGGAGATTAAAAATGAAAAGAATGTTAGTAGTTATAATTATCTTATTAATAATTATTGCTGGTTTGTTAATAGACAACTTTTACCCTGATATCAGAATAGAGATACAAGATGGAATTTATGCCTCCAAAACGTCCAATAAAATTATAAAAGAAGCTAATGAATGTATATCTCTGTGTAATAAATGCGGAGAAAAATTAACTCGTTGTGGCCCCATCAGTATATATGCTGCTCTTGATTATACAATTCGAGGTTCTTTTTGTGCTATCTGTAATAAATGTCTATCTGGTATTAAAGATATTAACTTAGAGAATATTATAAATTCGGGAATAGGAAAAATTTTAACTTATCCTTCTAATGTATATATACCTGATAATAAATTCTGGAACATATGGGGAGAAGTTTATATAAGATCAAGAGATGCAAATAAAAATAAAGAATTATTGGTAGAAATAGGCTTTTATGATAAATTCGATGAAAAAGCTCTTCGCAATTTTAATATTTTCACTGGACAAATCTAATTCATTTTCAAATGTTTTTTTTAATTACTTAATAATCAAGATATATCTACTCCATCCTAAATTTTTATTTCCTTCTTGAAAGTGAAAATATAAATGTTAAAATGGCATCTATGTTTAAAATCGAAGAAGAAATTCAACTAACAAAAAATGGAGATTTTTTACAAAGTTCTAAAGAACTTAGAGAATACTACACCCCTAGAACTATAGGCTATCATAAATATTGCGATTCAAATCGATCAAAAGATTCTTTCATGTATTTACACAGAACATCAAAACAAAAAAATACCATCTTTTGTAAAAAATGTAATTTTAGAATTGAGATACCCCTAAAAGTAAATAATTTCAAAAAAATAAAAAAATATTTTGAAAATAGATTTGATGATCCAATTGATAGAATCCAAGACAGATCAGAAATTTTAGATTTATGATGAAACTCGAAAAAGATTTTATACAATGTTGTGCAGAATTTTTATTCAAAATAGCTGATTTTGAAGACTATGATGATAAACACTATATTAGTATGGGCCACGGGGATGGAGAACACCTTTGTTTTAAGTGTTGTGAAAAAGAAGTCGAAAAAATTAATAAAGAATTGCCCGAGAATGAAGAAAAAGCTTTTGTAGATGGAGGATGGAATGGTGCGGGTATTGACGGAAATGATGAAGGACCTGATTCCTGTGATATATGCTATAAAAAATTAGATTATTCTTTATCTGAAAGTGGAGTTATACAAGAATGTAAATTTTTCTTAGAGGAAGACTTAGTAGAAATAACTCCGAATAATGCTGCTGAACTATATTATCTTTTCGACAATAGTGATAATTATGATTTTCAAGGTAATGACTTAAATAAATTGACAAAATTAGCCAATAAAATTTGGCGTCTTTTAGATCAAACAATTGAGAGTAGGTTTGAGATTTTAGATTTATGAGATATAAAGTAGGAGATAAAGTAAGAATAAAGACGCAAGAACAAATGAGGGAAGAAGGACATGTGGGAAGACATAGTAATAAGGTGATAGTCTGTAATTATAGATATTTTTTTGATTCGATAGAATCTGATGTCAATAAATATTCTACAGATAGAATATTAACAATTGCAAGTGTAGAAAACGATGAGGATGGGGATTATTATTACACAATGAAAGGGATGTGTTGGAGATGGAACGATCCTATGATTGAAGGTATAGTAAAAAATTGTGAGAAGCCCATATCTATTAAAAGCAGATTTGATATTTTAGATTTATGAATACTAATTTTGTGGCATTTTGAGAATAGGGATTTCTTTTCCTCTCCATTTTTCCCTAAATTTTTTCCAGTTATTTTGGAAATATACTCTTCTTTCTGCATTCAACAATTGATGAGGTTTATGTAGGATATAATTAGGACACCAACCTATCTTATATCCAGCTTCATCAGCTTCAAAACAAAAATCAGGATCCTCGAAATACATCATTCTATATCTCTCGTCAAATAATCTGATCTTTTCTATAACCTCATTTTTTATCATTAATCCGCCTATCCCTATATAGTTAAATTCTTCATCCGGATTAGAGCATTTTTTAAAAGGATAAAAATTACGGTCTAATTTCCACGCTTCCGCACCAATTATATCATAACCATCATTAATTAATTTCATATATGCTTCTTGCCAACCCTCCTGAACAGTTTGATCAACATCTAAAAACATCACAAAATCAGATAATGGAAAATTTTCTATCAAAAAGCTATATGCATGATTTCTACCAGCCACAACTCCCAGGTTTTTTTCTTGAAAATCCACACTAATATTATTATGCATATTAGCTATCTCTTCTAAATATTTTGGGGTTTCATCAGATGAGCCATTGTCTATTATAATAAGACTAAAATCAGTGGAGTAGAGGTATAGAGCATTAATACATTTTATAGTATCTTCTATATCATTATAAGTTAAAATCAAAATATTAACTTTAGGATGATAATGCCCAAGTTTGTATTTTCTAATTTTATATTCCATATTAGTTAGTGGCAGAAGTTATTGTGATAATAGGGGTGATTAGAATTTCATAAATTCTATTTTTTCTACATTTTCAAACATTTCTCCGACATTACCAGGGTCGTTATCTACAACTGGCAAATCCACTAATTCCAATTCTCCCTTCTCTATTTTTTCAAACCACTCCTCTACATTTTTATTATTATAGTTATGTCTAAATGACATTTCATAATCAAGAGAACCATTTGGCCATTTTTTTCTATTTAAAAATCGAATGTTCGCTAAAACAGTTTTAATATGTTCTCTAGTTACACCTTCATATAAACTAACAATTTTTAATAATCTTAATCTACATTCTCTAATATTATCTTTCATTATATCAAGACCATATAATGTTTTTAGAGCTTGTGCGGAATCGTGGCCCTTACTAATTTTCCTCCATAATATATGGATAAGAAAATTACCATTACCACAGGCGGGATCTAAATAAGTTTTTTCTCCTTCCCAAACCTCATCAGGCAGCTTATCTAACATCTCATTTACTAGACTATTCGGGGTAAAAACCTCTGCTGTTTGCTTTCTTCTCTTTTCGCGTTTTTTGGTGTTTCTCTCAGTATTGCACTCCATTAAATAAACTCCTTCCAAAAATCTTTGCGGAATAATCTTAAAATATCTTTATTTATAGAAAGCATACCAACTGAACACGCTTCCATCAGGTTTTTAAATTCTTTTGTTCTCATCGCCTGGTATATCTTTTTCAGATTTTTAACATTATCTATAATCCCATAAGAAAATTGAGTTAACCCGTATTCTCCGTCTTTATCTATAAAATAATTAGCAGAAGATATTCTTCCATTAGAAAAAACTAATTTTGGCATCCCAAAATGTCCTCTATTTTTTGAAGAATACATTAAACTAAGTTCTCCTTCAGAACTAACAAGGTAAATTATAGGATACTTAAATCTTTTTGTCTTTTCTTTAGACATCCAAGGTTTTCGTGTCTCATAGGTTGAAAAACTATGCAACATTTCTACTTTCTCTTCTCCATCTTTAGCTATAAATTTATGAACATCATTAATTCTAAAATTAGGAATTATTTTCATTTCTTTAATATTCATACTAACCTGCTCATTATTCTGATCCAAAATTATAGTTGGTTCTTCATCCTTTTTATTCTGCAATACATACCAATCATATCTTGTCTCAGCATCAAAAGTTTTCACCCCATCCTTCTCATCGTGTATCTCTAAATATTTCATCTGTTTAGATTTAAGAAGATCTCCAGTCTTCTCAAACGCCGCACTAGCCCCACGCCATCCTGAAGGATGTATTAAAGATGTATATCCATTTTCTTTGCAACATCGTAAAGATAATTCTACAAAGTAGGGCCAAATAGCCTGTGTCTTTTTATTTTTAACCGAACTCTTTCTCTGATAAGGTGGATTACCTATAACAACATCAAATTGTTTTCCCATTATATTTTTTCCTTCCTTAATTGATTCAAAATCTTCAAGATACTCTGTTTTAACACCCATTCTTTCTGCTACTACATTTCTCATCCTAGAATCAGATAAAAAAATAATATTTTCTTCATTAACACCATAATCTTCCATCAGCGTTAAAACAAATTCAAGATTAAATAATACCAAAATATTTATATTCTTGTTCGTTAAATCTATATTCTCCTCCAACTTAGAAATTACATCTCTACAAAGGCCATAAGGAGTATGAATATTATGTATCGAATCATCTATATAACAAGATTTTTCGATATGCCTCCTAAATCTTTCGAAATTTATATCAAGCATAATTCTATCCCACATCTAAATATCATTATTTTTACAAAGACAAGCTATCTATGTAGAGTTTTATTTCTTCTAAATCTCCTCTTTTATACATTTCTTTAACATATTCATCTTCTTTATCCTGCCTCTTTTCTTCTTTCATCGTTTTTTCACTTTCTATATCATGATAATACAATCTCTCTATTTCAGAAATTATATTACCGCTGAAAGTTCTTATCCCATTTTCATCCTCAATAACTACATTTGTCGGCTGACCACTACCAATATGCACAAATTCATATGCCTTAAAATCATAATAATTTCTTATCTCATTTACTGTCCTACTAAATTGATTGATAAAATCATGCATGTCCTCAAAAAGCATTGGTAGAATGACATAAAAATTGGGTTTGATATAACCTTTATCTCCATATTTTAATTTTCCCTTTTCCCATTTCTTTCTATCATCATCGTGCAACCTACAAGCCCTTCCAAGATTCTGCAATAACTTTATTTTCTTACAATATCTAAAAAATAACACTCCAGTTAAAGCCGGAATATCTAACCCACAAGTCATGATGTCAATATGAAAAATAATAGCTCTATCCGATGATTCCAATCCCTTTATAGAATCCAGCATCCTTCCTTTACTTTTATTACTCACTTTTATATTCTCTTCTTCAGGCATGTCCACGCCCGTGAAAGAGCTAATATAATATAATTTAATATCAGGATACTTTTTCCTCATTTTTTTCATCTCTTTGGAATCCCTTATCCCCTGCATCTCGGCACTGCCATTTGAAACAACTAACATCTTCGCTCCGATTTTATCAGGACAAAATGATTCTTCTTTTATCTTTTTTTCATGTTCTTCAAACGATTGAAAAATCACTTTAGTTTTTTCATCAAATTCTCTTTCCCTAATAGGGCTATTAATATCCACCCTATTTGCATTTAATATATCTCTATCAATATCATATGTTGTTAATTTAACATCTGTAGAAACAAAATGGACAAGAGGCTCTAATATAACCCCAAACTCAATCAAATCTCTTGGAGACATACGCCTACCAAAACCATTTTCATCTTTCTGCCCAAAAAGTTCATCACCATATATATCAGAATTATTCATTCCCCTACCCTTATATGTTTCTTTATCATCTACATTACCTAATTTTTCTGTGGCTGTCATAAATATCTTTTTCTTGGCAATGATCTCTGTAGCAGAGAATAAGTCGTCTTTAGCCCTTTGAATACCTCGTGGGTCCTCTCTCCCAGGAAGATAATGAGCCTCATCAAAAATACATAGGTCGAATTCTAATCCCGATTTTCTAACAACCCCATTAGAATGATATGTAGAAATGACAATAGTATTAACACCTATTCTTTTATTGTTCTCCGCAGTTTTCTTAATCAATCTAAAATCTAGAGTGCTGATTGGTTTATCCACCCCTGCCCCATTAATGCGATACAAAGCCTCTTCTATTTGATCCGTCATATTCCGACTCATATTTTCTGAGCCAACAAAAATAAAATTGACAGGATTCGTCTGATTTTCAAAATATTTCACAAAATCAGATATCCACTGTTTATTAAGCATAAGTCTTGGAGTAAAGACTATCCCCAAAAACTGATTAAATTTATTTTCATAATTAGAAATTATTCTAAAAAAGACCTCTCTTCCAATCACCCCTTTTCCAGAACCTGTAGGAAGTATAATTTTACCCTTTTCAAAGTCATCTTTTAAAATACTTTCAACAAAAGATTCTTGGAAAGGATATAAAAAATCATTTTTACATCTATTTTTTCTTTTGGCCACTATCCCCCCTTTTTCTCAACTGATTTTTCCACGATTCGGCAAAAGAATTCCAGAAAATCCCATTGTCATCTACCCTTCTCCGGATATCGCTTCTATTAACCTCTCTGACATCGCTCAACATATGCTCTTTTACATCATAATGAATTTTTTTACCACAATGGATAATAGTCATATTACAAGTATCTTTAATTCTATCCCTGCCATTTTTTAATTGACATTTTTCGTTAGGGTCAACTCCAAAGCCACCAGCTTCTTTACTCATCGTTGAAAGAGATCTAAAATTAGTAAGATGGTCTTTATTCGCAGTCAACTCATAGTTAGCTTGGCGATATTTAATCTGTATGGTATGTATCTTACCATTAGTCCCCAATCCAACAGAGTCCACTCCATAATCATCTTCAGAATCTATAAGTTCATAAGATTCTGGATCAATGCCAATTAACATATCCCCACCAAAGATACGAACTAACATCTCTACAAATAATTCAAAACCATCCCCCTTATACTTATTTAATATATCATCATCTATCTCTCCATCTCCCCCTGTTGCCTTCTTAATAGCTTGTTTCTCAAGTCGATAGGCAAAAGTGCTGAATTTAGAACATTCCTTTAAAAGCCCTATAGGATCAATACATCTTCTTAAAAACGGATGAGTTAGTTTAACAATCACTTTATTACTCCATAAATTAAGTATTACTTACCTCAACAATATTACTACTTTAACCCTTTTTCTATATTATAGTAAAAAAGCATTTGTCTGGAAAATTATTTACTGAATTATAATCTATTTTGAGGATTTTGTCAAGAGGAATATTGAAATAAAAAATTAACTACATAAATTTTACCCTACTGCGATCAATATCCCTTAATCTCTTATTATTTTTACATATATTTTGCGCCCAAGAAAGACTATTTTCACTATTGCTATATATATCCTTGTATGATTTTTCTATCTGTAGATTGTTGGCTACCTCTACTTGCCTTGTCCCAAATGGATAAACCCTCCCGTCAAATACAGATAAATGCGAAGCCTCGGTCTCGATATATTCTTTACTGACTATAAGTAAAATACTTTTAGGAGATAAAGGAAAATGCAATTGCAATTTTTCGCTGGCCAATCCTTGTATCAAAGAATCTCCAAAAGCATCTACCACAGGGTTATCAGAAGTGTAAAAAGGCACATCAGCACGATTAACTCCAAAAAACCAATAATACTTCTTTGAAGAAAAATTCTTACAAAAAATATCTGCCATATCAAAAATACTATACATGTGATTAAGTTTTATATCATCATGATCTAAATTTAAATTACATTTTTCCATCCTCTTTTTTCCAACTATCTCCTCCACTCTATCCCTCATTCCATAAATAATATCTTCAAACTTCTTTTTTGATTCCTTGCCCCTGGTCCATTGGACTCCAAGATAAAAAGATATATCTCTCTTTATATTAAATGCTTCTTCCTCTCCATAAATAGATTTTAAACATTTGATATTTTTATCAGTAAAAATCTCATCTATTTGTTTTACCCTACAAGCCATATTGCCTTCTATTTGAGACAGTAAATCTTCTACACAAAGAGAAGATATTAAAGAATAATTTTTTAAAAATTGCTCTGGCATAGTATAAAAATGCTTTTCTGTTATTTTATCTGAATCTGTAGATGTTTTTTTGATAATATCTTTTTCCTTATCATAATAAAAAATATCATATTGGTTAGGATTATATCTACTTTTTTTCGCCCATCTTTTTAAATACCAATTCGGGACAAGATGCTGATTTTTATTTCTATTACTATTGCTCATTAAGCTAACTCCCTATAAATACAACTCACTATATTATATATCGGCTTTTTAACCTATCTGTAATTGCAGCTTTTTAATAGATTCTTCTTTATCTTCATTATATTTAATTCTATGAAGAACAACACTATTCTCCCTACAAAACACCCCATCTAATTTATCTTTTTTTTGTGTCCTTTTAAATAATTTTTCTACTTTTACCCTATCCTTACAACCAAACCCTATAGGTTCAAAATGCTGTATCCCATCATATTCTACCATAACTTTAACATTATTTTTCTCCATCCAAAAATCACAATATCTCTTATGGTTATAATCTCTATATTTATCCCATATTTTTTTATGGGAAATAATATCCCAATCTTTAAAATATTTTTCTAAAATTTCTTTTACTTTACCCTCATTTTTATATCTACAAGCAGGACAACCATCACCCCTTCCTGTTCTATTTCTAATAACGGCTTCCCATATATGCCCTTGAGAGCATACCCACCAAGCTTTTCTTGAACTACCCCGAGTAACAGTATTAGGTGTTAAATCTTGATTTTTTTTATAATCCCATTCTTTAGCTATATCTGGAAACAAAGTTGCTAAACAATTATCTTTACAAGTCTTTTGTCCAGAACAATAAGGGCAATTAGTCCCAACGCTTCTGCTAAGCGTAGTCGCTTGCCATTCATGCCCTTTCTCACATATCCACCATACTTTCTTTTTGCTATTTCTTGCAGTTATATTTTTAGGAGTCAAACTTCCATTTTTAACAGAATGCCATTCTTTAGCAACTATAGGATTGAGAGTAGCTAAACAATTATCTTTACAAATCTTTTGACCGGCGCAACAAGGACAATTAGTTCCGCTATGTGTTCTACTAGATATCTTAGCTTTCCACCCATGACCATAAAAACATATCCACCATACTTTCTTTCCGCTGCCATGCACCACAGTTTTAGGAGATTCTCTTTTATTTTTCTTATAATCCCATTCCTCTGCTATCCTTGGAAATCTATTTTCCAAACAATTATCGTTAGAGACCCTATGCCCAGCACAATAAGGGCAACCATTACCGCCATGAGTCACATTAGTTCGACAATTGATAGAAGCTTGCCATCTATGTTTTATATTAGAAGAACAAGTCCAGAATGCCTGTTTATGACTACCACTCGTTAATTTTTTAGGATCTAACCCTAATTTCTTATTCTTTTCACAATCCCATTCCGTTTCAATTAGTTTTTTATGTGTTTCATAAACTGATACTTTTTTAACCCCAACGTGATAAAAATACTTAGCACAACATTTATGAGAACAATATTTTTTTCTCAATTTTTCTAATTCCTTACCACACCATAAACATTTTTTATTCATCATCACGATTACACCCCCCATTATATGCCACATCTTGCACTCTATTTATATCGACATGAATATTATCATTATATAATCTTCTAATTTCTCCCAAAATTTTATGATATGCCTCATCTGGATCTCTATAACTCAAAAATAAAGAGGCTAACAGACTAATTCTATCATTATTTTCTTTTAACATTTCCATCTCTCCATATAAATATAATAGTATCATTATAATAGTATTATAATAATACTACAATATTCCTTCTTTATTTTTAAGAAAATATCAAAAAAATTACGATATAATATAAATAATAGGAGAAAAGATGGCTAAAGAAAAAAAAGATAAGAATATAGTTGTAATGGTTTCTCAGTCTATGTATAAAGATTTTATAAAATCTTGCGAGAAAGATTATCTAACAATGAGCGAATATTTAAGAGCATGTATTAGAGAAAAAATAAAAGAAAAGAAATAGACTATTCTTAATTATTTGTAGCTGAAGTTATTGTGATAATGGGAGTAGTAATTGTTGTGCCAAAATCCAAACTGTCATGAGGCAGAACCTCGGCCCGATACTGCTGACCCACAAGCACAATACTATTATCTATTGTAGATGTATGAGTTCCCAGACTGGTAGTAATATGGCCTCTGTAATCTTCTACATTATATGTAGTTAATAAATTACCATCATGATCATTAAAAATATAAACTGGATCAGCAGGCCATTCTGTTTCTCCTGGATTTTTTCTATACCATCTAATTTCTGTCTGGTCAAATTGTCCACTTTCATCCACGTCGCCAATAAAATTTACCTCAAAATCCAGAAAATACCATGTTAATATTACATCATTATGTTCATCATGAACATTGCGAATATAAGACACATTAGAAACAGTAGGAAGGGCATTTTGAACCACAACCACAGGGCTTGTAATAATATCCCCTACAACATTACCTGTTTTTGGTATAACCTGAACAAATATAGAGTTAAGCATTCTAAGGCCATAATCCCTATAACTTTCTGTTCCCACTTCATTAGGCCAAATTTCATGAATCGGAGCTTGACCTACTCCCCTATCCTCTCCATATATTCCTCTCTTAAAGACTTCATCATTAACATACCATATAATCTCTGATTGGTTTTCTTGTCCATCAGAGAAAAATACTGTGTCTATAGGAGGATAAATAATGGCCTTTAAATCACCAGCTAACCTACTAGTGATCTGACCTTCATTATCAGACATTACTGTTATTTGATCTAAAACAGGAGTGGATTCTACAACTTCTGCCATATTAGATTTTACCCTAGAGCTATATAATTCCCCATCGCTTACTTGTATCTCAAAATAAATCCTATCTCCTGAATTCAGTATGGAATCAGATTGTTTTTTTATCCATGTCTCAATATCCTGGATATTAGTTAAATCGTCAGGATATGATAAAGAAGTATTAACATAAATAGGATCCATTGGATCTGCTATGTCATTCCATTTGGTTAGATTTTCTAAATAATTTATAACGCTTCCATTAATAAACCACCGTATTCTCCTTTGAGATATATCTTCTTCTTCGAAATTAGAATCATAATACACATAAGAACTCTCAATAGTGCTAAATCTATTAGAAGTTTCATTTTCAATAGCCACAGACTGAGCTTCAGGGGCTGCTTTGGCTAATGGTGGTAACAAATCTTTCCCAGTAGTATATAAATAACCAATACCATATATCTCTAATTCATCTAATTTAGTTTTATTGGTTAATTTCATACCTATTTTATATTCTCCCGCATTAATAATACCTATCTTATAATCTCCATCTTGATAGTCAGAAGATAATGCATAATTTAACACTACTATCCCATCCCTAGGATATAATCTATAATAATTAGTTGGAACAACTTCATCTGATTTGTTATATAGAAGAACAGCAGAGAACGGGTCCCATGAACCGTATTCTGTTTTTAGTGTGAAGAGATCAACTTTTGCAAGAGGTTCTTGTTGAAACTCTGCTATATCTTGAGAGAATCTTATGGGAATTACTACTTTTCCATTTTGATTTACTGCCGGTTGAGAATCAAGAGAATAATCGTTCCAGTTGTGGGAATCAGATTTAGCAACTCCGACATCAATCTGATGATCATTAATTTCATTTGCGTCTACCGCTAAAGTTATTTGATATGGCTGAACATCTACTTCTTCTTTGTTGAGATATAAATAAGCTACCTTATAAGCATTATATGTAATTTGAACAGAAGTAAGAGCAGGAGAATCTGGAGTGGCATCAGATACATTATCATTAATACTAGTAATCAACACTATCTTAAATTTTATATATCTTGCCAATAAATTTTCAAAATCAACCGCATCTGCATAAGTGTAATTAGCATCTATAGCTGTAAAATTATAACCATCAACGCTCGTCTCAATAGCCCATGTAGCATTAGAATCCGAAGAAGGGATAGTAAAAGATATTGCGATGTGATTTATTAACGCCTCTTCTCCCAAATCAGCTATAAATTCATATGTCCCATACCCTAGAGATCCCACTGTCTCTCTGTAAAATATCCCTATAATATCATCTAGATAAGCTTCATCATTTACCGTAAGAGCTTGACCCCCAGTTAAAAATGATAATTTATTTATATTTTTTGTATCAGAAGAGTTAGCCTTAACAGACAAAGTTACTGGCTCTACAATCGCCATATTAGATATCAATACAGGAACATTTTTATCTCCATCAATGTCATTAACTTCTGTAATAGCATTATCAAGAGAAGAGATAGAAACATTAGACTCATTATCAGTAAACAAATAAATGGTCTTTCTCTTATCATCAACATCATTGTCAGATAAAACTCTTGAAGCGACAACGATTGCATCATACATAGTTGAAGCGCCAAAAGGAGTAAAATTCTGAAGTTTATTTATCTCATCGATAATTGTTGAACTAGAGCTAGTATTGGTTCCCAAGACAGAACTAACAGATGGAACCCATTCAGAATCATTATAACAATCTATAATAATATTGCTATTTGTTCTTTTCTTTGTTTTTTGGAACAAAGAAGTTACATCATTAACTTCTTCTTCTTGAGGACTCGTTCCTCTATCAACTGTTCTATTATAAAAAGAACTTCCATTGAGAGAATAAACAGTTACCTCAATTGATAATTTATATGGACTCCTTATTACTCCTGCCTCTATTTTTATAACAACTGGTTCCTTATTAGTATCTGTAATCTGCTCATCGGTTCTAATACCTCCCTGAGAAACGATATTGATATTAGCCACAGTAGCTTCCTCTATAGATGATGTCTCTTCAAATAAATCTTCTGAACGAGGCAATATAGTTATAACACATCTGCCACTATTTACAGGGATAGAGTCCGAAGTAAAAAGAACAGGATAAACAACGGTTTTGTCTTCCAATTGATTTAAAGTTTCTGTTTCTGTTGTTGAAGATTGATCTCTGAATTTTAGAAATCCCCTTACAACCACAGTTAATGGTTCTGTTACATATCTACCACCCTTTTTAATATCTATAGGTATAGAGACAGATTGTTTCCCATCTATCTTGCAACTGATTGTTTTATATTCATTTCCCATTTTTATATATCAAATATAATATCTACAGTACTTTCCTCCCTAGCCGTAGTATATCCTCCCACCAAATAAATATAAGGAGTTCCTGTTACTCCAGAATAAACAGCACTAGCACCATGCTTTGCTTTCAATAAAGAAGCCATGGCTAACGATGGATTATCATCGTAACTGCTTAGATAAGAAACAGTAGAACCTTGAATAGATATTTTTTCTAATATATCAAGACTTGAATCATCATCATTAGCTCCTCCCATTATATAATAATCAGAAGTATCATATGTAGACGGATCAAGATCATATCTAACCATTGCTGATTGGAATTTAGGAATAGGAAAATCTCCGAGCAAACCACTTCCAAAATTAATCCATTCTCCTGAGGAAGGGACAGTAAAAGATTGTGCTATATTAATATAAAAATCTTCTATTGGATAAATAAACTGATCATCAGATTCTATGGCCCCATTAAACACTATAATTTTATTATCATAAATTAAAGTTAAAGGGAATATTCTCTGATAAGTGTTTAATTCATTAGTTCTTAAAGCACCAGAATATTCCCAGCTATCATCACCTATAGAATATCTTAAAATTCTTTTATTATAATTACGTATGCTAAAATTACTTGAACTTATTACAGCATCCTGTATTCCACCTATAATATATATATAATTATTAGAGAGCACATCACAATATTGAGCAGCACCTAAAGCCACTCCTGTTTTTTCTTCCCATGCTCCTCCATCACCAATAGATGGCATATCAGATAGCTGCTCCCAGGCCCCTGTATCAGTATGATAAACTTCAACCAGAGAGCTTACAGATATTTGACCACCCGAAGTAGAATCTGCACCTATCCCCCCTATTAAATATATATCATTATTTACAACAACAGACATACCTCCAAATCTATGAGATAACATAGGAGGACCAGTAGTCCATGTTTCTGTTAAAATATCATATATTTCATTCTTGTTAGACACATCTAAACTATTATTTTTCAACCCTCCCATAACATAAATCTTATTCCCTACCACACCAATAAATGAATCTCCTCTATTTTCCGACATACCAGGAACATGAACCCATTCATTATCAGAAATATTATATCTTGCCATAGTTGATGAAAATGGAGTTTCTTCTATTATCTCAGCATCTTCATCAAGAACACTAGGTTCATCTACTAAATTAGGAAGAGTTACAATCTCATCTTTATAATCCAACGTAAGATTAAAAATAGCCCCGACATGCCTATCTGTTTTTTCATTTTCATCGTAAACAGAATATATTTCTAGATTCTCAGTTATACTATCTTCCTCTGGTATTTTTGTAGCGGCAACAGTCACATCCACATAACTATATCCCTCATCTCCATCAGTTTGAGTATAATAAATACTACTGCCAGCTAAAAAGAAATTATTGCTAGAATTATTTCCCATAGCAGTATAAACAGGAGTGCCATCTGGAACAGGCTCTCCTTTCCATGATACTTGGACTCTAATATCTATATCAGAATTATGAAGCAACAAGGTATCATTATCTTCATCTCGAAAACTATTATTACCTACCTCAGTCACAACTCCAACTAAATAATCATCATCTGGATCTCCATCAGATTCACTATAAAAATAATTAGTTACTCTTCTCCACCTCGCACTTATAGATAATGGTTCTGCCAAACAAATTGGACAAGGTGGGACTCCATTATAAAAAGTTCCTCCTCCAGATAGTACCAGCGGCTGATCATTAACAAACAGAGTTGTTGTACCAGAAATATAAATAACCGGATTCCATTCAGGCAAATCGCAGTTCGTCAACATTCCACTATTTCGACCAAGACATAGACAATCATTTATTTCCTTATCTCTATCACATTCCCCCTCTGGCACATATATTCTACCAGCACCAGGTACAAATTTATTAACCCTTATATAGATATAAGTGATATCTGATTCTTCAGCATCATTTAATTCTATAAATGCGCTACCATTATCTATAAAACCATCATCGCCCACTGTCAAATAACGACTTCCTGTATATGAATCTATTTCTTCATAAATCTCTCCATGCAATATCTCTACTTCATTGCCCCCTCCATTTATCTGCACAACCTGTCCAGAATTAAGCATTAATTCCTGCAAGTCATCCTGAGTAGCACAGCTTCTAAAACAAGTAGCAGATGCAAAATCAGAAGAAAGAGCCACAGCTGGATTTCTACTAATTTTAATACGCTTATAATGAGAACCATCTGCCCATAAAGGATTTTGATCGGCTATCATCCATCCACCACCACCCCATGTCTGAGTAAGCCCTGTTCCTCTCCACCCTCCATCTATCTCCATTAAAAACCTAGCTTTAAATTTATCATACTCAAGAGGATTATATCTTAATGACACAAGCTGTTTTGCACTAGCTGTCAATCCTTCATAAACTACAGTTACACTTATTTCATGAGTCTCATCCATCTCACTGTCACTTTTCGGAATAGGCCCTAGAAATACATTCCTAGCTACTCCGCTTCTGGTATAAGAATATACACCATTAGTAAGAGGGACATTATCAATAGAATAAATAGTTCTAACCTCTTGCCCTTGCAACTGAGAGATACCCCATTGAACAATAGTTTGATCAGAAGGATAAATAATCAAAGAACGATCATAATCATTAGTCTCATAATTAGGGTAATCAGGATTAACAATAAATACTGTAGATCGTTGCTCAGACACATCTCTACCATCAACTTTAGGAACAGAAGCCTGAATATCCATTTTAAGAACACTTTGGAATAATATATATATATCTTTTATAGACGAATAACCTGCTTGAGATGCCTTTACAAACAACCTAACTGCCTGAGGCATATCTGGAGCATACAAAGGGATATCAACATATGAAATAGGAGTTTGAACTATTGCCCCGCCATGCCCCACTTGCTCTTCAATTCCTTGTAAAATAGACATAACGTTGTCAGGAGGCGATACTGTTTGACTCACTTGTAACTTGTCCCCTTCAAGAGGAGAATTATTATCAGACCCTGCATTTCCACACAAATTATCTGAAGCCGCATCCCAAACAGCTATCTGGACAGAACCAGACTCAATAGGCTCTCCTTTATATTTAACCTTCACCCTAGAAACAAAAGGAGCAGATGCTTTCATGTATATGCCATTAAAGCATTCATAATCAACACGTAACGTTTTCTCCTGTGTTACTTCATCAGTTGAATAATAATAGCATCTTTCGCACACTGACTTATTATCTCTGTTCTCTAATTCTATTTCCCAAGGATTAGTAAAGCTTACTGTAATAGGTTTAGAATAATATTCAAATATATTGGAGCTACTAACCTCCTCAGTTTCTACCCCATCTATTTCATCTATGAGACCTTCAATAATACTAGCATATTCCTCTAATGCATTTGTTGGAGCGGCATCTGTATTAGGAGGAGTATATCCGTCCTTAGGAATAACCGCTTTCAACTGGATAGTAAAACTAGCACTTTGAATTTGAGAAATTATCCTATTATCAGAACTCATCTTCAAAGTAGCCTTCATAAAACCTTCATCTGTTCTAGTTACAAAGAAATCATAAGCATCTATATCATTAAAAGATATCAAGTTTCCTGAACCAAAAACATCATCAGCTTGAGATTCCCTAGTAATAGAAGCATTTATATACATTTTAATTAAGGTATCTTCTGATACAGGAGATCCAAATTCATCTGTAATGGAAGCATACAATAATATTGTTTGATCAAAATAAGCATCTATATCTTCTGGACTTTTAACAGGAGTTTTCCATCCTATGCTTATAGTGTTCTCATCAACTAACTCATAATTTAAATTTTCAACTTCTACTAAGGGAATTGTTCCACCATTAGCCGAAGAGCTGGGAATACTAGCTGCATGTAAGAATTCCTCTACCTGCGTGCCCACAGAATTATAATTAGAAGGTCGTCCATATTTGTCTATATTAACAATAGTATAATAAGCAGTTACATCATTAGTTAAATTTCTATGAACAAATTTTGTATCCGTAACAATCCCAGTAAAAACAAGTTGATTATCATTCCCTCCGTCCTTATCAACCACCGGATAATTAGAAGAAGAATAATAAATTTTAACCCTAGATATTCTAGAGTCTACAGGAGAAGATTGAGACCATCTTAAATATATTTTTTTATTTCCTGGAGTTATTAATTGACCTACAGATGGCTCTTGTGGAGAAGGCAATGATGATGACAACTCTACAAAATAATCTTCTATAATCGAAGGCGGAATTATTATTTCCAAAGACGGAGAATCAGATAGAAAACTCACATTACCTCTAGAGTTCTTAGAAAATATCCTATAATAATATTTTTCCCCAATTACGAAATCATCAGAATCTGAGACATAATGTTTCCCTAACAATACATTTTCTTGATATATGACCGTCCCATCTTCTTCCCAAGAAGGAACATGATTCTCATTTTTTAAAATTATAATTTCGCCATCTACATCATAATCCTGAGGCACTTCATATTCAAAAACTACTAATCTATCTCCATTATCTTCCTTAATCCCTATATCTTCAATATCTACTTCTACTCCATCATCATCAAAGATCGGATTAGAAAGAATCTGAGTTGAGATATATGTTGCGCCCCTAACAACATTATGAATACTAAGCTCTGTTATTTTTCCACGAAAATAATTATTTATACCAGATGTTAACCTATGAGCACCAATAGTAAAATAATAATTGCCATCAGTCGCCAATGTACCTGTATCTGTCGAAGTACTTACTTGTTCTACTGCATCGATATAAAAAGTAGCAGCATTACTAAGCCCTGCCGCCTGATTCATAGCAACACAAACATGCTGCCATTTATAAAGCTCAACATTCCCAGTTGTCGTCCAATATCTCCCCTGTTGAGTCGGAGAAAAATTTCTATCTGCATATAAGTTATTGCCTTCTACCCAAAAAGAAAAATTTTCTCTCTCTCCATTTGAAGAACTAACAATCACCATCTCATCAGTTGAATAAGGATAAATCCAAGCCATTATGGTAAGAGTAGGTTGATCTCCATCAAAATCTCTATAGAGATTAGTTTCCCCATTAATAAAAGCATAATCATTCTCTCCATCAAAAAATAAACCAGAAGTTCCTGACGGAACGAATTGAGAAGAATACCATGTAGGATCTTCTTTATTAAAAACAGGAGTATTCCCGCCATCACTGAAATCGTATAAGTTTCTCCCCTCGCCTTCATCCATATGCCACAGAGCTATAATATTTTCATCTCTATTAACTCCGCTTCCAGTAAGAGGAATCCCCTTAGTTAAATCATCAGAATCTACAATTGTTCTAAAAACTGATATTCCTCTTGGAACAACCCTTCCCTTAGGAACAACCTTTATTCTCACCCCTTCACTGAATCGCAAATCCTTATCATAAGTATAAACAGTATAATAATATGTTTGACCTTCTGTTAGATTCTCATCAAGAACCTTACTAATAAAACTATCTTGCACTAATTCTCCATCAACCACGGATGTTGGATAACGACTGTTATTTCTGATAACTCTGATACCATCATAATTAGCATTATCATCCGCAAAGAACATGGCACTTAATGTATCAATATCATAAGGATTAATGCCCTCTTCTTCTATAATTCCAAAAAATAAAACATTAACAAAATTAGCCCCATATTCTACTAAATTATATGTTATATCCCCAGGATAGTTTATATCTATCTTCCTAATTAGATCTTTAGCTATTGTGTGTCTAAAACCATTACTATCATTCCATGTCATACTTCCGCTTTGATCTATAACAATTGTTACTATTCTATCTTCTAGCTCTAACTCTATACGTTCTGTCCCGTCATCTTCAGAAATAATTCTTGTATTATTTATCTTCTGATTTTCCTTATCGGAAAAAACATTAATAATCTCAGTTTCTGCATTTGAAGGAGGAAGGACCATCTTATTAGTATATTCATCAAAAGCATCAAAATCACTAGAGACACTAAAAGCGTGTCTTTTATCATAATTCATATGCCAGACATTTCTCTGTAAGGATGATTCCCCATTTAATATCTTATAATATTCTAATAAATTTAATGGCATTAATTTCTTTTCTTAAAATTTAATAGCTGATGGAGATATATTATATTCATCATTATCTACTAATTCCCATACTACAAAATTATCATGAGTAGATCCAGAAGAGGACATTACTAGATAATAACTCCCTTCAAAATCAGACATACTAGTATACCCATGATTATCATCTAATACCCTTATATCAAAATTATACCAATCATCTTGAACAACCTGAGTTATAGTATTTTTATAATCATACATATAAAGAGAAGACACTGGTGCTTCTCCAGAATTATAAACTTGCATATGTATAGTTAAATAAGGACTGATAATATAATCTGGGCCTTCCCCATAAGGAATAGTGCTATCTGCCTCTATATATAATTTATCTATAGCAGCCTCGTCCTCCTTTATTCTTATTCCCAGAACATGTTCTCTTGTGTCCGGCAGGACTATCGTAGTATTCACCCATGCCCACTCTGGAATAGAAGGATTGTTTACAACTTGATCAATAGTTTTTGAAATCTCTCCATCTATTAAAATATCTGCTTTAAACCTCTCAGAGTTAGATGAAAGACATCTAATCCATAAATTATAAGTATCCGATTGAATAGCTCTTATCGGATAATTAATAACACTAAAATTAGAAAAAGAACTATCTTTCAATATCATATATCCGTTACCCGTAAAATCATCTAACTCATCAGAAAATATAACAATATTATCTTTAGAGGTAATAGTTAAAAAATTAGTAGCATCTATCACTGTTTTAGTTGTATTGTATATCCCCCAATAATCACTATTATTTTTTCCGACCCTTTTTAAATATACTGTTGCTTTAGATGGAAGGTACTCTGCATTAACATCAAATTCCTGTGCCAATCTCAACCTAACAGGAGGGTCATCATATAAATATACTGCTCCAGCATTTGACGCTGCCTCATCATTATAAGCACCGCCTACAATCAAAAACCTACCCGAAATAGACACTGCATTGCCAAAATTATCTTCAGAAGAAGAATCGCCACCAGTTATTTTTTTAAGATGACCCCATCCTCTCTTTTTATAAAAAACATCTGCAACTCCTATATTCCTAGCCGCTGGTGAACCGATGATAATATAATCACCATTTATATAAACTGACTCTCCAAAATGATCTCCAGCAGGATTGTTTTCATCAATTCCAGATAATTTATCCACCTCATACCATGTAGTGGTATATTTATAAACATAAGCTGCCCCAGAATTAATATCTCCAGAACTAGAATCCTTGTATCTCGCTCCAACTACAAAATAATTACCAGAAGCAGACACAGAAACTCCAAACTCGTCATTAATAGCACCATCTGATGCCAATATCGTTTGAGTTAATTCCCATAAATTAGTATCTGTATTTTTTATATATACGTATACCGCTCCTGTTTTCTGGTTGTCTCCTTTGGCCCCCACTATAATAGAAGTGTCATTAGTAGTAACCGAACAACCAAAATAACCATTCTCTTCAGAGGCAGTAAGAGTAATAGGATTACCGGAATATGCCCCCCATATATCTGTCGCGGTTTTTTTATATATATATACAGACCCTTTATTAGAATCACTCTCGGAAGCTCCAATAATAAGATAATTCTCACTGATAGCCACCGAACCTCCAAATCCAGGAATGCTAGCTTCTGCTTTTGTCTGTAAGGGATTATCCGCAGTAGTATTCTTATTATATATTTTAACCTCTCTCGAAACAGTATCTCCAACTACAAGATAATCTCCATACATCGCCAAAGAATTTCCTCTCATACTTATCCCCCCAGGAATCATAGATTCCCATGTGCCGTTGATACTTCTTTTATATAAGTATGTTTTAGTATTTGATGGCTCACCCACGGCCGCAAAATATCCATCAATCACTACAGATGTTCCGAAATTATAATCAGCACCTGATGATGGACTCATTTTCTTTTCTATTTGAGAATACGACATTAAATATCCTTACATAGGAGCGCCCGTAGACAATTTAATAGGATAATCTAAAAAAGAAACCTTACAAGCGTCTTGACCAAAAAGCCATATATCGTCATTTATAATAATAATTTTGTGGATAGAATCCAAAGAAGTAGATTCTTTAATCTTCAACATGTCTTCTTGTATTACCCCATAATCGCCATTGCTTACACCTATAATAATTTTATCTGTATTATTAGTAACTGTGTCATTTACAGTAGCAATAGTTGTAGAAGTTAAAAGTTCTCCCAAATCTATCTCTTCTAATTTAGGAGATAAACTATTAAACGTACCATTATCGGAATATAATCCTTGGTTAGTTGAAATATAAGTAGTGGTATAGCCATATCTATTTATATTGGTTACATCTAAATCGGAACCAACTTCTGTATCAGTATAGGTAAATCCATTTGATGAGATATAGATCTTCTTATCTATGACAGAAAATAGAATGTTAGAACTATACATTACCGAGACCGGAGATGAAGAGTCCATAACTTTTTCCCAATCAATAGCATCGGAATCTGATAATTTTATATATATTCCATCCGATGCTCCTATTAAAAGATTGTTATGAAGAGATCCAATAGAATATAAATAGTTAGGCAAACCACTCCTATTATATTCCGACCAACTTACTCCATCATTTGTAGATATAAAAATGTTCTTATCAGTCAAAATATAAATATTATCATTACTTTGAAAAATACTACGAACCATCTGATTAGCAATAGATCCAAAATTAACTTCATCTATCTCCAAAGTAGCCCTGTTAATAGAGATAACTCCTCCCCTGCCACCAACTAAAATATTATTAGTAGCTGAGATATATGCCACTGTAGATGGATAACTAATAGATAAAGATAAATTTTCATTATATACTTCTTTTGTATAATTAATTGTGGAGTTCAAATTATCATACCACTCTTCATTTACAGGGATAATTGTATCCATCTGGAAAGGTGGGCTTAATACCGTTTGTTGACCAGGCCATTGAATTTCGCTGAATATCCCTAGCTTAACTAAATTAACTTGCTGAACTTGAGATAAATACGAAGAAGGACCGGAATAAGCGTATTCAAAACTGTCCTCTAATTCCCGATGAGAATACTCTCCAGCATTCTTAATAGTTGTATCGAGAATGTCTAATGTTAAATTATCATATTTATCAAAAGGAAGGCCAAAAACAAACATCCCATCTACTACATTTATAGAGATAGAGTAATCAGTATTCCTTATATTATTAATAGAAGTATAAACCATGTCCTCGATTTCAGTTTCTACCCCGGAATTAGAAATACTTGTTCTCTTATTCACCAAATCTGTACTAATAGATGGCAAAATAAAATTAGAAGTATTACCAGCCGAGTCTGTCACAACCCTAGCATCTTCATATAATTGAGAAAGAAATAATTCAAAATTAGCATAAATGTCTACAACTACATCCACTGCTTGATTGCCTTCTATTTCTTCAATAGCTGCCAATTGATCTAAACTAGTTTGCAATTGTGCCTTATATATATCTGCCTGTGCTTCATGAGCATTATTATCAGTATAAGTCGGAATGACAACATCAATAAATTCTCCCATGTCTATTTCTATTTCATCTCTCGATTCTCCAAATTGAATATTATTCTGATAAACAACAAATTTAGCATTATACTTATTATATACCCACCCCCCATATTCGGCTGTATATATATCATATTTATTTACAGCCTCCACAATATATTCATGGTTAACTACCTCATCAAAACTAACGTTATGATTTGATCCGCTATTGTTATAATAATAACCTAACTTTTGCAAAACAGAATTGACATAAAAAGAAGGAACAGTAGTATTCTTCTGTTCATATTGTAACCAGAATTTTCCGCTATCATCCAATAAATATAACTTTCTATCCATCCCTACAAAAAGATCATTATTTATTCCGTTGATAGCAGTTATTATAGCAGTATTATTATTTATATTAGCTAATGACCATATCCCCGCAAATTCAATACCAGTATCAATATAGATATTCGATGAAGTAGAAACCTTAGCCCCATTATCTGTATTAACATAAATATTACTATTAAATATTTCCATTTTTCTACTAATATTAACATCCAAATCAGCTATTTTAAGAAACACATCTGTACCAGTTTCTTCTCTATATATCGCAGTATCTGACAACGCAAAAATATAATTATCATCTTTTATAAATTTTCTCACTTTTATTAATGATTCTAAATCAGATATATAGTTCCAGCTTCTCCCCTCATCAAGAGACTGAAGAAGACCTAATTCATTACTAACCAGAATTCTATTACTTGTTTCAATAGATCCTTCTATATAAGTTTCATCATATAATATGGCATAGGTCTCTGAACTCCTAGGCCCAAAGAGAGAAAGTTTCTCCCACGTATCCTCTATGTAGGGAACATTTTCACTATTTAACCTAAAAACCCCCAAATCAGTAGTAATATATAAATTACCCCTACTGTCTCCTGTGATATCTCTTATTACTTTAACATAATCCAGACCTGCCATTCTTCCCCATTGGCGAAAACTTGAACCTCCACTCTTATAAACTCCATAATTAGTAATAGCATAATAATCTCCAGCTGTCGATTTATACAATCTATGGACTGCTTCTGAAAAATCACTCACCTTATTCCAGTCATTACCATAATTATCACTCAGCCATATTCCATTACTAGTTGCAGATAATACTCTCTCTCCCTCAATAGATATAAAATCATAAAAAGTTACAGCATCTCCCATTTCATTTCTATCAGCATCATCATAAACAGCAGCAATACTATATACAAAATTATCTAAAGTTTGCATAGGTAGACGTAGAGGCAACAACCTCTCCCCTTTCCTACCTTCGTGATCCACAGCTGGCATCTGCGCCGAATTAAATTGACCACTTCTAAATTGAGTTGCACTAAGATCTCCTATATGAACAACCGGCAAATAATTATCAACTTCAGAGACACCAAACAACTCTAAAGAAATAGTAGGAGATTGAGAATATGGGGCGACAAAAGAACCAGCAACAGAATACAATGGCTCATTAAAAACAATCTTATTATTATCCGTATCAATCTCATACAGAACAGGAGATTCTCCAGCTTGTGCCTGTCTCAAACTAGCTACATCAACTTCATTATTAGTCGTGAAATAATCCTCATTCAAAGTGCCAGAAATATGTAAGATATAACTAGATGCTCCTTCGATATCTTCTTCTGTAGAATAAACTTGATAATCATTTGTAGCCCATTCTGATACATGAACATTAGAACGCAATTCTATTCTTTTATCTACTCCTTCATCATTAGTATGATGATGAACTTCTATCGCTGCATTTGTTTTGGTAGTAAGAGGATCTACAAAATTCTCCAAGTTAACCACATTAGACACATCTATACTAACAGTATTAGTACCATTACTAGTTGTGACCTTCCCAATAAAAACAGAAGCAGATGGAGCTATTGCTGAACTAGTTACACTAATATTCGTTTCGCTTTTATATTTTCTTACTAAATAATAATAATTTTCCCCGTTCTTTAATGCGGAATCTGTATCTATATAAGTTATTTGGGAAATTGGAACATAATCTATTACAACAAAAGAATAATTATTCCCAATAGATTTTAATATTTCGTATCCATCAAAAAATCCGCTGCTAGCATCCCAAGACAACTCCACGTCCGAATTATTACTATTTACATCAGCAGTCAAACCAGCAGGTGGAGATAGTGATAAACCCTCAGATGGTGTGGCAGATATTAACCCAGATGGCATATAATTATCAGCTATCGGATTAACTGATTCATTCCCATAGATATCAACAGCAGTAACAAAATATGTATATGTTATTTCATTAGAAACAGAATAATCTGTAAAATCATTTCTAACAGAAGACATCGTTGCTAATAAAGAAAAATCTGAAGGACGTAAATAAAACTGAAATGTTGCCCTATAGACCTTATAAAACTCTAATTCTTGTGCTTCTGACGTATCCGGATCCCACCTTAAATTAAGCTGAGTATCTCCTGTAAATAATTCTAGCCCCCCTGGAGACGAAGGCAACAACCTTCCCTCTTCAGCAATAAATTGCTGAAAAGTCTCATACCCTTCACCAATAGACCCAAAAACATCATAAGAAACAATATTTATATTATATCTATAACTAACATTAAAAGATTCAGAAGAGATAGTAAATGTATTAGATTTATCTATCCTTAAATTTTCCACGTAAGCAGTGCCATCAATATCTTGACTACTTAAATCTACGATAGAAATAGTAATTAGATTATGAGAAAAATATGATTCTGTAGGGTTCGTCCAACTTAAAAATATACTATTATCTGCCTTCCTCTCTATACTAAAATTTTGAACAGCAGGAACTGGTTCGCTAATAATAGTACGACTAATTCTAGTAACTACTCCATTGCTTAAATTACCATCTTCATCTTCTGTCTGAATAAGAATCAGATAAGGAGTATATTGTTTAATTGATTCATATTGCAAATCATCATTAACAATGTACGGAATATATTTAATATGAGAACTATAACATATACCATCCCCATCATTATCATCAGGACATCCATATAATCTAGAAATAGATTCTAATATCTCGATAGGTTCAGAAAATCTTGAACCAGACTCTATAAATGTAATAATAAATTTATAAGCATAAGAGAGATAAGGATCTGATTGATCATACCTCCAAACAATATCCGTTTCTATCCCAACATTTTCAAAAGAACTTATGCTAAATTCCACATCTATATTATTAATTTCTCCTGCACCAGGATTATATGATAGAAAAGTTCTAACAGATATCCCCTCTGAAAAAACACTAGAGATACTTACAGAATAAACAGTAACTTCATAATTTCTGTTATTTTCCATATTCTCGAAAATAATATAGGTTGAACCAAAATCTGAATCCGAAGATTCAGATACATCCGCTACAGTAGGATTCCCTACAGATACATAATTATCATCTTGCAACTGAACTGATACCCTATATGCTAAAATATTATCACTAGCAGAGTTATCCCATATCACTTCTAATGTCTGATCACTAGGAAATGCCTGCACAAAAATAGGGGGCATAGGAATTCTATCATCTATAGCGGTAGAGATGTCTATATCTGATGAATCACTTTCATTCCCGCTTAAATCTACAGTTATAACTTGGTAAGAATATTCTCGATTCTGCTCTAATTCGATATCCACATAAATAGTTTCTGTAGTAGTCCCTAATATAGTTATATCACTACCATCAATACGGATTACTTTATAATGACTAAAATCAGGTTCACTATTAGCACTCCAGCTAAAAGCTATTTCCTTATACGATAACAACTCTACACTTGCGTCCTCTTCCCCTCTCCCCATTAACCTTCTCAAATAAGTGAGAAAATCAGCATCATAAGAACTCAAAGAAGATAAATAGTTAGAGATGCTACTTTCCTGTTGCAAACCAGATGGAGATGATGGGGCTATCGAATCTATTCCTTCCACATTAGCCATATTAGAATTACCGCTAGTTCCCCCTACTTCTCCTTCTTTAGCCAACATATAAATATAATGAATAGCATTGCTAGATAGACTAATTTCAAAACCACCGAAAGACTGAATAACTCTTCTGTCTATTAAGCCCATGCCAGGAGATATAGATACAGTCCCATCCTCATTATTAGAAATATCCCATCCTGTAATAATACCATCTCCAACCATGTCAGATAAAAACGCTAATTGATTATCGATGATAGTGAATCTTCTCTCATCTGACCTAGAGGAGTAAATTTCGCCCCATTTAAAGGCTTCTAAATTATAATGTTTCGTATAAAAAGGCATGTTAAATATTTAAAGTTACAAATTCGTTATTATCTAATTCTACCATAATGCCAAAATTATTTACGATAGGAACATCCTCATAACCACCGCAAGACTCCGTACTCTGAATATCTCTTACCTGGAAAGTATATGAATTAGAAGCAAAGACATAATCCCCTCCATCATGAGCTTCTATAGTAAGATAATATATTGTCCCCACAGTGAAATCTGTAGGAGTAGGCCTATATACTACATTTACTGATTCTCCAGCAGAAACCGAAGAACCATCTTCTGGAATCTGGACATCCTCCACAAACCAGCCACTTCTATCGTTACCACTGAAAACAGTCAAATATTCGCTAGTTCTCTCCAAATCTTGATAAAACTTTATTCTAAAATGATAATAATTAGATGTACCTTCATTATTGGTAAAATTAAAATCTACAGTATCAATAAATGAAGCAGTGCAACTAGCAATGAATGAATCATCATTAGAAAGAACTACAAATTCTGAATCATAAATATACTCTATTTTCACAAAATAATATGTATTACAAACTATGTTAGCAAATCCAGGCACAGCAAATAACATATCCTCTGCTGCCCCATGCCCTATCACAACTCCCTCCTCAGGTATAGCAATACTATTTACGCTAAAACCTTCTGAACTATCAAGAGAATATGCAGAAAATACCGGATTCAATAAGGCAGCATCCTCATAAAGAGTAATCCTAAAATGATAACTATTAGTAGTACCAGTATTATTCTCAAGAGAAAAATCAATAGTATTAACAAATAAATTAGAATTATATGGCCCATATTCATCAAATTCTACTGGCTCAATTAATGAGCGATTTGGACTAATTAATTTAATACCTACCCTTAAATTAGTTCCCGTTTGAGTTACATTGAATATTCTATTCTCGTCCACTGGCTGATATTCTGTCCAATCAATGGAATTAGTAGTATTTATCCCAAAAACGATATCAGCAGAAACGGGGATTACCTTACGACTGGTAATAATTCCCCTTTCAATTCTGCTAGGCATTGTAAAATTAGTAGTAAAGAAATGAATGGATTCACTAGTTATAGCTCTAATACTTGCCCTATGGAAAGAAGGAGTTATTCCCTTTTCTGTACTAATTAAAACAACTTTAAATTGGATAAATTGTCCAACCAAATGACTTATATCTACCCCTGATGATTGATAGTTATAAAATGGCCCAACCCAATCCGCTATTAAAATATCATTTTGAGAAGTGGAGCTTCTAATATATACTATCGCCTGAGTATTAAATAATTCCGTTGCCTGCCATGAAATAGTTTCCCATTTAACCAAATCATTTGTTCCATCAAAAATTTCACTAAGATATTCTCCTCTTTCCTCATCAATTTTATCCGCAGAATAAAATTTATTATCACCAGTTAAAGTATAAGACGTATTGCCAAGTTCATCTAACTCTAATATTTTATTTTCATTCACGAAATCAACAAGGTCCGAGATAGATATACTATCTATAAACTTGTTAGTTACAGTTAAATCAGAACCTAGAATAGTCTCATTTCCTGCCCTATCTATAAGCTTTAAATAAATAGTTTTATTCTGTAACAAGGGATCAAGCTTAGTGATTCCAGTATCAGAGATAACATATAACGTATTTTTATTTTGAGAATCATTAAAAGCTATATCAATTATATCTTCATTATGAGTATATTTCCAAGTCCAAGAACCAGCTTCTGACAAATAATAAAGAGTATTACCAACCGCCGCATACACTGATGAGTAACTAGAAATAGTTGTTCCAGAAACAACCACTGGGAATACTTTAATAGAATTTATACTTGCCGGTGCGGTTCTAAAAGATATATCATAAGTATTATTCCCAGCTACTGACCTACGAACCGTGCCATTTATCAACCCACCTACAAAAACGTTACCTTCTCTATCAAGATAAGAAATAGATGTCAATGATTCAGTAGAATTATACACTATAAAAGCGGCTTCATTCTCAATATCAATTTCATATATATATCCTTCTGGCCCAGTTGCCGCCAATAAATTAGAGCTACCAGCAACACTAGTTAAAGAATAAACATTCTCATCTATCTCTTCAACTACTTTACTTAAACTAGGATCAATATTTTGAGCCGTCCCATCATTAAATAAATAAACTGCCCCTGTCTGACCTGCCCCTTCTGCATATTCATTGCCACTTCCTATTCCTGAACCGATATAAAACTTACCATCTAATTCATGAAAACAATATGCTCTTGATTCAAAAACAGTTAGCATATCAAATTCAACCAACTCTGTTCCTAAATAATTATAGATATAAATTTTAGCTGGTTCTATATCGTGACCAATACTTACAAGTAACTTATCATTGTATTTAGCTATAAAATCAACAAGCCCATCATCATCATAAGTGAAGAGACTTTCCCATGCTTCCGTAACCCAGTTATATTTATATACTATTGCCGGATTAGAAGTAGCTCCATATAATTCATTCTCAGGAGAAATATAAGTAACTACAGTCCCCATGCCTCGAGGAAAAGTAATTTCTTTAGTAATGGATTCTAAAGAAATACCCAGATCATGATTAAGAGAAGTCGAAAATGGAACTGACGATTGAGAAGTGACCCCATCAGTTGTAAAATTATCATAATTCGAAACAATCATTCTATCTATGCCAGAACCTTCAACTAAAATATCACCAGTAGAAACATCCCCATCTAGGACATTATCAGTAGCACCATTAATAAGAACCTTTACAATACTTCTATCAACTTGCCTATCTATTGTTATACCATCAACATCAGTTGGAAAGGAAGGAGGAAGAGTATCTAGATGAATTTTATCAAATGGCAATACACTAGAGCTATCATTAACCTTAACTTCATTATCATTTCCTGTTGTGGCGACATAGATATCCGAACCATCAAATTCTATATCTGTTATTCTTATTAAATTACCGCCCATATTCTCTTTCTCTATTTGAGTTTGAGCGAAACTTGCTATTTCTTCCAAATCTGATCTAACGACAGCTTCTACTACATCATCATTGTTAAGAGGCATTCTAAATTTAATTAATTTAGCTACATCATCATTATAACTAAGATTATAACCATAATTAATTCTATTCCCATTAATATAAACTTCAACGATAGAGTCATTAGAAATAGATACCCCTTCGTCCAGAACATAGTAAACACTAAAGTCATCACCATCAGCAGTTATAGAAGAAGGCCTATAAAAAAGAGTTGAATAAGTATCTTCATCATCATTAACAATTATCTGATTTATAGCGGACATACTACCAGCAAAAAGAATATTAGGGTCCTTCCATACTATACTTTTTACATTGTTATTCCAGATAGTATCATCTTTAGAAGAAATAGTATTATCAAAATTAAACCCAACCATTTTATTAATCCCGCTAGAAGTAGCTATATATCTAATTGCCGTATTCCTAATAGCTATATCATTTATTATATTAGAAGATAAACCATTTGTAGTAGTAACCTGTATAAAGTTATCTTTATAAAATCTATATAAGCCATTCTCTTTTGTTCCAATCCATACACAATTATTCTCATCTACTCTTAAACATGTAATATATTCCCCATTACAAGCAGGATTAGTATATGTAGTAGAAATAGCAATAATCCCTAATGCAGGTGGGATAGTTCCAACAACATCCTCTACCACAACATTATCATAAATATACAACCCAGAATCAGTACCAACAAACATTTTATTATCTTTATCAAAGACAATAGAAGTAACAACTTCTGATGATATTCCTGGCAAAACTAAACTTTTAAAACCATTAATATGGTCGGTGCCATATCTTACAACGCCCTCTCTCCCACCTATATACATATTATTATTCTTATCAAAAGCTATAGCTCTTAATTTTTGCAACCCTTCCTCATCATCAGCTTGTTGATCTCCGCTCGCATTTACAAAACCAGGTAAATCATGACCCTCTCCAACAGAAACAAGTCTATTTTGCCTATTGATATAATAAAACATCCCGCAAGGACCGAGCAACCATACATCTCCATAATTATTAACTATAGCATCATGAGCAGATAAGGAATTAACATCAAGGGTATTAACTCCCAATTCTTTAATGGCATAAGGCTCTACAGCATCATTCAAATAATATTTTATTTCTTTAAAAACATAATGAGCATTTAACACATCAGAAAAATCGCCAAATCTTATCTCTTTTGTAAAAATACTTTTATTTAATGTATAATCGCGATCCCTATTTCCGAAAGAAGGAGAATTAGGATCTACACCTATATCTACACCATAATTGATAGATATAGTAGAACTATCTCGAGATAAATTATAAAAAGCACACTTAGCTTTTAAGAGTCTATCCTGAGAAAATACAAACTTATTTTCGCTCGTCAAATAAGATTCGTACACGATAGGTAATTCCCCATTAAAAAATGTCGGAATCCCAGGAGAATATGCATTTCTATCATCATTAAAAACCAACATAACACTAGAATTAAAAGAATCATTCTCATAAACAGCCACAAAAAGAGCAGAACTAGATGGCCTATTTTCTTGAAGAGTTGTATCAAAATAGGGATCTGATGGATTAGTAACTAAATTGAACTCCCGGTAATCCCCAGTCTTAAAATCTTGCCAAACTATATATATATTTCCAGTTGAAAGTTGTTCAGAAAGGACAGGGTACATAGCCCCTCCACGACCATCAATGGTAGTAGAACCACCTGAAATCATATCTAGAGAAGGAGTCAAGATAGCAGTAAAAATTTGATATTCCCCATAAGCATTATCATGCCACACTACAAAAATCTTACCCTCCACGTTAGCCAATATACTAGAATGATCTGCTTTCCCTAATATATTCTCTTGATTATACGAATCTGATACGATAACTGGAGAAACTTTAACTGCGCTAATAGCATTATATTTAATTACTTCTATATATGAACTATTATTTTGCTTTTTAGCAGTCCATGATATAAATAAATCGTCCATATAAGAAGCTATAGAAGGACGAAAAGAACCATATGTATTTGTAGATATCTCTTCTTCTCCTCTCCATTTATTTTCATTGATTATAAAAATATCTATATATGTTTCCGGATGAGTTTGTCTGCTATCTTCCCAAACAACACAAATATTAGATTGACTATCAAAAATAGGTTTAGGATACTTGCAATATCCTATATCTTGACCAGTATAATAAGGATCACTCCATCCTATATCATTTTTATATACTATCCCTATTACGCTACCTTCTGTTTGTTTTGACTCAAAAACTACATATATATTCTCATTACTGTCCGCCATAATAGAAGGAAACTGAATACCATTATCTGACACAACAATTACTTCTGGTTCAGACCATACTGTTCCGTTAAATTTAGAATAGAATAAAGAACCAACATTATTACCATCATCCCACCATGAAGCATGTAAATTACCACTAACGTCTTCAAAAATAACTGGATTCAGAGCATTGCCACTTACCGTTGCCTTTTCAGAAAAATTAGCATTAAGCAACTCTGAATAAGATGAAGAATCAGACGATTTAGCATATAATTTTAAATTATCTCCTTTGCCAATAATGCGATAATCATTTTCAGCAGTAGCATCATAAATAACTGACTGATTAGCATTGGATAAAATTATTTCTTGAGTTAAAAAGTTAATTGTTTCTTGTCGAGTTCCATCATTAACATATAATCCTATTCCATTCCCCTTCTTATTTTCATCAGCAAACCATTCACTATTCTGCACATCAGACACCCTTAAATTAAGATCAATAGTCCACCCTTTTTTATTATCCGCATTATTGAACCACTCTGTCCCAAATCTATTTTGAGTATAATAGCACACCCCTCCTTTTTGTGCCCCATATTCGTCTATTATACTTGGATTAGCCATATTTCCCCTGCCTTATTTAACTTAAAGTATTTATATTAAAACCATCATCATCAAAATAAATTGGATCAAAATCAACATTCTTAACTATCTCCCAATTCTGACTAGTTGGGAGAGTGGAGTCACGATCTCCATTTTCATCTATAAAAATTAACTCATGATTAAATTGATTTATCAAATAACCAGTTATAATAGTTACCCCCTTAGCATGAGCACAAACAACCATCTTTTCATCAGGAGATTTATTAATTTTATTGATCGGGAAAAAAGTTCTTGGAACAGTACTTCTCATTGCTGGATTTCCAGATCCTATAGCTAGAATAGTGCTACTTTCATTCGTATTATCCGGATTTAACCCGAACATATATTTACCGTTAACATATCCCCTTAATGATACAATTTCATTGTCCCCAAATTCCATAAAATCATGAAATTGCATATTAGCATATTCGCTAGAAACCCCCGGCAAGAAATAACCAGAAACAGTATAAGATAAATATTTGTAATGAATAGCAAAAGCATTAGCAGCATATGATGCCATTTCTAACTTCTTTATACTAGATTCTTGTGTAAAGATTCCTGCTCCGTCAATCACTAACTCTCTATTTAAATATATCTTTATATCATTATTCTTGCCAGCTGCTGTTAATACGCTAGCAACTGTAGTAGTAACTTCATAATCTATCTGAGAACCAGAAATTAATCTTATCTTGCCATTATATAATCTTATCTCCGCAAATCTATCTCCATCATTAATCCTAATAACATGATAATCAGTTACATTCCCACTTTGATCATCGTTATTGCTATTAGTAGATGGAACTAGAAACAATGTCTCTAATGTCCACCCAGTAGAGTTAGAAACCCCTTCCTCCCATCTACTTCCAGTAGTTCTAAAATGTATAGATGAATATTTATCAAAAGACTGGATATCGCTTACAGCAACAGATATATAATAATCCCTTCCTCTTTGCAACAAATTAGGAGGTATTGTAAATGAGTCCCTATTATAATTAATAACAGTAGAATAGACATTATCTGATTCATAAAATGTGCCTATCTTTATAGATACATAATTAATCTCTTTGCCATCAGGAACGTATGACTTCCATTTAACTAGTGGAGTAATAGACGATATTTTTAATGGATTTTGACCCCCATCTACAACCATATTAAAAACAATAAAATCGCTAGCTACTATAGTTTCTATTTCTGAAGAGGTATAAGAACCACCATCTTCATGTTTTACTTCAAATCTAATTGTGTCTCCCACAATTATATCTGGTCTAATATATTGTTGATTATTTAAACTTACAATAAGCAAATCATTAATATACCAACGTATTAAAACATTTTCTTGTTCTATTTCATTACTAGCAAGATAATCGGCCTTTAAAAAATCATTAGGATTAGGATTCTTTGGTAAAATTTTAAGATTAGAAACAGTAACAGCAGTTTTGCTAACTTTAACATGTGGAGAAGTAACTCTAGAACCGCATTCATAACCATCTGAAGGATAAATATCTACATTCCATAAATCTCCATTCTGTAAAAAATATGACTGAATAGCAACGGCATTGTCAAATTGCCTTTGATATACACCATTTTTAAACCATCTTATTATAGTTCCGCTTTCGATATCCCCATCATCATCATTAAATACATAATTTAACTCTAAATCATCTGTAGCAGAAGGAGTTGAAGGAACAATACTAGCATTCGTAACATATGGTAATGAATTATATACAAAAGAGAACGTTACCCATCCACTAGTTTTATTAGTTTCATCAGTTACTTGAATTTGACCATAATAAGCTTCTCCTCTTTCTATCGGAACCCCAGAATACTCCCAGAAATGCTCTTGGCTAGTCACCTCTCCAGTTTGAACTCTATTCCCGACAAAAGAATCTCTTCCTATATTGATACTAGATGCCGATATCCTAATCTCATAAGTTTCTTGAGGATATTCCCCGATAGTAGTGATAATACCATCATCATCAACTAAAACCTTGTCCACTAACTCAAAGTCCCAACTTAAAGTTGGATATTCCTCCGCAATCTTAACAGGTGTTTCATAACTAGTAATAGATTGATTACTTACTTTTAATGATAAATCTATAGCCATTTTATAACCTTATAGTTTTATTCCTAAGCTCTAAAAATCCGTTTTCGATAGAACTGTCCCCTACCGACAAGTCCAATACATCTTCTTCATTAGGATCAGAAAAAATTCTTCTATTCTCCCATAATAAAGGAGACCCTCTCAATATTTTTCCATCATTTCTCCCCAAATAAACATAACTCATATCATCTATAGATGTAGTAACAGTTATAGTATCAGGATTGTTAAAATATATGCTAAATTTTTCTATGTACGTGTCGGTATATGTATCATTCACTACATATATTATACCATCATTAATTGCTCTTTGTATATCTGCCTCATTCCTATCAGTTACATTAAGAACAAATATATCTGAGATATAGCCATAATTTTTTGCCACATTATAAGCATAGCCGTCCAAACTATGATTTATATATAAGTCTAGAGAAGAACCATTTATAGTTGCTGGTAACGATCCAGATACTCTCTGAAGAATTTGAAGCTTCCCATCAATATAAATATACAAAGCACTTCCATTATAAGTAATCCAGAAATAATGCCACATACCAGGAGCATAATCCTCGGACGATCCCGAATAAACCTCATTATTAAACAACACTGTAAGATAATTGTATCCATCTGAAGTCGTAGTTTCTGTTAGTTTTATAATAGATACATTAGCACTACTTGTGTCATTAAAATTAAGCAATGGCATAGTAACAGAAAAAGGATCTCCCGTATCCTCATGAGGAACTAGTCCAGGATTAACTGGGTACAGCCAAAAACCTAATGTAAAAGCATTACTTATATCCATAGGATAACCCGCAAGGGCAAGACCTTCGCCTAATAAATATTGGTCGTCCCTCATTGCATACCCACCGCCATCTAATATTTGTGCAGAAATATTTGTGCCCTGTGGGGCCATATATGTCTGACTTACCTCCTCATAAAATGACGAAGTTTGAAATCTTAATAATAATTTAGCAGAATCTATAAACATTTTACTCACTCACGCTATATTTAATATCCAATGTAATATCATCAATATTAAAAGCTTCAGCCCCTTTTTCCAAAGTTCTTTCAAGCCATATATAAACTACATCATTAACACCCAAATCACTAACAACAGGAAAACTACCCTCAGAAGCGAATCTAACTGGGGATGTCTCAGTTGGAGAACTAAACGGCAAAACATCATTACCAGTAGTAATTGGAGAAACAGTCCCAGTTTTAATCCTTTGAGCAGGAGCAGAATAAACCTCATAAGACACATTAGTAGTATAATCATAACTAGCAGATAAAGAGCTATAAAAAGTAAAAGTTCCAGTTACATTATCAAAACTACTAATTATTTTTCCCTGACCTGTTGCTCCTCCACTCAATATTTTTAAATAAGCTTCTTGAAAATAATTATCCGAATACAACCCTATAAGAGAAGTATCTATTACTTGCATCGTGCTCCAACTTGTAGATGTGCTTAACAAATACTGATTTGACGGTCTTTCCAATGCTATTTTAATATTAGCATCAGGACCCCTACTATTCTGTTTTAAATATATTGAAATATTATAAGCAGTTCTCTCCCAAGACGGATCAGAAGATGAAACATTTTTAGCAACAAGACATCTATATTGCTTATGATCATCATTAAAAACGTTGTTAAATATTTCTTTTGCAGATGAAGCCATAACTAAATCATTTTCTATATGCATATTAATTATGCCATTATATCCTCTTTCAACTACTGAAACAGAACCATTAGAAATAGGAGAAACCCTAATAACCTCATTCCCTATATTGATATATTCTATATTTTGCCACTCTATCCAGTTCCCAGAAGATGGAGTAGATAAATTTATAGAAGTATCATATAAACCTATAGTAGAAGCTAATTCGGTTTCTGGATACAACAAAGAATCGCTAGCATATCCTCCGATGGATTGAGAATAAATCGTCTGAGACATATTAGGCTCCAAACTAGTCAAATATAATTTAATAGTTGCCATTTTAATTTCCCGTATCTATCATAGTAAAAGTATAATTGCTACTAGCATCTTTGTCCATAACCATAATTTCAGATGAATTACTAAAGAATATATATAGAACATTTCCATCAGTTTTTATCTTATAAATATTTCTAGCATTCAAATATGAGCTATGTTCTGTAGAAATAGTAGATCCACCAAAGCTCAATAATATACCATTTTCTAAACCTAGAAATAACTTATTATCAAATACTTCCATAGAGTTAATAACAGAATCCGAAAAATATAATGAATTTAAAGTAGCATTATCGGCATCTAAATATTGACTATCATTATCCGCTACCGATTCTACTTCCGAGACATTAAATCTCTGCAAGATACCTTTATTATCACTATCTTTTATCGCTATATATAACATACTATTATAAAATTTTAATGAAGTAGCATCTCCATCTAAAGTAGATAATAATGTTAAATTTTTATACAATTGAGCATTAGCAGTAGAACTCAAAGCAAACGCCATATATAAATCACCATCAATATTATCATACAACAAAGATGTTACTTCTCTATCTCCTAAATTTTTATAAGTTCTAAAATAATTAGCATTAGGATCATTATAAATCATATTCCCGGCATAATCTTTAAATCTTACTTTAATCAATTTAACTCCATCATCTCCAGAGACATCCCATGTAGACCACGAAGTTACATCCGCAAAGTCACCAGACTCTGGCTGCTCCTCTACCCCTACATCTTCTTGTTCAATTCTAAATTCCTTAACCGCGCTTGTTTTATCATAAAAATTCAAATTAACGATAAGATTTCTTTCCTTAATATATTCAGTATTGTCTGATATTTTAATAGTTCCTTTAGGTGGGGTAGTATCAATAAGAAAATAATTTATATTATTAATAATCAAATCACTTATAAAAACAGGAGATGACACATTTATATCATCTACCAACTCTATCTTTAGAGAATAGTCAGAAGCCGTAGAAAAACCGCTAACATCTAAATCAAATGGATCTGAACCAACCATAATATTGCTACGAAGCAAGGTCCAGTCTATGCCTAGACTTTCTGAACTATAGTAAATTTGATAAAAAGATCTCTGAGAACATCTGCCCAGAATAGAACTATGATCAAATACAATAGGGATATACGAATAATAAGTAGCTCTCTGTTGAGGCTCAACCATAGATGGAGATGGCAATTCTTTATTAATAATGGCAAAATCAGCAGCAGAAAAAGATACTTTACTCCTCAATCCCTCATGATTAACCGCCCTGATACCAACTCGACACTGATTACCCTTAAGATTTTTATGTATGTTATAGGAATAAGAGGAATTTCCATATGGAATAGTAGCTATATGTAATAACTCCGGTTTTTTGTCGGCATCGTAAAAATCTGTAATAAATATTTCGTACCATAACATTTCCGAAGAAGGGACATTAGACGGTTCTATCCATTGAATACTTGCAACTCCATCTGCCAATATCTCTCCACCATTAGGATATATAATCGTAGGAGCATCAGTTAATATGTTAAAAAGAACAGCCATTCATATCACCTTATAAATTTTTAAAATATAATGGATTCCCAAATTTAAAATTATTATCATCCTGATCATAATATTGTTTAAATCCATCTATATTTAATACCTTAGATATTCTAGAAGTTTTATATTTTTCATAAATCTCCTCAGGAGTCAAATCCTTGTTAGTAGCTATCTCACTATCACTAACCATCAAATTATAAAGATCAGAAGAATCGGGAAGACAACCTTCCTGCCTAAGAGAATCTGGAAAAATAAGATCCACAAAAGCAGTTCCATCTTTATTAAATACTCCATCTTCTTCCGAGATAGTAAAAGAACCTGTAAATGTTTTATGGTCTCCACTATTAATAAGAGTTTCTCCCCATTTATCATTGATACCCTGTTGCACAACATTAAATTTAATTGGATTAGTATCGCTATATGGAATATGAGGAGTAACACTTTCATTATAATAAATAGGTTCGCTAAATATAACTTCAAACTCTATTGTAGATATAATAGTATTATCACTATCTCTTTTCAAAGATAACACATATTGCCCATTATACATAGGAAATTCATATCTTTCAGAACCTATGCTATAATAAAATCTAAACACATGCTGAACAATATCAAAATTAACAAAAATTTCTAAACAGAAAGTATTAGTAATACCATACATCGTTAATACTTGACAACATATTCTTCTTATACCATTAACCTTATCTATCTTCCAAGGAACAATAAATCTAGAATTATCTATCCTATATGCATCATATAATATATCTTCATCCGTGATGTCATCTGTAACATCAGTAGGAGTATTGGGATTATAATATAAATTATTATCAATATTAATCCACCCTCCCCAATTCTGATCATTAATATTCCTTAATCTAATAGCATAAGCCCCCTGAATGCCATCTATATCTAATCTTATCGACTGTTTAACTACAACAGGAACCACTTTATCATCATTAATTACTAATGATTTATCTACATCTTCTTCATATACTCTTACCTTGATTGTGTCATAAGAACTATCCAGATAAGTAATTAAGCCAGGATTGCATAAGCTCTCAAACGAAGCTGTTGGGCTATCAGTTGTTACCACTCCCTCCAAACTAATCGGTAAAGGACAAGCATTGTACAATATTCGGTCTATTACGCTCCCCGCAATATAAAAGTTATTAGACTGATCGGTAATTACAATAGGATTATTAACAGAACTATTGTCCTTAATATATAATTTGTCATACATCCCTTGGCCTGAAGAATATAACAAATCCTGAGAAGAGTCCCACATCGATCCATATATGCCTCCAACGCTGTTTCTTCTGCTCTGCCATATTATTTGAAAAATACCGAATATATTAGAAGATACATCCGAGAAAACAGATTGATCAGAACTATCAGTAACTTTTAAATCAGCCTTACCCTGACCACTACTCAACCAATTATTAGCATCTTTATTATAACTCCATGAATATAAATCAACATCCTCACAATCTAAAATAAGAGAAATCGTCTCTAAAAAATTAAGATTTTGTTCTACAACATCATAAATTTCTACATCTATATAATATTGATTACCACAAATCAAAGGTGTCTCAAATATATCACTATTATTTATACGATGTGTCTTTTGAATTTCCGTAAATTGATGAGGTAATATTTCTGGATCATAAACAATATTCATTGTTGTTCCAGTATCAATCGTAACTCCGCTAGGAGGTATCTGTACAAAACTGCCATTATCATAAAACCATCTCTTATTATCAAGTAACGATGATGCCGAATATATTAAATCATTTTTAGAAGAATCAGAATAAAAATTAGCTCTAAAATGAAAAAGAGTGCTAGACGAAGAATTACTACAACCAAACGAAACAATATTATCTTGATATGTCTCAGACGGACAATAGAACAAGGAGACATTGGCCGTTTCATAAGCTGGGATAGGTTCAAAAACGACAGTTACAGCCCTGTCTATAGACATATTAACAGTTAACAATACTCCGTGTTCTGAAATCCCGCTATCTAAATCATATTGCCATTCTTTAAAATAATATCCATTAGCAGGAATAGGATTCAAATTCAAAATAAAATAATCACAATATTCTCCAGATGGTGGAGACACCGATCCCTTACCAACTATATTAACAACAAGATCATTAGTTGTACAAGGTCCAGTTGGTGTAAAATTAACTACAATTCTTCTTGATGAATATCCTATTAATGTAAAATCTACATAAGCAGCAGTCGTCCCTAAATCAACTCCATCTAATTCCCAACTATCTATCTCCCATTCATCCGATGGTGTAGCAGAAACCCTAACCTGAGTAGCAACTAATAAAATACTGCCGCCTGCACAATTCACTGTGTAACCAGTAGGACTTGACAATTCTATACAACCATTACCGCTACCCACTTCTAATATTAAGTTAACATCCGGATGTTTAAATGAAACTGTCACATCTACATCTTGAGAAGGCATTAATATGGTTACAACATCTTGACCAGCAGTAGGTGTTGTGAAAACACCATCAACAGTGCTATCCCAATCATCTACTTCCCATCCACTATCAGGCTGTGCTTTTAATTCAATAAAAACACCTTCTGTATAATTTGTAGCACATGATTCGCCTGGGGCCTTCCATGCATAACTACACCCAGGTTGCTGAATAGATCCCAGCCCCTCATCCACACTAGTTATTAAACAATATTCTGCCATTAACTATCCTTTAAGTAACCGAATATAATAATTTAGCATAAAGAACCATATCAAAAATCTCATCATCTTTATGCGGCCTATAAGAAATAGACACAGTGTCCCCATTATTTAAAACCACCCCTAGAAGATTATCATCTGCATCATATGATAAACTCATAGAATCACCGTTAAGAAACCACCTATTTTCTGCTCCCTCAATTGATATAGTCTTATACAAATTAGTAAGAGAGCTATCATGATAAAATTCTATTGAAAAGTTATAAGCACCACTCAAATCTACTTCAAATTCAAACGACACAAGACATTCAACAATATAATCTTTAAATGCATCCAGCATCTTTCTTTCGCATTTATCCTCATCGCATGAGTAGCCACTTAAAGAACGAGCAGCATAAATATTATAATTTCCATCTCGATCATCATGCCATGTTATCATTCTAGAACCATTCCTATTTACCGAAACAGATGGTCTCAAACTATTACTCTCAGTGTTAGTTATCTTAGTGTCATATCTAAACGGAGAAAGCTTATCAACAGAATTAGTATAAAATATATTCCAATATCTGTCCCTATTAGATTGCCAAGATAGATGAAGATCATTACATGTCCCCCCACTTACATCAACCGATTGATTAATACCCTCTATAGTAATAGGCACTTGCAGAAAACCATTATTAGAATATATTTTCTTAAAGTAAACAATGAAAGACCAGCTGCTATCATCTCCTCCAGATTCAACAGTCACGCTAATAATATCATATGATATTATATCTACATCAAAATTAAACCCCTGAGAAACAACCGGAGTAGATATAAACCCAGTATCATATAGAACAGTGCTACCAGCAGCTATAATTATTCTATCAGCTATGCTCGCCGCATCAAATTCTACACTAATTTTATCTATATCTTCGACATCATAAACAGAGTAAAAATTATTTCCAGCTAAGTCATACGATGACGCATAAGAAACAATATCCTCTTCTGCTCTAAAATTCAAACTTAACAGATTATTAGATGGATTATAACGAGTTGTATTATCGGGGAGATTAATAGATGACTCATCGATTACTCTTAATTCCGTACTGTCCTGAACAGAAACAGGCAAATTGATAATAGCACTATTATGAGCGAAAGTAGGAGAAGTAATCCGAACATCATTAATCTCCAAATTCATAGAGACGTTTTCAAAAACACCAAATTTGCTCGGAGACATCTTATCGGCAACATAATAACCGCCATACGGAACCCCAAATCCCAAATCAAAATAATTATAATCATCAGACAATGTAGAAATAAAAGATTGAGAAAACTTAGGAGCATCATCTATCAACAAAGTAATCGTGCCTATAAATTTATTATTATAAGTTCTGTCATAAGTATCTAAAACATTAGCAACCTCGTCTGAACCTATACTTTTATAATTAAGAATAATAGTATAAGATGATAACTCATTAATTTCTAATATCTCTGGAAATTCTCTTACTATGATATAATCAGATCTCTCATCACTTATATCTTCTGTTTTTATAAGGACCACTAATTTTGCCCTACCAGTAAAAATAACTTCTGTTTCTTCTGGAGTATAAGGATCTCCGTAACCACGGTCATAATAAGCAGAAGGTGTTTCTATATTAGTAGCTCTAAAATATGATTTCTCAAAAAGCAATCCTAAAGAAAAATCTTTAAGATTATTATCACTCTTTAAAATTTCTATCCTAAATCTCTCTGTAGACGGATCTGGAGTATCTTTATATGACCCGATTATAGGAATAATCCTATCAAAGATATTATCGCTTTTACCTATTACAAATTTATTATTATTTTTCACATATACCGGCTGATTATCTACATTCTCATCAATAGAAACTGTAAAACCATCCTTCCATGAATCAAATAATTTATCTATTTCTTTCTCTTCAATAATTATTCCATTATAGTCATCATCAGAGACTATAGAATTTGATTGATTAACAGTTGCCGCTAGTTTAAAAGACATCTGATAATTAAATTGAGAATATGGAAAAACACCGAGAACACTAGGGTTATCAACAGAAGTTACTATCTCAAGCGGAAGAAAGGCCATCGCCTCTTCATCCACAGGATTAACCGTAATTAAAAGATCATTTAAATCTCCCGAAGAAGATCTTTCTGTAACGCTACCTATTGTATCTTCCTCAATCGCCCAGGCAACGGGAACTAAATCACTCGTCTCATATTCAGGTATAGGATTAGAACCACTCCCAACTACCCTTTCCATGGACGGGATATCGATAGAACTAAATGATTTAGTATCAGTAGATGAAAATTCTGCATATTTATCCACATAAGAAGAAACAGAAGATGAGACCAAAGATGGAGAAGAAGGGCCTATAACTCCATAATATATTTGACATATATCTCCCCTATTACTTTCCCAAACAATATGCAAGTTATTAATAGAATCTGTATATGCCCGTGGATTTTTATTATTCCCGGTATCTGTTAATTGTTCCCATCCATAATTTTCACTATCAAATAAAGATGTTCTCCCAGCAGAAAAAGAATAGAAAAATAATTGACTCTTAGTTTCTGCAACAGCTTCAGCTATCAGATAAACATATGTTTCTTCTTCTAATCCCACATATTTACTATTAGAAGCAACGCTAATATTTATAGTTTGAAGGTAATTGCCGCTACCGTCCCTGATATAAGGAATAGTTATACCATCCAAATACAAAGATGGATATATCGAAGAGCGATAAAAAACAGCATTAACGCAAAATAACCAATTGCTTATTTTAACATTAGTATTACCAACTTCTCCGGTAAGAGTCCTGACCCCAGTATATTCATCTGTCGTTCTTTCTACAATCTTAATACGTTGAAATCCTATCATCGCATTAAACAAAACAACATAAATATCTGAAACCGACGGACTATCTATAATTTGTAAAGCATTCCATATATCATCAGACACATGAATTTGAAAATCCTCATATGGCTCTTTGGGAGCTATTACAACATCTTTATTAGCTACAATGTAATTATCCAAAACCGTTTTTTGAGTAGCAACAAACACCTTATTTATATTAAACCTAGGATCTCCAGCATCCTCATAATTTTTATCTGGAGAAGTATAAGCATGTAACGCCATACCATTATTTAATAATGTTACAGAATTATGGAATATTTTACAAATCTTATCTGCATCCCCACCCAAACTAACAGATGCTGTACTACCTTCAGCACAACGCATCGGCAAACCAACAGATGGAACCGATATTCCAATATCTATCTCTTCTGGAGCAACTGGGGCCTCAATACAATCCCCAGGTATACTCCATGCACCAGGGACCACATATGCTGGATCGGCTGGATTACACCTAGGGTCAATCGCCGCATGCATAGCTAGAGTTTGAGGTAAAACATTAAGATACAAATTAGTAAATTTTTTATTAGTATAATTATCTTCTTCGGAATATAAGTAAACAGGCATTTGCCTTACTGCACTTAGCTCATTACTGCCTACGACATCTCTACCTTTAAAATTAATTGACCCTGTACCATTTTTATTAATAATAATTCTAAATAATTTGTCATTTATAGAAATAGTACTCTTACTATTTGGCTTACCCACGATATGAATAGAACATAATCCATCCATCCCAATAAAAGATGGAGTTATAGAAATTTTCTCACTAAATTCACTCGCCTCATCCTTTATGCTAAAAATGGAAGGACAAATTTGAGCAGTTTTGTAAGAACCATCTGATTGCTTTTCTTCTATATGGGCAAAAATAGAAATAGCAGCTTGAGACGAATGTTCTGGAATATTAAGATTCATTACCCCCATACAGGATTTGTTATCCATACGCTGAAATGATCCAATATCAACCTTAACCCCATGCGTAGCATTTTCCATATTAATGCGAAATTGTTTTGCCCCAATTTCAGAAATCTCAAATTTCAAAGATTTAGCATCTTCTAATATTCCAGATGGAGGATATAATATAAGATTAGCCATATAACTCTTTCACCATCCCCATAAACATATTGCTAATTTTTGAATAATTAAATCTTTCCCTCACATAAGAATATGCTCTATCAGTTTTAATTTTTATATAATCTTTGTGATTAATTACATATCTCATAGCTTTTTGTATTTTGTTTACCTCTATAAATGCCCATTTTTTATTTCTAAATTGTGGAATATTATCCATGTTATTATGAAGAATAAATCCGCTTGGCTCAATTAGAACGGCTGTATCTTCGTTAGCATAATCTTTACACCCAGCATAATTTGTTATAATAACAGGAATCCCCAATGCCATACATTGAAGACCAGGATACCCGAATCCTTCTCCCATAGTAGGAGAGATCAAACAATCTACAGATTTTATAAAATTTGGCAAAACCTTTTCATTAAACACTTTATTTTCAAAAATTATAGGGGCAAATCCTTTGTTTATTCCCAATTGACCCCTAAGCTTATTAAAATATTGCTCTGCCTTTTTAGGCTTGTCAGTTTTTACTAATAATTGGACTCCATCAGTATCTTTAAATTCCCTACCCCATGCTTCCAACAATTGTTTATATCCCTTTCTTTCTTTCCAAATACCTATGAATAAAAAAGTATATTTATCAAAATTATCTAAAGGAACGATATCTCTATGATAAGTTTCAATATCTATACAATGTGGGATATAATAAAGCGGCTTTTTAATCGTCATATGTGAGAAAATCTTATAATTAAATTGAGAAGGAACTATGATAGCATCGTTTTCATTAAGGATATCCACCCAATGATCGGGAGGCTGAAATGTTTCAAAAGTAGCAAAACCTATACTTCTATGATGTTTCTTTTTTACCCTTTTTTGGATATTTGGGATACAATGATATATTAAAATTCTTTCAGGATTATCCTTCTTTTTTGCCATCCTCATAAAAAATTCATATTTTTCATCACTAATAGCTGGTTTAGATGGCCTACCCCCAAAAGTAGTAATTTTGATATCAAAATAACCAGTTTTTTCTAAAGAAAAAATATAATTTTGAGCTGCTTGGGAATAACCTGACTGATTTAGGAAACATATCCAATTAAGCTTGATTTTTTCCATTTTCTTTCTTCTAATAAATACATCTCTTATACGCTTACTATTAAACTATCGTCATTTAGCACCTTTGTATCATTAATTATATTAAATGTTCCGCTTCCATAATTCCAAGTTATATTCCCATAGCTATCTAATCTTATAAGGCGACCAGAAGCATCTGCGAAACTTGATTCTGAAATAATCATATCTCCATTACTATATCCGTCCACATCAGAAGGATACAGCCCATCAGGAGAAACATATAATACTTGTGTTTTATTATTAATTTTATCCAAAATAACCACTTTACCAATATAATTCTTTAAAGCATCAATAGCAGATGCCCTAAATAAAACTCCAGCAGGAGCACTAGCTGCTCCTCCATACTCACCAATCAGATCAGAACCACTAATACCAGTTAAAGTAGAAGTAGATTGTTCTATCCCAGAGATTATAAATCTACCATCTTCATATTCATAGATACCACCTAATGAATAATCTGAAAATTTAATATCACTAGACGAAATCTTGCTGTCTGTGTCCGCTGAATCAGTTGGATCAATTTCTATAACATCAGGAACATTAGCAGTTTCGCTATTGCTATCAACTACATAATGAACAGAAGAATTAGCAATAATCCAATTATCCTCACTAGTCTCATTAATAAAAATAGGATGACTTATATTATCTATATAAGTGAAATCTCCAATAAAGCATGTTATCCCTCTTAAAGCACTAAAAATACTATTTCCTATAGTAGTCATGCCCGCGCTTATCGTAATATCTTCTGTAAATGCTCCGGCATCAAAATTAACTGACAAATCACTTGTAATCCCCACAAGTCTCACTGAAGTATCATCATCTAGTTGAATTTCTAATACTTTATTTCCCGCCTTATTGCTATTAATAACCGTGTCATCCACTGTAAGAGAAAGTTTAGAAGAACCGATATAAAAAGCTATTTTAGTAATATCAGATACTACTGCTGATTTTGTAAAAACTAATGCCAGAACTTTTGTAACATTATTATATACAGCAGAGAGAGGATAAAAAGTACTATCGGTAGAATAGGTAGAACCAAAACCCCTTACTAAATTACCGATACTATCTACTTCCAATACCCTATTATTATTTGTGTCAGCCACTAAAAAATTATTATTAAACTTTCTTATAACTGAAGAAACTCTAGAAAAACCACGACTAGAATAAGCAGACCACTCCCTTGCTTGATTGGGAGAAACTGGCATTAAATTACCACTAAATCCATAAACACCTATATTATTATCATTCATCTCACTGACAGAGCCACCTTTGGCGAAATATCTTCCCCCAACATTAATAGGTGTTGAAATAGTTAAATGAGATTTTCCAGCCTCAACAGAATCCTCAACGCTAATATTGCTAGGAGTTCCCCTATCCCATTCTACTTCTGTATCAATAACAAATCCTGTGAAGTCAGCACTAACCAGTATTCTTAGTTCTAAACTATTCAATGTAGGAGATAAAGCTCTACCATCATCACTAGTCATAACTATTTCTATTTCTGTATTAGTTCCAGTAGAAGCTATAACCCCACCAGAACTAAGAGGAAATGAATATGCCGACCTTGATAACAAGTCAGAAGAACTAGCCGTTTTAACCCTTACTGATAAAGAAGTTCCATCAGGCACATCAGCATTATAAAAAATAGAATGAAAAACAACACTTGCCTCTGTGCTATATCTAAATCTAATTGTTCCGCTTTCAGCAAGTAAATTAGTTTTTCTAACTTCTATATCGTCAATATCAAAAATAAAATCATCATCAGTATAAATCGCAATCTGGGTAACTTCAGTTAACCCTAAATTAGAAATATCAAAAGACTTTTCTTCAAATGATGACATGCTTTCATCTTGTGCTAATAAAGTCCAAGAAGTGCTAGGTTTTTTTGTTCCCTCTATATCTCCAACTTCGATACTACCAAACTGACCATCACTATTAACATTAGAACCATTCACAACATACATATAAACAGGTCTATGTATCTCTTCGCTTGTCTTTACTTTAATAACTAATTCATCATATGTTCCATCCCAATTTTTTGCTTCTGTAAGATTTTTTCTATAAAAATAATTAAAAGTAGCTCCCCCGCCTAATCTACCTATCCTATTCCCCTCTTCTACCGTTACTGCTGCCTGAGTACTGTCATCTATGATAAGAGTCTCAGGAGTAAATCCTATAATATTATCGCTAAAATCTGCTATAGACTCTGTTATTTCAGAAGATCTATCTAAACTAACTGAATCATTCTCTATCAAAACATTATTAGTGAGATTAGCAGTATTAAATGAATATGTATTATTCCAGTATACTGATGTAAAGATACCAGATTGAGCAGGCACTCCGCTTATACACTGATCGGGCAAACTAATATTAGCAGTACTAGCAGCAAAATCTATAAAACTGTCAGGAGATACCCCAGGAATTAAAGCCAGCTCATTAATAAAATATTGATCTACATTAGCATAATTATATTTCCAGAATATGATCGACCTTAATAAATTAACACTAGTAATCTCCCCTAGTAACTCTTTGTTATTTTGAGACATAGTTCTAACAAAAGAATCTAAAGCTGCATGTGTTAATAACCCATTATTCTCTAAATTATTATGATCTATTAATGGAATTCTATCTATATCAAATTGCCCAGTTACCACCTTAGAAGCATCTATCCCCTCTATCCTGGCCCCAGGTAATTGATTCTTAACTTCTTCCTCTAAATCTATCTTAGAAGGAGTTCCCCTATGTTGATGAGAATTAATCGCATCATCAATAATTTGTTCAAACCCTATCAAATCTCTTACAGTATTATCTATATATAGAATATCGCTAGCTCCTGTTGAAACTCTCGCTAGCCTAATGGAGTCGTTGCCAGATAATGTTATTGTAGAATAAATAAAATTAATAATTCTATCTAAGGAAGTTGTTCCTGATAAAGTAGCATAAATATCAATAATACTATTAGGTGGCAACCCATAAACAGAACCAGGCAAGGCTGTTTCAGATGCCATATAATTAATAACGCCGATTCCCTCAGCAATAGATATGGAAATTCCAAGACCCTCTTGAAAACCAGCATCACGAACTGTCCATCCCTCTATTACTCCATTCCCAAATACACTATAAAGACCATATAACTGTTTATCTATTACAACAAACCTATCTATCTCTTTTTGAACATTTATCCTAGTATCTAGTCTGTCCCCAAAATCAAAAAAAGCTAAATTATAATATCTAGTTTGTCCCATTGTTAACTCCCTTATGCACCAACAACAGGAGAAGTCGTAGTAAATCCTACTATGGCGAAATTACCCTCTCCTGTCAAATTTAGCATTTGTCTTGCTCCGAAATCTAGCATCCCGCCTCTTCTATATTTTGTATCTCTATGAGAGGGGGTTCCCAAACGATTTATTTCCTGATTAATATAATCTCTATTAACATTAAACATTTTTCTAACTGTATTATCTAAATCGTCATTATATGTTTGTCTCATAAAAAACTCCTCTCAAATCGTTTAAAGAACAGTAGTAGCTGCCTGAATAGGCTGATATCTCATACATTCTACATTCATCCACCATTCATTTTTTTCAGCATTAATGCTATGAGTTACTTTTACCACCCTACAATCTTCATTATTAATTCTTATAATATCATTGGCCCTTAAAGGCAGACCATACGTTTCAAATTTTATATTTACTTTAGGTCTAAATGCAACCGAATATTTTCTTACTGTAGCGTTAACTGCCTCAATAGAACCAAACATCCCTTCTTGTTGGTACATCGTTTTTAAATAACCTAGAAAACCTTCTGTCTCTGGATTTTCCATGGCGCTCCAATTTAATTCATCCCTAATTAACAAATGCATATCCGGAGTATTGCTCATTATCTTAATATGATTATATACACCAGAAACTTCATAGTTCCTCTCTACTTTATTAAAAACTAATTGTCCTGGATATTTTTCAGGATTAATAGTAAAATAGTACAAAGGAGCTAAAGGAACAAGACCTAGATAATCTTGTTCTATAATATCTTGGAAATCTTCATAATGAGCTATGCCAAATTGATCAAAAAAGAATACCTTAGCTGCTCTCTTAGCTATTTTAGATATCGCGTCCATATAGACATCGCCATCATCGAACTTAAAACTTGGCTGTTCTAATCTGTTATATCCGCTAGGAAGAGCATAAGGTTCCATTTTAAATAATCTACCATCGAAGTGATGATAAAACACACCTGGACTCAAAGCATTGGCAGATGCGGATAAATTTCTTATCAAAGAACCTGGATCATATTTATTTTCATCTCGGAAACCAGCTATTTGCATAATTTCATAAATAGCATTAATGTCCTTAACACCGTCAAACCACGGAGAGTTAAAAAACCTCGTTCCTTTCAATACTGCTGTATAATCTTCTATTTTACAACTCATTATATTCTTACCATATTCATAGTCTATTTTTCCACCATGACACAGCCCTGTAAATAATTTATAAAACCCAGTGACTCTAGAATATGCACAATTTTGATACCCCACCCATATCTCTACATAAAAAGTCTTATTTTGCAATGCTAATAAAAAATCGGTAACATTATTTTCTACCGGCATTTCTCTATTAAGATAAAAATGCAAAGTACCCGTATGTTCTATTTCTGAAAAACCACTTGATGACCAAGTATCTCCATAAGTTAAAACATGTTCAGTAGCATCTACAAAATAAGGACTTTGAGCAACAAATGGATTAGGAGTTACCCCCTCAGCAGAAGATGTGTTGTCGTCCCATCTAGGAAGAGAACTGTGATCAGCTATAAGTCTCATAGATGTCAAAACAGGAGTTTTACAATCAGGTAAAAACCATTCGTCATCTGACAAAGTATCCAAAGTATTTTGATCTGTTCTCTCACTAACAACAGACGGTCTTTCTGCCGCTCCCACCTTAAATATATGATCTCCGGTCATCATGCCTAATATAACATCAAAAGCCTGATGCCTAGTCTTATCATCATTTCTATATCTGTACTTTCTAACTACAATATTAGAAGTTTTATAAATAGTATCATTACCCCCAACATCTGGAAATTCTTTAAGAGTCTCATCATAAAAGAAACCCCCATAACGATAATTAGAATTTATCATGTTATTATTAGATTCATGATATTCTTTATAAAACTGAGAGTCCTGTACAAATAAAGGCTGATTTAACAAAGGTTCTCCAACAGGAGCAACATGAGACCCTAAATCTTGCAAATAAATATCTGCTGATGAGAATAATATGTGATGATTACCCTGATACGGTAAAAAAAATGGCTGGCTGCTAAATGCCCCCTGCGACTCAGAGGAAGATATCGCCTCTGGCCTACCTTCTCTAAATGCCATTTCCATAGACTCATCTGCCATCAGAGGACGAGGAGGATATACAAAAGAGATATATCTTTCTTGATACTGCAAAGGCCCAAATACGAAACCTGCCCTTAAATTCCCCCCCCACAAATGCATAGGGCCTCTAGGAACAAATAAGGTTCTCAATTTCTCTTTCAAAATTGGCTGTCTTGTATTAGGGTCCCAATCATACTCCCAATCCAATCTTTTAACTACCCATGGAGGAACATCTATACCAGGACCACTAAATTGTATTACTAACGATCCTAGATGATTTCTAACTGTTATATCAAAATAATCTGCATTTATTAACTTACTTCCAACTGTTCCCTCAAAAGTAGAAAATTTCTTAGAAACAAATCCATCTTTTCCAGGCACTACATTAACAAATATAGGATTAGCTCTTTCAGTTATAATAATAAAATAATGATCAGTTAAACCTGCTCCCAATTCTATAATATAATATCCTTGAGAACTAAAATCAAAACTTTTAAAATCTGGCGTTTGATTACCCACTGTAGGAGGCCTAACAGCATAATTAGTAGGAAGCTTAAAATCGCTATTATTAACCATTAAAACATCTTGATTAGCTGTTATATCTAAATAACTATATTTATTATTATTAAAAGATGGAATATATTTTTCACTAGATTTAATTGTTGTTTTTTTTGCCTGTTTATAAAATCTTATAAAGAAATCCTCTCCCCTATAAAGAAATGTCCTTTTCCCTAATCTCCAGTGATTGCCCTCACCTCTATCTCCGTGTACTTTTTTCTGAAGAGGCATCTGAACATGATAAGGCAATATAACAGGCACTTTCCCTGCTATTAGTCTCCCCTCATCATCTAAACTATTGTCGTATTCTTCATAAGTACTCTTGATATAATCATATGACAAATCAGAATATGTAACCTCGGATTCAGAAACAGTTTGATCTAAATATGTCCATTCAGCAGATGTGCATTCATCAATACCTTCTAAGGTTGAATTATCATCGAAAACACTAGGCATTATAAACCAGGACTGCTCTGCTTTATATCTTGTTTTATCAGCATTAGGAACAGGAGCAGTAACTCCTCCTCCATTCTGAGTTATCTCTTTAAAATAAGTTTCAAAATTATCCCCAAAAAGAGATGGATCAGTAATCGGGGTATTACCATCCTGAGGTACGTATTTATAAATATAATTATTCCTAAACACATATTTCGGCTTAAAATGTATCCCATCAGTATTAGGAGTAACTGTTAAAACATTTTTATGACTATCGGGCAACCATGGTTTAATTCGTTCAAAAGTTCTATCATTAAAAACCAAACCATCTTCTTTAACAGGAGACCCATAAAACGGACAAGTATTATTAATAAAACATCTCATCTCTACAGAACCAGAATACTGAGCTGGATCTCCGGAGCAAGGATCTTTAAGAGGATACCCTCCCCACCTGTCTATAATTTCTAATACATTCTCTCTATATAATGACGGAACATCAGCCAATGTTCTTCTCCTATAATATATTCATAACTTCTAAGGTAAGATTATCCAAACCATCTATTATTATTCCATTCAAATTGCCAAAACTATCTTTGTAAAATACTCTTATTAAACCATTCACAGTAGTATAAGCATAAACCTGTGTGTCAGAATCTACTTCAAACCTCTCATCAAATCTTTCTAACATTTCTTTATCATATGGGAAACGAATAAATAGTGAAGAGTCAGAATCATTTATTCCATCATCTATTTCCCCAATTTTTACTCCCTTTATATTATCGGGGATTTTGCCAACTAAAAATATAGGTCTATGTACAGTATCTTCTGTAATCTTAAGATGTTCTCTCATCTGATCATCATATTTATTCCCGCTTGAATCATAATAAGGGAATAACAGATCAGAATAAAAATGCCGTATAAACAGCATCCCATAATGAAAATATAATACTGATACTAAATTAGTATTATAATCGTTTCTAACTATTTGTATGTTCTGTATTTCTTCTGATAAACCTCTATTTAACTCATCGTCAAGATAAGTCTTATGAATCACTTGTTCTTCTATATCATAGCTCCAAGTAAAATAATTATCACTTCTTTTAACAGATAATTTGCCTTCTTTTAACATGAATAAACGAAGAATGCCTTCTCCATCTAAATAAACCGCGTACGGATTACCCTCAAAATCACCCTTCATCTCATTTGTATTTCCAGAAAATTCAAAACGAGGAATTTGTTTTTTATCAGTATCAAAAGTAGCAGGATTAGGTGGATCTTCATTATATATATTAATATTATCTCTAATCTCTATTTGATCCTTAAAATACTCATCATCAAAATATCCATCAATAAAATAACTTGGAAAACGCCTAAGAGAAAGACCCTCCGTAGAATAATTCCCCCAATAAGCTCTCTCTGGATCATCTAGAGACTGGTCGTAATCCCCCACATCATAAGAAGAAGGAACTGCATATTCTACAAAAGCATCCTCTTCAACTAGTAAATTAGTATTAATCCTTTTATACATCAAAAAAGAACCATTAAGAGTGTAAAAAAGATGAATATAATCAGAATTAACATCTTTGATAACAAAAGGCATACCAGCAAATTCTCCCTCAACCAGCCTAATTAAATCCCTGTGAATTAACCATTCTTCTCCATCATTAAGAGAAGTAGCAACATCAATATTACCAGAAGTTGTATTCGCATAAAAAACTAACAACTCTCCCATCCCATCATATACAACTGCACTTTGACCAGATTTTATCTTATAACTGTCCAAATCAAGTTGCAGAGTACTATTGGGATTACTTACCCCTACAAATCTTCCATCTATTTTTGTTATATCTATTTTCTTCCAAAAAGCACCTAAGAATTGGACAGGACCACCATAATAATAATTAAAATCAACAATCATTTTGGTTGTTCCATCGATAGTAGCTCCAGACTTAAAAACCCTAAAATTACTTACAGAACTTTCTGTTTGCTCAAAATAAAAAGAAATATATTTTTCTTTCTCCGTCAATGTCTCATAATTAGCATAAGAAAATTCTATTTCCAATCTCTTAACATACCAATCAGATGGAATAATTAACTTAGGAGGATCATCATCAAAATCAAGATTAAAAGCAGAACCAGTTCCATCATACAATTCTTCTGTCCACCAAAAATCTCCCTCTTCTATATCCTCCATTCTACAAATATTAATAATATCATCTGCAACAGGAGAACCGTGGCTATAACTAGGTCTATCCCCCAATATTCTATTTTGACCTACTATTAAACTGCCATCATGATTATAGGCATCTTTTACATGACTTTTAGAAGTATCGATATGCAATGCTTGCAACTGACCCTCAAAAAAGTCATCATTTAATTTATGATATGACAAACCATAATTAACATTTTCATCATTAAATGCTAAAGTAGATGCCCCTATATAATTATTAGTATCTAAAGATATGTTATGGGGAACAAATGGCTGTGTATCAACATATATCCAGCTATAATTATCTAAAGAATTCCCTGCCATTTTTTCAATATATACCCTCGTTCTTCTTGTAAAATTTCCACAAAAATAAGGAGTTTCAGCTTTCCAGTAACTTTCTATTGAAGCCCCACTAGGTCTCCATTCAAAAACTTCATTCTCTATATGATCCACATCATACCAAGCCCCTGGACCTTCACTTTGAGCATCATAGTTTTGAGACCAATAATTATAAGAATGTATATGAAATGGCTCTTCACAAGAATAAGATTTTAATGGTTGGGCATTAGCTGTTTCAAAATCTATGAAAGATAAATCATAATATTTAAGATCTATAGAAGAACTCAAAGACATAATATCTAAATGGGAAATCCCGACCCCAGAAGTATCAGAATCATCACTATATGTGCTAACATTTTTCAAGGCTTCAGCAAATGGCCTATAATAGGGAATTTTTTCTCTATCGAATAACAAACTATTAGCAACTTCAGATATGTCAAATAAATACCCAGGCTCTCTATCTAAATCTATTCTGTTTTCTATGGATATATTTAAATCAGATGGCAGATAAGATCCATCAGTTCCTGAAGGATAAGTAAAATCTAAACCTTCCAAATAATCTGTAAACCAATCCTGATCTCTTATCTCAGATCGTGGAAGCATTACTGTGATATCTCCATCATCATATAATAATACTCCTCGATAATCCGCCGCCCAGAATTTCTTTACACTAGTAGAAATAGATTCTGATAATCTCCATCCCTCTATTTCATCTGCCACATCAGTAAGATTAAAATCGTCTTCTTCTCTTTCTCTTCTTTTTATTGTAAAATAATTAGATGAAGCAAGAACGTAATCGCTATCAGAAGAATAATAATCTTCTAATAAATCTATATTATATATAGTTAACCCAGTTGGTAATTTAGGAACTTTCCATGTCTTTATTTGATAATTCCAAGCATCTACATCACTAGCTATGGCCCCTATAAATCCTGAGATACCAATAGTATTGCCCTGACCTATCTTGCCCAGATGAGATAAGTTCTGCCTAAGATGCCTATTAGAGGCAACTGAATAAGTAATATAAATAGTTTCCCCTATAACTAAATCAGAAACATCTATTCTAATTTGTTTATCTGTAGCATCTATACCAGCTACTCCGCTCAATTTATAAGGATATGCTTTACCTCCAGAGGCATCATAATTATCTCCGCGAAACTTTAATTTTCTTTCATCTCTCACTACCTTTATAAATAGCTGTTCTTGATCCTCATATTTAACATCTTCAAATTTTACCTCTTCATCTCCAGCTCCTCCGAACAACCCATCACTATCTGTAGCCCCATCTATCCTTTTTCTCCTTGACCCCCTCCATGTTCCATCACTATATTTTCCCAATATATCTAATTGCTCAGGAGTGAAAGGAAGACCAACCACCCTATCAACATTATTTTCATCTTCTTCTTCTGTAATTATATGCCTCTTTACTATACCGAAGACAGAAAGGGGATAACTATTTAAAGAAATGATTCCAGTATCTAATATTTGTTGATTGACTTTGATTGGATAATTTATTTTAGTTTCTGCATCAAGTAAGTGTAAGGTTATATATGTCAACCCAGATGTTACCCCCCCAAATCCCATAGATGGTAATGCAAAATTACCTATCAAACCCATCATAGGAATAAAAGAAAGAGCACCAGGAGATATGGGATTCCGAACTGCGCTTTTCATTACCTTACTAAAATCTATTTCAACTTTTATTTTACTGGCCGGTAATAATTTCTTTCTTTCTACTACTTTGATAATATTACCATCTTCATCCCTATCAACTATATAAACAGTTCCTTTAGGAGGATTTTTTAATCTGTTAATATTGAATGTATCAACAGGAACATATTCTTTATTGATAGATGTTTTTATATAGCCATCTCTAATTAAATCGCTATTATCATAACAAAGATATGTTCTTCTATTATTAAAAGCCATAAGAATATATTTTCATAATTAGGCAGAATATGTACCTAGGGTCTCACTCATCATACCAGGAACTGCTTCATGCAAAGCAGTATTTATTCCCTTTGCCACCTTAGTAGAAAGGTCATTTAAACCAGATATATTTATATCAAATCGTGCATTCTCTAAAACAACAGTAACAGTATTAGCTGAAGTAGGAGCAGATATTAACCCCTTCTCTGCTTCTGAGAAAACAGGTTTTGTGGGATCAGTACCATAAACACTTTCTGTAGGTATTAATAATTGTTGACCTCTTGCCGAAACCTCAGAAGTTACCCCTTCCCTACCAGGACGACCAACTAAATCAGCCCCCACTTTAACTTCTTGAAGAGCTTCTCTCTCAATAGCTACCTTAACTTCTTGAGGAGCTTCTCTCCCAACAGCTACCTTAACTTCTTGAGGAGCTTCTCTCCCAACAGCTACCTTAACTTCTTGAGGAGCTTCTCTCCCAACAGCTACCTTAACTTCTTGAGGAGCTTCTCTCTCTCCTGGCATTGCCTCACCTGATCTGAGTAAGCCAAACATTTTAGGGGGCATTAATTGCTCCCATCTCCCAAACTCCTCCTCTTCTCCTATTCTTGGAGGCATCCTGCGTGTCGGCCTTATTGTTCTCCCACCACCTCTTCTACCATCGTCCCTACTTAAGCGATGTTCCATTCTTCTTTCAGAACGACTAGGACGAGGTTGATATTCTCTCCCCATCATAATATCTAACCTAGTACGTCTGCCCTCCCCTGCTTCCCTGCCTCTTGCTCCCCTACGGCGAGAAACTTTAGGCCCGACTCCTCTTTTGGCAACAATCTTTTCTTGTTCCCTTTCCCTTCTTTTCTCCCAATCAACATATCCTTCTACTTCTCTAACTGCTCCTGGAGCAGCAGGAGCCTCTGGAGGTACAACAGCAATCCTTGCAGTGTCCTCAGATGGAACTATAATCGTCTGGGGAGCAGGCATGGTGGCCACTTCTGTTCTTCCAATTTTCTCTTGCTCTATCTGAAGACGCGAACGTTGAGCAAATAGTCCCTCACGCTCACTGTAAACAGTTTCTAATTTTCTTTTTGTATCATCACGACCTGCTTCAGCGGCCTGAGCATATTGAAATGGTGGCTGATCTTTTAACCCCTCAATTTTACTATCATAAACTCTCCTATTCTTTTCCCACTGTTCCCTATTCGCTGCCGCATCTGCTATTAATTCATCCGAGAGATTTTTAATTATGTCCCCAGAGGCCTCTCCCTCTTTAATAGTCTTTGCATGAACCTCTCTAGACCATTCCTTACCAACTCCAACCCCCGTTTCTCTTTCCATCCTAACCAATACCCCTTCATCTTCATCTGATCCAGATTCCTCATACTGCTTAAATGCTTGAAGATACATATATGATGGAGTCTTCTTCTCTCGTTGTGTTTTTATCTTCTTTCTTCTGATAGCCTTTAAACTAGGCGCTCCAATAGTAAACCCTGGAGGCACACCTTCATATTTTTCTATTTCTTTTTCTTCTCTAGGCTCCTCTCGTATCATTAATGCCACTTTATCAGCTTGCTCCCTGAGTGTCTGTATCTGTGCGGCAATTTTTGCTCCTTCATCGCGAACTTTTTGTCTAGCCGCTTCGCTCTTACCAGTTAAATCTAATTTTCCCTCTAAGGTTATAATTCCAGTATCAGGAGCATAAAGAATATTTTCAAGATGTGTCATTTCTCTATTCTTAGTCTCTATAACTTTATCTACATCTTGAATTTCCCTAGTTTTACGCTCATATGGAGCCTGTATCTCCTTAGCTTTATCAAGATATTCAGTTGATAATCCAGAAGCAACTAAACCAGGTTTACCACCCTCTGCAATTATCTCTTCCTCCCTACCCATAGCAAATTTACGACCAGCACTCTTACTTACTTCTTGCTCTAACTGAACCGAGGCCAATGCCATAACACTACCCTTCTGTTCACTAGCAGATTTTTTATATTGACTAAGGAATCTGGAAATTATATTACCAAGCTCATCATCAAAATCTTCTTGAGCTATTCCTAAATCTTTTTGAGCTTTTGCGACTACCCCATGGGCAACACGAATCTCTTTTATACTCATACTGCCACTACCCTTTAATCCATCATAAACATTTTTCATATCTGAAACATTATTGGTAGCTTCCTGAACTGTCTTCCCGAATTCTCCTAATCTATCAATAGCTCCATTCATTTGATCAAAATCAAAATCTGGAGAAGTATAAATGCCTTCCCTAATTCTATTAATTTCCTCTTTCGATAAAATCCCATCAATAGACAACTCCTGTAAAAAACTAGATGTTTTTTCTGCCTTATTTATAAAAGCCTGGGTATTAGCTACTATATCTCTTGTTGAGCTATAGACATTCCCGAAATTAACCAGCAAATCTTTGAACCTAACATCCTTTGTTTCTATTTCCATAGCATCAACAATTGATTTTAGCTCATTATAAATTCTATCATAATTCTTTTTCCCTATATCTAAAGTAATAACAGGAACCTTACCAACTCCCTCTACAATCTCTTCTGCACTAGTTGCAGTCCCTATAATGCTCTCTAAGAAATTAGAAATCGACACTCCTGTTTCTTCAGAAAAATCATTAACACTCCTATAAAATTCAGAAAAATATTTAACAAATTGTTGCTTGTCAAGATTTAAAGCTCTAGTAGCTTCATTAATTTCTACCTCAATATTGGGGAATAACCTTGCTAGCTTATCCATAGGCAATCCTATATCTATACTCTCTACTCCCTCAGGAATATGAATAGCCGACAACATCTTCTGAGGAGATCTAATATATGTCTCGAAATCTTGATGAAACTTAATAAGACTGCTCATCAAGACTCCTTTATCAATCTTATCGGGATCAATAATTTCCTCAAAATCCACTCTTAATTCACTAATAGTTTCATTTATTAACTTATCTACTTCAGAAAAGTTTAATATATATTTTGCTGTTTTGCCAATAACTCCTATATTCTCGGCATTAATTCCCAGCAAGGTTTTCTCAACTAAATCCAAAACCCTGTTCTTGTATTCATCAATACGAGTCTCAACAAGCCCAAGTTTACCAACTGGTTCATAAATAGCCTGACTAATAGAATCAAAAATATCCTTTATAGAAGATGTGTTAATTTCTGTTCCAGCCTCATACTCTAAATATTTTTCTACATCTTTCAGAACTATCTCTGCCCTCTCTGGTCTATTTTTAACATCAACAGCAGCAGTAAATAAATGAGGCATTTCTTTAATTATCACTGTAACTATATCAGGAGGTAAACCATCTTGTATTTGCCCACTAATGCTTGATAATATTTTACTTGCAGAAAAAACCATTTGTTCTTTAAAATCATCAAATTTTTCTCTAGGGAGTTTTATATCAGCAAAAGAATCTTTAACAATTTTACCAAAATCGACATTTAGCTCAGGGGCCTTCTCTCCAGCAAATTTATTATATAAATCAGCTATATCGGAAATTGATATACCCATTTTAAGAGACATATTACTAGCGGCCGTATTTAATTCATCAAAACTATTTACAAATTTAGCCTTGTCTGAAGCATCAACAATCATCATAGATTCGGCAAGAGAATCTAATAAATCAGTCATTTCTCCAACTGGAGTCTGAACATCAGGTTGGACATAAGACTTAGCTATATTCTGAAGAATAATAGTTGGAGTATCTGTTATTTCTATATCCACTTCTTTAATTTTTTCATAAAATTTTTGCAAATTACCCAGTACAGCAGTAGCTTTTTCTGCTGGCACATTCATCTTATCCATATTAAACAAAACAGCCAACTCCGGAGGTTCACCAATCGTCACATCTTCTTTTCGATATAGCAATTTTATAGCTTCTACATATGCTTTGACTCCCTTCCAATCTAATTCTCTATCATCAATAGGAACCAATATAGCATCTGACAATTCCTCAACCTCAAACTCCACCCTAGGAATACGCTTAGTAACACCCTGCATCGTAACTTCTTCAGGCATTCCTTGAAGTAAAATATCATATCTATATTTTTTATCAAACTCATCTTTTGCTGTTAATTCTATAAATTCAGGAACATTCTTTGCTATTAACTCAAGAGCAGAAACATTATTGGGTAATGTTATATCTGCAAGGCCCTCAAATTTGGTTTTAAGGACATTAGAAATACGCTGTGCAGAATCAACTGCCGCCTCTTTTATTTTTATAATTTGAGTATCATCTAATCCCCAACTCTTACCCACTCTTTTTAATCTATCATCTAGGGAACTACTAAATCTAATAGCTCTAGCTAATACATCATCAAATGGCTGGCTAGTAGCTAATGAAATATCTGTTATCTTTCTATTTAAACCACCAAAATCCGTAAGAAGTTTAGTTGTGCTTATATTCATACTAGTAGCCATCATATTTAATTCTTTTGTAAGATCTGGAGTTGGTAATTCCACTTCAAAAACCTTATCAACATTAGTTATAAGAACACTAGGCCTCCTATCAGTTCCCTCTACATCTCCGACAACATGATATGCTTCTTCTGTTAAATCCAAAATAGTAGAAACATCAACTTCTTGAGGCAACTGAGCATTTAATAATATAGAATCAAGAACCTGAGGTAATTTAAAAACAACTTCAGTAGGAAGCTTAGACCAGTCAGCTAAAATACTAAACTCAGTAACCAAATTCTTAACATACGCCTCTGCTTCTAATCCTCTTAAATTCTGCTTATCAAGATCAAGAGCTACTTCTCTAGGAACTTGACTTAAAATTGCCGTGACAGTAGGCACATCTATAGCTCTTAATCCTATTTTTTCAGGAGCATCCTCTACTACAGTTTTTACTTTTCTCTCTATGTTTTCAGGATCTCCATATAACTCTAAAACTTCTGGTATTGATTTTATAATTATCTGCCTATCTTCTGAGGATATATCATCAAATGTTTTCTCAAAAACTTTATCAACAACTTTATTTAACTGAGGATTTATCTCATTTATAGCCATAATATTATGACTAAACGCCTTCCCCAAAGAAATATAAATGTCCTCCATCTTTATTTCAGATGCTCTTTTTATTTTATCAATTCTACGTTCATCAATATTGAAATCGGAAAAAATATTATCTATCTTATTAGGCCAAGATTTCATAGCATCAAATATTTCATCAACAGAACGACCCGTTGCCATAGACATCTCTTTGATACTATTAAATACTGGAGAAAAATCTGATTCAAACTCTATTTCACTATCATATCCCAAATTCCTGGCCACAACAGGAAGCATATCAGGAATTCGGATATCAGCAGTAACTTTATAAACATCTTCAAGACTCTTAATAATCACATGAGCCTCTTCTGGCTTCTCAATCACCTTAGTTTTTAAAAGAACTTTCTCTATTTTATCCGGAAATCTCAAAACAGCAGCAGAAGGCTCTCCCCTAACCTTAGTAGGCATTGCCACAATAAGCTCTGCTACATCATAATATGCCTCTGCTTCTATATCTCTTAAATTACCATCTTTAACAGGGACCTTTATAGTTTTCGCTATTTCTGTTAATGCAAATACTGCATCAGGCATTTTTTCTAATCTACCTTCTATTGTCCCAGGTAGCTTAGAAATATCCAAATCTACTATTTGCTCTGGCTTACTCTCTGCCAGCATAGAAACAACACTTGGCAGAGCCTCATATAAAACATCTATCTCTAGATTATTTAACCCTTGGATCTGTTTTTCTATAGATCCGAAAATAGCAGTAGATTGTTTAAAAAGAGTAGCTTGAACTTTTTTAATACTATCAGGATCTACATCCCTTATCTCAATAGAAGAAATTGCTGTATCCAACTTATTGAATAAGTTATATACATCATCATCTGAAAATTGAAGGATAGGTATCCTAATATCTCCTTCTACTTTAGCAGGTATTTTTATAACTTCTTGTAATAATTTATAATATGCTGTTACTTCTAAACCTCTCATCTCCCCTTCAACAATCGGAATTCTAACTGTCTCAGCAATATCGGTTAACGCTGTTTTAACAGGAGGAACCTCTGCTAGTTCAACAGGTAACTCTCCAGGAAATGAAGAAATATCTAATAATATTGGATCAGTAAGAGGAGTTTTAGCTGTCATCGCTATAGTATGAGGCAAAGCCCTAAAAAGAACCTCTACATCACTGTCGTCCAGCGTCTCAATCTGATCTTTTATTGATTTAAAAATAATAGATGACTGTTCTTTAATCGTCTCTTGAATATTTTTAACTTCTTCTAGATTTACTTTAGGCACATAAGTAGAGGCGATAACATAATTTAATCTTTCAAAAATTCTCATCACATCTTCTTCTGGAAATCTCAATACAGTAGGATCAACTTGCCCCTGCACAACAACAGGCATATCTACAACCTGTTCAGCTATATTATAAAATGCCTCTATTTCTAAATCAGAGAAATTCTGTCTAGCAGGAATTTGGATAGATTTAGCTATCCCCTCTAATTTAACCATAGGTTCTTCTATCTTTTCTAATTTAGCCCTCACTTCATCTGGAAAATTAGAAATATCTAACTCCACAGGTTTAGTAGGATCTTCGCTTTTAGCCATCATAGAAATAATAGTAGGTAATGCCTCAAATATTACCTTAACATCCGTATCTTTTAATCCATCAATTTCCTCATGTAATGATTCAAATATAGCTGAAGAGTGCTTTTTAAAAGTATCTTGAACCTTCGCTAAATGTGCTGGATCTACTTTAGGAACGTATACGGAAGTAATAAGAGTATTCAATCTATTAAATAAAGCCACTACATCATCTTCTGGAAATTGCAAAACAGATGGCTTTATGTCTCCCTCTATCTGAGTAGGTAATTTTATAATCTGTTCAGCTATATCATAATATGCCTTAACCTCCACACCACTTAAATCTCCCTCCTCAACAGGAACCCTGATAATTCTTGCTATCTCTGTTAACTTTATTTCTGCCCTTGGTATATCTTGCAAGTCAGCAGCAATACCGTCAGGAAACGAAGAAATGTCCAGCTTAACTAGTGGAGTCGGTTCGCTTTCTACCATCATAGAAACTACTTCTGGCAAAGCCTTAAAAATTACTCTTACTTGCTCATCGTTTAACCCTTCTATTTGTTGCTCTATAGATCTAAATATCTCAGCAGATTGCTTTCTAAGAGTATCTTCAATTGCTCTTATCCTTTGAGGATCTACTTTTGGAACATACACAGAAGTAATAAGATTATTTAACTCTGTGAAAAGATTATATACATCTTGCTCTGGGAATTGTAAGATAGAAGGCTTAACCTCTCCCTCTACTATAGTTGGTATTTTTACAAATTGCTCTGCCACCTCATAATATGCTACTACTTCCAGCCCGCTGATATCCCCCTGTTTCACAGGAACCTTAATAGTTTCCGCTATCCCTGTCAACAGGATCTCTGCATCTGGTATCCCGAGAAGCTTAGCCTTTATTTCATCAGGGAATTTAGAAATATCCAAATCAACATCTTTTTCAGGCTCACTCTTAGCCAGCATAGATACAACATCAGGCAAAGCATCGAATATAACCTGAATATCAACATTATCCAATGCCTCTATCTGTTTATTTATAGATTCAAAAATAGCTGATGATTGTCGAATAAGAGTAGCTTGCACCTTTTTAATACTACCAGCATCAACATCGGGAATACCAACAGATAAAATAATGTCATTTAATTGCCTAAAAGTATCAAAAACACTGTCGATAGATACATCAGCGCTATCAGAAATGTCCTCTATTATCTTATAGATAGGAGAATAATCCATTACAAATTGATCACTTCTAATCCCTAAATTACTAGCAGCAGCATTAATAGATTGTTGCAATCTAATAGCCACATCTGTAGTTGCCTCCTCAACTCGAGAAAATACCTTTACTAACACATCAAATGGATTCTCTTCTATCTCTAATTCGCTCTTAAGAATATCTCTCCATCCTGTAAAAATTAAAGCAGATTTTTCTGGCGGAATATTTTCCTCAACAATTTTACTAACAAACTGATCCCTCCATCCTGATAATTTCATTGCAACTTCTTCTGGAGGTAATATACCATATTTAACAAATTGATTGAAAGAATCAATAGCATCATATATCTTTGTGTGAAGATAAATAGGCGGAGCTTCTTTATATACAGCTTCCTGCCTAAATGAAGAAACATAATTTTCCACAAAAGTTTCAACTCTTTCTGGAGGAAGATCTTGATATTGCACAGTTGATCTGAATTCTTTAATTATTTCCTGAATATAAGCAGGAATATTTTCAGGAGGAATTTCATCATAATAGATATGCTGAACAAATGATTTAATATAATCGCTAATAAGGCCAGGAACTTCTTCCTCAGGTAACTTAAGGTATGTGGCTCTTTGTGCGAAAGCTTCTATAGATCCGTCTAGAAATATTTGTGCTTCTTTAGGAAGATCAGGGTACATAGCATATTGGGTAAACGATTCTTTCAGCCGTCTTAATATAACCTCAAACCTAGTTTTTGGGACATCTTCGTAAGTAGCATATTGAGTCAAGTCCTCCATAACATTTCTTATCGAAGCTGGAATATTACGTGGAGGAACTTCCCTATAATCTACTACTTGCCTTAACGCCGACATCGAATCCTTAATTATCCCTTTAATTATCTCTGGTGGGAAATCCTCGTATGTAACACGTTGCACGAATGCCGCTTTTGAACCTCTAATAAATGCCTGAACTTCTTTAGGAACATCTTCCTGATAAATTGCCCATTGGTCAAATGCCGTTTCAAAATTATGCATCACACCGACTACACTACGAGGAGGCAATTCCCTATAAATAACTGACTGTCTTAAATATTTTAAATATTGTTTTACAAACCCAGGAATCTGACTGTCAGGCAACTCGCTATATAAAATATTCTGAACAAAAGATTTTTGAGCGCCCGTTAGTATAGCGTCCATAGTCTCTGGTATTGCATCTTTATATTCTATTGACTGAGTGAACTCATCAATAGCCCCCTCTAAGAACAAACTTACCTCTCTAGGAAGAGTTCTATAATCACCATATTGAGTAAACGAATCTATAACCTTCCTAACTACAACATCTATTTTATTCTCTGGTATATCTGCATAAGAAAAATATTGCTCGAATTGTGTAATAACTTCTTTGATAGAAGCTGGGATTATCTTGTCAGGAAGCTCAGTGTATCTAAGATGTTGATTATATAACTCAATCGCCCCCTGTATAAAAGCAGGGACTCTATATTTGGGAAGCTGCTCATATTTCATGTGCTGAACAAAACTTGATTTAGCATCTCTAACAAAAGTTAATATTTCTTCTGGAATATCTTGGATATATACAGCTTCTTGCTTGGTGAATTTTTTAACATTCTCTACAGCCATCGTTATTTTATCAGATATCTCCGTCTGATAATCAGCATGTTGTATCATAGATGAAATAACATCGCTAATAAAGAAATCAACTTCTATTGGGAAGTCTTTATATCTGGACTCCTGCTTATATTCTTGTATCACTCCTTTTATCGTAGCAGACACATCTTCAGGAGGTATCTCTTTATATTTAACCAATTGATTTATATCATTTATGAATCCGCTAATAAAAGAAGGTATATTTTCTTCTGGCAAATCAGAATAAACTAGTCTCTGCTGATAAAATCTTAGCGTGTCTTTAACAAAAGTGCGTATTTTCTCAGATGGCATCAACGGATAAACTGCTCTTTGAGTTATAGATTCCATCAAATCAGTTACAAAGAGTTGGACTTCATCTGACACAGGCTTGTATTCAGCCTTCTGTTTGAAATCTCTTATAATATTAATTATTTCTGCATGAACCTTCTCATGTGGGAATTGCTCATCGTCATATTCAACATACTGTTTTAATCTATCTATTGCCCCACTCATATACCCAGGAATTTCTTCTGGAGGAACCTCTCCGTAAACTACCTTCTGATTCCAAGAATTAATAATATTAGTTAACCATGCATTAGCCTTAGCCGGAGGCTTAATAGGATAATAAGCAGTTTGGGTAAAATCTGCCATAACATCCCTCACAAAGAATTGAACCTCTTGAGAAATTTTTTCTGGATATTGAGCCTCCTGTCTATAAGATTCTATAAATTTATCAACCTCCATATTGACTTTCTCTGGAGGGATAACAGTATAAGAAGCATATTGTTTTATATTATTAATAAAATCTGTGACATACGTTGGGATCTGAGCAGGTGGTAAATCTTTATATTCCATAGATTGAGCATAAGAAGTTATAGCTCTTTTTATAAAAGCAGGTATCTTTTCAGATGGCAAGGTAGTATAAGAAACATATTGTAAAATAGATTCTTTTACCCCCTGCACCTCTCCACTTATTTGCTTAGGAATTTCATCTCCATAAAGAGTATATTGTATAAATGAGTCCTTAATACCCCTAAGCATAACAGGGATTTTAGAAGGCGGAATATTAACATGCTCTAGATGTGGTCTAAACTTATTGATAATATTATCATACTGAACCTCTACCTCTTCCGGCATTTTTGTAACTTCTACAATATTCCTTGTAATCCTATCTTTAGCAGCAGTTTCTCCGCTATATGCCAAAAATAAATCATCCGTATTTAATCCGAATTCAATTACTTCTCTTTTTACAGCATCTACCCCAGATGTAATCCCCTCATAATTAATCAATAACTCTTCTAGAGACAATCCCTTATCGGTGGCATACCTTTGCAAAACTTTTGTATAACCCACAATAATCTCTTCAACCCTTTTAGGAGGTTGCTCTGTTAGTTCTGCCACCCTATATATTTCAGAAACAAATCCAGAAAATATCTCTGGAACCTTCTTAGAAGGTAAACCAACTTCATCAGCAAATCTTTTAATTTCTCTAGTAAAACCAGAATAACGAGTAATAACTTCCAGTGGAGGAAGATTTTGCTCTTTAGCCACTCTCATTATCTCTTTTGTGAAACCAGTATAATAAGTCAGAACCTTTTCTGGCGGTAAATTATATTCCTTAGAAATCCTAATAATTTCTTTAGTAATATTCTGATAATAGATTTTTAACGGATCTTTTACTATTTTTTCTTCTACTGCTCCCTCAATGCCATCCATTGATACTGCCATGCCCTGAAATAATACTCTCATAAATCTAGCTTGCTGTTTAACTTCGTCTGTAATGTTCTTTTTAAATTGAGCTTCTTTTCTTTGCGAAGAAGAAATATCTCCCTGAATTTCTCTCTGACCAGCAAGTTGAGATTGTGCTAAAAATAATGCCTTTTTTCTATGAGCCACAATCTCTGTTTCAAGTTCAACTGCCTTAGATCTCCATTTGAAAGAATCTGCACCAGCTGTCCCTAATACTCTCATGCGCTCATTTAGAGTAGTTAACATGCCCTCTTTTAATGTTGCCGCTTTCAACTCATCGTATGCCATTATCTCTCTGGTTCGAGATATTAATTCTTGCATACGAACTTGATCGATAACTTCTACGCCAATCTTTTGAATAGCTTTAAAATATTTCTCCCCCTCTTTGGACAAATTACCAGTAGATAGAATTTCTGCCACATCTATTTCTTCATCCATTTTTACATATTTCTCTAAATGGATAATTCCTTCTGCTTTTGTTTTTTCAGAAGCCGACAAAGCAGTAAGAGCTTCATGAAATTTAAAAGTTGATGATGGAGCAACTGCCTTAGGTTGCATTGGCCCAGGGGTCACATCTTCTCCCCTAACAGTGGCTTTAATCTCTCTCCCAATACCAACATCCCTTAAGTTTCTTAAATCGCTTATATTCACAACATAGACAGGAATAGCATCACGTTTCTCATTAATAATAAGACGAGAAGCAGTTCCCTTAGGAGCTTCTCTTAATGCTCTAAGCCATTTGCTATCCATTTTTACTGGAGGCAATTGAATTTTTTGAAATCCTGGCCCCATTTGAAAACCACCAGTAGCTCCACCAGCAGCAATAGATTGAGCTATATCTCTCGTTGTGCCTACATCTCTTGGGGCCATCTCTTTTTTAGTCTTATTAGCCTCGGAAGCTATTTGTCTTACAAATTGATCGGTAACATGGGACTCTAAAGCTGCTCCTTTTAGATATTTATTAGCACCAACCGCTAACGTCTCAGCATGACCTGCCATTGTAGCCTCAGCCTGTCTACTCAAACCTTCTAGTTGATCATAAAATACATCTCTTTCGGCTCTTTCAAATTGCCTCCATCCTCCAGTTTCCTTAGTCACTCCCATTCTTGAAGCAGTTAAGGTATCATAAGCCATAGCCCACGCATCTCTTCCACCAGATGCTATAAACTGACCAAACTGATTCATTTTAACAGCGCCGACTCCAACATTTTCTGCAATATCTCCAAAAGCATCCCGAAGAGCAAAAGCACCACTAGCTGCTGATCTAACTGATCCCTCTAATCTCATAATCTGAGCAGTATTTTGCTCAGCATTCATTATAATTTCACTAAATCCTTCTGCCCCTACATTCATAGCAGAAATAACAGAAATCCACCTATCTCTTAAAGCTTTTACAGCTTGTGCTTGACGCATTTGAGCATTAGCTATCCCTGTTTCCAACTCAACAACCTTCGCTTTTGCTCTAATATTTTCAGAAGATCCATCTTTAAATTTTCTAATAATTGCCGTTTGCACTGATAGTTGTTTTTGTAACACATCTATATTTTTTCCTTCTGCTTTATATGCCCTTACCCTCATTTCAGCGCTAGCCCCAACACCGATGGCATAATTATCTGCCAATTGAACTAAAACACTAGACTTTTGAGCAACAGCTTCAGTATATTTTAACTGATCTTGAAATATATTACCCGCCTGCAAAAGAATCTTTGTGCGTTCAACAACTTTTTGATTTATCCTATCTTCTGCTTGAAGAATAACCTTATCAATAGCCGCCTGATCAAGAAGCCCTACCTTCATATCAACAAGAGTTTGAAACATGCCCTGTTCTTGTTTGCTTCTTTTTTCATTAGATGCTTCTTTCCTTGCGTCTAACCCTTCTGATATTTTCATTAATGCAACCATATCCTGTTGAGCAACAATCTCCTGGTTCAAGAATAACAATGATTTTTCAATTGCTCCAGTCATGACACTAAAATCTATTTGTCCAGTGATGGACATTTTTTCTATAATATTACTAAGATAAGATGTTTGAGCTTGATACAAACCATTAATAGCAGCTACAACATCCTTTTGTTTCTGAACTACAGTAGTTATGCCATCCATTCTACCTGCTATAACTGCTTGCAGCCTAGAAAGTCGCTTATACTCATCATTTCCTTCTTCTATAGTTTCAACGATCTCATGTAAATTTTTAACTCTTTTCTGACCTTTCTTAATAATAGTTTCTGCTATTCTAATTTGAGGAAGGTCTAAATCTTTTCTTCTAGTCTCAAGCAACGTCTTGGCCCTATTGATCTTCTCCTGCTCTTGCTCCATAACTCTTTGAACAGCATCTGTTGAAGTCTCTTTGCCGACTAAATCTACATCAATATCAAAATATTTTAACTTAAATTTGCTAAGAATCTCTTTATCTATTTTTTTTCTCTGCTCATCTAAAACTGTATTGGCATCAATTAACTCTGTAGACACTTGCCTATATAGGGCGTTAATAGCCTTTCCTCCTGTTACGGCAGCGATATCCTCATCTCTCACTTTTTTAATATCAACTTGTAGATTTTTGAGTTCTGCTGCTTTTGTGCCCATTTTTGCCAATTCTTCTTTGAAATCTGGAGGGATCTTTGCTTTTACCTCTGCCTCAATTTTTCCCTTTTTGCCAAGCAAATTTTCTATGCCGATACCAACTGACTTCCATTGGGTAGCTGCTCCAATTATACCTCCAGCTACTCCCCCTAAAGCAGTCCCGATACCTGGAGCTATAAAAGTTCCTATAGTGGCTCCAATTTTAGCCCCACTAGCAAGAGCCAATCCAGCTCCCGCTAGACCTACTGCTCCAGCGGCTTGACGATGCCCTCCTCTTTCTAATGCTTCTGCTCCTCTACCTGCTGCCCATGAGCCTCCAGCTAATAGACCTCCTGCTCCTAGTCCCTTAAGGGCGGTTAAGCCTCTTGCTTTAAATAATCCTTGGAGACCCATTGGGGCAATAGCTGGTACAGGTGCTTTCAAACGCCCGACACCTTTTGTCGAGAGTTTTTGCATAAGTGCCATTTCTTTAAGATTTACAACTTTAACTCTCACAGGAGCACCAACTGCCCCAGTGACCATTCCGAGCATTCCTCTACCCTTACCAAATGATCCAGCCCCACCTGCCTTAGCAGCTTTAGCTAACCCACCACCGCCACCTAATAAACTACCTGCCATACCCCCGCCAAGAGTAGCAATAAATCCACCAGCAATTTTCAAACCGGCATAAGCAAGACCAACCTTCCCCAATGTTCCAAGCCACGACTTAGTTCCTTCTCTAATTTCTCTTAAGAAATCAGTAACATGGGCTAAGTAAGGTAGAATAGACTCCCCAACTGCCAAACCAACAAACTCAATTTGACGTTGAAATTCTTGAGCAGCTTGAATATTCCTTTCCATCTCTCTTTGACGAGTTTTATCAGAACCTATGATCTGTTGATTACCACTTATATAGGAAGAAAGTTGCTTATATTGAGCATCTGTAATTTTGCCAATAAAATATAAATTTCTTATTCTATTTTTAAGTGAGATCTTTTCTGCTGCATCTAAAGTGGCCCCCACTTTAGATAAATTAGCTAATCCCATAGCCAATGATGGATATTCTTGAGAAACAGCAGCTATAGCACCTTGCATTTTTCCTATAGCCTGAGCATTAGCTCCAACAATATTCCTAGTTCTTTTTAGAATATCCTCAAATTGACTAAGAGATATAAACCTCATACCTGTCTGAAATTCATCAAATAATTGAATCGTCTCTTTTCTAGTAAGACTTACTGAAGAAGCTACTCTTGCTAAAGTTCCTTCTAAATAAGACAGCCCTATCCCCAAACGATTAACACTAGCAGACACATCAAGAAGTGATTTATTATAATCTACTGTTAGACGAAGTGCCGACCCAAAACTAGCGGGCATAACCATATGCTTAAAAGCTGCCTTTGCCTCAGCACCAGTTGACCGTAACCCACCCCTAAGATTTTCTATAGCCCTTGTTGTTGCTTTTACTTGTTTTTGTTCTCGCTTTAGACCATCAATAGCAATCTTATTTCTTGCTTTATACCCGCCTATAAGCGTTTTAACAGCCTTATCTAGACCCCCATATTGTATCTTTAAAGCATTTACATTACGGAGTGCCTCTTTCTCTTTGTTGCATATTTCTTGAAAGGCCGCTGCTGCATCTGGAACCCCAGACACTGCCAGCATTATTTCTAGTCTATTAAAAAATTCTTGTTGTTCTTGATCGGGCATAATTAACTCGTATGAAATAAAGTATTATGTATGATTTGTAATACCATTTTTTTAAAAATATACCTTTATTTTTGCAAAAAATAGAAAAGAGGTAATAGAGAACTATTACCTCTTTCAAACGGGATTAAAATACGACACACCAATAAATTATGATAAAATACCACCTGTTTCCAAATCTATTTGAATTCCTATAGCATTAGCAATTACCGGATGTAATTGTTGTATTTCCGCTTCTGTGGGTTTTTCATCTGTCCCTTTTAGATTCCAATTTTTTATAAGAGCAGTAATTTTCTTATATCTAGCTAAAACAGGATTAAAATTAACACTCATTTCATCTGTAACACTAAATATAGAATCATATAAACCCATGGTATCACCAAATGATGGTTTCCTAAATACTGCCTGATAATCAGCCACCTCAAATGCACCAGTATCATAGCCCATATTTTGTAATGACTCTATAAGGGAACCTTTTTTAAGGTCACAGAAGATAGTACCATCCTTGTCTGTAGCAACAGTAAATTTAACAACGAATTCATCATCTTCTTTCACAAATAAGTTTTGCATTCTTATCTCCTCTTTTTAGATTGTTTGTTCATTCTTTCTATTTCTTGATTTTTAATTTTATTATAAGCAGAAAGAATATGTGTAATACCTTTTAAATCCTTTGATGATTCTTTTTGGCATTGACTAGGAAGCCAACCAAATTCTTTTGCTAATAAAAAATAAGTTATTTCTATTGGAACTGGCCTAACTGTAATATTGCGGCCACGAGCAAGTTCTGTCGCAGCCATGGTTAGTTTCCCAGTTCTTTTTCACTATAATCAATTAAACTTTCAAATTTTTGATACAAACTAGTAACAACTGGACCAGGTAACTTATCAATCGCATCAGGAGAGACTGGAACTGGCTTCTCATTAATAGTTATATTCCAATTTCTCAAGCACCTCTTTATAATAGCATCTCTATATGCTAAGAAATTAAATTGTCTTTCTCCTGTTTGTTGATTAACTGCCTGAGAAGATAGATTCATCACTTCGTTCTGTTCTTTCCACGTTAGCAAGCTCCAATTAGTTTCTAAAGTCTCTACAGAGTCAGATTGAGCAGGGTCATTTAACAATTCTTGTACTTTTTTATCTTCTAAAATAACCAATCTTTTTCCACTACCAACAACAGAGTACTTGTAATAAAGCTTTATTTCGATGAGATTTTGATCATCTAATAACGACATATTGTTTCTCCTATAAAAATTAACATCTTTGATTTTATAATATATCGGAAAAAAGGGGGAGTTTCATAAAAAAATGTGATAAAATTACAAATAAGGGGATATAAAGTAGGACAAAAGACAGCTATATTAAGCCGCCTTTTGTCCTGCAATAATTCTATTAAATTAAACCAACCTTATGCACTTGCTTCATATGTGAAGACAGTATTAGCAAGGGTAGTAAGCATAGGATCGCAAACACCAGTTCCAGCTGCTGGGAGAGCATGCCAGTTTACAGTTGATTCAAAAATATCGTTAGTAAGACTCATTTCTTCAATTTCAAACACGCAGTTAGGAAGAGTCACTCCGAATGTAGCAGCACTACATCCTTCACCAGTTCCTTCCGTAGTGAAACCGAATTTGACTTTAGCAGATTCAGTACAGTTATCTTCATTACTTAATGCCACATTACCAAGAATTGGATGACGACCCATCAATACAACATTGCCAGTAATCTCTCTTTTTCTAGGAGCAATTGCCTGTGCAAATAACTTCGTATTTAATGTATAATACCTTTCTGCATCATTATTGATATTAGCTTCAAATGATCTTACATATTGACCTCCGATAGGGGCAGTAAGCCTTCCACCAGAAAGTTCTACTCTTGCATCATTCCAGGTAATAATTCTAGTCGTTCCAATTGTTGCTGTTTCAGAAGTAGAAGAACCTTCACAAGCATCTGAGCCATCAGAATCAGCACTTCTTGCAGGTGCATCCATAGCTCCGATAGTTTCACGGTTAACTCCGATAACATCAACAGAACAAGTAACAACATCAGATTGTGAAACAGCAAACTGCCAAGTATTAACAATACAACCCGTATATCTAAATTCAGATTCATTGTGAGGCAGTGAATTAGAAGCAGCATATTTTACATCAATGTCAAACGGGCTAAGAACACCAGCATTAGTTCTAGTAACAGCGTATCTGTAAAGAATTTCAAACAAAGTGTAATCTTCGCCAGTAGGAACTTCATAAACAGCTGGGAAAGCAACAGTTCCATCAACTAGTTTTGGGCCTAACTGATAAACTGTTCTATCATAACGACTGTCTACTACGTCCGGTTTCGTGATTTCCTGCGTTAAATTGATATCTGCCGTTGTAGCTCTGATAAGGTAGTTTCCATGCTGAATGGCACTAATACCATCCGAGTTTCCCTGAATAATACCTCCCAGAACTCTAACGAAGCCTACAAAGCCCATATAAGCAGGTGGGGCATTCCAAAAATTATGAGGTAGAGCCATCTTTTTATCTCCGTTTTATATAATTAGTAATATTTATCTTAATTTTAACTTATTTATTCTAAACTAATCTTATGACCATGTAGCTGTAGCATATCCAGCATCTGCACATAGGTTTTTCCACCCAGTAGGCACAACATTACCGTCCCACGTAGTATTCATGTGAGTATTAATCCAGTAATTTAATTTAACCGTTGCTGTCCCTGTTTGGTCTGAGTTATTAATAACATGGTTATTAATAGCTCTCACTGCGTCAAGAATTGAACCCGTGCTGTTAGCCAGATTAGAAGAACCAACAAATGCCGTGTTAAAAGGTGTCAAAAGCGCTAGCTCAAGCTCTAAAGCGGCATCTGGATTAGCAGAAGGATCTGGATAACCAGTTGTACTGATATCCACGATTGCATCTACAGCCACTCTAGCTTGTGTACTAACACCAGATAGGCTATTGTCGATAGCAGCATACGCATCTGCGATAGTTTTGTATAAGTCGGGATCTATTTGAGCCATTTTATTTCTCCTGTTTCTTGTAAATTTTATTTAACCATTTAATATTTCAAAAATTATTCTTTATTACCTTTTTCTTATTTTTAATTATTTTTCCAATAGAGCATAACCATAATTAATCAATATAAATATACGATCTTCTGCTAGAATATCCTTTTTTTTATTTCTCCGCATTTTCAATCTACTTCATCTAATTCCATCTTTTATTATTATATCCTTTTTTATTTTTTAAATTATCTCAACCTAGCTTCGTCTCTTCTCAAGAACTGTATTTCTTCTTCTTCTGCGAACCAGCTAATCTTAGCTGCCTTCAATAATTCTCCCTTATGAATAGTCCCATATTGAATATTATCTGGCCATGAATTATATATAAATCTCTTAGGAACTATCACAGAAGTATCATCACTATCAAAATCAAATGGTACACAATCTTTTAGCTTAATAGCTGTTTGTGCTGGATCATCATCTTCTGTATACCAATAAGTCACCCAATTTTCTTGAGATTCAGAATCATCTTCTATTATTATCCTTCTATAGTTATTAACTAAAGATCTATCAGTAATCCTAATTACCGTATCTCCTGCCGTTACATCTTCAGTCAAAGATGTAACATCATAATCATTAACTAACGGCATAATATTTCTTTTTAATCCTAGCTGTATGGTATCTGCCATATTTAATAAAAACCTATAACCCTTTTCATGTGAAGATGCCTGAACCAATACATTAACCTCTACCTGAAATCTCTCCTTTGTGCTTTCTAATGTAAACCATTCAGAACCCCTACTAATACCATTCACAGTTATAGCAGGGAAACGAGAAATAACATCTGGATCTCCTATATATATACCCTGAACAAATTGTTCATATATAGTTTTAATTAAAACAGTATTCTCTGCCGTTGTCCAATCATTAAGAATCGGAGTAGAGAGGGTGATACAATGCGTAATAAGATCTATAGATAAAATAACAAGACCTGTCTCATAAACCGAGTTATTTTTAAGCATAACCTGATCTCCGACACTAAATCTACGAGCATTTCTAACCGGGATAACAGTAGCTCCTCGCGATAAATTGGATTGGATTCTACTAGTAGTATTAACCCACTTATGTATGATCCTTCTTATACTATCTAGAACTTCTTCCATAGCCATAATAATTATTTCCCTAACACTTTCTCTATTTCTCTTTTAGCCATCTCATCTATGATGTCTTGTTTTTCTATTTCAAGCTCTAGTGGAGGAGTATCCATAGGCTCTTTATTCAGACATTGATCTGCCAAATGATTCACCCATGCTCCCTTATTATCTTTAGCCAGTCTTAATTTAGAACTATTCATATCTTTCCCTACAATCTTTCCGTCCATAGATTGAACTTGGAGAAGAATATTATTAAAAAAATCAGCCATTTCTGTTTTATTTTTCATTATTGTTTAATCTGCTTAAATTGTTTCGGTATCTTTCCACCTGTTGGCAATGCATATTGTTCAACAAGATTAGGATTATAAAATCTACGACCTATTCTTTGATGACCATGCAAAATAATACTACCATTTAAAATATCATTTAGTCTATTTTCTGCCAACTCTCTCAATTTATCTCCGAAACCAGAAGTATTAGGAGAACTTTCTGAAGAAAAATATTTATCATATATATTAGCAGATGCTATTCTAGCAGATATGAATCTTATTGGAGGAGGATAAGTAACTCTCAAAATTCTAGTGTCCTCTCCAAAGAAATACTGTATCTCTGAAACGGTAGCAAAAGTAGACCCATCTATTACTTCACCTATTTCATGCCTTTCTTCTCTAGTCCCATCGGTCAATATAACCATATCTCCAGCTGCAAACGGACAATACTTTTCAAGAACAATATATGGATTATACTCATCTATTGATGAATATAATGAACTTTCAAAATCACATAATTCACAGAAAGGGGTTATATACAACTGACTTAAAGAACCATCTATTTCGCTATCAGCTAATTGAATATAATAATTTACATTATCTGTGCTTACCAAATTCTTATCTAAAACATTCCCAACATTCATTAAATTTGAGAATGTGCCCAAACCATCAGAAGTAGCAGAAGTAGCAGTAGTCAATGATTGAGCTATAGTTTTAACTATATCATTTTCGGTACAATAGCCCATTTTTTCTCCTAAAAAATAAAAAAGAAGCCATACCCTTATAGATATAGCTTCTTAAAAAATGGTCTAAAAACCTTTATTCTGTTTTATAATTTCTTCTGAGAAATAATTGCCTGTGTAAGACAGCCCTTCACAACTGCATTCCTAGGATCTTTAGAACAAATTACATTTTTGATTTTAAATGGCAATTCCAAATCTTCTACAACAGACTCCACCTTACTACTAAATCCACTAGGGATTGCGGTTCCTCCCGCTATTACGATATCTAAAGGAGCCTCAAATTCACTCTTAACTTTAGAAAATTTCTTAGCAAAATTCTTAAACACATATTCGATCATATTCGTATAATATGCATCTAAAGCAAAAATAACATCATCATCATAATCTATACTATTAAAGTCTAACTTCGTTTCTTTAATATTCGTAACTTGTGATAAAGGCTTATCTGTATGCTCTGATACCTTTTGATCAACCCAATCTCCGCTCCTAGCAGCACTCATACCAACTACTGACAATCCCCTATATGCTAATACACAATTTACTTTTCCAGCACCAAAAGACATACCAATACCACTAAACGGAACTTTCTTTCCTCCCGCTTCTATAATAACTGGTTTTTCAGATAAAATTACAGCATGACCTTCTTCAATAACCTTAACGTTCCATCCCAATCTTTTAAACATGCCTTCAAGCCTGGCCTTATGAAACGTATTGTCAACAGCATTATCTACTGGGTCAGAAGAAACACACGTACAAACTAAAGACTTGTCATCAGGAGCCTTACCTATAGAAGATTCTATCATTTTAGCCATAACAAGCATCTTCTTATCTTCTCCTTTATTTAAAACCCCTCCCTGCATAGGTCTTCTTAACTCAACTCTTCCAGGGAACATCCTTGCCACTCTCATACTATCTTCCCCGATTACATAATAATGTTTACCATCGCTAACATACTGCCAGTCATTTTGCTCTAAAACCTGCTCTATGTCTTCATCTGCCTCTAGCTCTACAAAAGCATTTCTTATTTCCTTAAGGTTTAAAGTCCCATCTGTAGCATTTTCTGCCACCTGAAAAAACATAGTGCCGCAATCGACTCCATATACTTTACTCATTATGCTCTCTCCTCTTTTTCTCTAAATTTAATTTTCTTTTTCTTCTAACCTCTTTCGTAAAATCACTTTCTCCGACCCTAATCTCAACTTCATGCCCCGCGCCCTTTAGAAAAAGAACCTCATAAAGAGTACGAACCACACTATCGCTTTTATCTAAATACATATTAATACACTTTTTCATGCCCTCAATAGACATAAATTCAGGAGAAATTCCATTAATTATTATAGGCTTTCCCACTATGTCATCTTCCATATCTTTCACTCCAAATCTAAAATTTCAAATCTATTCTTTATTGGATTATCTTCTATCTCAGCATCATCTAAATTCTCTTTTTCTATTTCTTTTATCCAATCAGAATATCCTCCTCTAACCGGCTCCACCATTGCTTCTGCCAAAGCCGACCGGCCCTCTGGGGTGCTCAGCGCCTCAGATAGTATCATTTCCTTATCAGCGTCCGATAGGGGAGTAATTGGCATTTTATACCCCTAATTCTTTCATACCTGTAATTATCGACTCTAAATCTAAAATTTCAAACCTATTATCAACTGGGTCATACTCACTATTAACTACACACTTCTTTGCTTTCTCTGATAGATTTTCTTTTTCTTTATCTTGTTTTTTCATCATATCTTTAGTATAAAGATAATAATACGGAATTTTATTCTGATATAAAAATTGCCTAACTAAACCCAAGTCTATTCTCTCTTTGTCAAAACTATAATATGGAAAAACTTTTTGAAAATCCAACTTATTCACCAGCTTTCTTATCATTCTTCTACCAGGAGGACAATTCAAACTATATTTATACCTTTTTATTTTCATCCCAGTAAATCCTCTAACTCATCTGCATTACTTAATATCGTATTTTTTTGCTTTTCTTCTTTATAATGAACAGATTTCACCTCTGTCCCTTCTACTATTTCATCGACCGCCCTAGCATTAATCTCTGCAAGCATTTCTTCGTCCATTTCTACCTCCTCATCTTGTCTTTCAGATTGCCCACCTTCCTTTATTATTATAGTTTCTTTATTAGCAGGCATAGCCTCCAATAAAGTTTGAGTCATTTGTGTTAAATCTTGACTAGACATCCCACCTTTAGGTTGCTTATCCAATATCTCCTTCATAGTGTCTTTCATCTCTCCTATAATATCTTGCTTCATTTTATCTAAATCGGAAGATTTAGGATCTTTTTCTGTTCTAACCGGAACATTCAACGCATCTTTAACTCTTATTTCTATATCACCTTTTTTCTTCGCCATTAATAGATGTTTAGAAGCTTCGGATTTAGCTCTCGGCATTATCCTATCTAAATCAATAGCCTGCCTAGGCCCTAATGACAGAGCTATATCTCCAAGAGTTATATGTTGTTTTGTTTTATTAACAATAAAAAACATAATTACATTCTTCTAGTTTTAGGATATGGGCTAGCGTCTGCTGTTAATTCTATTTTACTCTCTTTTTTACATTCAGGGCACATATAATATATTTTACCATCTCTAAAATTTATTTCTATATTAGGGTCCTTATCATGATTCCTACAATGAGAACAAACCACAGTTATATTCATATATCAATCATTTCACTATTAAGCATATCAATCATTTCATCATCTTCTTTATGTTTGATTTTTCTTTCAACAGTAACTATCGTATCGTTATGAATTCCTCCATGTGGAACTAATAAGATTTCTACTATCTCAAAACCCCTTGTTTTACCTACCCCATTAGAATTCCACCCACAACTAATAACGATGCCATTATCTTTAATCACTCTTGATATTCCATCTCTAGCTTCACTCCAAAACGTAGTCCTAGTATTATCTGCGGTCGATTCTAATCCGATACCATCATAGACTCTTTTAACCTGAGTAGGGGAATAGGGGGGATCATAAATAATACCATCAGCATACTTATCATCAAACATCTTTAAAAACTTTCTGGCATCGATGTGATAATTTGTGTCCATTTTGGGATTTAAATCGTTGGTTATAGTAGCTGGGCTATAACGACCTGCAAAGGGATCTAACCATATTTTATTTCTATCCACGTACCTTGCAAGCAACTCTTTAATCGGTTTTATCTTAAAAGTCCATTTATTAGGCATGTTCCATATTCTTTTTATTTCCATCATATAGCTTCCCTATAAAAAATGTAGGATATCCTATTTAATATCGTGTTTATTTGATAGAGTTCTTGAGATATTTCCATTAAAAATAAATTATGAGAACAATTTATTGAAGAAATGGTCATATTCCCTTCTAGCACTATAAATAAGTTCATCTATTAAGTAGGAGTTGGAAGATGTAGAAGCGTACTTATAATTTTTCATCTTGGTAAATTGAGATATTTTTGTCATAGCTCTTTGATATGATATATATGCTAATTTTAGAGCAGATAAATCTATTTGATAATTATGCCGTTCTAACATAGACTTTAATTGTAATTTGATACTATTAGCTTTATCTTGCATCTGTTTTAAGCCAGGAACAGTCTTCTTCTTACCTTCCTGAGATTTATAACCACTTTTATGCTTATCTATTTTTTCATTTATTTTGGCTAATTTACCAGATGTAGCTTTCTGCCCTAATGCTGTATAATAACTATCTGGCAACTGACTAGCTCCATCCCACTTGTCCAAAGTTCTTTCAACCTCTTCCCTCAATTGTGGGGCTAATTTACTTATAACCCTTCTATATGCAATATCATCTTTTACAATCCTCATAGCTTTATCATTAGCATAACCGACATATTCTGCCTTCTTTTGTTCTAGTTCTTTAATTTTATCTACTTTGTCTTCCGCTAATCTTTGCAAAGAATCAAAAGTGCTATATAGTTTAAAAAATTGACCATACCATGTGGCAGAATTTATTGTTGGAGCACCATGAGATGTTCTTCTAGAATGTTTAAGACCATCATTATATACTTGATATAGCGTCTTAACATGTGATGGAGGTTCTTCCCCTCTTATTAAATAATATAATTCCGTATTAGTTCTTTGTTTATCATCAAATGGATTAACAGAGCTACCAGTAGATAAAAAATTCCTCATCTTGGTGGGATGATGATCAAATAAATCTATTAATGCTCTTCTAGCAGATGGTGAGCCTCCTCCACCTGTTTCCACGGAACGGGCAAGATATCCTAAAAGAGGAGTGTATGTTGTCCCCATAATAGCTTTCAACTGCTTAACTTCTATTTTCTCCTCTACTGATAATTCTTTCATCGCTTTATCTTTCTTCTCTGGATCTTTATATTTTTTAGCTCTACGCTTTTCTATATTTTCTTTCTTTTTATAAGTATCTGTAAAAACTTTTATTTGATCATCACTTTGAATAGTTGTCATATAAATAAAATTATCTATTTTTCTATTAGCCTCAGATGGTCTATCTTTTGGAGTGACATTCGAAAATTGCTTTAGAAGAGAATCTGTCCTAGGATCTGTTCTTAGCACTTCTCTTATCCCATCTATAGTGCTATTCTTTTTGTTTAATTTCTTGATCTGTCCTTTTATTTCTCCCAAATTAGCCTCTGCTAGGAATGGAATCCTATAATTAGTCATCTGCTTCCAATCAGGAACGAATGGAGAAGCTATCTCTCCATCTGCCAACCTCTTCTTGTATATTTCAACATATTCTTGAAAACCTTGTACAGTAGTTCTTTCTCCTTCTTCGTCATCCTTAGATTTACCAATATTAAACATCTGCTTTAATATGTCCGATGGAATATTTATCTTCCCGAATCTATTTTTATAACTCATAGTTTTGTCCTCTTGACGAAGCGCTCTCCCTCTTGTCTTGAATAAAGCTTCAAGCTGTTGTGTAATAGATTTAGAATAAGAATTCATTCTTTCCGCAAATGTGTACCTCTTAATAAAAGGCTCCTGTGATTTTCTTATTCTTTTTATGTCATCAGTATCTATCATCCCAACCATTTTTTGATCTAATCCTCTGCACTTATCTACATTTTCATTCATCATAGTATGAACAGAATCTGACGCTAATTGCTGCATAATATCCAGCTCTCCTTGCAAATAGCTTCTCGTAATGGCTGCCACCATTTTAGATGACCTATCCATATCTGAGTCACTAACAGGATCTCTGCCCATATCTTTAGAGGTAAGACCCGCTAGGTTTTTAGACATAGGATCACCTTCTTCGTCTTCTCCCTGATTATAACTAGCCCCACTCCCACCAACATCTACATTAAAAATATCTGTTTTTAGCCATTGAGATATAGCAGGATCAAATTTACTTATAAGTTCTTCTAATTTTTTATATAATTCCTGAGCCTTTTCATTATGTAATATATTTAATATTCTTGATTTATTATGTTTTAGCCCCCATGCCTGAGATAGTATTTCATTAGCTTCTCCATGCAACCCCATTCTAGCTGATTCTGTTTTTAATCTATCTTCAAAAGATGGATCTGATTTTATAATAGGAACAAGATGATGAGGATATTTTAAAAAGAAATTCATTCTCTGATCCAGCCCACCTTCTGGAGGAGAACTTAATTTGTTAGCTGTTGCCTGACTTATCATGGCTTCATATTTTTCATTAAAAATATTTCTTGGAGGAATAGGATGCCCCCAACCTTCCAATACAGCCAATCTTTCCGGCGGCTTTAAATCCAAATAAAGTTTAGCTGCCTTAATATCTAGTCGTGGATCGGGTAAGGATATCGGTTGAGCATAAGGATCTGGGCCTCCTTTTCTGGCTTTATCTTCTTCAATAGCCCTTGCTCTCGCTTCTTCTTCAGCCATCTCTGATTCTCTTTGAGTTATATCTCCCATCAATCCTTCTGTCTTGGCCAACATGGTATCAACAAATAAACTAGCCTTTTGTTTATCCCCCACAAAAGCCTCCAACTTCGCCACAAAAGAGTCTTTATATCTAGAATTAGTAAGCATGGCTTGATATAAAACAGGATCTGGGGATAAATAAGAATCAGAAGGAGATACATTTTTTTTGGTCATTAGCTCAGGCAGAGCATATTGGCTTTCAACTTCCAGTTCTTTTTGATTTTCCCTTATCCACATATCCATCCTTTGATCTATATCTTCTGGCAAATCTCCTGAATGATAAACTACTGGAGATGATTGAGGAGGCATTTCTTGAGCTGGCTCCTGAATAGCATTTGGATCTTCGACAAATTCCGGATGGGCCTTATAAAATGCTGCTTCTTCGGCAGTCCAATTTTTATCTGCTTTCTTCCTTCTTAAATTAAACGAACTATAAGAGCAGGAATTATTTTTAACAATTCTAAGAATTCTTTGTAACGCGACCATTATTTTCCCATAGAGCACAAATTAACCATAAATGAATATTATGATTTTTATGGTACAAACCTTTATTTTTCCCTTATTCATCAGGGTCATTATCTTGAGGATCATACACTATTAAACTAACATTGCTGTTTTGAGTGCATTTAATAGAATGAAGACCGTACATAACAAATTTTACATCTTCTGGTTTATAGTGCTCCATTTGCTCTCTTACTACTTGCCAAAATTTTGTAGGAACATAAACGCTTTTTCCTTTTAATATCTTAGCTCTTAATGACAGAACATCGTATCCATATGCCTCCTTAAGATCATCAAGCCTTTCATCTATTTCATTACGATAAAAGAGGTCATTCCATCCATCAGCCAAATAAGAATTATCTAGAAATCTCTTTTGCTCTGACGGCAAACTCTTATATATGAGTTTTCTTTGCGCTCGAGACAAATATTTAGCATAGTACCAATATTCACTAAAACTATTAAAAACTGGCTTTTTTAACATTTTATATGCCTCCATGAGATTATAAATTTACTATCTCCATACAAACAGCATGATGAGTCACAAATGCCAAACAATCAACATTGTTTTCCTTCAAAAAAACAATAAATTTATCTTGGATCTCTTTAATTTGTTCTGGTGAAGCTGGATCAGCAGAAGTGCCAACTCTTATATGAATAAATTTTCCCTCTAAATCTTTAATCTTTGTAGTTTTAACAACTTTCTTATTTTGCTTTTTAGAAATTGTTTTCTTGGATTTACTTTTATTCATATTTTCTTTCCCTTTTTTTATTTCTTTACTCATTGTTATTCTCCTTCATTTTTGTTTCAAATCTTGGAGGAACTACCTTAATATCTCCACGATCTAATAACCATGTATTCTTAGTATTTAACCTATCATTGCAATATTCAATAATCATCTTACTTTCTAATCTAATAGGCTTACCACTTAATAAAAACTCTATTAAACTGGGATTAAGATCTTTTGTCTCTTCAGTTACTCTAACAACCATCTCCCGAAGTATGGCTGACGGAATGAACATAAATTCAGCACCATTAAAGGCATAATTTAAAGCTATATTTTTTTCATGTTCTGTTAATCCCACAATAAAGATCCCTTAAATTAATAATCTATTTAAGTATCGGCAAAATTGACTGCCAAAAATGAATAAGATATGACATAATGGCAGTTTCTATTTTTATAAATCCTAGATTCTGCACGATTATATAAGATTTGGAACATTGGCACGAAAATTGCTAATTACTAAGATAGCAGAGAGCGCCAAATGTTACGTATCAAGCAAATGTATGCCAGTTGCGTCACCGGGAAGGCCATCTTAATTTATTAAGGTGGTCTTTTCTACTCTACATTGGGATTATAATCTGGTTGCCTTTGGATGTTATTATCTTCTTCAGACATTTCTATATCTGATACTATCTGTGCTTCATGAAAAGATCCAATAGCATCTAAAATATTACGATCTGAAATAACGCTTTTTGTGGCATAATCTTTAGCATATAAAATTCTAATATTAGAAGCCATTCTATTAGTATAATCATAATCATACCTATATGAAATCCAGATAGTAGTAGAAGCAGGTCTTTTACTAAAAGTTTCTGGAAGAGGAGATCCGCCCGATGAAAACCACCTACTAAATTTCTGCCAATCAACAGCTATTTCAGATTCTCCCTGTTGATTAGATGAGCCACCTAATTCAGGACCAGCAGGAGGAATATCTCTTTCAGTCATTTGACCAGGAAGATTAGCATCTCCAACAGGCATTTCTTGGGCTTCTTTCTTAAGATGTTTAATAGTCTTTATCTCTTTCATTACTATACCATTATAGATATTTTTCTTTTTTCCTGCAAATAAAAAATAAGCCACACAGAAAACCATGTGGCCTATTTCAGGATAGAGCAAATTCCTACTATTTTTTAAAAGTTATAACGAATAGTGATTCCTGTCCATACTTCTGCATCAGAATTCCCATCTCCAGCAAGAGTGTCATCTAGGTAATAGATGTAATTCACAGAAGGAGTAACAATAATACCGCTAGCCAGCTCCATATCAAACAATACACCAACAGTAACATCTGTAAACTTATTTTCACTACTCTCGAAACCTTCACTATAATTCAATCTTAAATATATATCAGTCAGCCACTTTTCAGTTAATGGCCTATAATAATCAAGACCTCCAGTGAAAACAGTTCCATCATATTCATTAACATTATTTCCCTGATCGTCCAATTTTAAATTCCATACTTTACCCACATAAAAACTTGGAACTAATGTCCCTTTTCCTTCAAAAACAAACAAATTTGGGAAAGCCAATCCCACTCCAAACTCTTGACCATCATCTCCGTCCTCAGCATTAGTTAAATCATAATAAATCTCAGAAATAGAAAGCTGAACTTGATGTTTTTCTCCCTCAAATATATTTTGGACATAATAAACTTTATAATTATTTTGCTTAGCCTTCTCTGATCCTTCCCTCTTCGTTCCCATAGGAGACCAATTCATAATATCCAGATAAAGCTGTCCAGGAAGCTCAGTAATCTTAGGAATTCTATAATTCACACCATATCCCACAGCCCCCTTGTCATCAAACCAATCTTGACCATACCACTTATGTTTCGATTTAAACACAGTTCTAGCAGTAACCTCGGAATCCCCTAAATACTGACCGAGATCTATCCCGAAAACATTATTCCTTACTTTAGGAGTATGCATCAGATCAATATTCGGAATAGTAGGGATATTAGGCACTATTGACAGAGTATCGAAATTGAAAAACGAAGATGGGATCACTGGAACAACTGGAATAGAAGGCTCCGGCTCTGGAACTTCTTGTGCCATTACGGGCACAAAAAACAACAACACACACAGAAAAGTAATTAATAACATACCTTTTCTCATAACTTTCTCCTTTTAAACTAACATTTAAAATACTTTCAACTTGAATTATTCGTCATATTTTGTTGTTTTTCTTTATTAGAAAAATTCTTTAATGCTTTATTAACTGCTTTATAGTTTCTATATCGTAATAATGTTCTTATTTTTTCCATCCAATAAGGGCTAACATTATAATAAGTATAAGTCGGCCCTCCATTAAAAGAAATGCCCAGCTCCCCAGCTTGATCATAAGAAGTAATAACTATGGGAGCAGGCCTATATTGTTGGGATATCTTATACCAATTCACTACTTAGCCATCCTTCTTTCTTCATATCTTTTTCCCTTTACCTGTCTTTCTATTACTAATTCAGATAACCTAGCTTCTGCTTGTTTTAATGCCTCTTTTTCCATAGGGGTAGGCGGAGCAGGTTCTTTCTTTTGCTCAAAAACCTGATAATTCTTCATTTGTTGAATATGTTGCTGTTGCTGAAAAACCCGATCATCAGAAATAGCCATATCCACTCTTTCATTAATCAATTCGTCATTCTCTACCCTAACTTTAACCTCTTCTTTAACTTCAGCATCTTTAGCAAAATATTTTTCAATAGCAAATAAGGTTCCACCAATAGTTATAATACCAATAATAAGGCCAACTACTATTTGCACTTTACCTAACTTCATATTTCTATCCCTCCAAAATAAATTTATACTGATATATATTGAGAAATAGGATTGAAAAACCTCTTATTATCTTGCGTGGAAATGATAATGTTCAGGGATTGCCCTTCTTTTAAAATCCAACTCGGCATCAGGGAAATACTCTTTGGCATGATCCACCATAACTTCAACTTCTTCTTCAGTAGGAAATACATGACTTTTCCATACATACATAGGAACTTCGCACTTCATACAATCCATCACGACAAAATCATCTTCTTCAAAATGCCATGTGGTTACTTTTTCTAACTTACATAATCTACATTCTTTAGCCATTACAAATCCAATATATCTAATCTATTGAGAGGCTTGGGTTTTCGTCCTCTTTTTTTCTTTTTAGATAAAACTATTTTACCATCTTTAACGGTAATCTTAAAGTCCTTCTCTAATTCTTTCAAATCTGGAAGAGAATTAAGCATATTTTTCAACAACTTATTCCTCTCTTCTGTAAACTCAAAACCCACTATAAATCCTATAACAATTTTTCATATTCTACAAAATTATGATCATCAAAGCAAACTATTTGGACCAAATCTATATAAGTATATACATGACTATTAAAAAAATTCCAAAAAGCATTAATTGCTACTTCTGCGGCAACATCTTTTGGAAAACAATACGCTCCTGTAGAGATACAAGGAAATGCTATAGATTTTAATCCCTGAAGCTCTGCTAATAACAAACAACTTTTATAACAGTTTTCTAGCATCTCTTTTTTTATTTCGGGAGAAACACCATCAGTCCAAACAGGCCCAACGGTATGAATTATATATTTAGAAGGCATATTATAAGCCCCAGTAATCCTGGCCTCTCCTTGAGGGCATCCATATAAATTAAGACATTCTCCCAGAAGTTTTTGCCCAGAAGCCTGATGCATAGCTCCATCAACTCCTCCTCCACCTGTTAAATCATCATGCGCAGCATTTACTACTGCATCTACTTCCAATTGAGTTATGTCCCCCCGAATTAACTCGATATCAACATATGGAGTCTTTTCATTAGTTTCTCTCTCCATCATACTTACTTCTAAATCTTTACTAATTTCTTCCATGTCAGACATAACTTTCTCCCAATCTATAATCTATGTAACTGATTCTCGTAATAAGCTATCTTCCTCTGCCTGTCCGTTTCTATCATCTCCTCCTTCTCCATCTGATTTAGATTCCTCAATGCTTCCTTGAACACTTTCCTCCTCTGTTTTTTCTCTTTCCTGGCTTTTCTTATCGTAGTCATCGATTGCTCTCCTCACTTTTTGTTCTCTATCGATTATTTCGCTCATTTCTTTTAAACAACAATGTTTGTACTTGCGGTCACTACCACAAGGACATTTCTCATTTCTCCCTATCTTATTCTTACTCATTTCCCCCCCCTATAAATCCAATATTTCGTACCTGCTTACTACCTTAGATGATTTTTTGTGAGAACCTCTTTTATTAAGAGATGGACAGACAGAAGATATAGTCGGGATAGACTCCTTATTGCGTCTCCTAGCAAGAATCTTTTTTATCCTGTCAGGATCTGCAATGGCCTTATAGGTTTTAGTAGGTCTACCCCGATATATCGCTGGCTCAAATAATCTATCATCCCAAATATAAAATTTAGAATGAGGAGTTACTCTTTCTCCCTGCTCGCTTATTATTTCCGCCGAAACTCTCATATAAATATTATCGGCTAGAAATCTCCTCCACCACTATCGAAATCGCTGCTACCATAATCACTGCTGCTGCCACTGTCAGTATCGCTACTGCCAAAGTCGCTGCTATCGGATGTAATTTCCTCTACAGCTACGGCTGATTCAGCTTCAACTGCCTCAGGCTCCACTTCTTCAAACGTCAACTCCATCATTTCATCTACAGACTCATCAAATTCCGACATAACTTCCTCATCTAATAGAAGTAAATACAGAACGACTAGTTCTACATCAAGGATATCATCATCGTAATCATAAATATCTACACTAGTGCGTGTAGGATATTTTTTACGAAGTTCTTTTAACCTTTTTACCTTTTCTTCTTTCGACAAGTTTTTCAACTCTTTTTCCTGCTCTGCAATGCTCTTCGCATTCTTCTCTTTTCTACTAAATCCTAACATAACTTCTTTCCTTTCTTCAAAAATGTATTACTAGAAAACAACAATTTTTACCCTAAAATATTACAAATTTTGTCAATTTGTATCTTATGGGTCTTTATTAATTTCTTTGCTTCTAACTTGAGATTATCAATATTCCCTTTTGTAACATTATCCATATCATCTGAAGCCACAACAAGACTTGTTTGTAATCTTATAAAAGAATCTCCAAGAATTTGTTTCATCTGATAATCTACAACATCACTAGCCCCATCAAACATGCAACTCAACAAAGGAACCGTCCATCCAACAAGACCCCAATCCTTAGCCTCTGAATAAGAAATAGATCTTGTTAATTCTCCAGTCCCTAAAGACACAACAAAAATTTCTTTTTCATCAGGAAATAATCTTTTACATTCAGCATACGCAGATACAGCTGGATTATTTACAAATACCCCACCATCAATCAAAACCCTTGTACCGCTACCCACTTGGATAGATGCTGGTTCAAAATACGTTGGAGCAGCCGAAGTAGCTCTTGCTACAAGTCTCATTTCTGTAGTATTCCACTCATCTCTCCAACTCTTAAAGAAATAAGGCTCTCTATTCTGTATATCATAACTAGTTATCAACACATTTTTCAACGAAGCTCCCAAAGGCTCATTTTTAAAATATTCTTTAAGAACTTTTTCTAAACCTTTCTCAGAATATTTCTCATTACCCAAACCTCCTATTGAAGAGAACCCCTTCCAAAGAGAACGTGGGAAAATCTCTTTTCCTTTTTTCTCATACAGTTCAGCAAAATCCTGAGCAGTATATTTAGAGCCTCCATTGCCATCGTTGTGGGACATACCCAACGCTATTATCCCACCAGTTGAAGTCCCAGCTAAAAAATCAAATAATTTAGCGACACTCTTCCCTGTTCTTTTTTCAATCTCAGCCAATATTAATGCTGGGATGATTCCTCTAATCCCACCACCATCTATAGATAAAACACATTTCATTATTACTCCCCCTAAATATCCAAAATATCAAATCTATCTATGTTATCTATTACCGTCTCCTTAAAATCTTTCCTCTAATCATTTCTCCTCGTTGAAAGCATCTTTATAAGATTTGTCTGTTAAAAAATGACAAGCTCCAGCTCTAAATTTCATTCTCTTATAATTATCGATAAGAGGTAAAATGGTTAAAATCGCCCCCAATTTTTTCCAGTTAGACCACCCAAACATAGAATCATAGGTTGACCACCACTTATTATTAACACCAAACCTGTTGGTTCTAAAAATAAGATGGACGCCTATTTTCCAATTCTTAACAAAATATCTAATTCTCCCCATTTACAAATCTATACTTGAGATTGTCTTCTCTTCAATTCTCGTCTTCTCAGCAACTCTTTTCTTTGTAAAATATCCACAGATTTTTTACTAGGAACAGGGGCATCTCCGTCTGCCTTCTTAAAAACAATCTTGGGCATTAGATGTTTATTCCGATCTTCCCATCCCATCGAATAGCCCGCAAAAAAGATACCTAGGACTATAGCAAGAAGCAAAAGAACAACAGATGCCCTTCTTACAACCTTCTTCCATGTAGGATTTTGAACCCTGTCAAAATACGCTCGGTTTTCATAACCTGGTCTCATCAGTCAATCTCCTTCTTTCTAAATCCATAAAATCAACAATCACTATTATATACTATTGTATTATACCACCTTTTCACTTTCAAGTCAAATTAAAAAATTAATAACAATAGCAACAATTAACCTCATAACTACCCTCTATATTGCCTCCACAAGCCCTCAGATCGTCCAGAATCAACTTTAATGAACAAGTGGAGTAAATATGCCTTATTTTACTTTTAAGCCCTATAAATCTAAAATCTCGAATCTATTTTCTATGGGTTCTGGATTAAGTACATTAGCAATACGTTCCCAGCCTATAGACCGATGACAATCAGCACAAAGCAAACGGCTACGAGTTTTGCCAGATGAAGAGACAATAATACGATCAACAAAAAGTGTGCAATCAACTCCGTCTTTGCCGCAAGCTAAACAGAAACTTCCCATTTCTTCCTACAAATCTAAAATATCAAAACGGCTCTCTATTATTTCTTTTTTAACTATTTTTCTCTTCTCTTTCGCAACATGCCATGCTCCACAAGCACAAGGACCATCTATAGTATCGCATCTAACCCCACCATTACTTCCTAAATCGACATATTGGGAATGAGCATCTACTAATCCAAAATCCAAAGCTCCATCAACATAACAACATGCCATTAACTCATCAAAAGTATGGATATGCTTCTCTGGATTATTCTTTATATGCCCTAATTTGTCTAACCTTCCGATTTTTCTTCCCTTTTCCTAAAAGCCCTTTTTAAAACACCTTCATTATCTACATCTTTACCCCCATCATAAGATAAAGGAATATCAAAATATAAAGCACATGCAGAAGCAGCTTCTCGACCCACTGGATACCAACTAGTTAATGACTCTCCGCTCTCAGATTGAAAGAATAATTCAGATTTACATAAAACTAGTAAAGTGCATTTATCTATTATCTCAAACATTATTTTTACTCCCATGAAAAATCATCTTCCTCGTCAACTTTAGATAATTGTTTCAGATCTTCTAAAGAATGATTTAAGTCATCTTGTTGTAGGGCATAAGTTTTGCCATACCCCAAATCAGTAATATTATCTTCGCTGATAAGATCATTACAATACACCCACCCAACAAAAGTATAAGTAGGCAATTCCCCTACCATTAAAACATATATATCTACATCATTTTTCTCCTTCTTAATATATCCTAACAATCTTCCTGTTTTATACGAAGTTTGCTTGATATCTATTCTATTATCATCTAGCAAAACATCATAACCACCTTTTCTAGGCTCTATAGAAAAATCAGGGTACAAATTACATAATTTACAAAAAGCCAACTCAGCACCAAAACCATCTATATCAGTTATAGCATTACTTTGGCCTCCCATTTTTGCATCATGGACGCCTGCTTTTCTATTGGATTCGTATCTTAATTGAGCAACTTTTTTAACTATTGCTTGCTCCATATCATCTAAAACAACTATTTTTGAGTCCATTTTTCTCTCCTACAAATCTAAAATATCATATCTGCTATATATCTTTTCCACCTCTGCCCTCAAAATATCGACTTCTTCCCTTAAGCCTTTTATCTCCTCCATAAATGCGACTCTCTCTAACTCTACATTTTTATTTAATACATAAATTTTCCCTGTTGTATTAAAAACATTGCTTTCTGCCCCCTTCTTTTTACCCCATTGACGATTGCCTAAGAATTTTACCTTAATACTCTTTTGCCTAACTTTAATTATTTCTGCTTCTTCATGAACCATCCCGCCAGGACCACTACGAAAATAAAACACATGCTGCCCTACACGCAACTCTATTTGCACCATATCTCTCATTATAAATCTAAAATCTCAAATCTACTATTGATAGGATCATAATACTCTACATCATATCTATCATGACAATAACTTTCATCACACTTTCTACAAAATGGCATAACGTCCCCCTTATCTACCATGTTAAAGGACTTAAACGAATCCCATGGAAATTCTCTACCACAATGATAACATATATATATCTTATTCACTTTTCTCCTATCTTATATCGCAATCTGGGGATTGGCACAGTCAGGGCAAGGAATGATTTTCCAATAAGTCCCAGCGGGGCAATCAGATTTGCAAGGATACGACTTATTACAACCAGCACACCACTCTTCGCCCTTGACTTCCCTACTTCCTCCACATGTTTTGCACTGGTTCTGTTGCTTAGACATTACTTTTCTCCTATCTTATATCGCATACTGGGGATTATATTCTTATTCTGCCAAAAACTTAGTCGTTCCTTCATGATGGTTAAATTCTATATAAAAACCTGGAGATGGAGCATGAGAAGGCTGTGTGCCAAGATCTGGATCATAAGCAGGACCATCACATTCTTCGCAATATACTCCTATTCTTATTGTATAATCAGCACCTCCTTGACATTTATCTATATTAGATATTTCTATATCATTCTGGTTTTGATCTATAATCATTTCCCCACCTCTTTCTTCTAATCTATTTTTGACAACATCTACAGATATTATGTGGGTAAAATTGAAACCACAATGAACACAATTCAAATCTCCATCTTTATCTACTAACTCTTTTCCTGCCATTTTTGTTTCCTTAACTAAAATTAAATTATTTACTTCTCTCCTATCTTATATCGCATAGAAGGGATAATGTGGGGACGAATGAGATCGAAAAAAGAATGAACAGAATGGAATTTAACAATAATTCTCCCTCTTGCAGAACGATAATGACAATCAATATTCCATCTCTCTTTGAACCATTCTATAATTAAATCACACGATTCTTTAGAAAAGGAATCTGTGCAAAGAATATAATTACTTTTATCTATATATCCATCATCCATCGCCCATACAGCAACTGACAACTCCGTTAAATTATCTAGCACCTCTCTCGTAATTTGCTTATCTTCTTTATAAAATTGAGATATTATTTCTTCTATCTCTGTGTTAGCTGTTGTATAAAATCTCCAACTAACATACGTTTTATCAAATCTTTTATCATACTGAGAATATTTCTTTAAAGATCCCTTACTAGCCAAATTCTCCAATTCTATATATTTCCATCTCAAATAGCTCTCCTGCTTATCACTATGCCCAAATCCAACAGAAGAACCATGCCTCTTATCATTTCTTTTAGCATCCCCCATGAGGCTACCATATATTATTTCTCTTTGTCTTTGAGAAAGAGGCTCTTCCGTTTTCTTCCTATTTATATATGTGGCCCCTCTTCTCTTAATACCATATAATTGTCTCAAATAGGTGAGATCTTCTCTTGTTACAGAAAATTCTTTACAAATTTCATCTAACGACATCCCCTTCTCATAATTATACTCAAATTGCTCTTTTGTAAGATTTATCTTTCCTTGACAAAAATTGCTAAAAAATTGCAATATCTTTTTTGATATACCTGTTTGGGCCATATCATTTATAGATAGACCATCCTCTATATTATTTTTAAATTCCCGGAAGGTTATATATTGATTTGTCCTCTTTACAGATCCATTCTTAATATCTGCATCAAGATATGGCTCTGCTAATACCCAATTATATTTAGACAAAAGCCTCGATAGCTTCGATTCTTTCATCTTATTAATGGATTCTATCGATAATGTCTGACCTTTTACTGGCATAAAAAATTCTCCCTATTTCCCAAACTATAAAGAATATGTTTTCACTTTTCAATATAATTCGGAGAAACAAGGAGAAATTCCTGCTTTTTTTATTGATTTCCAGAAAATTGTATTCAGGAGTATCGTTAACCTTACCCTTTGAACAAGTACCGAAACCAACGACTCCTCCCCCCAGGCAATGTATATTCAGGTGTCACTACCATTCTGGTAGTTGGATATGGCCCATATTTCTTTTGTTCTAACAGCTTTTCCCAGTCTTTTTCATAATTTTGTTTTAAAGTCTCAAAATTAGCAAAAGCCTTTTGAGCATTTTCAAGACCACCAAATACCTGAGCAGGTTGTTGGAACGGCAAACATCCCATTATCTGCCTAAAAGCATCTTTAGCTGCACCATATAAAACTATGGTAGTATATCTATCAGGAAGATTTTCTAAGGTATAGCCGCTATGAGGAGGATAAATATTGACTGTTTGAAGAGCATTTAGAAGAAACCTATTTAGCTTATCCTCATCAAACCATCTAAAATTATAATCCACATGGACTACTTCCTGTGGCATCAAAGCTTCTGAGAATCTAACTTTTCCATTACCATAATCTACCTCTATGCCAGAGCTAATCAATAACTCATTCCTATAAACCCTTGCTCCAGCTGACTGATTCCATTCAGGAAAAGAGAACTGAAAAGTTCTTAAATCATATGATGGTTTCGCCTGCTCATAATACACAGGTATAGATTGAGCACAACCTATATGATGTTCTAGGGCAGTTCTAAATGCTATAAATCTATATGAATAAAAACCTGGGACAGTAGTATCAGCAGTAACCATAACATTTTGATATTCATGTCTTTCTATTTCATCTACAAAATATTCCCAGTCTACTACATAGGTTCCTGTAGGAGCATCTGCGGCAACAAACCACTCATAGACATAGAATCCTCTCGCTGCCTGGAAAGGAGTTCCGCTATCAGCTTCATGACTAGCACTATCATCTTCTACCGGACCTGTAATAGTAACGGTGATGCGATACGGGTCAATAGGGGTTCCATCAAATGTAGTAATTTTTAGATTAAGAACTGCTCCACTTCCTTGTTTAAAACTACCCCTAAAATCTGCTACAGCATTAACATTATCTATTAGTCCCTCCCCTATCACATCGTCAGTTCCAACTACTACAAATGTATAAGTCCTTGCAACAGAATTGCCACTTATTGTTGCTCCAATAACTATAATATACGTTTTGTATAATTCAAAAAGAGTGCTATCTAAATCTATTATCGCATAATATAACCCAAGGGTATTATCATCAGCTAACATTGAAAGACCGTCTAATCCAGACACTTTATCTGTTTCATTTGTCGTTTCTTCGTAGACTGTATATGTCGGAGCAGAATCTGCCCAAACCGGGGCATCCTCTGAATCCAGTGTTCTTATAGTAAAGCTTATACTACCGTTTAATATACCTTGATTTGGACAAGCCATTTAAAAATTTCCTATTATATTTGTCATTTATATATTATTATTTATGGAGTAAAAACCTTTTTTAATCTCCTAAGCTTGGGCCTCCGCTTCCTGTCCCTGTTGCCCCTCCATATGATAGTTTGCTAATTGATATTATATCTCCATTTACCACATCAAAACTAAGAACTCTATCTAATGTAATCTCCTTAGTAGCTCCCACATAATCAGCAACTCTTCTCATTTCTATATGACCATCTGTTTGATCTTGAACTGCTATAATACAATTATTATAAGTATCATCAATACCTATTCCATCTACCATAGTAAATCTAAGATTAGCAGAACCCGATATAGGATTATTTACTGTCGTGCTTAATGAATATAAAGACTCATCTGAAATAGTTCCTGTATTATCTGATATATTAGAAATTTCTGCCCCATAAGAACCTGCTACCTGCATACTAGGATCTATAACCTTATCCCAAACTGCATCAGCTACAGCATCTAAATCTCCACCTGCCGAAGCTTCTTCCAATTTCTCTCCTGCTGAATCTCCAGTAGTATGAGTAGTTAAATCTTCTTCTTCTCCGAATCCTCTCATCCAAGGGCACAAGAAAGTAGAACACATCTCTGGTCTTGTATCTTCATTATAAATACTACATCCTTTTTCGCATAAATATTTACACCAGACTAAAGATGGTTTAACTTCTCCATTTGGGAACTCCACCACTGAAGCATAGCAACATTCTCTACATTCTCCACAACTCCTATTGTTTCTCATCTTTTATTTTTCCCAATTTTTTATCTATAGGTTCCGGAGGCCCCACCATTTCTTCTAAAGGAATTTCTATATGCTCATGCGATGGAACTTCTACTTTTTCCTGTGAAGCTGGAATAACTTTTTCTTTAATTTTATCTAACGAGACCCCTCTAAAATTTCCACCTAGCATCAATATTATCATTATAAATAAAATTACACCAAGAATTCTTATCCACCATCTATGTGACCTTAATGTTTCCCATATTCCTGGGTCTCCATTGCCTCTCAAAGAATCATCAAAATCATCTAATTGATCTATTTTATCCCCTATATTTTTTTCAGTAAGAATGATCTTATTTTTAAGATTCTGATTTTTTTCATTTATGTCCTTTTTTAGGTCTATAATCATGTCTTTAAGTTCTTGGTGATTTCTTTCATCAGATTCTTTTATATCTAACAAATCTTTATCTAGTGCTTTATGTTTTAATTGACATACATCAGGATTGAATTTAGTCATATCATAGAAATCGCCATTAGGTGCTCCGTTGGCCATATTTCTCTCCTATTTAATGGTTTTTAATAAACTAGCATATACTTTTTCAGGAATATCCCTTCTTCCCTCTTTTTTATATTGTTCAACTAAAACAGCCGCCAATCCTGCAAAAAATGCGGTAGCAACACTGGAACCAGATGCTCTCACATATTTATCATCTATATATGTAGTAAATAGGCTTTTATTAGGTAAATAGAAATCAGTTTTTTCTCTGATAATATTGTTTTTTATTTTTGATCTTGTTAAGAATCCCGTTGAAAAGACTTCTTTATATCTTGCCGGATAATCTATTTCCCAGTTTTTATCAATTTTTTTATCTCCTGAGGCGGCAAAGATGCAAATATTATAATTTTTTGCTTTTTTAATTGCATCATGTAATACCCTATAATCATACTGTGTTCCAAGTGCCATCACAATTATATCTACTTCTTTTACGATAGCCCACAAAACCCCTGCTACTAATGAATTAAAATCACACATCCCATGATTATCTATTATTTTACCAAATAGTAATTGTGCATTAGGAGCTAATCCTACAATAGATTTTTTATTATTTGCCTTTACAATACCAGAAACTATAGTAGCATGTCCATTTTTATCATAAACATTTATGTTTTCTTGGCAAAAACTAAGCTTTTCACTTCCTATTTTAATATCTTTATGCTGTGGAGCGCCAGAATCAAGAATAGCTATTTTGATATTTTTACCAGTACACATATTCTTTATCCCATAGGAGAGAGGAGAATAGATAACCTGTTGAGGCAATTTGTCTGTAATATTTCTGGTTCTATTTTTTTCTATATTGATTTTGTCAGGAAGTAGCTCTAAGTCCATATAAATATCCTACCTTTTATTGAAAAACACTTGTTGGAACTTTGTGAATTTGACCATTATTAAATAACTCTAATTTTGCCCGGAGTGGAAATGTATTTAAATAATAAACATATTTTCTCATAGATATAGCAAGATGTAGAGTTGTTAAGTCATCTGTAATTATTTTTTTACACCTATTAATCTCGTCCATTTTTCTAAAGATATTCTTTTTATATGGTATATACCATACCTTCATATCTTCTAGTTCTAAATTCTCTAGTACATAATTCCTCAAATTAGCATTTGCCACAGATATCCCCACTCTATTTTTTCTACTTTTTGTTTTAGGATAGTATCCAGTATTATACCCCTCACCCTTCCATGTAAAACCACATAACATAAAATATAACTGCAAAACACTAATATCTAAGAAACTATTTTCTCCTAAAAATATTCCTTTAAACTCATCATATTTTTCGCAAAAACAAAATCCTGTAGTATTCCTGATCCCAGCATTAGATTTTAAATTAGTTGGAAAAATAGGATACAAATTAATAAATAAATCATACATCTTTTTTTCTTGTGAAAACTGAGGCAGAGTAATGGTTCTTTTAACATCTCTATTATATTTATTTATATAACAGAGATTCTCCTCTTTCACTACCCACGTTATATCAATCTTTATTTCTTGTTTTTTAATACGCTTTATAACGCTTAAGGCAGGAACTAATTGAGACATATTCCCCATATGGGCTATTACTATTTCCACTAACTTTATTACTCCATACCTTCCATCTCTGATAGTAATTCGCTCATTGTATTAACAGAGGCTCCCTCTATAGCAGAACCTCCCCCCATAATATCTATTTCTTTAGCATCATATTCATCTGGTGGAAGTCCCTTATAATCTTCTACTCTTTCATCCAAAAGAATTCTATCTAAACTAGAATCTACCTCTCTTTGCTTCTTTATCTCTTCGGCTTGGAAAATTTTAAAGTCATGTATAAGTTTTCTTTTTTTAATTTCCCCTATTACTTCTATCTTCTTATTTTTTATTAATTGCTGAAGAATAGGATTTTCTTGTATCACCCGATTCATGGCTTCGTCCATTATCCTAAGATCAAATTTACCTTTAAATTTTAATTCATCATTAATATATATAGTCTCATCTCCTATCCCATGTAAATATTTTATACCCGTTTCGACAGGGGCAGATGATTCTACCTGAACGCCCATCTTTTGTATCATATTAACAATATCATAGGCATTAACCTCCATAGCGTTAGTAATATAATAAACGTTTTTATCTTCTATATAGTCAAACAAATCATTGGCTTTTCTAAACGGGATCACTACCATTCCTTCTTTGCCATATAGAGATATTCTTTTATTATTTACATCTAATAATACTATCATAATAAATTCCCTAACAAATCTAATTTCACTATATTATATATCGGAAAAACCATAAAAAAATCCACACCCAATTGAATGTGGATTTTAAAAAAATATAAAAAATATAAAAAGTATAAAAATTAATATGTTGGGTTATCATTCCCCAACCAGTTATATAGTCTTTTAAATAGCGAACAGATCTCTTAAATTTTACGAGATCTTATTTCCTCCTCTAGTAATCTTATTGGGAAATTACACCCTATTAAGATTGCCCCTATGAATCATAAATTCTACTGTCCTAACTTCACTAGCCAAACCTCGTGCATATGTTCTGGCCTTAAAAATAGTATTATCGTGACCAGATAGATTTCTCCTAATCCGCACTTGTCCAGTATATAAATTAGCTTTAGTTCTAACAGGATCTTTGCCATTAACAGTATAATATGTTTCTGAATTCCAGTTCATACCACCCGAAGATGCTTCTGTCTTTCCTATAATATCGTCTGTAGAACGATTCTCATAGGTAGTAGTTTCAAACTTACTATCTGGAGTCAACGTAACATAAACATCTCCATCAAAAATCAGAGAGTCTCTCCTTCTAGCAGTAGGACTACCAGCTATAGATCCCTCAACTACTAACTGGGTATTAATAGTAGTTGTAGAAGTAGGATCAATGACCCCATCTGTACCAATAAAAGCCCCATTTAAAACTATAGTTGGGGGTTCAACCCTAGTGCTAGAATGATTAATATTAGGCATTATTTTTTCTCCTTTGAAAAATTTATCTTTCTATAATTCAACTCTTTACTGTGATATTCTCTTAAAATAAGAAAAATCCTTTTTATTTTTAAACATATATCACATTTATATTGTTATTTGACCTAATCTTTCTAAATGTAGTATATAAATGAAAATTTATATTTGGAAAAGCATCACATAAATGATAAAATGTTTTTATCATCCCCTCTCTAAATCCGTTATAAATTTCTGCCCCTTTCTTTTTTGGCAGATCATGTTCCTCTCTAGCGAAATAAGGTTTTACATTTCTATTATAAAAATCCACCCCTATAATATATATGTTTTTAGGATTAAAATAAGTAGCAAACAAAATAGATGCCATTCCTGTAGAATAAAGACTAGATTCATCATCTATTTTATTTATCAATTCACAATGTCTTTTATTATATCCCACCACTTTTAAATCTGGAAACTTTTTAACACATTCTTTATAATCGTCAGTACCTTCTTGAGATTTTAGCTGAATATTTTTAATACCCAACTTCTGACAATGATATTTTGAAGTTCTATATCTATCATACTGTATCACGCACAACACAATATTTTTGCCCAGCAAGTATTTCCCTATATAATCTAAAGAATTATTGAATTCTCCCGCCAAATAACAATAATTAAATTTTTTATAGCACAAATCTAGTCTAGACACAGAAGGACCTCTTGCTATAACTCCTATATTTTCTGCTTTAAAAAAATCAGAATCTTTGTACTGGAGAGAAGCACGATATATTTTATCTTCAAATGTTAGCATCAAAATATTTTATGTTGTGATATCTAAACTTTCTTTAATAGCTAGAATCAATGCTTGATCAGCAGAAAGCTCACCAGCACTAACCATCTCTACCAATTTATCTTCCTTCTCTTCGGTTGTTAGACCAACAAATAATGGGTGGTACTGTTGATATAATGCTTCCATCTCTTCCTCTGTATACTTCCTCAAGATAAATGGGTCGATAGCTCCATGGGCAGAAGACGATGGAGGAGCCGAAGACGAAGACGAAGAAGATAATGAAGACGAAGACGAAATCGAAGATGAAGAAGACGAAGAAGATATCGAAGACGAAGATGAAGACGATGATGAAGATAGCGAAGACGATGATGAAGATGAAGAAATCGAAGATGAAGAACTTGAAGACAACGAAGATGACGAACTTGAAGACGACAATGAAGACGAACTTGAAGACGACAATGAAGACGAACTTGAAGATGACCTTGAGGACGAAGACGAAGACGAACTCGAAGAAGATAATGACGAAGACGAAGATGATGAACTTGAAGAAGATAATGACGATGACGAAGATGAAGAACTTGAAGAAGATAATGACGAAGATGAAGAACTTGAAGAAGATAATGACGAAGATGAAGAACTTGAAGAAGATAATGACGAAGATGAAGAACTTGAAGAAGATAAACTTGAAGATGACGATGATGACGAAGAAAGCGAAGATGAAGAAGACAGAGATGACGAAGAAGACGAAGAGGATGAAGATGAGGAAGAAGCAACCCCAGGATAAAAATTAAATGTTTTAGTTGCCGCACCTTCACTGATAGTTAAAACTCTTCCATCAAGAAAAAATGTTCTTGGCCCTGCCATAATCTATTCCACCTGTCTTTTCACTTACTTTATAATTATCCCTTAGATTAATAATTTATAAAATAAATCATTATATCCTTGTTTTTTGTTTATTTTAACCATAAAAATATTATGCTTCTTCCGTCCATGCTCCATTTCTGGCTATTGTAGCCCAATCTCCATTTTCATCGGAAATCAATGTTATACAAGCCCCGATATTACTGTTACTCTTATACTTACTAGCTGTTTGACCACTTAAGTCTCGAATTGTTTTACCTGCCTCTGGATAAATCCGAATCTCTTGGGCGACCTGCACAGCAAATATCAGTTCAATCCCTTCTCCCGGAGAAGGAGGTAGGTTAAACTTAATTCCAAAATTTGCCCCTAAATTAGTAAAAACTGATTGATGATCTCCTATATCTAAATCATGTGGAGAACCTACCTCTGTGTATGATTTTATTACTTTAGTTCCATGAGCTAATGGAAATCCATATGTTAGCTGCCATAAGGTATAAGTTCCAGCAACCGTATCTTTAAAAGTTAAATTACCAGAGTCATCTTCCCATATTCTAGTATTTGTATCAAAGAAACATACTCCATCCGATCCATTAACATATAAATCAGCATTAGTAATTAAAAAGCCATATATAGTTGTAGGATTTAATTCTGCCATTAAGGTCCCTCCGTCCACGTTCCTTCTTTAGCTATTGTTCCCCAATTCCCATCCCTATCAGCAATTAAGGTGATAGTTTCACCTATAACATTTGCTGTTTTATAACTATCTATAGTTTGCCCACTATCATCTTTAATAGAACGTCCAGACCCAGGATATATAAACAAACTTTGAGCCGCTTGCACTGCGAAAATAAATTCAATACCATCTACCACAGCAAGAGGAAGATAAAAAGAAACGCTGTTAATAGCCCCAAGGTTTGTAAGAATATTACCCGTTTGCCTTGCCTGTAAATTAACAGGAGAATCTGACTCTGTGTAGGATTCTATTATTCTACTCCCTTGAACAGAAGGATTTCCTGTTAAAAGTTGCTGTAGGGTATATTCTCCAGCAACTGCATCTTTAAAAGTTAAATCAACATTTTTCCAAATCTTAGTATTTAAATCATTGAAACATATACCATTTGACCCCTTAATATATAGATCATCATTGCCAAATAATGATCCCTGTATAGTTGTAGAAGATAATATCGCCATAATTATTTTATATTAACCATTAATCCCTAATTTTTCTTGAATAGCTATATAAACTGCTTCATAAGCTGTTATTTTTCCGTCCCCGACCATCTTAATAATAAAGGTTTCTTTTTCAGAGTTGGTTAAATCTACTTACTTAGGCTTGAACTACTTTGGCTTGAGCTACTTGAACTTGAGCTACTTACACTAGAACTACTTGAGCTAGAGCTACTTAAACTTGAACTACTTGAGCTTGAGCTACTTAAGCTTGAGCTACTCAGGCTAGAACTACTTGAGCTTGAGCTACTTGAGCTTGAACTACTTGAACTGCTTGAGCTACTTTCAATAGGTAGACAACCATTCAAATTTTCAGTTCCACACTCAATTGATGGATTATAGCAATTAAACAGACCATTAACCTCATTGCCAGTTAGTGCTCTATTAAATAATATTACATTATCAATTTTACCATTGAATAAACCATAATTATAAGGATCAGAGCCAACAACAAAAGCTCCTCCAGAATCAGCCAAACCATTAGTAGGAGCAGCACTTGCATCATAAGAACTACCTGCTACTGTATTAACATATATTTTACTATTTGTGCCATCATATGTAGCAACAATATGATACCAGTCTCCAAGATTATCAGCAGCAAAATCGAACTTAGCTGCTTCATCATAATTATTCCATACATAATTATTTGTTACCCAGAATCTAATTTGATCTGTAGACAAGGTAGTGGCAGCACTTGCCCAATAAACAGCCCAACCATTGTTCCAACCACTATCAGTTACTTTTGAAACAAAAACTTCTTCAGAATTTAAAGCATCTGCATTCATCCAGAAAGAAACAGACATAGCGCCAGTTAATTCTATAGAAGAATGAGTTCCCATATTTATAGCATCATTATTGCCTGGAGTAAGGTCAACTGCATTACCAGTGACTCCATCAACATATGTCTCAACTCCAGAGTTCCCAGTATATTCACCATTATTGCTAGGATTAATTGAATCTGTTAAATCATTATTAAATTTCCACTGAGCAAGAGCAGCATCTGAGACATCCCAAGTTCCAAATTCACAAGAAGAACTTGAAGAACTTGAAGAACTTGATAAACTTGAAGAGCTTGAAGAGCTTGAAGAACTTGAAGCGCTTGAAGCAGTCGGATATCCAGTAACAATCTTTACGGAAGCACCTGTTGTTTTTGTTATTATTTTGCCTCCATCAGTACGAATCCTTAATCCAGGAGTGGCCCCAGTGTAGATATAAGAATCTCCGAATAAAATAGCGGTCTCTGCATCAATAACATCCCTGCCATCTATAGTAAATGGCCACCAATGAATTAGCTTTCCGCTACCAGCTCCGACCGTCATGAATTGAGAATTCCTGCCAAGATTATATAAGGAGGTAATCTCACTTTCTGTTAAATCATCATTAAATAACATTACATCGCAAATATAGCCACTCCATGGGTCCGTCTGGTGAGAACTTGCCCCTATCGACAAAGGGGTTAGCGTACTAGTAGCGGGATCTACCGCACCCGTAGCTTCTCCATCTATATCTCCATCAACATATATTTTATGATCTGCCCCATCGTATAAAACAACGATATGATGCCAAAGATTATCACATACATTAACATTGTGTTCTAAACTTCCAGCATTAACAACAACTTTAATATATCCATCACTAGTTGTTAGTATGTCCCATGCTAGATTACCAGGGTCATCCCAAAGCCCATATCCAAAAATATATCGCCCTGTAAAGCTCGTCTTGAACCATGCAGCAAAAGATCTGGACGAAGCACCGGCTATGTCATCACCAGTATAATCAGGAGTATAGGCGTAATCAGCGCCTCCTGGCAAAACTAAATATCCTCTACTCATTATTCTCACCTATTATTTTAAATAATATCTTTATTTTTTAATCCCTAATTCTTTTTAATCCCTAATTTTTCTTGAATAGCTATATAAACTGCTTCATAAGCTGTTATTTTTCCGTCCCCGACCATCTTAATAATAAAGGTTTCTTTTTCAGAGTTGGTTAAATCTACTTCAGTAAATACAAAGAATTGACCATGAACTGATTCTTCACTTGAACTACTTGAACTACTTAGGCTTGAACTACTTGAGCTAGAGCTACTTAAACTTGAACTACTTAGGCTAGAACTGCTTGAGCTAGAGCTACTTAGACTTGAGCTGCTTGAGCTACTTAGACTTGAGCTACTTAGGCTAGAGCTACTTGAGCTAGAGCTACTCTGACTTGAACTTGAACTTGAACTTGAACTTGAGCTTGAGCTTGAACTCGAACTAGGTAATAGAGGCAAACAACCAGACAATTCTTCTGTTCCACATTCAATTGATGGATCTTGACAATTATAAAGACCTATAACTTCAGTACTGGTTAACGCTCTATTAAATAATATTACATTATCAATTCTGCCATCAAATGTTTGATATGTATCCACCATGTCCCCAATACCCATTGCCGCCCCAGAATCAGCTAACCCTCCAGGGTTGCCAGCTGAAACATCATAAGGACTACCTGCTACTGTATTAATATATATTTTACTATTTGTTCCATCATATGTAGCTACAACATGATACCAGTCTCCTGTATTGTCAGCAGGAAAATCAAATTTAGCAGCTTCAAGATAATTAACCCATACATAATTATCTGTCACCCAAAATCTAACTTGATTAGGACTTGTTGCATTTGTCCAATAAACAACCCACCCATTCTGCCAATTAGCATCTATTTTTGAAATCATTATCGGTTCAGATGTTAATGTATCTGCATTTATCCAAAAAGAAACGGACATAGCAGCAGTTAATTCTATAGAGTGATGAGTTCCTACATTTATGTGCTCTAAATTCCCAGGATTAAAATCTACTGCATTGCCAGTAACACCGGCAGCATATGTTTCAACAGTACCAGTTCCAGCATATTCACCATTATTACTAGGATTAATTGAATCTGTTAAGTCGTCATTAAATTTCCACTGAGCAACTGCTGCATTAATAACATCCCAGGAACCGAACTCACAACCAGCCGATTCCCATGTTCCATTTTTAGCTATTGTAGCCCAATCTCCATTCTCGTCAGAAATTAATGTGATACAAGAACCTATAGTAGAAGATGTCTTATACGCTCCAGTAACTACCCCACTATCATCCCTAATAGTAGAATTGGCCCCAGGGTCAATCCTAAATTCTTCTGACTCCTGAACTTCAAATGTAAAAACTATTCCTTCCGAAGCTGCTTTTGGCAAAGATAATATTATCAAATCATTTGCCCCAAGATTACTATGTACACTCCCTGATTCTTCTTCAGTTAGAATATCATTATTAGTATGGAATTCGATTCTTTCCCCCTCCTGATAAGATGGGCTTCCTACAATAAGTTGTTCTAACGTATATGTTCCAACCACAGCATCTTTAAAAGTTAAATTAGAAGCTTTACCTTCCCATATTTGGGTATTGATATCATCAAAATATATATTATTTGGACCTTTAACATATAGATCTTCCGCGACTATTAAATCCCCGTATGTAGTTGTGGTTCTTAATTTAGCCATTATAGCTGTTCTTTTATCTCTCCAAAAACGTACCAATTATCTAAATTTAATTGCATATTTGTCATAGAGGCTGCGTCAGTATCGAACATTTTTGATAGCACTCCTATTTCTGGAAGAGGAGATTCAATATGAACATAAGCATCTCCTTGAATAACACCATGATTAAGACCCTTTTTATCACTAGCATCTACAGTAAAAGGCCACCAAGAAATTAGATTATCATATGTAGAAAGATCTGATACCTGATTATTATTAGGGTTCCTGCCTAAATCATAAATCTCTTGAATGTCTGATTGCGTTAAATACTCATCAAAAAACATTACATCAGAAAAATTCCCTTCAAAATCAGAAGATAAAACAGTCGATACACCCATAACTACAGGGTCAGAAGAACCATCTGAAGCTAATGCACTTAAAGCACCTGAATTATTTGCAACCCCAGCATCAATATATAGATATGCAGTATCATCACTAGTATCAAAAGCTACTGCAACAAAGGTCCAAATGTTAGTAGGTATAATATCTACAGAATCTATAAGGCCTACATGAGAAGCTACTCTAAGCTTGTTTGACGAATTAATAATAATAAAACGAAAATGAGATATACCACTATCTCCATAATCTAAAATACAACTGTTTTTAGTGGAATTCCAGTATACCCAAGCACAAACTGTCCTTGATGCGTTCCCCGAAACACCTGTATAACTAGTACTAATATAATCATCTGAACCCTGTAAAACCAAATATCCACTATTACTCATTATTTTTCCTATTTAAACCAATTTTTTATTATATATTCTAAAATCAAACATCAAACCATTAAAAGCAGTTAAAGCAGAACTATCAGGATTATCTCCTATCCTATTAACATCTATATCTCCAGCAAGCACAACTTCTCCAACATGAACAGCATCTAAATAAAATTGAAAAACATTATTGCTAGTATGTGTAATAACAAAATTAAACCATTTATTAACAGGACAAGAATCTGTTAAATTCACCGCCTCATTACTAGCTGTAGTAGTATAAATAGCTAACTGAGCAGGACTTTTGAAACTTATTGCTCCACTAGGACTAGTTATAGTGTGATCATCTTGATTACCAGCTATACCATCATCGCCATATGATATTTTGTATCCCCAAAATGACCAAGACCATTCTGCCCCATCATTACACTCAACAATAGAATCTAAATTAATTTTATCATTATTATAATTAGTAAAATCATAACACCCTCTATCTCTTGGAGCAGTATAATTCAACATGAGATCAGCACTAGGAGATGTCACTGTCCCATGATTCATATTGCCGCTTAAATCTCTAGCATGGCCGTCCATAGGCCAATATCCTATTAGTGCATCTGTAGGACCAACCTCAGAAAAAGAATCGCTGTATATATTCCCCTGTTTATCAATATAATTATTTTTGTCAGAAGCTAAATGTTCTCTTAACACCATAAATTCCCATTTTTATCTAAAGCTGCACTTGTTTTATATAATCTTAATACTTCATCAGCGGAGAATACCTTATTGTAAAGTCTCATATCTGTTATGTGACCAACATAATCTCTTCCTCCGACTCCAGCTTCTCCCACTGTTATCCCAGATTGCACGTCCATATCTCCACCAGATAAAAGAGTTTTCTGTTCTTGATTACCATCTATATAAACAATACCATAACTTCCATCATAAGTACAACAAATATGATGCCATACGTCATCAACAATAGAAAATGTAGCATCAGTGTACTCAACACTTTCGATGTCAACTCCCCATCTTACTGTGGTATTATTTATATGAATACCATAAGAAGATGAAAACGATGAAGAAATGTCCCCATGAAAAACAGTGTCCGTTCCAGTAATAGAATTTGCTACCTTAATCCAGATACTAATAGTTATCTTATCAACAAAAACAACTGGAAAATCAGTTGAATTAATCTCAATTTTAACAGCATCAGCACCCGTAGGAAAATAATAAGAACCAACTCCTTTCCCAGTATCTGATGACCATGTTAATGCATCAGCGCCTATAATAGCATGATGTCCATAATCACTACTATCTACAACAACTTCTCCAGTAGCCGTTCTATCTAAATCACATTTCCAATGCAATACTTTTGCTTCTGCTAAATTTTGTATCTCTTGAAGAGATAATTTATGATCATAAATCCTAACATCATTTATAAGACCTTCAAAACTATTATCAACAGTAGGGCCAGGATAATCTAATTCCCCCCCTATCCCCATAAAATTACTACTTTCCACATCTGAATTCATCTCCGTATCTTTGCCCAACCCATCAAACTCTCCATCTACATATCCCACAACCTTATCCGTTATAACATCATATATATAACAAACATGATACCATCTATTAAAACTTATAACATGCTCCCCAGTAACTGTTATATTATTGCTATGACCCAATCTCATTCTTTTTATGCTGGAAACAGTAGCAATGCGCCATAATCTCTGCTGCCATCCGCTTTCATCTCCCTTATTTATAGATACTATTTCTGCCCCACCGACATCAGGAATATTGGTTAGATATATCCATGCGCACATAGTATAAGATTTTCCAACAAGATATGGAATGACATCATTTATAGAGACATAAGATCCAGAACCATCAAAGGAACCAGCTTGTCCTATTATGCCTCCAGTGTCCCATGTAACATCTGTATTTATTCCATGAGCACCATTTATAGAGCTATCATTAACATCCCCATTTAATTTCCACCATCCGACAAGAGACATATTTCTCCCCAAAAAAAAGATTCTATACTATTTATTTTCCACTTTAACAACATAAAAACCTCTATTCAGATAATAGACTATATGTTAATATTTTATCTTCATGCTCTCTTTCATTATAATGCAATCTTATTAACCAATTAATACACTTCTTATCTAAAGCCTTTGCCCACTGATTATGACCTATTTTTGTTGAATAAATAATTTTATTATTGTCTCTATTAATAAATTCAACTAAATATTTTTCCCATGGATTACCTCCCTTTAATTTAACATAAGGACCATCCCGAAGAACACAATTCCAGAATATAGGACGATTAAAAAACTTTATACCATTTTTTTCTTTATAATTTATTATTTTATTAGCGTCACTAAGAATATTAGCTGTCATTTCATCTTCATAATATTCTTTTATAGTTTCTTGGGTTTTTTTATTTTTTTCTACATCAGCATAAACAACATCTATATCTAACTCAATAAAACTCCCAGTCAAATACCCTACATCTTCCATATAACTATCTGTATGAGCGCTTAAACTCAGATGCCCTAATATCTCATATATTTTTCTACCAACTATTGGAGCAAGATTGGCACATATCCTCTTTCTTTCCCCATCTTTCTCAGAATAAACAACCGGAGCAATAATTGATAAAGTATCTGCTTGGGATTTTATGATAGAATCCCATCCTTTAGTTTTAATACTAAAATCACCACCATAACAAAGAATAAAATCTCCTTCACTAATAGCCGCTAATTCATTCTGATATTTGAATAAACCCTGATAGCCAAATCTAGGACCAGTAATAATATTAATGCTAAGCTCATTAATAATTGGATTAGAATTCAACTTATCAATAGTTTCGACATCATCTTCATCCAACCGAATAAAAGCCTCTACTTCATCTGGATTGTCGGCAAGAGAAAATAAATTATTTAAACTACTTAGCAGATTGTCCACACCATCTATCCCCCTGTGAGGAATAATAGCTGAAAATTTCTTTTTATTTTTACCTATTATTTTATCTATTCTTTCAATAACCATATCTGGAGTGATTGTAGTTGTACATTCAAAATCTTTTTTATGAGGGCACCAATACCAATCTCCTCTATCAAAAATAATATCTTCATCATTCATACAACCATTACACACATCTGAATTATGTATTCTCTCCACCCCAGATTCAAATTCATTAAAAGGAGTAGTACATCCTGAAATTAAAATTGTAGGAGTCCCGATAGCCCAGGATAACCACGACAATCCAGAGCTAATTCCTATAAACATATCAGCATATTTTAAATCAATAATTCTATCTTCAATAGAAATAGGCCCTGTTTTATTTATAATCCCATCAGGAGGAACATTGCCCATATATAATCCCTCTTCCTTAGAAATAAAAACAACTTCATATCCTTTCTTATTTAAATAATCTATCACTTTTTGCCACCCATCGGGATAATTCCAATATTTACACTGTGCGGTAGCATGTATCCCTATGCATACATATTTGTCCTTAATATTTCTTGGCTTACTAGGAATTGTTATTTTTGACCGGATTTCCTTATATTCTAATCCCAATATATCAGAGGCTATCTTAGGAATAGGGGTTCTTCTCCAATCTTCTTTATTCCTATCAAGATCATTATCCCAACAACCTATTGTATATTGAGCATATAGGTTTTGGACGGGGGAATCTGGGTCAATAAATTCTATTTCAGGATATTGATCTTCAAATAATTTATTCCAAAATGTTGATAATATCACATGGCATTCATGTTTCTTTCTAAATTCCTCAACCTGAGGAAGCCACCCTATATTATCTCCTAGAGATTTACTATCAAAACTGATCAGGACTCTTTTGTTGCTTAAATTAAATTTATGTTCAAATATAGTTGTGTCATATGTACTTATGCTTAGTAGCCATTCAGTAAAATATTTTCTATTCGGCCGTGCCCAATGATTCGGCATTAATAAATCACTGTATAGAATAGAACCATCTGCCGCATCCTTAAATTCAAATTTATAAAGCTTCTGATCTTCACTCTTTAATTCCATATATGCCCCATTAATGAAATTAAATATAACTTTTATATCCCCATCACCAACAGTAGACTTGGTTATTTTGGGTGTATCATCATAATCTCCTAATAAATCATCATCATCTCTTTCTATATCATAACTAATATAACAATCATTAACCACCTCTCCACATTCGATAAAACCATCTATATCAATCATCTCTGTTTTTAAGATGTCATTAAACTTACTAGCTATAAATAATTTACAATCATGTTCTTTTTTATATTCTACAGCTTGGATACACCATCTGAATACTTCTTCAAAATAATTAGATAGTAAATTTATTTGTACATTTTTCCCCTCATGCATGCCTTATCTCCACATATACAACATTTGGATATGATTATTAGCCCCCAGGAATAAAGCATGGGTATGAAAACCTGAAGATAAAAATCTATTCAATAATTGATCTCTCCTACTCTTATCAAAGTAAAACATAAAATTATGATATTCCATACATATTTTATTTATTTTCAAAAGATTATGATCAGAGATACCTTTAAAGATGTCTAATTCCGACCCTTCTGCATCAATCTTTAAGAAATCTATATGAGATTTAATATTATCTAAAAAATAATTGAGAGAAATACATCCGATAATTTGTGTCTCTCCTGTTTTTGTATTATTAGTATCATTATTTAAAATAGTATGCCCACCAGTATATTTATCTATATTTAAAAAACTCACTTTATTTTCATTAGAAAACCCAAAATTATAAACTTTTTGATTACTAGATTGATTTCTTTCCAGGCAATAAAAACTTTTTATCTCTGGCTCAAATGAGAATATTTCTCTTCCACCATTCATATAAGCATACCTACTGAATATCCCAACATTAGCTCCTATATCAACAACAATATCTCCTTTTTCTACCTTGCATTGATTATAAGAATAATTTTCCTGCTCAAATATTTCTGCATATATGCAACAAACTGTTTCATAATCTTTTCGATTATCCCATACAAATCCCATGGATTCTTCATATAAATTCATTTTCTTCAAAAAACCATCATCTGATACAATCACAAAATCATCATTAGATATAATTGGAGATGGATCTACCACCCTAGTATCTCTATAAACATTTTTTAATTCATCGTACATTATTTTTCTATTCCCAACAAAGACAATATTCTTTCAGCATCTTTCTCATTCTCTCCGGTTAGAAAATCAACATTTTCTTTTTCATCATATTTGCCGCAATAAGTTTCTAGATTACGCATCAAAACAGGCATCTTCCAACCTAACGCCTCTTTTATAACAACTGGATTACACTCTACCTTAGAAGGAAACAAAAACAAATCCATAGACCCATAAAAGTTATCTACATCATTTCTTTCTCCCCATATAACACAATTAGAAGATTTATTTTTCATTAAGGGAGACCAATAATGTGCAAAATTACTAGCCTGATTACCAACAAAATGAAACTTGATATTCTTATCTTTAAGTAAGAGAGCTATATTAAAAATTTCTTCCTGATTTTTACCAGGAGTAAACAATCCGACATGCAGAACATGGAGGTCACTTGGATTTAATCCTAATTTTTTTAAAGTATCTTCCCTAGAAAGCCTCTCTTTTAACTCTATGGGATATTCTATTACTTCCATAGGAACATCAAAATTTTTATACTTTTTTAAATGCCAAGGACTAACAAATAAAAATTTATCTGGTATCCATCTTTTATGAATATCTGGATTAAAAGTAGAATTATGAGATGTCTCATATATTGAATATTCTCTATACTCATCATATAACTCTCTACCCAACTCATCAGGAAAACCACTAAAATCAAACAACTCTGGAGCTTCTTCAATATGAACTATATCTGGATTAATTTTTTCTATTATATCTATTAATTTTAATCTATTTCTTACATGAGTTTCTTGATCTTCGTTCAAATTACCTAAAGTATAGAATTTATCTTCCCCCACCATCTCTATAATAGCATTTCTCTGCACTATAAATCCAGGACCATAAAAAGTGAATTCGACAACATAAATATTAAAATCATCTTTCATAAGTTCTATTGTTTTTCTTAAAAATTCCGGCATCCCCCCAGTTGAAAGATGTGGAGCAACAAATAAAATTTTTCTCCTATTATCGTTTTCTCCCGCATCAATAATATCAAATTTATGTAACAGATCATTATCTTTAACCAAAGATTCTATATACTCTCTTTTCTCTCCACCTGATAAACTTTTTATTTTATCAGATATTATATCATCAGGGTTATTATTTACGACAGTATAAACTTCCTTTAATTTATTAATATTCTCCATAAAAGGAGATCTTGAATATGTTTTTGCTCTATCTCGAAGAAAATCTATTTCGGTATAAACGAGAAAAACCACATCAAAATCATGGATATATTCAAGAGAATCATTTCCTATCATAATTAATTTTTCAAAACTCCTCATCCGTTCAAGATGTTCCTTTGTTATATGAGAAAACTCATCACTCATATTCTCTTTAGTAGGTTGAGGATATCCCTCTCCTAAAGAATTATATCCATACTCTAAAGTTCCTAAATCATCAATAATAACAAAATCTTTTAAATTATTATTTTCTGCAATAACTTTTCGTATGCATGATTTACCTGAGCTACTTTTCCCGATAATAGCTATTTTATTATTCCTACTACAAACATCCAATATTTTTTCTTCTATATTTTTAATATCAACCGTATCTCTAGAACATCTAAAAAACGGTCTACTATTAGAAACATCTCCCTTATAGACTATCTCTGTAAAATCTGTATAATCTAAAATATTTCTCATATATTTTTTATAATGTTGAGAATGATGGCCTTCAAAATACATAACTTTTTTAGTTCTATTAGATGCTTTGGTTAGTCCCCCATACCTATTTTGTAATTCAATAGTATCTATAACAGAAAGATATAAAACAACATCAAAATCCGTCAATTGATGCCAGCACAAAGGGCTATCAATATCATCAATATAAAAATCAATATCTAAATTTAATTTTTCATTTAATTCAATAGCTTTTTTGATAGCTGTTAAGTCATAATCAATTCCTACTACTTTTTCTGCCCCCCAATTTTTAGACTGAATTGACATTTGCCCCATATTACACCCTACATCCAAAACTGAAGCTCCGTCAAAATCAGCATTATTAAAATACTGCACCCTGGAAACAACAGAACGCCCCCCTTTGATATTTAAATCTGGTATTTCATGATATCCCGTAAACCAATTATCACGTTTTGTATAAGGTTGACAATGTTCGTCATTTTCAAAGATTGTACGGGAATAAACTAAATCCCCATCTTCCCCAAAAATTTCAAATATAATACCTTTTAGAGTATGTTTGAGTCTATTCGGCATAAACCAATAAGAGCTTCTGGGATGTAAAATAAATTTATCACTATAAAAATTAGTGTACTCTCCAATCCCCCTAAGAGCCACAAGATGTCTTTCTACTCCAAAATCAACAAGAGAATGAAAACTTACTTTGATGCGATCAGGATTCTCTAAAAACTCACATTTAATTTCCATTTTATCTCTAGCATCATAAAATTTTCTATTTCTTAAAATATCTCCAACCTTTTTTAAAACCTGATCTACATTAGGATGACACCCAAATTCGCTCTTATTTTCTAAGCAACCTTTTAGTGGTGGTATGCCATGAATATTCCCATGTTCTTCTAACCCATATTTTATATTAGAGGCACAGAATAAATCACAATCCCCCAAAACATAATCATATTTATAATCTTGACTTCCTCCTCTGAAGGGAGATCTAAATTTAGGATTAATAGAACTGCCTAGCTGAATAATATTTGCATCAGTAGTGCCAGCCAAATGTAATATACCACTATCCATAACAACTACACATTCTGATTTATTTATAATATGCCAACACTGAGATAAATTAGTTTTATTTAACAGATTCAACCCAATAGAAATATTGATATCAAAAACAAATTTATCAGGATCATTTGATTTATGACAAAAATCCCTACCGATAGCAACCACAGCAATATTATTATCATTCAATTCATTAATCAATTTTTGCCATTTATTTTTCCCCCAACTTCTAGATTCCCAGGTCATAGTAGGATGAACCACAGCATACCTATCCGGTAAATTGTCCACCAACTCATATTTATTAGGATAAAAATCTAAAGAACATTCTGAAGGCAAGAGCTGCATACCCATATAGGCAGCATGATATTGCACGATATGCATTCTATTATGTTTTAATTCCCCATCCTCTTTAAATAATTTCTGCTCTGGCGTGCCTATTATATGAATAAGAAATTTATTAGATTCTTCATTATAATTTTTATTTGAGATATTAAAATTATGCTTTACATATGGGTTGTTATCAAAAACCTCTGGGAGATAAGAAAAAACAGTTATTTTTTCATCATATGTCTCATATAACTTTCTAAGGATGGGAGTAGAGCATAATATATCCCCCATTCCGACACAATCAATCCACAAAGCTTTATCCATAATTATTCCATAAAAGATGCTTATAATATCAATTATATAATCGACATTATAAGCATCGGAAATTAATTAATTACTGACTAAGATATTATAAGAAATTAAAATCTATAGTTTCAGTAACTTCGTTATAAACCATTTCTGCTTTAGAGTCAAAAGGATCGCTTTGTTCTTTCATTTGAAAAGCATCTGATTCGATATATCCTAATATATTTAAAGTTCCGCCCCAATCTCCAGATGGACCTGACATAGGATCAACAACAAGATCATTCCCATCGAAATAAATACTACCACTATTGATTGTTCCCATAAAAATTCTTTTTCCATCAGCAAAGAACATATGATCATCATCATCTACAATAATGCCCGTTTCTTCTAATTCTCCTATTGAGGGGTTATTATATACTGTTTTAACTAATCTATTATCATTAAAAACAGTAAGTGTAGCTCCACCACCTCCTGCTTCACCTGCTCCATCAGCCCCATCTTGACCAGAGCTTCCGCTACTTCCAGAAGATCCCGAACTTCCACTACTTCCTGAACTTCCAGAACTTCCTGATGTTCCACTACTACCTGAAGTTCCTGACGAACCACTACTACCTGAACTTCCTGATGTTCCACTACTACCTGAAGTTCCTGATGAACCACTACTACCTGAGCTACCAGAAGATCCAGAAGAACCTGATGTTCCACTACTACCTGAACTTCCACTACTACCTGAAGAACCACTGCTGCCAGAAGTTCCACTACTTCCAGAACTACCTGAAGTCCCACTACTACCTGAAGTTCCTGACGAACCACTACTACCTGAACTACCTGAAGAACCGCTACTACCAGAAGTTCCTGAACTTCCTGAACTTCCACTACTAACTACCAGAAGTTCCTGAACTTCCACTACTACCTGACGAACCTGAACTTCCACTACTACCAGAAGTTCCTGAACTTCCGCTACTGCCAGAAGAACCCGAACTACCTGATGTCCCGCTACTTCCCGATGTTCCTGACGAACCACTACTACCTGAACTACCTGAAGAACCGCTACTACCAGAAGTTCCTGAACTTCCACTACTACCTGAAGAACCTGAACTACCTGAGGTTCCACTACTACCAGAAGTCCCTGAACTTCCACTACTACCTGAACTTCCTGAACTACCTGAGGTTCCACTACTACCTGATGAACCTGAAGAGCCACTACTACCTGAACTTCCACTACTACCCGAAGAACCCGAACTACCTGATGTTCCCGATTCACCTACAGCACTGGGATCTGCTTCTATAAGAGTAGCATTTACCCAAGCTAAACCATTCCACTTTAAGTACTCATCAATTTGTATATTAGTAAGAGTAACATCACACAAATCTTCTACATTTAAACAACTTGAAGTAAGATTAAAAATTGTAGTGCAATAATAATTACCACCTATTTCAGTTACTGTGATTTCGTCACCATTAACTAAACGAGGTGTAGCACTATTTAAGTCTTCATCTAGTGAAGGATTGTTACCTGCTATTAAGCAAATAACATTTGTAGGTGTTCCACCTGGGGTATCTAAGTTACATAAAATAATATTACCTTCAGGAGCATCTTCCTGACAATAAGCTTTCTTACCATACGCAGAAACACCTGAGCTACCTGAAGAGCCTGAACTACCAGAAGAACCTGAACTTCCACTACTACCTGAAGTTCCTGACGAACCACTACTACCTGAACTTCCTGATGTTCCACTACTACCTGAGCTTCCTGAAGAACCTGATGTTCCACTACTACCTGATGTTCCCGAAGAACCACTACTACCAGAAGAACCACTACTACCTGAACTTCCTGATGTTCCCGAAGAACCGCTACTTCCAGAACTTCCTGAGCTACCTGATGTTCCGCTACTACCTGAAGTTCCTGAAGAACCGCTACTTCCAGAACTTCCACTACTACCTGATGTTCCACTACTCCCTGAAGATCCACTACTACCTGAACTACCTGAAGATCCTGAGCTTCCTGATTCTCCTACAGCACTAGGATCTGCTTCCGTAAGAGTAGCATTAACCCATGCAGAACCATTCCACTTTAAGTATTCATCTAGTTTAAGATCAGTTAAAGTAACATCATCTAAATCTTCCAAATTGAAAGCTTCAGCAGCAAGA